AGCAGTGGGTCGAAAAGGTTGTGTCCCGGATCGACTCTCCAGAGAACCAGTCCTGGTTGGATCGCATCGCACGTGAGCGAGTAGCGAACCCAGCCGATAGTAAATAGTAGCAACGGCTGGCGCCGGGAGGGCAGAATGTTGAACCTCGACAAGGACCGTGAACGTATCCTCAACGGCTGGATGCGTACGTATCTCGACATGGAATACATCCTGACGGAGGAGAGTTTCAAGACGCTTCTCCGACGGGAGGGGCTCAGGCTGTCTCGGATCTACCGAGCCATGCTCAGGCCGGTGGAACTCGGCGAGACTTCGCAGAAGGTCCTCGATATCTACGAGGAGCAGTTCGCGAATGTCATGACGGTCCACGGCGGATTCTTCATCGAGTGCTGAAGCCTCCGCACCCGCTTCCATCGAGAGGGATGAATAATGAGAAAGCACAAGCTGTTCTTCACGACACCGGCTGCGGCTGGCTACGGTGCGCGAATCTACCTGTCGAGAGAAGCGACGGGAGAAAGCGAACGAGCGCACGAGACCCTCACATTCGTGTCTCGTTGGCAGGGATCCGACAAGACGTTCAAGGATTCGCTGGGCACGACATTCCTGGGCTACGAAATGGCCCAGAAGATGGCGGATGCCATGACGGATCTGCTGGAGCGAAAGGGGTTCCAGCAGGAAGTCCCCTTCCAGGAGTGATGCAACGATCCTTGGGGCAATAGTATCATCTACACTCACATCTACGGGCCTCGACGCCATCGGGATCCGTGGGAGGACTAATCATGGAAGACGTCGCCGAGGAGCGCAAGGTCCCGCCGGACTACTGGCTGGTCAAGGTTCCCTGTCGCGGATTCTGGAGAGAAGACATCCAGGAGATGACGACTGCGATCTGGACAGTGTACGTGTTCGATCGCAATCTGCACGTCCACATCTGCTCGCTCACTCCGTCTTACGAGCTACACTTCGCTGGATACGATTACATCGAAGTCGATGGTTTGCTGGACGAAGTGAGTAACGATCTGAACGAGATGATCGTCACGGCAGAGTCCGAGTTGATCGACTACTCGGACGTCAGCACCATCGACAGGATCATCGAAGCCAATCCGCAGTTGGCCAAGCAAGTCGACTGGAACCTGGACCCCGACAGTGATCCCTTCCAAGAGATTGCTGAAGCCTGGTGTACGGGCTCGGCGACGTTCTGAGCATGGGCCCTGCGGGGCCCTTGCTCGTTTAAGGAGGTCTTATGTGGCAGCGCGTGATGCCGAATCAGCCTGGGGTATACTGGACTCGGGCTAATAATTGGGATGTAGTTGGGTTGCTTACAGTGGCGAGCCTACCCAGCGGCGCCCTATTTTGCCCGCAGCATCCTGTACGGGGGCTTGACCACGTACTTGTTGAAGGGACTTCCTGGAAGGGATGGTGGTGGAGCGAACCGATTTCAGAATGTCCCCCGATTCCTGGACCGGATGAGGCCGTCGTAGAGGATGGTTCAATCTATTACTGCAACTGCAACGACGCAGACCTTCCTATCACAAGGCAGTGTCCAGTTCACGATGCCTAAGAAATACGTACCTAAGACGAAGGCTTCCAAAGATATCAATCTGCTTAGGCAGCCGTCCTTCATCGTCGAAGTTGAGGATGAAAACAAACTCAGAAGCGTTTGCCGAGAAGCAATAGAAAAGGCCCGAGACCGCTTCGGTCCCGAGATTGGAGAGGGACGAAATCGGATCTGCTTTCGCATCAGCCCTACCGAAGTAATCAAGATCCCTCTCAATGAGACCGGTTTCCACGCCAACTTCTACGAGGCAAACTCTTGGGATGAACAGCCCGAGTTCCTTGCCCGATGTAACTTCGACGACAGTTTGGGAAAAGAACTTGGCATCGCTGTACTCCGGATGGAATATGTCGAACATGTTGGTTGGTCTGAGAAACCAGATTGGACATGGGGAATCGATGGTGGGCAAGTGGGTCGCACTGTAGACGGTCGACTCGTTGCATACGATTGGGACCACTGCTAACCGAACCCTGCTGATAGTAAAGCGAAACCAGGGCAGCAGCGGAGGAATAATCATGAGCGATAACGAGAATCCGAAGTTCGTGGTCAGCTACGATCTCGAAGCCGAGTACGATTTCCAGGGGAAGCGATACCGCATCCGAGTCGGTGCTCATCGCAGCCTCACGAATCCCGAGTACTTCCCGAAGATCGTGAAGTGCATCGGGACGGTCATGCATCACGACCACCGGGAATTCCACACGTTCCCGGATCGTGAAGTGGTCAAGGTGTTCTCCGAGATGGAAGGCTTCCCTCTGGTCGGGGCTCGCTGGAAGGATGACTACTCCGACGTCGAGTACGACGGCGAGCGGGGAGACCTTTGGGGCGACGAGCACACCGTGTACCTCAAGGCTCACGCCCTGAAGTTCCGTACCATCCCGTCCTTCAAGAAGATCGAGGTCTACTTCCTGACCGAATACGGTTGGGATACTGGGATGGTCGAGGTTCCGGCGGATGTGGCCCAATCGGAATCCCAAGACGCGTTCTTGAATTGGGTCCATTCTGAGAAGGGCGAGGGTTTCCGGGAAACCTGGACGCCATCCATGGTGGCAGTCTTCGTCGCCAACTGGAATGCTCACGAAGAAGAGGAGGTCTAATCAATCATGATGCCACTCACAGCAAATCTGGTCACGGTCTATCAGGTGGACGACACCGACGGAGACCGACGCCACACTCCGAAGTACTTCCTCCAAAAGGCGGAAGCGATGGCCTACCAGAAAGAGGGCGGCGGGTATCGCTCCTACGCTGGAGAGAAGAAGGCCATCGCGGTGCTCGACGAAGATGACAATGATTCCAAGTCATACTTCCTCGTCGAAGACATCACGATGAAGATGTCTCACGTAAACGTCAAGAAGCTCCGAGAACAGGCGATCGCAAAGCTCACGCGAGTCGAGCGAGTCGCTCTCGGAATCTCGGAGGACTGACGATGAGCTACGACATCGACCTGAAGGACCCCGTCTCGAAAGAGACGATTCACTTCGACACAATCCATCACATGCGCGGTGGTACGTATGCGATGGGCGGCACGACGGAAGCCTCGCTGAACATCACCTACAACTACAGCAAGCACTACTACCGAGTGTTCGGGGAGAAGGGAATCCGTACCATCTACGGGATGACCGGAGCGGAATCGATTCCGGTTCTCCAGAGGGCAGCAGAGCAACTCGGGGACGACGTGGACGAAGACTACTGGAGCCCCACGGAGGGAAATGCCAAGCGTCCACTGTTCCAGCTGATCGCAATGGCACAGCTTCGACCGGACGGTGTGTGGGATGGAGACTGACAAGCCAACCTGGCACGTCGTGACCAGCGAAGGTCGCATTGTCCTCGGAGTCTTCGGGGAGGCTCTGCTCTCCGAGGCTCAGGAATGTGCACGAAAGGCACAGCGAAAGACCGGCCTACCGACATTCGTCGAGCAAGTGAGGGGCGAGCGTCCCCACGTCGGTCAGAAACTTTCATAGTCCTGTAGAAAGAGTCGGCCACCCCGGCTCTTTCTGCGTTTAAGGAGTGGAGGTTACTGATGTTCATTCCCCTTTGGATTCTCGCTGGTCTTGGTCTTCTGTATCTGGCTGCTGGATTGTGGTGGTGCCTAGCGGCATTCATCACTAGCCCGCCTGAGGGTCCGCGCCCTACGCTTCTTGATTACGCGACGTGCCTTTTCGCGTGGCCGTGGATGATGCCTCGGCGCTAACGAACCCAGACGATAGTAGCGAATTGGAACAAGATGGGTAGTTCAAACTACAAGCTAGTTTTGGCGTACGTAAATCAGCGTATCAAGCCAATAGTTGGTGAGATGTTTACCAACGAGGACATCACACTACAAGAAGAACGTGCTTTGCTTAAGGAGGCTAGTGGCATCAAGACCTTCCAGCAACTAGTAACTTTCTGTGAAAAGAGACTAGGAATGGAAGACTACAAGATCCTTAAGTCTCTTGTCGACTTTCTTGATAGTTGGCCTAGTGCCGCGCCAGATGATACGTAATTCAGAGCTGAATAAGCGGAGACGAAAAGCCATGAGGTTCAAGGTCCGTGCCGAAGGGCGCCAAGTCGGGGCTATCGGAATCTTCTACATGCTACCGGATCTCGAAGTGGATGCTCCCGACCGAGAGTCGGCAGAGTCAGTGGCCCGTGAGGAATGGGGAAAGACGTACGAGCACGTCCACATCCGATCGATCAGAGAAATCGAGGAAGGCGAAAAGCGATGAAGATGCAGAGTCTAATCATCCTTCGAGGAATCTCGGGAGCAGGTAAGTCCACGTTCACCGAGGTGTTGAAGATCATCGTGCCGACGCTCGTCCACTGCTCGGCCGATTTCATCCACCTCGACTCCGAAGGAGTGTACCGCTTCGATCCCTCGAAGCTGGCCGACGGCCATGGGCTGTGCTTCCGGACGGCGGTCGAGGCTCTCCAGAGGGGCGAGCGTCTGGTCGTGGTGGACAATACTCATACGCAAAATTGGGAGATGGCTCCCTACGTCCAGGCCGGACGGGCATATGGATACAAGACGGGCATCGTTCGTCTTGATATCGATGCTATTACGGCGGCACAACGGAACGTCCACGGCGTTGCGCTGGGTCACGTCAAGAACATGGAGAAGCGCTTCGAGGATCCGATGAAGTTCTGGCCCCGTGAGTACAGGTTCTCCAATCCGTCGGAAGATGAGGTGCTCGACTTCTTCATGGAGTTCGAGGGCTGATGAAGTGGGCCTACAATATCATTGCCTACGATGAATCAGGAGATCCGATCAAGGAGATCCTGCGGACCCCGAGCAAGAGCAAGGCTGAGGCGATTCTCGACGAACTCGAAGAGGCTCTAGAGAAGAGGGCCAAACGCATTCGTGGAGTCAGAGTCGCCGAGTACGGAATCGAAAGAGATCTCATCTGAAAGGATGAATCCGTTATGGAAACAGTGGTGGAGGTTGTTACTGGAAGTACCCTGGGAGTGCTTGCTCTGCTGGGGATACTCTCCGCGATCGCGATGTTCTACATCACGAGGAATCGTAAGATGTGGGAAGTGGTGCTCGAAAGGCAAAGGAAGGATTACGAAGATCGTCTTCTTTCCGACCGTAAGTTCTTCTATGAGCACGGAAGAGCCAAGGCACTTGCCGAGATGAACAGGATTCGAGAGGATAGGAGCGTTGGGTACCGGGAGGCTGCTAAGGTCGTGCGTCGAGTGTGCGCCTCCTGCGATCGCAAGTGTCTCCACTGCGCTCTAGCAGAGCAGCACTTTGCCCCCAACTCTGAACGACGAATCCAAGAAGCCTTCGATAAGGTCAATGCGATTCTTGCCGACGGTGGAGGACCCGCTCTACCCACCGACACCTACGATCTGGTAGCGTCAGAACTCGATCTCGACAAGACGCAAGTGGTGTGAGATGGTCTATCTAGAGCTTTCCCTAGAAGAGCTGTTGCTCCTGATCGAACATATGGAGCGCATTAACGAGGACACAAAAGTGCTCGGAGGAGCCACTCCAGAAACCAAGCGTCGGCAATTCAAGGAACTGCTCTCGAAGCTCCACGACGCTCGCCGCGCCGCTTCTCCGTAGAAGCGTGAACCCCGCCGATAGTAGTCAGCACAAGGCGGCAAAGGGTCGCCGAAGGAGAAGTAATCAATGCTGAATCTCTCCCACATGTCGAGCGGCAGCGAAATCCCGGAGCGCTACGAGACGGACGAGGCGAGCGAGGACGCGCCGCAACTCATCACCCGCACGCTCTCCAGCAAGGAGCGCATCATCGAGTGCCTTCGGGATGCCGGCGGCGACTCGCTCTCGGCGGCGGAGATCGCCGAGGAGACAGGGCTCCCCAAGAAGAAGATCCAGAAGTTCCTGGAGAAGGTGAGCAACGTCGAGCTGAACAGCCGCGAGGTGTTCGAGGACGAGAACGCTCCCGGTTCGTACTTCCTGACGGAGCCGCTGTTCGAGAAGCTGGCGGTCGGGTTCTAGTCATGAACGACGAGGTTCTACTGCTGCGAATGGCGCAAGTCGTCGCCCTCCTCGCAATTGCCTCCGGTGTGCTGCTCGCAGCAGCTAGACTCCTCTGAAAGGGGGCGGGCCGGTGGCCCGCCCCCTTTCGCATTTAACCTGGACTCTACCATGTCTCCTGAAGAAATCAGATCAAAGAGAAAAGAGCTAGACGACAAACGTCATAAGCTCGAAGAGGAGCTTCGCGTACTACAAAAGGAGTACGTGTCTCTTCGAAATAAATGCAAGCACTCTACTCCAGCCGGCCCGATGGCAACTAGTTGCCCAGACTGCGGGAAGGATTGGTTTTGGGGAGACATGTAGGAGACCGAAATGACCACTCAATACTACGAAGCCGGCATTCATTACTCGCGAGACCGATCTGACGTTTTCATCAAGGAAGTCAAGTACCGATGGACGGAAAAGGTTTCCGGACAAAGCGGAGTAAGCTCTGTCTTCCTAATGCCGAGCCAGAAGATTGCACCTCTCCTGGAGTACTGGAACCGCAAGCTCAACAAGCAAGACGTTCACGCTGATCGCGAGTGGCACTACGAGGAACTATGACTCCTCTATTCAAGCAGTTTCTTAGACACGTCGAGAAGAATGCTCGGGCCGATGCAAGAACGGAAGTCGAAGCAATCCTCGATGGTGACCCGGAGGCCGTTCTCGACGAGGCTGAGGCCGAAGAGCGCCTTGGTGAGTCGGAGAGTTACGCTTCGATCATGGATTCGGAAGTCAAGGAAGTGTACCGCAAGGCATACGTAAACGAGTTCGTTTCACTCGGGGAGGAGAAGAACTAATATGGACCACGACCGCCAAGAGCTAGTCGCTATCAACGACGAGATCAACAATCTTCTTCGTAGACTTAGGGAAACCAATTGGAAGAAGGAAGTCACTGAGCCTGCTGCTGAAAAGCTGGAGGAGGCTTCGGTGGCTCTCTACGCAGCACGTGTCAAGGTGGATGCACTGTAGACGAGGCAGGACTAATCATGAATAGAGTGAATCTCGATGTTGCTCCGATCAATCTTGCAGATTTTGTGAGCTACCTTCCTCGTACTTGTGCCTTCAAGGGGACCTCCCTGATTCAGGTGCAAGACTTTGGGACTGTTCTTATCGGGGAACTTTCCGACGAAGAGGCCGCTATCTCTATTCCACAGAAGGGAACGTTTCTTTTCACGGCCCCTCCTGACTGGAGAATGCCACAGCTCTTGAAGTCGCTGTCGGTTTTCAAGAGCACCACCGAGGCCAGAAAGAATGGATGGGACAAAGACATCCCATCAGGATGCTCTTCTATCCTGGTGAGGATCAGAAAGGTCCTCGGTGAGGTCTGGATCCACAAGGCGTGAACCCGGCTGATAATAAAAGTGAGGAGGCAATAATGTCGATCACTCGAATCAAGGTACGTCGGGACGGAGATAACATCATCGTCCAGTCGAACGACATCAATATCAAGCAGGCATTCTTCTCGTGGGCCTCGTGGGGCACCGGGATGAATATCAAGGAGCACCCGGAGTTCTACGGACGCTCCGCCGAGACTGGCCGTGCCGTCCGAGCTGGCCGCGACGAGGAAATGTGGCAGTGGGATCTCAGTGAGGAATCCGCGAACGATCTCATCGAGATGATGCGTGGAAATCTCGGAGAGCTTCCTACCGAAGTCAAGGCCAGCCAAGACGTGATGCGAGCACTCCTGGCATGTCTCGAAGGCAATCAGGAGGAACTCGACGAGTTCACCGAGGCGTATATCGAAGCCGCTCTGTGGAGCAGCTCCGACGACGCGGACGATCCTCTGGAGGACCACTACGGAGTTCACGACATCGCCTCCGAATCGATGGTCAAGATCAAGTCCGACTGCCAGAAGTTTCAGCAAGACAACGCCGAGCTTCTCGCCGCGGCATACGAGATGTACGCGCCACGAGACGGCTACACGGGGCCGGCGCTGGCAGGGCACGACTTCTGGTTGACGCGTCAGGGGCACGGGGTCGGATTCTGGGACCGCGGGCTGGGAGATGTGGGCAAGAAGCTCACGGAAGCCTGTAAGAAGTTCGGAGAGACGTACTTCTACGTCGGCGACGACGGCCAAATCTTCTGCGACTGAGGAGAACAAGATGGCACGATACATCTACCGAGTGTCGGTGAAGAACATCGAAGGCCGAAAGCCTTTGGTGTCCTTCCACCCATCCAGGGAAGAGGCGGAGGTGCGGGCTGCCACCTACCCGGATAGCCCTTCGGTGATTGCTCGAAGCTCTCTCAACAAGAAGGGAAATCGGACGATCATTCATCGTGGGGCTGGAAAGAAGCTCATGTCCATGAGACGGTACTGGAAGCTGGTCAACGAGAAGTACCAGCACGTCAGGGGGATGTGCTGATGGCCGAGCCGTACAATGAATACAAGGGCCAGATGTTCCCTCCAGCCTTTCCTCCTCCGTCATTCGACCGTGAGGAGAAGTACATCGCTAGGATGATTCAGAGGGATCGCCTCTACGAGACGCGGGACACCACGATTCCATACCGCCCGACCCGGAAGTAATCATGGCACCTGAAAAGAAGGAACAGCACGGTTCGTTCATGTACCGATGTACTCGTGAGGCTCCGTACATCGGTAAGAACGTTCCAGGTGCGATGGATACCTCAGCGCGTCAGGGGTACTACATCCGAGCGAATTCGGCCGGCGAGGCGTACAGGGAAATGTGCGACCGCTTCCCTGATGAGGCTGACGTCGGATTCACCGTGGCGCCATGGAAGGAGTGTTGAACGTGGGGAAGCGCTCGCGAAACGACGAAGAGCGAGAACTCTGGGTTCGGAACGACGAGGGTCTCTACAGGTGGTGGCGGTCCGAAATGGGTGGCGAGCGAAAGCTTCGTCAATTCATTCGAGAGAACCGAACTGCAATCGATGAGGCGATCGATCGGGTCCTCAACAAAGAACCCGAAGAGCGATCGTCGTACTACATGATCGGGCGGGGTGCCGTCGATCCTGGCACGACTCCGAGAGAGTAAGAAAAAAGGGCAGGCCAGAAATGGCCTGCCCTTTTTTTGTTTTTCTGTCCTACGATCAGGCGTCGACTTCGTACGTAAGAGCGTAGTCGCGGGTGCCGTCTGGCACCGACGCTGCCGTGTAACCGGTGACAGCGCTTCCAGACGGGGTAGCAAACGTGCCTGTAGTGACTACCGCCCCGGCAACTACCTGGCGAATAGGAGCGAGGAGACCAGCACGAGATTTCATCTTAGCCGCCAGGCCAAGCATATCTCCAAATCCAAACTGGAGAGAGCCGCCGGTGCCGGCCATGGCTGGTACTGTGATAGAACTCACAATACTCATAGGCCTATCGCCTGCGTCTGTGACACCACCACCGTCTGTGACGGTAACAGTGCATGTCTGGGCCACAAGTTCTCCTGCTTCGTTTCTAACGAAGCCCGAGAAAACAACAGCGACTGCATCTACATCCGCGTGAGCCGATGAGGTCACGGTGGGATTACGCGGAGGAATCATTTCATCGGAGCCGACAGCGCCGTTAAGAGCAGCACCGGAATACACCTGCTGTGCATCAGCAGTTGCAATGGATGTCTTAATGGCGTCAACATCTGCTGCCGCAGGGTTAGTGAACTCATCCGTGCGGAGATTTGCACCCTTGCCACTAAGGTGAACGCTAACCGGAGAAAGCTCAATCGAATCAGGGACGCTGGGATCGGAGCCTACCACGACAGTAATCGTGCCGGCCTCCATAGCGTCCTTAAATGGAACAGACCGTTCCATTTCGGTGAGGGACACGCCGTCAAAGATTTCGGTTTCACCCGCCGTAAGCCTCTTCCTAATAGGAGCAGGGACTACGTACTGGCTGCTTTGGTTGTTGGTGATTGTTACCCTAGCCATATCAATATTCTCCGGTGGAGGGAAGTGACGTCCCCAAATAACTGCCAGGAGATTTTGATTGAACCGGACCCTGCCGATACTAACCGAGGACAAAAATCAGCGGGAGGTAATCATCATGTCGCTCATCCATTCCAAGCCTGATATTCGCCGCTTCGTCCTCGGGGGGCATGCGATCTTCACAATCGAAAACCGGCTCAGCAAAGGCCGGTACACGTTCAAGGTGACTCAGAAGAAGAAGGGCGACATCTTCTGGGTGTCCCTTCTGAACGGCCCGGACAATACCAGCGACTATCGGTTCTTCGGAACCATCTTCCCAGCCTACGGTTTCGAAAGGCACACTCACCCGCCGCGCTTCAAGCACTCCAGTAGGGGGCAAATCAGCGAGGCCGCTCCGTCGGCAGTGGCCTGGAAATGGTTCTTCCAGCGCCTCTTCCACGACCAGAGGGACTTCCCGATCGAGTTCGAGTTTCATCACGCCGGACGCTGCGGACGCTGCGGTCGACAGCTCACCGTACCGGAATCCATTCGGACTGGCTTCGGTCCCGAGTGTGCGGAAAGGGTGGGAATCTAATGAAGGACCGACGAGAATTCCTCGCTGCACTCGTGAGTCTGTGCTCCGAGTACGGCGTAGAAATCAACGGCGACTTCGCAATCTGGCCTTCGGACGCCGACGCTCAGGCTGCGGCACTCCTACCGGAAATCGAATCCGTGAGTGCCGAGGGAATTCAGGTGGGCCGCCGAGCGGATCGCCACTTCCCACGCCCCTGGACGGACGAAATGCACCAAGCCTATCGGCTTGGATACATGCACAAGGTAGTCGCAGGAGTAGCAAAACCCTTGTGCTCTCCTGGATACGAGCCATACTACTGGCTTGGATGGTCCCACGGTGGAAAAGAAATACATGACAATGGATGACGACAAGGTGTGTTCGAAGTGCGGAGAAGTAGTCACCGTAGACTACGAACCCTACGGGTATGGCCGCTACGAAGCGCACTGCCGCTGCACACAGAAAGCCAAAGAGGAGGCCGAGCGAAAAGAGCGCTACGACTTCCGAAGCGGCTGTCGGGATAAGAGCTACAAACAGCCCACGCTCGGCGACCTGCTTCGCCTTCAGCAGGAGAAGAAGTAGCGTCACCCGATGCCAACTGACGAAGGGTCCCAATGGGGCCCTTTCGTCGTTTGGACCCTGCCGATATTAATCGGCAAGCGAGGTGAGCAAATGGGAATGATCATCTATCACAAAATCACCGCCGAGATCACGGGACCGGATGGCCGAGAGTGGCTTGTCAGCATCGAGCCCCCAGCAAAGGAACAAAAGCCTGGCGAGGTCTGGGTCAAATGGGATGCCACCATCCGGAGACTCTTCACGAGGGAGGAGCTGGAGCAGCTCGGTGGTGTCGAGCCGGAGCCGATCACCTACCAGGTTCCGTCCGACGAGGGGATGTTCAAGGCGCTGAATCTGGCGCTCGATCTCGTTCCGAGGACGTGAGGAGGGGAGATATGTACTGCGATCAGTGCGGCAACAAAATGGTGTTGCTTCTGCTCACCGTAGTGTGCGACACTTGCGAGGGCCGTCAATCCAACGCACCAGAATTGGCCCGCGGCTATATCGTCTGGCGTTCGCGTCCTCCCGGGACGGCCGAATACGTCTTCCGAACACGTCATGACGCGGAGCGGTGGAGAGCCGCCGCTGGCCTGGATCGCTATCCGATTCGTACCGTCTTCTCGCGAGTCCCTTTCAAGTGGACACTCAGCACTGGAAGTGTGCGGGACATTGAATGGGCGAATCGCATGTTCGAAGTTTTTCCTAGTGAGGATCACGAGCCAGGTCCGAACCGCGTGTTTCTAGACTGAAAGAGGTGAATAATGGACCCGCAAGCAGCACTCGACTGCGCTGAAAGCGCCATCGAAGACGGCGATCTCGAAGAGGCAGAGGAGTTCCTCGCGAACTACAGAGAGTGGCGTCGCAAGGGAGGTTTCGCTCCCGAAGGCGGCGACTTGCGCTGCGAGCGTCTCTCGATGCGCATGGCAGCCAAGGCGTCGGAGCTTCTCGACGAGCCAGTCTGATGGCCGATGTCTCGCCGTACGATCTCGTTCGGGTCGAAGCCATTAAGAAGTTCATGGCGGACAATCCGAACGAGGCACACTCCGTTCTCAACGCGGTCATCTTCTATCTCGAACGGGGAGATGAGGACGCAGCTCGATACAAAATCGAGTTGGACTCGGACAAGTTCAGCTATCGAAAAGAAGTTCTCCACTTCCTCGACACGCTGGATTTGATTCGTGAGGAATACAAGGCTCGCCTAGTTCGCTGGGATCTCTGGTGAAAGGGAAATGATGATCATGGAAAAGCTCACGAAGGAACTCAAGGTCGAGACCCTCAACATCGATCCCGCCAAGGGAGTACCGCTCGACAGCGCGACCGTCTCCTACTACCGGAGCATTCGGCTGAGCGCTCATTGCACCGCCGAGAAGCTCGGCAAGCTCGATCCGAAGACGCCGCTTTTGCCGGAAGAGATCAGGGCGCTCGAAGAGGTCAAGGTGTACGCCGATCTTCGGTACGCATGCGACGTGATGAAGCTTCGCCGCGGTCACGCCTATCCACCCGACTGGTGGAACAAGGTGATGGCCTCCGGAATGTACGACAAGATTCTCGAACGCATCGATCAGGGGACGTGAACGTGTCAACCGAATTGAGGGAACACGTACAGGAGCTTTGCGAAAAGCTGGCGAAGCGTGCCGCCACGCTGCCCACCGATACGCTCGAAACCATCGAAGCGATGTTGGTCGACGCCAGCAACCTGTCGTCTGGGGAGGGTCCGCAGACTTACTACGCGGCTCCTTACTACGGGAGTGACAGGCCCGCCGCCCCGGACAACACACTGAATACGGCTGACTAGGAGGCGTGTCATGAAGCAGGACAAGGTGAAGGTCCCCAAGGAAGAGCAGGACGAGGACCATCCGAAGTTCAACTGAACTACCAAGGTCATCAATCATGAGCGAAAACGAACGCGAGTTCCGAAAGCACCTCGGCGAGTACAACGCCAAGAACGTCGACATGCATCGTCTCAGTGAGATCAGCAAGATCGTCTGCCGAAAGGCGTCGAGAATGCGAATGCTCGCTGAGCACGACTGCAATCGTGGCCTCACCGAGAGGGAAAAGCAGGAGGACGAGCGGCTTCAGGATGAAATCCGCACGCTCCTTCGGGAAGTGAACGACGAGATTCGTGTCCGCTTCGATGGAGATCCTCGCGGGTACGTCGTCAGGGTGCTGTTCCCGCAGCGTAGGCATCCGAACGGATTCATGACTCGGCCCTACAATACGTGGGGCGGCGAGGACTACGGGTTCGGAATCGGATCGTGAGAGGGGCGCCCTCAAGGGCGCCATTCTCGCTTTAATCAAGCACGAACCCCGACGATAGTATAGATGGCGGCGTCATCGCCGCAGAAGGAGCGAATAATGGCCCACGAGAAAAACACCGTCGTCGAGATTCGGAGCGCGCTCCTCCACCTTCACAGTGTGGTGAGTGATGGCACCGGCCTCTCCGAGGAGGCTCAAGAGGCCATCGATAGGCTCGCCGCTGACCTCGGTGACATCTATGGGGAAGATTTCTCCGACCTGGAGAAGGGCGACTCCTACGGTGAGATCGAATATCTCCGGTGGGCTGTCGATGGCATGCAGACGCTCCTCGGCTATTCGTCGGACGACGAAATGGAAGAGGCCCTCAGCATCGATGAATAGAGATTAGGGGAGCCAAAGCTCCCCTAATCGCGTTTAATGAGGAGGAACCATGGACGACGAAGTCTCGATCCACGAACACAAGAAGACTGTCGCAGCCGAAATGACCTTCGGCGTGGCCGGCGAAAGCGTAATCTTCGCAAGGAATTCCGATGGGGTCGTCGAACTGCACGTTCTCGACTCCAGCGGAAAGGAGATTGTGAAGCGACGAATCCCCGACACGAAGTTCAACGACTTCAGGAACACTCTTCAGAAGGTCTGATGGAGAGATTCTGGTACATCTTCGACAACTATTTCGCCCCCGTTGCAATAGTAGCGGCGGGGGTCGTCTACGTGTACCTAATGTTCTTCTACTGACCGAGGGGCAGTGATGGAAAGCTATAAGATGTTCGCTCTGTGCCATCCGCTGACGGAGCTATCGAAGACGTTGGAGAATCGGGTCCTGTACGGGGAGGGAGGCGGGGCTCTCCTGTTTCAGACCGAAAGGGACGCCCAAAACTACAGGGACGTCTATCTCCAGAACTACATCTCGATGACCCGGATTCAGCCGGTTATCGAGGAAGTTTCGATTTGCAAGTCGAGCGAATATCGGCTGATGGTTCGTCTGCTCGACACGGCTCCATCTCTGAGCGTCCAAGAAGAGATGAAGCGAATCATGGAGAAGCACTGGACTACGATCTTCTATAAGTTCCAGGCAACTCACGAAGATCTTCCTGCTCAGATTCGCGCGGTCCTGTGGATGGAAGGTATTTCCATGAAGCGGATTGGCGAGGGTCGAGCACTCGTCCGGCTACAGCGACGCAAGCCTGATACGCGAAGCGAACTGGCCAAGAAGCTCGGAGACATTCCTCCCGAATGGGAAGACGTCCCGTATTCCCCGCAGCTGGAGTACGAAGTCGTGGTCCGCGACTCCTGACGCCAAGGCCTTTTAACCGAGGCGGCCCATCCGGGGCCCTTCGGCGTGTCGAACCCTGGGGATATTAGACAGCAGGCAATGACAATCCAATCGTGAGGAATCAATGCGACGTCCAGAGCTTTCTGAGTCCGCTGCCCTTGCCGAGGGCCTGCACGAATATTCTCTGGGGCCGATTCTTCCCTACGAGGATTTCTTCGTCGACCACGACGAGGAGAAGAATTGGTACCTTTACCAGGAGTCGTTGACGGACAGCTACGACTACACGGATTGGGATTCCGAGTGGGAGTTGGATCGTCAAGACGAATTGGATGGGTACGACGACTACGGGTACGACTACGAACTCGACTACGACTACTAATCAACCAACAGGGAAAATCATGGTCAGCCAAAAGGAAATCGACATCGCGAAGGGCCGCACCACCGAAGAGGAAATCCTCCATCAGGAGGAGATCCAGCGGGCAGCACAGTTGGCGCTCGACGCCCAGAGTGCCTGCAATCTGAGGGCGGTTCTCCGCAGCTACTCGAAGGTCATGGATCTCCTGTGGAAGGAGGCCCACCGCGAAGACATCATGGACGTCTCGAAGCCGCAGCGGGGATCGGATTGGGTGCATCTGCATCCGATTTCCGTGCTGTTCGCTACGCAGGTCGGACACCTGACACGAGTCGCCGTGCTCGCCGACGACGCCTGTCACTGGAACGAGTGCGAAGCAATCTGCCAGCGCCTCGCGGCCGGAGAGTGGGTGGATTCCTCGGAGTTCCCCTACGAGAAGGAGTGGCAGGAAGGCCGGGCGAAGGCCCGGGCGAAGACTCTCGTGATGGAATCCGGAGGAGTCAAGTTCGAGATCGAGACAGACGACTGAGAGAGGGCCCGTAAGGGCCCTTTCTCGTTTAAGGGGCCAAGCAAATATGCGCTATAGCGTGCGACACAAAACGGATGATGCGGAGATCGATCACATCCAGTTTGAAGTAGGCGAACTTGCTTCGCAGCAAGTGGTCCTAATTGGGGCTGGGATTCTCTACATTCGAGGGCTCGGCGAGGGAGATTGGTGCGTTTATGACGACACCAATACGCCCCTTCCTCAGGGAGACCACGTTTCAGAAACCTATCGGGACGACGATCTTGTCCTCTCGGAGAGTGAGCCTACCGAGTTCTTCGACATAGACTTCTAAGGGAGCACAGACTTGTCCAGCAACGAAATTGATCTGAGCAGCAAGCAACAAATATTCAACGCAATAGCTGTTGCATGGCTCAGCGGACGGTTTGAACATCCAAGGGAGATCCTTAAAGGAGAGCCACCGAAGACGGCGGTCAGGGCTCGCTGGCTGTATGATGTGATATCCGATCGCTTCGAGATGGAAGGGCCGTATCCGCTACGCATATTGCGTTCGACGGCTCACACCTGCCACTGTGACATCCAAAACGACCACTACAACCTTTGGATAAACGGTCGTCGACACCAGGAAGGATACTGGATAGAAGACCGCTGGTCGCCTGAGGCTGAAACTCCGGAGGCCCTTAGAACCCATTTAGTGTCCGGGCCCGAAGACTAATACTAATAAAGGGCTGAACCCGGCTGATAGTAGTTGAGACAACCCCAGCCGGGAGGAATAATCATGCTCCAGCCCATTCGCACCGAGCCCTACAAGTTCAACGGCGTGCCCCTCACGGATGAGGAGAAGAAGCGCCTCCTCAAGTTCGGCGAGAAGCCGAAGCAGATCCGTGGTACGTTCCGCTACCAGGGCGTGAAGGGGAAGCGCACGAGGACGTTCGTCTTCGTGGAGGACACGAAGAAGGAGGACGGCGTGTACGTCGCCGGCCGCACCGTCACGATGACGCCCGACGACTTCGAGATCGGGCTGGACCTCGGCAAGATCAAGGGCCGCGCGAAGAAGGTGCGTCGCCCCAAGAGCTGACCATGGACCTCACCAACGTTCTAGAGAGGCAGCGAGCGCTGCGAAACAAATCGCTACCTCGCTGCTGGGGGTGCAAAAACCGAGTCGCGAGATACAGCGAAATGTTCTCGCGAGAAGGATACTGCACCCTCTCTTGTCTCTGCAACAGTCGGTGGCGACCCCGCCGAGTCGTGCTCTCCCGTCGGCCCAAGGTGGGTCGCCTCTGAGAAATGCCCGCGGTCAGCGGGCATTTCTCGTTTGGACACTATGACTGAAGCCGAAGCACAAGAAATAGCCCAGCTTCAATGGGGCCCTCGTGGATTTGCGTACGTATTGCGACGCTTCACAGGCACGGAAAAGCCTGGGCCGGATGGATGGGTCTCTCCAGAGGGCGAGGTGTACGGATATTCGGTGGGGTACCACCGCACCGGAAAGCGTGGGGCCCGACTTACTACTGAGAAGGGCCGCTCTGACCATTCTTTCGAAGAAGCATTGGCGAGAGCCGAGGCTGCAATGACACCTCAGCAACGTGCAGCCTACGAGAAACGTACTTCCAAGAATCAGTGAACCCTGCCGATACTAGACTATGAGGCAATGACGCCGCCCTAACCGGGAGTATTGATCATGACCATCAAGGAGCAGGTTCTTTCGATCGCCGACCGTCTCAAGGTGCTGCCGGCGAGCGCCATCATCAAGGTGATGATGGTCTTCCTGCGGCCCGCCCGTGACTACTGGGGCGCGGAGGCGAACAAGCACTGCGAGACGATGAACCGCTACCCGGAGGGTACCTCGATGCGGGCCGCCGCCGAGAAGAAGTACCACGAGGCGTTCGTCAACTGGCACCGCCTCAACTACCTGAGCATGAAGCTCAACGACGCCGAGCAGTTCAAGTCGTTCGACGATGCGCGCTTCCTCAAGTTCAAGGCGGTGCCCGGGAAGCAGGCGCCGTCGGTCTCTCAGGCCGCGTAAGAAAGGGGCTCCGGGAAACCGGGGCCCCTTTCCGCGTTTAAGGTCTCCTTGGAGATTTTCAATGAGTCATCTGACAAACGAGAGAATCGACCAGCTTTGGGATGAAGCTGAGGCCACGGACAATCTCGTTGTGATGGAGCTGATCGAGGAAATAGATCGCCTCAAAAATACCTCCGGCAATCTCTGGAGAAGGTTTCAGATCAACCGGCAGCACCACGCACACGTCGAAAAGAGGCTCACGAAAAAGCGATTTCATCAGGGCCAGACATACATGAGAGGCAAGATTGCAGATACCTTACGATCTCATGGAATGACCAAGGCTGCTGAGATTGCGAGTCGTGTGTTTGTAGATTACGACATTGAACCCGTTGGGAATTGGGAACGTAGTCGAGGGGGCGTCAACCCGGCCGATACTACACAGAGCGACGACCACAACCGGAGGAAATGATCATGGCAAACCTCGTTCGCTCGCTTCTCCTCTACGGGATGTTCGACTATCGGACCATCCAGAGGGACGGCCAGTGGGTCCAGGAGTTCAAGGCGTCCGTCCACGAGAGCGCACAGCCGCTCCAACAGATCATCCGTGAGGGTCAGTGCCTCATGGACGATCTCTTCCACAATGCATCCTGGTACAATCGTCTCGGCGAGAAGCTGGGGTGGGGTGACCTCTCAGGAGCCAACATCCAACAGATTCGTACGTGCCTTCCGGCCGGCGAGCTGTTCATCATCGTCTCGGAGAGGGCGCCCTTTTGGGATCTCTCGAAGGATCTCGATCCGATGAATCCGGGAATCGACTTCCTGGTCAAGCATGCGGAGGCGCTGATCACCCCTCTGGGACAATGCTACGTCTTCCCCAGCGAGTTCGCTGACCTGAGCAAGTGGGATTTGTTCTCGGAGACTTCTCTTCGGGGACGAAACACCATTCCTGCTCGACGCCAGACTCGGGAGTGGCTCAAGTCCATGCTGGACGTGGCGAATCGAACGGAGATCAATCTCGACGAGCGCCTCATCATCTGTCCGAACGATCCGACGAAGGTCGAGGAACTTCTCCCGGAGCCGTGGTGCGTCGGAGAAAACTGGTCCAACACCACCGGTCAGAAGATGGCCGACGGTCGGTGGGAGCTGGGCATCTACGACCACCGCGACGCCTCTCCGGAGGTTGTCGAAGTCACCGGCCTGTACGCTCTGGATGACTGCGTGAATTGGAACAACAATCCGCGGGGAGACTGCGGTGGTCGCATGATGACGCGTGGCGAAGTCATCATCTGCGAGACGTGTCTCAGTCGGCTCAACCAGAAGGAGGGCGAGTGAATCACAAGAGCTTCACCTATCCCGAAAGGGAGCACGAGTTCACTCTGGATGGAGTGGAATATCTCGTGATCGCCACCGTCGTCGAGACGATGCAACCCACCAAGTTTGCCTTCTCGGACCCGCCGCAGGTTTTCCCTGCTCTTCCGGCTTCCGACCCGATGGTCGGATACGAGATCAAGCCGCTCTCGGGGGAACAACTCCAAGAGTGGATCTCGAAGTACGGTGAGCAGGTTGCTCGCAAACTCGCCGAGATCGTCAACGACGATTGGGCTTCCCATCAGGAAGCCAACATGTACCGATGAATTGGCGGTCCTTCGGGGCCGCCCTTTTCTTGCTTAAGGGGTTGGACCCTGGCGATACTAAGTGCCAACTTCTGGCCCGGAGGAATTGGTAATGTACGACACGTTCGTGAAGAACCTGGAGATCCTGACGACGATGGTCCGAGACGCCGCGGACCGTCTCAAGGAACAGGTCGAGGACGAGCCCTTCAACCTGGTGTTGGTGCCCATCTATGCGATGGTGCTCGGCGCCTCGTCGCTCTTGGAGTCGATCCACGCCGATGCGTCGGCGATGGTCTGTGAGTGGTCTCACATGAACAAGACCGTGGCTCTTCAGCGCGAAGAGATCGCGACGCTCCGACAGGAGAACGGTCGCCTCAAGTACGACAACGATCGCATCCGAGGCAACATCGGAAAGCAGTGCCCCTTCCCCGTCAAGGATCTCGATCCCGCCGCGAAGTTCATGGCGGTGGTCGGAGGTCCGAACAACACTGGCAGGAAGATCCCCGCCATCAAGAAGGCCCGCGAGATGCACGGCCTCGGTCTGGCCGACGCGAAGAATCTCGTCGAGGTCTTCTGCGATTCGCTCGAAGCAGATCGTTACCGAAATGAGGCGATGCACTTCATCAGGATGGAAGTCGGCACCCTGACGGATGGCAACATCGAACAGGCCGCGGAAAAGTGGGCGTCTCCCCGAAGGCCATCGGCTGTCCTGCCGCCTCCTTCGGAGACCAACTAGCTCACTAAGTGAGCTGCGTACGAGGGGCCTTCGGGCCCCTTCTCGCGTTTAAGAGAACGCTGAACCCCGCCGATAATAGTTGAGCGAGGAGGCAATCAATCAGAGGAGGCAATCAATCATGAGCAACATTCTCCGGCGCTCTCCGGCGCTCCACCGAGATCATCACCCACAAGGACGGTCAGGTCCAGAGGGTCACGAAGGTCGTCTTCAAGCAGCCGATCATCCGGTGGTACGGACGGCGCATCCCGAAGTCCTGGGATCTCTTTCGTCCGGAGTACCGCACGTGGTGCAAGACCCGGCACGTCACGATCTCGACAGTCGTGATTGGACACTACATCGAGACGATGGCTTTTCCTGGTCATGTAAGTCTCTTCAGCCATCACAGCGGTAGGGGATTCGGACTGGACATCGACCGGATCTACCCAACGCGCGATGACCTGCGCGATTTCAATCCGGTCGCCAGGAAGGTCATCGCTCAGGAGGAGCGAATGATTCGCCGCCTCTCGAAGGGTGTGCGTCGCTCCTGGAGTCACTAAGAACGGGGCCTTCGGGCCCCTTCTCGCGTTTAATGAGAGGAGGAAATCAATCATGTTCACCACTGTCCTCAACCTCGCCACCTGCCACGAGCAGACGTTTTCGTGCTCTCCACGAGAGGCTGTCATCGCTGCCTACGCTCAGTCGCGGGGCGACTTCAACACCTGGGATTACGAGAAGAACTACGGAACTCAGGTTCTCGGCATCATGCAGCCCACTCACACCACGTGGAACCTGGGAGACTTCTCCGCGATCGAGAGGGACTGAACCCAATCGATAGTAGTTTGGCGAGGCAAAGGGAGGCCGAATCAATCATGGGTAACCTCATCGGAATCAATGACTTCGTGCGTCGCCAGACGCCGGAGAGCCCCTTCTCACACTTCATCGCCACCCACGATGCGAAGTGGGATGTGCTCATCGCTTTCGTCGAGCAGCAGTTCTCCGAGGCGAAGCCGGGCTACCGCGACGGCGTTCTGCTCATCCCGATGACCGAGAGTCAGGCGCACTACTTCAAGTGTGGCGTCATCGAGGTCACTCCGAAGACGACGCTCCGGGCGACGTTCTCGGCGCGGCGAGAGGGCGAGGAGCCCTACATCGAGGTGCGTGCGAAGGGCGAGAAGGCTCCCGCGAAGGTCGTCGAGATCGTGCTCTACAGGCACGACGTTCTCGGCAACGACGCCTCGACGGAATGCGAGTGGGAGATCGTCTCGATCAACGCCCGCCCCACCGAGGAGCCGGAGCCCCAGACTCCGATGGCGATGGCCCGCAACTTCCTGGGTCTCCCCGGAGGAACGCCGGCCACCTATTCGGCGGAGGATTTCGCCAAGGCAATCCTCTACTGGAGCCGTCGGGCGATGGTGGACGCATAGAAGAGGGGCCTTCGGGCCCCTCTTCGCGTTTAATGAATCCCACAGCCGGAGGACTGGAAATGATTCTCCTGTTCTACAGCTTATGACTGGCTGGGTTTAGTAGGAAACCCGCCAAGAAGCAACTAAGCATACCTACTCAACTGAATCCTTCCCCTGGACCAGTTGATTGCTGCGACACTTGTCGGGCAAGAGTCGTAACCACTTCGAGACTATATAGCCACGAATGACGCGCCGCCGCTAAGTTCGTGGCAGGGATCGGTCCCCCTGGCTGGACCGCTCGGAGATTGAATTGATACTATTGGAATCTTGGGCAAGATGTGCCTAGGCTTCCGATAGGACCAATGAGCGTCCGCTAAAGGCGGCTCAAGGGGAACGGGTGGCGAAGGAACATAGCCATTCGCTTCCAGCATATGCTGGATAATGTTCTGAGTACAAGGGCAGGGCTTCTGCTACTGGACGTTGCAGATTGTGTCGTACCTCCACGCCACTTAAAAGCGAAAGCTGGCCCAAAAGAGTCTCGTTAGGAGGACGCCTTGACTCGCCAATTAACTCCCTTTCGTACTCATCTCGATTGTTTGACCATCGCGTAGGTTACACGCATTGTTCGGTGCTTCGCTGGACTATCGTCTGTAGATTGCCGGGCCTATGTTTAGGTGCAGATTGCTATTGCACCCTCGGCAGTCAAAGGGCACACTATCTCCAACGAGGCTAACGAATACTGCACTCCCTTCTCATGGTCACTCAGATTGAGCCGCAGCGCAGGGCGGAGGAAACTGAATCTGCGGAAACAATAACCAAGAAGCGAATCGCAGTGGGGCGGCTTACAGGGACCTACGATGAACGTTCCGTGAGTGCCAACGCGGAGCTGTCTAGTGGGCGTCCTGTGGCACCAGGTGCGGCGGTGATGCGGGTTCGAATCCCGTCGGAACCGAGGGTTCCGGGTATTGGTTTGCCTTTATCCGCCTCTGTAGGCCTCCCCACTGCGATTCGCTTCTGCCGATGGCCTTTCGGGGCCTATTCGGCGTTAACCCGAGGAATAATATCCCATGCGACGGCGACGACAGCAGAAACAGCGTAAGAAAAATCGACGAGTCAGGTACGAGGAGACATTTCCTGGCGTCGACCAAAACGCCGCTGAGAATGAATACCAACTCGACGCGGACCCCGAGTCCTATTATCGGATGCTCGACCGAAAGGATTACGAGTATCTGAAATGGTGGGAGTCCACCCACGGAAAGAAGTGAACCCCGCCGATAGTAATCGGCGAGGACACGGCCCCATCGTCTAGTGGCCTAGGACGCCGCCCTTTCACGGCGAGAACACGGGTTCAAATCCCGTTGGGGTCAATTCAATAATGGCGAGGAGGTGAATAATGAGTGCTCTCCAGATGGTGTGCGTTTGCGTCGTTCGAGGGCCTCTCACGTCGAGCCTCTTCCCGGAGGTCGAGGCGTGGCTCCGCACGAGCAAACACGCCAAGGCGCTGCGAAAGATCGCCCCTCCGAGGGAAGACGAATACAAGAGCGTGCTCGACTGGCTGTACTGCGAGACGTTCCCGCAGATGAAGCCGGCGTGCATCGCCTACTACAACGACGAGGGCCCGCCCCTCGACGAAATGATCGGCGAGGCTCGGATTCAATTCGAGCAGCGTGTGCTTCTGCGTGTACTTCAACGCGCGTACAAGGCGGTGTGCGAGGAGGAAGCACTCCAGTGGGGTGCGCTGACTCACGCCGCCGAAACCATGCTGCTACTTGCTCCCGAGGAATAGCAGAGGCCCCGAAAGGGGCCTTTTCGCGTTTAACGAGGAGGTAAGATGCGAAAGCCGATTCTCTACGCCCGACTCAGCGACAACGTTCTCGATCCCGAGGACTGGCCGATCGTCAAGCTGGTCATCGAAGGGCACGAAGTGGTGGCCACCGAATTGGTCAATCGCGGGTGCTACGACATGACCGGAATGCCGGCGGTCGGATGGACCACGCAACAGATCATGAAGTGGACCGACTACGATTCGACGGGCTCTCACCCCGAGAACTACCACATGATTCGGCCCGAACACGACGAGAAGTGGGTGGATTTCGTCAGCGAGAAGGAAATGCGCCGCATGCTCAGCGGCGAGTCCATGAATCTCAAGCACAATCTGATGTCCACCAAGGACATCGGGTACGAGACGTACTTCAGGAACAAGTGAGAGAGATAGGCTCCGGGGAAACTCGGGGCCTATTCTGCGTTTGTCGTTACCACGAACCCCGTCGATAATAATAGGCGAGGAGAAAAACATGGCCGAATATCATTGCAAGACGTGTGGCCAGGAAATCAGTCCGACTGTCTTCGAGTTTCGCGGTCCAGGCAACTGCGAAGACTGCGACCGAAAGGAGGCCATGAAGCGACCGACGCTTTTCGAGTGCCAGTTCATCACGCTCTCGGAGTTCCTCTCCGAAGAGGAATACGAGATCGTCTCGGAACTCATCACCAACGCGTTCACCTGGGGCGACACCGAAGTGGTGCTCGTCACGCCGGCTGCTCTCCGCGACGTGCTCGACCAGAGAGCGACGTGGGATCGCTGCGAAGTCGAGGAAATGAACGCGGCCCAAAAGGTCCGGGACGCGATGGAAATCGTGGGCGATAGCGTCTACGTGAACCTGTACTGAGGGACATGATGACGACCAATGATCTCCAAATCGACGAGGAAGTCCTGAGCCAAATGCGCGCTCGACAGCGCGAGCGAACTCGCTGGGCAGCCTACCAAAACGCGGCGGTGGATTCCTCTGGATTCGGCCACTTGGCGTTCCTGCTCGTCGGAGAGGGCTGCACGTTCGCCGAGGCTCCGGAGCGTCTCCCGGATTCGCCCACGCTCATTGGAAGCACGGGCTGGAAGTACGTCCACATCGGTTTCGTGGATCTCGACGCCGGCAAGATCGTGGAATCCTGACGAAATGCCCTCCGGTAAGTCCCGGAGGGCATTTCGTCGTTCTCGATATGACGGCGAACCCCGTCGATAATAGTTCGGCGAGAGGAGGTCAATCAATCGTGGAAACCCTCAAGAGGTGGTACGTCATCGTCGCCGTGTTGGTGTTCACGTTCTGCGTGAACATCTACGGCCACACTCCCGCTGGCTGGGTTTTGACCGGCGTCTCCTACGTGATTCAGCATGCGCCGCGAATGGGGAGCATCGGATCGTAGTCGACGACGATAATAGTTAGAGCGAGGAGGGCAGAACAATGAACAACAAGATTTCTCACAAGGTCTGGCAGCGGCTCATCAGCGCGGTGCTCTCGTGGAGGTTCTTTTGCGAGCGCAGCGTCGAGAGCGCAAAGCAGTCGCTGGAGGAGGATCTCAAGCACCCGCACTGCCACCAGATCAACGCCTTCAAGATGCCGGACGGCAGCTTCATCCGAAATCGCTACGACAGTGCCCATACGTTCGTCAGGGCGATGCCGTCGTCGGATGGGTGGGGCCCGGAAATGGGTTCCTACGCCTCCATGGACGACGTGAGGGAGAGCGAGCCGGCGGCGAAGTGGGGCTACTGGCACGTGCACTACTCGTGTCGAGTCTTTTCGAGCGACAGCAGCGCGAGGTCGTTCATCGATCGTTGGGATGTCCGAGGATATTGTATCCTCGGGGTGGCAATCGGTACGCAGGTCGCCAAGGATCTGGATTGGAATCGCCGAGAAGAGTTCGCGGAGTGGCTTCTCAACAAGCCGTTCCGCGGCGACACGCCTGGATTCCGGGAGTTCCTGGAGGATCTCTACGGAATCGATCGCACGGTCGAGCTGCCCGACACCGGCGAGGTCGAGGTCGCCTTCAAGGGAATAGTCGAGGAACTGCGTGGGCTTCCGGTGGTGAGCCGGGCCTACTAGACTCGCCGCCACTGCGAGATTCCAAAACAGGGAGAAGGGCCACAGGCCCCTTTCTCTGTTTAATTAGAGGAGTTGAACCCTCCTGATAGTAGACCACGACGGCGAGGAGCGAGGCTCGGAGCCGGAATCCAGATACCCCAAGGGGTGACGCCCCCGTGGGTGCAAGCGCCGAGGACTAGTCATCCAAGGCAAAAGCGGCTAGACCCTGGATTCGTCTGCAACCTAGTGTAGAGGCTGGCCGTGTAGGTTTAGGCACGGAGGCGGAGCTAGGCCAAGAGGCGAAAACAGACTAATCTCGGATTCCGGCTCCGAGCCTCGCTCTCAGAGGGAGGCGACCATGTGCATGATGATGGGATGCTCGGCCTGCGCTCTCGAAAGGGCGGAGGACGAGCGCAAGTGGAACGCGGCCCGCGACGATCTGCGCAAGAGGCTCGGAAGGGAGCCCACGCAGCAAGAGGTGGACGAGGAGTACCGATACCGTCGGTAGAAGGGAACAAATGCGAAAGTTCACCTACAGTGAAATCATCGAAAAGCTCACCGATTTCGAGCCGACCACGGTGATTTTCTCGGACGAGCGAGGCCGAATCTCGACCGTCATCGAGAATATTACCGGGCCCTCGGCTCCTCTCGATGGGTGCCCGGAGGTTTTCTTTCTCGTCGAGGAGTGGGTCTCGAAGGATTCCCTGACGAACCCAAAAATGGTGCGGACGAAGAATCCAAAGAGGGTGCGTTCGCTGCAAGAGGCGCTCTTCTTTCTGGACATCCACAAGGAAAAGAGGTACCACCCTCATGGGCCCGACGGCGGCCTCGGACGTCCAGACGCACTCGACGCGGTGGACGACGACGAGGGCGAGTTCTAGAAAACGGGCTCCGGGGTTTTCCCGGGGCCCGTTTCCAGTTTAATTCTCGCAGCCACGGCGAGAACCCTCCCGATACTAAAGCTCGCTGGACCAACCCACGGAGGAATAATCATGCCGTACTCAATCAAGGTGCTCGACGGCAGCGACGTCGAGCGAATCCACGTAGCCCTTCAAAAGAAGGTGCGGGCCGACGGTCGCTTCAACGTGGAATCGTGCGTCGATGGCCAGACGATCCTTCTGAAGCGCGTCCGCCTCGTGACCGCGAAGGAATACTGCGGGAATCACCCCGGAGAGTGCGTCGTCACTTTCCCGCCCCGCAAGAAGCCGAAGGCTCGCTTTCTGGAGTGGCAGGATTGGGTGGATTTCCACGGAATCGTCAACGATCTCCTGGACTCGATGAACGTCTCGGCCGACGTGTGGAGTCGGCCTCAGGATGCGAGGGGGAAGTTCTGGATTCGGAAGGGGAACTCCCGCCGGATCCACTTCGACTGGACCGAGGAGCCGACCCGTTGGGGCACACCCTTGAGGGTGTGGAACTGCGGAACACCCGATCAATTTGTCCAAGGTTGATTCTCGTGTACACCAAAGGCGAAAACGTATGGGTTGCACCCATACGTTTGTGGGAAGACAGCGACCCAAGGCCTCGTGTCATTGAGAAAAGTGGTGCAAGCCCGTATGGATACGGCGAGGAGGTGAATAATGGAAAAACTGCTCTTGCAGTATCTCGCTCTGGCTGCGTGGGAAGCCTATTGGGAGGATGAGCCGCACCCTGCGGTGACATTCCCCCGTGTGGTCGCCTTGGACGCGGCGGCGGGATTCGTGGGAAACCAATACATCCCGATCCCGGAGCAACCGGATTCGGCGCCTGGGATCTGGGCCTGAATCGTTCGCACAAAGTAACGCGAAACGTAACCTAGTGAAAACCATCGGACCGTAGCTCAATGGTTAGAGCCCCCGGCTCATAACCGGGACGTTGTGGGTTCGAATCCCACCGGTCCGATTCAACCCTGCCGATAATATTCGGCATGACCATCCGCTACTACATTGCCAACCCCGGCAAGACCACGGCACGAGCCGTGCGTCTCCTCGACGACGAGCAAGCCCCGGAAGGAATGGAAGTTCGGGAAACCGAAGACTATTTCGAGCCGGAGCACGTGGCCAACAATCACGTGCTCTCAGCGTACCACAATCCGGGGCGCTGCGGATTCTGCGGGGGACCGACCCCGTGCCTCCGCGACGACTGAGACGGGCCCCGCGAGGGGCCTTTCTCAATTTAAATTCTCGCCGTCACTGCGAGAACCCTGCCAATAATATTCGGCGAGGAGGCGGAAAATGAAGTATCTCATCGAACTGTGCTACGAAGTCGACGGGAAGTCGGCGGTGGACAGATTCACGGTCCTGACGCGAACGAGGGACAAAAAGGAGTTCGATGTTCACGTCCGTCGACTCGCCAAGCAACGTCTGCCGGACCACAATCCCGAGATCACCAGCGTGAAGCTGAGCGACCTGGACAACTACTGGATCGGGATTTAGGGATTCGCAGCCGCTGCGAGAACCCTGGCGATACTAAATGGTGTTCTCGTTCCGTTTCCATCCGGGCTGCACCCTCCCACCCGTAAGGCGAGCCACCAATAATGGACTCGAAAAGGGGCAAGGCTAACCAAGGTACACGACCACGTGCCTTGGTATTCCGAGCCTGGTCAGCTTTTGCCGAAATGACCCGCGAAAGGGCCCTAGCAAGGGCCTTTTCGTGCTTTAAGGACATTCACGGCCGCACAGAACCCTGCTGATAATAATCGGCGAAGGGAGGTTGAATGGCAGAAATCATCCCGTTCTCCGAGGTGCTGTATCGGCGAGTCATGAAAGAGCAACAGTCGGCTGCCGACTGGCTCCGACAGGCGAGCCGATTCATCACAAACGACGCTGACTATCGGGAGGCGCTCCTCCGATTCGTCCCGTACCGACTCCGGGCGCTCCGGGCCGAGGCGGTCGTCGAAACGGAGGGATTCCAGCTCGTTCGTGAGTCGCTGGAGTACGACCCCAAGTGGGATGGGGAATACGCCGATCTGCTCGTTCAATTGCAGTACAGGAATGAGCACGAGGCGAAGCAAGCGGAGCGCGATTTCTGGGCTCGCTTCTGGAAGAGCAATCCGATCCACGCTCGACGCCGTGCGGTGGCTCTCAGTCAGCCGCTCGGATGAAAAGAGGGCCTCGGGGAAACCCGGGGCCATCTTACTTTAATTTCTCGCAACGGCTGCGAGAACCCTGTTGATAATAGTCAGCGAGGAGACGACCCATGCCCAACCCGAAGAATATCCGCCGGCTCCAGCCGAGCATCCGCCCGCTCCGCGCCACGTACAAGGTCTACAGGGACCACGAGACGGGCCGGACGATCTACACCCCGCACAACGAGATGGAAATCTCGGATTGGGTGGAGTTCTTCTGCAACATTTCCACGTGCTTCCTGCTGACGTACTGGATCTGGTGCGGAATCGTCCAGGTGATCCCGTGGTTCAATACGCTCTGGCCGGCGTTCGGGGTCACTTGGATTTTGCTCTGCCTCTGGCAGAATGACTCCTGGACCCGCTGGCCGATCCGCTTCATCGCCTGGGCCGTCTTCTGGGGATGGGTGGTCCTGTAGTTCCAAAGTTCCCAAGGCACGCAACGGCTGCGAGATTTCTCGCAGCCGTTGTTTCATTTAACGCGCTTTTCGTGTCGGACGTGAACCCCGACGATAATAGTCGCTGAGGAGGAAAGCCGAATGAACGTCAACGACTACTCCGTGCGCTACGAAAGCGACCGCGACGTCACCGTGGTGCATTTCGTGGCCCCGCAGGGAACGCCGGCCGAGACGATCGTCCTGATGGGAGCGGGAATGCTTTTCCTGGGCGACTGCTGCCCGGGGGAGCGCTTCTGTGTCTACAGGAACGACGACCGGGAGAATCCGGTGATCCCGGAGACGGCCACGCACCACTACTACGGCGACGACGATCGTCTGTGGGGCGACGTCACTTCGGAGTACCCCTTCGACCTGGGCTGACTCTACACAAGCAACCCTGCGGATAATAGTTAGCGAGGGAAATGCAAAATGGAAGATCAGGAGTTCACTGTGACCGTGACGGTGAAAGTCACGGCCGAGAGTCCCCAGCAGGCGGAATCTCTCGTGTGGGATGTGCTCGTGGGTAACGATGACATCGTGGACGTGGATTCGTGCCGCGAGGCCATCGATCTCGACTCCGCGACGGTCGAGGCGAAGGTCAGCATCCCCTGACCCACTGACTCTACACAAGCAACGGCTGCGAGAAATCTCGCAGCCGTTGCGCGTTTAATTCCCTAGTCGGCCGAACCCGGCCGATACTAGTCGGGGCAACGGGCTCCGGCCCAGGAGGAATAATCATGACCACGAACGCGACCCGCACCACGCTCGTCCCCGGAACCCGCCGCCTCGACCCGGCGGAGGTGAAGCGCCGCTTCTGGCAGGATTCCGAGGAGCGCAAGGCGAAGGAGCGCGAGGCCAAGTCCCGCCGCCAGTTCAAGGAGCGGCAGCAGGCGCAGCAGCAGGAGGCGGAGGAGGCCCGCGAGTTCCTGAGGAAGCAGGGCAAGCAGGCGGGGGTGCGGGTGAGCCTCGGCGACAAGATCCGGGACGCCCACGAGAGCGGGGATCTGCGCCTGAGGCTCCGCGGGGAGAAGGGCCGGTTCCTGTCGATGGGCAAGGTGCTCGGCACGGCCGCCTGATTCTCGCAACGGCTGCGAGAACGGTTCGCCCGATTCACCGAAAAATCGGGCTCCCAAAGGGACGCTGGAAACATACGATCTTTCGTGGAGCTTCGGCGTAGAAGCGGGAATCGTGTGGTCCCGAAAGACACCCCGACAACGAAGTCGGACAAGTGATTGAGTACGGATTCCAGTTTCCCTTTGGGAGTTTGCAGCGGCTGCGAGATTCCTCGCAGCCGTTACGCATTTAACCGCGCACGAATTGAACCCAGCTGATAATAATCGGCGAGGAGGCAACGATGGCCACGGAGAAAGATTTCGGTGATCAGTGTGCTCGTGCTGCTCTAGCGGTCGGCTCGGCACGCTACCACGAGCACCAGGCTCGACTTGCTCTCGATCTGCAAGTCGGAGCGTTGGGAAGCATTTTCGTCCTGAGGTCTCACTTGGCCGCTGGACGAGCGGCGTGGGTCGAGGCGCTGGCCTACCTGCTCGGCTCGGGTCCCATTCCGAGCGGACGGATGGACTACTAGGACCATTTCTCGCAACGGCTGCGAGGAGATAGGGCCCCTCTGGGGCCCGTAGCCTTTTAACGCCCCGCCCCGCTCGCAATGGCTGCGAGCGTACATGCCTTATTAGGCTATTTCGCAGTGGGTACAAGCAAGCTCGCAATGGCTGCGAGCGTATACGTACTTAAGCGTGAGAATGTGTGAACGAGCGGTTACATACTTTACCACTTATGGGTCAAAATTAATTGGTCGGCATTTTCCTATTTCCGCGTGACCCTACTCCCGAATAGCAATTGAACCCGCTCGATAGTAGTTGGTGGGAGGTGAATAATGAACGATCATGTCATTCGTGCACTCCTCTGTGAGAAAGCGGAGGCGCTGCGCAAGCGTGTGAGGGAGCAAGATCCCGAGGAAAGGGAAATGCTCGATGCCACGATTGCGCTTCTCGATTTGCAGATCCGCAAGCTCCGAGAGCGGCGCGAGCTGCGTAGTCGAGTCATCGTCGCCCCGATTCGGAAGGTCGGGTGATGGGGCCCGGGGCAAAAGCCCCGGGCCTTCTCGCGTTTAAGAGGGATTTGAACCCGGCTGATAGTAGTGAATGGCGGAGGAATGATAGCCGCCCGGCGGTCTCCCTCTACGTTACCGGCAAGCTGCACGTAGGGACATACTCGTCGGGAGCGAGTCACTTGCACAGAGACACGGGCTCCACCCATGCATCGATGTGACTCCGCCAAGTTTTCCGAACCCTGACAATACTAGTCGGTACAACGACGGGGCACGGCGCCCCAGAAAGAATGGTGAATCATGGCGAAGAAGAACACGTACGACGTCACCCGCGATCTCCCGCTGGCCCCCGCCCTGGTCTTCCACCTGGACGCCGCGACCGGCGCGCAGGTCGGCTCCGCCGGGGAGGGCGTGAAGTCCTTCGGCATCGTGCTCCGCTCGATGCACGGCGAGGACGGGACGCCGGGCCCGGCGCGCATCGCGGTCCACGACGTCTTCGTGGCCAAGGCGTCGAGCGGCAACCGGCAGCGTCTCCAGCGGTGGATCTGCGGCCAGGGGAACAAGCTGGTGCTCGGGGTGCCCTCCGAGGGCCACGTGTGCCTCGGGTCGAGCATCGGCCGGCTCGATCTGCACCTGGCGGCGGCGGTCTACGAGAAGGCGGCGGCGTACAGCAAGGCGGTCGCCGCCAAGCTGGCCGCCCGTACGAAGGCGGCGTGAGGCGGGCGGCCCGGGGAAACCCGGGCCAAAGCCCGTTTAAGCTACTCTCGAAATGTCAATTGGGCGAACCCGGCCGATATTAGACGGCGAACGGAGGTTTTTGCCCCATGTACGACGGTTTGGACGTGGACGAGATTCTAGCGATCGAGGAGGCCCGCGCCGAGTTGGCGCGGCGTCACGCGGAGCGTCAGCGGCGCTAGTCGGCCAAACGAACCCATTCGATACTAGGAAATGAGGCGAGGGACGCCTCGCCGGAAAGGAATCATGATCATGAGCAAGAAGATGACCGACAAGATGACCGACGAGCAGTTCGGCAAGGTGGTGCGGGCGCTGAGCGCGATGGGCTTCGCGGTCGTTCCCATCTCGACGCTGGCCACGGCGGCGGTGATGGCGGCTCCGGCCCCGACCTACACCTGCGGCACCTGCGGCGAGCAGGGGCACAACGCCCGGGGCTGTCCGAAGGGCAAGGGCAAGGGCGCCGCGAAGGCTCCCGAGGCTCCGAAGGCTGCGCCCACCCCTCCGCCGGCCAGCGCTCCGGCGCTGTCCCTGGGGATCGACGATCTGGATCTGTCGAGCCTCGGCGGAGCGGCTCCGGTGGCGCCTCCGGCCGCACCGAAGGCGACTCCGAAGGCGGCGCCGGCCCCCGCTCCGGCTCCCGAGCCGACCCCGGATCCCGCGGAGGCTTCGGACGGGGAGGTCGACGATTTCCTCGACGAGCTGAACGATTTGTTGCCCGGCTGATTTCCGGGCAACAAGGGAATAGCCCCCGGGCGGATGCCCGGGGGCTTCTCCATTTAAGAGGAGCGAACCCACCCGATACTAGTCGGCACAAGGGAGGACCGAATAATGATGGACGAAATCAAGGCTCTCGGCGCTGGCCTCTTCTCGCTCCTGCTCGTCTGCATCGTGCTGCTCGCCTCGGGCTGCGGCGCGACGACGCCGGCCCGCGTCGAGTATTCCTCGACGCCCCGCTCGGAAGCGTCGAGCGGGGATGCGCTCCTCGCCGAAACGCAGGCCGCGTGCAATCGGTACGGGGCGCACGTCACCCGCCGGGTCAATCGGGCCGTCATGGTCCGGCCCGGATTCTGGGTGTCCTGCCACTGACCGGCCCGGGGCAAAAGCCCCGGGCCAGTCGGCCGTTAAGGGCTGGATTTTCCTCCGGGGAAAATCCAGCGAACGGCCTCCCGCCCATTTTGCCCGGAGCAAAATGGGCCTCGCATTTTGCCTACCCGGCAAAATGCGTTGGTTTTTGCTTTGCAAAAACCAGTGAAAAACCCTCCGGGGGTTTTTCACGCCCCAAAATCCAAAATGGATTTTGGGGCACCCGGTAAACTGGGTAGTAGGGGACTGAGTTCCTAGAAACTGCTTGAGTTCGGGAGTGGGTTCGTGCGACGCTCGGGGCGGGGAGAGTAGGAGACTGACGCATGCTTGAGGTAGGCGAGACGTACAAGGTGGGCGAGCTAGAGGTGACGGTCGAAACGATTCACTCGGTTGGCTGGACCGTGGGGCAGTGGGGCTCGTACACACCGTACGTAGAATTCACGTGCACGGGAGGTGAGAGATATCGCTGCACGTTGGGAGAACGTAAACCGATCGAGTCCTTGTGGAAGCTTGTGGAAGACGACTGAGCATCGCTTCGTCTGGGACAAGCGAAGTTGAAATCCCAGGTCCCGGAAAACCCTTTCCCAGTTTAGAAAAAAAAAAGACGGCTAGGGTCTGTAAATAGGTACTAGGGTCTTTCTCGGAAGAAACTAGTGTCTACAAAGCAATGCCGCGCGTGTGAGGCTGTCTTACCTCTCAACGATTTCTACGTGTATAACGAGAGGCCTCAAAGCTATTGCAAGGAATGCTGCAAGGCGAAAGCGCGGAAGTGGGCCAAAGAAAATCGTGAGCGTGTCAATGAACGTCGGCGACTGTTGGCGGCACGTGAAGAGAAGTCAACGTACGTACCGAAGGCACCAGAAGAACGGGCCGCTTATTACGCCAAGTACGCAGAACGCAATAAGCAACTTCTGAAAGCAGCGCTCAAGAAAATGAGATGCGGCTCTTGTGGTGCGAAAGAGAAGCTAGTAGCCAAGCTAGAGGACGTGCCACTCACAGCAAAATTAGAACGTTCGGTTCGTAGCTTTCGGAAACTACTTGAGGACGCAGTTGTTCACTGTAAGCTCTGTCAGAGGAAATCTCAGCTTGAAGAATGGGAGAAAGGATTTGACCCTGAAGAACTTCGTGAGTGTCAATACTGTGGTGAAGTAAAGCCCACAAGGGAATTCACACTTACGATTCGACTCGATCAAATCCGTACCTGCAAGGAGTGCTCGAAGGTTCGACGCCAACGTAAAGTTCGAAAGTGCAGGAGGCTTCTGGATAAGCTCAAGGCGAATCCATGCACCGATTGTGGGTGGGAGTTCCCGCCGGAGGCCATGGACTTCGATCACCTACCCGAGTATGAGAAGCAGTATTCGATTTCTGACCTAGCTAGCCAAGGTCGGCTCAAGGCTCTCAAGGCTGAACTCCAAAAGTGTGAACTGGTCTGTGCCTGCTGCCACCGTGTCAGGACTGCACAACGGCGAAAACCAGAATCAACCTGAAATATGGGTATGGGTTAAAACGAGGTACTAGTATGTCTGAAACAGACACAAAAGTTGTTTGCGGCAACTGCGGGGACGCTGTTCCAGCGGATCAAATCAATGTCTGTGAAACCTGCCGCAAGGAAGATCTCTGTCACGAGTGCTTGGGCATCTATTTTCACTTCTGTGAAAACCCTTATGAAGACGCCTATGAATTCAAAGACCACTCAGAATGATTTAGTAGATCCCGGAAATACCCTTTCCATTTTCTGTCGGGATAAGGGTATGGGTACGAAGCAACGCAACAAGCACCCGAACGCACCCCTCGCCTTCTTCGCGGAATAACCCATGGACACCAAAGAAGCATCACAAATTGTCGCAGACTGTGCCGAAGAGAGCATTAAGGCTCCCATGCGCGCAGGGATCAATTTGACGAAAGCCCTCGACAGTGCGTTCGCTCGGGGAGACGTAGCTTTCGTCGAAGACGTTTTGCGCCACCTCGACCCGCAACGTGTTCACGGGGACACCATGGTGATAGTGCTCTCCTACGTGTGGAGGGCAAGCAAGGCCCGAGGAACTCCCAAAACATACGATGCCTTGGTGGATCGTCTTCTCGACGCTCTCGGCCCTGTGTGGGGTTGGAGCGAGGAAGACGTGGAGGATGCACAAGACACTTTGGGTAGGAGCTAATGAGCGATATCGTACGAAACACAATTCAGACGATCGAATTGCGGTGGGAAAAGACCAACCCAGACGTTCATAAGGATATCAGAACGCTCACCGCGCTCATTAGGATGCTGCTCTCGAATAACGAGAGACTGCGACGTGCGGTTGGAATTCTCGCCGACTCTGTGGATCCGAGTGACGAAGTCATCGCAAAAATGACAGGACTCGACTTAGCCGAACTACAACTGCTCCGGGCAGAAAGACAATCAACTGATACAACAGAGCTGTAGTAATCCCAACTGCGCCATCCCTTGTGAGAAAAGCAACATGACTCCTAAAAACAGAATGCCTACTTTACCTGGTGAAGTCCTGCGAAAGGAATTCTTGGAGCCTGCAGGCATTTCGCAGAGGAAGCTGGCGAAACATATCGGTATGACGACAGAGACCGTGAATCGAATTGTCAACGGCCATCAGTCGATCACACCGCTGACCGCGCTACGGCTGTCGAAGGCACTCGGGACCACGCCGGAATTCTGGTTGTTTCTGCAGGACAAGATCGACTTGTATAGGAGTTCAGTGGCGACGGAGTAAATCCCTCAGGGTTCTGTAACAGTCGGGTCATGGCTACGCCTCACTCCATCATCCTCGAACGCCGAAGGATGCGACGTGCTGGGTTCACCGGTCGGGTGCATAAGGTACTGTCGAAGTCACGCGACGGTGCGCACTACATGCGTGTCGTGACCTACACGGTGGACGGGACCGTTGTTCCTTACGTGGAGCTATGGGAGACTCATGACCGGGCTCGGCGGGCTCGCATCGTTCCTCTCCAGGAGCTGGTTCATCTGGTGCAAAACGTCGGGCTCGCCGAGTTCGAGCAGATCGCACACCGGCGTCGGCCCAAGCCGTAATTTCCCTTTCCCATTTTAGCCCCCAAATAGGGGTATGGGTGTTTTAAGAGGTACCCGTAGCTGGTGAACCCTAGCGATAATGTTGGGATTGGGGAACGCCACTCCAATAGGATAAGCAACTTGACCGAAGAAGAACTGTTTGATGCAATGTCTGGCTTGCACGCCTACTACGAGGGGTGCGTGGGTTCCGGGATTGTGGGTTCCGGGATTCACGACGAGCTTTTGCGCGCTCGCGTTAAAGAAGAACTGAAGAGCATTCGGCTACACCAGATCAAGCCCGGACAGATTTTCAGCGATCGCTTCAGCGCCCTGATGGCTCGGTACATCAATCGCCACTTTCTTGGTGAGGAAGCGCTAAAGGCCGGCTACGGGTTCGAGGACCTGCTTGGCTTCATTCGTTGGCTTGGGAACGACATGGGTATGGAGTGACCATGAAGCAGGCACCGACTTCGTGGGCCTTGGAACCGTAGAGATCATTGAGAAGGTTTCTCAAATGGATTAGAGAGGTAGCGATGGAATACAAGAACACGTGCGTCGCCTGTGGAAGTCCGTGCGGGTACACAGGATTGATGGAGAGTGCCGACTGCTCGAACCCCAACTGTCGCTACGCTGAGCAGCTCAAGCGCCATCCAGAGTACAATTACGCGGAATGCGCTACCTGCAAGAAAGTAGTGGAGTCTTGTGGGTGTGAGCCCCAAGATGCGCAATGTGTGCGCCTCGGGTTCGATTCGGGCAGAGGTCCGCGACTTTGCAGAACGTCCCGGCTGGAACGGCAAGTGGGCACAATTTTGTATCGTAGGAATAGCTGCCAGCCCGTGGGATGGTAGGATTACCCTGTTTGGTAGATTCTTAGATGGTCATGACTTTGCCACTATTACGCGAGAGCCTATTACCAATAGCATTGAGCTAAGGCTTAGACTCAAGCGGAATGGTACTATCGAGGGCTGTGTGAACGGACCTACGTACAGCAGACCGTATTCGGTCGCAGGGGTACGTTCCAGCGTGAGGAAGACAGAGTCCAGTATTACATTCCTTGGGGTAGAGTGTCAGAGGCACTCTACCTCGGCCTCCGGAGCTTCTTCCCATTTCAAAGGTAAGCTAGGAAACTGGACTATAACCTGCTACGAGTGTCGAGACGACTCTGAATGGCTCGTGTACGTAAGAAACGAGCGTCTGAGAGACACTAGGAGCTGGAGAGGCCCAAGTCTTCGAGAAATTGAAGAAGACGCGTTAGGGTACTTCAATAAGCAGAAGTCGGACCTTGACCTTCTCCTCAACAGCGAGACTGCAGCCCGTCTCAATGTTGTCGAGCGTATCGGCGGGACGATTGAGCCTGTCGAGGCACCTGATTGCGCCGCCCGCTTCGCGGTCAGCTTGCCGCGTTTGGTGTCGCAACTTCAGAACAAGATTCCGTTCAGTAACTCTGTGCGTGACATTGAGAGTTTGGCATTGTCAGTTCCTGGTGTCAGGGGAGTGTCCATTTGTAATGACATGCACGATGAAATCTCAGTCATCGTTCACACGAGTTACTTTTCGGACCTCAGGGACGAGGCCAGGATTGTCGATCAACTTGAAAAGGTATTTCGGGACTACATTCCCGTGACAATCAAGTTCAAGCTCAACATCCAGGAGAAGCGACGATGAGCCTCTACGATTGGTTGCTGGACAAAACAGGAAGCCGCAACGTGTGGCACCTGGCTGTCTATCTCACCATTTCAGCTGCCATGATTGGAGTATCGGCTGGAATCATATGGCTCGTTGTCCAGGTAACAACCTAATGCACATCAAGAAACTAAAACGTGGCCAACGCTACGTTGTGGTGTGTCGCACCCGAGTAAAAGGCAGCACGGTAGGCCTTGGCTCCAGAACGTACAAGCTCGGAGACATGGTCACGCCTAGCGGATCTCCAACTCGCGATCCCAACAAGGCAGCCATCTATACCAAGGGAGACGACGATTTTCCTTGGTGGGACGATTTTGATTGGGGAAACTTGGGCTTGTATTTCGAACCCCGTTTGATTTCGATCCAATTGGTTGAAGAGGTAACCTCTTCCCAAACAGAGAAGAGCTTTCGCGATAGCCATGAAGCGCTGAAGCGTGCGGCGCCTGCGCTAGCAAAATCCGGTGTCACGTTGGACCTCTCGCCTGATATCCCGCGGTACCACGTTGATGCCCAAGGGCGCTTGGTTCGGGTCCTGAACGGAGAGACTCACACCGGCACACTTGTGAGTGGAGAATTCGTTTTCTTATGAGCAACAATGACGGCATGACGCGAGAAGAAATCCTCGCTAGTCTATATGAAGAGCGTCGCAAGGTTATCCGCGGAGAATGCCCCGACTGTGGCGGCGCTCTCATCAAGAAGCTCGACGCGTATCAAGGTGGCGTAACTTCCGTCGAAGGCGACTGGCACAAGGTGACTTGCTCCGGGTGTGACTACCACGCTGACTGGTGCATTCCAGAGCAGGTGAACTGAACGTGCAAAAGATTCGTGTAGTGAAGCCTTGGATGCTCGGCGTGGGTGAGGACGAGCAGGGAAGGCCTCGTTGGTACTTGAGGCTTTGTCTTCACTGCGGGTTAGAGTGCGAGGAAATGTACATGGTCTTCGACTCGCTCTGGGAATCCGTCACCCGAGGTCCTGAGCGCGAAGGGTACCTTCATTTCCTGTGTCTGGAAAGCAGACTCGGTCGTCGCCTTACTGTCGAGGATTTCACTATCGCTCCAATTAACTACTTTGGGGCGGTTGAGCAGCACCTGGGCATTAAACTAGGACTCGGCGAATGACCAAAGAACAGGCAATAGCACTGCTCCACTCCTGTGGGCTCATCAGCGATCAACAACGGGTCATGGCCTCAGAACAATGCCCCATACATGCAAACTGGGGACGGGCAGAATACATCCTGTTTTCCTCTTGGTATCCGGGCGCCAGTTGGGATCCCGGATTTTGGTTTGAGCCGGAGACACATCGCAAGACGCTGAAGGCGACCATCAGGGCTCTCGACGAGGCCTTGTTGAGAGCCGGCGATGAATCAGGGAGCTACAAGTGCATTTTGGTGAGGAAAGACGGCAAAATGTTTTCCCCTGAAATCAAGTCTATCTCGCTGGTGGCCGTATGACCACAGCAGAAGACGAGGAATTCGAGCGTTTCGCGATTCGAGTTGCAATGGCAACTAGCGACCTCAGCATCGGCTTTTGCTGGGTCGTCGGCTCGCGGCGAGCATAGCCCTGCCACAGCGTCACCGCATGGCAGCGAACCCTCGCGATAGTAATTGACCCATGGCAACCAAAACGCGCGTTCGTGCCTTCTGTCCACTCACAGAGCGTATGGGGTGGTTGACTTATTGGACAGATTCATATTGGAGAGATTGGGAGGGCCGGTACCACCTCATCGGCTGTGCCCAGTTCCATCCCGATGGAGAGGATGAGCCTGATTACATCCACACGTGGACCGAGCTGAACATTCGTGGTCCCGTTGTTGAGGGCCAAAAGATGCGCCTCATTTTCGAAGATACACTAGGCGTTCGAGAATGGCATCGTCGGTCAAAGCCACCCAAAAGAAGAAAATGACCCAGGATTCAGACGAGAACGACGTAACCGGCGTCATTTGCAAGGCATGGACATCCGGGTGTCCTCATCAAGAATTGTGCCAAGAGGAATGTTTCGATGCGGACATCGCAGAAGTACAAGACCACCACTTTAGGTGGCAGCCTACGCCGTGTCATTGCTGCGGAGCAAAGCAAGGAGAACGCCACGGTCCGTTTTGTTCCGTCGGTGGGTGAAAGCCTGAAAGGTAGATCGATATTGGACTACCTGGAGCATATTGATCGGCTGCTCCATAATGGAAAGTTCCTTGAAGTAGATTCCATGTTGGATGTGTGGGCCGGATCGATACGCACCGATGAAATAGACACGGCTATCGCAGTTTTGTTGGGCACATCGGCGGTTTCCGACCGCCTTCCATCCAGAAAACGTCTGATAGACGCATTGGAACCAGTCCTCGTAGAAGCAGATGGAACAGAGGACGCGGGGCATACTATTGCTCATCTGCGTGCTGCTAACGAACTATGCGTCAATAAGAGTCATCTGAAATGAGTCCATACAGAAGCAGTGTTCTATTGCTGGATAAGCCGCAGCGGAGGCAACTGCGAGTTCAACGGCTCTTTCAATGCGTTAGACGTCGCCTAATACTGATACTGCTGCTTACTCCGATGCGTCGCTGGACCATATGCGGATCATGCCAGAGACGATGTCGGCCGTGGAAGTCACAAATGGTTTGTCGAGCGCCGGCCAGTGATCCACTGTATGTGTGCCGGAATTGTAACAACAGACCCGGCTTAATGTTCAAGGTTTGGTAGGAGAGCATCATGAGACTATCCCGAGAGGAAGAAGAAGTTCGTACCCCAGAGCACAAAATCATGTATGCCACTCGGTATAACCTCGGAGGACTGTGGGGCACACGTCCTGTCAGGGTGAAATGGTCCGAAGAGGCCGAAGGTTGGTGGGATAGGAGCGGCGAACTTGGAGTGGCCAAGCCTGGTCTCGATGTGAGTGATGGCTGCGTCACATTTGCTTCCCCCGACAGAAATGACGTTGTCAATTTCCTTCGTGGTATGCTGACTGTGGCCTACATCGAAAGCAGTCGTATCCCGGACCGTAGGAACGCCAAGAAGGCGCTGCTGAATGGCTGAAAAGAGATACTTTGTCTTCTCTGGAGACAACTATTATCCATGCGGAGGAATGGAGGACTTCCACTCTTCTCACGCTACCCGCCTAGAAGCGTTTCAAGTGGCTTATCGTCTTCTTAGTGGGGAAGGAAGTGAATTTGGTTGGCGCCGAGATTGGGTGCAGATTTGGGATAGTGAGCACGATGCTCCTGACTCCTACTCGGCCTTCCACAGAGACTCTCTCGATCATCTTCACGAGAAGATTGTCACGGAAGAGACTGAGTCATGAAGGTCACCAAACGTGCAGCAAAACGAAGGCGCAAACTCCTCAATAAACTTGCACGAAAGGCGCATCATCAAGCCGTTCGTCGTGAAAAGCTTCTGAGATTGAATGCTGTCGTTGTTCCTTGCAGCGGTGACGGCTGGGGGTACGACGAAGAAAATGCCTGCTACGTTGACCTGGGTGGTCAGGTGGCCCGTCTTATTTTACCCGCTCGTAGCACGAGCTACGAAAAGCAGATCTTCGCAGATGCATCTCTTCAAGAGGTACGGGCTTGCCTTATGCGCGGCTGGGCACCAACTCGCGACGCTATAACAAGACGTTGGCCCGAGACCGTCGTAAAGTTAAACTGGTCAGGCGAGCTGGTTCCTTGGGAATTCGTAGAACATAGGCTGGCCTTGAATGTGTAAGGTACGTAGAGAAGGGGACGTCCTGTGGATTGAGGACGACCGCCAACGAGTGTTCGGTGTCCATGTCGTAAAAGACACGGGCAAGGTAATGTTCACACAGCCTAGTGGAAAGCCTGGAGTGGTGCGAAGAATCTCGGAGCTTTCTCGTGAAGCGACTCGTACGCTTGCAAGGGAATTGCTCGCCCTGGTTGGCGAGCATGATCAGTAAATGCATCTTAGTTTGGGGGCCCTCGACTATTGTGTGAAAGACGACTACTACCGCTTGGTGGTTCTTGTCGACCCAGAGCTGCACCGTTTTCTGCGGTCTTTGGTGCCTCCCTATTATGTCTGCCGACCCCAAAAGTACCCGCCCCACATCACCGTCGTTCGCGGAGAAAAGCCTAAAACAGAGGCATGGGGCAAATATCAGGGTACGATGGTGGAGTTTTCCTACGAAACTTTTCTCCACCACAATGATGTGTACTGGTGGTTCAACTGCTATTCGGACCGCCTCACGGAGATTCGACTGGAGCTAGGGCTGCCTCCGAGCTACCGACTCACCCGTCCACCTGACGGCGCCGACTGCTTCCACTCGACGGTCGGCAACTCGAAGGTGCTGTGAGTTATCTCCTAGTGTAGACGTCCGCCGCAGTGGTACCTCATTTTCTTGCTACCGTCTGCGGACTTGTCACTGGCTCCGCGACGCCAGAGAGTGACGTCTCAGCCACAGTGAGGCGTTCTTGGCGTGTGTCGACGAACTTGCCGATCACGGCCAAGACACTGCTCGTCATCATGTCTGTCATGATGAGGGTGCGTTGTCTCCGAGATAGGTCGGACCACTGTTGATACCCGATCATCCGCCACGTGGCCTCAGGTCCTTCCTTTGTAAAGACGATTGCGGAGTCTGCCTCTCGGTCTTGCAGCTCGATTCGCACGACGTTTAGACTCAATGCCTTGATCATGGACGGCTCCCTCCACGGCGGGTACTAGACCGCAGGCCGAGGCCGTTTTCAAGTTCCTTTCCCTAGGACTCCTTGAACGGGGGTACGTGGGAGGTTGTTCGTTCGGAAAGGAGTGTCGAGCACAACATGAGTGGTGTATTTGAATTCGATTTGGACCGGGCCGCAGAAGAAATCCGTGAGGAGAAGAGGACAACTCTTCTCGCCTCCCTCGATAACGCACCTTCCACGAACGAAGACACGAACAAGGAGCCGTTTGTTCCGAGCAAAGCGCTCGTGATCGTCCAGTTCGGAGTACCGCACATTCTCTACTATCAGGGAACAGCGATTAGCTATTACCTCGAAGGCATGATTGCCAGAGATGTAGCCGAAGAGATGGTAGGAGAGCATCCCCTCGACGGCACTTACGTCTGGAGTGGCAGTGTCAGTGGAGGATGGATTCGAAACCTTGAGGGGGACGACTACGACGAGAAGTTGAAGGGGGCTATACGCCCGGCTACGGCTGAAGAATGGCAGGCTTTCATCCGAGACGAGACGATCTGGGACCATGATGAAATGCACGCTTGGCTCACTTGGAGCTTCAAGCAGAGCCAGGTCGACTTTTAGAGTGACGAACCCTGCCGATAGTGGCAGCCATGAAATCATGGCAAGAGAATGGGTTCCGTACTTGGTCGAGTAATCGGCTTTTCTACTTTCAAGTAGCTCCCGCAGAGGATTGGCAGGGTGACCGGTGCTTCCGGATCACCCTGCACCGGATCACCCTGCACGTCTTTAAGCGTGCCATTCAATTCTCGTACTGGTACTGAACTTGTCTGGAGAAGCAGTATGCACGTAGTTTCGTGGTTTCGTTCTCTGTTCGGCTCGAAAGCCCCGGAAAAGAAGCGTTCTACATTATTAGTCGGCTCGACAGCCCCAGAGAAAAGCGTTCTACATCAGGCACGCTCACACAGTGGTAAAAGCACTTCATTGAGAAGAGCAGGGGCCACTGTCCCGATTGTGAGACCGGAGAGTTGATGGTGGGGCCCCGCGGCGGCATGGCGGTCAACGTGAAGTGCGACCATTGTGGATCTGAGTTCAACCTCGTCCCCATGGAGGGGTTCAAGTTTCTGTTCGCAGAGAGGATTCAGCGATGAGCGCCGTTTCTGTGAAGTCTTTATGGCTCGCTGACGCCCTTCAGGATGAACGCCTAGCAAAGGCGATCCAACGTCTGCGACTGAAAAATGGTGACTTCTCAGGTCATGAAGCCCATGTAAAACAGACCGGAGACAAGAAGAGCATTCGGATGTTTTACGTCGAGGGACCACGAGGCGGCGTCCATGGCATTCTTCTTGCGCGCAGGCCTCAAATTCGTGGGGGCGTCACACGCATCGGCGTGTATGTGGACCGAAAGAGCCGACGACGGAGCATAGGTAGAAGCCTGGTAGAGGCAGCCCGATCGTATTACCCGTCTGCCGTCCTGCGCGGAACTGCATGGAACGACGCGTCGCTTGAATTCTGGAACAAGGTAACGCCGATCGTCGGCCGCGAGCCGGCCCGCTACTTCATGGGAGTGTGAGAGATTATGAGTAACCGAGAGGTCTACAGAAACGGCGTTCGAACGGGCAGACTCAGTTCAGACCAGCCCAATCTTAGTCTCACGGAGGTGAGGATGATGGCCCAATTTCCGCACTGTGACAATCGAATCCTTCACGCACCAGGCAAATGCAAGTATTGCGATATGCATCCGGAGTTGCAGCAAGATCGAATCGATAAGAGGATCTCGTTCACGGGTGAGCCCCCACAACGAGGGATGTACCCCTGTCCTGCAGAGCAGGCTCGCTCGTCCGAGAGCCTGAATGCGTGGCCTGGAAACCGGGCGGTCACCGACGACGAGGAGAACCTCTACGCAGCTCTCGCTGACGATCTGGAGGCCCGTGGCCGGTCGAACCCTAACGATAGTACAGAAGAGTAGTCTCCAGCCGGGCTGCGACTAAATCTCTGTAAGGAGGTTCATCATGGGCGACCGTGCAAATGTGTTTTTCCCGAAGCGAGGTTCCATACCCGAGTCCAAGAACGGTGTATTCCTCTACACCCACTGGTTAGGGTCCGAGCTTCCAGTCATCGTGCAGAACGTGCTTCAGCGAAAGGCTAGGTGGGATGACCCTGCCTACCTTGCTCGAATGGTGTTCAATGCCATGACTCGCGGCTCCGAAGAAGAGGAAACCGGCTTCGGAATTTCCTCAGAGCTTCAGGACAACGAACATCCCATTGTCGTGGTCGACTGTTACAACCAGCAAGTTGGATTCATGCCAGAGTACGTACGTGGCATCCACTGGTTTCCCTTCGACCAGTATATCACTATGAACGACAACGCGATTCTCGAACTATACAGAGACCTCCGTTGAATTGATATGCGACTTGCTCTTCTTGGGTGTGAATTCGTAGTTCAGTGGTGCCCGCGTTGGTGGACTCAGCGTAGGTCGCATTGGGTGCGGGTTGACAAAGGAAATTTCTCGGTAGGGCTATCATTCTTCTGGCTCGAATTCTTCGTCTTTTGGTGACGCCGTGCTGACGAGACGTAGGTGGTTAGGCGGGCGAATCATCGAACACCTCAGGCGTATTCACGGAGGGGTTTGGGCTTACCGTCGAGGTGAGCTGTTTCCTTACGTGCAGAAGACAACAGGTCGTCGGGTAGGTGTGTTTGCAGCATTTGCTCCTCGGTGGGATGGAGACGACCATTTCGAGACCCAATTGCGCTGGCAGGACACTGGCGGCAGGGCTGAGTGGAACAATGGAACCTGAATACCAACAGGTGCTTCATGTTGCACGCCGTGAGGATAAGGAAGTCCTCGCGGCGTTTCGCGTTGGGAGCCAGGTGTACGGAACGGCTACGCCGGAATCGGACCGTGATTACGTGGTGGTCTTGGCTGACTGCACCCGAGACGACTTAGCTCGTGGCACTGGAATTGATGTCATCGTTCGAGGAATCTCCTCGTTCCAAGACAGCCTCCGGAACGGGAACATCTTCTCGCTGGAGTGCGTATTTGCTCCTTCGTCCCACATACTCAAGCGTCTGGTGGAATTCGAGACCTTCAAGGTCAAAGATGATGCCCATCGAGAGCGGGTGGTCTTTTCTGCGCTAGAAAAGGCACAAGCGGATTACTCCAAGGGCATTCGAATCAATGATCCTGAGAGAGTCTACCACGCTTTCCGGGTGTTGGACTTTGCGATCCAAATTGTAGAGTCGGGCCGAATCTACGACTTCCTCGCCGCCCGTAAGATTTACGAGGTCGTGATGACAGAGCCCCGACCACTAGAAACAGCCTTCCAATCCATGTTCGAAGAGCGCTGGGCGTACCTGCGCAGCCGCGTTTAGGAGAACTGAAATGCCGAATCACGTTACGACGCAATGTGCCGTCTCGGGACCGAGTGAAGACGTAGCCAAGTTCAGGGCTGACCTTTTCGAAGGGGATGAGCCCTTTGACTTCAACAAGATCATCCCAACACCACCGGAGATTGAAGGAACTGAATCGAGTACGCACGCCCAGATGGGCTTGTATGCTCTTCGGGGGCTCTACGCTGGATTTTTGGCCAGAAAGCCATCGCCTATCTCGTGGGAGCAATTCAGGGCAGAGTATCCTCGTGCCGCCCCTGCCTTCATAAACAGTCGCGAAGAGTTCCTTGAGTGGCTCAAGAAAGAGAAGCCACAGGCCGTTCTAGCCGGAGAGAAAAGCGCCCAGGCATACGACGCGACAGGTTTCACAGACTGGTATGAGTGGAACAAGGCACACTGGGGAACGAAGTGGAGTTCGTACGAGGTCAAGGTACATTTGCATGATGTCCCTGGTGGCCAATTCCTGTTCGAATTTCAGACAGCTTGGAGTTTCCCGGCGCCGATCTTCGAAAAGCTCCTCCTCATGTACCCTACCCTCACATTTACGATCGCTACGTACGATGAGGGTGACGCCTTCGCGGGCGAGGGCGTATACAGTTCTACTGTAAATACGTATGAGGAATTCCGTCCTGCCAAGAACGAATCGCGTGCCCGCGCTGTTTACAAGAAAGTCTACGGAAAGTTTCCCGAGGAAGAAAGCTACGAAGATGAGGACTGAGTCCTAACTCCCCTATTTAAGTGGGGAGGACCCATGGACTGGATTCACGCGCTGGCCCTAATCTACGTCGCCGTTACCACACCACTTGCTATAATCGGGTTTGTGGTGTTGTACATGCTCGGTTCTGCTTACTTCTCGGCAAAAGACGACCGTAGCCTCAAGTAAGCACTTGCACAGTAAAGACGAGATGAGCGCACCAACAGCGGCTGCGTGTGTCTGGGGTGTATCATGAAAGTAGTTCGTGCGTACCATCATCACGACGGCTCAGTCGGAGTCATCGTGGGCGGAAAGAACCCGTCAACTCTCGGACTGGTCCGGGGGAAAGCGGCGTCAAAGCGATCCACCTTCCGGATGCACACGGGGGCTGAGATCGGGTTCAAGTTTGGTAAAGACTGGGTCTGGGCACGCCGAACAGTACTCGCAACGAGTACCCGAACAGGGTCCCGCAAGATAAGCGCCCGAGCTGCACGTAGGCGAAATCCTATCAAAGCAGGAAAAGCAGAATTGATTGAGAGCTTTCCGTGATGGATCAGTGGAAAACACGCGCGGCGGAGAACGGGTACTTCACTCGGTGCCCCTGGTGCTTCCGCTTTTGCAAGAAGAAGCTGCCGTTCGGCATGTTCCTGACGTGCAGTGACTGCCTTCGTACTGACGTGGTTCTCGCCAAAACCGGGGAGCCGGCGTTCACTCCACAAGAACCGATACCCGAAGACCAAATTCCGTGGCCGGCAAAAGGAACTCCAGAGTACGAGGAGTTCTGCGCCGATCGCGACGCTTATCTCGAAGACTCTTTTCTTACCGCCCTGAACCAAAAGTACGTACGATGAATCTGAGTCTCTTACAAAAACTCCAGAGTCTGGTGGGCCCGCTGGATCTGGACTTGTGGCCAGCACGGAGTGAAGAGCTACGGCAGATCAAGGCGACCGGTCGCGCCGTGGAATTCACTGACACTTTCGAGTTCATCGGGAGCATCGATGGCGTCAAGCGTGTCGTGATGTCGTTCGAAGCGTGGGAGGAGTTGATCTACGACCCCATTGTCATGGAAATGGTGGAGGACGTGGACGAACGGGACCGACCCTTTGACTGGGCTCAAATCGGCCAGACTCGAATTTTGGTGGATTTTCTGCCGGAGATGCATCGCGTCACAGACCCTAATTTCTATTACATAGAGACAGATTCCTGTGGCTGACACGATCGCCGCCATTTTGCTTGTCTGCGGCGTGGCTCTCCTCGCTGTGTTCGCGGTGCGGTTTATCCTCCGCGCAGGTGGAGCGGTGTTGGCAGAGGCCGCGCATTGGCAGCTTCTGAGCCGACGGTTTCTGGGCACCGGTGAACAGGAACTGAGCATCGAGGTTTCCATCGGAAACCATGCTAGCGTCAGAACGTACCGAGGCAGAGGCACCGTGTGGTATGTCAAGACCCAGGATGGCTGGAAGCGCGCAGGAACGGACGCGGAATATCGTATCGTTGAGTTGGTCCGCACGGACGACTGGAAACGTGCATGAGTCTCAAGTTTCTCTTCCTTGATGTAGACGGCGTCCTCAACGATGTCGATTGGGGGCGAAGAAACAATTTGGTCCCGGACCTCAAGTCCACGATTGATGATCTCGTCCGGTGGATCGACCCGTCCAAAGTCCTGCTGGTCAACGAAATCGTAGACCAGACGGGAGCGGATATCATACTGTCGAGTAGTACCCGGTCCGACCCCAGAATGAGCGTCGTACTGGCTCGGGCCGGGCTGCGCCCCGTGTTGGCAGCAACGCCTCTCCTGCAGTGGACGACGAATGAAGATGGGAGCGTGTACGAGGAAACAACTCGTGCGGACGAGATTTACGACTTCCTCTTCATGTGGGCTTTTGTCGACCAGGTAGAGAAGTTTGTGGTCCTGGATGACCAGGAGCATGATTGGGATCGGCTCGTTCGCTGCACTCGTATCCCACGAGAGCAGTTCCTCGTGCAGACCGATTCCCGGGTGGGAATTACGAGAAAAAACGTGGAAAGAGCCATTCACCTCTTAGGCGAACCCTCTCTTAGACGAATAGGTTAGTGAAATGCATGTTCCCGACAACATCACGAACGCAAATCTTCAGGACAGCCTAGCGGAAGAGGCGCAGGATACCACAACTGACGTTCAGGCGTACGAAACTGGGGTAACCACAGCGTCCCGTATGAGGCAAATGCAGAAGCGGAAGGCTCAGAACCGGAAGCGCCGGAAGATGGCCCGAAAGTCCCAGCGCAAGAACAGATAAGGGTTCAGGGCTAGAGGGATGGCGTTCGGGGCAATGCTTCCGGGCAACCCTGGGCGTCGTGCGGCGTTCAACTCCCGCCTAGTCCATCTACTTCATTTTTCGTCGGGGTCACTCCCCAATGCTCACCGCTGGCGCGCGGGAGGGTTCCTCGATCACGCGTCCGGCGCCCAGATGGTGCGCGAGCAGCTGCGGCGAATAGCCGGCCTCGGCCGCCTGCCGCGTCGTGAAGAGCCCATCCTGGGCGGCCGCGATCTCGAAGAGGCGGTCCCAGTCGGGCGAGCTGGCGGTCGCCCCGCGCACGCATGGACATTAAGCCACGCTTTAGTTTCGTGCAATCCCGCGGCGCACGAATCTCATTTTTAAGCGGCGGGAACGGATATGTTTTTCAGACCCGAACGGATGTACGTGTTCACGAGTTCGAGCTGCAGCAATCGACGCGGGAGAGCCAAAGCCTTTTGATTGGCAGTGTATCGCATGCTCAACCAGAGCAAAAGCTACTCGCAACTGTACCAAATGTGGAATAGGTCTTTTTCACACCGAAGACTCGTACTGCACCCGATGTAACTCGTACTGCACCCGATGTAAATGGGATATCGAGGACGGATATGCCTAAGTACGACGACTTAGTCTGGACAACTGCAGAATTAGAGTGTTGTTGCGTATTCTGCACGGAAGTCAGGAAGCCCCGCCCGGAAAAGGGCGACGAAGCGACCTTATGGGCGCGGCTGTTTGAGGTGGCAAAGTTGGCACTCGACGAGCCCGCGCCGGAGCCCACGAGGCCGTGACCGCGGGCACGGATCGCCTGACGGCGTTCTTGGCTCCCAGCCCGCCCTCGGCCGCCGGCTAAGAGCGAGATCGAGCCGACCGTGCACGGTGGGAGAAGGACGCGACGCTAGGACTGTAGGTACTCCAATTACGCATTGCACCAATTCAATTTGGTGCCTGGCAGTTGATCTGGCAAGCGAAGTCATTCCTCGTAGAGACAGCGAATCTGAAGAGTCATACCGCCAACGTTTGGCGCGAATGATCAAACGTGGTCAATTCTACCGCTTAGGTAGTGGAGAGTAGTGTGGCACAGTGTCCCTTTTGCAGTGCGGAAGAAGTCTACAATTCAGGCTTCACGATTGAGTGCGTCAACGCCGCTTGTCTCTATTTCTCGCAGAGGCACAAAGACGCATGTCTAGGGAAGACAGTACCCGGCCTTCGCTATGTCGAAGAATTGAAGGCCCGTATAATCGTCATAGAGAATCCTGAAATTGTCGAGATGATAACCATCAAGACTACAACGAATCCTCTCTATGTTGAGCTATGCCACTCTGTTGAAGGTGAGTCCATCACCCTTACTAGATTCGAGGTGCCCAAAGGTGATAGGGCCTTCGCTACAGTATCTGGCAAGCCGTTCACGGCTACGTTAACGTCGTCCAACGAGACCACCTACCAGGTCCAGGTTGAGTTACATGGCTCATCCTATGAATTGCTCTATACTACCGCTATTCTCTTCGACGAAGAGAACGAAACCTTTGAATTTCTTTGTTCTGGGTGAGCAAGATGAAGTGTCCCACCTGTGGTGCGAACGATGCATACGTAGGGTTCTCTACCGCTGAATGCCCTAATCCTTTATGCATTCGCTTCAGCCCGAAGCAGCTTGAATCAGTAATTGATGAGCGATTTGGACAAGGAGGGGAGGTAGACAACGCCTTCTCGGATGTTCCTGTCCTCCCAAAAGGTATCTTAATTCCAGTTGACGGCAAAGAGGTCGGACGCCTCCAGTGATTGGGGGTGATCTCTGCGCTATTCTGGATGGTGAATAATGAACTGACGGAGGTGAATAATGTCTATCACGATGCATGCTCGTTGCGACGAGCCGCGCTGTCACAGTGTCCAGCCCTTCTCGATGGAATCCCCGCAAGAAACAGGACAAGATATCCTAGATGCTCTGCAAAATGGGGGCTGGGGTGTTGATGGAACATTCACCGAACGTCCTAAGACGGTCCGTCTAAAATGTCCGCATTGCATGAAGCGTGAGCACGCTGTGTAAACAGCATAGGATGCTTACGCTTGCGCAACGAGCCCACCTGGTAACGCTCTACACCGAGCCCCATCGTCATTACCACAATCTTGACCATATCATGCACTGTCTTCGAGAGCTGCATGATGTGCGTCCTTTCGTCTCTGACGATGAGGCCTCCGTGTTGGAGGCTGCGATTTGGTTCCACGACGCGGTCTATGACCCACAAGCCCCTCCGGGTGTCAACGAGTGTAATAGCGCGGATCTTCTTTATCCTGGTGGCGTAGAGAGTGTCCCCATTCACCTTGTGTACGACATGATCATGTCGACATCCGATCATCAAATTCCTGATTATACGTGGGAACATACTCATCTGTTCTCCTACTTCCTCGACATCGATCTAGCGATCCTAGGACGTTCTGAGGCGGAATACCTAGATTACACACAGAAGATTCGAAGAGAGTACGCTTTTCTAGACGAAAATACCTTCCGTGAAGGGAGGCGTCGTATTCTTCTTGGTCTTCTTGCACGAGATCAGATTTACCTGTCTCAACATTTTCGAGACAAGTACGAGCAGCAGGCCCGACGTAACGTCTCAGACGAGATCTTAACTTTGGTGCCAGAGCGCTCTGTCGTAATTCATGACGAACGCACGGGACCTAGAAAGTAGGTGGAATAAAATGACTGTATCAATCGCTGCGACTGAACAGGATGGCGAATGGGTCGGAGAAGCACTGGCCGGAGTTCTACCCGATGAACTGGATTCGCGTGTGTGGATCCAGGGCGAGGAGACTGAGTACGAGGGAAGACTCACAAACCAATTTCACATGCGGGGGCAAAACCTACACGTGTTGGCCTGTGTGTCTCCTCTTCACATCCAAGACTCGGACGTGAAGAAAGTCAGCTATCACGTGATCGCTTACCGTCGCGACGGGAACAAAGTCAAGAAGCCCAATGCTGCGGATATTAGTAGGGTTCGTGGCACCTTTTTCGGTCGAGACCTAAAGCCAGAGGAAAAGATCTACGAAGGCCAGGTTGGTGACTCGAAAGCCTACCATTTCCTAACGGTGTTTGAGTATAAGCCTATTGTTGTGGTAGGTGCCTGATGCACAACAAACCCATGTCAGAATTAAGCGGAACCTTTTCTCCTCCGGAAGAGGAGAAATACTGCTGCCGAAAGTGCGAGCAGAGGGAAGCCATTTGTCGAATGTGGGAATCGTCATGTGGTGGATATGAAGACTACAAGTACGTCTGCTTGGCTTGCAACTACACATGGTGGGTTGAAGGAGCAGACTCATGAACCTTGAACCCTGCCGATAGTAAGTAGCGAGGAGGTCAAGCATGGGTCGGACCTACCGAGGTCTTAGGAGAAAATTCGGGTCCAAGAAAACTCAAAACCACAGGAAGCGGTCAAAATGGAATGCCAGGAACGGAACTCGTCTTCGGACACTGGCCACAGACCTCGCTGAATTCCAGGAGATTGTTGGCATTGAAGCCGAGTCTCTCCACAGACCGCCGGATCTATCTGAAAAGAAGCGAAAAAGCGCAGAGCGTATTACGAAGATTCTCATTTCCGAGAAAACCCCCACGGCGCCTGCTCCTGTTGTAGTTTCTGCTCCGCCTCTGAAGACACCTAAGTCCCTAAGGAGAGACTTGCGCGTGTTCTTGGACTCGCTTACGACAGAGACACTGCGGGCTAGGAAAGCCTACGCTGCTCAGCAGGTGGCGCACCTACAAAGGCTGGTGTCTCAGATGAGACAGGAATACTTGCCCGTGGACTCCTCTTTTGCTCCCGCAATTTCGAGATTCTTGGAGCGAAAAAGGTATTGGGACACACAAACCGGGCTCATTGGCCCCCTTCTCGTAGAGAGGGAATCGTCATGAAGAGAATCGCCAGATGGTAAGAGTGACCATCTGGCGATTCTCGTTGGAGGGTACTAGATGGCGCACAATCGAATCGCAGAGCTGTATGGGCTTCCCGCCGAAAAGCCCGCATCCAGCCCGCAGAAGAACTAGGTGACCCATGGGTTTGGTTGAAAAGGCGGAGACTCTCCGTGAGTTGGCCGACATCCTTCAGGTCTCCGTGAATGCGTCGCGAGAAGTTCTTGACGCTGCCAAGAAGGCCTTGCTGGTGAAGTACCATCCTGATCGGTCAGGGGGTGACGACACCATGGCCAAGGAAATCAATGAGGCTCACAGTATCCTTGTAAGCGCCCAAAAGCGCGCCCGCTTCGAGAAGCTCGCGAAGAAAGGCACGATTATTGGCAACTATCGTGTTGTCGAGAAGATCGCAGAGGGCGGCTTTGGCGCTACATACAAAGCTGAGCACCTCATCCTCAAGCATCCGGCCTGCCTTAAGCAGGGCTTCATGACAGGCCCAGAATCAGAGGCTATCCTCATGGACGAGGCTCGTGCGCTTTGGGACATGAGGCACTACGCACTGCCTGCCATGAGGGATGTCATTCGCCATGATGATGGGAGCATCATCCTCGTCATGTCCTATGTTGAGGGTCCAACGCTGGAGGAGGTCGTTGACAAGGCTGGACGCTTGGACCCAGAGAATGTGGCATGGATCACCCAGCGTCTCTTGAACGGACTGTTATACCTTCACCAACACGGCGTCGTGCACGGAGATTTGAAGCCGAAGAACGTCATCGTGCAGCCACACAAGCATCTCGCCGTGTTGGTCGATTTCGGACTGGCAGCCATTCGTCCTACCGGGAAGACGGCAGCCAAGGGATACACCGAATTATTTTCGGCCCCGGAGATGGTGGACGGGAAGCCTCCAATTCCGGAGACAGACTTGTACAGCCTGGGTAAGACCATGTTGTATTGTCTCACCGGTAGTTACGACGGGGTGTCAGCTCTCAAGGTTCCAGCGTCGACTCCAGATCCCATGTGCAAGTTCGTGAAGCGTTTGATTGTAAGAGACCCCCTCTCTCGACCAAACTGGTCGAAAGAGAATCTGATCGAGACGTTTCATCAAATGAGGGTCGATTCGTTCGGCCGTCATCAATCAAACCTCAAGCCAATTCCGGGTTTCACGGCATGAAACTGAGCGTCCAAATCGAGACTACCGAAACCGAAAAGGGTAAGGTGTCGCTATCAACCGAGCAGATTGCTCAACTTCTCTCGGAACGTGGAGTCTCGATTCCAAAGGAATCAGAACTACGAGCCTACGTAGTGATCCCTCCGGGGTTTGACGAGGGAGAGGCGGTATACCTCAGTAGGGGAGTCAATCTCATTTTTGAGTGGACCAAGAAGACCACCAAGGAGAAGCAAAATGGCTGAAGGTGATGACTACACTCCGGCAACATGGTCTAGCGGCGACAGCTTTGCGTCCGCTCGTGCGGCGTACGACGCCTATGCCGGACGAAGCTATGCGACCGCCACGTCTGCAGGGAAGACGTCGATCGACATGCTTCCAAGGTCGATCAAGACGAGTAGCCCAGCGCCCATTGTGATCGTCTGTGATGTCACTGGGTCCATGGGTGAATGGCCTGCGACTATTTTCTCGAAGCTCCCTTACCTCGATCATGAGATGAGGAAGGAGTACTTCGGAGATGGGGCTGAAGTCTGCTTCGCTGCTGTCGGAGATGCGTTTTCAGACAAGTATCCGATGCAGGCCGGAGAATTCGCCAACGGTGAGGACATGAAGGCTAGGCTAACTAGCCTCGTAATTGAAGGAGGCGGCGGAGGCGGAGGGAGGGAGAGCTACGAACTGGCGGCCCTTTACTTCGCTCGAAACGTCGAGATGCCTATGGCGGTTCGTAAGCCAATCTTCATCATGATTGGAGACGAGTTGCCGTACGACACCATTTCTCCTGACGTCTCGGAGCGGTATGCCCACACCGCTGCACCGAAGATGGCCACGACAAAGGATGTCTTCACGGAGTTGGCTGAGAAATACTCTGTGTACTATATCCGCAAGCCTTACCAGGGAGGTGGAGAGTCGGACCCGACCAACAGCCATCAACATCGAGTTTGGGCAAGCTTGGTAGGCGAAGATCGTGTCGTCTTCCTCCCTGAAGCTGGTCGCGTCGTAGACGTGATCTTTGGCATTTTCGCGAGAGAGACCGGCAAGATCGACTACTTCAAGAAGGAGTTGAATGACCGGCAGACGCCTGCGCAGGTAGCTACGGTGATGAAGTCTCTTGAGACAGTCCATGCTGCAGCACCGCCCACCAAGGCTCTCGCCAAAGGCGCCAGCACCTTGCATCGACCTGGCACCGGAACGAAGACGAAGCCTCTAGCATGAAAACTTCTCAAGTGACCTTCCACATGCCTTGGTATGTCAGGGCTGGTCAGATCATTGTACCCCTGATTCTTCTTACCGCGTGTCTCATTATCATCTTTGCCGGTCCAGAGGCATGGATGCGAGCCGTGGGAGCGGGGAGTCTAGCTCTGGTCTTGGCAGGAATCGCTTACGTTGCGACTCTATGGTTTCTTCGGGTGCGTCTGCACCGAATCTCCAAGGAAGCTTCCCTTGCAATTCGGGCAGAAGCCAAATCGATGGACACTGATCTCAAGCTTCTGGTCACTCTCTGGCCCAGCTTCCCCCACTTCCGCCCCTTCCTAAACGACCCCAGGCTTTCTGGCATTCGGCTCAATAGTGCCATGATGGCACTGCCAGAGTTGGATAAGGAGCTGAAAATTGTAGAGGCCGAACGCCACGAAGGAACCGTTCCGCTCTTCTACGACATCAAGGGCCGACAGCTACGAATTGTAGAGGTTCTTCCAGAGACATCCCACTTGGAGATTCGTCTCAACCACCCCATTTCGGTGACCACCCCTACTCCTGTCTTGTTTAAGGCGGGAGCCGACACTGCCCTGCTAGAGCGTGTCGTTGATGACGGATACCGGCTGGTCTTTAGGGGCGGTCCCAAGTACATGGTGAGAGAGGGCGAATCGATTCACATCCGCCACCCAAGCCTCGTAGTTGGCGGAGACCAATTTGTTCCTTCGGAGCTTGAGAAGATCGCTCGCGTGAAGAAGGCTGGATTCACGAAGTGGTTCCTGTCTTATGTCGAATCGCAGCGCGACGTAGACGAATTTCTTGAGCTGGTCGGACGCGATGCTGAGGTGATGCTGAAGATCGAGTCTAAGAAGGGACTCGAATACGTATCCAGAGAATTCAAGAAGAGAGACAACTTGACTCTAGTCACCGCTCGCGGAGATTTGTACGTTGAATTGGATAGACCCCATGAAATCCTGACAGCACAGAAGATGATTCTGGCGCACGACCCAGAAGCCTGTGTGGCGTCGAGGCTGCTGCTGTCGATAGTCAGGTCTCCAGTGCCTGCGTGCTCCGATTTCTCTGAGCTGGCATGGTTGTACGATATTGGGTATCGGAACATCATGCTCTGTGATGAGTTGTGCCTTAAGGAAGAATTCCTGGGCCCGGCTGTAGCCGCGTTCGATGCATTCCGAGAATCATATGCGAATGACCGAGATTTGTTTTCCTCTCCCTTACGAGTGGACTGAGTTCCCTAGACTCCTTTCAAAAGAAGGGAAGTTCGGGGCCGTCAGGAAACACGACGTTCACACTGGAGTGGACATCTATACGCGCGAGAACGCACCGGTCCTAGCGATGGAAACCGGTAGGGTAGTGTGCATTGAGCAATTCACAGGACCTCCTGAGTCTCCTTGGTGGCTTCCTACTGACGTCATTCTTGTCGAGGGGCCAAGCGGTGTCATCGCCTATGGAGAAGTGACTCCGAAGGTATCCGCAGGAGACTTGGTTTGCGTAGGTCAGGAAATCGCAAACGTAGTTCCTGTTTTGAAGCCAGGCCAAGAGCGTTCGGATATACCGGGACACTCACGATTCATGCTTCACCTGGAACTGTACATTCCAGGTACTCGCAGTACTGTTTGGTGGAAAAAGGGAAATCCGCAGCCGGAAGAATTGCTCGATCCCACGCCGATTCTAGTTCGAGCGTGGAACGAAAGGAGTTTGCGTCATGGAATCAGTTCATGACCTACCGTTGAATCCCGCAAAGTACAACATCTTCATGTTCTACGATGGGTATGTCGAGAGCAATTCGACAAGCCCTGTCGTTATGAGTTTGCGCAACGACAATGGGATGCGCGTAGAATTTCCGGATGCGCCAACGCCTTGGGAGGCGTGGGAAGTCTCGTTTGCTTCATTAAGAGCCGCCTATTTGGCGGTTGTGAAGTACCACAAGGGATTTTCTCTTGACTCCGAAGCAGCTATACTTCCGCCATGTTGCCAAAAAGCAGTCAAGTCCGAGGCACGCTTTTGTCCTGAATGCGGAGAGTCTACCAGAGAACGCAATAGTCGACTATTCCCTGAGGACCCCGAAGACCGCAAGTACATGTCTGTAGACGTTTTGTCCCACCTGTCCTCCAGCACATGTGACTCTTATGGGTGGGATCCTATCGAGGCTGCAGCCGATCGTGGATGGAACATACCTGGATTCATCGGAGATGGCATTCTCACGGTGGTCCACTCTTATGCTTCCGACATCCTTATGAACTACGACGAGATTAAGGAAGTACGTTGGATCTGGGATAAGGAGATTCAATTCTTGTCTTCAGATGTAATCAGCTTACACCAGATCAATGGGCTACCGAATCTCCGCGGCTAAGGTCGTAGCTTGCTACGATTGCCACAACCCAGTACCTCTGGTACGATCCAGGCAGTTGCAGCCGCCGTTCGTCGAAACGCCACAAGAGTTCTGCGTTGACTGCTACCTTCAGAGGCTACGCAGTGAATTAGAGAAACTCGAAGAGGCTTCTCTGCGGCCCTAACCGCCGCCTCCATCACCACCGCCGTCCCCGCCAAATGTCACGTCAAGAGCGTCAGCAGGAGCGCCAGCATAGTCCTTGCGCTTCTTTTTCTTCTTGCGCTTCTTCTTTTTCCGGGCGAGAATAGAAAGAGCGGCAAGCCTCTCAAGGCGTCGAGCGAGTTGTAATAGACGGTGGTCTTGCATATCTACGTCCCTGACCCGTAGATAGTCTGTAAAATGGCAAAAGTGAAGAGGACCAAGAAAAATGTGGAGGAGGAAGAAAAGCTCTTCTTCCATGACGTCCTCACCCCAGAACTAGCAAAGCTGCAGGCTGAAGCCGAGGACTGGATTCCCCCAGAAATGCCAGAATACGATGGGGACCCTTTAGACCTTACTCCGGAACAAGAAGCCGAGATCTGCAAGCTAATACGAAAGAGCAGAGGACACGATGACGACTCAGAGTGAATACTTGGAGACCCTAGAAGATACAGAGCTACATCTTGACTCGCCTCTTCCCCTTGAGTTGGCAGGTGGTGGGTCTAACTGGGTAGCCACTTGGATTGAGACAGGAATTGAGGGAGAAGGGGATAGCCGCGAAGCCGCTATTGATGATGCCAGAAAGGCTATTCTGAAGCGCTACAGGGAGCTTGAGAAGAAGCTCAAGAACTCTGAGCGTCTCAGGGTCGAAGAAGAGATTGCCTGGGTCTCTATGTGCCATTACATAGTGAATGTAGGTCGAGGTCGCGTACGCCCAGGCGAGGAATTCACAGTAGGTACGTCTAGAGACGATGACTACAAGGGTCCGGTATTTGGATGAGCATTACATCCTATAACTGGATAGTAGTTCATGAAGGCATGTCTTCGGACGGAAATCTAGGTACCCCTCGTTGGGAGATTCTGTGGCACCGGTTTTTCCGAAGTAAGATTATCGCGAAAGTGGCCTACTGGTGGGTGAGTAGGCGAGCAGGCCCTGAAGACCAGGTATCAATCACTAGCGTGGTCAAGCGTCCCGACGCCATCGGAGCTTACCGCTAAATCATTTCCAAGACAGCGATCGCGTAGGACGGTCCGGGGAAGGTCTCTCTTGAGGGGATGACAGTCCCAGGGCCGTTTGCATTTGGCCCGCTTGCGGTGACCTGGGTCCGTAGCGAAGCTTTTCAGTGTGGTATAGAGCGTCTAGAATACGAAAAGTCTCCAACGCGAATTGTATGTCCTTCTGGACCTGTTCGAGTCTGTGAACTGGCCCCTCATGTCCTGACCTTCTCTCGTAACCTCTGCCCAGTATTGATACATCATTACTGCTAACGAGATCAAGGGGCCCACACAGTAGCCTGCTTTCCGCTATCCGTGCTCCGCTTGGCCGGAGGTCCGACGATAGCAGCTAGCGCTGCCCATGTAAGACCAGCATTATCTCCTGCCTTCACATCCACACCACCAGCACCTGCCAGCGTTGAAGTCGTATTGACCTGGGCAGATCCATCCCGCTGAACTTCCACAGGGATCCCAGACGCCATCGTAGGAACGCCTGAATCAGCTGGCACGAGCTGCGTCGCTGTACTGAATGCCATCATTCGCGCGTCTTTGATCGTAAATACGTTACCGAGAGCTGCTCCAGCATCGACAGCGATTACGCCTTGCGTTACTATCTGCGCGCCGACACCTGCATCAAGAATCGCACCGGCACTTCGATGGATGAGTAGCGTCGGTTTCGCTACGCTCGGTCCGCTTAGGTTCACACGTCCTTCCATGCGGCCAGTGAGAGTAATCTTCCCACGAAGGGTCGCTGTTGAGTTGATGGTAAATAGTCCAGTAGCAGGAAAGTTTCCAGGCCAATAATCGCCGAGTAGAACACAACCATTCGAAAGCGAGATCCTGCCTGCACAGCAGAAACCACCTCCAGTTCGCACTAGTACCGATCCTGGTTGGAGCGTCGTGTCGATCGATACCCCGGAAAGCGTACTTGGCGACAGGAACGCGTGTCCGTTATCGGACGTATTGCACGCGCCACCACCTCCATTTGCATTGAGTTGGCAACCGGAGAAGATGCAGAAACTATTACCGCTAACCGTCAGGCTATCCATTATGCGGATGTTCTCGAAACGCACGGTGGTAAAGGTGCCCTCCGTTAGCGCACGGACTTGTGAAGAGGTCTGCGTAGCACCACCGGGAATGCCACCAAGATTCACGCTCGGTTGAACGATACGAATTTCGTCTGTTACAGCCGGGACGTAATCCTGCGTCGGATGGACCAACAATTCTTGCGTGGACAAAACGGTGCGAAGGATGATCCCGCGCGCAACCTCAACGCCACCTTGATAGATTCGCACGAAATTGCCAGACCACTGGTCATTCACAGTGATCGTCCCACCAGGCATCGTGTACTTCGCCCTGTTACCCGCGAACACTACTGCCGCACTTGGCGTCAAGGGCCCTGCCACGAGCGTATAGCGCGGATCATCCACTCCGCCGAGATCGGCAGAGTTGGTCCAGGACTGCACAACGATAGAGAAATTCGGCGGCAATAGACCGTTACCCGGGATCTGCGTGTATTCCTGCACAATGTAGGACATCTTCCCGAGTGGGCCGTCATACGGCGCCACGATGCGGATTACATAGTTGATACTGTCCGAAGTTGATTCTTGACGAATGATCTTCGGCGCGTCACGAAACGCGCGAGCGACAGTCGCCCAGGGATTATCCCTCGTGCCGTCACCGGTGTCGTCATCACCTGTGGCTGCTACATATACATATCGCGTAACTGCAGGAAACGTAGGAAAGAAGTTGCTCTGCAAGTACGCAATCGTAGCCCCTTCTGCAAAGTCATCATTAGAACTCGTTGTCGGAGTTACGCTGAAGCTGATCAAGCCCGCTTGCTGTAATTCATGTAGCCGCGGCGCAATCTTTTCAAGCTCATTGAGCGAAAGGTCTGCAGTCTTTACGCTCAGAGCTTGTACAACACCCAGAGTGCTGTTGATGCTAACTACTGAGCGGGTGTTATTCGTGATGATGATATGCATATTCTTTCCTGATGCGCGATGGCTTCTAACGACTGATACATGATACTGCTATACGATGAATTTATCGAATGATATCCGAGAGCTGGCGGCGATCTGCGGCGAGGTCCGCAAGATGAGTTGCAACTCCTAGAATTCGTTGGGTAATATGCTGACGCATGTTTCTAGATAACTAGCAACAATAGAGTCTCGAAAACCGCTACGTTATCTGATGAGAGTTAGACGCACCTCGGTCTCCGAACCCTAACGATAGTGGAATTGGAGAAAGTCCTGCTAAGCAGGCCACGATTTTCGTGATCCGAGGTGCGTTTTGCCTTAGTAAGGCAGCAACCGAGGAATGGTTGATGGCTACCGATAGCAGACAAATCGAGCACCTCTTGAAACAGCTTGACGAAACTTGGTCGAAGGTGCATCCTGGAAAGCGGGTTGTTGGGGCGGACAGAGACGGAAATCCTTGCGTCTTCGTCTGTGAGGACCTCAGTACTCCAATCGGCCGGTTCGACTCTGACTTAGAGGCCAAGGCATTCGCGCAGGCGCCTGAAGTTGTTGAGAACCTCATGAGTCTTGTAAAGAAGCTCGTGAAGGAACGTGATGAGGCCCGTACTGCCCTGAGGGAGATCCAACAAGTGGCAGACCCAGCTCTAGACGCCTTCAACGAGCAGAAGCCAGTTGATATGGCGTCTGTGCTGAGGACAACCCATCACTGGGCTCAGTACATACTGAGTCAGTAGCGGCTCTAGTCTCAACAACACTTGAGTTAGTCTAAAGGAAAACGAATGTCGAAGGAAGCTTGGTGGAATCGAGCCCAGACCCCTGCTGCAGTTCGAAGCGATACCCACGAATGGGTTTTTCAGTGGGCTCAACAGGCTCTTGCTCTTCGGGCTATTGAAAAGGGTGAGCCTGCTCCGCTCCGCGTCGGAGCAGCAGGCCCCGTAGCCCACGAGAAAGTGTATCAGCAGCTTTCTGAACTACTCCAAAGCCAAGGAGCCGCTCGCGTCGAAGAATCATTCTATGTCTGGGATGATGACTTCGAAGAAGTATACGTATGGGAAACTGGAGCGGCCTTCATCACAAGTGCGGATGAAAGCGTTCAGCTTGGCGTGAACGTAGTCACAACGGACTATGATTTCGCTGAGACCTTCCGCAAATTCCTTCACGAAAACATCCTTCGTCAGGCTAAGACAAATCGAGGCAGAGTTTACATTCTAGTTCAGACGGAGCAAGGGATTCGGCCGAATCCCCTTGGATTCGCGGCAGTACCGCTAGAGACTGAGAACTACGACCCGTCAATTCGTGATGCAATTACAAAGACGGTTTCTGACCTTCAAACCCCATTTCCTGATGGTCGTTTGACCATCTTGGAGGGACCGCCTGGCTGCGGCAAGACATTCCTCATTCGTTCTTTGGTCCACGAGATTCCCTCTGCCAAGTTCATTTTCGTCCCGCCCGCCATGGTTCCAAATCTAGGTGATCCATCACTAGTGAGTGCGCTTCTCAGCCTTCAAGAAGAAGGAGGCATGCACTCAGAAGATGAATCACTTTATGTAGGGCCGACAGTCCTCATCTGCGAGGACGCAGACTCCATACTGACTACGAGAGCGGCAGACAATATGCCAGCGATCTCATCAGTGCTGAACCTTACTAGCGGTCTTCTCGGAGATGTCATTGACATCCGAGTGATCGCGACCACCAACGCTCCGAAGACCGAAATCGAACCAGCTCTACTTCGGAACGGCCGCTTGGCTCAATACATACAAGTGCCGCCGGTCGAGCGAGCACAGGCAGACTCAATCCTCTGCAGACTTGTTGAGGACTCGACACTGAAGGTGAACAAGTGGCCTCCTGCCAAGATCCCAGGCTTCAATCGTCGTGGATCCGTTGGATTTATGTCGAATGATACGACTCTACTTCACGACAAGGTTTTGCTAGCCGACGTTTTCAAGATTGCGAAGTCGTACGGCTGGAAACCAAAGACCGTGAAGCCCAAGTCTGACGCCACTAGAATTACACCACGGCGTCCGCGTCCCTACAAAGTAGATTCGGCAACTCACAGTTCTACAAAAGCTTCACCCAAAACCGCAAACAGACCCCTGCGATAACCGAATGTCCATACTAAATCCTGAAGAGGGCCGGGCCGTTCAACAAATCTCATACTATTGGACGGGACCCGGCCCGTCCTCTAGTCCAGACGAGATTAGAGAATGGGAGCAAACCAAATCAACGGTGCGAAGGATTCCGTCTCGGGACATTGCGTTCCTGCTGTCTCTGTTGAAGAAAATTACTCAACGACAAAGCAGCATTCCTCCAGCGAGGTGAGTATGAAGCGGCCCATCTCTGTTCGTTCAAGATGGCTTTGGATCCGTAGTTTCGGGGCCATTTTAGCCCTTGCGCCAGGGGTGGTTTTCATGACTGCAGCAGTTATGGCTTCTGAGGACATGGAGGTTGTCACTCCGTTTCTTCACTATCTGCTCGTTTCATCAGTAGCTCTGTTGGTTGGATACCTGTTCATGAGGAAGGGGATGGCCGAGGAAGAGCGGGACCGCATTCGTGCGATTGTTCGGGAAGTCCTTGACGAGCGCTCTACCCAAGTCACGCCGCCCGGTATACGCCTAACGCCGCCGACAACGAAGCGAGTCTCTCCGGATGATGTGGCTCGTGCGCTTGGGGCTACGGACAGCAAAGTGACACAGCTACCGTTCATGGAGAACGACGATGCTTCTCGTTGATATTGCAGTAGGGGACGCATACGGGGCCGGATTTGAATTCCGGCCCCGTATGTTTGTGGAAGAGAACAACACGGGCGAAACATTCTTCGCTCATGCATTGGGGCCCCACGGTCCTGGTGAGTACACGGACGACACACAGATGTCGATCGCGATCGCGGAGCTTGTACTGCAGCATCGACACAGCCCATACGGTCTCTCACAAGAGAAGATTGCGGAAAACTTCCTTCGGATTTTCAAGAGAGACCCGCGAGAAACATACGCTAAGCACTTCTTCGAGTTCTTGAAGACAGTCGCCGACACGCAGGATTTCCTCGCAAGAATCAAATCAGATAGCCGTCGTTCTGGGGCTGCGATGCGAGCGTTGCCTGCAGGAGTCTATGACACACCAGAAAAGGTGATTTGGTTTTCGCATCTGCAGGCGTCAGTTACACACAATACCAAGGAGGGGAGGGACAGTGCTGCAGCCGCAGCCCTGATGTACCACTACTTCTGGTATGGCTTAGGACCAAAGAAAGATCTCCATGAATACCTCGACGCTTACGTGCCTGGGTATGAGTGGGGAAACGATTGGAATGGATTCTGTCCTTCTGACGGAATTCCCTGCGTCAAAGCCGCTGCAACTGCGATAAGATCCTCTAACGATCCGATGGCACTCCTAGTCAGGAGTGTTGGATTTTGCGGAGACACCGACACTGTGGCTGCCCTCGCTTACGGAGCCGGGATGGCGTCGAGAGAAATCTTTCGAGATGACTCCACGCGCCATCTGGAAAAGTCCTTAGAAGACGGAAAATACGGCAGGACGTATCTACAGGAAATTAGCCGGCAGTTGTGTACTCCGGTGAAAAGATGGAACCCCCGGTCTTCGACTGATTTTGTCTGGAGCTAAGCGAATGAAGAAGATTCACGTACTTGGTGGCGGTACTCTATTCCACGTGCGCCCCCATCTTGCTCTTTCGGCTCCAGCCGGCGGCAAGACAGCTAGAGCAATTGCCAGAATGATCACCTATTGGCCAAACCCTCTCTTCGAAGGTATGGAGGTTTGTCTCCATCTTACTAAGATGGGATCGCCTGACTCTAAGATTGAAACCAACTCCGATGTCGAGAAGCTCGTCGAAAAGATTGTAGCCGATCCTGAGTCGAAGATGGTTTTCTTCTCTGTAGCGATGTGCGATTTCGAAGGATTCATCAAGGATACCTCTAGTTCCGGTTCGCGTATGGACTTTGATGGTATAGTGTATACCAACACAGACTCAGGTAAGGACCAGCCGAGACTTCAAACCCGTCAAACTGACGGCAAGAGTGCGTCTTACTTAATGTCTCTATACCCCGCTGCCAAGATCATCAGCAAGATTCGCGAGACCCGCAAAGACATCTTCCTAGTAGGATTCAAAACCACCGCCGGGGCTACAGAAGATGATCAATTCGACGCCGGACTAAGGCTGTGCAAAGAAGCCCATTGCAATCTAGTGATTGCTAACGATGTTCACACTCGCGTGAATATGATTATCACGCCAGAGCAAGCTCGTTACTCCGTCACCACTGATAGGGAGAGGGTGCTCTCAGACCTAGTAGAGATGGCAGGCTTGAGGTCAAAGGGAACCTTCGCCCGATGCAAGATAGAGGAAGGTGAACTTGTAGAGTTCGGCTCTGAAGAGGTCCCTGAGGCCTTGCGCAAGGTAGTTTCCTTCTGTGTCGAGAAGGGAGCGTATCAGCCATTCAACGGCAAATGTGTTGGTCATTTTGCTGTTAGGAAGCCAGATGGATCAGTTCTGTGCAGCATTAGGCGCTCTAATTACAACGATGGTATCAAACTGGTACGCATGATTACCCTAAACGAGCGTGAAACTATTGCGTACGGTGCACGTCCCAGCGCGGGTAGTCGGTCTCAGTGGATCATGTTCAACAAGAATCCAGACCTGGACTGCGTTGTTCATTTCCATTGTCCACTCAAGCGGGGCAGCTTTCTAAGCACCAGAGTTCAGAGGAACTTTGAATGTGGATCGAATGAGTGCGGCTACAACACGGCAGCCGGGCTCGTGCCTGTTTCTGACGACGGGATGATCTACGCTGTGATGCTTGACAATCACGGGCCTAACATTCTGTTCAATTCGAACGTCGACCCAGAGCGAGTAATCGCATTCATCGACGAAAATTTCGATTTGTCGAAGACCACGCGCGGATACACAACAGACAAGGTTTGAGCTGTCATGAAGACGATTTTTGAAGACGGTGACATGGTGTTCTATGAAGGCGAACGCTGCACTGTTCGTGGAACGCATAAGAAGGTCAATGGTAAGGACGGGGTCCACGTTTCGAAACCCAATGGGGACATTGTCCTAGCCCCCACGTCAGCACTTCAGACGTATGATACATGGCTGCTTGACCAGTGTGTTGAACTACTCAATGAGTACGAACAGTGGGAAGCAAATCTCACATTGGATGAGAATGACGCCGTCTTGGAGTCGATGTCCGCAGAGAACTATGACATGATGATTCGCCTGCAGACTAGGCGAAATGACATAGGACGAGCATTGGCCCACCGAAACATGGAAAAGAACTGAAAGACGGCGAATCGATGGATGTGGTGGCGGTGGGTCCCACTTGGGTTGACGAAATCGATCCGATAACAGGCCATTTGCCTCTTCTCTGATACCGTTCCTTCTGGTGAGAATCCATGCTTGTAAAATGCCAAGCATGGATTCTCTCGTTAAAACGGCCTTAACCTCAGAGGGTGTCTGGCTGGCGAAAGGCGATGCTTTCGACTGGATCAAAAAGATCCCAGATGAGTCAGTCGATCTCGTGATTACTGATCCGCCTTATGAGTCGCTGGAGAAGCATCGCTCCACAGGAACGACAACTCGGCTCGCCAAGAGCAAGGCGTCAAATAACGAGTGGTTTGGGGTAATCCCTAACGAGAAGCTCTACGACCTTTGCCGTGAGCTGTATCGTGTTCTACGACCCCGTACACACTGCTATATCTTTTGTGATGATCCTACCTCCGACTTGTTGAAGCACGTTGGCGTCCAGGCAGGCTTCTACTGCTGGAAGAGGATTGTATGGGACAAGATGGTAATGGGAATGGGGTATCATTACCGGGCTAAGTACGAATTCATTCTCTTCTTCGAGAAAGGCCGAACACCCTGGAAGCCAGAGCCAGGGAAGGTATTTCACGGAACGCGTCAGTTAGCAAATCGCTCTATCCCTGATGTCATTCCTGTGAAGCGGATAAAGCACCCCGACGCCTATCCCACAGAGAAGCCAGAAGAGCTGATCAAAATTCTGCTGACCAATTCCTCAGAAGAAGGCGACCTAGTGATCGACCCATTTATGGGTAGCGGAGTTACAGGAAAAGTGGCACTTCAAAACTCCCGCTACTTCTGGGGCTGTGACATCTCACAAGACAGTATCACCCGTTCAGTCAAGGTCATGAAACCGTTTACGAGGGCTTATGCGGACGCGCAAGATCTCTGATCTCAACGAGTATCATCGTCTACTTGAAAATCCCGAAAATCTCATCGGAATCGCTTTCTTCGTCAAAGAACTCGATCAGGTGATTCTCTTAGGAGATCTCGCCGGCTGTGGTGTCGTTGCCCAAGCTGACAACTTGTGGGAGGCGATTGAGGCATTCGATTCCATTGCGAGAATGAACGAATCCGAGGTTAGCGAGCAGTTCGGTGAACATATTGTGCAGCTTCCTCTTACGGACGATGAGCTACTTGCTAAGACTGCTGCAGTTGAGTCCCTGCGAGAGAGTTTAGCTGGTCGGGCTGGGATTCGAGATGTAAGAGCTACCGCTACGTCGATTGCCGTTATCATAGAAGAAGAGGGACAATACGATGGTCCCTGGGAGTGGGAAGGATTTCCGGTATATGCCGAAGCTGAAGTCTAGGAATCATTACATACTGCTGACAGCGGTCGACGGACGAGTAACTAACGAAACATACTGGGTCCACGTTCCTGGCCGATTGAAGTTCGCTTTTCACCCAAAAACCGATCGCAACTGGGCTGCTGAGCACATTATAGGTGATAAATGTGTTCAGCTGAGGCGAACCACACTAGTAACGCACACTCCTGTTTCGGCAATTCTCCTGCATAGAAGAAATGGCTTTGTCAGGGAATTGGGAGACAAACTAGGAGATAGTGCTACCCGAGCAATTCGCTGGAGACTTTTAGCTCGAAAGCCGAGGATTCATGAAACTTGAGAAGCTATCTGGAGTCCATCTGGAAAAGATGAGAGCTGCCTGTCAACTGGCGGCAGATTGCCTACTTATGGTGGGCCCCCAAGTCAAACCTGGCATAACCACTGACGACATTAATACAATGGTCCATAATTGGACGCTAGAGCGCCGTGCTTACCCCGCTCCGTTAGGGTATCGAGGAGCATCACCTGTTCCGTTTCCCAAGAGTGTTTGCACGAGCGTCAACGAAGTGGTCTGTCACGGAATCCCAGGACCTAGAGTTTTGAACGACGGTGACATCGTCAATGTAGACGTTACACCAATCCTAGACGGTTTTCATGGAGACACCAGCTTGACGTTCTACGTCGGAACGCCGTCAGAAGATACAAAGCGCCTCGTCGAGACAGCTAGGGAGTGCTTGGCGGCAGGAATTGCTGAAGTAAAGGACGGTGCCCGCCTGGGAAACATCGGTGCTGCTATCCAAGAATTGGCACATGCTCGTGGATTCAGCGTAGTAGAAGACTACGTCGGTCACGGTGTTGGAACCAAGTTCCACATGCCTCCTCAGGTCCGTCATTATGGAACCCGGGGCGCCGGCGAAAAGATGAAAGCCGGAATGATCTTTACCATTGAGCCAATGATTAATGCAGGCTCAAAGCATACAAAGATGCTTGAAGACGAGTGGACGGTTGTGATCGTAGACGGAAGTCTGTCTGCTCAATTTGAGCACACTGTGTTAGTCACGAAAACCGGATGTGAGATCCTTACAGCTCGTCGTGATGTAGCAGCAAATTCAGAAGATCGAACATGACCTACACTGCCATTGGCATAACGGTTTACACTTTGGGCGGAAAGGTCATCCACGATGCGGATTCCGCTCGTGCGCGTTATGAGCCGAATAAGTCCGACCTTTGGAATGGGCATTTTTCGAACTACGGTTCGGAAAGGATTTTATGGTGCTCCACAGAACTTCTCTCGTTACAGGATGCTTTGTAGAAACACACGGACGTGGCCAACAAGAAAAGGGCTTCACCCCATTCGTCCACCCAAGATGGGATACCACAAAATCGCGTGCTAGGAATGCAAGGGAACGGGCGGAGGATAAGCCATAAGTACGAGTCCGAGGAATAATTCAGACCTTTCGCAAATACCTGATATATTACAGGTATGCGAAAGAGGTATAAGGGCCTTTCTTACGGGACCCCGCTTGCGCTGAGTGACGAGATGATTGTGGCCGTGCTGAATGGCCACAAGACTCATACCATTCGCGCACTGTCGCGGAAGGAAGCAAACAAGTGGCAAGAAGAGGTCGACGGCTGGCCTTGCTACTGGAGCGTAGCCGACGAAGACTGGAAGCGCCTCCCGGCTCCTTATGGAGAGATCGGCGACTATCTCTGGGTTCGGGAGTCGTACCGGCTCCGTGACGACGGCCAAGCCGAGTACAGGCTAGACATCGACCCAAACCGCGAGACGCCTAATTCCGACTGGTTGCCAGTCGTAGGCATGCCAGAGGAATGCTCGCGACTGTGCCTTCAGATTACCGGATATCGCTTCGAGCCGCACATCCAGGAACTGAGGCCGCTAGATGTGTACCGCGACGGTTTTGCTTCTGCGTTAAAGGGAAAGCGGGGCAAAGCCGACATCCGGAACCAATTTGCGCGATACTGGAACACAAGGTACCGCGCATTATCGGACAAATGGGAAGCAAACCCGGCTGTTTGGATTACCGAGTTCAAGCTTCTCACTCTTGAAGAGAATCGTGCCCTGAAGAAGGCAAAAGACTTCCTCAGGTAGCCTCAATCTCGATAACGAGCCTGAAGGTAGGCTGCGTTCACGATCTCTCTGCCGACTTCGCCGTACTCACGGTGAAGAGTGATGCGGTTCATGTCGCGGCCAGAGCGGTACCCAGCATTAGCTGCCCAGGCGTCTCTTGGTGCCAATGTTCTGAATGACTCGATGACACATCCCCGCATCTCCTTCTTGACGCTATGGTGGATGTGTCCGCAGTACCAGAATCGATGAATCGTTTCACCCCAGTCAGAGGCCCTCTCTGCAGCCATGATGGACTCAAGGTCACCATGCTTTGTATTGTGGCCGTGTGTGATTCCGATAAGGTTCTTACCAAACCTATGCCAGTGGAAGCGGCTGGGGCTCATATCGATTTCGACGCGAGGTTCGTTTCGATAATAAGCACTGAGAACCACACTCAGGAACATTGCAGAATGATCGTCGTGATTGCCAATTTCATTGACGACTCGAACTGATTCATGATGCTTGAGGGCCTGATCGATCATGAATACCATGATTTCGATCCCAACCTGGAGGACCTTGGGCCACCGGCCGTCAACGTCGAGAGCATGGCCCGATCTGGATGTTCTGTTCTGCTCGTTATCGGCGTGGAAGAAATCACCGAGGTTGACGATCAAGGCTTGCTTGGTTCGGGGTCCCCTGGTTACCAATTCTTGCATCGCAGAAGTCATCACCTTCTGCGCTTTGCCTAGATCGAAGTCCTCCCCCGTCTCCGGTGCCCAGCTCAGCATCCCGATATGGGGATCGCCCATAGGATACACCGCAAGCAAATCGTCGGAAAGAGAGCCCGTTGGCTTCGGAATGCTGCTTTCTCTCGCAGGAATCTGCGTCGGAAGCTCGCGCATCAATCGAAGAAGTAGTTCTTCCCTACTCTCTGATTCTTTCCTGGTTTTTACCCACTGAGCAAGAGTATTGCCATCTCCGGAAACCAGAGTCGATACTCCCGAGATGATATGTCCCTCGGGGACTTGGTCTGTCAGCATGCCGGGAGCCTGACTCAGGGGAGTCTTGATCCACTGACGTTCGATGTCTCCGGCCTTGTCTAGCTGAGTCGAGATCTGCTTAACAAAGTAGCCATCCGGCACAGCGGGGTCGAGAGGGAGATCATCTGCTCCCACAGGCCCATGGATCGCTTTGCTCTTCGTGTCGGCTAGAGTCTTCAAATGAGACCAGGCCATACACGCGTCGATGTCTGTACGTGTTACGTCATCCCCGGCATTCTTAAGGAAGACGTCTCGATGAAGGTCCTTCACCGGGACACCAAGCTTCTCTGCAACTTCGATGACTTTCTTGATCATCCAAGAAACATGCTTCGTTGTCCCTCGATGCGGCTTGCTCATGCAATCCTCGTAGTAGAAGCCCCAAAAAGCGGGGCAAGACAATCAGACTGCTCTGAACCGCTGCTGCTGTTGTAGTACATAAGCCTGTGGACAGGGCCGTCTAAGCGTAAGAGATGTCGGGAGTAGTTCCCGACGTACGCTTTCTCCCCGTTTACAGAGCTATCACGTTCGGAACGTCGTAGAAGCGGAGCGCATCAAAAGAGGCCACGTGGAAGTTCTCTGGACGTACCGCCGTCTTGCTGAGACTCGAAGAAGTCGGAGAATGTCCCCTTAGGGATTCCGATCTCCTTGTCCTTCTTTTCCTCTTTCGATTTCTTTAGCGCTTTCAAGTATCGTACGATCGTGTCCTTGCGCTTCATCAGGATTTGCTGCGCCTTGATGACTAGCTCGCGAAGCTTCGGGTTTTTCAGCACTAGCTCGGGTTTCGCTTTAGCGTGTTGCACAACACCTAGTGCCCGTGCTGCCATGACGAACGACCGATAAGAAAGGTAGATCGCCTTCTTTTCCTTGGTGTCTAGGAATTCTCCGAGATCAATGTGAGTCGGACTGTGTTCCAGATGCAATGCATCTTGATAGAAATTCCTATTCCGGTTTAGTTGAGGGTTTACTCGTCGCTTGTTGTAGATTGCAAAGATATTCTCATCAAGCGCCTCGGCCATCTCGGAGCCCACGCCAAACAACTCTTCTGCCTTGTCTACGATGACCTTCGTAAGCTGGTCAACGACGCCTCTCATCTGTGATTCAGCTTCACTTAGCTGATTCGTGACAGCTTCTTCCGCTGAGGTATCCTTCATCTCCTTTGAGGGCTGTGATGGAGGCGCCTCAACCTTGACAGAATCCATCGCCTTCTGCAGAATTGATTGTACTTGTGGGATAAGCTCCGCAAGCCTCTCCATTACGGAGTAAATCTTTTCCCGTACTCTAGGGTCGGACTTAGCGCGCTCCACAAATCGGTGATTCTGAAGCAGGCCTCCTAGCATTGCGACTTTGATAAACCTGTCAAACGAATTGAAGAAGTACATCACGGAAATGTTGCCACTCGTGGCACGCGAGAGTTCTTTCCACATATCGTCTAGGCTATTATGGGTTTCCTCGATCACAGACACGTCAACTATGCCGGCATTTGTGACCACCCTGCCTACTTCTTTAACCGCCTTGTTTAGGGCCGTCCTACCCGCCTCATCTAATGCGGGCTCAATGTATTTGGCTGCACGGAAGAATTTGCTGCGCACGTCCAAGAGAATCTTCTTGGACCGCTCTGACATGCGATCGATCAGCGCCTCTTCCGTAGCCAGAGCGACCTTTCGAAGGCGGTGTACGAGCGCTAATTTTGTGGCTACTTGCTGAAGTCGCAGCTTCAGATCTTGTCGCATCTCAGCACTTCCCGGTAAAAAGGATAGTCGGAATGAGGCTAGATAACCCCTTAGATCACGCCTATAAATGACCTTGTGGGTGAGCATTCACGCTGTCGTTAGGGGCACCGAAACGCAAGGTTTTCGCACTCTTTGCGGCCCCAAAAGGCCGATTTTTGTCGTTAACGAACCCTATGAATAGTAGGAAAAAGACCTCCTACGGAGGCAGAAAGGGCTCAAAAATGCACGATATCAAGTCCAAAATGAAGGCGCTCTCGCGCAGAATTTCCCATCTTCGGACCAGGATTGAAGAGGGGAGTTCTAGCCCAAAGGCTGCTTCGTACGACAAGGCAGAAATGAATGCACTCCACGATTTGCTACGAGTGGCCGCTGTGTACAATGATGCCAGAGGGCCGAATGGCTCTCATGTAGAGAATACTCTGTACATGGCCCGAGACGTTCTCTCTGACACTCTGTCTACATGCAGCACACAACTTGACCCGGACACCAAAGAACGGCTTCAGACTGCGTGGGAAAAGGTTAACGAGAGCATCGGAGTGATTCGAAAGTTAGCTAACGATGTTGAGAAGGATTCTTGAACACCAAGAGAGGTACGTAGTCGTCGACTTCCAAAACACTCTGTGGAAGTCGTGGATGGCAAAGCCTGGAAAGGGTGGGGTTGATTTATGTAGGTCTGACGGATATCCTACAGGACACGTTTTTAGGTTCTTCCGTACGATCTACAAATGGAAGCGCGACTTCCAGGGCCACTTAGTCTTCTGCTATGAAGGAGGGGAACGTCAGCGATACGAGGTGTTTCCCGACTACAAAGCCGGTAGAAAACGAGACCATGAATTCAACCCTGCGCCGGACGTGAAACGCCTGCTTAGTCTCATCCGCTGTACAGAACTACGACCCGTTGAGGCAGAAGCAGATGACGCTATTGCTGCGTTCGTGAAGAGGAAGCCGAACGCGCTACACCTAGTATTGTCGTCAGACAAGGATTTATGGACGATTAGGGGCCCTAACGTCCAAATCGTTTCATTCCAGGAAATGCTTTCTGAGCAGGATATCCAAAAATCCTGCGCCAAACACTACGGTGTTGCGGCCCCAAAATCGATCACGTTAGCTAAAGCTCTCTTTGGCGATAAGAGCGACGGACTTCCTGGAGTTCCTCGCTTGCTCAAAAAGCACGTCAGCGAGGTTTTGGAGCAAGCGTCCGACCCTGACGAGTTGTTTGCGATGCTAGACGCCGTTCCTCAGAAGACAGCAGACAAGCTCCGCGAGTACGAGGAGCACATCAGGAAGATGTACAGCGTTGTCCAGCTTCGACCTGATGTAAGGATTCAGCGTCGCGAGAGAGCCGGAGACGAGAGGGCGCTGCGGAAGTTCATCAACGAATTCGAGTGTTCGTCTCTGCAGCCTATGATCAAGCTGATGTGCGCCTGAGCAACCTGTAAAGGGGGCTCATGGCAAACGACGAAGGCTTTGGGAAGGTGTTCGCACTTGTCGAACACATGTGTGAAGAACTAGTCGACGACTCCGACACACTCCAGATAGATGGAGCGCACGTAGGCGTCACTGGTGCAATCGAGATTACAGGACCTTCAACCGAGATTGCTAAGATCATTGGTTCGAAGCGAACCACGATCTCGGCCGTTGAGGTGATTGTGAACGCCGTGGCTGCAAAGCACGGGTTCCGCATACTTCTAAACGTAATAAATGACGAACGGCGTCGACAGCTTCAGGGTTCTCCTGGCGAACTCACCCTGGACTCTGAGGCATTTCGTGGCGTCCGTCAGGAGAATGAATAATGGCTAAAAAGACAGCAAAGATGGCACCTAAGCAGAAGGTTGTCGTGGGGCTACAAAAGCTTCACGAGAATGCAGTACTTCCTGAAAGGGCCACCAAGGACTCTGCAGGATTTGACCTGTATGCTATCGAGGATGCCAAGATCCTACCTGGGGGCCGGACGCTGATTCGAACTGGCGTCGCGATGGAGATCCCTCCAGGTTATGAGGGTCAAGTTCGCCCTCGAAGCGGTCTAGCACTCAAGCATGGTATCACAGTTCTCAACGCTCCTGGTACCATCGATGCTGACTATCGAGGGGAAGTGCAGGTAATTCTCTACAACACTGGTCCTGCTTACCAGGTGAAGGCAGGGGAAAAGATTGCCCAGCTTGTCATCTGTAGGTTACCTGATGTTGAGTTCCAGGTCAGCGAGTCCTTGTCCGAGACGGAGCGCGGATCCGGTGGATTCGGCAGTACAGGTAAGTAATGTCGAACGAGGACGATGCTCTTTGCGTCCTGAACAACGTACTCTGGGTTCCGTCAGAATACGTAGAGCCGGAAGCTGAAGAAGAGTTCACATATCGCTTTGAAGAGGTGGAGTACCAACCGATGGTTGATCTCCCTACCCAATGCGCGAATTGTGATCTCTGGGGAAAGAAGTGGCGCCCAGGTCGAGTCACTTGTGAGTCAAAGGGGTATACACTCGATGACGTTTGCAAGCACTTCACTCACAAAAAGCTTCCTGTAACGAAGGAAATCGTTCTCCGTACTTACGCAAGGCGAGAAGATGGCTGGACAACGTTTGCTCGTGGAAACATGGGCAAGATTAACCGTGTGTTCGGCCACCTTGGGATCGACGATCAGCGCGTCGCCCCCAAATTAGGATTCAAGCTAAAGTGTCATCGTAAGCTCTACCCAGAACAGCAAGAAGTCGCTAATGTTTGGCTCAAGAAGGGATACGGAATCATCCAGGCCCCCACCGGCTGGGGAAAGACTGTAGTATGGGCTTGGCTGGTTGCGAAGATGGGCTTTCGCGTTCTTCTTTTGGCGCAGGAAGTCCGACATTTGATGGTCGGATTTGAAGGACTCTATGAACACACAAACATAGCCGAGCTGGAAGAGCAGCACGGCGAGCATTTGGTGGGAATTCTCAACAAGGACTGGAAGTGGGGCACAGATAAGGAGGGGAATCCTGTCCGTAAGTTCGTCAGCCGGCCAGGTAAGTACTACCCTATCACGTTTGCTACCTTCCAGGCTTTGGCTTCGAAGAGGGGCAAAAAGCTCCGTAAGAAGCTATCCAACTACTTTGGTGTGGTGTGGTGTGAAGAAGCCCACCATGAATCTGCGCCCACATTCCACCAAGCGACAAGGGCCTTCAACTCATATTACCGAGGCGGCCAGACGGCGACTCCGTCTAGGAAAGACCAGACCCACGTCGCGATATTTGACACGCTTGGGCCAGTAACTGCACGGGGTCGAAAGGAGCAGATGACACCAATCGTCATCTATCATCCGACAAACATCCACGTGCCTGACCGGGTTTTCAAGGGCAGGTACATGCTCCCTGTACTAGTCAATTTCCTTGCCAGGAATGCCCATTATCAGGAGGCGTTGTACGAAGAAGTCCTGAAGGAGTGCGAAGAGGGACGTAAGATCCTTGTAGTCACGGAGCGCAGGAATCACGCGTTTAGACTTCAGCAGAAGCTAAAGCTGCAAGGATTCGGGTGCGAGTTGATGATCGGCGGTCAGGAGCTGAAAGAGCAAAACTGGTACGCAGAAGAGCTGCTAAGTGGCCGCATAAGCGTGATCATCGGAACCCAAGTGATCAATGAGAACGTCAACATCCCTCCGCTCGATTCAATCCATCAGCCTTTTCCTAACTTCGGTAAGGAAAGAGAAGAGCAGCGAGTAGGTCGTGTACGCCGTTACTTGTCTGGTGCCAACATCGAGTTTCTGAAGACCCACAACATACAGTGGGAGAAGCCGCAACCAAGAGTTCACATATATACCTGGCACTCAAGCCACAGCATGGCTGGCTCGGCGGTGGGATTCAGGGACAAGCTGTACAAGAAGTGGGGCTTCGATTTTGCCCAAAGTACAGAGAGCCTTCCCAAGGAACGGCGACCTAAGACCATGAAAGAATGGCTTGATTCATTTAAGGACGACGAATGACGCGGGATGAAGAAAAGATCCGTGAAAAAATCCTAGAAGTGATCCGCTCTGAGGAAGGCGTAGCCCTCTACCAAGTAGAGCAAGTCACGACTGATTTTCCCTTTACGAAAGTCGCGAAGATCCTATACACAATGGCTGACTCGGGGGAAATCGTGATGGAGCGCGGAGACATGGGTACCCACTATTTCTATGAACCTCCAACACGACGTAGGTATAAAATCACGGTACGTCAGCAGTCGGACTCGAATCCCGGAGTCCAGACTTCATACGCTAAAACGGACAGCCTAGAACGCGTACTCGAATTTGTAACGGCCGCTGTCTCTGCCGGAGCTTGGAGAGTAGAGATCCTCAACGATCCACGGGACCACGCGCCCTTAACGAACGCACAGGACCTTGATAAGGCTAGTGACGATTGCTCCTGCCCTCCCGGCATGAAAGATTGCAAGCGGTGGTCTTGCCCTAGGATGTGAGTATGACAGAAGTCTTTTTCAGCATCGACATCGAAACTGATGGTCCGATTCCCATCAAGAATTCGATGCTTTCGTTCGCTTGCGTTGCGTTCTCTGAGGAGGGTTCGGTACTGGGAAGCTTCGAGCGCAACCTCACTCCCTTACCTGGAGCAGTGCAAGATGAAAGAACGATGACCGAGTTTTGGGCAAAAGAACCTGAGGCCTGGAACTACTGCACCACAAACACGGTAGACCCAGCGAGAGCGATGCAGGACTTTGTAGACTGGGTCAAGTCCATCCCTGGCGACCAACGCGTGGCAGTGTGCATGCCTTCAGGTTTCGATTTCACCTTCATGTACGTGTACATGATGTACTTCGTAGGTGAGAGCCCGTTCAGCTTCTCGTGCATCGATATGAAGACATACGTCTCCGCCTCAAGAAAGCAGTCGTACCGCCACTCTGGCAAGAGATCGTGGCCGTCTCGGTGGTTCGATAGAGACCTGCCCCACACCCATAAAGCAATCGATGATGCTATAGAGCAAGGGCTGACGTTCCTCAAGATGCGAGCAGAGAACCTCTATGGACGTGAGGCAGTGTCCCGGGTGCGCGCCAACTTTTGGAATTCCCGTGGGGGCAAGCCTGGAACCGTCTTTTCATTCGACGACGGACGAGGACGCATCCAGATCGGAACAGAAATTCTGCCGTTTGCCAAGGCCTCGTTCGTAGGCCCAGAAGATCCTAAAGTGGGAATGCAGGTCTTCGTAAGTTTCACCAACAAAGGGGGCGTACGCGAGGTCCGTGTAAAGACGGAGTCTGCATGAGAACTGGAAAGCGTACGCAAGACTTTCACTTCATCAAGACCACTAAGGACGCTCTGTACTACGCGGCCGAAATCCCCTCGACGGCTTGGGGGCCAATCCTGATAGATGAGCCCAGATTCAAGCTAGTCGTTTTTGACGACGACAACATATCCCCAAAGATTCAGGCTGAGTGGTTTGCTCGCCTGCGTTCAGGGGAGATGTTTTCAAAGCCCTATCTCATTTTAGTCTCGTCCGATGTCGATGACGACATGTCCATTAGTCAGGGCTATGACCTGATGAAACGAGCACTGGAGCAGGAGATCCGGGTTCAAATTACCGAATCCTCCAGAATTCGGGAGGAAGAGGTCAATGACGAGACGGTGTTCATGCTGACCAATATTTATGACGAAGCCCCTCCCGAGAGGATCCAGAGTGTTAGGGACTGGTGCCATCGTCACAAGACTTGCTTTAGGCTTCTGTGTGCAACGGGAGACCCTACTGTTTTGATCCGTAGGCTCAAGCTCAAATTCAACGCAGTCTTCTACCTAGATTCCAACGTAGTAAGTGAGAAGACCTTTGCCTGAGCGGAGCCTATGAAGATCGTAAGACCCAAAGCAGAGACGAAAGCTATCCTTTCTTGTTTGCAGAGCCCCAACAAAGTCAAAGTTGAGCTGCTAGGGAGTCTGTCACCGGACCATTTTGGGTATCGTCCGATGCACGGCGCGTACCGCGTTATCGAATCGATGCTCGTAAAGTCGGCACTAGACCTTCCCTCCATGGAAACCTTCCTGGAGCACCCCGAGCTTGAACAAGATACGGCAGACCTCCTAAAGAGCCCTACTGTCAGTCCTGTCCAAAGGGTCGACGACGCAAAGAGGCTGTTTGAAACGCTGGAGCACTACCGAGTAATTCGTAGGTTTTATCGCTTCGGGCAGGACAGCCTAGGAATGCTCAAGCAGGAGAGAAAAGTCGACGTAGACAAGTTGATGGGCGACATGGAGACATGTCTTTCTGACATGCGCTCAGAGGCCGGAGAAGAGAAGCTATATCACGTCGGAAAAGGAACAGAGCCTGACGAGGCCGACGAACTAATGGAAGAGGTCTTCTCTAACGAGCCCGTCAAACTACTTCCAAGTACCTTTGGTAACTTCGACAAGGTTACCGGGGGATTCGGCACAACCGACTTGTTCATCCCTGCGAGCCACAAGAAAGGAGGGAAGTCCATTTTGACCCTGAACATGACCAGCAACATGTACAGGCTCAATGACGTGGACGTCGTATACATCCCTCTGGAGATGAACAAGCAAGAAACGGCTGAACGTTTGATCTCCCATCTTTCTGGTGTGGAGCACACTAAGATCCGAACAAAAACCATGGGTTCCCTTGAGCTTACTGCTATGCAGAAGGCTTGGCGTAGGTTCAAGGCACACGGTCTAAAAAACAACTGCCGATTCACTGTGTGGCCTGCCAGCCATGTGAGCATCTCTCAACTCCGGATTAAGCTAAAGCCGTTCAAGTACAAGGTTATCGTCATCGACTACATCAACCTTCTGGATCATCCCCAGGGGGACAAGATGCAGGACTGGCAGAAGCTAAATGATCTCGCGCGTGATCTGAAGCTTCTGACGAAGGACCTCGGGGCTTTAATTATCGCACCCACACAGATGAACGAAGACGGCTCTTTGAGATACGCCCGAGGTCTAGCCGAACATGCCAACACCGTCTGGACTTGGAAATATGGAGAGGAAGAGCAGGGCACTCACATTATCACGATTGACCAGCCTGCTGTCCGAGGATGGGCTCCTTTCAAGTTCCAGCTCCTGGAGGACTTCTCCAGAATGACAATTTCGGATCACCATGGAGGTGACCCAGACGTTGACCTGTCGACCAAAACCAAGGTCGATTCTATGAAGGGAATTAGATAGAGGTATGCCTAAAGATTCGCATGTACAGCTCACTGGCAAGGTGACCGATGTTCATCCTGGTGGCCAGTTCCGCGTTACCATGCCAAATGGCGTCGAAGTGACTGCCAAGCTATGCGGAAAGATGCGGAAAAACAGAATCCGTGTTATTCTTGGAGATGACGTTGATGTTGCGTTGTCCCCTTATGACCTAACACACGGAATAATCACATTCCGCCACAAGTAACCAAATGCGGCCCACCTACGCCCACTGTAACTCTTGCCACGCTAGAATTCAGCTTTTCTCGGACGAAAAACCGGAAAAGTGCCCCCGATGCTCAAAGCTATTGAGGTACGAAGAATTTGGGGCTTGCGAAAAATGCAAGGGTAAGGTGCCGCTAGGAGTCAAGAACTGCGTAGCTTGCCGCATGACTTCAGATCCTCAGTTCACTGGAGATCTCCCGGCGAATGGGCCCCACGTTCGAGGCGGAGTAAACTGATGAAAGTCCAGTGTTCCTGCGGGTTCAGTGGGTTATTTGCCGGGGGAGGGCGAATTCCAGCTCAATGCCCTAGGTGCAAGAGAAGCACGTTGACTCAGCCAGCACTAACGAGTGCATGCGCAAATTGCTCATTACACTACCCACTTTCTAGTACTGCATGTCCTTCATGCAAAGTAGAACGAATTACTCGTCAGCGTTCGAAAGAGAATGGGAGCGCTCCGCAGCCTGACTCTGTACCGCCCCCTAGGTCGTAATGCCCAATTTCATTTCGAAGTCTCAGCTTCTTCGAAAAAAGTACGAAGAGCGAAAACACGATGTAGTGCGAGCCTCGCCGACACCTGTCAGTGAGGTTTGTTCGTCTTGTTGGTATCGCGATCTTTGCATCTTCAGGACAATTATTCGTCAGCCTCCACGCTCGTGTTGTGTTTACGAGCTTTTTGGTGAGCGAGGCACAAACGAGACGACTGTCGAAGAGCTTGTAAAGTTCACATGCGACAATCGATGCGCTGCTCGTCAGCGCTGGGTGGGCGACCCTTGCCCTCACGATGAGCCGTATTGCGAAAACCACTGTCCCGTTTCTAGGTACATCCGAGGGATGGGACCCTCCCACCGTGAAGACGTTCCTTACGAGGGCTACTGATGAAGCCTCCGACGTTCGCCTTACCCGTCAAGTACAGCTACAACATCATCCAGCCAAACTTGGCGATGGGCGGAGCGCTCCTGGATTCAAGTGCCGCCTTCGAGGAGTTTGATATCCTTGTCCTCTGTGCCGGGGAATGGCAGCCGCATGTGACCCTTCCAGATGAGGACCGCTCGAAGCGGGTAATTCGTATCCCCTACGACGACAGCAATACAGCGTTGATACCCAGCGTTGTACGTGCTCTGCATGCGGCAGCCGACGAGTTGACGGCAGAGCACAAGGCAGGAAAAAGGATTCTCGTCACTTGTATGGCGGGACGCAATCGTAGTGGGCTCCTGACCGCCCTGATCTTGATGAAAAGGTTTGGCCTTCCTGCTGCTGAAGCTATTCAGCTAATCAAGGAACGCCGAGGAGACTTTGCACTCACGAACAATACGTTCACCTCATACCTCTTGAGTCTGAAATGAAAGTCACCTTAGAAGGATCCGCATTTCGCGATGCGATGAAGACCGTAGCGGTTCTCTTTAACGCCGAAGCAGAAGTCCTAGCTACGTCTGACCCGACAAGCGGCCGTCTCATCCTGGAGGCAGGCCGCAATGGAATCTACTGCAAACAGGCTTTAGACGCGAATGTAGAAGAAGCGGGTCAGATCGTGCTGGCTTGCGCCCATTTTGCGCAGCTTTCGTTCTCTGACCAGGTTACACTAGTGGCCGACGGGAAACACGTCTCATTTAAGTCTGGTCGATTCAAAGGGACGGTGGCAGGAAGCTCGGATGGGGAAGAAATTGAAGGTTCCCGACCAGAGAAGCCCTTCAAGGCTAAGGTGTGCGTTCCGACTGAAGTCTTCAAGGCGGCTGTTTCGCGTGTTGCGTTCGGGTCTGCCCTACCTGGAGCCCAAGCAGGCATCAGGATTCAAGCAGGGGAGCAACTTGTCATCTCCACAACGGATGGTTACCGTGCAACCCTCTTCAAAGAGGACCTTGCGGTGCCGCAGACCGAGTTCGACGTCCTGCTTCAGCCCGCATTCTTACACACTGTGCTAAGTCGCGTCCAAGACTTGGAAACCCGATTGGGGGTGTTCAAGGGTACATTTAGGCTCAAGACGGATGTGTTGGACATCTATCACCCAGCGATTCAATCTACACCAGACGATATCGATGAATGGATCTCAAAGGGTATTGATTACGACAAGAGAGCCTGCCTCATCAAAACAACCGCCGAGGACCTATCCAAGGCAATCCGAGAAGTTAGCTCTATTCATATGGGGGCGGTTGCATACGACACGTATATCGATCTTCTCATCAAGGGCAACCGAGCACACTTTAGATGTGCAGCCGATCACGGATCGGCCCAAACCTCCCTCGGGCTCGTATCGGCGGATACTGACAAATTCTTGACCAAAATATCGTCCAGGTACGCCCTAGAAATGCTCAATCTAGCGAAGGCAGGCGATGTAGAAATTGGATTTTGGGACTCATTCTTGCTGATTTCTGGTGTTTCTGGTAAGTTCAAGGCTCTCATTCCCACTGTGGCGGCCTGATGTCCTCCAAGGAACCTGTAATTCCGTGGAATACCTTCCCCGAGGGGAAGATCGTTGCGCACTCCGATACTGTTTGGGTTGTCCGAACCGGTGTCGTTGTGAACAGACCTAAGCGCCTCAAACGATTTGAGGACAGTTATGTGTCCCTAGCATCAGTTGAGGGAGAGGGAAATTCCGTCTTAGGGTACATCCTCCAACTAAAGCGAGATATCCAGAAAGTCTTTGCCCAGGACTCATACGTCTCGTTTCTTGCAGATGTGCCAGCCCACAAAGATCCGAAGATTCTGTTCAAGGACCAAAAGGTCTACCTGTATCGGTTCAACAGTACCAAGAACCCGAGTTACTGGTTCTTGTTTCGAAACAGAGCCTGATCATGGCGTGGCCTATGATTTACCGCGTCCGCCATTTTGGCGGCGATCAGAACAATCCTGTCCTGAAGGAGTACCTTTGGGAAGACCTACCCGCCTGCGTCAAAACGAGAAGGCGTCATGTCATTGCATCGATGCATAGAAACAACCTAGACGAAGAGATGGTCTGTTTCTACTCCGGGGTCCATACATACCTCTCCACTATGCATTTCAAGTACTCTCCCTGGGAGGTTACCCGAGAGCATCTTGTGGCTGTAGTAAATGATGGCGGGGGAAGCGGGGGAAGCAACATTGTTTTCGCAGGAGCGCTGCTCAACATGAAGCTCGGACACAGCCCGCTTCCTGTGAAATTGTATGTGAAACAGCACCTTAAAGAGTGCAACTACGACAGGTCATGCCCCACATACGAGACATTCTGCACCGTCATTAGCCATGTCATCGAAGCGGAGGACAATCTAAAAGTCAACGGCAAGTACCCGTGGCAGCCCCATACTTACGATCCTACGGATGCGTCCTATGAGCAGGTGCAAGACTTCTATAGCGACATGAGAAGGACAGAAGAAGAATTCCTATCCCAACCTGCCGAGGGAAGGGCTGAATGGATCCGGAATTTCCGTTGGAGGTGGTAATGCCCACGAAGTGCGTGATCGTAGACGTAGAAACAGTCCCCGACCAAAAGGTTTGCCTAGATGAAAAGGGGTTCGAATTTCCGCTTCCCGTGTTTCACCGAGTAGCGTGTATCTCATACGCAGTTCTCGGCAACTCGTTCGACCTGCAAAAACTTTGTGTTCTTGGGCTAAACGAGCACTCAGAAGCGGAGGCTCTGAAGAAGTTTGGAGCTGAGATCGACGACGACACTATGCTTGTGACTTGGTCAGGCCGTCGATTCGACATTCCTGTGATCCTTTACCGTTCTCTCAAGTATGGAATCCCGTGTGCTTGGCATTTCCGACGGGATTTTGATAAGAGGTTCGGTCTCACAGGTCACGTCGACCTTCAAGATCACATGATGTTCTTCGGTGCCGCAGATAAACTGAAGCTCGACCATGCGGCTGCTCTAATAGGCCTTCCAGGCAAACTCGATACCGTAGGAGCTGACGTCGCTGCACTTTGGGCCCGAAATCGATTCCAAGCAGTTGGGACATACTGCGTCACGGATGTTGTCCAGACGGTAGTGCTTTTCATCCGATGGGCGCATCTCAGGGGGTTAGCCACAGCAGAAGAAGTAAACGCGGCTCTGGATACAATTTCTGGTTTCTCTTCCGAGAGTTATCTTTCCACTAGTCCTGCCTCACATGTGTCTGTCGCTGAAGGGATTCGTAAGGTGGTGAGAAACTGCGATTGGAATTCACTGAAGGTTTAGGTGAATGCGATCGCCACCAAGGAAGAGAAATCAAAAATGACAATCTCTTGGGATCAGAATCAGCTCCCTGCTTTGTCCGCGTGGATTGAGGAAAAGCTTCCCTTAGTCGAAGGAGAAGTTGCTGTAGCGACCATGGATATTCCCGAGAATTGCTTCGCTGGAAGCGTAGACCTCGAAGACAAGGAATTCATCGTCTTCACAAACCCTGATAGCCCGCTTACAGACATTACAATGAATGTGTTCTTGGGCTACATTGTAGCTCTTGCCTATGACAAATCTGGATGGACAGGCCCTCCTTCCCATGAAATTTTGTTTGACTGCCACCGTCAGGTGTGTCAGGTTATGTTAGACTTCAATGAGGAGTTCTCTCGGGCTCTTGAAGACCATGTGGACATCCTCGAAGCGTGGCACCAAAATCATGATGCGACAGACAGCGACTCAGCGACAACGGAACTAGACGCCGAAGATCTTGTTGATCAGATGGGCACCACCTTGTTCCTGGTGAACCCTGACGATAGTGACAAGTACGGTGTCAACTAGCTGGGGGTTCGTCTAATGGCAGGACGGCGGATTTTGGTTCCGCCTGTGAGGGTTCGAATCCTTCACCCCCAATACTCGGGGATCGTCTAATGGCAGGACAGCGGATTCTGGTTCCGCTGATGGAGGTTCGAATCCTTCTCCCCGAATAGAAAAGCGTGAGATAGCTCACGCTTTTCTTGCTTTGAAGGCTTAGGATTTAAGATGGGCTATCACAAGCGCAGGATCAAAAAGGGTGTGTTCGGCGAGATCTCAAAGATCCGAGAGGAGCTTGAGGAGCTGGAGGACGCTGAACACCAAGGTGTGGCCATAATGGCTATGTGTGAGCTTGCAGACCTGTATGGAGCTATTCGGGCTTACGCCAAAAGCAAGTACAAGCTAACGATGGAAGACCTCCAAAAGATGGCCGATCGCACTGCAGAGGCTTTTCGCGATGGATCTAGACGCTAAAGACTTCTCGGAAGTGTCTCCCCTTGATTGGGAGAGAATTTCAAGGGCCTACGCCTTCTACTCCAAAAAAGGCTATAAGTACATGGAAGTCCCATGGGTAGTCCCGCGCCCCGTAGTGGAAGCAACTATGCCGTTGGGTGCTAGACCTATCGCAACTGATGTTGGAGAGGCAGTCCTCATCGGTTCCGCTGAACAGGGGTTCTTAGCCCGTCTCCAGGAACCGTATCGACGGTTTGAAAACGGCAGTCTCTACTTCTCTGTCTCTCCTTGCTTTCGCGGAGAGTCCAACTTGCGTCGAGGTGAGACGCAACTTACTTTCATGAAAGTAGAGTTGTTCGCGGCTGAGGCAGTCGGTGGCGGTTCATGGGCGCGTAGTGAATACGCAGAGATGTCGACGCTTCTCCTGCACGATGCCCAGCAGTTCATGATGTCAGAAGGAGCGTACGTAACGACACAGGAGACGCCAGAGGGCGTTGACCTCTACTGCGCTGGGTTAGAAGTTGGTTCTTACGGAACCAGAACGTGGCAGCAGTTTAGGTGGGCGTATGGAACCGGTTTGGCAGAGCCGCGATTTAGTACTGCGCTTGCTGCTTATTCGTCTCGTCGAAGTCGTTTTTTAGTTCGCAGGGAAAAGCTATGAGGTTTCTTTGCAATCGCCTTTCTCCTATCACGTGCGCGCGGGTTGCGCCCGCACGAGGAGGAGAACATGGCAAACTACAAGAATCGGAAGCCGAAGCCCTTCAAGGGTCACTGTGGTATGTGTTGTCTGTTAGATTCTGACGGTCGTCGTAATGGACGCCTTCGTACTCTACAAGAGCTGCGATCCGAGGATGCTGAGGACTACTACTGGGCATACGAACACGGTGAAACAGAGCCTGAGGATCGAGAATGAAGGTGGACGATATTCACTACCAAGAAGCGTTACGGCGCTATCAGGTAGAGGTCAGCAATTACGAAAGACAGGTCCGAGAATACAAAGAAAGGCTTCATACTCTCGGTAAGGATGACGTCCGCCCCTCTAAACCAATCCCTCCTATACCTCCGATGAAGCCTATTAAGCTTCAGGTGCCTGCTGAACAGGCGCCTGTTTTGGATGGGTATAATGAAGGCGTCGAGGCTGCTGCTGAGGCCCTAGAGCAAGTTGGTGAAAAAGAGCTTGCTGCCTGGGTTCGAAAGCAGAAGCGCTAACCTGAGGTAACATGGTAGACCCGTTCTTTTCGGACTTAGCCCGTTTTGACCCGATAAATCCGCCCAACGTCCGAGTTGTTAGGGTGTGCTGCATCTCTGACACGCACACCGAGGCACAGAACATCCCCGGAGGAATTCCTCCGTGTCACATCCTTATCCATGCTGGTGACATTACCTACCGCGGTGAGACCGACAAGCTCCTAAAGTTCGATGACTGGGGAGCTAAGATTTCTCTTCCGAAAGAGAGAAAGATTTGCATTGCTGGTAACCATGACATCAGTTTTGAACGAGAGCCTGAGTTGGCTCGGGCGCACATTCAGCAATGGACGTATCTTCAAGATGAGGCTACGGAAGTACTAGGGCTCAAGATCTACGGTTCTCCGTGGAGCACTGAGTTTTACCCAGAGTCGTGGGCGTTCAATCACCAGCGGGGTGCCGCTGCTGCGGCTCGCTGGGCTTCAATTCCGGAAGACACGGACATTCTTGTTGTTCATGGTCCTCCGTACGGTCATGGCGACCGAACGAGGGGTAAACATGTTGGTTGCGTTGACCTTGCCAATAGGCTAAAAGTGGTTCGTCCGCAGTTGACTGTATGCGGCCACATTCACGAAGACTATGGCGTATTCGCAGCTCCATGGGGTACCGTTGTAAACGCATGTACGATGACCTCTGGGTATAGACCAAAGAGATCTCCAATCGTCATCGACATTCCTATCGTGGAAGACTAGCAAAGAACGAGGGCCTGGTTATCTTCTGGTAACCCAGACCCTCTATGGAGGGTTGACCGAGTGGTTTATGGTGGCGGTCTTGAAAACCGCTGAGCCTTCACGGGCTCCGGGGGTTCGAATCCCTCACCCTCCGTCGAAAGGAAGAACATGTTTGGGAGTGCATTACCCAAGGACGAGTTCCGCAGCCTTCTAAAGGAGAAGCTGGGCTACTCTGACAGTACTGGCGAAGTCGTAGACAGCGATCAGGTGTTATCCGTTGCTCGACTTCTGGGAACATCTGTGGGCACCGTAAAGAAGTGGGTACAGGGACGCGCCCGTCCGACTCCTCCTGAGGAGCTTAGGGCAGTTACAGTACTTCGAGCGCTGAAGACCTTCGAGAAGGCGTGATGAAGATCAGTCTCGACACAGCGGAAGCGATCGCCCAACGAGTTAACAAGAAACTGAAGGACTGGGACATTCCGATCTCAGTGAGGCCAGGTTTTGTCGTTATGGTCTCACTCGTCATTCGGGAGCTAAGAGCAGAAGCCAAGCGTCAGGCTAATAACCCAGCCGCCACCTCCCCAGAAACAACCAATGATTAACGAAAGGCCTCCTTGGAGGCCTTTCGCATTTAACCCCCAGGAGATGATAATGAAAAGTGCGTTGACACACCTAGAAGACCAATTCGAAAGCCTGCTTGACAGATATTGCTTGGCTGTCGAAAGTGGTCAGTTAGACCAGGCTGAGAAGGTCTCAGCCGAGGCAGAGGATTACCTCGAAGCCATCGGCGTGTTGAAGTTCAGCCGGTTCCTAGACGAATGGACCAGCACTGTTCGCGTTTAGTTGGAGCCTGGCTTTCCTACGACAGGAAACACCCCTTGGTGTTGAAGCCGGTCTGCAGCGGTTATCGACCCGGTTCGCTGCCACTTTTCGAACAGTGCGGCGACATCTTGTTTGGTACGGAGTGATGTCATTTCTCGAACTTCGTCCAGTACACGGACGAAGTCACCAAAGCCATCTGATAGAGTGACGTACACCTGGCTAAGGCCATCCACTGATAGGGAGGCGGCGTTTCGATATGCGCCGCCTCCCATGTTTATTACGTACCTGCGAGTCACGCCTCTACGTCCAATGGCTTCCTCGAAAAAGCCGACGAGAATCAGCGCAGAATCTCCCATCTCCTTGAACCGTAGGAAGCGCTCTTTGGCGGAGCTAGCTCGGTGTGCTGCTTCGAGCTGAAAAACAAACGGCTCTTGTGTTACGGGACGAGAGACTTGTCGCACGAGTAGGTCTACGAGGTAGAATTCGGTCCAGCTTTCTAACTGGAGACGAAGGCGTCCCAAGGCCTCACAAATGGCCTCATAAAAGAAAATCCGTGGGTCTTCTTTCTCAAATGCCACTTAGATCGAAGTCTAGCTCGTTACCATAGATCGCGTCCAGGGCTTTCTGGACATCAGGCATGATTCTATCGTACATCGGAAGCAGTTCAGGTCGCTTCTTTTTTAGGAAGAGCCTGAAGGCGTGTGCGGAGGTGACCTCGTGTGCGGTCGACCATTCCAACGCCTTTTCGAGGAGCAATTGAAGCCTCTTTCGCTCATTCCGATCAGGCGTTGCACCCGATGGTGCGGTAGATTTCTGCGGTGCCTTAGGCTGCTCTGCGCGCGCAGGCGCTGCTCCAGGAAGGAGACCCAAAAGGTCTGCCTTCTCCTTATCAGCCACTTCTAGTCGAGAGACGGCCTGGCTGATTTCCTCCGCTGTGAAGGAACCTAGATCGATAAGAGCACGAAGTCGCTGTACGCGTCTCGCATGCGTACGGTCTTTGGACAGAAGTTCGTGTAGACGGTCAGCCCGAACCTGTTCTTTCGTTTGAGCGGGTGGCGCCTGCTTTGTCTCTATCGACTTCTTAGCCTCATCTAGGGCCGCCCGCAGAGCGTTGAGACCGTCCGAGGCCTCTCCCTTTGTTGTGGGGCTTAGACTGACAGGCGGAAGGCTGTGTCCCATTGATTGAAGCTCGTGCGCCAACTCCTGTAGTTTCGCAATTTGCTTCTCGGTTGCGGGGTCGTCCCTCCACTGCCCCTTTGGACGCTTAGCAGAGGAGGCGGGAGGTCCACCCACAGGATCCTTCCCCTGTTGAACAAGACGAAGGTAAGCAGTGAGGTTTTTGATGTACTTCAGCGCAGCATTCTTAGCGGCGTCGCCAAGCTGCTCGTGGTTCTTTCGAAACGCCTCTGCCACCTGTCGGTAGGTCATGTTTTCGAGGCCCGGCATGGCCTCATTTAGTGCGTTTATTTCATCTGGGGTAAGACCAGAATGTTTCACGACGAAGGTGTAGACGGCGGAACTTGTCTCCCGGTCCACGAGGGCAGCAGGAAGCCTCCCTCGTGTAGAAGGTGCCTTTCCTGGAGCCGGGGCTGGTTCTGCGGGCTGGGGGGCCGCCGCAGGCTCGGGCATGCGGAGAACTCGCCCTGACGAGAATGGTACGCCATCAGGCGACACAGGAACAAATTTCGCGTCTTCTGGAGAAAGTGAAACAGCTCCGCTTTCCGCCCGTAGATCGACGAGGCCTTGTTCCGCTGCTTGCAGTAGAGCGTTCTTCGCGTCTTCTGGTGCAATCTTTCCTTCTAGGCCGCGAACAACTTCAGACGAGTCGAATAGACGTTCGTCCTTCCCCTGTACTTTTTGTGCCTCTTCAAGCACTTTCTGAAGTGTCTCTTCATCCACTTCGCGTCGGATTGTCGGAGCGAGTCGAGCGGGAGCTTTTTCGACAGGCTTTTCACCCATCAGCTCCTCTATCGTCATTCCAACGTCATCTGTATCCTCAGCGTCAGGCGCAGCAGGCAACTCGATGTCAGGGATGTCGCTCTCTTGCAGCCCCTGTTCCTTGATGTAGTCAATCAGGTCATCTAGAAGGACTTCGAGGTGGCCCTGCCCAGAAAGTTGGGCCTTCACCTTGTCCAATCCATTCTTCTGAACCGCTTCGAGAATTTCAGCAGCGTTCTGCTGCTCCTCTTCATCGAAATCGAACTCCTGGACCATCAGGTTCCAGATGTTCCTCTTGAGCCGGTCTTTGGATTTGCTGCGAGGAGTGCTGTCCTCTTCAGTGACAACTTGGTCGGACTTCAGGAAGTCGACGGCCTCCTGTAGGTCTGGCGCGAAACGAGCGCCCTCTCCGCCTAGTTCATCAACAAGGTCTTCTGTGTGTTCTTCCAGGTCGGCCTTTGGCTCTGGCATTTCGTCAGAAATCTCGTCGGCGTCGAATTCCGGCGCCTGTTCCTCAACTCGACCCAGATTCGGGGTTCCATCCTCTGCAAAGAAAGACTCTCTACCACTGAGGGGCGGAACAGAGATTCCACGGAAATCTGGAACTCCGTCGGAGCCAACCAATCCCTTTTCCTTGAAGAAGTCGACAAGAAGCTCAAACACGCCCTCTAACTGGGTGCCCTCAGTCTTCCCAACCAGCTTTTCGATGCCGGCCTTGCCCTCGTGAGCTTTCAACGCACGGATCGCATCCGCAAACAGATTCTTCTGTTGATCGTCTAGCTCGTATTCTGCCACAAATTCGTCGAAAATAGACTTACGTAGCTTTTTGCGCTGGGACTCCGGGGCGGGTGTCGACTTCTCTTGAAGGAGCTGTTGGACCTCTGGCTTCACTGCCTTTTCTGGAGTCTTCTCCACAGCAGGATGCTTGAACGGCATTCCAGTCAGGATGCTCAGGTCTGGAACGCCGGGCACGCCTGACTCGAATTTTTCTCGATTGCGCCCGATAAAAGTCAGCACCTTTTTGACGATGGGTAAGAACTTTGGGTTCTTCCGTAACAAGGCCTCCAGAAGTTCAGATGCGACCTTAGTGCCGCTCTCCATGCGAAGCTGAAGTGCGGACACGAGTTGCTGGGCAACGCGTGCTTCCGCTTCGTCCATATCCATGACATGAACCATCTGTCGGAAAGCAGTGGTCCGGTCATCCTGCGGAAGAAGCTCCTTCTGTTCTTGTTCTGGGACGGGGTCGACTTCATCTTGTTCGGTTGGGGTGCTCGGAGGAGCGCCCGGACCAAATACGTCTGCCAAGCCCATGTCGTTCTGCATGTTGGCTAGGCCCTTGGTCCTGTTCAACTTTTCTAGGAAATGGCGCGTCACTTGGAAGAGGTAAGCAAGGCTGTAGGGCTTCGCTTCTCTCTTGTCTTCCTTTTCGAAGTGCTCCTGCATTTGGTCCAGGTCCATGCCGTGGAGCGCCAACTCGGACATTTGGTGGAGCAAATCAAGAACACGCTGTTGTGTTCCGGTGCGGGACTCAATGCCGCCGTCAGGTCCTGCCTCCTCTTGAAGCTGTCGCTGAATTCCGTCAATCAGCGGGCTCAAGTGTTCCTCTAGTGGGCGAGACCTATCATACTCTTCGAATGAAGGGAACTTGTATTGACCTGTGTACAGCGGTTTGAAATCCCAAGTGCCGTCTTCTTTCTGCAGGTCTTCGTGTAACGTCATGAAGTAAGACAGGCGCAAGGCGAGATTTAGCGCACCCTGAACCTTGGGGTTGCCCGTCTTCCTCAGGCTCTTGATGATCTTTGTGACCGGATCTCCGTTGTTGATGATCTGAATCATCGAGTGGAGCGCCTTCGCTTGCGTCTTGTTGCTTAGCGACGGCTGAGAGTTCAGGAGACTTTCAACTGCTGAATCGTCATCGGACAGGTCAACCTTTGGCTGCAACGATTCAACAGGCTTTGTGATTGTGGGCTTGAATAGCCCAGAAAGATCCCAAACTCCAGGAGCCTGCTTCAAATCTGAAGCAAAATCTCGAAGGTACTCTACGACTGCGCGAAGGACTCTGTTCTGGTCAGGGAGCGTCTTAGCGGCTGAGAACTTGGGCTTGAAAGTTTTGATCGACTGACCTTCAGCGAAGTGCTTCCGAAGAGCCAGCATGAGACCCTTAAAGTTGTCCAGCCTCTTCTGATAGTCCTTTTTGGACTCCTCAGGGTCAATAGGAAGTGCAACCGAACGCAGTTCTTCGAACAAGGTTCTTTGAACCTCCGTCGGTGCTTTCTTTGCAGGTGATGTGAACCTGTCGCTATCTTCTTCCGTGGGCTTTTTCTTCGCCTCGTCGGTCGACGCCGGTTCCACGTCCTCTATGGCGTCAAGGGCCTCAGTAGCAACGATATTAGCCGCCTCGTCAAGCGAAATCAGCCCCTCGTCATACCTCTGGATGGCAGATTCTGCTTCTTCGGGTAGGCGTCCCTTGAAGTACTTTTTGCATCTGCGAATGAAGATCTCAGCAGAGATTTCGTCCTTCGTGTATTGCTCTGCAATCGTTTTCAGCGTTTTCGAAGCAGGTTTTGAGGCAGGGGTGCCTGCGTCTTCTTCAACAGGCGCCGTCTTCTTTGGTGTTGAGATGGCAGGCTGGGGAAGCTTCCTTGGCAGGGGCTGGTACGTATCCTCTTCGCCAGGCTGGAGCTTAGGCGGCTGATAGCCCTTACCCTTCTCTAGCTTTGGAACCTCGAACATGTTGTCGAGATTGAAACGACCATCACTACGCCTCAGCTCTTCGCGATCTGAGAGGAATTTGTAGACCTTTTGGAGTACCTGTAGTTCTTGCGCAGAATTATGACTCCTGAGGTGCTCCTCAAGCTTGTTCTGAAGCGGACGTAGTTTCTTCTCTAACTCATCCTTCTTCGAGTCCAGTGCTGCTTGCTGTTTGGCAGTCAACTCCAAGAACTTTTCTTTTCTGGAGCGAAGGTCTTCGATCTTCTCTTTCAACTGACGGAGCTGGGTACGAACTTCTTCGTCAGCAAGTTCGACAGCCTGCCTTCGAAGTTCCTTCAGCTCTTCACTTCGCTCCGTCAGTTCATTTGCTAGGTCTTCCCTGGCCTCTTCTAGATCCTCGTTGCTGGCGTTTCGTAGATAGGAGTACTCTTTGAGGGCGTCCTGCTCCACTGGGTCTTCTGTTGCCTCGATGTTCTTGGGCGACAGAAGCTGGAATAGAGTGCTTGTCTCCCACGACTTGAGGAGCCCGATGATCTTTCGAAGTACCTGAAAGTGAGTCTTCTTTTTCGCTAACTCCTCATTGTCGGCAACAACAGTCTCCCGCAGTTTCTCTCGTGTCCGAAGCGCATCACTGAGTTCTTCACTAAGGCGTTCGTGTTCAGCCCGGCTCTGGCTCCAGGCCTTTTTCAGCTCTTCAACCTCCGCACGCAGATCCTTGGTGCGAGAGTCGAGGAGCTTCGCACCTTTTTGCGTCAAGGTGTCGATATCCTTTTCTCGCTGCTGAATCAGTGCATGGATGTCTCCGCCCTTCTTGTGCGTCTTAACAAGCTCCTCCATCAGAGAACGAAGCATCGCTTCATCCACCCCGGAGAGGCTCGTCTTAATCTGGTCAAAAAGCGGTGTGCGCTTCTCTTCCGGTCGCTTTACTGCCGCAGGGGGTGCTTGGTACTCATCCCGCTCGATCGTAGACAGTTCATCGCGAAGCGTTTGTTTTCCAAGTTGCTTGTCGTAGTACTGAACGAATTCCGGGAACTTCTCTTTGAAGAAGTCTTTCCTCGCCTCATAGACCGTATTGAATTTTCCTGCGAACTTGTCTAGGGCTCTCTCGTAGACCTTGTTGACGACACCAGTTGCGGCCTGAGAAATGTTTCCCTGATCGTCGGCCTCGATGTTGAACTCATCGATTGCAATCTCTTGCAGACGCGCCCCTGGCGAGTCCGCAGGGCGTAGACCATCTGGAAGGACTTCATACTGCTTATCTTCGGCGTCCTGATCGCGACGAAGTCGACCCGGAAGCGCCCACATCCAACGGAGGATGTTCTCCTCGTCTTGCTTGAGTCCTGACTTTCCAAGCAAGCCCACCAAAACCTGTTGGAACGAACGAGTCTTATCCTCAGGGGCTTGCTTCAGGTACCCCAAGAACTTGTCGTGTTCAATTCCCTTTGCACCATCCTTCCCTACGAGGATGGCTTCAAAGGGACGAATCATCTTACGAAGAGAACGGTCTTCCTCTGCTTTTTCTCGAAGGATTTCCAGGAGAGTATCTGCTGCTTTTTGCCTCTTCGTCTTGATCTGATTCATCTTGTTCGAATCAGATGGGTCAACGTTGAATGGCTCTCTGGCTGCAATCTCTTGAATCGTAAGGCGTTGTCCCCCCGGCTCCCCGACTCCAAGAAGACCCTGGAGAATGGCACGATCTTCGTCGGTTAACCTGGGGTCTTCTTCTACGAGGAGAATCTCACCGATGAGATCAAGTAGCTTTTCTACGTTTTCCTGAGAGATTGCTTCTTCAGCCTTTGTCAGGGGATCCGCACCTTCATCTTCCTGCATTTCAACCAAAGACAGCGATTCCCCCTCTTCATCAGTCCTGACGACTGGGCTCACTTGTCTCTTAGCCCTGATTGTCTGAGAGTAGGATACCTTGACTTCTTCGCCGCCATTGAGTGGCGAGAACTCGATGGTGCCTTTGGTTGGATGGGCGCGATACTGGTCCTTTCCAATTCCCGTGGAATCTCCTCCAATACCAGGGGCCTCGACTAGGAGAGACTTACCCCTGTACGCCTCACTCAGCCAAAGAGTTCCACTGGAGTGTGCGAAGTAGAAGACATCTGGATCCTCTGCAACCTTCTTCTTCAGCTCCTTGTTCCAGGGATGGTCCTTACTACGAATGATTGCAAGCTTTTTGCCGGTCTTTGGGTCGGTGACAGAGACTTGGGCGTCTTTGTCCATCTCCTTGCCGAGTAGGATCTTGACACGAGGGCTCTTCCTCTTCTCCGCCTCGGTGGCAAACAGCTTACCGCTTGCTGAAGTGAAGACTTTGCCGTCAGGCCCTGTAACTTCAAGGTCTTCTAAGCGAATGCCGGGGACCTTCAGGTCTACTTCGCCTCCGTCCTCTGGAATTGTGACTGTAGTGGACCCTGACCTAGTCGTTTCGACTGTCTGTTCCTGTTGGTATTTGTCGAACACCTTCTTCAAGGCGTTCGTTACTCGGCGCTTGATGACCGGGTTTCCGTAGATTCTGAACTTCTTCGGATCTGGGGTGGTTTCCTTATTACGTCTCTCGCGATCGAATTCGAGAATCGCCCGCCGAAAAGCCTCCAGTGCCACAACTTGCAGATCAGCTAATCCAATCCCTGCTCGCTCAAAAACCGTTTTGATCCCTTCCCACCTCGGATCCCTTCCCTTTTTCTTCTCCCTCGCCTTCTTTGAAGCCCTTCCCTTTTTCTTCTCCCTCGCCTTCTTTGAAGCCCTTCCCTTTTTCTTCTCCCTCGCCTTCTTTGAAGGGTAGTATGTATCAGCATCAAGGATCCAAGAAATGAGGAGACCTGTGTAGTACTTTGAGAAATCAACTAGGTCTTCATCGAGCCGGTTTGCTTCTTGGCGGACACGCTTCAAATACTTTAGGGTGTTCAAGTCCAAAGATCTTGAACCGGCGCCCCCAAACTCTGGGAAGTCCTCATCCTTTGCGGACTCGGACTGCATGTCATAAATGCGCTCTGCGAGCAGGCTCGCAAGGCTGTAGAAACGCGCAAGTTTAGGGGCTATTTCTGTTTGAACGTAATCGCGTGCAAGTTCACGTGTGTCCTGGTCGTCGTTCTCTTCCCGCTTGGCAAGGAGCTGCTCGAACTCCATGAACTCTCGCGTAAGGTCGGGTACGCTCCTAAGTTCTTCCTCTTTTTGGGGTTCGCTCTTTTTGCTGCCGAGAATTTTATCTCGGGTACTTTCAATCTCATCCTCGATGATGGGAAGCAGGGTATCCCGAACAAATGCAGGGTCTGGGTTGTCCAGAAGGTGCATCCACAAATTCTCTGCACGAGACTTGAACGACTCTACAAGCTGGTACTCCTTCTCCTCACCCTCTTCTCCTTCTAGGGTGAGTGGCTTGCCCTTCTGCCCCTTAACATGGTATTCCACCACGTAAGTGGTCCCAGAAGCTGAGGGATCGCCCCAGGTTAGAACGCCGTTCACATAGTTGTACGAGACCTCTCCAGGACCTACAGGTCGACGGAACTCAATCCGAACCTTCGTTCCTCCATTTGCCTCGTGAAATCGCAGTACCCCTACGTCGCTTTCGACGTAGTATGTATTGGGTTGAAGATTGGCAGGGCTTTCTACTGGGGTAAACCTATCTCCTGTTTCCGCGCTTTCCACGTACACAGACGTCGAGTCGACAGGCCTCCGAAGATTAATCTCTAGTTTCTTGCCCGAGATAGTTCGCGTGACTTGAGTAGGGGCTCCCTGCAACACAACGTGCAGTTCTTTGCCGGTCTGTTCATTCCTGACAGTGATTCCTTTTCTGAAATCTACATCTGTTCCGAGTTTTGCCTGCAGAGAATCGTTTACGGTGACCTTCTTGGACTCAGGTGTCCACTTAAACCACCCCTCGTCCAAATGCCACAAACTATCTGCCGGAGTGGTTGTTACTCTGGGCTTCTTGCCAGAAGTCTCGTTATCCCCATCGTCTTCGTCCGCATCATCGTCGAGGTCATCTTCATCCTCGTCATCGTCGCTCTCAATGCCTTCCTTCCACAAGTAGTTAATCTGAACACGTGCTCCAGCATCAGATGGATGGAAGAACAGCGTTCCGTCCTCTGGGAGGAGAAAGTACTGACCTTGTTCTAGGGTTTGATTTTCGGACGCGACAAACTCCTTGTCGGTCCTCAGGTCCGTCACAGCGACGGAGTCCGGAAGAATATTGGTGTTCTGAAGATGTACTTCTCCACCATCCGGAATTACGACCTTCTCAAGCTCCTGCTGGGGTTCGTCAACCCCAAGTGCGTTCGGCCCCTCTAATGACAGAGAAGACTCATCCTCAGGAGAAGCCTTACGCATGATTCTTTTGGCAGTATTTAGGGCCATTACTAAGCCTCAGGTGTTAGTATCACATGAGCGAGAGGTCTGGAGTTGAGCCACCCGTTGGGGTCTGCGGACCCTGGGGGTCCGCGGGAGAAGATGCGTTTTCTACTTCGTCCCCAATGCCTGGTGCTTCCTTCTTTTTCTTTTTCGAGCCGACGTCTTTAGACGGTAGCTCATGTTCAACTGGCTTGGTCTTCTCTTCTTTGTGGGCTTTGCCAGCAAGGGTAGTGAGTGTTGTCGTAAGCTCCTGAAGCTCAGCGAGCTTTGATTTTTCACTCTGAAGCAAGTCTGCTAGACTTCCGAGTGCTGAACCCTTAATTCCAGGAAGGTCGTCTTCATCCGTCTGGAGGATCTTTGATAGTTCTTGGCCGGACTCTTCTAACTTCTCGGCTAACTTCTCCGCCAGAGAGTTCATTTCGCTGACGACTTCCTTGAAGGGGTGCTTCTTAGGCAGGGTTCGCATCAACGCAAGAAAGGAGTCTGCATTATCTTGCAGGACCAAAAGAGGGGTGTCCTTCGGTTTTACCTTTTGGAGAATCGGAGCTTCGATGCCCTCAGGAGGAGAGTTCGAAATAGCTTCGATAACACGAGCGATTCGAGGTTGCAACAGCAGCGGAGCGTTTACGTGCACAAACCGAAGCTTACGAAGTACCTCACTCATACTAACGACCTTTAGGAATGTCGCGAATTTGGGTAACCAGCGAGTCGTTCATCGACGGCGGCCCGCTGACTTGGTCCAAATAAGGGCCCGGAGGAAAATCTCGACCCTTCGACTTTCCGTTTTCTGGCCGATTGGGCATAGGGTTCACGAGGCTGTCTGCTGTTGTGTCAGAGGGTTCAGCAGAGATACCATTATTGTCGGTTTCTTTCAATAGAGAGTCGTGAAGAGGGGCAAGGACAACCTCAAACCCATTCAACGAGTCAGGGACCTCATCTCGCATCGCTTTCGGCATCGTTGAGTGTACGTAAAGGATGGGCTTTCCCTGTGGGGAGAGATCTCGACGTACAGTCTTAACCCTGGGGTCGCCGCGGAACATAGAGCGCAGCTTTTCAACTGCCTCTGTGATTTCTTCCTCCGCCGCACCCGATGGTGCAATCGGATTTTTGTGTGGGGCGTTTAGGAATTTGAACCCTGGCTGCTTCGTTTTCTTGTGAATATCCTCAATGATTTCTTGCTCTGCGAAATCGACCTGCTCTGGTTGGGGCTGGTCCTCCACAACAAAAACTTTCTCTTGTTCTACAACCGGACCTTGGTCAACGGCGGGCGGCGGGCCGCTGACAGGAGCCGGGAGGGTTGGATGGTTATTGCCGCCCGGGAACGGAAAAGGGAGAGCGCCTCCGGGGGGAGGCAATGCTGGTGGCGCCACATCTCCCGGAAAGCGTCCGAATGGCGGAGGCTCAAAGCCGGCAGGAGGTCCGCCGGGACCCTGGCCGGGTGCCTTTGGGATCTGGACGATGTAGTAGACGTCATCCTCACCGATAATATGCCCGAACGGACTCTCCGGAGGTAGGTTAGCGCCACCAGGAGGGGGAGGGCAAGCATCCTTCGTAACAGGCTGGATGCGTGGGTGCCTTAGTTCGATCTCCTTGCCGGTGTCGAGGCGTCGTACCTTATATGTCGGAGCGCCTTGCTTCGGGCGCACCACCTCGACCATCTCGACCAGCGCTGAAGTGCCGGTGTCTGGGTCCCTCTCCATCCACCTGGCGCCGAGTTCAGGGACCAATCCGATCGCCCCGTCAGCATATCGAATGATATCCTCGTCTACAGCGATCAGAAGATGGGCCCCTACCCTGAGACGATCCGCTAACCCTGCCACCCTAGTTCTAAGGGGGTGGTTCTTCGGGAGGTTGTTGGCGACATCCACCAGCTTTTCTGCCCCCTCCATCGACAGAGCATTGCCTGAAATATGTGTCGGTGGATTCTTGACTGCAGGTAGATGAGTAAGGGCAAGCCTAAACGACGAGTAGCGGGATAAGGGAAGGTCCGAGAAGCGATAGACCCCAAAGTCCTTTTCAACCCCCTCATCAGCGTCTTCCATGATCTGGAAGATTTCAATCTTGTAGTCGAATTCGTCCCTCACCTCGGATAGGAAAAAGCTAATGTCCTCCTCCCGCTCAAAAGGGACATCATACGTGCAGTGCTTCGACTTACGCGCATTTTTCTTGCGTAAGAAATCCCTGAATTCTGGGTCACGCAAGGCATTCGAAGTGAAGGTAACCCGCATGACCGGTCCAGCGATTCTTAGGGTTGAGGCTTGCTTTGGCATTCTCTCACCTTCACCGATCGTTTCAAGAAGAATTTTGTCTGCTGCGACAGCATACTTTCCGCTCACTAGAACAGGTTCGTTAGCTACCATGTACACGCGGTATTTGAACTCTCCCCTCCTATTCGAGGTGGGGTACTGTTCTAGCATTTTTTCTAGCCGATCATCAATAACCTTCCCGAAGAAAAGCTCTCCTGACCGACGTTTTGCCTCGACAAACAACATCTTGACGAATGGGTCTGTCTCCGCGATGTTTTCAAGTTGGTTTAGGTACTCTTTGTCTGATAGGACGCGAATTCCCTCGATGAGGCTTGCTTCTTTAAGTCGAACGAAGCTTTTGCACTTCACGTAACTTCCCTGGCTCCACTGGAATGACGGGCACTTTTTCTGTTCGAATCGACAGAACGCAAATCTATCGGACAATTTTGTGTGCACTTCTGGAAGTCGTTTCTCCGGACAATCGTCCTTTTCTACCTTCCAGTTCCCCTGAGCACCCATGTAGGCAGGGATGAGGCCTAGTTCTTCCACATAGTACTGCTTGATTCGATCTAGAGCATCCGCCACTTTTTGCGCTGTGAAGTGAGCAGACCTCTTCTTGAGTAGGTCAGAAACACGTACCAAAACGCCATGAGGCGTTGCGGCAGTGCCCACCTTTAGCTGGTCGGATGCTGATTGGAGTGTGCTCTGAGTCTCATCGAAATATTGATTCCAGCGGCCCAAAATTGCTTCTCGCTCGGATGGCCAAAAATCATCGATGTAGTTCCAGTAGCTTCGTACCTTCTCAATAAAGGCCTCTTTCGGCAGACGCTTGGAATTCGTTCGTATGGTCTGAACCGTGTCCGCTTCTACTTTCGAGTACTTTGTGTAGGCCTTCTTCAGGTCGTCCAGTGTTTCATCAAGAATCTCATTAATCTCAAACGGTTCAAGATTTGGGTCTTGAACTGTTGTAACGATTCCGCTGCGAACCTTATCCAGCAGGTCCAACTGTCCGTCAATTTTGGGAGGAAGCGACAGCTCCTTGACCTCTATGAAGAATTTCTTAGCATCCTCAAGGTCATCTTGGAAAGCTACAGCCAAGGGAACTAGGTTCACTAAATGTTGCGCGATTCCGCGCTTCATCAAGTTTTCCCACTCCGCCTCCGACACCTCCAAGAAAGCTTGGGCGATGTCCTTACGATTGTCGTTACCGGGCATTGTAAGTAGATTCTACGAGATGTAAGTAGGCCGCGTCCAGAGAACGCGACGAGACAAGAGCGACAACAGGGTCATCTAATTTTACGGCTACACTCGACCCGCCATCAACCAAGGTCTGAATATCGCGAGCCAATAGATCAGCATACTTCGTAGCGACATCAGCGACGTCTAGATCCCCGGTATTGCTCGCTCTGTTCGCAAGAACAGTGAACCCTCGCCGAATCCTTTGCAGGTGGGCCACTTTTTGCTCAGGTGACAGATGTTCGGCCGTCCGACGAAGAATTGAGTCAGCAATGCCCCTGGTGTCTAACACAAGATCAATATGCTCGTGAAGACAGTCGTTGATGTGTTTCTCTAGTTCCGAACCTCGCGTCCCGCGAAGCAGCTCAACATCTGGACCCATTTCTTTGATGATTTCAGATGAGATCTGCTCTCGAAGCTGTCGTACTTCAGGTCTCATATAGAGCTTCATTCTGGAGAACACTTTCCGCATCCGACGGCGAAACTCTTCCCAGTCTTGCTCTCCAGCAATTCTAAGTAGCTCCTTAGCTTCTTCCCCGTGCCCGGCTTCAGCAAGCTCTTTTGCGATGCTTTGAATCATAATAGCTTGGGTCCCTCCAGCGGGTATTCCTACATAAGGCATGTTCCCGTTGCTAATTCCTGAAGTACCCCCGTTTTCCTTAGACCTTTGCTGGTCCCTGACTTTCTCTCGTAGTTCCGAAACGCGTTTCTTTTGGCCCTTAGGCCAAAGCTCGCATATGATTTGCGTAGCGTTTGGATCCTTGACTAGCTTCTTGTACTGGATTCCATTTTCGTTTAGGTCGTCGAAGAAGGCCTTAGGGGATTGCTCCTTATCCCGACGAAACTTGAGTACAATAACGTGCGTTCCAGTCAGCGGATCTGGGATAGAGCGCATGTCAATGTACCGAAGGTGGTGAGCCTTCAGCAACTTGACTGCGATTCCTCTGACATCTACGGAAGCCGGCACGATTCACCTGCGACGACGGGTGCGATTAAACAAAGCAGCTAGGCGTTGAAGGCGTTCTTCATCATCCTCAATCTGCTTAATCTCCTCGATTTCAATGTGGACCTCTTGCTCCTTCTCGCGCGCAGCTTGAATCGCAGCTTCGGCTTCCTCGTGGACCTTTCGAAGGTCCTCCTGGAGCTTCTTTTCCTTTTCTGCCATTACAGGGTCAGGAGTTGCAGGCCTCTTTCGTTGCCCTAAAAAGAAAACAATACCGCCGATGAGAGCAGCGCCACCCAAAATGTAAGCCCAGCATTTCTTCGCGAGATCCGGCTTAAAGACAAAGAGCAGCAGAAGTCCTACAACTACTAGAGAGGCAATCACTATTAGGTAAAGCTGTTCCATTTGGGGCCTCAAATTAAGATTGGCTCATACGAGGGTAGAACCTTCAGGCTTTCCTCGAACACTCCCTCAACCCAACTTTGCAGAATCACATCCGACCCTGCTCCTGTAACAGAGACAGTGACCTCATGATACACGAGACCGTCGCCCAAAGACACCGCAGGAAACACGTGCCAGAGCAACTCTCCAGGCCCCACCGTCTCGTCAAACAATGAAGTCGTGAATGTTCCTGTCAGCAGAGGATCGTCGCTTACCCCCAAACTCAGAACGTGATTCAACTGAACGCGAACTGAGTCAGTTAAGGAGGTGTTCCGGAAGAACATCTTTGGCTGCAGAATGGGCGCCACAGGGAGATTGGTCTCAAGAACGAAAGACCTTGAATCGGCTGGAGCTGTCAATCGAATTGGGTATAGCTGACGTACCGGTGCAAGCATCAGAAGCTCCTTGAGAGGCGCTCGACACGAGAGGCCAGCGCAATAAAGTGAGCGGCTTTTCTGCCTTCAGAAAGAAATGCATACGGAAGGATGTCCTTCTTTCTGCACAGGCGTTCAAAGTGAGACTTCGCCTTTTTCCATTGGTCTCTCATTGACTTCGACTCGTAGATATCGTCTGCGAAGTGCTTCACTACGTATCGCCATACCTCCAGTGCTCCTGGGTTGATGGCGGAAGGAGGGTTCTTATATGATGGGGCTCTCTTCATATCTCCTCCTCCATACGTCGTCTGCTTCTGAGTTCTCCATTTGCATTCGACACTGTGTCTAATTGCTGCTGCAGTGGGATGAACGGAATCTCAGCTTGTGTGACAGGAATTGTTTTCTTCAGGACCCCGGCTCCCTGCTGAGATATAGGAGCCTCTACTTCAACTGAAATCTTCATATCTCGATTGAACGGAGGGTGAAGAAATTGGAAGATGAAATCCCCATCTGCGCCTTCTCCGTTACCGAACCTTCGATCGAACTCGATTGTTCTAACTACTTGGTTTCGGTAGAGAAGCTTACATGTCCCTGACTTTACGTGGCCGGGGAAACCCAACTCAAGTTGGGGGTCCATGACGTAGACCACCACAAGAACCGTGTCACCGTCTTCGATGTACTCGGCTTTTCCGTCAAGAATCAGTTGTTTAGGTTCGACGGCCAAAGTTTATGTCGCCAGAGTTGGCGCCTTGAATGTAGTACCCTGAGACCCTACTGTGATGTTGCGACTGCGGTAAATGATTGTGTCGGGGCGACTGACGATCAACGTGACTCGCTCAACATTCGTGCCAGCGGCAGCATCGTAAGAGTACGTGATCGTTAGCTCGTACAGCTCAAACTCTGCAGGGCTCAAATCTATCGGAGCAGAGTAAAGAAATGAGCTTCCGGGGACCAAGGCCAAATTGACTTCTCCAAGGGTACCCATGGTCAAATCTTTAACCATGGCTCCTGTGTTGGGGTCCACACGGAAGAATTCGCAAAGGGGACCTGCGTCCGGAGTGACAAGAGAACCGTTGGTTCTTTTCGTTACCACACTCACTGCGGAGAAGCCTTGGTCTTTGTACGCGATAATAGTCACGAGCCAACCTCCTCCAGCGTAAGGGGCAGCTCATCCTGGTCGATGCTCCTATTAAAGCCCCGCTCAATCCGTGTATGCTGCTCCATAGCTTCGATGTCTGCATTCACAGATTCAATGGCATCTTCAATTCCTGCTCTATTCTTCACGACGCGGGGGATGCTGGCAGGACGGGGGAAGTACAGCGCTGCTCCAGTTTTAGTGCGAACGATCTCCGGAACTTGGCCCATAATTCCAGCAAAGTCCTTCTTGTGGTCCTTCAGGATTTCCACAAGATGGTCGCGGAACGTGTTCCCTTCTGCGTCCTTCTGGTCGTCTGACGGGGCGTTGGCCCACAGAATCATCATCCTGTACTTGTCGTCGAAATCAACAAACCCAGAGAACCTAGACTTTCGGATGAGTTCCAATGAAATCTTCGAGATATGTTTACCGATGTGTTCGTCTTCCCGAATCTCAACGGAAGGAAACGCATCATCGATTTGATCAGGGGTGAAGGGCAGTTTTACGAGCCTGACAATAGGACCGCCTTCCTTGCTAGGCTGCGAGATTTCATTGAGAAGTTTGCTCTCTGCCTCAAACTGTTCGAGGCTACGCGCTCCTCTCAGCAATCCACGAGTCCCGTTAGTGCGGTCCGCTAACAAATCAGCAACCTTCTCTAGTAGGTCCTTGCGCTGACTGCTTAGGGTGACTTTGTTACCCGACCATACGGACGAAATCTGTCCCTTCGCCTTTTCTTCCACTCTCGCAACCAATTCTTGTGCCTCGCTAAGGCTGTCGTCAGGGAAGACAACCTTGACTTGGATTGATGACGGCGAAGAAATGAGGGTGGAAATATACTCATACTTGGAGTTGTCCTCCAGTCGCCATTTAGGCCGTGCAGACACAACTGCGTTGGACAACGGCATTACGTCTTTCTCCGCAACGGCATACCAGCGCTCGCTATCAACCGCTTCGCCTTGAAGGTGATAGATCGTAATGACCGGACCTTCGGCGGAGGTACCGACAGACTTGTTGATAAGAGCTGCTACTTCATCGTAGCGCTTGTCCAAGAACTCGTTACGACCCTTTCCTGCACGGGAATCATCGCCGCCAACAGAGTAGGCCTGGCCCTCGGTTTCAAGCTTCTTGATGGAAGCAATGAGTTGCTCAACCAGAGCTGTTAGCTCCGCTCCTGTGTGCTTCGAGACAGCACGGCCTAGATTGTCCTGCACATGCCCGTCGTCGTGCATTCGAAGCTCGTAGAATCTCTCTCGTAGTCGGCGCAAAGGCCGATCTAGCGCACGTGCTTCGCCTCCGTCAAAATTCTTTGAGTCATTTCTAAATGACCCTCCAGTAACACTCTTAACCCATTCATAGCGTCTTTTGAAGTTGGGTAGCTTGAACCCTCGAACTTCTAAGTCCTGGTAGATCTGTTCAAGAATCTTGACGGGCTGCTCTGCAGCGGAGACGTTCTCTGACTTTAAGTTGTCATGGGCGAACAAAATCGAAAGTACAGAACTAAGGTCCTTGTCGAAAAGCGTAGGATCCCCAACAAGGTTGGCAACAGTTGCTAGACGAATGTTTGGATTCGTCAGAATCTCATAGGCGAGTTTCTGGAGGAAAATCGCACGCTGCTCTAATAGAGTCTTAGCAGACATTAGATTCCCTTGGGAGTCTTGGGACGAATTGAATTCCATGGACCAACATCATATCCATCCCGTACCAGTTGGTCGTAAAGCTTCTTGAGAAGCCTAGAAGCCGGTCGAGACATTGTGTAGCCATCATAGCAGAGGCTATTGTGCATCTCGTGAAGAGAGCGCTTCAGAGAATTCTGCGCATGCATTGACGATGATGCGGCAGGACTCTTGTACGCGGGAACGCCATCTCGGGCGCATTCCTTCAGCCAAAACTTATGCGCCAGTGCCCATTGGTCTGCAAGGCCCTTTGGCTTGAAGATCACTTTCCTGCGTTTGGGGTCTCGCAAAACACGATTCCAGCACTTGGCGGCCTCTGGACTGGCCCCGTCCGGAGGATTTCCGACCTTAGGCCGGGTCCCCTTCGCTGCCCTCGCGAGCCTCAGCCTGGTTACTAGTGGCATAGCCGCAGCTTCTGCCATTACTTCTTTGATCTGCGCGGTCTCTGCTTGTAATGACAATGGCGCAAGGGGTCTATTAAGAAAGCCTTTCTCCTTCAGCCATGAAGTCCCTTCTTCTAAGTCATTGGGATTCCAAGCCGCTGCCAACGCCTCTTGCAGGTGGTCCAGTCGAACCTTGTTCTGGACGTACACCTTTGCCATGTTCTTCATCTGATTCGGGTCCTCGACTCCCATGAGTCGAAGCCTCCCGAGGAACTGCGCATAGTAGTCCTCCGGAAGAATACCCAATAGCTTTAGCCAGGCGTCCTCTTCCTCTGCGATCTTCCACAGAAGGTCCTTAGGGGCGTACAGGACCGCCTTTTTCTGCTGATCTAGAGGAAGGACTTCCATCAGACAAACTCACGAAGCAATGCGATTTCAGCCCGAGCATCATTTACCATTTGGACCGCCTTGACCAACTCTGGATTAGGAGTCTTCTTGTGATCCGCAACTGCTTGCACAGAAGCCATTACTAGCTGCGTGGCGATGCTCTTTGCGTTCTTAATGCGGGCGCGACGCAGGCTCTTTTCTACGGCAACGATTGTTTTAAGTGTCCTGGCCTTTGTGTACTCTGTCGAGGCAGACTTGGCCCCATCTTGAGCCTGCGCCATCTGCGTGAGCATGCTAGCTACGTTCTGCGCAATCTGACCCCAGGCATCCGGTGGGATGGCCTTGATGACCTGCATAAGCTTTGGCCCCAACCGAGAAAGGGCTGGACCAAGACCTCGGACTAGAGCCATTAGGGCAGGATGTGCCGTTTTCTCTACGTCAGCCTTTACGAGTTGACGTAGACGCTTAGCAGCCGTGAGTAGCCGCTTTTCTTCTGAGTTTAGGTTTGCCATTGCTTCCGTACCCACTTTCCGTTGTGTTTCTCCCAAAATGATGCTTCAACGCGATCTCAAATTCTTTCGTGAAGCGGCAACTTGCGAGTAAACTTAGGCTCCTCAACAATAACCTGGGTTTGGGGAGATTTCACATACGTAACAATGTGTTCATCAGTGCCCTCGAACCCCGGGCCCAGGGCCTCTTTATCCTCTGGCTCTTCCTCTTCTTCAGACTTAGAGGAGTCGAAATCCAAGAACTTTGAAAGTCGATTAGAAATGTTTGTGAGGCCTCGATCTCGGGCAACAGCGCTCACAAAACGCAGTGTCGTGGCAGCCGACTTTGGCATGTAGACGACAACTGGACGATAGAAGAGTTGAAATTCGTCAGGACCAGCGCCAATAACTTGGTTGATTTCCAGTTCTTGGTCTGCATTCTTAGTTACCAACATCACCGTCTTGCCTTCCAACTCATCGAAACGGCGTGCCTGTTTTGGCTCTTTAAGACGGAGCCGCATGCTCCCTTCCCTGTTTCCAATTCCAACGACGTGAATTGGGATTTGGATCTCCCCAAACTGGAGATATGGCTTTGGTACGCTGCCCCCTTCTCGAAGCGAACCTTCTGTGAGAGGGATTGGGAACTTACGTGTTTTGCCTAAATTGAGTGTAAGATGGTCTACGTTCCATGCGAGAGATTTGGGTACGGAACGAGGAGACGGGTCGTGGTTATACGACAACGTCAAATGTGGCTTATAGTTCTTGAGAGCAAATGTGGTGTCGACTTTCCCTGGAAAGTAGTGCTCACACATCTCTACCACCAGATCGTGGTAATCTTTGAGGCCCTCGCTCAGAATCTTGGCAACGTGTGGATACGTTCCGTCCTCTTGCTGGTTGGGGAATACGGTACCACCGTCAATCATTACGTCGAAACTTCCCACAATGTCAGCAGCTTCTGCTGCGATAGGCAATATCTTTTCGACGTCTTCGGGAGAGAGCTTAGGGAAAAAGCAGACTGTGATATGAGGATCGTACGGAAGGTCCTCAGAAATTGGCAACTGTTCTACGATATTTGCCGGCACGGGAACGCCTATGATGCCACTCTCTTCGAAGTCCGCAATAATAGGCTTCTGGTCTTGTGCTGAGAAGGCAAACGTCATTACGAACGGGGAGTCCAAGTATCGCTCTGTCGTTGCGCCTTTTGGAAGTTCTGTCATACCAGAAAGTAGACCAATGAATTCATCCGTACCGACCTTGAACCGAACCATAGAGCCGATTTTGGCTGCAGCAGTACGCTGAATGTGACCGATTTCCGAAGGTCCTTGGTCTCGATCATGCGACCAAGTGAATTCGATTCGGAGGGTTCCTCCTGAGGCCTTTACGTTCAAAACTGTTCCGTCAAAAGACTGAGAATCGAGAGCCATAGTTGTCTCTCGATTTCGATACTTCGTCAGAACTCGTTCAGCAGACTTGGGGTCTGTAACCTTGTCTGCAGATAAAAACCGGAAGCCCATAAATCACCTGTTAAGGGCCTGGTCTGCAATCCGGTCTAGGCCATCCATCCATCGACGGCACATTCCTGCGTTAGACACGTAGAAGGTCTGTCTGTCAAGGGTGTACGCACAGATGCCATCAATGGAGAACTCCTCCATGAGTGTCCGACCATCATTGGTAACTATGGGCTCTCTAGTCAGCCCGTGATTCTCAAGTTTTGCCCACGTCAGAGGCTTCGGAAGCGAGACGTTAACACCACTTTTGCGTACTGCTTCAGGGTCGGAGGGCTTGATAGAAAACTGGTAGCACTGCTTGCTTCTCAGATATTCCATCAGGCGTACTGTGGCGTGTGCGTCCAGGCCTGTCGGGGGTTTGGTTTTGAGCAACGTGCATAGCCCTCCCATACACACGAGATGCTTGGACTTGGAAACGGGGCTCGTTGGCTTCGGTTGCGTAGCTGGAGGGGTTGACATCACCTTTTCTCTGAAGGCGTACCCCTCTGATTCTAAAGCCTTCCGAATACGCATCATCAATCGAAAAGCTCTGTCTCGCTTTGTGTAGTCGCTACTTTCAACAAAGTGAACTAGCAATTCATCATATGCATTCTCAACGTCCTTGGAGTACTTGCGCTTAACCTTCTTTTTTGGCGCGGCAAGGACCATGAGGCGTTCAACAATTTCATGCATGCTCGCCTCCCATTCGAGACAGATTTCTACGGAGCCTTTGCAGGTAAGAGACGGCCTGAGCACAACGATCGGCCTTTTCGGCAGAAGCAATCTTGTTTGCCGAGAACATCTCGTTAACTGCATCACTAGATTCTATCGCAGCGAAAATCTCTTCGTAAACTCGATGAATCACTGCTACATCATCAGTATGGCCTGTTGCAGCCGCTAAGAACTCTGCGCCCGCTACTGCGGCAGAAGCAATTAGCGACCTCGGTGAGGTCTGTTCAATGTCTTCAACCAAATTCCGAAGCTGTTCGAGGCGATCCAGATTATGGGCCACCTTCAAGAACCGCTTCTCAAGGTCAGGTCTCATTTTTAGCTCCAAGGTTCGAGACAAGCCTCTCGTGACGTTCAAGAACGTAACTAAGGCGCTGAGCCTGCTTACGATTCTCTCGAATAGCACGCGCTAGTAGATCGACGTCACGTGTCTCAAGACCCTTTTTCATCTCTTCTGCGGTGGCATTCCACGCGTTTGAGAACTGAGCCATATTCTTTACGAGATCTTCATAGTAGCGGAAGACTTTCATTGCCTCTGCCACCCGAAGAATCCTTGTCTTTAGCTCCGGACGCATCGTGCACAGGCTCCTTCAGGGCATAAATACGAAGCGGGAGTGTAGAGACGAACTCCACACTCCCGCTGCGGGTTGAGGAATTTACTTCCTCAAGTGAGATTAGACGCGGACGCCACGGTTGACGGCACGACCATTCACGATTACCTGGCCCTGGATCTGCTCCATGAACCAGCCACGAGCCGGGCGGCCCATGTTGTACTGGTCAATGGCACGAGAGTCCAGCTCCTTGCGCTGCGTGATGGTTCCGAGCGTCACGGGGGAGGCCGTCACGTAAACCTCACCAGGCTGAAGAACCTGCAAGGTTTCGTAGCGGTAACCATCCGTGATGATCTCCATTCCAAGCATGGAGCCAAGGCGACCCTCAAGGATCAACTCATGCTTGTGGACCTGATCCCACCAAGCCACGAAGTCGGCGTCGGCGATGATGTCATCCCAGATATCCCAGGCGATTACCATCGTTGCAGCCGGCGTACCCCAGCGGTTAACCTGAGTACGAAGCGTGGTAAGAACAGATGGGTTGAATGTCGTGAAGAGCACCAAGTCGTTGAACGTGGTTGCTGCGCGGTTCAAAAGAGCGCGGGTGATGAGGTCTTCACGACGAAGGATTGCCTCTAGACCATCCTGGAACTTCTCGTCGAGAATGTCCGTTGAGGCCTGCTCGATTTCCTTGTCCTCGATAAGGATGTGTGCCGCAAGGTAGAACTCGGGCGGGTATACCCAAGGCTGACGAATGCGCTGCTCCTGGACCTTGACGTCAGTCGTGATCTGGAACGCAACAACGTCCTTACGACGAACCTTGACTCGGCCGGTCTGACCCTTTGCAAGGGGCATAACCGAAAGGAGTCGACGAGAGAAGCCTTCACGGCCCAACGTCTCCCAGATCTCCTCCGAGATGACCTCTCCGAGAACCTGGAACTTGGATCCAGACTTGTCGTAGTAGGCCTCACGAAGGTGGGCAAGACGCTGCATCGACTCTTCAGCCGAAGCATGGCGCTGGGTTACAACATTCTCCCGAGCCTGATGCAGAACGTTGCCGATAACCTGCATAAGCTCGCGCTTCGAAGAAGCGTTTAGCTCACCATTGCGACCAAATGCGGGTCCAGCAGAAAGCTGAGTACGGCCGCCAGCCAGACGAACACCACCTCGAAGACCATCCTCAGAGGTTGCGGGAACGTCCGGAGCCTGCCGCATTACCTTCACACCGGGACCAGAAGCGTACGGGTTTGCCATTGTTATTCTCACTTCAGAGAAAAGGGGTTGGTTGTTGGAAACTCTCTACTTCAGTCTTTTTCGAGCTTGGTTTGGAAGGAGAGCCCTGTCTCCTAAAGGCAATCTCATACTAGCTTCTTGAGTCCCGGCATGTATTCCGGGTAAGACTTTCTCGAACATGAATCACATAAGAGAATGACTTTAAGAAGTCTTTCTCCGTGGTCGAAGAAAAATCATCTGAACCGTCGAATTCTATTCTCCGTTAACCCGGGAATTGCCTCCAGGAAAGCCTGTCCGACTACATGTAGTGCAGCATTGTGAGAGGGACGAAGCTCTGGAACGACGGCTATATCTGCTTCCGAGGTCCCATCGGAATAGGAGACGGTAGCCGTGACAGACAGTTCTTCTGCATCAACGGTCGTTGTTGCTGACAAGCTTTGTTGCTGAATCCCAACTGATGGGTAATTGAGCTGGTCAAAGCCATTGACTGCTGGTGGATGCTGAACATTGGCAGGGACTGTGATTGTCATGCATAGAAAATACAAAAGGCCGAGTTGATTTCCAACTCGGCCTTTTGGTTTTGCGGGTTGGTTACCGCTTAGGTTCAGGAGAGACCGGAGAACTTCACTCCAAGACGACCATCTGCCACAGACGGGACCTGGGAAACGATGCCGATGGCCACGCCACCAGCAGCCGTCGTCACTTGGCCGCCTGCACCAGAGTTCACGACATTGCCTACTGCGTAGGCCTGCGTTGTGTCGTACATCGTGGTAAAGATCTCACCCTCCATGCAACCAACGCCAACGGTGCTGAAGTAGTCCTGAGCGCGGTTGTTGATGGAACGCTCGTGCCAAGTGGCAAGAGCCTCATCAAGAGTTGGGGTGTAGCGATAGGTAACTGTCACGGTCTGTCCTGCTTCAGCAGCGTTGAACGTGATGGTACCGTCCGCGTTGTTCATCTGGAACTGACCAGCCGCGGGGGCGCCGCCTACCTCGGTAAGAACACCGGTAGTAGACGCGACTGCTCGCGTATCGTTAGCCGTCAGGTTGTTCTGACGAAGAGAGACTGTGCCGCCGCCTGCGGGAACGGTCAGACTCTCAACGACAGTCTGGGTAACGTACTTGAGCGCATCAGTGATTGCGAAACCAGCGACACGGTCAGTAGCAGCACCCGCAGAAGGCTGCACCGCAAGGGTGCCGTCACCTGCGTCGACATACATAAGTAGCTGGCCTTCCTCGGTGATTGTGGCACCGGGGGCAACCGCTCGCTCACGGATGTCATTGAAATAGGAACGTGTAAGATCGAATGCCATGTTTTACTCTCCCTCTTAGAGGTTATCGACTATGCATCCGCCGACGGAAGCCCAACGCCTCGCGGAGATGACTCTTGTCGTCGGACTCTTCCGAGTACGACGCAGAGCGAGTCTCCAGAGGAATGTTGTGCATGTGGCTAGAAGCAGACCTGGCGGAGGGAATTTCCTCGGACTCCGCAACAACGGGAGTGCGATGAGAAAGGCCCTTGATCTGCTCTTCCAGCTCCGCGAGAGCCTCCGGCTGGAGGTCCATCCACTTGAAGGCCTGCTTGAAGCAGTTCTCGAAGTGTTCGGGAGCCTTTGCCTGATAAGCAGCCTCAATGATTGCGACAGCCTGACGGTCAGTTACACCAGCCTCAATCATTCGGTTGAACAGCTCTGACTTGAGCACGTTCTCCGAAATGAAGTTCTTGGTCTGAGCAACTACGACCAGGTTAAGCATATTGAGTGCGTCGTCGCGGAGAGCTGCCTTGGCCTTGCGAAGCTCGGCCTTGGCCTTGTCTGCCGCAGCAGCCTCGATGCGCTGGAACGCATCACTTCCTGCAACTGCTGCGACGTATGGACGGGCGCGAACGCCAGCCAATACCTCAGCAAAGTCGAAGGACTTAGCTGCCTCACGAACACCCTCGGCATACTTCTCAGTGATGAAAAGCTTCGCGATCTTCTGCGGCTCCTCCTGGTCTTCGAGACGAATCTCGGCAACCGGGCGACCACCAGCAAGAACCACCCAGTGGGGGTTCTCGGTCTGCTCTCCGTAGAGAAGCAGATCAACTGCTGCGGTCTTGGGAACCATCGTGGGATCGACCACCGGGCACGCCATCTTGTCCGGAACCGCACTAGCAGGAGGTGCGGTGACGGGGGCGGCGGTGCGCTGCTCATCGGAAGACTTTTGTTCAGACTGCTTGCTCTCAGAAGCTGTCACGGCCTGGCGTGCCGCGAGGCGCTTCTGGCGAGCTGCTCTTAAGGCTGCTGCATCGTGCTTTGCCATTTTGGTTTTACCTTTCGGTTGGGCCCAAGAGCAAGGGGTGAGGGAGATGAACACCAGCGTTCAAATCCGGGTCACAAGGACTTGCTTCGTAAATATGCGAGTAAGACGATTCGTTTAGCTACGCGACGTAGTCTTTTTTGAGCCTGGAACTTGGCAGCCGTTTTTCTCGGCTGCAAAGACGATTCAAGTACAGAATAGAAGTACTTGAGCTTCTCTATAATTGGCTGAGAAGTCTCAAAAAGCGATTTCAGCTCGTGGAACACCAAATCGATCGCTTCCAGCTTGGACTTGGTTCTCTGCGAGAGAAGCATCATTTTCTGAATTGCAGGAGATTGGCTGGCCTTTAGCCCTGCCTGATCCGGGGACAACCCTTCTTCTCGCAGTTGGCGAAGCGCCTGCTTAAATCTCTCTCGAACGAGTTCGGAAAGTTGCTTTGCAAGCTTCTCGTGTTTTTCCCTCAGATTTCCCAACTGGATATCTGTCTGCTTGCCCCACGTGTTGAACCCCATCAAGCCTTCCGACAAGGCTTGGTCTATATGGCTCATCACTTGCTGGTAATTGTTTGCATTAATTCTGGAGGAGAGAGGGCCAACCCTACGCAGAATTTCTTCAGCTTGATCAAGAGACGCCAGCACATTGGGGAGGACCTGTTCTAGTTCCTTCGCCGCCTCCTGTTTTGCAGGATCGTCAGAAGACTTCAATTCATCAAGAGCAACTTCACTCCGAGTTCTGGCAAACTTGATCTTCTTCAAGAGAAGACTTGTTTGAGTTTGGACATGGCGAAGCGCCTGAGGTGAAGCCAGTCGAGTGGATGCTGATACCGCTTCCTGTCCAAAAGCTCCCTGCCAACTGAAGGATACTCTTTGGTACCTACCATCGAAGAAATCATCATCCCACTCGGGATGTAAGCCGTATTTGGGAGCAAGTTTTTCTGCCTGTGCGATAAGCCAGGAGGCAACCTTTGGATTTGGGTGCAGAATCTCCAAGAAAGGCTCGGGTTCTTCGTGGCTTCCCATCGTTGACGAAGCAATGATAGGAGCTTCGGTATGTCCTTCTCTCGCAGCTCTTGGCACGCGATGGCCGTGGATAGGCGTTACTCCGATCCTTTTAGCCAGAGCATCTGCTAACCTAGAAGCGGCCTCATCAGCTTCCTTGAACACCAGAGACGCTGTCTTTTGAGAAAGGGACATCTGAGTTATCGGTCAGAGAGGTCGGTGATCATGTCCACTGCTTAACCCATCGATCATGAGCAGTATGATCGGCAGGATCAGCAACAGAAGAGGTTTCGATGAAGTTCACTCGGTAACAGCGTTCATAGACGAGGTGCCCCTCAAGAATTCGTCCCTTCCCCCTTCCGTACTCTTGGTGACGGCAAGCAATCTTGCCGTTCGGGGAGACTGCTCCGCACCCCGGATAGCTGCACTGCGTGTAACTTACGAGCGCTCCCATTGAGAATCCGGTGCGATCTCGACGTAGAATCGAATTAGCTAGGTCACGGTCCTTGGTCCTGTCCCAGCCCGCAAGCACTACGATTTTGTAGCGACCGTCTGCGGTCTTCTGCAATGAAGCATCAAAGTGAACGCCCTTCGCTTTTCGCGGATCACGATTGTCGTGATCCATATGCGTCGGCTTTCCGATGAAAGTTTGGTACACGAGGCGACCCAGCTCTGGATTGAAGGAGGTCACCTCGTCATACGGAAACTCATCGAGATTACGATTGGGACACCCGACAGTAACGATCGGGATTTCATTGATAATGTAGTCGCGGATGTCTGCCGAAATTTGGTATTGCTCTGCAGCCATCGGCAACCAAGAGATGTCAAGGCTGCGGGTCTTGTTGAGGATGTTCTCAGACGCAACACGAAGCTTACCGGTTACGTCTCGATGGGTCTCACAAGAAACCCCCTCAAAGACACGAGTGTCAAAGGTAGCATCTCCAAGCTTCAGCATTATTCACCCTCGACCATCTTCTTGTCGTGAACAAAACCAGTGAGTAGGTTTCGGTCTGACACAAATCGTTTCTCACCAGAGATACTCTGCTTTAGGTCGTTTGACATTTCTGGAGCAGAACTTTCCTTGAAGAAGGAGTTCCGGTATTCTTGGTCTCGCTTGGCATCTTCGAGTGATGCCTGAATCTCCCTTGAGTTCACGCAAGCCAACACTGCTTTTAGTTCAGCCCCAAGCAGTCTTGGGTTCCCTCTCAGTGAGGCTTGAAGTTCCCGCTGGATATCCATTGCTACAGTTCTACTGATATCAGCGTTACGGATAACACCGATTCGCGTCAGGATATATCTCAAAACCTGATCTCTTCTGTTGTTCCCGGTGTTTAGGATGCGTCTAGTCTCAGCTTTTGTGAGATTCCTGGTTAGTCGTTGGCCAAGATTGTCTAGTAGACGACGAGTGGCCAATTCAGCCATATCTACATGAACACCCATAAACTCTGCCTTCTTATTCCAGATGGGCAGAGAACGAAGAAGATCAATAGCCTTTCGGTCCTCGGTATAATGCCTGGCTGCTGCTCCGCGGAATGATGCTCCGATTTGGGGAAGCTGAAGAGCACCTCCGCCTCCAGGTCCGCCAGCACCGGCACCAGCACCCCCAGCGCCACCCATATCCCCGAGGCCTCCACCACCGGCCCCCATGTCCCCTCCCATTCCACCAAGACCGCCACCCATATCACCAAGACCGCCGCCACCTAGGCCTCCTAGATCTCCTCCGAGACCGCCGAGATCTCCTCCGAGGCCGCCACCCATATCGCCAAGACCTCCACCCATTCCTCCGCCTGCCGCATCGGGGGCGATTTGAGTGATCTTCTTTTTCTGGGCAGCTAGTTGACGAGTGGTCTCTAGATCGTCATCGAATTGTTCCATCTCGGATTCGAGATCGAAGCCCGCAGCGCTAGTCCACGTGCGCTTTGTGATCGGAATGCCCTTTTCTTCCATCATCTGGAGAATTTCAAGGTAGTCGCGGTCTGCAACAGGCCGTAGAGACTTCTCCCAAGCAAGAGTAGGCAAAATGTAGCGCTTTTCACTCTCATCCTGAGCAATGCGAATTCGGTGGTCTAGCTCAGCCTTCTTCCTATGAACGAACCCGTGACGGCGAGCCAAGGGCTTCAACAGCTTTTCGTAGATTAGAGCATGCTCAAAGAACTTACGGTGCGCCTTCACCTTCTCCAAGAAGACGCTCATTAGCTGCTCTAACGTGTTGTACGTTGCTTCTCCGGTGAGGAACGCTTCGCTAACTCCGAGTGCATTCAACTTACCTTGAAGCAAGAACTGCCATTCATCAGAGATTTTGACGATATCCTGGGGTGATGAGCCGCCTACTTCATTGGCTGTCACACCAGTACGAGTAACCACGATAGCTCCTACCGGGTCTTCATCTGCTTGCATGAACAGAGCAGAAAGATCGTCTAGCTCCTCTTTAGAAGGTTCCCAGACGTCATCAAGACCCGCCGTTATATGTCGGATCCTAGATGCACGCCTACGACTGGCAGCAATTGTGGCGTTTACGAGAGCTTTTTCATACGCCACAAACATGATGATGCGCGTATACGCACTGGCACCGATAACGTCATAAGGGGCAGTTCTACGAGGAATGTAGAACGTGTTTTCCGGAGGCAGAGGAATCTCCTGACCCGCTCGGATCATCGAAACAAGCTCACGAACTTCCCTTTGTGCTTCAACGTCCCGTTCATCTTGAGAGTGAGCCCAGTTCCGCATATCCGGTGTGGGAATGATGTCAAGCTTAGGCTGGAAGCCTGGCATAGGAATTGGGGTAACACGAATCCAGTCAGGATCGTGAATGATCATCCGCTCCCAAATCCCACGGCTCTCGTCCATTAGCAGGTGACCTATAACCTTTCCCATCGAAAGGAATTCCGCCGAAATCTCTGGCATGTGGGCGGTCAGATTGATTGCATTTAGGGCGTCTTGATACACCTGTGCAATCTGCCGGTCTTCGATACCGATGAGCTGGAAATCGGACCACGGGAGTTCTGAGTAAAGGTCGATAGCAGGGCCGGCAACCGGGTCTTGTAGCTTGATTCGACGCCAGATTCTATTCAGTCGACGTGGGTCGACCGGCATGAATTGCTCGATAATCGAGCCTTCTGATAGGTCGTCGTAGACAGGATTAAATCTGTTGTGAGTGTTGCGTCCTCCTGGACTACCAAAGCCAAATCCGCCCGAACTACCGCCAAATCCGAAGCCGCTTGAGCCCCCGAAGCCACCAAAGCCACCTGGGCCTAGGGCCTTTTTGCGAAGACTGGCGGTACGCATTCGGCCGAAGTTGAACTTAATGGATGACATTACTTACCGAGAAGCTTTCTGAGGACCTAGAGCCGCAAAAGTTGGTCCGAGATCCAGTGTGTTCATTTTACGGATGAACCCTTTGTGTCGTCCTGATTTCTAGGGAAGGCTCATGATTTTTGCTTACATCTTGATGTAAACGCGCATGGGATCTCTACGATCAATGTGGTCAAGCTTGTACTTACGAGTTCCGTTCTCGTACAAGTTGCGCATAAGCCTTTCTAAAAATCGGGGGAATTCGACGATGCTCATTCCATGAACAAAGAAGGACGCCATGCTCTTTTTGGCGTCCACATCGAGCCGCGGCTCCCTAACACCCATGTCATTCAAGACATCGTTGAAGATCTTGAATTGAAGGTTTCTCTCATCGTGATTCATACCACGAGCAAGACGCATAATAGCCCGAGCTTCAGACTTATGGCCTGCCTTCCACAAATCTGCGATGAGTGCTTTGGCTTCTTTGCGGTCCATAACTCAAACCGGAATGCAAACGTGGCAATTCGGGCAATAGCGGGCCTCGTCGGATTCAGCTAGACGAACAAACTGCATTCCATGGCTGCATCGCGGACAGCCGCCTGCACTGCGAATAGCAGGATTCGCAGAGCGACCCATCGGGCTCGTCGAGTTCGCCGTTCGAATGTTCGAACTTGACATGCCGTAATCTGCAAGGATGATATCCAACGCCAGAGGCGTGTCAGCATCTTCCACTTCATTCTGAATGTCGGCCAGCTTCAGCTTTGTACGAATGCGTCGTAACTCTTCGTTTGTAAGCGCAGTCTTGATTTGGTAGCGCTTATGAGCGTCACGAATGAATTTCTCAACAGGGGTGCCCATGTTTCTCTCCTTATCGCCGCCCGTAGAAAGAGGTCTTTCCCCGAACTGCGCCAATGCTGGTTCGGGCTCTATTGCCTCGGTAAGAGCCGAGACCCATTGATTTAAGTGCTAACGAGCCTACCCGAGATGTTTGACCTGATGCGGTGCTCTGTACCTTCACAAGGAAATCTTTTTGGTTTTCGACCATGTACCATGATGCAAGGACGGTGGCCCTGAATAGGTCGTCATCTCCTGCTTCTGGCTTGATGATCTTCTTTCCTACTTCGCGGACAGTAGCGAACTGTACGGCCATATGGGTGTACGGAGCCTGCCGTACCTGGTCAATGTCTGTGACGTCCAGGTCTGTAAGTTCTTTGTGCTCCCATTTAGGCATCTTGACGTTTCCGCCGTATACCAGATTCCTCAAATTCTTGAAGTCCTGTTCTTTTGGAGAGTACTTCTCTGCACGAACCTTCATCTCTCGGAGTTCTTGGATCTGACCTGTGGACTGCCAGCGATCGTACAAAACAGCCTTCACATGAAGGCCCTTGTTACGGTCGCATAGAGTCTTCACGAGCTGAAGCATTGTGGGAAAATGCACTGGGATGATTTCCCCAGTCTCAAGAATCTTTTCTGGCTTTGCTTCAATGATTGCGTCTACTACTAGGTTGAATCGACTGCCGTCTTCTCCTGCTGCAGGCTCTAGATGATAGATGCCAATGGCAAATGAGTTCTGCGTCTCACCGCAGTCAACAGCGACACAGCGCGGGATCATTCGTGTTCGGCTGTCGCTGATGGTGCCGATGATGTCCGCAGCAACGTACCGATTTCGTTCCGGATCGACTTTGTCCTTGATGAACTTGACCCTCCACGAAATCAGCGGCTTGCTGTTCGTCTGCATGTCAGCAATTGCCCGCGCAGATTCAATAAAAGGGCTGTCAGCAAGCGGAGGGATGGCTCCAAAATCACGCCAAAACTTGACGGGGTTGTTCTGCTCCTCGGTCTCAAGACTCTCGCGAGTAATGAGAGGACTTGCCTCCCAGGAAGCCAAGTGAAAGCAGACCTTACGCTTGTCCCGCTCTCCCTCTTTCAGGAGAGCCATCATCCGGTCGTACTGCGAACTAGGCGAGCTGATGTTCGCCATGATGCCCGGCATTGTTCGATACTCGCCCTGTTTCCAAAGCCTGTCGCTAGCTGACCGGACCGTTCGTAGTGAGTTGGAGAGTGCAGCGTACGTCTCTTCGGCGTTTGCACGCACCGCCTCTTTGTTCGCGTTGAACCATCCTAATTCGTCGATGGCCGCGATGACTCGCGTTGAGCCACGCAATGACTTCATGTCTGCTGCGGCGTAGCTGCATCCCAATTGCTTGTTTCCAAACCAAATGTAGCTATCCATGACTTTGACTAGGGTTCCCTTGTCAAAGCCTTTATCACGTTCGACCTGCCGAAGTTTTGAGATGTAGTCTTTGTACCACGGGCTCTGTGCTAGAGCCTCTTTGAAGGCTTGCCATAGAGTTCGTTTAATCTGTCCAGCCGTGACGGCCACGAACGTAACTTCAAAGAACGCATTTGCCATCAACCCGTAGAACCGTGCGGGATTCTTCAGTTCTAAAAATCGATGAATGTAATAAGGAACAAGAACACCCCCGGTCAGCGCGGTCTTTCCTGAGCGCTGTCCAAGACATGATACAAGCTCCCATGGAAGCTTGTCGAATAGTTGACACTTGTTCTTTTCACATTGAGGACAGACGCCGTGCTCCAGAAGTACAACTTTAGACCTAAACGTGCCTACAGACGCATCTACTGGTACATTGTCTAGAAATTCCTGGTCGCTACAGTCGGGGCAATACTCACAAAAAAGTCGAACGGCCTGCTCAGCCTGCTTTGCCCACAACGAATTCATGTTCATGAATTCCGGGCCAACTGCAAAGTCAATTACGTTCTTCGCAAACCTGACGTCGAGGTCAACGTCGAAGACAGAAGGATCCAATCCCGTGCTGATGACTTGATCAACAAGGCTCTGCAGGTCTAAAAGGTGACCATTGTCATCACTGAATCTACTTTGCCTGGCCATTCAACAACTTCGAAATCTTTCTCACTGCCTTTGTCTCGGCCGTATTGCGCAGCAGATCACTCAGATGCTGACCGTGTCCGGGAGAGAGTTGGTACCGCGACTTGTTTTTGTCCTGTCTGGGTCCAGCGGGGTAAGACCCGTCATCGCAAGAACCTGCACTCATGTCTGCACAGGCTTCTGTTTCTTCGTACTCCAGAAGAAGTCGGTCCGCCTCTGCATCATCCATGAAAGCAAGACGTTCCCAGCGCTTCACACGATCAATAATTCGTGCGACTCGAATGAGCCGTCTCTGGAGTTCAGGATTTGAAATCTGGGTGGTCATTGAACTGTCTTCTCGCGGGCTTCTGCCAGACGAGCCTCTCGTTCTTGTTTCTTGACTCCGAAGTGAGTGTCGAGAGATTCTTTTGCTTCAGGAAGCAACGCTTGAATTCGATCGGAGAGGCGCTTGAAAATCTCAGTAGAAATCCCTTTGGCATCCCTAGGCTGAATATCCAGCTTCAGCATTTCTTGCTGGAGATTGTTCATTTCCTCGGTACAGGCTCGGACGAGACTTAGCAAGAAGGGGTTAAACGACTTTTCGATGATCTCATCGACGACATCCTGTGGCTTCTGGAGGGCCATCAGTTCTGCTAGAGCAATTCTGTATTCCGCCATAAGCCTCTGGTATGACTGAAGCATCATAGCGGAACCGTCACCTTGATCGATCGCGAGCTTAGTTTTGGCGCATTGGTCCTCAAGGTCGTCAACAATTTCCTGGAGGCGCTCGAAATGCGATCGTGGTGACTGAATAAAATTCTCAACGTAGTATCGGACGTCGTCGTAGTCCAATCCAAATTGAATGCCTATTTGCTCAGGTGTTTGACCTGCCTTGTAGGCATCCTCAATCATCTCCCTTTGTTCGGGCGAAAGATGCTTGAATGGGTTGTTCGCCTGAGGCAGAGTCATTTATCCTCTAGCTCTTCATCAGCCTCAGCCAGCCCCTGTGTTCGGTCCAACTCATGCTTTTGGTGCTTTTTCTGCTTAAGAGCTGGACCGCCCATTGTCTCGGTCAGAATACCGGGGTAATGGTGGGGAGAAACCGAGATTTCTTCGTTCAGAAGGTTCTGAACGTCCTTCAGTCGAATAGCTAAACGAAGAAGACGGCTGACCTGGTTGGTCACTCGTCGCCGACCGTCCCGCTCCATCCGGTGTCCTTCGACATCGACTCTTCATCCCGATTCATACGCTTCGTAAGCTTGCGCGCGAAATCCGGATTTCCAACAGCGCGGGCCCAGTAATCTTCAAGGAGGCTCTTGTCGTCACCAACAGCAGAGGTGGAACGCTCTACAACGTTGAAGACTGACTCCTTCGGAACGGTGTAGCTCTTTCCGTTTGCAGAAACGGTGACCTCAGTCTCTCGAAGAGAGGTGATCTTTCCTACCATGGGCATCGTACCATCGTAGAAACGAACGGTGTCACCGTCAGTGAGCATGGGTGCTGCCTGTCGGACCCGGGAGAACGTCGCGTGCTTACGGCTTGCGCGCTCCATACGAGCCTGGACGATGTCAGCGATGTTCTCATCCGTACGGCGGATTAGGTGCTTCTGCACACCGTTGTCGACCACCTGCCAAATATGGCCGGTTGCCTCGTCGAAATAACCATTTCCAGCTACACGACGCATGACCGTTGCATCGGTAACAGGGCGGGTATCAACATTCATGGTCAGACACACGCTAATTGCGCTATCTGCCTCATGAAGTTGGGCGGTCTGGGTCTGTGCCACAACCTTGTTGTGGAAAGTTGCAGATACAAAGCGCTCAAGCTGAGAAAGCGTCGGAGGTGTTCCTACATGACGCTCAAATGCGATGAGGACGTTGCACTTTAGAGGATCGATTGGACGCATGTCCACGATCTGCATATCCGACCGCGGGGGAAGGTTTTGCTCTGCGACCTTTTCTCCGAGGCGGTCGAGAAGCTTTCCATGAATGCCAAGAGTACGCATTTCTTTTTCTCTCCTAGGAGGGCGTTGACTGCCCGTTGGAACCAATGCACGTGTAGATAAGTGGGTTTGCCCCTTCTCTAAAACTCAAATAGTGTCGATGGCTTCTTGAACCTCTTCCAAGATGTTCTGGAGGTCTATGGTGGCAGTGCCATATCGACTCTCCATTTCCGCTAATACTGGTGCGAGAACGTCTGAGAATTTGCTGAGCCATTCGGGGCGGGAGCCGGTGCGCCTAACTAAAGCCTTGCTTCTGGTCTTGACGCGCTGTGTTGTGGAATAGATTTCCTCCGCATCCAGATTTAGAAGGCGTTTAAGGGCATCTCCTAGCACTTGCCTGTTCATCCCAAGGGCCTGTTCCAGGCCTCCCAAGGTAGAATAACGCTTAACTGCCCATTCGGTGATTGTTTTGATATCTGTGCGGCATTCCATCTCGGCCGCTACAAACTGGTGAGGGTGGTTGTCCGCGCATTTTTGTGAGCAGTAGCAGATTTTCTGCTTCTTTTTGGCCATTCGAAATTCGACAGAGGTTTTCTTGTGCTTGCCAGTCAGGGGCATTTCACAGGCATAACATACGTCCATGTCGGGCAACGTAGTGAATTTGGGTTCGATGTCGGTATGATTTGAAACCCGAAGCGTTCCATTCCTCATGGCGGTCGTGGCGCGAGCTAGGTCCCTGGAGACCCGTGACGCCGGCACGTTTTTCAACATGCTGATGTCGATCGCCTTCAGCAGTTCCACGTCTTGCTTTGCCATGTAGACAAGGATGCAATTATTGACGTTGGGGTACGTCGTATGGAAGACGCACTCATTCAGGCTGCAGTCGACGATGATAGGTTCACCGTGAACGTGGCACCTGATAGCGTTCTCAGCAGAACGACCTCCGGGGATCACACGCAGGTGAGGCTTCTTAGAGTCGGTTTTGGGCATGGTGATGGTCATTATAGCCTTAGGTTAGTAACATAACAGCCTGAGAACGACGAAGATCGTTGTCGTTCCGCGGACTTGTACGATTTTACAGAAGGAAGTCTCCAGTTCCTGATCTCAAACTGTAAACCATTAATCACTTCGTTCTTCCTGGTTGGGCCTTCGGCCCCGGGGTACTCTTAAAGGAGTATTTACTAATCATTAGACGCTGGCCTCGAAGCGGGGTGCGGGGGATCTCAGCACTAGAGAACTGGTTATTCTCCTGACTCACTAGCTCTTTCTACTAGAGACTCTCCACAGCTGCTTCCCCGCCTAGAAAAATGACCGTCGAATCAGAGTTTGTTCGAGCTGCAATGTAATGTAGCTAGGTGGCTTGAACAAGGAGAGCACTCGTATATGGGTAGAAAGAAAGTGAAGCCCTCGGTGTACCTCACCGAGCAAAGTACCTCGCAGCTCAGGGAAGTCGTGGCGTATCTTGAAGACCGTGTCTCTGAGATGGAGATCGATGAGGAATTCATGGAAGAAAGTGGAGAGAACTTGCTTCCCTTGCTTAGGGGCTTGGTTTCTTTCCTCAAGGAAGAGCATCTAGAAGAAGACGAGAGTGACGTAGAGGTCTATGACGACGAAGTCGTGGACGACGACTACCCGGAGGATGATGAAGATGGAGAACTCGAATTTTGATGAGACTGAGGGTGTTGAGGAGTCTCGTGCACTCCGCTTGGAATTAGAGGTTGACCAGGAAAACCTAGTCAATTTGCTAAAGGCCCTTACGGAAGCAGGAGTGGATTTCAAGCTAAAGAAGGTTGAGGAAGTTCAGGAGCCCCGGGAGCAACAGCCGCAGCCCTATGTGTATATCCCAACTCCTTTTTGGAGTACTCCGTACGTCGCTCCGTACCAATTCTATACGATTCCTAACTCTGAATGGCCTAATGGTCCGTCTTCGGTCACAGTAGGTGAGGGATCTACCACAGGAGGAACGACTACCGATAAGGTAACGATCGCCCCAGAGGGCGTGCGAGTGCCGTGGAGTTACACCTGTGGAGACATTGGAGGGCAAAGCCCCGAGGACGTGGAACTATCGCTCTTGAAGTTCCAGACATTTTCTGAGGATTTGCTCTATGGAATTGGCCTCCCTACTGACGAGGCTGAGGAAATTGCTTTGCGCCTACGTGATGCCAAGGAGCTACAAGGCACCGGCCTGTCGGCGAAGGAAGAGGAAGACCTCATTGTGAGCCGAGCAAAGCGTCGTAATAAGGGCTGGAAACAAAACAAGAGCGAGAAGCGAGCCAAGAAAGTCGCTTAACTCGAACCCTGCTGATGATAGGAAACGAACGGCCATCTAAAAGGTGGCCGTTCTCTTTTGAAGGAGTCTGAGATGATTACGAACCTTGAGGGGCTTACTACGTACTTGGTCGCCTGGATGCAAGACCAGGCAAAGCAGTCTGGCACGAAGAATGGCTGCGTTGGGCTTTCCGGAGGAATCGACAGCGCTGTAGTGTTCGCTTTGTGCTGTCGGGCTTTTCCGAAGACGGTGGCTGTTATGATGCCCTGCCATAGCCGTCCTGAGTCTTTGGAGAGAGCAAGAGAGGTGGTTCGTTCGCAGTCTGTTCGCGGAACCATTCATTGCTTCACCGTCGACCTCGCGTACGCGTTCAGCGCGATTGTCGATCAGCTTGCGCATCAGGAGGGTGCCTTCCGCAAGCTCCTGGGCCTTCATGACATGGAAGATCCCGACCACAAGAAATTCTGCGAAGGCTCGCTCAGATCTTGTTTGCGTACTCCGGTGTTGGACTACGTCAGCAAGTGCCACGACGCTCTCATCTACGGAACTGGAAACCGGGATGAGGATGAGATCTTCCGGTACTACAACAAGCGTGGGGATGGAGCTGTGGACAACAACCCCATCGTAGGGCTTCACAAGTCGGAAGTTCGACAGCTTGCCGCGTACCTGGGCCTTCCCCAGTCCGTCATCGACGCGACGCCCACAGCAGATTTGTGGGGTTCCGGGGCCGAGCAGACGGACGAGGGTGAGCTTGGGATCACTTACGAAGAGATCGAATGGGTTACTCGTATGAACTATAAGCTAAACATCCTTTATGAACGCGGTAATTTCGAGTCGGATCCTGACGGTTACCTTCGTGCATGGGAGTGGGCTGAAGACGGCGAAACACGTCTTAGTGGGATGGATGGCTTCAGGAAGCGTTACGACGGCAAATTCACTGAACGTCAATTCGAAATCATCGAGAAAGCCTTCCACATGGAAAAGGCTTCTAGGCACAAGGTGCTACCACCGCCAGGACCCACGCGCGACGAGATCAACTTCTTCGTCCTCTAACTGAAAAGGCCTGGTTGGGATCGCCAACCAGGCCTTTTCAGTTCGGCTTGACTAGTATTTTTCGTGTCCCTGGCGGTTCCTGTTTCGGCAGTGTGAGAGTCAGGATGCCGTCAGTGAGAGACGCCTCGATGGCGTCTGTGTTGATCGTATCCGGCAACCGGTAGGCTCGCTTAACCTTTCGAGTACGAGGGCCGTTTTTCCTCTCTGCATTGATCAAAAGCATGCCTTTTTGTACGTCAATGGTGACGTCTTCGGCCCTCATCCCAGGCATCTCTACTTCAATAGTGAACGACGACTCGTTGTCTGTAACGTAGTCGTCGTTCACCGGTGTATCGAAGACTGGGCGGTTAAACAAGTTCCGAGAAATCCACGGGTCCCATAGCGCAAGTGACATGTTTCCTCCGCAGCTCGGGTGTTGCAAAAGCCGAGCGTTAGTGGCTCCACACTAAACATCGTGTAAAACGACGTCAAGGGCTGAAAGTTAGTGAGCTGAAGAAAAACGTTATCTAAATGACGTAATCCCTAGCCCCACGGAGTTACTATCAATGTCTATCGAAATCGTTTCTTCGCCCCGTAGTGGCGTCACAATATCATTGGCGAGCCACCACTTGTTCGCTGGCCACAGGTTTAGCATCACCTTCGACGCAATTCAGCAGAACTCTGTTGCTGAAGAATCTCTTGCTCGTGAAGTGCAGCGTGAGCAGTACCGAGGATTGCTACGTCCTAACGGTACAAGTTACAACGATTACGCAACTCGTGTACTCGTGAAAGAACTTGAGAAACGACAGGCGGAGCAGCGTCGCCTGGAGTGGCAGACTAGAGGCGCGACTCCCATGAAAGAACCAACTACGGTTGGTTGGCAAAAGGTTAGGTCGGCACTCAAGAAGTCTTTGGATGCAAAAATCGACGCTTTTGCTGAGCGAGTCTATTCATTTCTGTCCGACGTCGCTTCTTCGGAACAGGCTCCTAAAGAGGAGACGTCGGATCATGCTCGATGAGTTGAACCCGACGCCACTTAGCTGATGCGATACGAATTGGAGAGCGGATCGCGTCAGTGCTAGACTGACATAGTCTTCCAGAGTTTTTCTTTTATTTGGCTGCAGTGATGGCGGACGACGCGCCTGTATATGATTTCATTTGTCTCTGTTGCGGAGGACGCAATGGAGAGCGGAAGCCTTCGTGCTCGTTCCTTAGGTATGTTGAGGAAGAGGGCGATACGGACTCTGACGAGTTTCGTCTAAAGCTTGCTGAGTGGCTCTCTAGCGACGACTACAAGGGCTCTCTGCTTGTTCCAGCCGATCACCCCTTATCGGAGGATTACAGGAAACGAATTATCGAGATGACCGAGTCGTTTAGGCGCTCGCGAACCGGAATCCTGCTGTTTGGGCTGCCTGGGATCGAACTCCCTGCCCACACAGTCAATCTGTCGCAGTTCTTGAACTGAAACCCGAAAATAATAGGTCATCCATTCATGCCTGTAATCGTTGTCAAGAATATTTCACAACAGAGCATTAGCCCTGGTGTCCCTCTCGGCATCCTAAGGCCCGGAAAAACACTCGTGAGGTCTATCAACGTTCGGGAGTTAGAGGCACTTTCTGACTCATTGAACAAGCTTCAGGAGAAACAGTTAATTCATTGGACTGTTCGTCAGAATCCAGAGGATGTTGGTGACACTGCCGACTTTGCCATTGCTGCGTACAGCGCCACAAAAACGTTTGCCCGGATGGACATCTGGGTAGATGCCGTGAGGGGTTCGGACACCAATGACGGCCACTCGCCAAATGAGCCGCTCGCGACACTAATCGAAGCCGAAAGTAGAATTCCAGATTTCGTTGCACACCCTGTGGTCGTCCACGTAGCCCCTCACGCTGGGGCTGGCTACGCTCCTCCGCATTTCCGGCCCAGAGTGCTGCGTAGTACAATTGACATCGTTGCTGATTCTGGCGGGACAAACAACGACGGTTTGAATGTTCTGTTCGGGCCCTCGACTGCGCAGACAGGTACGCTCCACACGAAGTGCGTAGCACCTGCAGGGTTGGGCGTCGATACGTATCGAGGCAAGACGATTGAGGTCTTGTCGGGCTTAGCGGCCACGTACCGTCGTACTATCAAAACAAACACAGACACCGACATCATCCCTGCTTGTTTGTGGGAGGGATCTACGATCGCTCCAGGCGACAGCTTTCGGATTGTTGAGCCCGTTACACAAATCAATCTCGATCAGACACCCCACCTAAACTACTGGGAAATAGAGGGCAGTCGAGGAGACGACGTGACCTATGGGTTCAACGGGGATAGTAGAACCCGCCCAGGAATTCAGTTTGTCAATTTCAAGTTCGTTCATAGCGGAGCCACAAAGCATATCCATTGCGGACGCAATACTCGGATATTCGGGTGCGAATTTGCTGCACCCGTAATTCTTACCGGCGGAAGCGTAGCGGTGGCGATCGATCAGATTTCCGGACCTCCACAAAATCAGATCTATGAAGAGCTGGCAAATGTTGGTACCCGCCTTGCTGGAGTGCACCCTAAAGCTTGGGTCGGCTGGGGTCTTAGCGCGCAGGGCCTCACGATAAGCCTGACAAATAGTGTTTGGTTCTACGCGTTGGTCGCTTCTAGCATGTCGATATTTGACTCTGACGTAGAATTCCGGGGTGGAAATATCCACACTGGAGGTATCACTGTTTTCGGCACGTTGAAGTCGTCCGTTGCTCGCATTGATGGCAAGCAGTACCTCCCAGACTTACAGTTGTACGTTCACAACGAGACAGGCGACGCGATTCGAGCACTGGGGGTAGGTGCTCGCGTTTATCTAGTGGAGGCGTATGTTACGTCTACTACAGGTACTGGCGTACGCCTGGAAAAAGGCGCTCACGCGCAACTATTTCAGGGTGTGAGTATTACTGCTGTGACCGGTGTAAAGGCAACAGAGGGATCTAGCGTTCAGGTTCGGTCTGCGGTAGGAATCAGTGCGTCTGGAAACCAGTTAGAGATTGGACCAGTCCCAACAGTAGCGGCTCTCGTTGACATCCCTAACAACGGGGATGCAATCGTAGCGTCAGATAACTCGATAATTCAACGCACCACCTAAGCCGGAACAGAAGTACATGCCCAAGATGAAGCTACCTCTCAGAGTGGTCCCTGAGCCTTGGTCCGTGCTTTATGTGCAGCCCATGGAAGGAGCCTTGAAGAAGCAAGGACGTAAGTGCGCCAATTGCTTTATGTGGGCACGAGCCGAGGAAAGGTGTGCTATCCTGCCGAAAGATCTTAGCGTTCCTGGGAACGCTGTGTGCGGATATCACGTCACTGGACGCCCACTACGCTCACTTCAGGAACTTCCAAATCACGGTACTATTCAAGAAGTATCGCCCGAAACATCTGGTTTTGAGACGGACATCCCCTCTGAGGGGACAATGTGTGGGAACTGTGCCCACTTCACCCCGTCGAAAGCGAACTCCGATACCGGCTTTTGTGCTGTTGTCGCGAAACAGAACGATAACACACCAGTATACCGAGCTAAGGTTCAGTTCTACGGGTGTTGTACTCGTTGGGAAGGGTAAAATGGAAAACGTAATTGTGGAGATCCGTGCTGGAGAGGGCGGAGACGATGCGAAGGCCTTGGTTCATGAGCAGTTTGGAATTTACGCCAAGCTGATGGACCGGAGGGGACTTTGAGTGTACCCTCATTGAGGAACGCCCTGGATTTCTGAGTTTTCAGGCGAGTGGAAAGGGAGCAAAGAAGACATTTGAGTTGGAGGCGGGAGGCCATCGTTGGCAACGAATCCCGCCGAACGAGAAGCGCGGACGAGTCCAAACTTCAACGGTAACCGTAGCTGTGCTAGAGGAGCCCTCAGAGACTACACTCCACATCGAGGAGCGGGACATTGAGTGGACAACCTGCCGAGGTTCTGGCGCTGGCGGACAGCACAGAAATCGAACGGAATCGGCAGTTCAGATGACGCACATCCCTACTGGCGTACGTGTTCGAGTTGAGAACGAGCGCAGTCAGCACCAGAACCGGGATTTAGCGTATCGTTTGCTTCGGGCTCGCATCCACGAGATGCAAGTCGCGAAGAAGGCACAGGAGCGCGGCGCAAAGCGTCGTGAGCAGATCGGCTCTGGAATGAGAGGCGATAAGATCAGAACTATTCGTCAGCAAGACGGACAAGTAACTGATCATCGTACGGACCGCAAAATAAGGTACAAGGACTATATCAGAGGTAATTGGGATGGTCTCTTGCCCACCTAAATTAGATCACCCACATGACTTGAGACCCATCAGAATGGGTTACGTGGTCACCATCCTCTACAAAATCATCATCAGTAGCAATAAGCGGTGTCTTGGTACCGATTTGCCATTGAACTGCGCCGACAGTGGTAACTTGATATCCAGGTACTTCTGCAATCCAAACCCTGGCTCCCTGTGTTACCTTCACGGCAGTACCGGTTCCAGAATCTAAGGTGAGCAAACCACCTCCGCTAGTAATAACAACTTTTGCGCCACGTCTTACATACAGCGCGGTAGTATTAGCTAGTGAAACAATGCTACAGTTGATGTGCAAAGTCGCTAGAGTTCCATATACGTAGACTACAGGATCGAGAGATCCTTCAATATTGCTAGTGTTAGCATCTCCTAAAAACTGCGTGTGTCTGTCCACATAGACGTTACAAGAACCATTCTGTATCTCGCCATATATCTTCATTCCGCTAGTTATTCGAAATGCGGTTAAATATGCCCTATGGCAACCCCAGAATACCACTAGCTCTGCATCGAGTCCGTGCATATTCAAACCTTGTAGACTGTTGAAGTGTAGCTGGTACAGTGTACAATACATCCCCCAAGCAGCCCATGCTATGCCTGTCTTAGCACCTAGATCCAGTGCCGCTCGCGCAGCTATACCGTCGATGTGCAATGTGGTATCACATCCTATCTGCAAATGTGATGTTCCTTGCGAGCCTGCAAACGCTGCGATTGTGGCTGTTCCAATAATCTCTATTCCAAACATGATCAGATTGCCTGCAAACGATGCACGCATATTGTCAGTAGCTCGAAGTTTTAAGTTTACCAATACCAGACCATGCGTAGATTGCCTAAAGCCTGAGTTGATATAACCAGATCCCGCGTATCCACAACCCTCGGATATAGTCCAGTGCGAAGGAGTCGGATCAGCTGCTGGACCAGTTGGCGCATTGATTATAACCGTCGATTCTGTGATGCGATACTTACTCCCTGGCGGTACCAACGTGGAAAATGCAACCTGCGGGGTAATTGCAGTACCGACATTTGTTCTTAGTATTCGACGCTCCGTCGCTAGCGGACCATCAAGGATTTCCAACGTCTTCCCACGAAGCGCATCATCTGCACCAGGCGCAATATCAACAGTCAGGAACAAATTGTGATTTGAGGTAATAGTGCCAGACGCTAGTACGTTGTATCCTTCACCAATAACATATATGTTAGCATGACAGATTCTTCCACGGAACGTAGGTGGATCATAGCCTGATCCTGGATGTGGCCTAACATGGATGAATACTGGATGGTCTACATAGAAGGGGACCCTCTTTTCAACTTCCACCAAAGAAGCAAGTGGAGCATCTTTTGATCCTGAATTTTCGTCTGAACCAGTGGATGCATCGACATATAGGTGAACATCACCATAGGTTCTGGCCGCAGGTGCAGTTTGTGAGTCAGAGTTTGACAGAACTTCTACCGATATACTGCCTAGACTCTCTAGTCGTACCAGGCGCTCTCGTGTTTTTTCTAATTCATCACTTGTTAACTCTAAAACTTTTGATTGTCCTGGTTTAAGTGCCCCTATAACCGATCCAATTGATATGGTATTTTTTGTTGTGTTTGATATAGCTATTGTAGGCATCATTCATCCCATAGGTTCGGGAAATAATACTCTTCATTCCACTCTTCGGCTTTATTGTTCAGCGGGTCTAGGAAGTTGATAAGATCTACCGCCTGAGCTTCGAGACTTCTTGACTTGTCTCTCATCTGATATGCACCAGTTTCGTACTTAACTGGACCTACTGCCACAATTTCCCTCTCTAATGCGTACCCAGGGGCGTAGTACTTCTTAGGGAACTTTAGGTGTTTCACCAAATCGTCTGGGTTCCCAAAGAACCTGTTTTCAGAAATCTTGGCTTTTACCAAGGCCAAGTTGCTGTTCTTTGGGACTACACTGAAGAACCCGCTGTAGACGAGAGACCTGGGATTAACGGTCCAACTGCTAAGACCGCGGTCATCTGGATTCAGAGTACCCGGAGGTAGTTTGAGGCTCGTTTTGGACGACTTCAGCTTTCTTCCGATGATGCTTTCAAGCTTTTTGGGAGTTGTTGCATCAATGAATCGCCACGCCCATTCGTGTGGGCTGGGATCGATGAGGTGCTTGTACTTTCCGTGTTCGAGGAGATACAGTATTCCCTCAACACGATCGGTTAGTGCTTCCTTGTCGTTGTCGAGGATGTATTTCCGCAGAGCGTTCTTCAGCTCTCGTTCCGTCGACTTGTTCGGCTTCACGACCTTAGATTTGAAGCCCATTTCTGCAAGGAGGCGAAACTTCATTGGGTTACCTTACGCAGTGCTTAGGAATCCATGCTTCTTCAGTGTAGTGGGCAATTCCAGCAGCATCGCGTTGGTGGACACTCTCTAGCTCTGAATAGAGGTCTTCCCAGTTTTGCTTCTTTTGCTTATTCCACCAGTTCTTCCATTGTGCAGCAGTGAGCTGGATGACGTCTCGTCCTAGGTGGGTTCTACTGAGAATGCAGATGCGACCAATCATTTGATTGATGCTTTCGGCGTGAACAGACTGCCCTCTATTTCTGACCATAAATCGCTCAAGCACGATATAGTCAGGATTAAGCCTAGCTAATAGCTCAATGTATTCATTGATGAACTCTGCATCCGTGTTTACGTCAGGCATTGTCTTTAGCCAACCATAATCCTGCACACCATTTTCCCAGAAAGCCCAAGCGAAATTGGTCTTCCCCGGATCCATGGCGAGGATTGTTAGTCTTTCTTTGGCTCTGGGTGGACCAGCTCTTCTAGTTGCTGTAGCGTCTTGTCTTCTGTGAGGAAGTGCTCGTTTTGTGCTGTGAGTTCCGCTAAGCGGATCATCGACTGCTTCAGCTCTTTCTTTTGCTTCCATGAGTCTATTGCCATTTTCATTGCGTTATTAGCTTGCCTGAGCCGCTCTAGGATCAGCTTGTACCGGTCAAATGCTGTCGATAATGCGGATTTGCTTTGCTGCGCTGATTCTACCACCCAATTGCGATACTTCTCTTCCATCCGCACACGGGCCTGAAGTTCCTTGAGCTTATTCAGGAAAATTTCATGAATGATCTTTGTTACGTCAATTTCGCTCCTCGACGTCCCTTGTCGTACGTCAAGAACGAAAGAGCCGTCTTGATGTTGTCGCAGTTCAATTTCCACTCCATACCCCTACTCAATCTCAGTAGTTGCGCATTTGATCCGGGGTAAGTCTTACTCCAGTGTCTTCTACGATGAGTAATTTTCGGAAGATTAGGTCACCGAGAGCATCCTTGACAAACTGGTCAAGCTTCTTGACTGTTTCGGCCGGGATTTCTACCTTATCAAAGCCGATTATGAGAGTGTTGCCATGCGACGGCATCGTACGATACGTGCTTCCAAAATGACCGTTGGATCGATGTCCAACACGTCGCAGTTGGTCTGAGAAGCTAATGAACCCAACATTCGACGCCCCAAACATTTTTGTCCCTAGAACCAGGATAGCCCGGTCTGGGGCAGCAAGGGGGACTGCGGTAGCGGGGTTATCGTCCGGGGGGATTCCGGTGGGGTCAGCTCTTGTGAATTCAACGTTCGCCATGTTTGTCCTCGTATTCCTGCGGTGTCAGAACTGGAGAGGGCCAGTTTAGGTTTAGTGCTCGGATTTCTTCCTTTTCCTCTAAATCCATAGCTTGCCACAGGAGATCCATTTTCTCTAATAGACCTTGCTCTTGATGGCGGACCTCTCGCAGCTCCTCCATCATTCGGAGGTATCGCTGTACATTTGTCCTCATCGTCAAACCTCTCGCTTAGGGGTGCTTACATCTGGTTGGCCAGGAACTGTAACGGACGGGCCGTCAGACGTGGGCGTTTCGGCACGATTTCCTGGCTTCCTAAGGTGGTTTGCATTGCTTTTGAGCAAGAACTCTTGGTCCTCTTGGTCGGTCTGAATAGATTTGACGAATTCTGGTAGCTTTTTCTCGACAGTTTTCCCTAACGGGACGATGTAGTATCCCTCCTGAGAGTGAATCAGACGAGCAGTCAGGTCCCAGGAGGTTAGGATTCCGTGGGGCTTGTTGTCGGACACTTCTGTGATCTTCCACCTCGTACCGTCAAGTGTGTTGTACATCCAATCTTCTGCCGAGACATTCTTCAATGTGTTGTCGAGCCAGAACGTCTGTCCACTGAAGCTCTGGTAGATCCCCAATTCTTCCAGCGTCAAACTTTCACGGACACGAGGTAGATTCACTCTAACTTCTGTGTTAGCGATCAGTCGATATGCCATCCGAATAGAAACAAGCTTTGGAAGGGGTGCTGATGGAGAGACTCTCTTCATCTCGATCCTAAACAGCAACTTCTGCTGTCCAAGCCGCACTCGAAGTGACTCGTCCGTGAGGGTGATGAAGTCCGTTTCTGATGGTGATCTAAGATAGTACGAGATAGATGTTCCTGCAGGTTGGTAGTCCTTGATATCCAACAGATCTAAGACTCCAATGTTGGACTTCAGATGGACTTCGAAATCTACGGTACCGAAAACGGCAGACTTGACAAGAGACCAGAAAATGGGTCTGGTAGGGTGGTTGTAGTCAGGTGTGACGTTTGCGGCTGCTACGTTGGGATATGTGACGTCAAAGACCTCAGTTTTGGTGCCTCTTTTGTTGTAGCCTCCGACAATGCCTGTCCCAAAACACACAGGGCAAATTCCGGCAGGATCTGTTTCGATCTCGAAGCACGAACACCTTCGTCCGGTCTTGATCCTCTGAAAATACTCGAAATAGATCGGATCTACGTTAGAGGCATTTTGGCTCTTCCGAGCAATGATCGGAATCAGGTCTTCTCTTGCGTGACGCTGCGGCAGATCACCCAGAATGTCGGTGTTAGCCGTCACTCTATCGTCATCTGTAGGTCTGTATCCCTTCGCACTCACAAGAAAATCCTGAGTAGAGATAGCCTGATATTTGCACCTAGTTATTTGCTTCCAGGCCTTCTAAAAGATAAGTCTTCGGGTTGTCATCACTATGGCAATTTCACCTCAAAAGGTTGTTCGTGGAACGCCTGTTGTTTTTGAACAGCTCTTCGTTGAAGAGGATGGAACACCTATCGTTCCGCTTGACCCTGTTGCTTATCCTTCGGTGTCCATTGTCTCTCCTGCGGAGGAGATAATTCAGTCCGGCGTCGCACTCAACGCTGGTTCGGGGCGCTGGCGATTCACCTGGTTTGTTCCTGCGGACGCCGACATGATGGGTCCAGACAATCCTTGGCGAATTGATTGGCTTGTCGTAACGAACGGCGGGCGGCAAATCGAGAGGCAATCGAACTTCATCATCATTGATAACATCGAGGCGTCTCCGGATGAGCGTACATATACGAACCTAACCTACGTGGGGAACTCCGAACGCGCTCTGATCAAGTTCAAGAACGCACAAGAGATAGTCCAGGTTCAGCTAATTGATTCTGCCAACGTTCAGACGAATCTGACGCCTGCCGTACAGACCGTTCAGTCTGATGGGTTCTACACGTATTACGTGGACACACCTCCGCTTACAGCGACTGGCTGCTATCTCGTCGTATGGAATACGAGACAGACGGCAATATCACCATCGGTGACAATGATTCAACAGATTCGTGTTCCTGACATGATTTTTTGGTGGATTCAGCCTTCTCTTCGGATGCTAATCGATAAGGTGCAGAAGAAAATCGGACATGTTCAGGCGTATTCCGATTCGGACCTATACGAATACCTGCTTCGTGGCGCTGACTACGTAAATGCAGTGAACCCAATCACGAATTGGACGCTGGTCAACTGGCCAAATGCCTTTGGCATGACCAATTTCCTCCTTATGGCGGCGGCTTGGTGGGGGCTCAACGCTCAGTATCTGAGTGAAGGTGAACTAGCATTCAACTTTAGTGGGCAAACTGTAACGTTGGACGTGGACCGGACCGGCGCTTATGAGAGCGCGATGAGTCGTCTCAAGGAGTACTTAGACAATCAGCTCCAACAGACTAAACGCAATATGCTACGTAGGGTGAGCGTGGGTGCCGTTGCAACGCGACCTTATGACTTTGGACTGCAGAGTCTCGTGGCTCGTGTACAAACAGTAAATGGTGGTCAGAATCAAGTTCTCCCCCTATTCAGTCGACTCGGTTTGCTCTAATTTCTGGCTTGATGAGCTAAAATTAGTCTTCGGCGAGCACTGGTTATCTACTGTGGTGGGCGGAGAAGCCCGCTATAAAGGAGAAAATCAATGCCCACCGTGTCCGTGACGAATCGAACCGCAAGTCGTCTGCCTGTAGGTTCATATGTCGGCATCCTTGAGCCAAATGAGGTGCGTCAGCTTGATCTCACCGCCAATGAATTGGAGCTGACACGTCCGGCCCTTTTGGCTTTAGCAAGTGCTGGCCACCTTGCGTTTGCCGTAAATCCTTCAGCCACAAATGATGACAATCAGGCCGAAGTTGTCACAGGCGGTGCGAAGGTGCTTGCTGGTACTGGCAGCCCGGAAAGTGCCGTTGTAGGCAGCGTGGGCGACCTATATGTCAGGAGAGACGGCGGAGCCGGAACGACCTTGTACGTTAAGGAATCCGGCAATAACACCAATACCGGTTGGGTTGCCAAGTAAGGCTCAAGGCCGGAAGGAGAATCTAATGTTTAGGTATGACATCAAGAACCCTAATGGGAGCTTGGTGTTCGTTCGTGGAGTTCGCGTCAAGCCCTATGCGAAGTTCAGTGCGAACCTGGATCCCTCTACTGCTCGTGAACTAACTCGGTATGGCGTTCATCTAAAGCAGACTGGCAGAATTGAAACAGTCCCCGAGCTGGCTCTTCCAGAGCCCCTCAAGGAGACCGAATTTCAGGAACCTGAAGTACCTGATGTTAGTCGGAACGCGCTGCAACATCTCAACGAAGAGAATTCTTCTAGCCAGACTGGCAGCGCTGTTTCTGTTGTGGACGAGGAGTCTCTAGATTTGTCTCAGCAACAAGAGGCTGAACAGCATCCCGTTGTGGATGCTCCTATTGACGAAGAATCAGCAGCAATGGAAGCCGATTCCATGGAGGCTGTGACTCCGGATGACCTAGAGTTGACTTCTGATGCTGCTGAAGAGCCTCATGAGGAGTTTCCTGCTGAGACTTCATCCACGGAACGGCACGGCGTTAGGCGTCGCAAGCGGAATCGTCGCTAATTTTGGAGACTTATGCCTATTGTTCGCAGAGTTAAGTTCAACTCCTACGCAGGACCACGAATCACAGGCACAGAGAACTTCACGCTACCTGACAATGCAGGACACTGGGAGCGTGTTCTTTGGCTTACTTCTACAGTAGAGTCTGGAGGTAAGTTCGGTGCCATTACGATGTATGATGGCACCGCTGTCACTGCCGGTTTACACCAGGCTATTGCCGTCTATCCTAAAGAGTTGGCTGATGAGGATTTCAACGCTGCCGATGACCAGGGGAGCTTTTGGAAGCTCCTGAGACTGATTGAGTTGGTTCCCGACTTTCCTGAACTTCAAGATCTATTTTCGAAGCTCAAGGACCGTGGTTGGTACTTGGGCCGGGACGGCGCTCTTCGTTACTTGGCTGATGGCTGCGTTCAAGTAAAAGGCAAAACTAAGAAAGTAAGCGCCGGAGATTTGGTTTTCGGGTATGAAATCCGCGAGGAATTTACTCCGAGGCAAGGCAACGTCCCGTCGTCCGGTCCTGCTTGGGAATCCTCTAAGGATTGGGCGCTCGCATTCCATCGGATATTCGCTAACCCAAAATCATTTCGTGCTCAGGTAGAATTTGGTGCTCAGCATTTTGAGCATGTTGCTCGTCACAAGAACATTTCAGCGCGAGGGCGTTCGCTGCCTATTGAGGAATGGCTATACAATGGCCATTTAGGTGGGTTTCAGGCCCCCACACCTGCGTATGACCTGGCTCTTGCTGTATTTTGGAGCCATTCAGTGAATGGACCTTCCGTCGCGTACAAGATATTAGCCCAGGCTCTGAGATCTGCACACCCCAGGGAAAAGCCTGACCAATTTGCGTCTACGCTTCTCCGTCTTCTGGGTACGAAAAAATACGGGCGTTGGCATTTCTCGGAAAAAAGTGGTCGGTGGCACCGAACAAGGCTTAACGCAAAAAGAGTCTGGCCTGAAGATTTGTTCGCACCAAATGGTGTAATGCCCGCAACTTTGTAAAGGTGTGCAAGATGGCTACCGTTCGATATGGTGATGTTGTCCAAGCTAACGACACTGTTGACTTGGAAGAAAGACTTAAGAGGCGTCGGGCCTCGACGGGGGACCTCCACCCCCATGACTCGTTAGAGTCAGTTGAGCAGACTGAACCCCAAAACAACAATGAGCCTAACAAGAGGTCCGCATGAGTACTACAGGTCTTGAACGCAGCGCATTCGTTTATCTGGATGAGCTTCTGGACAATAAGGAACCCATTTACGTCCGGAATTCTTCCAAGAAGCGTGGTATTGTGGTCGTTACGTTGAATGACGGCACCCGAACTCATAGAGAAGCCATTCCCAATACCAAGTATCCTATTTGCCTTTCGAATAAGGCAACACCAGCGATGATCCGGAATTCTAGAGACCTTCGGACTCTCCTGGATCGAGGAATCCTCTCTTTGGTTTCGAAAGACCAGGCGGAAAAGGAGTTGTCACGCGATGGCGTCCGACAGGCTCTGCAGGATGCTTACGATCGCATCGGAGCTGGTTCGGCTGCCGTGCGTAAGCTTCGTGGGCAGAAGGATGACGATGAGGACGAGATCGGTTCTGCTCCGAGCGATGCGCTTCTTCTACCGAACGGCCAGGAGAAGGCCATCGACTATGAGAACATCGAAGACGAAGAGGCTGTAACGGACTATCCTGACGTACAGTTGAGGGTGCAGACCTTAGTTGAGTCTCTCATCAATCGTGATATGAAGTCTCGTCAGGTCAAGAGCGAGTTGATGAGCATGGATTTGACGCTCGATGACCTCTCCTACATCATCGATCACACACAGGGGATCGTACAGAAGTACGCGAAAGAGCGTTACGCTGAGTTGGACGGGAATCCCATCGAGGACTCTGACTTAGAGGACTGACGTTTGGCCCTGAAAAGAAAAGGCCCAGTGGTACTATGTACCAGTGGGCCTTTTCTTTTGACCTTTGAGGTGATCTGTGCCCGGTGCTGCAGACATGACGTTCACAGAGGAGGAGCTTTATGGCTCTTCCTCTGCTGGATCCGAAGCCACCCAGGTCCTGGGTGGGGCGTTTGATGCTGTTCGTGCCTTTGTTAGAAACGAGGAACGGATTGTTAGCGAGCTTTTGCGCAGGGCTCCAGAAACGTATGGATCCTTTGAGTCTGGGTTTGGCGATACAAGAGGGCCATATCGGTTTGGAACACCCATGGTGATTACAACCGAGAACCTCGCATCCCAAGACAGGTACATCGTTTTTTGGTCCGGCCCCTCGAATACCCAGTGGTCCTTCCCTATGCGTGCTGCGCAGCAGCAGACGAGGTCCGGTACTATTCTCCACACCTGGAGAAATGGTTCTCGTCAGACGTTTTTCGACGAGCCTACTGTTACTTTTAACTTCCAGGCAGGAAACATCATGCCTGTACGTATTTCGCAAGGCGGTGGGGGCGAAGCAGTTAGTCTTCCGCCGGGATTGCTGGATTTCTATGACTTCTTTGAGGTGCTAAATCAGCCTAAAATCCTGAGCGATGGGAGGCCTAATTTTGTCTTCATCGCATACCATAGCCTCGTGTATCCAGAAATTTTCATGCGAGGATTCTTTAACCCAGAAGGCCTTCAGTTCCAAGAAGACGCACAAAATCCAGCCAACCTAACGTGGTCCGCTACTTTTAAAGTTCGTTCCACGGAGCCTCCGTTTTGGAACGCTCAGCAACTAATTGCATCTTGGCGTAGCGCTCTTGCTCCGGAGCCCTCTGAAGACGAAGCATTCAACTCACTTATTTCGGAACTCGCGGAAACGGGTGGGGCTACTCCGAATCGTGGACCTAGATCGTTAGGAACAACAGGTGTGCCCATTCCTGGACAGGGAGACGGGGGCTAACCTGTAAAATGGGGCCATGCAAGAACTTAGAGTACCTCTCGTCTCCGTTGTCCGCACGGAAGGTGATGAGAAGCACACGAAAATTGAGTACTACACTACGTCGGGGGGCATCCTTCTCCTTGATATGGAGATTCTGAAAGAGTACGTGCCATCATCCGGTCCGTTGGATGAGCTGACGTTGGTACAACTTCTTGTTACTCCTCATGAGCACATGGCTGTTTTGGCCGACATTGTAGCTCTCGCGAGAGCAGGTAAGACGGCCGGGCCTGAATGGGACTCCGTTCTCTCTCGCGTTGAGAACCTTTTGTCTCCTCCTGCACGATGAGAGTATGCCCTGGCCGCACCCGATCGAAGCAGAGAGTCATATAACGTCGGAGTTCATTCGATCCGGCGTGGAATTCAAACCGTCTGGTCAGAACAACTTCAAATTGAACTGCCCATTTCCTCACGAAAAGGGGTATGACGAGGGCTTCCACCTTGAGGTGACTAAAGACGGTCGTAAGGCCCATTGCTGGGTTTGTGACTGGTCCGGCAGTTGGAACAAACTCGCCAAGGCAATGGGCTTGGCTGAATTCAACTCGACGATTTATGCCGATACCTACACCGATCGTGTTGCGGATACTAACGTCTTCGAGAGGCTCGCTGAAGATCTCACTTCGTTTTTTGTATTTGATGACGAGGAGGACGATAAGCTGCCTCCGGACTTGGCTTTGTCGCCTTGGGACCAGCCTGTGTGGCGAGGATTGACGAGGAAATTCTTGCGGAGAATCCCGACTTACCTCTGGAAACAGGAGCTAAAAAGTCGTAGAACCGGTCACTCCTTCGTTGTTGATCGGGCGTTCTGGCCATACTATCAGTATGACCGGTTGGTTGGCTGGGTTGGTCGCCGACTAGACAAGAAAGACTTTCAGAAGTACTTCCGAAAGCCTGGTTGTGACGCAAAGAAAATCTTGTTTCCGTTCGACTACGTACGCAAGTATCACAAAGGGGACGAGCCTATTGTGCTGGTGGAAGGCGAAGTTGACGCTCTCAATCTGCTCCAGGCAGGCATTCCGGCTCTTTGTATCTTAGGCTCAAACAACTGGAGTGAGGAAAAGCTAGACTTGCTCCTATCGTTGAACTTCAAACGAGCCTATCTTCTGATGGACCCAGACGCGGCCGGGCGTTCGGCTGAAAGAGAAATCAAGCCCACGCTCGAAGCAAAATTCGACTTCACCAAGGTGCTCAGGATCGAGGGTGACGATGATCCTGGCTCCCTCGACGAGGGCCAACTTGCATGGTTAAAGGATCGCGTGTTTCGAGGAAAGAATTAGAGGACAGGATTGCTGCTGACTTGAAGAAGTCGTTTGAGTCAGAGATCCTTCTCCCCTATAGCTTTCAGTTTCGTTCGTCTCGTTTACCGTTTTGTCCTCGGGAGTACGTGATTCATCATAGAATCCCTAAGGACGATAGGGCGTACCGTGGAGAAGACTACAACTTCCACTTTTATGTTCGTATAGGGTCTGCTGTTCACGAGGTGGTTCAGCGTTTCTTGGGTATTTCAAACTTCTTGTACGGCGCATGGACCTGCTGTGGGGTGACGGAACATGACCGAGAGGGCTCTGCAAATTGTACGGTCTGTGGGCTGCCACAGAAGTATGAAGAACTGGCTCCAAAATCTGAACTTGGTATGCATGTGGATGGCGTCTCTGTCTCCTACAACGGCGTGGCCGAGTTCAAAACCACTGGTAGCAAGAACTTGGGATCCTTGAAGGATCCGTATGAGCACCACATGCTTCAAGCATCGTGTTACCTTCACGCGTTAAACGCAGAAAACGACTGGCACCTCGACAAATTGATCTTTGTCTACTTCAGTCGCGACAATCCTAATGACTTTCGAGTTTTTGTGCGTCGTCCCCTGGAGACCGCTTACGAGGATACTCTTCGGCTCTATCGAAAAGCGAAACGAGACTTGGTAAATGGGGTGCTTCCTCCCCCCGTATGTGAGAAGCCCTCGGATGGGAAGTGGCGAGGATGCCCGTACGCGGGGATATGCTTCTCCCCTTCTCTAGAGGGGATGTTGATCCCCGCTGAAAGCTTGGTCCGTCATGTCTCGTGAGGAGCACGCAGCAGACGTAGCGAACGAATTAGAGATCCTTCTTTTGGAGGAGGGGCCTCGTGGTTCGAAATCGTTGACGATCTTATCCAAGATACAGCATGCGTTAGCCGAGAAACTCTCCACCACTGAGCATTTCGATTACACCCGATCGAGAGCCATAGCACTTCGTTCCTTGGCTATGAAGATGAAGGCCTTGTTGACATCATCGTTAGGTGCCAACATGACGTATGCTGACAAGGCAACGGCTCTTCTCGTTGTTTCTGATGGCTACTTGAAGCTAGCTCACGCGTTCAAGACTGACCCGAAAATGTGGTCCACCGCTCAGTCTGACCTCGTTCCAATTCTAACGAGCGTATGTGACGAACAAGGTATCGATCGTGCTCTTGATAAGGTAAACTCACACCTCGATGCCTACCTAGTTTCTTTGGACTTTTGGCTTAGAAAGTAGACACGGTGCGGAGCTTTAGACCATTGCTCTGGAGCCTTATCTAAACTTCAGCACCAGCTCGTACCACCAACCTAAACGAGCACTCTGAGAGCAACATCCACCTGTGGGATTGTTGCTTTTGCTTTCTATTGCCATTGAAGAGGAGAACATGTCCGGCAACTCGAACTTCCAGACACATCCTGCTTTTGTCGAGAACACATCGACGCCGCTTTATTCACAATTCATTCACTTATCGCGATATTCACGATGGTTAGATGAGGAGGGCCGCCGAGAGACATGGGAAGAGACGGTTTCAAGATACATCGAGTTTTTCAAGTCCCACATCTCAGCCAAGGTATCAGATGAGGAATGGGAATTCTTAGCGTCCTGCATCCTCTCGTTGAGATCGATGCCTTCGATGCGGGCTTTGATGACGGCAGGGAAGGCGCTGGAGAGAGACAACGTAGCTGGATACAATTGTTCTTATCTGCCTATTGATCACATGAGGGCCTTTGATGAGCTGATGTACATCTTGATGTGTGGCACGGGAGTCGGATTTAGCGTAGAGCGTCAGTATGTAAGCAAGCTCCCTGAAGTCGCCGATCAGTTTCACGATGTAGATACTCCTATCGTAGTTTCTGACTCGAAGATCGGCTGGGCATCGTCTCTCCGTCAGCTCATCAGCCTTCTCTACAATGGCATGGTTCCAAAGTGGGACCTGAGTAGAGTCCGTCCTGCGGGTGCGAGATTGAAGACGTTTGGGGGTCGTGCTTCGGGGCCAGAACCCCTCGACAGCCTTTTCAAGTTCACGGTAGCCTTGTTCAAAAAAGCAGCCGGTCGAAAGCTCACTTCGCTGGAGTGCCACGACCTTGTCTGCAAGATCGCAGATATCGTCGTAGTGGGTGGTGTTCGTAGAAGTGCTCTTATCAGCCTCTCAAACGTTAGCGACGATCGTATGCGGTTAGCCAAGAGCGGTCAATGGTGGACTGAACATCCTCATCGTCAACTGGCAAACAACTCTGCTGCCTATACTGAGAGACCAGAATTTGAAGTTTTCCTGAAAGAGTGGAACTCGTTGTACGAATCTAAGTCAGGAGAGCGGGGGATTTTCAGCCGTGCAGCGAGTAAGAAGCAAGCCCAGAAGAACGGGCGTAGGGACCCGAATCATGAGTTTGGGACGAATCCTTGTTCTGAGATTATCCTGCGTCCTTACCAGTTTTGTAACCTCTCTGAGGTTGTAATTCGTGCTTCTGACACACTGGCGGACGTCTGTCGTAAAGTGGAAGCCGCGACCATCATGGGGACTCTGCAGTCTACTCTTACGGACTTCAGATATCTCCGTCCTATCTGGAAGAGGAACACAGAAGACGAACGTCTTTTGGGCGTTTCTTTAACCGGGATTCTTGACCACCCTGTTCTGGGAAATCCGAATTCCAGTGAGATCGTGGAGTGGCTTACTCAAATGCGGGAGACTGCAATCACAGTAAATAAGGAGTGGTCTGAGCGACTTGGGATTCCCCAAAGTGCTGCCATTACTTGCGTGAAACCGTCAGGAACGGTAAGTCAACTCGTTGATTCGGCTAGTGGTATTCACCCTCGCTTTAGTAAGTACTACATTCGTCGTGTTCGTTGTGACAAGAAGGATCCCTTGGCTGAGATGATGCACATGTGGGGCTTTCCTTGCGAAGATGACGTAATGAATCCGAAGGTTTTGGTATTCTCTTTCCCGATAAAGGCGCCTGTGACTGCGAAGACAACTACCGAAGTTGGCGCAATGCAGCAATTGGCACTGTGGAAGGTCTATCAAGACCATTGGTGCGAGCATAAGCCGTCTATCACGGTCTACTACAGAGATTCGGAATTCTTAGAGGTTGGGGCATGGATATGGAACAACTTAGATTCCGTTTCTGGCATCTCTTTCTTGCCACATACGGACCACGTGTACCAGCAGGCTCCTTATGAGGAGATCTCAGAGGACACATACAGTAAGTTGGTTTCTGAGCTGCCAAAAACAGTGGATTGGGCGGCGCTCCAAGACTACGAGACCAACGACAATACATCAGGGTCTCAGACCCTGGCTTGTGCCGGCGGAACCTGCGAGGTAGTTGACCTAGTTTCGCCTGCTCGTATGGCTTCATGAAGCTGAATCAGACGCAATTGGGGCGCCTTCGAGATCTTCTCGACGGGCGCCTCGCCTCTTTGGGGACGTCACTCCGCCTTCACGCTGAGAAGGAGGACCCTGTTGGACTTGTTTATCCTTATGCCCATTCTCCTCACGATGCAGAGGTCGTCGCACTGATTGCTTCATCGCTTGCTTACGGGCAGAGGAAGGTGTTCATTCCTGTGGTGTCTAAGATACTTCAGGAGATGGGTTCTTCTCCCTATGACTTTGTGATGAGTGGCGGGTATAAGAGAAGCTTTGACTGGTTTTGCTATAGATTCAACAAGCCAGAGGATTTGAGGTGCTTGCTCTTTTCTGTGCAGCATGTACTTCAAGTTTTTGGTTCTTTGGAGAGCGTGTTGGTTGCGGATGCCTGCCCTACTGCCCCTTCTTTGACCAAAACACAACTTACCTCTTTTGTGAGGACTCTGCGTACCCTCGACTTCTCTGGGTGTGGCGCTCCTTCAGGAGGGTCGGCAGGGTTTGCCTACTTGTTGCCAAACCCTGCCGCGGGAGGGGCGTGTAAGCGCTTGAACATGTTGATGAGATGGATGTTCAGGAAAGACGAGGTAGACTTAGGGTTGTGGTCTGGTATATCTTTGGACAAGCTAATTGTTCCACTCGACACACACGTCCGCAGGGTGAGTTTTAAGCTGGGATTGACGGCAAGATCTGGTAGCACCTGGAGATGCGCCGAAGATATCACCCATAGTCTACTTCAGCTTGATTCACGTGACCCTTTGAAGTACGACTTCTTGCTCTTTTCCATGGGGGCCTGGGACGAACTGTAACATGACAAAGGAAGAGGACATCCACCTTAGGTATCAGAAGGCGGCTCAGGCGTTCCGCTTGGATCCGTACTCTAACTATTCAAATCTCTTGGTTTGTTACGAGCGCATGGTCGCAAAGAGGCTTAGTAATGAATACGTCTCATCGAATTACCGGAGCTTCAGCTCAGGAGATTCGGAAGTACCTGAAAGAAAACTACGGCCTTGATGAGGGCGAAGACATTTTCTACCTGGCTCAGATCTTGGCGTTTTTGGTTCATGACACTTCTGTAGAGAAGATTTCCTTTGCGTTGAAATCGCAGAGAAATCGCTTCGCGATTAGAAAGCTACAGGCTGTGCTTTCTCTTTTGAACAAGGTGTTTTCGATCTAATGCTTACATTGAGTCAGCTTTTGGTCGTTACTCAGCCGGACCGCCGTCGTTTTAAGACGGAGTACAAGGTTGAGGCCCTCAAAACCCGTAAAGAGTCTGATAACTTGGGGGACTTTATCCAATTCCTTGCGGTAATTTCCGGGGGAAAGGATCCGCGTAAGTCCGTGATCAGGATTTATTCTGAGGAGATTGATCCGGCTGCGTCCGCTAAAGTTTCGTGTTCCTGTGCGTACTTCAAGGTACGATGTGCCCCTGCTCTCTACACTATGGGGGCCACAGACATGAGAGTCGGACCGGAAGACATCCCTGAAAAACTCAGGGGGTTCCAGAAACCAGGACTATGCCCGCACTTGCTCAAATTAGCCGAGACTCTGCTTGCAACGAACTCAACGGAGATGCAGCGACTGCGTCAGCAATCTCCCAGAGTGTCTATAAACGACCGCCTAAGGCAGCTAACTTGATGACTGCGCGGACGTTGATCGAGACTGTCAACTCAGGGGATACGCTTACCCAAGAAGAATTGTTTCCCCTGTTCAGTCGAGCGTCTTTGCTTGTCTATGATTGCGTTCGTTTGCTGTTGAGAGAAAATGATTACATCCAACTAGGTGTAATAGCTCTGGGGGCGGAAGTAGCTTCCAACCTAGACCGCAATAAAGCAATCTATCGAAGATCGATCGCCTTTATCGATGGGTCCGTGAAGGACGTCCCGGTGGACCCGGAGCAGCGAGAGGCTGATTTTTTGTGCGCTTGCATGGACTTGCAGGCTGCCACATTAGACGGAGATAAAGACCGCCAGCTAGATATTGTTCTGGCCCTCCCTCTTACTCGGATGGTGTTTGAACAATTCTTGAAGGACTGGTGCTCTAAGGCTTCTCAGTACCAGGAAGCCTCCCACCGAAGTTTGTTGGCTCATTTGAACGACGACTTAGAGGAAGCGTCCGCAGCGGATGCCGCGTGTCATTATTTAGAACAGGATTGCCGCCTGGATCCGAGAACAGCTTTTGGGATCGTTCGCTATATTGCTGAACGCTTAGCTGCACTTCAAGAGATCTATGAACGAGTATTCAACGCATACTCAAGGGTAATCCTGAAGCAGGCGAAAGCCCAAGCTGTTTCGGAGGACCACGCGCTCGACTGTTTCCAGAATGGAAGCTTCGGCTTGCTTCGGGCTATTTCGTCTTACGACGAAGTCTCAAACGCGAGATTTGTGGGTCACGCTCGGTGGTGGATACGGCAAAGTATGCTGTACTACCTGAAAGAAGACTCTAATTTGATCCGGGTATCATCGAACACCTGGCAACACTACGCTAAGTTAGAGGCTATTCGACTAAAGCAAGAATCTCAGTCTGGTCCTCTGACTACTGAAGAACTTTCTCGTGTTTCTGGGTATTCGAGAAGCCATGTAGACGCTATCTATAGTACAGTTCGGACGTCACAGGTTCGATCTCTCGACTACCCCCTCAAACCAGATGGATCCTCAACTCCTATTTCCTCTATCATTGAATCCCAAGAAGAACAGTCAGACCCACTTGATTATGATCCTTCTGATTCTGTAAAAGTCCTTCTTGACTCGCTCCCTGACAACCTTCGGAACCTAGTCTGTTTGGCCTATGGCCTAACAGAGTATGTTTCTCAGAAGCTCGACCCCCAAAAGGTCAAGGCAGAAAGACTTAGGCAGGTATCTGCCCTCTAAATCTCGTTTTGTACATACGTACACAGTCCCCATTTAACCCGTTGACACGTAAAAGGTAAAACCCGTGGCACTCAAAGATTTCGATGATACAAACCCTCGTACCCGCGACAAAAACTGGAAGGAAGACATTTCGGTAGCTGAGCTACCCAAGATGGATGAATGGTATCCCTTCCGGATCGTGGGCGGCGTATTCAGTTACGCACAACATTGGATCGAGTTCGTCAATAAGACGGGCGAAAAGAAGCGCTATCCCGTAGACTGCGCGAACTGGGATCCTGATAGCGAATCCTCTTCGAAAAAGGGAGGATGCCCTGCTTGTGAAGTGGGCCTGCGCCCTAGTGTTCGTTACATGATGAATGTCATTGACCGGACTGCACAGAATCGTGGCGATGCGGATCCAATTCGAGCACTGGATGTCCCTCCTACTGTCATGCGACAGCTCCTTGACCTCAAGAAGCTGAACATGGTCAAAGGCGAGCCTAAGTCCATCGCGCACCCAAAGCTTGGGTGCGATATCCATCTGCAGAAGCAGCGCAGTAAGAAGCGTGGCGGTGTAGAGTGGCAGGTCCAGAAAGGAGATCGCTCTCCTCTGTCCGAGGAGGAGACGTCTCTTGAGCTTATCTCGTTTGACGAGTTCTATCAAGAGCCCGACATTCACAAGATTCGTGAAGACCTCAAGAGGCATGGCTACTTCGATACTAAATCGGATGACGAGGAAACAGAGTCTCTTCCGAGAAAAGGCTCCAAAAAGCGTCCAGTAGATGATGACGAGGATGATTTTGAGTCTCCTAAGCCTTCGGCGGGCAAGCCTTCCAAGAGAAAGCCAGTGAACGATGACGACTTCGAGGACGACGAGGAGGAGGATTCTCCTCCGCCGCCGAAGGCGAAGAAGAAGCGTGCGCCGGTAGAGGACGACGACTTCGAGGACGACGACGAGGAGGAGGAGGATTCTCCTCCGCCGCCGAAGGCGAAGAAGAAGCGTCCAGTAGATGACGAGGACGACGAAGACTCGCTTCCACCTAAAAAGAAGCGTCCGCCGGTAGAGGACGATGACGATGATGAGGAAGATTCTCCTCCGCCTAAGGCGAAGAAGAAGAAGCGTCCGCCGGTAGAGGACGATGATGACTTCGATGACGATTTCGGAGATCTCTGAGCATATGTAAAAGAGGGGCGGTAATCAACCGCCCCTCTTTTGTATGCAAGCCGAACAGATTCTTAGTCAAATTCGCCAAAAGGAAAACCTAGCAGTTCTCATCATTGACCCCGATGATGAGCTTTGCATGAGATCCCGGCAAATGCTTTTTGCTGTTGAGGGTCGCCTTAGATCCTCAGGATTTCAGGTAGTGATTATCGAGGTTTCCGCCCGAACACAAGCCACTGAGGAGCTGGCTTGTGTTCGGGTACCTCAACTACGTCTTTTTGCTAAAGGGAAGCTACAACATAAGATTGTAGGTCTGTTTGATGAAGCTGTAATTGACGCTGCTTGCAAGGTTCTTGTTTGATGTCTTCTCTAATCGTTGTAGAGTCTGAGGGGAAGAAGAGATTCTTCAGCGATCTCATCCGAAAAGCGTCGTTGGACGGATGGGTTGCGGTGTCGTGTAACCGACACTATTGTGGGCTGCCCAAATCACAATTAGGGATTGACCCCAAAACATTGGCCTTCACTTGGAAGGTTCGAAATATCCAGGCGTTCGAACGAATCAAGAAGGCGGTTTCTCGTGCTGACGTGGTCTACGCAGCAACGGATTCTTCACCCGAAGGTGAAGCTATTGCGAATCAGATTAGTATCACTGCTTCTTACGCCAACAAGATGTTCCGCCGTATTCGACTGACGGCTTTGGACGTTGAAAGCTTGAAATCTGCAATAGAAAACTCGGGAGAATTGAACACCAATTCGTTGAATAGCTACCTTGCCAGGGAGGCAGCCGATCGGATTGTCCACTTCACTCTGTCTCCGGTGTTAGCAGCCCGACTCGGTGAGGGCCTACAAGTAAATCGTACGGCCATTCCACTCTTGTCTGAGCTTGCTCGTGTCGAGCGGAAGATTAGAAAATTCAAATCTGACTCGTACTTCGTGGTTCGAGCACTCTTATCTGATGGCTCGACTGCAGAATCAGGACCGCTGTCTGAAAATCGCGCTCAGGAAATCGCGCGCAGAGCTGCAGCAGCAGTGCCTGCGTTTATCTCTGCACGAGAACTGGCCCCTGTTCAACCTCCCTTTACTCTTAGCACCATAATTCAGTTTGCTAGTTGGAGGTATGGGATTGACGCACTTACCTGCGTTAGGGTGTGTGACACTTTGTATGAGATGGGACTAATTACTTATCCGTACACCGATTCTACATGGCTCTCGCCTGAGGCTGCTCGACGGATCCATGATCATGTCACCCATAAGTTGGCGGCTGAGCTGGCAGAGAAAAGTCCAACAACGTTTTCTTCTGCCTCGTTGCTAGAAGCGATTCGTCCAGTCCACATCTCCCTTGCACCGTCTCAGCTTGACCTATCAGGAGACCTGAAGTCTATTTATTCGGCTATCTGGTTTCGAACTCTAGGTTCTCAGGGTCGTCCTGCTCAATTTGAGCGGCATAACTGTTCTTATGCTCTTGATGATGAAGAGGTCTTCCGTGCAGAAGGTCTTTCGCTCGTAGAGCCTGGGTGGCATCAGCTTAGCTCGCGGCTGTTTGAGCCCACGATTCGTCCGTTAGAGCCGGATTCCACAGTTGTCGAAGCTTCAGTTTTCGAAGTGACATCCAAACCCCCTAAGCGCCACACTCACGGTACGTTAGTTGCTTGGTTAGATGCCCACTTTATCGGTCGACCTTGGGTCTACCGTCCCGCTCTTGAGTTTCTTCACCACAACTCGTACGTAGAATCGTTGGGAGGAGGCCTTCTTCGCATAACTCCAAAGGGAGAGGCGGTGCTGACCTTTGTCCGACGAACCGCCCCAGATTTAATAGACCCTGATTTTTGCGCAGAGATTGAAGAAGAAATCCTTGCCGTAGAGCGGGGAGATCTCACCTTCGAGAAGTTCTTCAACGACCTTTGGCAGTGGGCTACTGAAACAGCAGTTTTCATGGCCAAAAAGAGCCTGAGGCCCTCCTTTCGCTCCCCTGAGTCTGGAAGCCGGCTTCGTGTCCTGATTGATAAGGAATCAGGAAGACCCTATGTAAGTGCTTCTGGTGAAGATTGGCGATCCTTTGTCGTCTTCGACGAAAAAGGCAGGATCGTTCCCTCTTCGGAAGATGAAGAGTCTTAGTCGTAGTTTAGGGTCTGTTGACCCATCCTTCAATCCTTTACTCCTTTACTCCTTCACTCACACTAATACCCCCACAGGAACTTCACATGGCAAAAAAGAAGACCGTTGAACGTAACTACGTTACAAATATTGATGAACTTGCAGCGCTTGCTGAAACGATTGGTAAGGACACCGATAATCCACCTGTTTCGCTGGACCGTGGCTCTTATGTTGAGGGTGCAATTTCGTTTGGTTCTCTAATCCTCGATCTTTTGACCGGGGGCGGGCTCCCACCAGGGAAAGTTACTAATGCTTATGGTCCGGAAGGAAGTGGTAAGTCTACTGCTGCTGGTCATTTGATTGCCAATGCTACCAGACAGAAGATCCCGGTATTTTTCTTCGACCACGAGACAGCATCAGACGCTAAGTACTTCCGTGCCCTTGGAGTCCGCATGCGCTTATCTGACGGTAGGAAGAATCCTTACTTTCATTACTATCAGCCCGATACTGCAGAGCAAACCTATAGAACCATGGCTCGTCTGCTTAGGGCTCTGCCGAACTATACACCGAATGAGGGCGGGCGTCCCCTTCCTCAGGCTTTGTTCGTTGTTGACTCGGTTGCATCGATGCTCCCCGAGGCCATCGAAGAAGACGACGAGAACGTCAGAATGGCGGCGGCTGCTGCCGTTCACTCTATGTATTTGCCCCTGGTCAAGTCGAAACTGGGTAGAAAGAATGTGTCGTTATTCGCCACAAACCAAACTCGACTAAATCCTGGGCAGATGTTTGGTAATCCAGAGTACGAACCTGGCGGTCAGGCATGGAAGTTCTACCCTGATCTGAAATTCCGCTTGAGCGCCGTTAAGCAGCCATTCGTCGAACGTAATAGGTCGATGAGGTACGTCAATATTGCAACCAAAAAGAACAAGCAATTCCCTCCCTTCTTGGAGTGCACGGAAACTATGACCGTGGCTTTCGGACGGGGGTACGAGCGAGGCCGTGATGGCTTGGGCTACTTGGAGCTTACTGGTCAAGTCGAGAAGAGTGGTAACAAGAGAATGATCCGTCTTCAGGTAGACGGTGACTTCGAGTGGAATAATCAAGCCTTTTTCACCGACGACTTGATGCGAGTTCTCTGTACCAACGAATTCAGGTCTGCCTGCAGAACTCAGTTGGAATCTGATTTAGCGTACAAGCTCTTTTTCAGTGCTAACAATTGGGAGTCTCTATATGACTTTGACGAGGAAGCTGCTGAGGATGCAGAGAATGAGCTAGAGGCTATTGCCTCAGTTCTAACACCAGCGGAGCCAGAGGCGTCTAAAGTTCGTCCAAAGCGGAAAAAGGGAAAGGTCGCTCTAGAGTCGGAAATGACGGAAGTCCCAAAGAAGCGGCGTAAGGTGCCAGTTGTTTCAGATGAGGATGACCTTGGAGAAATCCTGAGGGACTGACCTGTAAAAGCTGTGGAATGTCCACCACATCTCACAGTGTTGAGCCTGAATCGATGCAGCGACGATCGGTAACTTTGACTTTGGGAGCAAATCCCATCGTATCGATTGATACCGGTCGTCGTCTCATCGATTTTCAGGAGACCAGATTCAGAATTCACTCTCTCCGATTCCAAGAGTCAGTGAAACCGCTGGCAACAGAGTTGGCGTCTGAGGTGGGTGTTCCTCTTTCGTGTCTGGATGACCTCTCCTCTAAAGATGAGAACCAGTTGACACTTGGAGCTTACTGCGTCTTTGATTTCTTAGACGTGAAAACTCGTCGAGAGAGGGGATTCTTGCGGGTACGCTGGATCCCGTTCGCGATCTTTGTAAGAGGCGAGCGCGTGTTCAGTCTGCACGCCAGTTATGGCAACGGTGGTGCACGACTTACTGGTCTTACCCTGCGTCGTGAGACTCAGGACGAGTATACCCGCTGCACGACTCGAAAGTCAGCCGCTAAGGTTGGGAGATCCTTCGTAAGGACGTACATTCAGGGGAATTCATGAGTACAAGCGATGAGCGTCCTGCTCCCCCAACGGGTTCGGAGAACTCTGTCTTGGATTTGATCCGGGCTGGGCGTTTGGCCCAAGACCCTCAGGCTCGTCTGGATCCTAGGATTTATGACCCAGTTACGAACCAGCCTATTCAGATGGGCAATACGGATCCTGATATCATTGGACCCGATGATACGTATGAGTTCTCTTATAGAACGCCGGAAGCGTATCCGGAGGTACCTCCGCCAGTAAAGACGGCTGAGGCTCGATTCATTCTGCCTATGGCCAAATTTATTGCGGATACAATTGGAATCACGGTCATAGATGAAACTGCGTATGAGAGAGTTCTTCAGGCTTTGCGGGATAGAAGCTTATTCGTCGTTCTTAACATCCACAAAACTAAGGTTGCTGACGGGGTTGCTAGTTGGTTTGGTCTTGTCTTGATGTGCAAAAGACATCCAGTTGTCATGGTTCGCTTCAAGATGAGGATTGCAACAGACCAGATTGGCATTGACCAAATTAGGCTCTGGGAGCGGGCGGGAGAGCGGTATCTCGTTCATCGAGAACAGGGCGGAGGATTCTTCTCTCGGGAGCAGGCATCTGCAACTATTCTGAACTACCTCAAACACGAAGGTGTTCTGCCGGAGTTGTGATGAGGTTTGTCCATACAGCAGATCTTCATGTGGGAGCGAACCGCTATCTTTCTAATTACCTCAAGCGGCAAGAGGAGATGTTTGACTCCATCTTCGACGTAGCGTACGACCACGACATCGATACGGTTGTGGTTGCTGGGGATATCTTTGATGACCCAGAAACGACTACTCAGGCCGAGAGGGAGATGGTCGAACGTAAACTGCTGGAGTACGATGCAGCCGGTTTTCACATATTTGTTATCCCTGGTAATCACGATCTGATTGATGCTACCGGGTATACGGCCATTCACTATTTGGCTTTGCTGTACAAGCACGGTAAATTCAAGCATTCGTGCGTGACTGAAGAGACTGCTTATGTTTCTGTCCGAGACACAGTCTTTTGTCTCTTGTGCCATCGTAAGCATAGGTTCCAGGAGGATGTTCGGTCTGCAGTGGAAGGTTTTAGGGCCTCATCTATCATGGTTCCGCACGATCACTTTGTGGTCGTAGCCCATGAGACGGTTCGGGGGTCGCAGACAGACATCAAAATGAAAGATGGAAGCTATTACAGACTCAAGGATGGTGTGGATGCGCCGGATTCTGCTCTACCGGTGACATATTGGGCCCTTGGTGACATTCACAAGGTGCAGGCGGTAAGCAAGAATGCCTTCTATAGTGGCTCGCCTCTGCAGACGAAGTTTAGCGATACCTGGCCTAAGGGTGTTCTTGTAGTGGACACTCTTACTCCTGAAGATCCTCAATTCGTACCTATTGAGTCCAACAGATTCGTGGAGGCGAAGAAGGGAGATCCTCTTCCTCCTAACTCGTACGTTAAGTGGAAGTTCGACTCTAAGGAGGATATTCCCAGTGAACTACCTTCTAACGTAGTGAAGGTGGCACTGGTTCCTCGGGACAACTCGCTCTCGTTGGGAGTCGACGGATCTCTTCGCGACAAGCTTCTGGCTGGTGTAAAACAGCAGGGTGCCTCGGAGGAAGAGGTGGCTTTAGCCGAGATTGAGATCTCATCTTTGCTTGAGCTTGCGCTATTGGCAGAGGCTTCTGATGGATGATTTTTCGCCTGTTTGGGAAGCGTTGAACAAGTCTCACGTTTTGTTGTTGGTCGATACCCATCAGGATCCCGCAAATCGTGCTGGTGGTGGATACGATATCGATTTCTTTGAGACGAAGGTGGAGCAGATCTACGATTGGTTCAAGACTATTGTCAAGGATCGCTGTGGGAAGACGGATTTTAGAATGGTAAATGATGCGTGGCTGTGCGTGCGTCCTCTACTTGCTGCACCTGCCTTTCCACAGAGACCCAACATGAAGATCATGGTGTTGCGATGATCGAGATCATCGATGATGGCATCTGGCAGGCTAGAGTCTCTCAGTATAGAGACGAGCCTGCAATTGAACGTGCAATTTTGACTGCGAAGAAGTCATCTTTTAAGCCCGACACCTCTCTGATCTCAGAGTTGCATAATAGCTTTCCTTACCTGCGAGAGCAGGAAGAGAATGCCCGTACCATTCGTGGACCGGCTGATCTTAATCGGGGCCTAGCTGTCAGCGCGGAGTTGCAGGCGATCAAAGATCGAGCAGCGGAGGTGACGCTCAGGTATGACAATATTCGTGGGAAGCTGGAGCGTCTGCACGATATCGTCCGCACTAACATCTTCCTTAAGAAGGAAGTCATGCTCTTGAAGAACGATCCACAACGCTTGGCGGTCGTGGCAATGACATGTCCCGAGATCGAAGACCGTCTTTCTGCAGTGAAACGAATCTTAGCTGCTGCGGAGACGGTGACGAAGAACGTGAACCAATCTTACAACATCCTCAAGCTGCAGGTGGAGATTGTTAGGGAGATGATGTATGAGGGTGGCTTAGCGAAAGTAACTAAGGGAGACCGGCCATGACATTTGAAGACGATGCTAGTTTCTCTCCCGAAGCAGCAGACGAAGGCCATGAGGACCTGAGGGACCCCAAAGAGGACTTAAGAGCTGCGGCAAAACTGCGTAACGCCGCTATGTCCGCTATTTTGCAGTTTGAGACTCGACTGCTTTCAGCGGTTTTGGATGATTCTTCCGACGATGAGGACGCTGAAGGCGTTGTCAGTCCTGTTCCTGAGTTCCTTGAAGAGGAAAAGGAGCGCCTTAGAGAGTTGTTGTACGAATCTCTGCGACACATTTTCTTGGACTCTAAGGACCCCAGGTCTCAGTTCTCCTCTAGATTCTACGAAGAGGCTGTGTACCACCTTATTGCAGACAGAGTTCGTCGTACACTTGGCTACTATCATGCGTTACGGAGGGCTGAAGAAGAAATCTCTCAGAACAACAGAGAAATCGGAGACCCAAATGCCCTAGAAATGTCACTCGACGCCATCCAAAAGACGTTGACTGGTCTCGACGAAGTTGACTTCGTTCGAAATCTGGGGATCTCATTAGGGTTGTTCTCAGACGATCTGGACGCTATCGTCAGGAACGTGATTTCTAAGGAATTTGCGCCTCTCCGAAGGAGAGAGCAGGAAGACTAGTGGTTGATGTCCTACGCAGATGAGAAAGTCGTAGTGTACATCGGGTATCCTTCGGAGGTTCTGGCCAAACCTCCGTCCTGGATAGACTCTGTTTTGCGAGCAGAGGCCCAGGATGCAGCAAATTCCTCGTTCCGATTCTTCCTTTCAGGAGGTTCACTTACTCCGCAGCTTCTAGAACTCTTGAAATCTCGCTCTAGTTCTCAGACGGGCGCCCAGCTCATGTCGCTGAAGCTCGCTCAGGGGTACACGTCCAGGCTAGTAGACGCTCTTTTGTCTCCTGAAATCGAGAAGCTGGCTATCTTGGCGACCGAAAATCCCCTTAGCACTGAATATCGCATTTTGCTTGACCTTTGGGTACTGTCTAGGTCCGACGTTTATGTCGTAGACTGTGATTTGTTGGGTCGTGCTAGGTGCGGAATGGAGGCGGTTTACGCTCACCATTGTGTGAAGACGGTGGGCGTTTCGGATAGCCCGGTCCAAGATCCTTGGTACCAATATCACCTGGATGCTATTGTCAAAAGTCAGATGTGTTTGACGTACTTGCGAATGTTGAGGCCTGCTGTCCTGGCCTCCAGAGCGAGATTTTCAGACAAATCTGAGCCCGCGGAGGAGTCAGGACCCTCTAAACAGTAGCTATTCTAACCGCCTAGGTTATCTTGCTGGTGATCTTGAGGTCTTTCTATGCCTGGTGGCGGCGATAGCAATCGAAGAATCGGCGGAGGTCAGGCCAGGTTTCTCCCGGAACCTGGCGAAGCCATTATTAGGTCTCCTGAGGTTATTGAGCAGGTACCCTCCGATCCTGTTGATGGTGTTCTTAGTCCTCCCTCCGTTGTAGATACCACTCAGACTGCAGACGGAACGACTCCTCGACAAGAGAGGGAGCAGGCGCAGTCTCTTGCTTCATCGATCATTAACTCGTCCGGCAACGAAGAAGGGTCGGACGGGCGCGCTCCTGACCCTCGTCGTTCTCCTGACGAGGTAGGTAGTGATAGTTCTTCGCGCGTATCTGAGGGTGATGACGTCCGACGCGATTCGGCAGATCTCACAGCATCACGCGAGGCAGATCCGACTGTGCGCGGTGGGAGCGCTCCGCACTACTTCGTGGAGAGACCTCATCAGGTTTTCTATCACGATGCAGTCGTATACATCGAAGGTGAGGATGTTACCCCGTTTTTGACCGGCACGATTTCCGTAACCTATGGATTCGGTACGGACTACAACAAGTGTGACTTCACGCTCGACAATGCGGGGCATCGTTTCACTATTACTCCAGAGAATTTGCAGGGACAGTTCCGTACGGCTTCTCCTCTGGGTAGTGGTAACGCATTCGATTACGACGAGACTGTCAAGTACAACATGTACTCACGAAAAAGCCGTGAGGACTACAATCCGGTGGACCCAGATTCAGGAGGTCGGAGATTTCCCCTGCATTTATGGAGTACCGTCTTTCACAAACACGACGCAGTGCGCGTTTGGATCCATAACCCTGCGTCTGAGTTGGACGAATGGATCCCTGTCTTCACCGGATTCATTGTTTCTAAGCCAGTAACAGAGAACTATATTGACGGCCTGAACACGATTTCTGTCTCATGCGCTGATATTCGCCTTCTGATGTCGAAGATGCGCGTGAACACGAACACAATGTTCGCGGTCCTTCCTGGGTCACAGACAACTGCAGCAGCCGACCCAACAAACGAGAGCCCTATTTCAGGGATTCAGGTATTTAGGACGTATACCGAGCAGGGCAATCGTCAATTTAACACTGGCTTCTTCGCAGATTTGGTCGCGGGTTCAAGCCTCTCAAACCCGTGGTCTAGTTTGAATCTTCCGGAACTCATTTCCGCTCTCACGTTTTTGCCTAGTACTTCTGGTTCGCTGCTGCAGGCTTCTGCAGATCGGGCGTTTCGAGGAAGATCTACGGCTAGGTCGGCCGCACAGGAAGAGCTTCGAGCCGCTGCAGCAGAGTTTGAGCCTCTTCACCGCCGAGTGCAGGAGGGTGGAGAAGCAACTCTCTCTGAGTCAGAAAGGTCTCGGTATAGACAACTGTTGGTAGTTCTGAGGGGCTACGGAGTCGAACCTAGTGCAGCCGCTAATGTCGCTAGGGGCAGCTTTCAAGGAACCTCCGTCGAAGAGGATGAGGCTGAGGATCCGTCGGCTCCCCAGCCGCCGCCGGGCGCCCAGCAGGGGTCTACCGTAGACCCGGCTCGAACGTCACGGGAAGTAGCCGTTCACCGCGGTGCAGGACGGATTGGTCGAATGCGTCCTGGTGTATTTCCTTTCTTTGGCTCTCTCTTTGGCGACCCACCTAGGCCTTATGCTCTAGAGACGTATTTTCCTTCGGCTGCTCGCGGCGCTAGTCGAGCTGTCACCAACAGACAGATCCAGCAACGGATGCAGAACTGGTATAGTCTCTGTGTCTTTGGTACTCCTCGTCGTCATAACTTCACTCCTTCTTCAGGGGCGGGGCTTTTGGTGGAGGACGCACCACCAGACCATTCCATCGGCAACCGCAGATACTGGACAGAGGCAGAGGTACATGAAGCAGGTCGTAGTACACGACGTGAAGGCGCTTGGCATCCAGAAGCACAAGCAGTTCATTTCTTGTCTCCTGGTCGTAATACGCCGAACGACCTTTTGTGGACGATTGAAGTAGTCGGTGCAGGCAATGTTGCAGCCAACCTTAACTGGACCAATCGTCTACAACTCCTCACTGACGCATGTGAAACTGCGGACTACAGATTCTGGGTTTCTGGATGTGGTGACCTGATTTTCGAATTCGCTCAGTATGACTTTGCCCCTGAGGATTACGGAGCATGGTCTGAGATTCTTACTCTGGATCATCATCTGACAAACGAAAGCATGGACGAGGAAGGCGGTGAGGTAGTTACTGCTGTCCTTGCAAACGGTTCGTTCGTTGGTATTGGGAATATTGATGAGGGACAGATAACGCCACTCAATCCCGACAGATCTGTTGGCATCTGGTCGCCAAATTTGGCATCTCGTCTGGGACTAAATGTCAAGGTGCTTACGTACCCACAGATCACAGATGTTTCTAGGTTGGAGCAGGTAGCGACTTTGGAGTTCCAAAAGCTCTTGGCTGCTGCGGACCGGTATCAACTTGGTGTGGTTTTTCGTCCTTGGTTGACTTTGAACCGCCCCATTTTTAATCTCTACAGAGAGAGAATTGCGTTGGTTGACGGATTGTCTTGGACACTTCCTGTCACGGCGGGGCAAATTGCCGGGCAGCAGCCTCCGTCCATGAATATTACTTTGAACTACACTAGATCATACGACGAACTTGGTATTCCTCGTTACATCACAGGTGGGCCTGCCCATCCTATGTACTTTGCCATTCCTGCGGACCCACGACGCTCGGTTGTGCAGTCTCTGCAGCAGAGAGTGCGAGATTTCGAATCTGCGATCCGAACGATCCGAACCGACGGTAGGTCTCTTACGGAGCAGGAGTTTCAGGCCCTTCAAGATCGCTACCGCGCAATCATTCCAAATGGGCAGGCGACGTACAACGTAATTGACGCCGCTTTTTCGGGGGCTCCCTCGCGTCCTGAAGGAGAGGAAGACTCAGTCGTCACAGAACTCAGAGCGCTTGAGGCTGAGCTAGATGAACTGACTCGCAACGCTGGCGCGTTGACTGAAGAAGAACGAGCATCTCGTTTGGACGCAGTTCGTGCTCGTGTAGAAGAGCTGGAAGCAACACTACGGGAGCGAGGACTTGACTCCTCGGCTACTCATACTCCGGCTGGTGCGCGACCCCGTGTAGGGGTTACAGGAGTACGGTCGACACTTACTCCGTCTGATGATGTCGAGCCGGCCGACCCCCCTGAGGCTTCCGAAGAACCAACGTGTTCCCCCGGAGACCCACGCTTCTTTAGTGCTCCGACGGGGCCCTCGGTTAGGACTGTTCCCAGATGGGCGGCATGGAAGAGATCTCTACCCGGAGGTAGAGAACGTAGGTCAATTCTTGATCGATATGCTCGCGGGCAACTGCCTGACGAAGAAATTGATCGTGGTGTAGGGACCTGGCAGTTTGCCGGCGAATTCCCCAGGATTGTTACCTCAGGTTTTGGCCTTCGCGGGGGAGGTTGGCACCCTGGTGTCGACATTCCTATGGATTTGGATGAGCCGTGCTACGCTGTTGCCGATGGTATTGTCTTCTACACACATCCGTCGGTAGCTCGTAATGGTCGTCCTGGTCAGGGAATGTCGTTGGGTCTTATTCATGCAGATGGTTTCGTCACCTTTTATCGGCATCAGAACAGGCTTGCAGATGGTGTAGAGCTGGGCGCCACGGTGAAGCGAAATCAAATCGTGTCATATACAGGGTTTTCTGGGACAGAACAGCGAGAAACTCAGACTCATTTGCACTTTGAAACGGGTGCGATCTTCGGGTCAGCGGCTTTTCAGCGCTACGTTGGAGAAGGAAAACAGTTCCGTGTGGTTACTGCAGCAGAACGGCGGCGCGCAGGGACTACACCCGCGGCAGATGCTACGGAGCGCGCTAGAACTCAGGGAAGCATGAGAGTGGTCTGTGGTGTTGGAGACGAGTTTGCTCAATTCTTGACCCGTTGGGACCCAGAACTCGTTTCTCGATTCAACTTAGGATTTTTACGTATGCGTGATGGTTCATTGGGGCTGGGCGCACGCCTCGTATTGTTCTACAACCCCATCCCTAACAGCGAACCTTTTTCGCGTGCAGAGACTGTGGGGCGCCCAGGACCCGATTCTGACGTCATCTCTCTTCAAGAATATTACGATCAGTTTGGTCTCAAGGGGATCCCAGCGTTGAGGATGGCGGCCGAGCCCACACGCTTCGCTCCAGATCCTGTTCCTGAGATCCCCTCCGGGGTGTCTGATAGACGACGCCGTAGGCTGGAACAGGAGCGAAGTGCAATCATTGCTCGAAATGAGCGCTTGGCTGCACGCGCTGCGGCTTACACCACCTCCAGAAACCAGCAAGTTGCTATCTTTGCGAATGAGGTGCCTCCCAATACGTGCCCACCTGAAAGGTATGAGGGTAGTATTCCTCGACAGGCTGGCGAGCCGCTTCCAAACCGTCGTCGTTTGACACGAGAAACTGCTGAAGCAGCAAGGAGACGTTCATCGTGAGTGGGGCGGGTCGTTTTATTCGTGATGGGCGTCGCCTGTACGCAACAGAGTTGCAGTATGCGACACGGCCTTATGGTGTTGTTACTACAGCGACAAATCCAGCGACGGATACGATTACTTACACCGGCCCGCGTGCCGGACGAACAGTTCCAATTACACACCCGTATTTAGGTCCAGCGAGCTGGATCCGCGTAATGCCTGAGCGTAGCACGCGTATGATCTTGGATTCTCGTTCGGATTCGGGTGAGACATTTACTTCTGCTTACATGGCTGAAGATGCGGCAGAGAACTTCATCCGAGCTACGTATGAGGACAACCGTTTTTACTATCGACGACTTCAGGAAAGCGAAATAGATATCACTTCTAGGGGTCTCGCTGCTGCGCATTTCGGTCAAGACGGCACTCTTTCGCTACGTGGTGGTCCGATCTTGAATACGCTTGACGTACCGAATTTGGAGGCGAACACGAAGGCCCCTACGATCGTTCATCGCACATTGGATAACAATGTCTCAGAGATCTCTAACGAGATGCGCTTTGGTGTGGTGAAGCGATTCACTGATACAGATCAGCCCCAGCAGTTGTGGATTCGTGTTACGCCAGACGGCGGTGATGAAGTTTTTGCGAAAGAATACCTGCGCCATCTTTCAAGTAAAGCACCTCCCTACACGTTGATCGATCATCGGGAGGGCCACGTTGTGGCAAATGACGGCACAGAGCCAACTTCGCCTATTACTGGAAAAAAGCTCCGGAGCCGTACGGTGTACGGTACAGTACGCCTGGAAGAAACAATTACCGAGGTTGATGTTGAGGGCAATGTCAATTGGATCATTCCTGACAATGCGTCTTACGGATTGAACATCAGCGTCAGCCGCACAGACATAAAAATGGCGGCTGGACGTGATGAGATCCACAATGTGGACCGTAACTTTTTGGTGGACGCTGAACAAACGGTTGAGTTGGAGGCGCAGAGAATCAAGGCCGGACGAAATGCAGAGGACCCTATGATGAGAGGTGAGGACATGCGTCAGTGGCTACGCGACGCCGTAGTGTTGACTGCTACTGGTCCTGCAAAATTTCTTACCTCTGACGTAGAAGTAAGGTTTACTCAGGTACTAAGCACAAAGTGCTTTGTGGAGTGATTTACTGTGCCCCTGATTCAATCAGATCTTGAGAACTCGTTGGTGGCCTTCTTTGAAGATCCTCCAGAAACTGCAGCTTTGTGTGCCCGGGAGTGGGCTGACGCGATGAGAGACTATACTCTTCCCATCGTCCCCGTTTCAACCACCGTAGTCACAGCAGCAGAAGTGTTGGCTGCTACTCTAACTCCAGTTTTTGAGACTTCTCTCTCAGAGGTCGTTACTGCTTCTGCCATGGAAGCCGCTTGGCTTGTTTTCGCTACTTCTGTAGGGCTTGGGATGGCACCAGATTGGTCTAGTACGCCCCCCGTTGGGTTGATTGGCTTCTTGCCTCTATTTGAGGCCAGGCCGTTGAGTCATCGGGAGGCTGCTCACAGTTTCGCCCAGGCCATTCATCGATGGATGATAACCGGATTGGCAACGGATACGACCAGTGGCGTTACGGTGAATTGGAGTTAACGCGTCTAGGAGCCGTATCTATTCTGGAGGAGTGCCATGCCCCAGTTTCCAGAAGTAGATCCCGAGACTTTGCTTCAGGCCCTCAAGACCTACATCACCGCACGTCAGAATGTAAAAGCTCTGGCAAATGGTAGCTCTGCGAACTATTTGGAGGTGATGAGGGGCTGGGCCGAAGCGATCACAGCCACGCAAAACCCGTCAAACGCTTGGTTCCAGGAAAATCTGGACACGTTGTACAGTCTTTTGCAGCAGTCGGGCGCCGGGGCACCGGGTACTCTTCTGTTCAACGCGGCGTCTCCCCTATTTATTGGCCAGTGGGTCTACCAGGTCTCCAGTGACACTGTTGATCTGGCGGATTCCTCTTCTATATCTACGGGGCCCGCAATCGGCGTGGTGGTATCAAATCCCACACAGTCTACTGTGGCCGTTCAAAATATTGGGAGCTTTTTGTACACGCCGCAGCAGTTTCCGTTCTTGCCATTTACCCCAGACACGACGTATTACGTTGGTAGTTTGGGCCTAATCACAGACAATCCAAACCCACAGAGCGGCGGGTACTTGCAGGAAATTGGATATGCAAAGAACACTCTTCAGTTCGTCCTGAATATTCAAGAGCCGACCTTGATCTGATATGCCGTTTTCTTTGTCAACGATTAGATGCCGGCTGGACCCTGGCCTGGACGCGGCCCTGTTTGACTATCAGGAGCGCTTAGGCGATCAGCTCCTTTTGGCCCGGGCTCAGCTTGAAAGTATAAGAACCCTCGGCGACAGTTTGACATCTACATTTTCTGAGCCTCTCCGAGGCAGTCTTGACGCTATTCTTGCCTCCGCTGATACTACTACAGAGGGGCTGATCGACGCTACTCGACTGATTGAGGGGGATTCTGTTGAGGACGTGGAAGCTGCCATTGCCGACCGCTTCAACATGACGATCGTTAACGGTCGTTTGATTCTTCCAGGGACTCGTGACCTAAGTGCAATCCAGTTGTTCTCCAGAGTCTTGGGAGGTTTTGAGGAGATTTTTCGGGTCCTGCCTGACCTCGCTTCGATTCCCATCACCGACGACACTGATTTTCGGACGTATTCGACCCCTTTAGAGATCACTCCTCGTTTTGTGCTTGTTACCACTTACATGAAGAAGTCAGTAACAGCAGCAACTTCTTGTACCCCCGAAGTTACCGTTGAGGAAGAAATCACAATTGGAATCGACCGCCCAATTAGTGCGGCTGCTGAGTCTGTCAGCATATCTTCGGACTTAGTCCGGATCTACGTTTTTTGGGTTGGACGTCCGGAGGCCACTGAATCCACGCGTCGAAAAGCTCGGATGTTGGGCCTTACTAATTCTCAATTCGTCGATGCCGTTGCGAAAACCAGCAGAGAGAACTTCATCGTTTCTGTCATCCCTGATCCGTCTGAAATTGCTAGAGTTGCAGGTGCATTTGGCTCAGATGCTGATGCGGTATTACGGCGCGTGTCGGGGCCTGTTGAATTGTTCCCTACACCTGAAGATACTGCGGCCCTGATACGGGACTCGCTACGAAGAAGCACCCCGGGGAGTGCAGGCCCCTCTGGTATGCCTGATTTTTCCTCACCTGGTGTCGCTATCTTCAGTACATTGGACATCAACCGAACCTTTGGGTTAGATGCTCTTGCGGAGTCATTGATCTCACAGGGAGGAGACAACCCTTCCGCTGCCCAATATGCAGAAGCTGTTGGCAATGCGATCAAGTCGCAGTTGGCGGTTTTGTCTACGATCATCGCAGAGGCTCAGGGCGTGATTACGGGAGTTTTAAATGAGATCACGAACTTGGTCAGTCTCGTGAATATGCTGTTCAATGATATGGCAAACGGTCTCCTAGACTGCTTACTCGGACCGGCTTTCTCATCGAGTGGAAGTTTTGCCTCTGTAGGAAGTTCCACCACAGTGGGGATTGGTGGAATTGGAGGTCCAGGATCACCGGGTACCCCCGGTAGTTCCAGCTCAAATCCATTTGACGGTGTTCTATCTACGATCGAGACCCAGGCATCGAACATCACAGAATTCCTACGTGCTGTAGGGAACTTGCTTGGTATTGTTTCTGACGTCTCTTGTGGTTCTAGTCTTGTAAGTTCGTCCTCAGCAACGCAGCCCTCTTTCGGCGGGTCCTTGCCTTGTCAGGGCGATCTAGCTCGCCAGGCTGGATTTGAGCTTCCAACTGAGTTTCAGGAGGCTTTAGGTATCACTAAGGTGGTGATGGACGTACTCACGTCACTATTCGACACTGTTCGTACAGCTTTGCGGGGGCTACGGACTACTGTCAGCTCGCTAAGCTTGTCTCTTCGTGTAAGTCTAGAACGAAGAAATTCCGCCTCGTCTGCATCATCTCTTCCTAGTCCTTTAGGGAGCCCGGGTTGTGCACCACCGGAAGCGACTCGACTCGCCGCCCTTTTGGTGGCTCGTTCTATTGCTGGATTTAGTTCCACGACATAATTATGAGACGTCTAACCCTAGAAGAAGCTGATACTGTCGCCTCCTCGGTGCGGGAAGATAGGCCCACGTTTTTCAACGCACAATCAGGGCAGGAAGAGAGCATTTCTACAGAGTTTGAGGCCTACCTGATTCTTACTCCCATTTCCGTTAGAAGCTCTGTTTCCAGCTTTTTTCAGGTGATCCTGGATAACGACCCAAATCAAGTTGAAGTCCGCAATCAGCTTTTGACGGAGTATTTGGAGGAAGAAAAGCGAAATGAACTAGAGTCTCAGCGAATGTATGAGCAACTTGCGGATTACTACGATCAGGTTCGTTCGGACCTTTCCTCTTCCTTGGATGGTTTTGAAGATGTAACAGAGGCTACTCTTCTTCAAGAAGCCATGACCAAGAGTATGGGAGACATTATCTCAGCCCGAGACAAACATGCATTTAACTATGCGGCACTCTCGGTGCTGGCGTCTCGTTTCGAGGCTTCTGGTTCGGGAGACTTCACCCAAGAACTTCGTTCTTGGGTGCGCGTTCTAGTGGAGTACGATTAATGTCCAAGACGTTGAAGAAGCGAGATGGGGATATCGTAATTCGATCTAGCAACGGGCGTCCGGTCTACATTCAAGGGATCGAGAAGCTATCTCAGGACGTTCCTGACGCGCTGATGACAGAGTACGACCCAGAGAGGGGTTATGGGTCTCAGATTTCTAATCTCGATCAGATTAATTCTCGTCGTTCGGGCCCTCTTGGGCTGATCAATAGAGGATACATCAAGACTTTAGTCCGTGAGGCGCTGGAGAGATTGCAGCAGCTTCAAAATACGCGCTTAGACCAGTTGACTTCTTTCGAGGCGATTCAGTCGATTGGCACGATTCGAGTCATTCAGTTCTCTCGTACGGGTTACATATTCTTCGTCAATGTTACTCCATTCGACGGACCAGATGTGATCCCTACTAGCTTCTACATCCAGCTCAGGCATCAATTTCTTCCCGGAGCTAAACCAAATCTCCCTGGATCGATCGTGACGGACGATACTAGAGCAATCTGATGGCACGGACTTTACGGCAGATTGAGCTTTCTTTAGCGGATGCAATTGAGACGCAGGACTCTTCCATTGACACGGTTAAGGGCCCCGTTTTTGACATATTCATTCGTCCTCAGGCTGCCCAAATTCGTGCTGTTGAACTGCTTTTTGATGACCTTAGTCGTAGATATAGCTTGGACTACGTTCTCTCACAGAACGAGACGGTTCTTCAGCTATACGGAGCAAATCACGGGCTTCGTCGGTCGCTGGGTAGGGCCGCGCGCGGGAATGTAACCTTCTACACTTATCAGGCTCCCGGACCTGATGAGGTTGTCGTCGTACCTGCAGGTACCGTTGTCTCCACTTCAGATCCCACGATTTCATTTAGGACTTTACGGGACGCTTTCATCCTCGGTTCAAGTCTAGGCGCATTTTTTAATGCTGCCGCCCGCCGGTATGAGGTGCGCGTCCCTGTCGAAGCACTAGGTGCGGGTGCCTTGTTTGAGGTCCCTCCCAATAGAATTCTTCGGGTTCAATCTACCGTTCAAGGGATTGACGGGGTAGTGAACCGAGAACGGATCTCTGGTAGTACTGAATTCGAAAGTGCTTCTCGTTTCGGTGCACGCATTCGTTCTAAATTCAATGGATTGGCGCTGGGTTCGGGTGACGGTCTAAAGCAACTTGTTGAATCGTTCAATACGTCGTCTATAGACGCTGTTCAGATGATTTTCAGCACCGACACTGACAACTTTAGGCGTAGAACCCGACGGTCAGCCTGGGACGTTTACATCATTGGATCGGTGACCGAGACGGCAGAGGTAACGTACGTCGGTAATGCTGTTCAGCGGACCTTTAGACTTCCCCTCTCCCCAGCTTTAGCTGTTCAGGGCGTTCGTGTCGGGAGTACACCCGTTGGGTTTAGTTTCCTTCCAGACAGCACGTTTCAGTATAGGTCCTCTACTCAAGCAAATGACCGAGTGGAGCTTGACGTCATTCCTGGGCTGAACGAAACGGTCACTATTACTTACACTTACGATAAGCTCATTCGTGACGCTCAAGATTACGTAAACAGGCTAGGGGTTCAACTCTATAGAGCGGACATTTTGGTTCGAAAGGCAATTCCTGTTCCTATTAGGGCACGAGTGTTGGTACAGGTTCTTAGCTCTTTTGACGAAACTGAGGCTGCTAGTGCTGCATTTGCTTCGGTGTCCTCGTTCATAAACAGAACTGAATTTATTTCGGTCTTGTTTGCTAACGACCTTAGGTCGCAACTTTCTGCTGACGTGGCTGGGGTTTCAAACATTTCTATTCTTGAGTTCACGCGTGATCTGACGGGGACCATTCCCGTAGAAACACTTGAATTCCGCCCATTTGAGTACCCGGAGACTAGCGATTCTCTTATCACAATTGAGGTGAGGAGATGAGCCACCGATTTCTAGATTTCAACAAGGTTGATAGAATTAGTCGTCCTGACGAGGGGCCCGGACCTGGCTTGGATTCTTTGCCCCATGACTCTTCTGGCGCTCTTCCTGAGGAGGACCGGTGGTCTGGGCCTATGAACGATCTCCCCGGAGGGGATTCACGAACAGGCCCAGGGCATTATGTGAAGGACGTCTCCGACCTTGAAAAGGGTACTGGTACAGGTGGAACGTCAAAATTTCGTTCTGTCCAAAATGTTATCCCGCCGAGAGCTGTTCCGAGGTAGTCTTCATGGCTCATAATCTTCAGGTACTTGCCAACGTTGTCTGGGAGCTGCGCTTTCTGTCGATGGCAGCGCAGACTGCACATTGGCGTGTCTTTGGGCCTACAAGTTACAGCGATCATCTTCTTTTCGGTCGAATCTACGAGAAGTTGGACGAGCTGTTAGACCCGATGGCTGAACGGCTGACTGCCTTTTCTGAATTCGATGATGAGCGCTACGTAGATCCCGTGCAGCAAGCAAAGTATGTGTTCGTGCGCATGAGGAAATTGGGGCCAGAGCTTAAGGCTGCCCTTTTGGACGCAAACCAAGCAGCTACGTTTTTCTACGAACACCTTCTTCGTCTGACTCGAAAGCTTAGGTCTCTGTCCTCGAAGATGCGCACCGAGGGATTCCTAACCTATGGTCTAGATGATCTCCTTGCTTCTACAGCAAACGAACTGGAGACGTTAGTGTACTTCCTTGAACGCAGAAGTCAGCAGATGGAAGGACCAAGTTCTGCTCCGCTGTCTCCTCCAGTCAGCGCCCCTCTTCCTCCACCTCCTTTCTCGGCGTTACCCATGCCGCCTCCGGCCTTAGTTTTTGGGCCTCCGAGGTGAGTTAAATGGCGCTGAGGATCACGCCCAATGTTGACGCGTATGAGGATCTCTACCAAGAAATCCTAGACAGTATTCCTGCGGGTACCCAATGGCATAAGGGTCCAGTAGTCCTCCCGCTTTCGTCATCGGATACCACCCCATTTTTGGTCCAAGGGGATCCGGGAGACACTGTCGAGGTCTTCAACAACAACACTTTGGTGACGACGCTAGTTCTTTCTGAGCCGTCAACTCAGGTGAATTTGAACCTCGCCCCCGGCAAGAACTTCATTCAAGTTCGAACTAGTAACGAGACGTATTTGCTCTTAGTGGTCGCAACTAACTATGCGACCTTGTTACGCGGGTATACACAAGAGTTCTTCTTCAATGTCGGCGTGAAGTTTGAGGACGCAGAACGCCAATTAAACAGTGAACTGTCGCTTCGTGCGACAGAACATCAGATTGCATTCCAAGAGTTGCTGCCTCCCACAAGGGCTATGCGTGTCCTGGCTGGAAAAATGGCAGTACGTTCATTGATTAACGAGACAGGGTCGACACGCGGCGTCGATGACATAGCAACTGCTGCGTCGAATACGACACCTGTCGTCCGTCCCACCACCGTTGATTTGGAGTATTTCGAGCCGGATTCTAGGACGCTTTACTCTACCGCTCATGATGAGGGTGGATTCGCCTTCCACGTGTGGATCCCTAACATTTGCGTTGGGACGTGGGCGGCGTTTGTGAAGTTGATGGACAATCTAGAGCCGGCGATAGCGGAGCTTACATCCGTCAGCGACGAGGTAGTCAGCCTAGACTTCATGGGGCGACCTGAAACGCACACGTTTGATTTTGAGACGGGTTTCTGCAGCATCACCTCACTTCTCAGCCAGGATTGTCTTCCAATTGTAGTTTCGGTTGTCCTGACAACGGAGTCTGAACTTGCGTTTTGCGCCTGGCGCTACCCGTTTGACCGAGTTGTTGAGCTGGCTTTAGGCCGTTTGCGGTTGGACAGTCTGGCTCCGCTCACTGAAGTTATTTCTGCAGGATCCTTGTCTCTCGACCCCACAGGTTCGGAGACAGGATTGGTGGGGGCTGCTTACTTCGATGTTTCTTCGCCGATCGAGAGAGTAGTCTCCGCTACTACAATCGAGCCGTTGGGCTCAAGAATAGTAGCTGCGTTCCACATTCCTGGGACTAGGAGAATTGTATTTCCCGACGGGGACCCTGGGAGGCCGGTCAGTGTTCGTTACGAGGGGTCGATTGCATTCGATAGTGGACTTCCCCTAGACTCCCCAGAAGAAGCGGATCCTCTGACCGACGGTTGGTATGGCTTGCCGCTTGTGGACCGGTTTGACGGCGGACACTGTCTTGACTCGACAGTACCTGAGGTTTCTCTGTTCGAAGATTTAGACTGCTGCTTTTCTAGGCCCCAGGCTACCTTGGCAGTTGCTAGCTACTGGGATTTGGAGCTTCCAATTACTTCTACGGTCACTGCGGGGTATTATGTGATTCCGGGAGGTTCTGGTTCAGAAGCGGTTGTGGACTCTGCTGCTTTTGACGACGTTTTTGACAGCGCGGATCAGGTTTTCGATGGCTTCTAATATTCAAGGCAACGTATGACCATTTTGCACAAGGACATTAAGCCTGTAGCTGGCGATCCGTTGGCTGGAGCACACGTTCTGCACTACTACACGTTCAACGACGTAGCGGCAATGAACGCAGGCACAGACACCTTGCTTGGTGCAGTTGTTTTCGCGGCGTCGGACGTAGGTAGAATTGCTCAAGTAGGAGCTGCAGCGCCTTACGACTATTATGTTCTTACGGATCACACAGGTCCAACGTGGGAGTTGATAAATAGTGGGTCCGGTGGCAGCGCAAGAATCTATGTAACGGGTTCTACCAACCAAACAACTACTCTAATTGCTTCGGAACAGGTAGTTGGGGGTTTTGTGTTTGATCCGACGGACTACACTGCGTCAACTGTTACTATTTCTCTGGAGTTTTTTGGCGTGATGACGTTGGCTGGTGCCGGTGAGGGTAGACTTCGACTCTATGACATGGGCGCACCTGGAGCACCTGCGGCTGGTGTTATCGTTTCTTCGGTTGCTATTCCTAACGGAAGCGCGAATATCCATTTCACTGCAAGCAATGTTCTTACTCCGGTGGCTGTTTTGGCAAACCCAGATGAGATCTTGAATTCAGCTCGGATGTATGAGCTACGTCTATTCCTTAGTGCCGCTGCTGCCCCTGGGGATGAGTTGCTTTGTTTGTGGGGCGGAATTGTGGTCGACAGCTCATTGTGAGGTGATTCGTGGCCTTTTCTTTCACGACGAATATCCTCAAGCAGAATCAGAACCATGGTTACCTGGGTGGGTTCCTGTGGAATATTAAGGAGACCTTGGTAGATTCTGGGTTGTGGGAAGTTCGTGGGTCTGGTGACGGAAACTCGATCTTTGCCTACAACGGTGTAACAGCGGCGCTTGACCCTGCGGATCAAGGCTCAGGTGGCGATTACGACTGCTTGAAGACGCCGCAGTTTGAACAGACAGCCGTGAAGCAGAATGGGTATTTTCAAAGCAGCGCGTGGTGTGTGTTGCGGCAGGTCGGGGGCCAACGGGAATGGCTATTTTGCAACACTGACCAGACTTCAGGTGGTTGGTGGGGATACGGTCGGATTGCGTATAACGCGGGGCTTGGTGCCACGGCTTTCTTTGATGGGAGCACAGCCGGCCATAGTACTATCCCTGGGGCGGCCACAGACGAGCAGTGGATTTTTGGAAATCGAGCTACATCAACAGGGGTTCAAGTTATTACTTTTCAAGGCGCAGCAGTGCACGTGTTTGCGGACCAGGCACTGGAGAGTACTGTTGCTGGTTGGGGTGCTATTTGGATCGGTCCTCAAAATCGAAGTGTTGGAGGTGTCATCTTTTGTCCAGTGCACGAGGCCCCGTCTTGGGATAATGATCCAGCGATTGTTGTATACGGGAGTAGCGGTCTCACTACGGTTCAAGCATGGAATCAATACTCCACGGCTAATCAGGTATGGCAATCAGTTACGTTAGAAGATTGCCGGTACAACGCGACACGAGCTTTTAACTCCGACAACACAATCGGCATCAAATCTATTTTGGCTCGAATTGGGTCAGCTCCTGACCAGTATTACAAAGGCTGGACCGGGCGTTGTTACAAGCGGCTGTCTTCATTTCTTGATGCTCCGATGATTGTTACTCGCGGTTCTGGGGGCACAAAAGAGCGCTTTATTGTCGCTGGTTCTAGCACCCAGGCTGGGTATTGTGTGCCTTGGCCTACAACCGATCCGCTGCCGGTTTCGAGGTGATAAATGGCACGAGTTTTCACAGTTAACTGGGCGAAGGCGGCAGGTGTACGTGCTAGCGCTCCGTTATTCGAAATCAAAGAGATGATGATTGCTTCGGGGCATTGGACTGTTATTGGCTCTGGAGACGGCTCTACAACTTTCGCTTACAGCGGAGTCACTGCAGCACTTGACCCCGCAGACCAAGGTAGTGGAGGTGCGTACGACTGTCTTAAGACTGCCACCGGGGGTGATGCTGGTGGTGCAGGAGATTGGGGACCTGGTGGATGGTGCGTTTTTCAGGATGGGAATGGGCGAGAGGTACTTTTTGTCGATACCGACCAGACGCCTGCGTCTAGCTGGAACGGCTATGGGAAGATTGCGTATGCGAGGTCAGGGGGCTTTGATGGCAGTGTAGCCGCCCACAGTACAATCCCAGGTGCTGCGTCTGGAGAACAATTTCTCGTTGGATCCAGGTCTTCAGACAACGATATTTTTGGCTTCTACACCGATGGATTTGTTCATTTTTGGGTACATGATTCTGAAGTTAATGGATTAGCCGGATTTGGCTGGGTAATGGTCACCTCGGCCGGCGCTTTGTCTCGTTCTTTGATCTTTTCGTCATGTGAGAACGGTGACGGGCCCGACACTGATGGTGTTTGGTTTCGAGATGGCGCCACTTTCCTTGCTTCGGAGCGCGCGGGGTATTGGGCCAGCGCCTGCACTCCAGAACCTGATGCAACGGTATCCGTGATGCCTCAGGGAGGCGAGGACGTTCTGGTGCGGGTTATCCCACTGACACAGACGTCTGACGCCATGACTTCACTCGTTTTGGGCTCTTCGACCGATATCGTCAAAATCATGTCTGGCGCACGCAGTTATCCAGACGTAATCACCGATCAGAAGGGTAATATTTGGGTTCCTGTTGGCACCAATTCTAGTTACGGCTTTCCGTTTCCAGCGGCGACAACTCCCTCCGGAGGTACGGGAGCAGCGCGCAGTGCTATCATTTTTGATCCTCCAATTGACACTCCGGTGGAGATTGAAGGTTCTGCCGGAGGTGGAGGTGTTTCTCTCACCTATCGCAATCGAGTCTGGGATACGGTTTCTGGTGGCCACGTGCGCTGGGATACTTCAATTGCTGATACAGCAGGCACATCTTACCCCGGACCTGGTACGTTTGGAGTAGATACTTCGGACTATTGTGTGGAGCGAATCTCATAAATTCCATCCACACCCTAAAAGGGTTCCGTTCTTCGTCCTTATGTACAGGTACATAAAATGCCTACTATCGAAGCATTAGCTCTTATCACAAATCAGGGGAAGGCCCGCATCGCGGAGATGCTGGCTACGGGAAAGAGCTTTGCCGTGGATACGTTTGTAATAGGTGCAAACGGCCATGACCCAGCCGACCCTACGCTGGCTATTACTCCGGACCCGTCTCGGACAGGCTGCTATTGTGGTCCACTAGGCTCTCCCGTGGAAGCAATCACTACTGCGGGTGGCTGTTCTTTGGTGGATACAATTGACGGTGTCTCATTCGCGAGCTTTTCGTGCCCTGTCTTCACAGCTTCTGTTGAGCCCGGAGAGGCCACAGGAGCTGTAAGCTCTCTCTGTTTGCTGGGTACGATTGTGTATTCTCCTATTCCAGGAGATCCAGAGATTGGTCTAAAGTTCTTGTTCGCCATCGCCAATTTTCCCCTGAAGTTTAAGACACCGACCGACCGGTTCGTCTACGAAGTCTTTGTCCAACTCTGATAACGAACAGGTGTCACTGTGGCAATCAAGCCCATTCTCCAGTTTCGGAACCAGGACAGCACTCTTGACCTGAACACCACCCAAGCTCGAATTGTTGATCGGGCTATCTTCGATGGTGGAACGCTGACACCATCAGCAGTTTCTCTTCAGGTTTCAATCGCGCCCTTTATCGTCACAGGATATGATGGTATGGTGGCCGTTTCTGATTCTACAGAAACGCGCTCTATTCCGGCTCCTGCTGCTGCTGGACCCGACAGGGTCAGCTACCTGGTTCTCCATTTGGAGTACAGAAGCCTTACTAGTCCTATCGTTAATCTGCAGGTTATCCCAGAGACAACCTGGTCGACTAGTGTAAGTCGTAACTACTTCGTAACATTCGCCAAGTTTTCAATTCCCTTTGGGGCGACAGCATTGACTGATCCCGGAGTTGAGATCGACTATTCAGTTGGAGACTGGGCAGACAAGCTTGGAAAGACTGGCTGGCGGATGCCAGTATCTACTGTCGCCTCTCTTCCGACCACCCACAACCGAGACGGGGACGTTCGTATCGCATTTGATACTCGCCTCGCTTATCAGTGGAATGCTTCTACATCGGCTTGGGCACCTATTGGAGGTGCGGTTGACCTTGGCGAGATTTCTTCCAGGAACGCTGAGTCTCGTCATCAGTGGCACCGGGTTACAAGCGGTTCTGGGTTTCTAAACGAGATCCCCCAAGCAACCTCGGGTGCTTCTGTTGCTGGCTCAGCGGTTCGCGGGCCTGGCGTGGTTCAATTTCCGTTCATCCCTTTGAACGGAATTGCAAACACCGCATTGTTGCCCGGCTGCCACTACTTGATGAACGGCCACTTCATCAAAACACATGCAACAAGCCTGTCGTTTCCTGCGGCCCCGGGTGCAGGTGAACGCTTCGACCTTCTAATCCTTGAGGCTTGGCGCGAAACGATCGCAGTGCCTTCTTCAGAGACCTACGACGACGAAGGAGCCGTTGCGAGGAGCTTCTCCGTTGTTCGAACTGCTTTGGAGCAGATGACAGAGCAAGGTGGGACCCTAGCACCTTCTTTCGACTTGTCTGAGATGGAGGTGTATGACTCCACTACGTTCGTCGTCACGAGATACCAGTACCGGATTATCCAGAACGTTAACGTAAGTGTGTTGACGGATACGTCGACAGTTGCTGCCGCCATCACGAACGTAGATGGCAACGCTTTTAGCGTTGTTTCTAATACGGACCAAAAGCTGTGGCAGGCAACAGCCGCTGTTTCCTCTCACGACGGGGTTTCGTGGGCTATTCCACTCGTTGTAGTTCGCAGAACAAGTGACGAACTAGCTGGGCCACCCTTCATTGATACTTTCCGGGATGGTGAGCGTTACGTCTTTGACGTAGCCCCACGTGCCGAACTTGGTATTGGTTTAGTGGAGGTGGAGGAGGCCCTCGTCGCTGGTGCTTCAGCCGCTGCTGCGGCTGCTCAGCTTGAAAGACCAGCCGGTTTCATCACCGGGACCAATGACCCGATTCAAATCAACGATGGGTCTTTGGACATTCCTTCGTCATTGGTTCAGGTGCTTGGTCGTTATCTTCGTTGGACCTCGCCAGCAAACGTTGCTCTTCCGGCACCTCCGGCCACATCGGGACGTACAGACCTTCTGGTTTTGGAGGTCTTCCAGACCATGTTCACTCCGCCGTCTCCTGATGCTGATTCAGGGCCTGAGCTTCAGTTTAGGGCGAGAATTGGACCACGACGAGCGCAGTGGGTGGGCAAGTTCAGGTTCTTCAGCCTTCCACTCGGGGCACTTGAGACCGCTGCAGAAGGAGCGATGACTGCGACGGGCGTCTACGCTGCGGTTAGCGGGGAGCCTTCTTTGTGGTCTAGGTCATCTGACCCTCTCGTGGGAGAGGACCCTGCTTCTGCGGTCTGGGCACTTCCAGTTTGCTTGGTTCATCGTCGAAATACAGGCGCCTACGCACTAACTGTAGCTGGACAGAATGGGGCGAATCGAAGCGCATTCCCCGGACTCCCCAACCAGGCTGCAACGTTTCCCTATGAGGGAGAAGTCCTGGATGTTCGTTCTCGTTCGATCTCAGACCCCGAAGAGCTTCAGCGTATTTTGGACGAGAGCTTTGATAAGCTCATCGCGGGTGAACTACGTACTAACATGAGGACGCATCCAATTGCGTCCAACGTAGCGGGTACCAGTCTACTCCAAGTGGACGAAATCGGGCCCTCTGCCACCGCAGGTGCGCATCTGATTCCAAACGTTCCCAATAGTCGTCAAACGGTCTGGGCGGAGTCAGATGAAGCAGAATTGTTTACGTGGACTTTCTTGAATTTGACTGTAGACCATACCGATGCTACTGGCATTTTCACGTGGACTGCAGCCACAAATACCTTGGGCATCAATTTGCCTCAAGGTTACATGCTTTCAATTGACCCGCAGACACGCGTTCGTCCCTATGGGCCTCAGGGATTTGTTGCGTACTCCATCGACGGCAACGTTGCAGGAGATCGTCGTCCTATTCCTATGGACCATACGTACTTCAGTGGCGGCATTCCGCTTGGCTGGCTTGTTCAGGGTGACCAAGTATCGCCGCAGCCTCTTAGGCAGACGGAAGTCCAACTCACTCTTAATGCGTTGGCGGCATATGCCGCTGCAGGCGCTCGCGTTTTGGTTGGTGTATGGGCTGTTAAGCGAAATCATGAGGCTGGTCGGACATCGTCGCTTAACACGTATGTCAACAATCGTGGCTTGTTAGCGGTTCCTGACCGGGTGCATCGGATTGAGTATTCATTGACAGGTGCTGCCCCGTTTAGCCGTGCGTGGATCGGAGTACCTCTCAACGTCATTAACGTTCCTGTTGTTGGGGATGAAGTCGTGATTGACCGTGCGACTCTATTCGCAAACGGTTCTGTCTCGTCTCAGATTGCTTCTGCTGCAGGTGCGTTGCAAAACTATGCAGTAGCGGGTCTTAGCTTGGATACCACCTCCGTCCAAGACAAGATTCGTTACATTCAATTCACAGATGACGCTGGTGCATCCCCCGCGTTCCAGCGAGTTCGAATCGAATTTAAGCCGGGTACCGTTCCTGGTGGAACTACAGCTAGTGTTACGCTGGTTTCTTTGGGAGATATCGTCGACCGCTGGTTCGAAATTGATCCAGGAAGCAAGCAAGTTCGCGGGCCCTATCAGATCGGTTCGAATCAGTTCCAGATCGACGCTTCAACAGTTCACAAGACCTTTGAATCTCCGAATCCTCTGTGTCCTTGGGCTGACTGCGGCATATCTGTAATGGGTGGTGTACGTAGCGGCAATGAATTCACCGCTGGGATCTTCAGCAACGTTGCATTCCCTGGATTCACGGACTTGTCTTTCTACTCAGCAGGGACGGGAAATGCTGCGTGGGAGATTTGGTTCGATTCTGCTGATCGTGATCCTGTTCGTAATATCGGCACCGGCCAATCAGTTTCTCTTCAGGAGGCTGTAGATACTTCTGGGACTCCGATGAATATCGGAGCGTACAGCTCTATGTTCTCGTGTCGTTACGAACATACGGGCGGTGCCACTGGTGTTCATAACACCATCGTTGTTGGCCCGGTGCGAGTGCCTCTCGTAACCGGGGCGCGTGCGAGAATCTACTACGAATACACCCCGTATCAAGGAATTACCCAGTCTTTGGAGACTAGACTGAATGGTTCAGTCGAGGGCATTTCCGATCAGATCTTGTTCACCAATGGGCCAAACAAGCCCTGGTTAGACTACCGGTTGCTAGGTACGTCCCTTCGACGGGATGCTCACTCTAGCAGTCCACCAGGGGTGTACGGGTTTGTTACGTCTTCTGGATTTGACATGGGTCTACTGTACTCGAAGGGTCGAGTCACGGATAGATACCTGCAATCCTCAGACGGCCCGAATTATGGGGGTTATTTTGTTCAGGATGATACGGCCAAATTCTATCGTCCTGCAGACCGGCCCCCATTAGCAGTTTCTCAACGCTTGCCCTTCCCGAAGAAGGCAGCGAACGGCGCAAGTGTCGGTTCTAGGTACTCTCCTGAGAGCTTCCTTTCTCATACGGCTCTTATGGATGCACCTGTTGTTCGTCCGGTTCCTCCGACTGTTGCTTATCCACGGAGTGAGGCGTCTCCTTGGGTTCTGGAGTACTCTGGCGGGACTCCAGATGAGGCAATGTGGCGGTCTCAGCTCGCTGGAACGACGCTCTACGTTCCTCTTCCGGTAAATCTTGGTGAGAGCATCGTCGGAGTTACTATCGAAACGGAGTCGGCTGGACCCTCTGGAGATCTTGCTTGCGGATTCGTTACTAGGGACAGACTCACCGGCGCGTTCTCCGCTGTTTCAAACGAATTCCACGCGTCTGTCACCAGTCCAGCAAACACTCGTAGTTTGCACGAGGTGGCTGTCGGGGCTTCCTCCAGTCCAAGCTCTGAGACTTTGTTGGTCATTGTAGCTTCGACTTCGAACTTGCGCGTGGGTCAGGTGACGATCAGCGTTGTTCCCAATACGTTCCTTATTTCCGGGGCTACAACGATCGTTAGGTACCCTTACGATGACGTGTTGGTGGGGGGAATTGGAAGGACTTTGCGTAAAGGAACACGTATCGCTGTTCCGTCATCTTGGACCACAGAATTCGCTTCTTACGAATCCGTTTTGATTCAAGACGGTCGCCAGGATTATCCTGGGGTGTCCTTTTCTCGTGGACGCTCCCTGGTTGGGAGCGTTGCTGGAATTGACTCCTACGGAGCTGGTGGTCTTATCGGATATGTCCCCGGGGGAGACGTGGTTTTAGGCGCTCTTCTGCTTAACGGCTATTCTGCTGCTCCTTCTCCCACCGGGAGGGCGACAGCTCCCCGCTTCAATCAGAAACCTCGGGTAGTAATGACAGGAGCTACCGCTCCGGACGTCTCTGTAGGAACTGCTCTGGCCTACATTGTACACACGGATGAGAATTCAATGTACATGGGCGTATCTTCAGGTTACACCACCATTACAAATGGCACGGCGGTTGTTCGTGCTGGTCAGGCGGTCGATGCGTTCTACCCGGTGGGGCGTCCGGTATTCCGCCGCACTTAATTAGAGGCTTTCTTCATGCCTACAAAGATCCTAAAGAGAGTTAACGAGCCTGCTAGGACTATTCACGTCCTTCTTCGAGAGCTTCTGGTATACGCCCTTGGATGGGGCGACGTAGAAGTTAACCCTCTTGGTGTCTTCGAAGCTCCTCTCGTTACAGGTGTAGACGGGGAAGTAAGTGGTTCACAACCAAATCGTTTTCGAAGCACGGCAGGGCCTTTCTTGCCTGGCCACGTAAACATGTGGCTGACAGTTCATGGGTCTGAATTCGTCAATAATGGTGTCTACAAGATCATTGGGGTCCCTTCTGCTACTGAGGTAGTGCTGGAGGGAGGTTTGTACGGTGCGTCTTTCGTTGACGATACCAATGTCGAATTTCGAGTTGTTGATCCTACCTTGAATGCCGCAGGGACGAACTACTACGTAGTTCAGGGTAAATCGGGTACCGCTGCTCCATTGTGGCAGGCCCGTTTAGTGGTCCAAGCGGCTGTGACAGACACGATTGAACTAGAAGTGGCCCCTCAGGGTGGGTGGGGTGCTGGATGGACACTTCCAGTGCTCAACACACAGCAGATTCAGGCAGATGCTACTCAGACATGGTACGTCTTGATTGACGATACTCACGTTCGGATGTGGACGCAGAACGCTGCCGGGACAGGGGTATTTAGGATTGCATACTTTGGTGCAGGGGAGACCCGGCGCCCAACTGAAGACACTAGATTTGTGTGCGCTTTCGGTGGTACCCCAGTGTTAGGCCCCGGCGGTGCATTGGCCGACATTCAATGCTTAGACGATGCACTTACGACGAACTTGTCCTATTCCGCCATAAGCTACGGGGACTCAGTACAGCAGAATATGTTCACTTCGTTGCCTCCTAGCCAATTCGACCTTAGGAACGATTCTGCAAAGATTCCTATCGGAAACAACGTCGCCGGGTTTCAGGAGGACGACCGCGGATATCTTCGCGGGCTCCGGTACATTTCAGATCAGGTTCCCTACAGGTCTTTCGTTGATAACGGACGCCTTATTCTAAGTCTTGGTAATGGACTTGCCATTGAATGGGATGGCAGTTTGTCTAGGTAAGATGAATGTCTCTTTCGGACCGATACGCAAAGGTTCTTCTCCAGTCTTCTGTTGCTAACTTGGCACACGCACGGAAGAGGCGCCTGCGTTTGGCCGAAGTTCGCCAAGAGCTACGCCATAAGAGGACTGCGGGCGAGGAGCCCGCCCTTGCTTCTACAGACGAAATTGCCACCTTACCAGTCCTCATTACCAAGGATATGCGTCAGCAACTGGCCGATCTTGGTTACTCTGCCGCAGATATCAAGCAGCTAACGCCCGAAGCGGCTCATGATATCATCAATAGTGGTGTAACGAAGGAAAAGCGCGAGCAGGCCGCTGCCAAAAGAGAGAAGCTTTTTGACTCTCTGGAAGAGAAGGTCCTTGAGGACCTTGATGCTCTTAAGAAAAGACTAGATCTCGCCAAGGCCCGACTCGAAAAAGCACACGACCAAGTCGAGAAGCTCGATGCGAATCTAGCTGAGGTTGAGGAGCAGCGAGAGGCCTCTAATGATCCAGAGGAGCAAGAACGACTGCGGAAGAAGTCGGAGTGGATTCAGTTACACATCGATCGTGCAGAAAAAGCAGAAGCTGCTATTCGTCGAGAAATTGAAGCGATCGACAAGCTCGTGTCGTCCATCACCAAGACGGAAGACGGTCTGATTGATGAACTTCAGGAGGCAAATGACGCCGCTGTTGTAACCCCAGGGACAGAGGACGACGAAATCATCGAACAGCTCATGAAGAACAAACTTTCGGAGCTGGAAGAGATCTCGGCTTTGAGGAAGAAGCTGTTTGGTGTCCAAAAGGTCCTTGACAAAAAGCTTGAGAAGCTTCTGCGAACCCACAGAGACATTGCTCAACTCATAGACATGAAGGGTTCTAGGTACGAGATCAACACCCTTAAAGAGGTTGCTGAATCCCTGCAAAAAGAGGTCGACGAGGCAGAGAAGGAGCAGCGAAGTCTCGTAAAAGAAATCATTCGACACGAGGATAGGTTACGGGATATCCAGACCGAGCAGAGGCTCCAGGAATTAGACGAGGCACTCAGAGACCTCCCAGATGATTCCGACACTGTCGAGAAATTGAAGGAAAAGGCAAAGGAAGATATTCAGCAGGAAGATGTTGGAAAAGAGATTGCTTCTAAGCCACAGCGTTACAAAAAGCGCGCAGACGAGATGCTAGCCTTTGTGGATCAAGTTTCTCAGCACTATGGCGACTTCATAATCTCTTTCCTTGCTCCTGATATTCCTTCTGACCCCAAGGTCGAGCAGTTCATTCAAACAGCAAATGCTGCAATTTTGAAGCGGGCGCATGAGGCAAAGAAGCTTGCTGTCCCTTATAGTCGGAATCCGATGCATCGTTCTGCGATTCTTTTGGTTCCTTCCTTGTATGAATTTTTGGCATCCACGATGGATGGGGTGGTTACCCCCGAGACAAGAGAGGCGATGACGCGGCTTCATGAAGCTCAGCGCCTTCATGCAGCGTTTATTGAGGCTGGGATGGTCAAAGAGGCCATTGATCTTCAGCAGATCATCGACACATCCAAGGCCATTGGCCGTGGTTTGGGTAAGGCAACTACCTGGACAAAGGAGAAGGGTCAGCAAGTTGGCCGCGGTATCGCAGATCTTGTTGAACGTGGTCGTGAAGAACTGGACCGACGCAAGTTCCAGGACGAAGGCCCGCGGCGAGACCCTGCTCTATCATTGAAGAAACAGCAGCTTGCTCTTAGAGAGCTGCAACAGATCGAGTCTTCTCTGAAGAAGCAGCTTGAGTTGGCTCAGAAGCTTCAAGCCAAGTTCGAACAAGAAGGTGACGCCGATTCTGCCCGTAAAGCAAGAAACACAATCCTTCGTCTGCAGGATCAGTTGAAGTCGGTTGGAGAGCGCAAGGACCTCCTCAATAAGGGCCTGGCACACAAGCCAGAGCCCGGCATGATGCAGGGCCAAGAGCAGAAGGCTCAGAGGCCTAAGAGCGACTTTGAACAAGCCGTTCGATTGCTGTCCGAAAACGTGCCTACCTTGGTCGACCTCCTTAAGAATGGGCTCCCAGACGATGCGGCGCTTGAACGTGAATTGCTTCGGCAGTCTTCCCGAATTGCTGAAGCTGCACAACGCATGATTCAAGAGAGCTTTAAGGCAAAAGCAAAGTACCCCAATCTTCCTCCCACCATTCAAGCATACGGCCATATGTTCTTGGCCATCGATGATGCCCTTCATAAGGCGTTGAGATCTGAAGAGTCTAGAGCAGCCTAATGGTAGAGATTCTTACAGCCCTCCTCACGTATGGTCCGTTAGGAATTTTCTGTGCGGTCTTGTGGCTCGCTTATACCAAGAAGGACGAGCAGGCCAAAAAGGACGTGGAAGAACTCAACAAGAAGATTCAGGAAATTCTAGAAGGCCACGCTAAGGCTTTGGACGAGATTAGGAAAGCACAAACAGAACGGGAAAAAGAAGTATCAGCGATGCTGCAGTCTTACGGAGGCAGTGTTGTCACTGCGGTTGACCAGGCTCATGACCTTGCCGAAAGACTATGGGGTATTCGGAAATGACTGAAAGAGATGGTGCTGCAGCAGTTCTTCTTGAAGAGGCAGTAGACGTGGGGGCGATTGAGCGAGAGAACCGCGAATTGGCGACGAGGCAGGTTAGGCAGATAAATGACACGCTGCGAAAGGTCCGTCGTATTTCTCGCGAATCGCAACAACTGGTTCCTGCTGTTGAGCCAGCCGATGAGAAATCCGTGCCTCTTGTTGTTCAGGAGATTGTTGCGGCGAGAAACAGGGATCCTCGCCGTGAGGCAGATGACAACACCGACAAGTTCTTAATTCCGGAGCCCTCTCTGGAGTCCCCCGTTACCGAGGTTTTCCGGAAGGCCTTTGAAATGTTTGAGCAAGAGTGCTCCCAATTCAAGTTTACCAGAGGTAAGGGGTCCCCTGTAATCCGTACCTGGAAACTGGCGTAATTTCATGGCGTTACCTGGGAAGATATCCAGTCGGTTGCCTGAGAAGCTGAACGACAATATTCGTCAGGCTTTTGGTGCGGCTGTGCGTCTTACAGGCGCCATGGACGTAACGTCTCTACGTCGACTTAAGTCTGCTACTGACGCTTTGGAGCGTTCGCTCCGGAATTATGACAAGGTTGCAGAGAGATTAGTTTCGTCGACTCCAATAAAAGACCAGCTCGAAAAAGTCATTCAAGACAGAGTTCCTGGAGAGTACCGCAACAAAGCGTACAAGAGATTGTTTTGGAGAACTGTTTACCGCGTTGTTCCATTTATGCAAAAGAAGCGGAAAACAGAAGACCAGATCAATGCAGTTTCTCGGCTGGCACTTGCCTCATTTTCTGTGATCTTCAGATCAATTGTCGGAGCTTCAAAATCTCTGATCAGTCAGTCTGCGCCTGAAGACGTGGACGGCGAGGACTTAGAAGAGAAGGACCCTGAAGAGTTTGATCCTGAATTGGAGTCCGCAATTCTTGGTATAGAAAAGGAAGTGAAGCCCTCAGAGGGCAAAGACCAAGTTCAAAGAAAGACGGACACAAATTTCAAGAATCAGCAAAGGCGCTCGAAGCAAACGTCTTCCGCCAAGGACGCTGAAGAGTTTCGCAGCTTTGTTGGTTTGCACGAGGCCAAGGTTGACAACTCTCGGGTTGCTGTGACACGACAAAAGTCTGAGCTAACAGAATGTCTTGTGTATTCAACTGACGCAGTGTTCTCCCTTATTAGGAACTCATCACTCAAGGCTGTAGCGTTGGCTGAAGCATTGAATGTCGCTGCGGCTTCTTCTAGGGACGCCCTTCAGCCAGGCACTTACATCGCCTGCAAATCATTGCTGGCGGCCATCATGGCAACCAACACCATTGTAATTCAGTCAGTGGCCTTGAATCGGGCTCAGCGAGCCCAGCTTAATAAAGAACTCAAGGCGCTTCAGAAGGCAACTGAGCAACGGTCCGAGGGTCAGGAAGTTGCTGAAGAATGATTACGTAAAAGGCTGATCATGGTCGCTAAGCATCTTCACAATACCGCTACGCCAACCTATCAGGTACAAGCACACATTTTGTACCATTGGCTTACTTTCGTTAACCCCTTCACAGTCATTGAGACATCAGGCGCTAACTGGACTCCACTCCATTTTTCAAGCTCGACCGGCATTGTGAATTCCACAACACCATCGGCGTTTTATGACGCGAATGCTGTTTTTGATGCCACATTTGTCAATAAGCATATCGCAATTAGGGATGCTGCAAATCCCACGAACTGCTTCATCGCAGAGATTACGGCAGTTATTTCTCCGACTCGGGTAAACTTAGATGCTTCTGCGATTTTGAATGTAGACTCCACGGATATCGAATACATCGTTTTCGACACAGCGGCTTCTCCCGCTGCTGGAGATTACTTCGTAATTCAGACCCCAGCTACAACTGGACCTTCGTGGCAAGCCCGTTGTGTAGTTAGCGCAGCGCCTGCTGCGCTGGAGTGGCAACTTGGGTTCACGGGAGGTTGGGATGTGGGGACCAGTACTTGGGTTTTACCCGTGTCTACCTCACATTGGTTCCCCCTTGCTGTCGAGCGTACGTTCTGCGTTGCGGACTCTGCCTTGGGGTATTTCTTCATTTGGTCTGAGGGACCTCCTGGTGGCGCAGGTGCAGATCGCAATGCTCTGTGGGTTGGCGCATTGAGTCCATTTCATTCTCCAGCAGAGACGGGGGTTCCCAAGGACCTCGAATACAGCGCGATTTTTGGCAGCACGACATCTCCGGGACCGGCAAATAATCTGTCCAGGGACACAACCGTGGCCGACAACTTTGTTGTTGGGGAGATGCTGGACCTGTCAGGTGGTGTGATCAATGCTTATGTCGCACAGAAGAGGCTGTTGTCCAGTGGCGTCGATATGCTTTCCGTAGCTGCAGCAGCGACCAACCCAAGATCGGTACAGATAGACGACTATGACGCTGTCGTTTTTCTTCGGGCCCCAAACATGGCATGGCGTGGCCGTCTTCACGGAGTTCGAGTACTCAATGATTCAGTAGCCAATCGTACCCCCATCAATAGCAACAATACATACGTTCTGGGTAATGGAATTGGGGCCGCCTGGAACGGTAAGGCTCCGCAGCCGTGATGCAGTATCGTCACGCCTTAGCTAGTCCGGAAGAACTGCTGAAGCTTCAGCATTTCTATGCTTCAGCTATCGATCAAGCACCAGGCATTCGACGCGTTTATGAACTTGCTCGTCGGGGCGGGTTCCCTCAGCTTGAGGAAGCTCGTTCTATTGCTCGTGATATTGCCGCGTCTCCTCCTCGTCATAATTCGCCACAATCGATGGCTAATTACATTCATAAGCACGTGACCTCAAGGATTTCGAGGAAAACCAGATACGACGACGTGTTTTGGTGCTGCTTACTTTATCTGCTGGATACTGGCTCTGTTCCTGAGTGTTCGATTGGTGGGCCCTTTCATAGCTTCATCTATCACGTGTACGACGACTTTGACCCCGAAGATGTGACCGGATGACGAGTTTCTCTTCAGATTTCTCGGCTTCCTCCCCCTTTGTTGGGGCAGGGAGTGCGTTGGACGCCAGCTTCACGGTTCATTGGCCGCCCGAGGCGGGATGCGTCGGTCTGTCTGTCAGTGGGTCTGTGGGTCCTGGTGGTTCGGTTTCTAGGGTAGTGGCGACGGTTACAGACCTTGCCAGGCAGTACCTTGCGAGGTCTCTAACAGACGGTACTTCAATTCGTATCACTCATTACGCTGTGGGTACGTCTGGCTATGATCCTGCGAACCCTCTGTCCGCTATTGCTGTAGACCCTACTGCTACCTCTCTTACTTCAGAGGTTTATAGAGATACGATTGACTTGGTTGAGACGGCTACTTTGGACGGGACTGCCAAGAGTTTCGTGGCTCGGATTGCCCGAGATGAACTAGCGGCAGGTATCGGTGAAATTGCTCTTTTTGCAACGATTTTAAGCTCTCCGTTTCCCTTTGAAGTGGGGAGCCAATTCATGTTTGCGTTAGCGCACCAACCGCTAAACGTCAAAACGTTGAACCACGTTACCTCGTACCGGATTATTATTGCTTTGTGAGGGAAGGTTCGCGATGGTCCTCTTCGACACTTTCAAGCAATTCCTGCAGTTGACCGTAAGCAACGCGCAGACAGTCAGTCAGAACGTGGTTCTTTCGAATGCGGCGTATGCACAGGCGGTAGCTAACCATATCAGTGCGCTGACTCCAGATTACAACATTCGTCTTAATACCACGAATGTGGACTCTGCTTCAGGACTTCTCGTCGCAGACGAGAATCAGCGCGAGATTCGATTCGAACCCAAAGGTTCCGACAAGATCGTCCAGGGTCACCTAGAAGCCAATATCTCTGACGTCAGAAAGATTTGGCAGCGTTCTGATGACGCGGCTGGCACTGTTACCGCTGTCCCGTATGGAACCTTAGCTGATGGTCGTCGTTACTACGTCACCGACTCTGCTGCCGGAGTTTTCTACCTAAACGAGTACGGTCAGATCATTGGTGCCGTGCCTGGTTTTGGGAGTACAGCGGCAGGCGGATACGGAACTCCCACGGCGGCGATTACGTTTACGGTTACGGCCGCAGAGTACATCGCAATCGTCTGTTCTGAGCACCTACTCCGTATTTTCGATACAGCCACCTTCACCCAGGTTGGTACGTTTGGAACTGCTGGTGCCCCCGGTCTTCCAGACGCTGCTGCGTTGGATACCCCGTTGGACCTGGCGTTTGACCCAGCTACCTCAACGCTATACGTTGCGTGTGGTGGCGTTTCGACCCCTCCTACAGCTACCGATCCTGGGTTTGTGGCGTCCTTCGACCTTTCTAATCCTGCAGTTCCTGCGTTTGGTCAATATGTCGCAGTGAATAGTGGCGGCTCCCTGCATCAAGGTCAAGTGGTAACTCCCTCTGGTCTATTCTACGACTCGACTTTGGAGTCCTTGTGGATTTTGTCTGCTGATCCAGCAAATACTGCACGTCCTTTTGAGTTGGGTGCGTTGTCGGTGACGGGCCCGAACAGCAATAGGTTCTTGAAAGGGTACATTGAATTTAGAGGCCGCTCATTCTCTGTTAATGCTGCCAGTAAGATCCACGTAGATGTCGGACGTCGTCGGCTTTACTTAACCAATTCTCCTGGAGTAGAGGTGTTTGACGTCGTCACAATGAAGCATCTCTATACGTTTGGCTATTTTGGCAACGACGAAAACGCTTCAAACCGAAACTCTCCGGTGTTCGCACCCCTAACTGGTCAGGTTCAGGCTGTCGCGGCCGACGTTCTTTCGGTCGACGGTGTTCTGGTCAATTTTGCATTGTTCAATGACAGCACAAACAACAGACTTGTTCGTGTGGGGGAGAACTCCTATGAGGGCGAAAACGTAGTTATTTTCGACTCGATGGAATTCACGGTGCCGGTCTCTTTGCACGGATATCTTGTGAAGGGAACGATTGCTTCCTCGAAGATTCAGATGGAATTCAGGACATCGTCTTCGGGGCCCTGGCAAGTTCTTAGTCAAACAGACAGCGTTCCCGCTTCTTCGTTTTTCCAGTTTAGGCTGAAGATCAATGCAGATCTTCGCGACATCATTCAGGAAAATTCGGTTCGAGAGGTGATCGTCATTGGCGAGCTGGAGTGATGGCGTCGTCAGGTCCCAGAGGCAGTGAACTGACTGCTACTATTTCTTCCACCACAACGTCACAGATCATTTCTGTTGTTCTGTGGACGTTTGATACTCTTGTAGACCCGTGTAACTACTTGGTAACACAACTGGCCGATCGGATTCGTTCCGAGGTCAGTGCGCCGTCTTCTGCTGCGTTAGCCTGCAATCTTGTATCTGTCTCGATCATGTCTGATGCGCGTCGTGAATATCGCTGGACCGTAACAACTTCTTGGACGGTGTAACATGGACGAGATCCTTTCGATGTTGGGCGAGTACGTTTTGCCCCACTGGCCCTTCTTGGTGGTGACTGGTATTCTGGCCGTTATCGGTCAGTTCATGAGTAAAAGCGTCTTTACGCGAGAGCGGGCGTACAAGAAAAGGTCGTCCCCCTGGTATAAGTTTTGGGACACGCAGAATTTCTGGTGGTGGGGAAGAGAAACTCTTCCCCTGCACCCAATCGTAACGGGAGCATTATTGGGCCTTGGTTGGCAAAACCCCGAAGGGTCTGCGTGGGGAATTTTAGGCAGCTCGGCTTACTTCGCAGGAGCAGGAGTGCTATCGCTTTTCGCTTGGGCATTCGCCAAAGCATACCTGAAGAAGAAAGGTATCGATTTAGAGCTTCCCGGTGCTTCGTCGGCCTCAGTTCCTCCGCTGGAGGACGATGAAGAGTGACCTCTTCCTCCGAGAAGTTGTTTCGAATTGCTTCCGTGGTGTTACACCGGGGGCACCCTACGCTGTTTAAGCGGTTGGTGCACTTGGCAGAGCACGTTGCTAGGTCTGACAGAACTGATACGGATGGGCTTTTGGACAACGCTCTTCAAGAAGAGAGGGAGGACGAGCCTCCCATTGAGGTTGTCGACTCGGATGGTGACGGCGAACTGGAGGCTCCCGAATCTGACGATGAAGAAGACGAAGATGTTGAAGCATTCGCCGGTTTCCCAATGGGAGCCCTTCCCCAGAAAGAGCGCAGGAAAGGCCCACATCCCAAAGATGTAAGTGTTGGTAAGCCCGATTGGTGGAATCCTAGATGAAGTACCTTTCTAGTTTCATGGCTGTGTTGGTGGCCTTTGCTCCTATCGTTGCTTTCGCACAAGAAACACAGCACGAAGCGAGCGAGGATTTTCAGCTATCTGTCCCTCTACTTGAGGGGCAGCCAGCTCCTTTTCAAGGGCTTCTCATCACAGAGAGTGATGCCTTTCAGTGCATCGAAGATGCTGCTGCTGTAGAGCGGCTTACGGTTGAGGTAAATGTTCGGACCCGAGAGCTAGAAGTTTCTTCGTCATTGAGAGACCAATTCATTGCAGAACAGCGGGCCCGCATTGAGGAATTGAGCCGTAGAAGCTGGTGGGATGAGAATGGAAACATTTTCATGCTGGGTCTCGGGGTGATTCTTGGCGTGGCGATAAGCGCACTTGTAGTAGGCCTTGCAGTCAACTAAATGCCTTTGGCGGGCTGAGTATATTCTTCTGACACCCATTCGCGCTGAGCAAGCGAGGGTAAGTAGCGAAGAATGTCAGACCTGAAGCCACTTGGCATAAACAACCCCTCCGAACGGCTGCAGCGTCAGGTTGACCCCGCTGCAGATCGCTTGCTAATCAATACGCTCGGCCCTTCCGGAGGAGCTGCCGGGCCTTTGGTCGTTTTGCCTGTGACTCCTGTTACAGGAAGTGACCATATTTTAGAGGTCTCTGCAGGCAAAAGTACAGTAGTGTCTGTTGCGCCTACTGGAATCCTAAATATTGCAGGAAGCGTCGCTCAGCCTAGTTACTCGTTTAGGGACTCTGCTAGTTCAGGCTTTCTACTCAACGGTGGTTATCCTGCAGTTTCTTCTGAGGGTATACTCATCGCGCAATTTAGTGCGTCACAAGGCGAGAGCGCACAGCTTCGTGTGACTGCAGGTTCGGCTGCAGCACCCGGCTTGTCAGGTCTGGCTGAACTCGACACCGGCCTGTATTGGGCTAGTGACCAAATATCTGTTACCGCAGCAGGCGTTCCTGTTGCCACTTTTCAGGCGCCATTGGGCGCTGAGCCACAGATACTTCTTGTGAGTGGGTCGGCGTCGGCACCGTCGATCGGGTTTTCTGCGCAGAGCGGGACAGGACTTTTCTACAGTAGTGGGATTCGATTCAGCATCAGTGGCCTCGACCGCGCGATACTCGACGGCTCCAAGTTCTCGCCTACGACTAACCAAGGGCTTGCTCTCGGTGCTGCATCCCAGGCCTGGGGTACTGGGTACATCAACCAGGTTTTGACTGGGAATGGCAGTGCAGCGGCTGCGGCGCACGGATTCATCAATGCTGGCAACACCGGAATGTATCTGGTGGGGGCCGATCAGCTTCACTTCACTAGTGCGGGTGCCGACGTTGCGACGTTCATGCGCAGTCTCGACAACTCCACCGGCGACGAGACTTCGATTCTTTTCACGACTGTCGTGAACAAAGCGACGAGTGGTAATTACACCGGGATCCGCTTGGACGTCACTGAGACCAGCATCCCAGGCTCTGATAATCGTCTTCTCGATCTTCGGACGGGCGGTACGACGCGGATGCATGTTACCCGAGATGGCGCGGTCCGCGCCTACGCAGGATCGCCAGGCGTGGCTGGGCTTGGATTCACAGTTACGTCTGCAGCCGGAATGCGCTACGCAGGTGGTGGAGTGTTCGTGCTTGCTGGGGGCGCGGACAAGATGCAGTTCGCGGGTAGCGCTACTGTGTCCTATCAGCCAATCTGGTTCCCCGACGGATCTGCTGGGGCGCCTGCTGTCACATTCACCGGCGACACGGACACGGGGATCTATCGTCCGGCATCCGATCAGTTAGCTGTTTCGACCGGAGGGGTTCAAGCGGCGCTGATTCAGCAAGCTTTGGTTGCAGCCACAGGTGACGAGACCTCGATCAGCCTTTTTACTACTGTCAACAAGGCGACTTCAGGGAATTACACCGGGTTGAAGTTGAATGTGACGGAGACGTCGGCACCCGGCACCGATAATCTCTTGATCGATCTTCTGGTGGGGAACATCTCGAAGTTCCACATCACAAATGACGGCCTGGTTCGCGCAGGGGACAGTGCGACGAATGGTCTAGCTGCGGCGCCGCACTACTCGTTCGGGCGCGACATTGCGTCCGGCTTCTACTTCACGGAGACCCTCCTTTCGCATGAGGTGATCGGCGTTTCCTTGTCTGGGACTTCCCGCTGGCTTTTCTACAGAGGGCAAGGCGAGAGTACTGCGATCCAGTTCCATGTGACTCCGGGGAACAGGTCTGACAACGACCCTGCGATTGCGGCCATCGATGACACGAATACGGGGATCGGATTTCCCACGTTCGATCAGGTGGCGATTTCAACTGGCGGATGGTGGGCAGCCACATTCACTGGTCTATTGGCCGAGGCTACTGGCGACGAAGTAGGCATTGATTTTGCCATCGACGTAAACAAGGCGAGCGGCAATTACACCGGAATCCGCTTGAACGTCACTGAGACTCTTGCGCCTGGTACCGACGACCGGCTCATCGATCTACTGGTGGGCGGTTCCTCGATGTTCCACGTCGGGAGCACTGGGAACGCCCACCTTGGACCTCCAGGATCCACGGCCAGCGCGACGCGCAGCCTGTTCTTCAACTCGGGGGACGGGACGAACGCAAGACAGCCTGAGATCACGGCTGGGACGTCAGGCACGATTGCGGTTCTCGCTCACGACAATACTGGGTTGCGAATCAATACCAACGCTGTTGCTCAGGGGGTCGGAAGTTCGGCGGGGAAGTGGACACTCCAAGTTGCGAATGATGGTGTAGGTCTCCGGTACACCAGCCGACTCACCACAGCCACAGCCACCGAGGCGCACCTGTTCTCTAACTCTGCGTTCGGTACGCCATTCTCGGCGTCGAGCGGGCGACAGACCTTTGGCCGGTTCTCTGTTGTCGTCAACCAGAGTGGCACTGCCGAGTACACCGGCCTCACGGTGGACGTGACAGAGACCACGCTGGGCGGTACGGACAACCGACTGCTTGATCTTCAGGTCGGCGCCGTGTCGCAGACCTACATCACGAACACCGGACAGACGCGTAGCACCGACGGATCTGCTGCGACCCCGACGTTCTCCTTCATCAGCGACGTTTCCTCTGGCCTCTACCGACCTGGCGCCAAGCAGGTCGGGATCTCGGTGCAAGGCACGCTGCGGGCGCTCTTCGGCGAGGTCGACTCGACGCTGGCGAGCAACTGGATGCCGTCGGGCACCCAGAACCTCGGCGGACCTGGCGTGGAGTGGAGCAACCTCTACGTCGGTGCGGTCCAGTCCAGCAGCCACGTCGCTCTCGCTGATGGAGCCGTTGGGACGCCGGCGCTTCGGTTCAGCTCGGACCCTAACACAGGTCTTTGGAGAATTGCAGCCGACACAATGGGCATTTCAGCGGGCGGAACCGAGATCGCTAGGCTTCTAATCAATGTTGGCATTCCGCAGATTCAGTCAGCTCAGGGTACTGCTGCGCAGCCGGTTTACACCTTCTTCTCCGATCCAGACACTGGGTTCTATAACCCAGGAGCAAATCAACTTGCAATCAGTGCAGGCGGTTCTCTTCGTGTCAATTTTGCGTCGACAGAAGTTCTTACAACTGTGCCGATTAGGGTGTCGTCTGGTTCTGAAGGCGCTCCAGGGTACTCGTTTAATAGCGATAACGACACGGGATTCTACCGTCCTGGTGCTGACCAGCTTCGAGCAGTTGCAGGCGCTGGAACAGCAATGACGTGGACGACTACATCAGTTTCCAGCCACAAAAACCTCTTACCTAACTCTGACGCTACTTACACACTAGGTTCAACTACGCAGCGCTGGAGTGAGTCTCACAACCAAAAGAGAGTCACAAAAACGACTGCTGTCGGCTACACGGATAGCGATGCGCGTCTTGAAACTGCGAACGTTACAACGCCGGCTGGAGCAGGGGCAACCACGTTGTGGAGTCGAACACTTGTCGCCGACCAGGCGATCGATGTTTTAGTTCAGGTTATTGCTGAGGACGATTCTGGTTCAGAGCAACTAGGCCAAGTTTTTCATATTGTGGCCTACCACGATGGTGTGAATGCCGTGCTTCGACATGCTAAGGCAATTGACACGTATCAAACTGACGTGAACTGGTTTGTTCAGGGCGACGTGAGCGCCAGTGATGTGATACTTAAGGTGACCGGATCGGCAAATCAGGACACGTATTGGCATGCCTCCGTTCGTCATTGTGTTATAAAGAACTCGGCGTTGTAAAACTTCTTACCGACTCAAGGAATGTACCTAAAATGACTTCAACAAATACTCACGAAATTGAAATCCCTCTTGAAGAAACCGAGTTGCTGCGCGTTCAGCTCTTGAACGAACGTGTGGTGTCGGCGAGAGAAGCGGTGACTGCAGCTTCTCTACTACAACAGGTGCGACAGTCAGAACTGGACGCGTTGATTAGCTCTTTGCTCGAAAAGTACAAGTCCGAGGCAGAGGGTATGGAGCTGAAGGGATTCAACCTCCAAAAGCGCACCGTGATCTTTGGGCCCAGCGTAAAGGTAGAGGAGTGACCCTTTTCCTAACAATTGCGGTTATGTACGGCATCACCTTCGGCATTAAGGACGCCAAACTCTTTTCGCGGCCACGTCAATGGATTGCAGACCGAAGTAAGTTCTTCTGCGACTTACTGAGTTGTGCTTATTGCGTAGGATTTCATTCGGGCTGGATTACCTATTTGCTCCTCGTTCCTTTTCATGGGGATTGGGCTACTTTCGTCCGGGGGCTCGTAGCTTACGCGTTCGCTGGGGTAGCAGTCTCGGGTGCTCTTGACGCCATCCTTCAAAGGATCGAGGAGTCTCCCGAAATCTGAAGCTTGTTCAGCGCGGGTTATTTGGGGCGGGATGCCAGTTCGAGGGAATCTCAGGCCTTTGTCTCCGCGGGTCTTGCTCGCGAACACGGCCCCTAATGTAATTGGGTACAGCAGTGGCTGTACGGATATTCGTCCAGTGGGTAAGGCCTCTGACTGGGAGGCTCCCTCTCAATATCGGAGGCTTTCTGCGTTAGGCCCGGTCTATCGCCAATTTTTCCGCGTTCAGTGCACCGTGCAGTATCCTGGCAAAGCCATGAGGCGGGGCAAGCCCAAGAAAGTAATCATCTGTTGGGCGAGTCAGCCGCAACCTGGCCTTCGGTCGAAAGAAGTCGCTCCAGGACGTCCTGGGCCGGAGACTCCCGTCTGGGTTTCCTGCTCTTGCAACTACTTTAGGTATGTGTGTGAGTGGGCTCTTTCTCGTTATGGAAGTTCCGATATTATCTACAGCAACGGGCGCCCAGCCAGATTTACCAATCCTCGCGGAATCGGAACTCTTTGTAAGCATTTGTACGCTGCAATTCCGGTTGCAATCTCTTCGTGGTCCGAAGAGGCCCCAGAAGAACGGGCTGTGCAGGAGCCTGCAGTTCGAGAAGTACCTAAAATTCCGAAGATAAAGCCTCGTGAAGAGCCAAAAGAAACCCCAACAGAAACCGATCAACCAGAACAGTTAGAGGATGACGATGAGGAGGAGATTCGAGGGGCTTCGTACGTCCGTGTAGACTCCGGGCTGTATATTCCATCTCGTTTAGCTCTTCATGCTCAAGCTCTTCGTGCTATTGCGCTTCCTTTTGACTCAGAGTGTTGTTGAATGGGTAGAGTTCGAAAGATCTTTGAAGTCATCAACGGCAAACTTCCGTCGTATAACAGTGCTTTTCTAAAGTTGAGGGGAATTGCACATCCGTTAGACGTATTTCTTTCAGGCCGTCTTCGCTTTGCGAGGAAGATCGGATCTCCCCTCCCTATTTGGCTGCCGGACAACCAGACTGTACTTTCTTCTGCGATTTCTGCGACCAAAGACCGCCTTGACGTCGAAGACATAATCTCTTGGATCCAACCTGGCAGTAAGCTCCTTTTAGATGGGCGAGCATTTGCGTTCGTTGATGACGTTTTGAACGATGGCAAAACGTTGGCCCTCACGGAGCCTTTGATTACGGGGTACCCTGCGGGTACTACCGTGGATCTCTACGGCCATCCTTTGGAGCTAAATGGCACGTTTACTCCCACACCGTCTAGTACACATGTTCCGGACGACTTTGTTCGGTCCTTGGACCCGAAGGATTCTGTGGTTGCCGTTGCCGATACGAATCAGCCTTTAGTAGGAGAGCTGACCATCGACGGTGTGGTGACGATTTCTGGGAATCGGGTTTTGCTTACAGGCCAGACAGATCCAACGGAAAATGGCATTTGGGTCGTGTCTGTATTTTCGTGGAGTCGACCTACTGACTTTGACGGCGGCAGTTCTGCTGCTCGTGCGCAAGTCTTTGCAACGGGTGGTTCTACGTATTCAGGTACCTCTTGGGTTTGTACTGCCACTGAAGGTATAGACAAGGTTTCCGATCCGTTTGCCCTGCCTTCCGCAATTCCTGGGGACCCTCTAACTTGGGCGCAACTTTCAACAGTTACCACGTTTGTGGTGCATTCTGACCATCCGATTTATCCAGGGGATGTCATAAACTATCGCTTCTTTGAGTACGATGTCGCCGAAGCCTTCCCAGTAGGAGCTTTGCCGGACGGGCGCACAACGTACCAGGTGACGGTTGATGTAGGAATTCCAGATATATTGGAAGACGGTTCTACCACTCAGGTGTACTTGAGGGCTTATCCGGCGTACGAGTCAGGGCTTAGACCTCTTCCTAATATCCCCCTCACAGAGAACAACGTCGGTCCGTTTTTGTACGATCGATTGTCTGGATCATTTTTTGAGGATCTGGAAGTGGAAGAGATCGATGTTGTATCCCTATACAATGCTTCGGGTTCTCGAATCTTGAGACAGAAAAACTCCGGAAAGAACTATCTCGTCTACAATGTGGCGCTTTCTCCTGACTCTTTCCTGTTTTGGGATCTAGATACAGGGAGGTTGAACTACTCACGAACGAGTAAGACGTTCGTAGCTTTCACGGACGAGAAGGGCAAGTTTCACCTACACTTCGACTGCATTCCAGAGATACCACACATTAAGGATTTTGAAGGGTGGCGGGTTCAGATTACGCCGCAGAATGATACTTACATGGTCGTTCAATTTGAGCCAAATCCCGTTATGTCTCCATTCACAACACGGCCCCCAGGCGCTCCCCCGCCGCCTCCTCCTCCGCGTGGGGGCGTATTTCTGCCTGGTGGCGTGACTTCGTCAGTAAACATCGATTTTCCTTCGGGAAGCGAAGATATCAGTAGAATTCACTTGATGTTCGACACTGAGGTAGTTCCAGGTACTCCAAATGCGGGAAGTCGTATCGATATGGAGAGCTGGGAAATTCGGGGAATCCAGACCACGGCTTTCATTTCTCACGCAACGATCGCGAAGGTGACAGGTCGGAACGTATGGGGTTCTAGTTCTGCGTTCGCAAAGCCTTACTGGCTGCGGCTTACTTACCTTGAGGTAGAGACAGATTTGTACTCTAGATTCAACGGCGGGCTACTGGCTCTCTGATCAACGAAGGCAAATATGCGTAGAATCTTACTTGCAGCACCGATTACGCTGGACCTGCTCGAATTCGAGCGGCAGGCTTTCATTGACGAAATCCTGAAGCGCACTCGTCTGTTGTTTGGGGAGATCGACTCGACGTTGAACCGGTACGGGATCGTAGATAGCGAAGACCCTCGTACCGCTCTTCCCTCCGAAACTACTCGACCTCTGGTCGTTAGCATCAATTCGTCAGACCCTGCTACGGTCGATGTATCTCCAGGTACAGCAGTTTTTGCGAGCGGAGAAGTAATCTTTCTGGAGAACGGCGCGTCTCGTATTGCAGTACCTGGTGGCATTGGAACGAAAAGCGTCGTTTTCCTCAGGTTCAGTGAACTGGAAGCAGGTCCACGTCTTACTCGCTATGAGACGTTGGCAAATACCTATGTTGATTTCCTGCAGAATGACTCTGACTATATTCAGGTACTGACGAGAAATGACTATGATGCGCTCTCGTTTGACGAGAAGCTTTTAACTATACCTCTTGCGCACATTACAGTGCAGGAGGTTGTGTCTGGAGGAGGAACCACCACAGAGCTGGTCGTGGATATGACCCAGGACCAGCTATCTACGAATCGTATGTGGTTTACTCCTGTAGATATCGAACATCGTAGCTTCGTGGGTTCCGGCGTTGTTTCTTCGTCGAATCCTCACGGAATGTCGCTCAACGATATCTCGGCGTCCGGTTCGCAGACATTATTCCAACTTCACCTAGATCACGGCATGATCGTGTCTAAAGACAGGGACATGGCTAAGGTTCCGGGGAAGATCTGTGAGGAGACGATTCTCTCCGGAGCTGTTAGTGTGGACGTCACTGGTTCTATTACAGGAATCCTGAACGCGTACTACTTTGAGACCACAAAGTTCCCAACACAGGTTTTGCGTTGCACCGACGCAGCCACAAAGACGTTTGACTACGCGCCCGTTACTCTGCCGCGGAAGAATATCGTCTTTTTGCTCCCCAACGACCAATATGTTGGAGGCACGGATCTAACTATCTACTACATGTCGACCGACGCTGCAGAACCCCCAACCGGTGTTCCACTGACTAGTCTGACGTTCAAGCAGCCTTCGGACCGGGAGACCTTAATTTCAGGTGGGATTGTTGTGGACCAAATTGTGGACTTGGAGTTCACGTTTGAAGATGCTAGCCCAATCCCTCAACGATTTATCGTCTACCTGGACTCTGACGGATTCTTTCAAAGATACCCTCAAACCTGCGCTTGTTACAAGCGCCTAACCGACTTGGGCTTCACGCTTCAGTCGTTCGATCAGGCACTAAGAGGTTCTCCTGCTCGTCTAAAAGTAGGTCTTCAGAATGCTGTCCCTGGCGCCACTCTGAACGTTCAGATTCAGATTACTGGCACCGACTCTTCTGGGTCGATTGTCACTGAGACGGTGACATTCGACAGTACTTGGATCAACAATTTACCTGGAACCTGCAGCGAAGAATCCCAGCAGTTCAGGTTCACTACCAATGAATTTGCGTCCATAACAAACTACATCGTTACCAACAACGTCGCTAGCGGGCCCGATGCGTCCATCGCTATTTTTGGGGATGTAACGCCCGAGGCTACCTCTGCGCTGGCAGACATCTTGCCCGTTGTTGAGGTTATTTGGGATGGTTTGCAAGTTTGTAGTTTGGAGGATATTAGGCCAATCAGTACTAGTATGCATCTTCCTTCTGTTACGAAGCATGCTGCAGGTGCAATGGCGTTGGCCGAGGGCACGTTGATCTATCGTCCTGGATTCTTGTTCAACTTTTGGGTCGACGACTTCGATCGGCCCAAATTCATTTCTACGGAATGGACGGACGATTCAACCTCACCCTCCCTAGATCCTTCTTCGACAAAGATGAGGAAGATCTTCGAGGGCTTGGACAGATTTGACGTTTATGTGGGACGGCCGATGGCTGTTCGTCCCCATGATAGCAATCCTGTTGCAATTAGATTCACTCCGATCGAGCCAGACCGCGATTTTCAGCTTTTTGCTCGGTACTTTGACGGTGCCGGATCTTGGTCGGATTGGGTGGATTTGGGCGGCTTCGTATTACCTAACTATACGATTGACTTGAGTGCCATTGTCCCCCCTTTGATTAAGTGGCAGGTCGTTGTGTCTGGTCAGTGTAAGGGGCTCATTACGACATATGTGACTGACGGGGCTGGGCTTGGAGCGTCGGCATTTGTCTTTGACGCTGGTGTCTGGGATAACGGAGCCTTTACTTGATAGCGGAATTCCATGTCTAAGAAAATCATTCTCAATGACAACGAGGTTGTCTTTAACGAGGACGTCTCCGCTGCTCAGGACTGGCGAAGCCAGGACCTGAACAGGGCTCTTGAGGCCATGTTTGGGGCCACATTTCTAGCTGGCTCAGGGGTGGCTGGGCAGATTACTGCTGGCGCCATTTTGACTGGGTTGCTCGTAAACGGTTCTGCGACAAATTTGTCCTTGGATATCACACCGGGAATGGGCATTTTCTCGTTTGGTGGTGACCTTACGTTTAACAACAGATATCGATTGGCATCGCTTACCTCTTCTACTAATGTGACCTTGCCTTTGCCCCACTCTTCTCTGTACAGGTGGGATTTGTTGGAGGTTTCCGCAGAAGAGATTACTGCGACCGAAACTCGTCAGGTACTTACGGCCATCGGTCCTACACGTGCGCTCGTACCCACAGTCGTTCCGAAGACAGTTTCGTCAAACTTGAAATTTCGCATTCGCTCCGGGACTCCTGCTGCGTTGGACAGTGCAAGGCTTCCAGCTCTTCAACCGGACCCGGCTTGGCTTCCTGTTTGTGGAATCTTAATTACCCCTGGAGACTTGACTGCTTCAGGCAATAAGATTCTGGACCTTAGGAAGCTCTTCTCCTATTGTTCTCCTGGAAGGTCATTCATTCAGAATGATAATCAGGATGGCTTCGACAAGCCAATTGCTATGTCGAGTAATGGTGCCACCATCAGTGTGGCCCAAAATTGGGTTCGGATGGGAGGTTACCACAGCCCCATCGGAGCAACCACACAGCAGAGCACCATTAACCGTCCACAAATCAATCCTAACACTGACAAACCGGCTAGCCTGACTCTTCAGGTGAATAGGTGGTACTATATCTACGCTTACCGCCCAACCAGAAATTGTGGCCACACCTCAATGGTGCTTACAAACGTAGCTCCAATTTCTGACGACTCTGATGATAGGGGTCGCCCTTCTTCGTCATTCGACCTTCCTGTTCCCTGGCCGACCACGGATGCATCTGCTCCGGCATTGTATATGGGTGCCGTACGCCTGTACGACAACAGCGGTACGATGACACCTCTTCCTTTTAGGAAGTCTGGTGGATATACCGCCTTGGCCTTTGAGTCTTCTGCAGGTCTTTCTGGGGCTTCAACACAAGGTAAAATCCACAATGCCGGCGGAAGCCTGATAACGCCAGGAACTGACATTACACGCACCATCAATCCAGATGGGGATTCTTTAGAAGCCGTTCCTCCTCATTGTCGCTTGGTGCGCCTTTCGCTTCAGTTTGAGAACGTTTCCACTTCTGCTGGACCTATGAACTTCACCTTTAGATCTGATATGTCTGTCCCTTTCAACGTGTATCGAGTATCTGAGGTTGATCCTGACCACATGGTTACTGCTGAGGTTGATGTTCCGGTGGATAGCTCATTCTCGGTAACGTTCATCTGTACGGGGACCGGGGGTGACACCGGCGCTGTTCGGGGTTGGGTTCAGGGATTCTACGAGGAAATGCCATGACACAGAGGCGTATCTGGAACTTCGGCGACACGTTCACCTCTGAGCGGGCTATTACCTCGGCTGCCGCGCTTCATGAGCCGGGTGTGTATATCGGATACGACATTACCCTCACTGACACGGACACGTTTCAGCTCAGTCCAGGATGGGTGTTGTTACCAAACGGAATTGTTGTAGGTGAGTCGACTGCAATTGAACTCACAATTTCACCCCTCCCTGCGACTGCTACGAACTACACAGTTGTAGTTCGTCATACAGACGCTGATGTTATGGGAGGTCAGGCTGCCCTCTACAGTGTAGAGGTAGGTCTTCTCACGCAAGCTGCCATTTCTAATGGAGTTCCTCTCGCCTGGATCCGGTATCCTGGAGGTGCGGTCGCTTTGGCGGACCACTTCATCACCCAGGCGAGAAAGGTTTTAGCTCAGGCTGAAGACAGCCCGCATCTCGTCCCCACAACTTTTCTCCCCCCTTTTACTTACAAGTGGATAAGTTCAGTAACGGGACCAAACACTACGCTTACTGAGGTTTGGGCTGCCCCGAACGCCTTCACTCGCATTGAGACCGGTGGCTTAGGACCAGCTCCGCCCGGATTTGAAACAACTACTGTTGTGGTCCCGGTGATAGCAGGGGAATTTCGTCCTGTGAATTTGGTCGTTAGAGCAATCATCGACCCAAATTCTCAGATGTTGGTCTCGATGCGAGATACGGATGGTAACGCTGTGACGCTTACAGGATCGACGTTATCCCCCGTTGCCACATTTTCGGACCTTACAGTTAGTGTAGACCCAAGTTCTGGCGTATTTACGAGGGGCGATATCTACACGCTAGAACTTACATTTCGGACTCCATCGTTGGATTCCGTAGATCTACAGTCCCTCACAATCAATTACGATCCCCTGCCTTAATGGAGTAACTCACCGTGCTTTGCATTCTGAAGTTCTTCGAGAACACAAACTACAAAGACAAAAAGGGTAGCAGTGATAACGAGAATGAAGTTATCAGCCGTACCCTTCTGAAGATTGCTGTGGTTTCGCGGCATTATCGGCAAAAGCATCCAGAATTGATGCCAAAGCACGGTGAGCTGTGGAAGTGCCGTATTGTCAAAGAAATCAGTTCAGGAAAGAACCGCGGCTGCTTCATTGTTGAGCCGGTTCAAAAGGTAGACGATCAATCCATTCTACATCTAATTCCAGGGTGGTATGACGAGAAGCTTGTGAACGGTCGTCTGCTGGTGATTCCCAGGAAGCGGGATACGAATTGGATTCTTCCGTTAACTCATAAGAGAATCATGGCGGAGGAACGGGGTGCATACTGCGTGATTGTCCAACTTGACGCTTTACCTCTACAGGAACCTCCGGCCGGGACTCCTTTTCCAAGCACTGCTGCACTTCTAGACGAAGAGGACTAACATGAAGAGAAAGGCCGACGCCAACGATCCATTTGTTGCCATGGGAAAGGTCGCCCAAGAGGCGGGTGACAAGAGATTCATGGCACAGCTTGCTGGCGTTAAAAGCCTCTTCGAGAAGGGTGATTGGAGAGGGGTGACGATTGGCTGCCGCATGCTCTATAAGATTGCATATGAAGGCGGATACCTAGACCGTGTTGAGCCGGTACTTAGGCCCCTGTTCGATGCGGCAGTTGAGAAGTTCGAAAAATCTAGAGCTGCCATGGTTCGTTTGTACTCTCGTCTTCTCTCTGCTGCTCGTAAGGTTAAGCAGGTAGAGCGCCTTTCTCGGCTGCAACAGGTGTTGGCATGAGAAAGGTATTCAAGTACGGTGTAATAGGCTTCAGTGGAGCTAAGCCTGGCGACGCGGTTCGTTTTGTAGAGGCACCTATGGCTGGAAAGCCTGGGGCTATTTTGGCCCCAAGATCCACTTACGAGGTCAACGCTGTATTGATTAAGGTTGAGGGGACTCTGGGCTTTGTTGAGGTTAAGCCACAACAGCAGTCAGTATCCGCCTCAGGTGAGGCGGCTTCCGCCGGGGGAGTCAACATTCGGCTTCCGATCACTGTTGGTGGGTCTTTGAAGATTTCATGAACCATGAAGCGGCAGAAAAACTTAGGGAGTCCCTAAGCAGCAAGCTGGAGAGGAATGGCTTTCAGAGCTATCCTAAATTGGTTCATTTGAAGTCTGATGATAGCTATGAGGTGCGGATTGTTCTTCACCCAGATGAGGAGGTTCTAAAGGAGAAACTGTCTGGCCAAGCATTTGTTCCATGGGAGGACCCTCTAAGCTCCGGGTCACAGTATGTGAAGAGGACCCCTCGGACCCCTTCCCAAAATACTGATGAATACGGTTTCTACCCGAGTAAGGCACGACGCCATCATGATGGTCCTGCTCGTTCTCCCGATGTAAACCCTGCTTATCCTGGCCTGCGGCGAATCCCAGAACTTCAAGACCTCGTTCGGAGAGTTGCTATGCGTGAGGATCTGAAGCTTCGACTGGCGCGTGTACATCGTACCGTAAGAAACCTTTCACGCTTGGATCGTGTAGCCCGAGCCGGTCACGGGTACAGAAATGAATCCGAGCATCTGGTATCTGAGCTTCTTGACCAGCTCAAGGAGGACGGTCATACAGGACGTCACAAAATCGTTCGACTGACCAAGAAACTTCGGGAAGCTTTGAAGTCTGATGGTTATTCTTTCTCACGGGGCTAATTCGTGGCAGCTTTCGACGCCGTAGATGACCTTGATGTTCCCCAACGACCTGTGGTGGACCTTATCACTTTGAGAGCAGGCTCAAGGGAAGACCAGGTTACTGTGGACGAGGTCTACTACGCACAGTACAACTGGCGTCTCGTGAAGCTCTATCGTTTAGAGCCAGATCGACGTAAGGAGCTTTGCAAGATGCTCCTTTCCCTTGCAAAGAAGTTGGCTCCAGAACTAAAGGATTCTGACGCTTTTCGGTTATGGGAGAAGGTCGCAAAAGACCCTGAGTACCCGGATAAGGTCTTCGACTCCAGAGGGATGGAGTGATGCCAGTACAGAAGGCGGCAAACGTGAAAGACCGTTACAAGTCTGAAAACCTATTTCAGGCTGCGTACGGGTCTGTTGTGTACGTTCCTCATGTGGACGTGCTGAATCAGCTTTCTCTCGATCCTCAGTCGCTTCAAGAGCGAATTGTCGAGATGAAAGACCAGAAGCGGCGCGAGAAAGAAGAGGCGTTGCCTATACCTGCGGAGTACGATTACTCCAATTTGAAGATCAAGGTCCCTGTTCCCCCGCCTCCAAGCGATGCGATGGTCAACCCCAGGACCAAAAAGACGTTTCCGTTGGGGACGAAGACAGACCCCGACACCGGTGAGGAACTGCGTCAGATTGATTCTGTGATGCAGGAGAGGGCGATCAGAAACCAAATCATCTACTCTGATCCTGCTCATGGTCTTGTCTATTTCGTGGACAAGACAGGAATGATTGATTCTGTTCAGCTCGGTCATCTGGTAGAGCTATCAGAGAATCGAAATTTGATCCTTTCTATTCTCGATACCAAGATCCCAGTCAAAGACCACTTCAAAACACCGTCAGGTCTCAGACAAACATGGAATGCTTCTCGACTTGAGGCTTTGTTCTATGTGGATCCCAAGGATAACTCTCACGAAGCAGATTCCAGACGCGAGCGTCTGAAGGCGATGTCCAATGTGGACTTCGAACGTGACGGAGGAATTCCTCTGTTCATGTATTCCAAGAATGCGGAGTTTAGGGAGTACATCCACTCTGAGCTGCGCAAGCTTGAGTCTAAGTTCAAGGCAGGAACAGCATCTGTTAAGAATGACATGCTTGGCGAATACTACGCGCAGCTCATCACTGCTGTCATGTTCGCAGATAAGCATAGCGACTTCTTCAAGCAGCTCATTTCGGAGGAAGACAAGGCTTTGTCTGTGAATCCGGAGGATGCACCCGAAGTCCCACATGTTAAGCCAGACACCCGTTTCTTGCCCCATCAATCATATGCTCTTGCTTTTTTGAAGGATCGCAAGGTAGCTATGGTTGACGCCGATCCTGGCGCCGGTAAGACCTTGATGCTTCTTGCTGACATCCTTGACAAGATGAATCGGGGGTTGGTAAGTCGGCCCTGTATCATAATGCCTAACGCTCTTCTCAGTGATCAGAAGGCGGAGTTGGAGGAGTGGACGCAGGGGACCATCAACTTCATCGTGATCAACACTCAAACCGTCAAGCAGATGGATCCGGAGGCCCCCAGGCTTCAGCGCGGTGTGCGTAAGGGTCTGCCTGGAGAGGGAAGCAAGTCGGCTGGCTTAATGGCTCTTACGAAGATGATTCGTGAGGCACCTAAAAATACCATTTTGCTGACGAGCTATGAGTGGCTTCGTGGCGGTCAGGAGGATAACGTAAAGACCGCTTCCGGGACTCGCTACAGGCATCCGAGTTGGCTTACTACGCGTGTCGGTGTTGACATGCTTGTGTTAGACGAATCCCACAAAGTTCGCATTAATGCGAGTGGTAAGGCGTCCGGACAGGCTGAGGCCATTCTTCAGATGGCTTCGCTTGTTCCATACAAGCGTTGTTACTCTGGCACAATTACCCCTGGAAGCCCTGATGACATCTTCCTTCAGATGTCCTTCCTAGACCCATCGGTGCTAGGTTCTCGGAAGCAGTTCCTCGATAAGTTCGCACTCAGTACAACTAGATCAAAGAAGGTTGAAGAATTCAAGCCTGGGGCGATTAAGCAGATTCGTGAGATCGTAAGTCGTCGAGTCGGGGTATCCATCCGGCGCAGCGCTTGGCTTAATGAACTTCCAGACATGCAGGTCAACTACCATAAAGCGACGCTGTCTGGACCTCAGCGGGTTGTATACGAGCGTTTGATGGACCGCATCATTCGCGAAGAGTTGTTGGGAGAGCTGGAGCCAGGAACGATTGGCTTGGAGCTTCAGCGGGCCATGCGTGACCAGTACGCCAGCAACCCACTTGCGCGGGATAAGATTTCCAAGTGGCAGAAGCCTTCATCGGCTACGATTACAGAGTACGATGACCAAAGTGGCGAGTTCGTTGACGTTGAGTATGACCTTGAAGAAGTAAAGCAGGAGGAAGAGGCCCTAAAGTCCATCTGGAAGGAGCGTTCCAAAGGAGGTCCAGTTACGGATAAGGAGCGGATGGAGGCCTTCAAGTTGGCCCAAAGGCGCCTTCGCGAGCACTGGGAAAAGTACGAAGCTTTGCAAGGAGAGCTGGATGACGCTCCTGATGTCGAAGATTTCAAGCCTCTCCTTACCAAATTCATTGCCGTAGACAAGTTCCTCAACTATCCCCCTGGCGATGAATTTGGCCAGCATTTCCTTGTTGAAGAAGAAGATCGGAAGAGCCCCAAGATTAGAGTGATTGACCAGATTCTTGCTAAGCACTTCGCCGATCCTAACAACGGAAAGGTAATCATCTTCACTCACTACAAGGAAGTTGCCCGGCACATTGCCGAGTCCATTCAGATGTCGGATCGTGCTGTTTACTACGACAGAGACGAGACGAAGAACCTATCCAGGTTTAAGAAAGATCCTGGTGTTCAAATCCTTGTTGCTGTAGAGCAGTCTATCCAGGAAGGCCAGAATCTGCAGATGGCAAATCGGATCATTCGTGTGGATCTCCCCTGGAATCCTGGCAATTACGAGCAGTCTATTGCTCGTGCGTATCGTTTGCCCCCGAAAGATCCTGACGCGCCTCGCTATTCGACAGTTTACATCGAGCTGATTTTCTGTGAAGGTACTGCGGAGCTGACAAAGTTTGCTCGCATGGTCTCGAAGATGCACGCTGTTCGTCAGTTCATCTCCGGGTACACCTCTGGAGCACGGTTCCGCTTGGTGGGCATGAGTCTTGAGAACATGCAGAGTTTCAACACATTCTCTGCTGTTCAACGACATATTGATGCTTTCAAGGAGATGCGGGATTACGAGAAGGAAGAGGCTCGTGTAGCCCCTAGTGTGTTCGGCACCGATACGAGAACACTTGCTACGGGGGAGGAAATGCCTGGGTCCGAGAAGATTGAGACTCCATACGTGGAGTCTGACGTGAATCGTGGCCCTTGGACCGTCAAACCCGATAGAATGAAGAAGGGTGTGATCAATCCAAAGCTCGTGTACTTCAACGGAGGGTATTGGCTTACGATGGAGTACATCAGTGGGATGAAGTTCATTCTAGAGAGCTTCGAGAAGATGGAAACGGAAGGAGTGATGATGAAGTCTTTCCGGACTCCCAAAGAGGCGTTTGAGGTGCTCGCTGCCCTTCGTGAGAAGGGTATTCACGTAGTCAATCAGCAGGAGCTTTACGCAAAGATCATGGGGAAAGTGCCGATTGACCCGGCATTTCCCCAGTCTAGGATTGACTACCAGAAGTTGGTTCGTACTGCTGCTGTTACTGTGTTGGCCACGGAGATGCCCAACTTCCGTCCCGGAGACCCTACTAGTAAACAGATTCTCGCTTACAACCCATCTCAGGACAACCTGAAGGCTGCTCGGGACCTTCTCACGCGTGCCGCGCGAGATCTGTTCAACGATAAGGATGTGTCTGACTTACATGTTCTTGCTGCGGCGAAGGTGCTCGGCCTATTCAATCTTAACCCACAGACGATTGACCTGAAGAACTTCTATCGTCAGACAAAGCGATTCACCATTTTCACTCAGAACAAAAAGATTCTCCAGGACCAGCTTTCCTCCGCTGTAGAAAGTCCGGCCGCGGTCGCTCCGGCGGCCGAAGAGGAAAGTTCTGAAATTCCTGGTCTGGACATTTCTCCCAGCCCCGTCGGAATTCCGGTTCAGCTCAGTGTTTCAATTGTGGGTCGGATACGTGCCGGTAAGTTGATTACGTCGCCTGCCTTCATGATCCGCGATACTTCTGCGTTCATGGCACCAGGCCTGATGGACCAGGCAATTCAGATTTTGCAGGGCTCGGGTTTCCAAAGAAAGGATTCCAGTTTACGCTGGCTCTTCTTGGGAGAGACGCGTGCTCAAGCAAAATCGCGCCTGGACGACTTTTCTCGCATCGTGTACACGTGGTACACGATTGGAAATCCTGATGAGTACATTTCGATGCTGCGGGACGTCGGGTTTACTGATGCTGAAATTGAGAAGGTCTTCCCTAAGGAAGAAATCACGGCCATGGTCCGAATGGCACAGCTACTCCGTAAATACCCAGAGTATAGAGAGCTGACGCAATTCGTCTACAACTCAAATTGAGAGGTAAGTATGGGTTGTGGGTGCCGTGGGGGAGTCCGCAAGGCCTCTCCAAAGGCCTTCGTTGAACCTGTTGTGACAACAACTGCATCGCGCTCGCTTTGCGCGAACGTGGAAGCGGACGGGAATAACCTTACTATTCGAGTGAGCCCTGACGGTAGGCTGTACCTAACAGCCCCTCGTAGCTCGGATATTCCTGTAGTGTCGCTTCTCTCCAGCTCTGGTTGTCGCGGGCCTTTTTCTCAGGCAATTGTTGCTGCAAACACGAAGTTAATGAGTATCTTCTTGTCGCCGGCAACGCGGGCTCGATTTCAGGCCGCATTACCTTCGTCGAACATAAAGCTTGGCTTCCTTCGCGAAATATTGCGCGGATTCTGACCATGTAAAGGTCACGCGATGCGTGCTCTGCTACGTCAAGAGCAGGACTTCTGCCAAGGCTGTCCCCTCTTCCGCGATAAACGCCACCGTACTACTTACGTGCCTACTGATGTCGTCTACAACGACGTCGGCGAAGACGGTGAGACACCCAAAGTCGATATCCTGTTCGTAGGGGAGGCTCCAGGACGAACAGAAGACCAAGTTGGCTACCCTTTTGCTGGCGAGTCGGGTGCGGAGCTACGAGCTGCGCTCTCTAAGGCTGGAGTTTCAGACTCCTATGCTATTGGCAATACCGTTCGTTGTCGGCCCGTGGATGACAGCGGCAATAATCGACCACCAACAATTGAAGAGGTGGCAGCCTGCTCGAATTACATAAAGAAAGACATTGAGCAACTCAATCCTAAGATTGTAGTTTTTGTTGGAAATCAAGCCGTTCAGGCGCTTTCTACCAACCCTGAATGGAAGGGCAAGAAGATCGGCTCCATCAAGGGCCAGATTTACGAGAAAAACGGTCGAATTCATCTTGCTACGGTCCATCCTTCTGCCTACCTCCGATCGAACAACGGTGCCTACCTCCGATCGAACAACGGCCCTGAGAAGCGGAGATTCTTTCGCCATATCAAGTCCGTCCACAGGCTTTTAACGGGAGAGGAGACGAAGTGGTCTCGTAAGGGTCGCGTAGTCGTATGTGATACTCTGGAGAAGGTTGACAAAGCAGTCAACTATTTCATGAACGAGTGCACACATCCGGTTGCGTTCGACTTTGAAACCAGAAACTTGAATAGGGTGGCAAAGAACAAAATCGCCACTCTGCAGCTTTCGGCAGATTCTGATCTTGCTTACGTTTTTCCCGTAGACCACTGGGGTGCTCCGTGGACTACCAAAGAAGAGAAGAGGCACGTCAAGAAGGCGCTGTTCAAGCTGTTCTCCTCCAGGGCATCTAAGTTCCCTTTTTGGATCGCGCACAACTCTCAGTTCGATATATCAATTGCTCTGAAATTTCTGCGAGTCAAGACATTCGGAAAGCCTGTCATTGACACTCAGTTCTTGGCGTACCTGCAGGATGAGAACCAGGCCGGCGAGGACGACGGCTCTAAGGGCAAGAAGGACTTCAATGCTTTTCGTCTCAAGGATTTGGCCCGAGAGCACTTAGGGTTCTATCTCTATGATACAGAGCTTTCTGATGCCATGGCGGCCCGCCACGGCGCGAACGGAGGCAGTCTTTGGGAGCTGTCTCTCGACCGTTTGGCTGAATACGGTGGAACTGATGCTTACATCACCTTCCGCTTGTTTTACTTCTACAGGCGTTGGTTAGAGCGACAGGGCTACGATGGCGCTCTTCGGTTCGCACTTCGGTGGTATGGCCGGATTTCTCCGCTCTTGACCAAGATGTCAATGAACGGTTTTGCCGTGGATCCGGATCAGCTTGCTTATCTTCAGTCAGACGAGTCTCCCATCATTTCTCGCCTGGAGGAGATACCAACTCAAATCTATGCAAGCGCAGAAGCAAAGAAGGCCAACGACATTTTGTTAGGCGAGGATTCTCGAACTAAGGGCATGAGGCCCTTGTTCGGGAAGAAGCCCTGGGTGTTGGACATCAATAAGAGGCTTCACCGGATCCATTTATTCGTTGATAGCTGTAGGCTAGAGCCTCTAAACCGGGGTAAGGACGGGAAAGCTTCTATCAACAAGCAGTACTTTGAGGAGTACAAGGGTCATAACCTAGTTTCACTATATCAGGAGTACAGCGGTCTGTACAAGCTACAAACCTCGTACCTCAACAGTATTGATGACATTCTCTATTCGAAGCCTGATAACTCTGCCGACGGGCGTATTCATGCTGGTTTCCACGCCATTCGAACTGTTACTGGACGGCTATCGAGTTCTGACCCGAATCTGCAGCAGCTTCCTAAAGGCGACCCGTGGACGGCTAAAGCCTTCATTCGTTCGATGTATGGAGCACGTCCCGGATATGTTTTGATCGAGTGCGATTACGGTCAGGCAGAAGTTAGGTGGTGGGCCCAAATATCCGGCGACAAGCAATACGCCAAGCTTTTTGCTGAGATGAAGGCTTTGCGAGAGGAGTATCAGCGTACTGGCGACGCAGATCTAGGCAAGCGTGTGAAATTGGAGTGTGATATTCACAAGAAGGTCGCCTCCCTGATGTTCCGCTTGGCGTTGGCCGACGTAACGAAGGATATCCGGCAGAAGGCGAAGGCCCTCTGCTTCGGATCTATTTATGGGCAGCACTACAAGACGCTCGCTTCAATTCTTGGTATCGACCCAGACGAGGCACTTGCTCTCCAGGAGACGTTCGTAAAGGAATTCCCGAAGGCTGGAAAGTGGCTCACGGAAATCGAAAAGCAGGCTCTCCTTACAGGAATAGTGCAGACCCCGATGGGTCGGCGGCGTCACCTTAGTGACTTGTTTGAGTTGGATGAGGGTGCCGGCCGCCGCAGGGCGCGAAATTCACCGATTCAGGCGGTGTCATCGGACACTACGGCGTTGGCAGCCTGGCGAATCCAAAATTGGATTGAGGAGAATGGGCGACCCTTTTACGTCATCAACTGTGTTCACGACGCAATCACTCTTGAGGTTCCTCTAGATTTCGAGATGATCCAAGAAGCAATCTGGTTATTCAAGGAGATGATGGTCGATTCAATTCCTGATTTCTTGAAGCAGGAGTTTGGAATCGATATGATTGTTCCGATGGAGATCGACTTTGATCTCGGTGTTCGGTGGGGACACATGCTCGGGTTTGATGGTGTTGAAGCAAAACTTCCTGGAATTGTCGAAAAGTGTGCTTCGTGGGATAAGGAGCTAAAATCTGGTACGCCATGGAACGCAATTGCTCGGCGCGAGACCTGCTTCCAGAATCCAGAGTTGCTAGCAAATGCTGCCTGATGCCCTATCTAGAGGGGAGGAAGACCGATGAGCACTCCCGAGCTAGAACTTGATCCTAGGCTGTTGACCTTTGCGGAGCAACTTCGTGCGAGATCGGATTATCAGATCACGATAGAGGATGACAAACTCATTGTGGGGATTGCCCCTAATTGTGCTGTTTTGTACTCCGATGAGCCTTCCCAAATTTGGGTGACGTTTCATAGAGAATGCCATCCTCTCAGCGTTGTCACAGCTCTTCTGATTTTGCTGGACACCATAGACCCCAAAGACCTTAATTTCGCTGACTGTTTCCTTTCTGACGTGAAGGGAGTATTGTCATATGAATCAGAGCCGGGATTTGGTCTTTTGCACATTCAGTATTTACGAGACATCTTGGGCCTCCGCAGCAAAAATGTCTTCACCGCTTGAACCCTGCTGATAGTAATGTGGTCTCCGTTGTCCTCGCTACTTATTGCTCTCGCGCTGTTGTTGGCTCCTGTTCGTGCTGTTGCTTTGGACATCGCGTTGGTAGGTGACTCTCATATGGAAGGACTGGCGCCTTATCTACGTTCTGCCTTGACTTCTCAGGGTCACACTGTACACGTTGTCGCACGACGGGGATGGTCGTGTCGGTCGTACAGACGTTCGGGTTCGCTTTTGCGGCGTCGAATTCAGGGAGCCGATTTGGTAATAGTTTCGCTTGGTGGTAATGATCGATCGAGAGTGACTCGCTCTTCCTCGTACCTGGACGAGTTGGAATGGATTCTACAACAGGTAGGTTCTGCCGACGTTGTTTGGCTAGGTCCTCCAGTTTCTAGGCACCCTGCGGTAGACGAGCGACATCGACTCGCTTCTCACGGACAAGCCATGCTGTTGCCTCTTACTGTCGAGTGGGTAAACAGCCGTGTCGATACTGAGGATCTTTTGCATGCCCCTGACGGCGTGCATTTCAGGTTTTATTCGTATCGCATTTGGGCTGAACGGGTTCTTGAGCGTATAAAGGCCCACCTCTAGGAGTTTCGATGACGAAGTCTTACGGAGCCGATGCAATCCAGGTCCTGGAAGATCTGGAGCATGTACGGAAGCGTCCTGGAATGTACATCGGAAGCCAGGATTCGGACGGAATTAGGCATATCCTCAAGGAAGTCGTCGATAATTCAATCGACGAGTGGCTTGCAGGTCATGCGACCCTAATTGAGGTCGAGGTTGATACGAAAGAGAATACGTTTCGTGTGTTGGATGACGGACGCGGAATTCCTGTAGAAAGACACAAGAAAACCGGCGAGAGCACGCTCATTACGGTTTTCACCAATCTTCAGGCCGGAGGCAAATTTGAGAAGCAATCGTATGCAGTGTCTGCTGGCCTTCATGGTGTAGGACTGAAGGCAACGAACGCACTGAGTGAGTGGCTTCTTGCGCGGGTGTGGCGTTCAGGAATTTGTTACGAGCAGAGATTTGAACGCGGTCAGATTCAGACAAAGGAGCCTAAAATTAACAAGGCTCTGAACAAGCGAGGGCGTACGGGAACAGAGGTTTGCTTTCGTCCGGACCCTCAAATTTTCGGTAGCCACAAAATCGATCTAGACCGAACGAAGCAGTGGCTTGAAGAGACCAGTCATCTTTGTCCCGGTCTCAAAATCCGCCTTTTAGTGGATGGGAAGGATCATTGCTTCGAGAGTAAGGGCTTATCGCGTCTTGTTCAAGTCCGGGCGCACGCAGCTAAGGTTCTTCATGAACCTATTGTGTTGGAGAGTAAGGACAGGAAGGTATCTGCAGCCTTCCTCTGGACAGAAGAAGAGGGCGAGAATTGGTTTAGCGCCTGTAATGCTAGCTCCACGCCTGAAGGCGGTAAGCATGTCGATGGCGCCATGCGCGCGATATCGGACGTACTCGGTCCTTACGCGAAGAAGAAGGCAGTTGATGTGAGAGACCTGGTCGATGGTCTCTACGCTGCAGTTCAAGTCCTCGTAACTGAGCCTCAATTTAAGAGCCAGACGAAAGACAAGCTCCTGAACGCAGAGGTACGCGACGAAGTATACGGTGTCGTGTACCCACAGCTCAAGTCATTCTTTGACCAGAACAAAAAGCTTGCAGAGAAAATCGTCGCTCGCGCTATTCAGATCAAGAAGGCCCGAGACAGCTATAAAAAGCTACGTAGTGTCATCAATCAAACTTCGACGAAGAAGGATGCCAGAGGCGTTTTACCTGACAAATTGGTGGAGGCGATGCATTGCCGTCCCGAGGATCGGGAGCTTTTTATTGTCGAGGGAGATTCCGCGGGCGGTAACGCCAAGGTGGCTAGGGACCCCGATTATCAAGAAGTGTTGCCCTTGAAGGGGAAAATCCCTAACGCCGTTCAGTCCTCACCAGACAAGCTGCTTCAGAATACTGAATTCGCTGCGGTCTTGAAGGCTACTGGCGTGCAGTTGGGCCCCCGAGGTAAGGACGTTGACCTGTCGAACGTTCGAGTTGGTAAGGTTCTTCTTCTGATGGACGCCGACCCGGATGGATCGCACATTGCTAGTTTGGTTTTGACATTCTTCTGCACTTGGCTGACAGATTTCGTTCGGAAGGGATACCTTTATGTCGTAAACAGTCCTTTGTACGTAGGAGTGTACAAGGACCAGAGATGGTACGCCCACAACCTTCAGGAGTTGGAGTCTCTTTCCGGAAGGCCGGCTTCTCAGCTTCAGGTTTCCCGCCTGAAGGGACACGGGGAAGCAAGTGCTGAAGAACTTCGCTATTATGCTATGGATCCAGCTAGTCGTAAACTGTGGAAGATTTCGCTGGGTCCTAACGACAAAGAGATCATTTTGTCACTGATGGGATCTGACTCGTCAGCAAGAAAGACCTTGCTTGGCCTGTCTTAGGAGGACATATGGAATGGTATAAGAAGCTTGACACCGGAGGCAAAGTAATGATCGTTGGACTTGCTTTGCTCTTTCTTGCGGTCGCTGTCCTTTTGCCTATCGGGATTCTGACTCATCGAGAGTCTGGGTTGCTGACAGCGTGTGATACTCCATCAGGAGTCCTGAACTATCAGGGTGAGTGTTATCCTGTTGAGTGGGAGCGTTCACAGCTTCCCCTTGACGTCTTTGTGGTGAGCAGTAACCCCAATCCTCCAACAAATCCCCATCAGGCAGCGCAGAGTGCCGTAGATCTAATTAACTCCAGAGTCGGGTTTACTGCACTAAGGGTGTCCAGCGATCCTTCTTCGGAGATTAGGATTGATTTCGAGACCACTCAGGTTGTTGGTGATCCCAATATGAGTGACGTAGGTGGGGACGCGTCACATCGTCGAGAACACGGACGCTTGTCTTGTGTCATTCGTACTTGGAATAACGGCACGGCAGAAATGGTCGACAAGGTTTTGGTCCACGAGCTAGGGCATTGCTTAGGATTGGCCCACGATGATTTTGCCGATTCAGCTATGTACAGGGAGTTGCGTCCAGACGGGGATCGCCTCACGCGTCCGCGTCTCACAGACGCAGACCGAAATCTACTGCGCGAACTGTACAACTGAACCCTGTCGATACTAAGGACCGGAGGTATCGAAATGACCGTGGATTCCTATGTCCTTGTTAAGGGAGCCCTCAACGAGATTTACAAGCATTCCTTCGATAACAAGGCAGAGATCGAACGCAGCCAGGCTTGCTATTGTATTTACTGCAAGGAAGAGTTCTCCTCTGGGGAGATCAAGAACTGGGTGGTCAACGGTCGCCAAGGCAAGCCGTTGAGGCGTAACGCGATTCCGGAGGAGACTGCGCTGTGCCCAAAGTGCGGGATTGATTCGGTAATCGGAGATGCCTCCGGTTATGAGATGACACCGGCCCTCATTCATGCTATGCATGAGTTTTGGTTTGAGCGGAAGGTACTTCCAGATGATTTTGACTATTCCTGGTTTGAGCCTGTTGACGGCTGACCAGTTTGCCTGTGTAGCTCAGGGGTAGAGCAACTGCCTTGTAAGCAGTCGGTCGGGGGTTCGAATCCCTCCACAGGCTTTTAACTAGCCGACGTAGCTCAGAGGTAGAGCATCGGTTTCGTAAACCGGAGGTCGTGGGTTCAATTCCCACCGTCGGCTTGGAGGAAAGCGTGGTCAAGCAAGTCTTCGCCGTTGTTCACGTTAGGACAGCCCCACAAGCTGAGCACAATCTTCGCATTGCGGAAGAGACCGGGTGTGATGGTGCTTTCCTGATTTCTCACGGCGAAGTGGCCCCACAGACATTGTGGGAAATCTACTTCCAAATGAGGAGAGCGACCCACTTAAGTCTGGGCATAAATCAGCTCGCCTATCCGACAAGCACCTGTATTTCTCAGGCGTACACGCTTGGGAAGCGTGAAGGGTTAGCGGTTCCCATGATTTGGGCCGACAATTACAAAAACACGCATCCTGACCAAAGCATCCCCGAGGTGGTGAAGGACTTCAAGGATCGGCTACACGAAGGCTTGGTGTTGTTTGGTGGAGTTGCGTTCAAGCATCAGCCGGAGGAGGGCCTCCGCGGGGACGCTCTTGCACAAGAAGCTTGTTTAGCTGTTCCTCACGTTGATGTCTTGACTACGTCAGGAATCGCGACCGGAACTGCTCCTGCTGTTGAGAAGGTTCGGATTATTCGAGAGGCTATCGGTCCTCATGCTCGACTTGCTGTCGCTTCTGGCATCACTCCTGAGAATGTTGAGGAATTTCTGCCGTACGTGGATTGCTTCTTGGTAGCTTCAGGAATCAGCAAGGATTTCTACACCTTGGATGCAATCAAGGCACATCGCCTTACGCGTCAGGTGAAACAGTAAAGCGACAAGATTTCTGCTTCCCTTGACTACTTAGAAATTAAGCGCCTGTAGCTCAGTGGATAGAGCAGCAGCCTTCTAAGCTGACGGTCGGAGGTTCGAATCCTCCCAGGCGCGCGTTTTACCCAAAGGTCTTGATCGTGAAGAAGAAGCGAACTTCCTCCTCTTCTCTAGGCCCCATCACAAACATTCTTCTCGGTGAGTATTCTCGTCGTGCCATGCATACGTATGGCACCTTCGTGTTAATGGATCGTGCTGTCCCGGATGTGCGGGACGGCCTTAAGCCAGTGCAGCGGCGTATTTTGTGGGCGCTGCACGCCCTAAGAAAACAAGGGACTGGATTTAAGAAGAGCGCAAAGATCGTCGGAGACACCATGGGTAACTTCCACCCCCATGGTGACAAGGCGATTTATGACGCTCTCGTAAACATGGTGGCTAGCGACCGCTACCCCTTGATCGAAGGCCACGGTAACTTTGGGTCCGCTATGGACTCAGCGGCTTCAATGCGCTACACCGAGGCGCGACTGGCTCCGCTGGCTGAGGGCTTGTTTCAGGACATTGATGTTGCGACATTTGTCTCGAACTATTCGGGCGATCGGCAAGAGCCTCTTGTCTTGCCGTCCCGTATTCCGCTTTTGCTCCTAAACGGGTCTTCGGGAATTGGCGTAGGTTTACGGACATCGATTCCTCCGCATAATCTGCGCGAATTGATCAAGGTTCTGATTTACTACATTACTCGGGAGAATCCGAGCTTAGACGTTGTCCTTAAGCACCTCCCCGGTCCTGACTATGGGTATGGTGTTCTACTATCGCCGCCCGAAGAAGTAAAAGCCCTCTATGAATCCGGGGCGGGGTCTCTTCAGTTTAGGTGTGAGTACGAATTTGACACCAACAAAAAGAAGGGCAGTGTCTTAGTCGTCAAGAGCCTCGCTCCTGGATTTAACATGGCTAATTTCCTCACGAAGATGAGGAAGCTGCAGGAAGAGGGGCTAATCGAGTACTGTTCTGACGCGACGAATGCACAAGGCATTCGAATCTATATCGGTATCAAAGATGCTACTGTCATCAAAGACAGAGTCTTACCGGAACTGCATACCAGCCAGAGCTACCAATTCTACGTTGTCAAGCGGAACACGGACGACGAGGCAGATATTGGTGAGGACAACCTATTTGCGGGTGGCCTCTTTCGGATGTTTCAGGAATTCCTTGATTTCCGTAGGGAAATCGAGTCAGCCCGTCTACACCGGGAACTGAAGCTCTCGAAAGCCAAGCTTATTCGCGCCAAGGCGATCCTTGCGGCCATCCGGAACCTAGACAAGGTGTATGAGGTACTTAGGGAAAAACACCTGAATCTTGATGCCATGCGAGTGCGTATGGCAGAAGCGCTTTCTGTGTCCGAGAAGCAAGCTCAGATTGTATTGGATATGAAAGTGCACCAGCTTTCCAGGATGAATGAACAGTCTCAGCTAGGCAATATTGCTGAGATTCGTTCTGAGATTGCGACGATCAAGGAGGATCTAAACAATATCGATCAGGTAATCGTCCGTCACTTGAAGGAGCTGGTACGTTTCTCCGATGAGAGAAAAATGAAACTGGCTTCAGACGTTTCGACTCCTAAGCTCGCAGTTAAGGAGTCTGAGAAGTATGTGATCGTCCAAAGTAATAAGGTCTCTCGTCAGGACAAGGAGCCCAGCAGACGGCACAAGTTTGAATTGATTGCCCGAGGCACCTCTTCTGTTATCGCGGTCCTGTCAAACAACGAGGCCAAGACACTATCGTTGTCTTTCTTAACCGAGGAATCTTGTTCGCATACCCCCGTAGGGCTTATTAGCGACGCTGCGGTTGTGCTCGCTGCGGTCGACCTTCAAGGTAAGATTGTACTTGTATCTCCGCCTTCACGTCCGAGTTTCAACGTCATGCGGGGTGCGACTGGGTTGGTATCGGCTGTCGGCGTTGTGCCTGGCGGGTATCTTGCGCTTGTCTCCCCTAGCGGACGCGGAAGGCTTTTGCACGTTGACACACTAGAAACATCACGTGCGTTTGTTCGAGGTAAGAAGCTCTTCCCGACTGCGGAGTATGGGAGCGCCAAGGATAAAATCACTAATCTCTTCTCGTTGCCTCCTGGCGCGGAGCTTTTTGATTCGAAAGGTCGCTGCGTCACCTGTGATGGCTACGAATATTTCGAGGGAAAGCCCAGCTTCTTCGCCATTGGCGAACAGAACTTCGTTCTTGTAAAGGACGACCGTCGCGACATCGTCTCGTTTGATGACGCAGTCGGTCTTCTTAAGAACGGAGAGCTGAAAGGATGCTGGATTCTCTAACTCGAACAGTAGGCCTTTGCGGATTTAAGGGCTCAGGCAAAGACACGGCCGCGGACTACCTCGTATCCAAGTATGGATACGCTAAGGTGTCGCTTGCAGACCCTATCAAGAGGGTTTGCCACGAGATCTTTGCCTTCCCCAAGGACCACCTGTGGGGGCCCAGCGAGCTTAGGGAGCGTCCAGACGAGAGGTACCCATTTTCAGGACTTGATCCTGTCGATGGCATGCCTTTAGATAAGGTGGCCCTCGACACCTCCAGGTTTTGGCAGCGGGGCTCAGACGGGGAGTTTTTTCCTCAGTTTATTAGCCCAAGGCTCGCCTTGCAGTCACTCGGCACCGAATGGGGGCGTCGGATTTGCCCCAACATTTGGGTAGCGGCGTGTTTGAACTACATTCGCCAAACAGGCGATGACCGTCACGCGATCCCTGATGTGAGGTTCGTAAATGAGTTGACCTCGATTCAGGGTGCTGGGGGTGTAGTCATTCGACTTCTCCGTGGAGAAAGAACGTCGACCCATCCTTCGGAACTAGAGCTAGAAGGAATTCCTCTGGAGTCGTTTGATTTCGTTATCGACAACAACTCCTCTAAGGAGCACCTGTTCCTATGTTTGGACCAAGTGATGGAGGAGATTCTTCACCGCTAATTTTAGCGGTCATCCTTTTAGGGAAGGCAAGAGAAAGAAAAACACACTCGATCAGCTAAATGTACGACGAGATGAAGTAAACTCGTGGTGCAGTCCTAGGCAGGAAATCCTGCCTCACTGAACCGACAACAAACCAACCAATGTGGGGCGAGCTTCTCGGCTTGCCCCTTAGGCGTTTTTATGGACAAGATTTTTTCCATTCTGCTCATTCTTCTCGCGACTCTAGGCGTGTGTCCTGCGCTTGCGCAAACCATGTCTCCGGACGAAGAAGGGTTGGCAAGGGCTATTCACAGGTTGAAGACCGGAGAAAGGGGCACTCTGCGCTGGCGCGAATGCGGTAGCTATCTAAGTGCTGACGAGGCTCTTCTGCGTTCTCAGGAATACGCTCGTTTCTTGACTGCAGAGCATGCGAGTGATCCCGGGTTTAACCCATGGATTGGAGCATCAATTGCCATGCAAGAGAGCAGCTTCAATAGGTGCGCCATTTCTCGTGGGGCCCGGAATCTTTTCACCGAGCATTTTGTTCAGCAGTACGGTCATGAGCCTCGCGAGGCCGACTTGGTTCGGCTGCTTCGAAATCGTGCATGGCGCTCTCGCATGGGAGTGTCTACGTCATTCGACGCGGGCTTGGTCCAGTTTCGTTGGCCTGGTGTCGTTGCTGCCCGGGTAGGCCTAGAGGATGCTGGTGATCTGTTGGATGCTCGTACAAGCATTCACATGCTGGCCGTTTCGATGCGACGTTATCGGACGATTTGTGACACTGTTCGTGAATTTCGGGGCGTGCACTTGGTAAATAGAAGGGATGGCACCGTTCGCACGGTGCGTTATTCTATCCCCTGTTTGGAGGGTTACTGGGTGCAGCACAACAGTCCTCAACGCTTCAACTACCGTTACTATCGTAACGTTGTGCGTTGGCGTGACAGGCTTCGTAGCCTGGCTGTACCCTCATCACCTTCCAGTGAAGAGGAGCCATCATGACAGTAGCCGACGCACCGGAAAGTGCCGATGAGAAGCAAGTCAAGCTCGATCTGAACGCCCAGTATTTTTGGGCGATCAACGAACGAAGTGACGTTGGAATCCCTGCTGTAGAGCTGGACATCACGACGGGCAAGTACGTTGTCCTCATTTGGACGTCTAAGGAATCCGCAATGAAATACTGCTACATGCGGAATCCTGAGGCGGTCAAGAATCTATATCAGCTACCGCGGAGAACGCATAAGGATGCGAACGGGCGTGTGGAGGTCCTTCAGGTTGGCCTCCTCAAAATCGCTCGTCGTATTCTGGTGAGCAAGATGGAGGAGATCACACACTTTGTGATTGATCACCCCGGAACACGCGGCCCCGCGATGTACTTGTCTGTAGAGGACATGGCCTACCTGGGCAGGAAACCGGTGCCGAAGAACGTTAAGTCTGCGACAGACTTGCGTAACTTCCTCGACTCCATCGAGGACGACTAAAATTAGGCGAAGGTTACCTTCCCACAAAAGCAAAAGGGCTCGGGGCTGGCTGCTCCGAGCCCTTTTGCTTTAACTCTGGCCTTCAGTCCGCTTATCTGGCTCTGGCATGGCAGAAGAGCAGAAGCCAGAGGACTTCATCTACAACGCGGTCCCGCGCTCGAAGCGCGAAGCCGTTGCGAGGGATGCGGAAGCTCGTGTAACTGAAACCGTTAAGAGCGCAATCCAGTCCTATCTTAGTCTATTTCTGGCTCCTGACGGCATTCATCGTCGACTGTTGAATTTGACTGCTCACTTTTCGGTTCAATTTGAGACCCGAATCAAGGGTGCTCGTGACGAGGACGACCCGACGATCTTCGAGGTTCAGCTTCAGAAGTACTGGACAGAACTACGTCAGAGATTGCCTTGCATCCTGATCATTGATAGCGGATTCGAATACGAAAATCCTGGACTTGGTGGAATAACGGACTCGTGGCCTATTAATATCAATACGTCGTCCATTCAGCTCACAATGCTGGCGAACATTCCTCTTGAGCTTCGAATTGCTGCTATGGATGAAACTACTTGTGGCGATATTCGCGACATTTTGGTCTACATTCTCGGGCCCCTGTCTCACGCTAACAAGGGGCACGTCATTCGAAGCAAACGCCCAGAAGACAAATGGGAAGTTCGGCTGCCATTAGACCTGCAGTCATCTGGATTGGAGCGACGTAACCTTCCAGAGGACCAGAAGGACAGCCTCTGGATGACAACGATTTCTCTTACTCCAGTTTTTGAGGGTTTGATCCGTGTCGGGTTTGACAATCAAGTTCATCCTGACTTGCACAAGGTTGAGAGTGCGTTTGACAGTAGAGTACCGATTGGGTTTCGCCTAGACACGGGGCAGGCGGTTCCTTTGTCTACCGCTCCTTCGGTGGACAACATTCGGGTTCCACAGACAGTCCGGCTTTCACAGCACGCACTAATTGAGGCGCCATGGATTCCTGCGCGTGCTTCATTTATCTCTGACAATCCGCGCGTGGCCCTGATCGATCCTAGAACGTGTGCGATTGTCCCGAAGAGACTGGGTACTTTTGCTGTAAAACTCATCGAGGAGACGCCTGGCGCGAGTAATGGCCCCAAAATTCTGGGGACCTGGAACGTCAAGGTTATTCCTTCCTGATGTCACATAGCAAAGTGTATTTAGCGGACAATCTTGAGATCCTGTCCAAGATTCCCGACGAGTCAGTAGACTTGGTCTATATAGACCCGCCGTTTAATACCGGTAGGAAGCGCACAAGACAAAATGCAAAAATGCGCAAGGTTGAGAGGGACGGTGACCGTCAGGGATTTGGGGGCAATCAGTATGTTACGGAAGGTCTGGGGGACCTCTTTTCTTACGAGGACACGTTTGAAGAGCGGGCATACTTGAGTTTTCTGCGTATGCGACTCCTTCACTTACATCGAGTGTTAAAGCCTTCCGGGTCTCTCTACTTGCACCTCGACTATCGTGAAGTCCACTACGCCAGATTTATCGGCGACCAGATCTTTGGCAGGGACAACTTTCTGAACGAGATCATTTGGGCTTACGATTATGGAGCCAAACCAAAGAATCGATGGCCTGCTAAGCACGACAACATTTTGGTCTGGGCAAAGCAGAACGGGGTGCATGTATTCAACGTCGACGATATTGATCGGGAGCCCTACATGGCTCCTGGGATGGTAAGCAAGGAAAAAGCAGCCAGAGGGAAATTGCCCACTGACGTCTGGTGGCACACAATTGTGTCTCCAACTGGGAAGGAAAAAACAGGCTATCCGACGCAGAAGCCGATTTCGGTACTGGAGCGTATAGTTCGAGCTTCAAGTCCTCTGGAGGGATTAGTTTTGGACTGCTTTGCCGGGAGCGGTACTACAGGTGAAGCAGCTCTTCGCCTTGGTCGAAGATTTATACTGATCGACAACAATCCTGACGCTGCCCGAGTAATGAAAAAGCGGTTCACGCCTTATCGTGATTCTGGGCATGACATCCGTTTTGTACGCCCAGTCAACAGGAGTCGTTAATGTTGAAGACAGTACTTGCTTGGGTAAGGTTTGCCTTTACGGCGCCTTGGTCTCTAGTTGGCTGGCTTTGGTGTGTTTGCTGTTGCCTTCTTTTCCTGGCGGACATTCGAAAGCTTAGATTTCACGGAGCTGGAGTCCTCACATCTGAGTGGAGACCCTGGGTGCGGAAGGTATACCCGTTTTCCACAACCATAGGTCGTGCGATTATCTGGCTCCCTGGTCATAAGGCCTCCAGTGAGCGCCATGAGCAAATCCACCTGGATCAAATTGAGGATCTCATGTTTCTCAGTCTTACCATAGGGATTGTTGTTGCAATCAGTACTGGAAACGTGTTGTTGGGGTTTTTGCTGTGGGCATCCGGAGGGATGTGGCAACTTCCCAATTTCGTGATGGCAATGCTTCGTTACGGTCACCATGTGAGCTGGCCTACTGAAGGCCCCTTCTTCCAAAAGCTGAAGAAGTTTTTTCGGGATTTGTTTCTGGGAGTTGCTTATCGTGATAGCGAGCACGAGCGCAGTGCTTATGCCCAGACGGATCTCGGGTCGGACGGCCTGAGCTGGGATTCTAGGAGAGAACAGCAACGCTAAGTTCAAAGGCCCCCGAGGATGTCCTCGTGGGCCTTTTGTCACTTAAACCTTCAACCGCTTCTCTTATCTACTGATTGCCACGTGCTAAAAGCTCGAAAGTTCAAGTTCAGAACTTTGCAAGGCCTGCTTATTTCGAAACCAACCTAAGGTCGACCAAATATGGATATCGAAGCCAACCTCATGAAGATGGCTGCTGTTGCAGAACGACGGGGCCTGGACAGCGTATCTGCCGGTATCACACGAGCCCTTCGGGAACTTCGGGCGAGTTCAATTCGTGAGGCCGCGAAAGAGTCTAACATTGAGGTTGAGTCCTGGCCGGACTTCCTCAATTGGTGGAACAACAACCGTGGCCAAAATCTGATCTACATTTTTATGGACCAGTATGGCCCGGACAGTGAGCAGGTTAGACTGGTCAAAAAACTCGTTCGCGATGCAGAGAAGCACGAAAAGGACTTACATGAGTTCTATCGTACTCTTCGAGATATCGCTAGCCAAAAGATGGACATGGATCCGTCGGCTGCTGGTGGGCAGGAGCTTCCCCCAGAAGGCGAAGAGGAGGCTGCTCCGGCGGCAACACCTACACCTTCTGAGGATGAGACCTTGGATGAAATTGCACTGGACCTCGGTGAGTGATTCTGGAATTCCAATAAATCGAATCTCTGCCTACTGATAATCAATAATCAGAGTACAGAGTGAAGAAGAGGAAAAATGGCTGACGTATTAGTAACAACTCGTGTGACCAAGCCTGGTGTATACATCGGCCGTGTCAACCGAGTCGCTCCTACTGGTCTTACTGGTTTTGTTCGTCTTCCTTGCTACGTAGGCCGTGGTAGCCGTCTTCGAACGGTGTTCAACCAGCCAATTCGGCGTAGTTACCTCTCAGACGTCAACCTTCCCTTTCCTTCCGTGGCGCCTCACGTTGTGACGCTCGCCCAGCCGGCACTAAATGATCAGACAGTTGCTCGGCTTTTCCGTTCGGATGGTATTATCGTCCCCGCGTCCAAGTGGCAGTTCATCGAGTCAACGCCAGGCAGCGGGACGTTCGACACTGTTCTTCTTGCACCTGAGGCATTTGATCTCAGTGTGACTTACGAACTTGACTATCAGTCCACGTCTAGGACTATTCGAGACGCGCTACCTTTCGATGACATTCGTGAGGTGCGCTTCGTGGGAGACACCGAGAACCAGGATCGGTACGAAGAGTACGTCCACTACTTCGTTCCGGTGTCCATTACAACACCGACAGCAGATGTAGGAAATGCCTACTCAGCGTCAACGGCCCGAGGATTTCAGCCGGCACAGGTAACCTCTACAATTGCTGGACCATACATCTTTGCTGGCGGTGAAGTATTGAACGTCTCGTTCAATGGAACCGCTTTTGCGGTGAATTTTACTGCGGGCACGTTCACCACAGCACAGGTTGTGGCTACAATCAACGCTGTAGTCTCTGCGCAGGGAACTGCTATTGAGACCTCTGGCGGATTCATCACTCTTCGTTCAAACAGCTTCGACCCTGGTGTTTCACGCGTTCTTGTTTCGGCAGGCACTGCCAATGCCATCCTTGGAACAACTGGCCTTCAATTCCCTTCGGCTGCCATGGTTGCGGCCACCTATACTACTGCGGGATTCTTTCGAAAGGTTAGTGGTACCGGCTCTCCCGTTGTGGGTGTTCAGGGAACGTCTAGCTCGAATCACAGATACAATCGTCGTATTCGTGTAAGCTTTGGCGCTCCCGGATTGACCATTCCTGGGACGATTGAAGTATTTGAGGATTCTGGGTCCGCCCTTCCTGAAGTTGCCCCCGGCGCTTCTCTTACGGCAGCTCAGATGTTTGGCTCAACTGCATCTGGAGCCCAGCCTCAGCTTCCGTTCCACACTGGTTTGACTTCTCCTGCTGTCAGTGTCGAATTTGATGCTCCGGCCGGCGTGTCTACGCCAGTGAACTTCACAGACATTACTGGGGATACGATTTCCATCATTGTCGACGACACAGGTGGTGTCATCACTGGTGATGAGGTTTACGAAGTTACTCAGGTGGGTCCCTCTTTCATTGAGGTTGACTCTGCCGTCAACAACACCCGTCAGCATTCCAGCTTCTCTGCGGTTGGGTCTGGCGCTGTAACTCAGACAGCAGTCGCTCCGAACTATTCAACTACAGTCGGCGGTGCAGTTGCTGGTACTGGCACAATCTCTATTAGAGATGACGCCGAATTCACAGGTTTGGCTAACAAGCGTTATGCTCTAATTTGTACAGCTTCTGTCGGCGCACCAGGAGCCCGTACTGCTACGTTTGTCTGGCAAGCATGGGGAGAGTTTGGAGACCTGTTGTACAATGGCGCTGGTCGTACGTTCTCGATTTCGGAAGCCACCGGAACCAACGATAGCGTCGACCTAGGAGACGGTGTTCTTATCAGCTTGAGCTTCGGGGCATCTAACTTCGCGGTGAACGATACATTCTGGTTCCAGGCTAACGCCGCACGTTCTTTCATTACCGCAAAGGATGACCGCGAATTTGTGCTAGATGTTTCAGCAGTTGGAACGTCGGGAAGTAACAACCAGGTCACTTTCTCGTACCAGACTGGTACCCCGGAGGGCAGCTTCGGCCTACTCCAGTCTACGGGTCCTGCTGGACAGCTTTTCTTCCCTGGTGTTATCAATCTGTGGGCCCGGAACATTGGATCCATTACTACGGATGCCAACCGTTATCAAATTGGGGACCAGTGGACTTGGGACACGGTTAATGATGATGTGTTGGATTGGTCGCTGACTACTCTTCAGACAGAGACGATTGACCCTACTCAGGTCTATACAGACACTTTGGGTGTGATCACTGGTACTGTCGGTCTCAAGTATGTCGTACTAAGCGATGTGCCTACGGACGTGCGATACATCCGGGACACAGTCACAGGCGCACTAATTACTTCGTACTCACTCCCGTCGACTACGCAGCCCTATGTTGCGTTTACTACGGCTCCGACAAACCCCATCGAGATTCGTTACGAAACGATCGGTCCGGAGCCTGCTCCTTCCGCGCTGTACTACATCACGGCGAACACCGTTCGTCCTACTGAGCTGTTCAACACTCCAATTCGTGCCCTCTCGTACGAGGAGGCTGCTCGTCTCCTAGGTCCCAGTGCGACCACGAATGATCTTCTCATCATGGCCCAAATTGCGTTGGAGGACAACGACGCGCCGGGGGCTTACTTCTGCCAAGCTGCGGACTCAGACGGTGACGGCGTCATTACAAATGTGGACGTCATCACCGCTATCGAGGCGACAGAAGAGGAACGAAATCTGACAGACGTCGTTGTTTTGAACACTTTCGGCGCACTCTCTGCGGCGTTGGCTAACAACGAGAAGATGAACGATCCTTTTGAACGTGGTGAGCGGGCACTTTGGGTCGGTGCGCCCATTGGAACTGCTATTGGTGACGACAATACGGCTGGAACCCTGATCTTCCTTGCTCGCCGTACTCTACAGGTGTTCGGTGAAAATCCGGCACATGGTAAGCGCGTTTTGATCGGAAACACGGAAGCCACAAAGACGATCGTTCTCACCGATGGGACACAGGTCGTTGTGACTCTCGATGGTTCTTTCATCGCTGGTGCATTTGCGGCCCGGAATGCCAGCTTCTCCGATCCTGGTGAGACTCTTCTTAGGAAGAATCTCTTTGGGTTCGATTCGATTGAGGGCTACGGAGAGCCTGAGCAGCTCCAGCTAATTGGTGCTGGTATTGTCTACGTCACTAACGTGGGCGATGATGTAGCTCCTGTGTTCCGAATCGAGGAAAGCACAACGGTCGATCGCAGCAGTGACGACAACAGCGAAATCAGCGTTGCCATCAATCAGAAGGAGTACACGACTCGTGTCATCCGCGACCAAATGGACAACGCACTGATTTCTATCGTGCCCCCATCGGAGCAGGCTGGCGTCGCCATCATTCAGACATTCCTTGTGGACATTCTAACCAACTTGGTTGCTCAGGGCATTATCGGGCCCTACACGGATGAATCTGGAAATGCACGTCCGATTGACCCTGATGAGGACGTTCGAGTTTTCAGGGCTAGGGATTCCCGGACCGCCTACAACTTCCAGTACTGGTGGAATGCTAGGTATCCCATCAAGCGCCTCTTCGGTCTCTACTCTGTAGACCGGAGATTCTTCGGAGAACAGGTCTAAGAGGTAGATGACGATGACTAGTAAGAACATGGCGAGCCGCATCCGTCGAGTTCAGGCGGCGGCCCGGAAAAAGAAGATTGCAGAGCTTGAAGGCAATGCAGTGTCGCCTCGTCGACAGAAGATTGCAGAGCTTGAAGCAGAGCTGAAGCAGGCAGTTAAGTCCAAGTCAAAGGACAAGGACGACGGCAAGGGCAAGAAGCCAGGTGCTACGGCTTCTGAGAAGTATGATCGCAAGAAAGTCCAACCAAAGCCTAAGGGCAAGAAGGACGAGTCGAAACTGGATAAGTCAACGGGCGATGCAGAACCTGTTGGTTATCCGTTTTCAGGGGATACTCAGGGCGGTATTGGGTCCGGAAAACCCAAGAGCGATTCCAAGAAGTCGAAGCAGAAGGCATTAAACGACGCAGACAAAAAGCGCAAAGAGCTTACGTCTGAAACGCCGGGCCTCAAGAAGACACCCAAGCCAAAGCTTTCTGCCGCAGAGCAGCGAGATTGGCGAAGAGCAAAGATCGCCGAACTAAAGAAGGCTCTTACAAGTGAAGAGATTGAGAACCTGGACACCACCGAATTAGAGTCTAGTGATCTTCAGGACATTACGGACCAGGCGTCAAAGAAGCAGCGTGTACCCGCAGCCCAGGTTCTGGAACAAGCAAAGAAGCTTGTCCCACTCATGACTCAACAGCTTCAGCAGGCAAACGACATGCTGGAGGACGCCATCATGGGCAACAACCTTCAGAAAGTGAAGGGTGCGTTAGCATTCCTTCTCACCAAGATTCAACAAGTCACAAAGGGTGAGATTGTGCCTTTGGGTGCTACAATTAGGAAGCTGATGGGAACATTGTCTGCAAAGCAGGCTTCTTCCGAGAAGTATGCTAGCCTGGTTCAGGGCGCTCATATGATTTCTAAGCTTGACGAAGAGTTCTCTCGCTCGAAGCACCTCATGCGAATGGCAGCGAATCTTATTTCGCTGTAACTGTTGGATGGCCCGCCTCGAAACACTCGATACGGAGACCCGTACACGAATTGCCAGTCTACTCTACAAACTGGCAATTCGTGTAATGAAGGCTTCCAAGCGTCCTCTGGACCCTGCTAGAGCGACACTTGCTCTTGACCACGCACAGGGCAATCGAGTTCGGAAGCTTATTCAGTACTTTACTTCTACTCCTTTTGAGTCTGCGGCTCCCGGAAGTTCGTCGTCACGCCGTACCCCGGTTCCAAGTGTTCAGAAGGTTCTAGCTGCCCGAACGGTTGTGCCGGGGCAGGGTGACGGTATCCGGGTAGACCTCATTTTTGGTCCACTTGTCCTCTTGGAACAAGATGGCGACCTTGGAGCGATTAGCTCAAAGACCGTATTCACTCCTGGAAATCCAACAAGAGGTCTCTTTCCCCTGGAAAAACTTCAGGAGGTTGTCACTGCGGTATTCGGTGGGGTATTACCTCAAGTAAAGCTACTTACTGCAGATGTTCGAGACCTCTCGGATCGACCATTCAGAATAGAGCACGCCTACGATAAAGATCTAGGTACTCGGGCGTGGAGAGTCGTTCATAATGGCGGGCCCAAAGACGGGCAGGTAGCTTACTACGAGAATCCAAAGATCCTCGCGCAACTTGTGAAGAACCCAGATTTGGACCCATACAGGCCTGCGGTCTTCAGGTCGGCAGAAGAAGCGTCTTTGGTTCTTAACCAACTTACGCGAGGGACTCCAGTAAGTTCTAGGAACTTTCCCAAGTTCAGAGAATATACCATCTATGTCAAGTACTCTTCTGTGTACTTGAAAAGCGAAGGGGCTCTTTACGCCGCTTTTGACCGCCTTCTTTCTGAGGCAGACCAAGAACATGAGGAGAAGAGTCGGCTTTCTCTTCAGGAGAAAAAGTCTCTCATTGAGAAATCTGTTGCTCTCATTCGAGAGAAAGAGATTTCCCCTGACGCGTTGTTGGCTACTTTAGAAGCAAAAGACCCTGAGTTGGCCAAGCAGTACAAGGAAATTCTTCCTGAGGTCATCGATCGCCTTCAGGAGGTTGCGTAAATGGCTAACCTTAAGCGATTGGGAAAGCTTTTGTCCTCTTCTGGCCTCATGGCTCGTAAGCAGGAGGGAAAGATTCTTCTCTACAACCGAAATCATAAGTACCTTTCGCGGGGTATCCTCGTTGAGGACCTTGACACTGCAGAAAGGCTTGTTCTGCAGTACATTCGGTACTTACAAACTTCTGGGTTTCTCTCGATTACAGAATTCGCGGCCGAACACCAGTATCGTCCGGTTCCTTTCAAAGAAGTCGATAACCGTGTTGATGAGCAGTCCGCATATTTCATCAACAAAGCGGCGATGTCTTCTGTCTCCAGGATCAACCTACTGCTTACAGCAAAGGCGCTTCGGGAGCGAGTCGAGACATCTTATGTATCGAGAGCGGTTAGAGCCAATATTACCGAATCGGATGTTAGGCGTTATCTGAAGCTAAAGCAGGCGGCTTCGCATCACTTGGATGGAGCCGAAAAGGTAGACTAAGGATTAGACTGTAACGTCTCTCCGCATAAATATCGGTAACAGGAGAATACATGGCATCCCCCACCCCGTATGCAGCTAATCCCCACGGAGTTCGAGTCCGTCTTCTGGACTTTGATGCACCCGGGGCTCCTACTATCAAGACCTACCACGGGATTTCGATCGTGGTGAACGGACGGATTGTAGGCCGTATTCAGTCCTGGAATCCCCAGATGTACTCTCGTAATGGTTCTCACGTCTACGAGTTGAATCACTTGACGTTTGGACGGCCAGTTGACTACGTCCCCAGCATCAATACAAACTACAACATCAGCGTCTCTCGCGTTGAGGTTTGGAGCCAGGAGTTTGAAATTGCTCTTGGTTACCCGGCAGTTTGGGCGGACTTGATTGACCAGAATAGGCCTTTCTCTATGCAGGAATACCTCTTTAGGGGATCTGCAGTATACCGTGTCTGGCTTTACTCTGGTTGCTGGTTCACTGGTCGTAACGAGCAAGGATTTACTGCTGAGGGTGACGCAAAGACCATTGTCGATGGTCAAATCGCATTCGTTTCTCGGACGAGGGCTGTCTAAGTATGGACTCAAAAGTCCGCGACCGGTTGGCTGAAATTTCGGCTCTTGTACATGCCCGTGCTAAAGAGGCAGAGGCAGGTGACTCGGGTGTGTCACCTTCTCACTCACGTAGGCAAAAGGACCGGCTCCGGACAGCACTCGCAGACTACTACACAGCTCTGGAAGAGCTAAATCACGTCTTCCAGGATATTAATTCAACGTCTGCCCTGACTTATTTCGACAGCGATGACGCTGGCCTGATTCGTCAGGCGGCATCTTCACTTTCCGACGCTCGTCGCGCAATTCGTCGCTTGGCGAACCGTGAATGGCTGAGGAAGCGTCCGAGTAACCCCTAACGAGAACCTATAAAGAGGTCAATAGCCATGGCGCATCCGTATGTAAATGACCCCGTCGTCTCTGAACTGGACGACATCGCCCAGGAGCTGGAGAAGACCGGTAATGCAGATCTCGCAACCCTTGTTGATGAGGTTTCTGCAGAACTTATGACTTCGCAGCGACGCCGGGTTTCTGCCAAGAAGAAGCAGAAGGAAGATAAGAAGGAAAAGCCTTCTGCGAAGGCCCGTTCTAAGAAGAACAAGAAGCCCGCAAAGAAGGAAGCGGAGACGAACTACGGTTCTCGCCGTGCACGAATTGCTTCTGCTATGCGTAAGATTGCTCGTGCTCAGGTTGCTGAGCTAGAGGATATTGCTGCTGAGCTGCTAAAGGAGGGCGAGAAGAAGGCCGCTCTTGAGGTTCTTAAGATCGCTGAGGACCTTGATTCGGACTACGACTACTCGACCACTGGCAAGCACAGTTCTCCGGAGAGCAAGGGAGACGCCTCCAAGCGTTTTGACCGCGAGAAGGCAAACAAGCCTGATGCGAAGATGGATTCCGAAGAGAAGGAAGATCTGGAACTTCCCTTTGGTGAAGACGGCGAGGGTTATCCCAAGCAGTCTGCTTTCGATAAGCAGCTTGATTCGCTCATCCGTCTCGCGATGGAGGAAGATGAGAGCAGCGCGGAAGAGGAGCTGGATCTCGGAGGCGGCGATGAGGGAGCCGAAGACGCCGACGAGGAGATGGATCTTTCTGAGGAGGGAGATGAAGGCGCCGAGGAGTCAGAAGAGTCTGAGGACTCTGACGAGGACTCCGGTGACCTAGATCTCGGCGGTCTAGACGAGGGTGAGGAGATGTCCGATGAAGGCGGCGAGGACGCTGACGATTTGGACCTCAGTGGCCTTGATCTAGGTGACGGCGAGGACGAGCTGGCTGCTATGATGGAGGCCATGGACGCAGAAGACATGGAGGCTTCCTCGGACCGTATGTACGAGGCGGACGAGGAAGAGGAAATGTTGGATGAGGAGTCTGAGATGCCTCCCGCCATGGGCGAGGAAGAGGAGGAGATGTCCGACGAGGAAATGTCGATGGACGACGACTCCGACATGGAGGGGATGGACCTTCTCCCGAACCTTGAGGTCAGCGGCCCCATGGGTGGTGGCCTCAAGTTCTCGGCAGCGGATAAGGCAAAGATGGTCTCTCTTGCCAAAAAGCTTGCGGCTAAGGGCGAGAAGGGCCTTGCTGCTCGTGTAGCTAAGCTCGCCAAGAAGTGACCTTCGCTTTCGAGATCACGTGACAGAACCCCGGTAGGATATCTCCTACCGGGGTTCTGTACATTGATGTCAGGGCTACCTATGTTATCCTGACTGGGTAATCCTCAGTAAAATCTCACTTAGGAGTAAAAAAGCATGACTGACGATAGATTTGGGGAGCGTGTGTCGGTAGCGGAAATCTCAGATACCCCTATCCAAGGTTCGTTGCCACATCCTCATGATCCGTGGCGTAGCGCTTCCGGCGTAGATCAGCCATTCCAAGGATCGGCTACCTCTCCCGGAACTCGTCGTCTGGGAGCTGAGACTTCCTACGATCCTAATTCCGACGGAACACTGAGGGACCCTCTCTCTGAAGCACAGCAAGCGCAGCGGCAGGCGCAGCCCACATCACAGTCCCCCGGGGGCGGTAGCGGAGCAAAGCCGCCAGAACCAAGGGGAGTGAGGCCCGTTCCTCCCACTGCAAAAGCCACCCGAAAAGAGACAAAGACACTTCGTCGTTTCCGGGAAGTGTTTGGTCTTCAACGAATCAAGGTGGTTGATGCGCCCCTTGTTCGTCGAGATCCTGATGATTTGACTCAGAACGCTGAGATGGTGTTTGGTCTTCGAGGTATCAACTACGAGGATTACCAGTGGGTTCTAGAGAAGACCCAAGAGCTGATGCAGAATCCAGCGTTGGCTACTTTTGCTTGGAAGATTGCTTTCATGTCAATGGGCGTTGCTGCCATCGACAAGGAGCCAATTTGGCAGGTGCTGGGTTTTGAGCCTGAAAATCCGGATCATATTCGTGACCCAATGTATCCCCACATTGGCCTGAGATTTCAGGCGGCAGAGGCTTTTTGCGAGGAACTTCGTACTTCCCTGTTTGACACTGTGGAGCACCTTTACGCTGCCTACGAGGAGAAGGTAGATTCGAATTACCTAGCGAAGAAGGTGGATAAGAAGAAAGATGAGGAGGGCTCCCCTGGCCCTTTAACGCAGAACGGCTCCGGGAGCTAGATTGGGAAATCTGGCTCAGAGGCAGTGTCGCCGCTAAGCTCCGCACTACAGTCAACGACCCCCGTCTGATTGATGCCTCAGTTGCTGAATTAGAGATCACATATCTCTTCCTCCAGTGGGAAGAGGACCATTGGTTCTATCGATGGGAACGAATGCTTGGTCTTGTTTGGACCCCGGAAGATCTTGAAGTTCTTGCACGACAATCTGAGGCACAACAGAGCGGCAACATGACTGCGGAACAACTTGAGAACGCCCCTCCCGTGGAGGACGAAGCTCGTCGAGTGCTACGCTATCCGCTTAGTCTCTTAGTGCGTCCTGAGCTTCTGAAAAACCTCCAGGAGCATGCGTTGCCGACTACGGGTGGACTATTTGGGATGTCTCACGTCCCGAAGGATGCCACCAGCCTATACGGTAGTTCGAAAGAGGAGTTCTTACGTCGAATGGGAGCTACTGCTGCCGTTCAGGATGACTTCGAGAAATCGAATGTGGATCCTTTTGCTCAAAGCCAACGTCCCAAGGGCGGCTTCACCGAGAGCCGTGCGCGGCCGATTGGCGGAGGACGGCGTAGATAATGCCCTCGAATCCCTTCGGAGGAATCGGTTCGCGCGGCGACGACAAGAACATCGCTGAGCAGGCGCGGGCGGTCCGGGCGTACGAGCAGGCTCGGAAGCGTCTGATTTCTACAATGAAGGGGGAGGAGCGTGCAGTTGCAGGATTGGCTGCGGCGCACTCGGCTGCTATGCAAGCCCGTTCACGTGACGCGGCAGCATATGAACGAGAGCTGACGCGCACATCGGGCTTGCTTTCTGCTCAAGGTACAACTCTAAAGCAACTCGATACATTGCGTGAGCGGTACCATCGTGAAGAGATGGAACGCTCGCAATCGCTGTTGCAGCGCTACGAGGGAATCAAACAAGCTCTTCGGGAAATTCAAGAAGATTCTGACGACACTCGTACTTTGCTGGGCAGCATTGTCCAGCCTTTCAAGGCGGGTATCGATAACATGCTGAAGTTTGGCAACCTTCCACAGGTGACCAAACCTATCCGGCAGACGGCAGTTGATTTTGATGATGTGACGGGATCTATCGAACGAAGCGCAGGCGCGGCCGAAGATCTTGGCCGCGCAATGGTCGACGTAGCACCCACCGTCTGGGAATATAGGACTGCGATAGTAGAGTTGGACGCAGAGCTGAAGGGATTGAAGGTCAAGTATGCTGACGCTTCTGAGGAGACCGAAAAGCTGGCGCAGCAGTTCATTCATCTATCGAAAACAGACGTCATAGCCCCAGGTGCGATTAAACAGATCACTGCCGTAACCGACTCTTTGAAGTACTTAGAGGCGCAGGGTGTTGCAACGGATACTGCCCTAGGGCTCCTCGTCGAACGTTCCAGAAAGTCGGGTCGCTCGTTCGAGGATAGCGCTGAGGACATCGAGCAAGTTACAGCCCAAGTTGATATTTTACGTGAAAGCCTCAGCAATACGGATAATGTTCTTCAGGGCTTCGCCTTTACTGTGCGCGACGACTTTGTCCGGGCTATTGCAGACGCTACTCGAAATCTTGACTCTCAAGTGGTTTCGATTGAGAATGTTGGTGCTGCGTATGCTTACGCAGCTAAGAAAGCCGCTGAGTATGGATTGAGTGCAGAAGGAACTGAAAAGGTGTCTAAAGCCTTTGCTGGAATGTTCTTTAAGGAGAGGCAAGACGCCGCAGGATTCCTGTCAGGCCAGCAACTTCAGGCGCAGCTCTCTAAGGCATTGAAAGATGCGGAAGAGGCATTGGGGGTCCGGTACGAAAAGGCTACGGAAGAACAACAGAGAATGCTAGAGGACATGGCCTATGGAACGATGGGCATTACGGCCATGGACGAGAATAGGTTAGCTTTGAAGCAGGGTATTTCGACTCTTGGAGAAGGCATGGGCGCTCTTGATATGCGCAACCTTCTTGCGGGTACCACGGCCGCTATCAAAGCCGACCTTGATGCCCAGATGAATAGACTGGGCATCTCAAAAATTGACGACACTTCTGTTTCGTCTAGACTACTTTCGTCGATCAATGGCTTTGAGGAACTCACCACGTCACAGAAGCGCCTTATGGCTGATATCCTCATGAAAGAGGGCTCAGGCGCTGCTGCGGAGGAGATTGCTAGGCTTCAAAAGGAAGCCATGGAAAAGGCTGAGGGCATGAAGGAAATGACATCATCCGCGCTGACAGCGGTGCTGTCATTCAAAGACCCAATCCAGCAGCTCTTCAACATCAAAGACTTCTTGAAGAGCATCATGTTGAACGTCAGCAATATCGTAAAGATGATCTCAAACATTCCAGGGCTTGGTGGGGTTGCCGGTCTTTACGAGGATATGACAGGTGAGTCTCTTAAGCAGGATTACGCTACATCAGCCGTTGAGGCTGGGCTGGAAGCAACTGAGGCAGAGCGTAAGAAGCTGATTGAGGAGTTTGCTGAAGCTCAGAGGGCGATGGTGGACGCGGATACAGAAGGCGCCCGCGACCGTAGGAAAGCCGACCTGGACAGAATTGCTGCAGCTCTTGAGGAGAACTCAAAAAAGCAGGGTGAGCTAGAGCGCGTTCGAGAGCAATACGAACGCTTGACCGGGGGAGGCGAAGAGTCTCCTGCGCGCCGTAAGAAAGTGCCTCAACCGGAGCAGCAGGGTGAGGGCATCATTTCTACGATTGGTGACTACGCTACTGCCGGATTGAGCGCCCTAGGAGATAGTATTAGTGAGACCTTTGGCGGTCTGTTTGGATCTGACGAGGGAGAGGAGGGCCGAACCGCTGGCGTGGAAATGGCCCGGAAAGCAACCGCTACGGCGCCCTCTGGGCCAAACGTTCGTACAATGTACGACCGTGCTCAGTTGAAGCATGTTGGTGGTGCTCCTGGGGAGATGGAGGCGGCGGGGTCTGGCGAAGTAACGGTTGACTCTTCAGGAGAGGCAGTTATGACCGTTCGAATGAAAATCAAAAACATGGGCGAGGTTATTGCCCATCACAACTCATCGGAGGCTCGGATTCTAGACCAGTTTGGCCTAGGTGGGTGAGGATAAGGAATATGTCGGCAAAGCTTCTCAAGTCGTTAGCTAGTGGGCACTGCACGGTCTTCAACCGTTCTACGTCTGAGGTGATCGTTTATTGGAAAGACGATAAGAAACGTATGCAGCACCTTGTTGTTCGTCCCGGCTCGAAGGTAGACCTGTTGCAGTTCGCAAGTGTTGCTCAGCTTCGTAAGTCGCCAAATCTAAAGGACTTATTCAATAACGGGCACTTGAAGATCGTAGACGAGGGGTGACGGAGCCTACTGAATTGGTGGTGTGCTATATCGAGGGTAAGACATACCCTCGTGCGACGTGTCACATCCACCATAAAAATCCTCAACATGCAGGAGGATCCGACGCTGCTTCGAACTTGATTTGGTTGAGTGCAAATGCTCACCAGTTAGTCCACAGAGCTGCTCAGATGATTAAGGCGGGACGAAGGAGCCAGGCGGCTGACTTGGCTATGATTTCCTATCCCTCCCCGGCCCAGCGGCAGCGATTCATGGAAATCGTGAATACTGAAGTCCGCTCTTCGCTAGAGGCTCAGGAAGTCGGTGCCGGGCGAGCAGAGATAACGGTTGAAGTTCCTATCCCGCGAGAGGAGTATGCAAAGCTGAAACTGTTGGTTTCTGAGTATCGCCTTGGAAACAAAAAGCGCATCAGTATTTCGGACTACGTAGCACGTGTCGTTCTGGCTCACTTGCATAAACACGTTCCGTAAGCGTCGTTATCTACGAAAGAATCATGGCGGATATTAGGCGACTCACTTTGAATATTGTGGCTGTGCAAGCTACAATCGATCAGCGCCATTACGCCGCATTGTATCTTGGCGACGATGAGCGCGGGAACAACTTTTTTCGAATTTACCTGAACGGAAAAGCAGTCTCTTCAATTCTTTGGGATCGTAAACTTCAGCAGTTTAGGAATCTTCGATACACTGTTTTTGCCAGAAATCAAGGGTTCGGAGACAACTTCGTTTTTCCTAACGAGGTTCAGAAGAAGCTGCGTCGGAAGTTGTCTGGCGGGTCCTTGTTCAGGATGGTAAAGATCCGCTAAATGCGTTTCCTGCTCGTAGAATCCCCCTTCCGCAATATCCACAAATTTCACGAAGACGACGTGTTGGATTATCTGGATCCTCGTCTTCGTGAATTTGCTTGGCAGTACCACAACCAAAAGCAGGCGGCAGTACCTCCGTGTGCATTTGTTTTCGGGGAGACGGAGGGGTCTTTTGTTCTTGGGTTTTCGCACCCCACACCTGGTGCTTTCCTGGAGCAGGTTAAGTACGAGGTAAGGCATTTGCAGGCACGACGGGCTGTTTTGCTGTCCGAAGTAAACTCCGTGGCTTCTCCTGGTGACGCTGCTTTACTCGCGGCAGAAGTCCAGACCCCGGGAGGGCGTACGCTTAGATGCGCCTACGATTTGTTGGGCCCGGGTCGGGTTCCTATTTACGATGACTGGACGATGCATTCGGTGGACTCTTCTGAGCTTTCGCGGTTCAAGCAGGGCATGGACCTGATATATGACCTGACAACCCAGGATACTTCACCTTCTCGCCTTTTGGGGCTGTCGCTGTTTTTTTGCCCGGTGTTCTCGAACCCTTCTGATAGTGCGTACGTAAGTGACTCTTCTAGAACCGATTCGGGAGGCGCTTAGGTCTGGCGACCTCCAACGAGCCCAACAGGCGCTGTTGGATTCGTTGTACTGCAGCGAAGCGCTTGACTATTGGGCCGAAATTGTACGGCTGCCGTCCGCACGGACCGTTCATCACACGTTGTCTTTCGTAAGCGGTCTTAGATTTGATACTGCCGAAAAGACAGCGCACGTAAATCTTGAAAATCGCGTGCTCACGATAGGCACTGAGTTTTTTCTGAGTGCCGCGGAAAGCTTTGGCGATTTGCTTTTCATACTTCTTCACGAGCGAGGTCACGTACTCATTTCACTGGTGTATGGCTCGCAGATGCCTGCGTTCAAGGAACGCAAATTTGCGAACCTTTGGGAGGACGTCTACATCAACAACACGATTTTGTTCCTGATGAATTCTGACCTGTGTGAGCGAGTGTATAGTGACTCGCACAAGTTCTTCCGTTCGCTTTTATGTCAGCAATTCACGCGTTGGGTGGCCGAAAATCATGAATGGCTACGGTTTTATGTGGGTCCTCGTTGGATGCACTTACTTCGCGAAGTAGCACTAGGAGCCGAGTTTTTCACTCAAAAGATCACGTATTCGGAGTGGATGGAAATCGGGATCCTTGTGGAAAAAGGGCTGCTTTCGGATACTGAACGGGCTGATGTTTTAGGTTCAATAGTTTCTGGTGATCTGCTGGGGGATCTCATCGACGATCGTGACGCCCCTTCTTGTCCAATTCGTACTCAAGTCTCACCTCTAGGTGACTTGATCGAAATAGATTATGGTACTGGCGTCTCTCGTTGTGATGTCAACGGAGAGGCCGTTCCTGGGCACAGGGTAAGCTCGCCCAAAGAATTACCACCAGCGCTTCGGCAGGTACTTCAGTCGTTTTCCCCCAACGAATGCCCTCCGGAATTCCAGTCTCTCTTTGCGGAGATGAACTTGAAGATGGAGATTGAAGATACCATCGTCGCTGATTTGGTAGGTGATGTCCTGGCGAGAAAACAGGGCGACGAGGTGTATCAAGGCAAGAGCGCACAGTTTCAAGGCTTGCATCGCAGAGACATGTTTTTGGTAGCTTCAGGCTATGACGTGACTCTTTGGACTGTGGACCTACCGGTTACAAAACATACTCTAAAGTTGTACGTTGACGTTTCTGGTTCGATGTGGAGTTTCATGCATGTCATGCTGCTTATCCATCGTTACCTTGCTGAATTTGTCGACGAGCATCTTCAGTTTTCGGATACGGTCGTCGTTGTGAATCCGGATGAGGATTACATCTTCAGCACCGGAGGAACGAATTATCATGCAGTAGGGGAGCACATGCTGCGTTCGGGATGCAAGGAGGCTATTGTCCTCACCGATAACACTGACACGCTTAGTTCAGCACTCATCTCCAAGCTGAAGAAGCAGTTGCAGTATCTGTACTTGATTCAAACACAAGAGGGCGTCAAGCGTGGATTTAACGCTCTCGCGACAAAGGTAATTACGATCCCGACTCTGGGGGATTGATGCTCGAAAACATCGGAATCATCGGCTGGAGGGATATCGAAGCAACTGTTCTTTCCGCTCTCGTTGCACGATATCCTTTGATGCTTGTCGGAAGTCACGGCGCCAATAAGACAGAAGGCGCAGAGATCTTGACGTATGCGACCCTTGGAAGAGATGCCCGATTTCAGTCGTATGACACACGACTTATTCATCAGGATGACCTTTTGGGGTATGCGAATCCGGCCTCCCTTCGGGAGGGTGGTTTGGTAACTTATGCTCATACTGAGATTTCAATTTGGGGCGCAAAAAGCGTTCTTCTGGACGAATTCAATCGAGTGAATCCTTTCATCGCGTCCAAGACGATGGAAATAGTCCGTACGAAGAAGGTAATGGGGCGCTCTCTCGTTTTGGAGTTAGTCTTTGCGTCTGCAAATCCTCCAGGAGGAGTGTACGACACAGTTTATCTAGATCCAGCAGTTGCATCTCGATTTTCGATTGTTCGAGTTCCAGATTGCCTGTCCGGCCCTGACCTTGACACCGTACTCTCTTTGCCCGACGGTTTAGACGAGCGGGTCTGTCCCGAGGCACTACTCCGCTTTAGGCAAACGATCGACGCGGCTCGCAGCTATACGTTCTCTGAAGAAGACCAGGCGAAAGTCCGTGGCGTCGTGCGTAGCCTCATGCTAACCCTACGTACGGAGCCTCATCCTCCTGTGCATGTGTCGGCCCGGCAGGGGCGCGCTATGGTGCGGTTGCTTTTGGCGTGCGAAGCGTTGTGTCGAGTAGAGCCTTCGCTGAAGTTCACTGAGAAAATGAAGACTTCTCTATTGATGTCACTACTTCCCGAATTGTCCGGGATGTGCCGATCGACGATCAGCGATTCTGTGGTACAGAGCCACATCACACGGACTCTGTCTGGGTTCAGGTTGGGTGACCCCCTGGTCACCACATCCGGACTTCTGCCTCTCTTGAACTCAAAAGTACTCGACAGGCACGCTTGGCTTGGTACTGTAAAGAGCAGGATCCAGACATGCACCGAGGCATCGGAAGTCTATTCTTTTCTTTCTCGTCTTGTCGAAATGCACAGCGAGGGGAAACTTGACAGCGACACATATTCAGCCCTCGTTGCGGAGGGAGTTGTGCAGTATCTATCCCTTGCGGCAGACGAGAGTGACGCTCGATTGGTTCCTGTAACCTGGGACCGTGTGGAACTGAAGACGTACTTGCAATGCTTACTGACAAGCGAGCCCCTATCGGCTCATTTTGAAGTCGACGAGATACTCGACGTTTAAGTCACCTTGTTACTGTCCAGTCCAGACTTGAAGGCGCTGAATAGCGCTCGCCGCGCGAATCGCGGTCAGGGGCTGTTTCTGGCTATTTCTGAAACTGACCTGCAGCAAAATATCGGGTCGGCGATTGTTGCATGGCAGCCCCTACCTTACGCTCCTTTTACGCAAGTTCACGTTGTCCTGGTACTCTCAGCCAAGAAAGGCGAGGGGCCTCGACTCGCTGTCGAATTCTATAGAGACCGAGTTAGGACTCTTGGAGCTTGGCCCGTTGAATCAGCGAGGTTGATGCTGCCTGCGCTGAAGTCAAGCTACTCGAAACAAGGCTTGCACTTCATATTTTCTTCAGCGTCTCTGGCGCTGCCCTCGTCCTATCGCTTTACCCATGTGATTGCTGCGCCTACAGTTGCAGATTTTTCTGCAGTTGGGCTGACGGGCAGTCTTTTCTTGTCTTCGGTTCCTACGGCGTTTTGTTCGAAACGAGGAACCGACCAGAATGGAAATCCTCTCTACGTCGTAGACTATAGCCAACTTCTTTCGAAGGAGTCCTAGATGCTTCGCGAGAGCCTGAAACCTTTCTTCAAGAACCTTTCCCGTGAGGAGAAGCGAATTGCCCTTCGTGCTGTCTCCCACTTTATCCTGGCCAACGAGTATAAGGAGTATCGCGACCGGATTAAGGCCCTTAGCAAGCCTGCGTATGACCTCTTCTACAAAGAAGTTCGAAACTTCGTGAAGGCTTCTTTTGAGTGTCGGAAGATTTGGCGCGCAGTGCGGTATTCGTTGAATACGGGAACGAATTTCCAGGAATCTGCTACCAAGTTCACTGCAGATCTGGAGGGTATGACACTCGTTTGGGCCGCGCTTAGCGAAGGTGATAAGCAACACATTGAAGCATCTTCAAAAGAAGACGAGTACGGCTTTCTTTCCAAAGAGGAAATGAGGGACCTCGTTGGAAAGTTGGACAAGTACTGCGGAAAGGTGAGCTATCTTAAGCTGCGGTTCCTCAGCGACAACGATAATTCGTTTGATTTGGCTGATCTGCGGGCAGAATTGTTAGCTCATGGAATTCAGGTAGTTCGGTTGTATGAACACACGAAGGACCTGAAAATGATCGAAAACTACGCAAAGGCGTCGATTCAGAACCACGCCATTAACCTCATCCAACATTTTACGAGTGAGGCCAGGGCCTGCGTGAAGAATGCAACAGTTGGTTGTGGTACTTGCATATTCTGCCTCACTGAGAAGCCGCAGCGGTGTCCTCAGGCGGTCGCCGATTACAGAGTGACTACTCTGAGCATGGAAGGGCTTGCCCTGGGATCACTCGGAAAGGTCAAGTCAGAAGCCGAAGATCGCATTGCGAATCAGAGCCTTCTTGACTCCCTCAGAGAGGGAGCCAGCCCGGAGGTCCAGCGCGTCGTTGACTTCGTGTTCGGAGTAGGTACCGACGATGAGTTCGAGGCTTGGTTGGCGGAGCAACACAGTGTGAGTGCTGACTCGCTAGTTGAGAATCCCAGACGTCTTGTAAAGCTGCTGTGCAAGTACTTAGATCTCTCGACAAAGCAGGTCTCTGACCATCTTCGAGAGCGCTACAAGTCGTACAAGAATCAGGTTGCCTGAGGAGACGCATGTCTACGTCTGAACGTTTTGTTGACCGATATAGGCCTCAAAAGCTCGCTGATGTTCACGGGCAGAACAAGGCTGTCTCGCAGTTGACTGGACTTCTCCAGAACGGAAAAGTGATGGGGAACACAATTCTTCTTTCTGGTCCCTTTGGGACAGGAAAGACGTCCATCGGACGGATTTTGGCTAGGGCGGTGAACTGCTCTGTCGGGGGCATTGACCCGTGTGGCGAATGTCCTAGCTGCAAGCTTAGCATAGACAGTCATCCTGACATCAAGGAAATCAACGCCGCAGATTCGCGTGGTATCGAAGACGTTCGGACGCTCTTGGACGTATCCAAGCTCAGCGCTCGTTACAAAGCACGTGTGTTCATTCTCGATGAGCTTCATCAGCTTACCGGGCCTGCCGCTCAGGCTTTCCTTAAAGCGTTAGAGGAACCGCCAAAGAAGACGTCGTTCATCTTGTGCACCACTGAGCCATACAAGCTTCTTCCCACGATTCGCAGTCGTAGCGCCTGGGTTAAACTTGCGGAGCTTCCCCCGAGAGACACAGCCCGACTCCTATATCGGGTTTGCAAGGCAGAGGGACTTTCCTTTCCAAAGGAAGTCCTGCTCTATATTGCAGAAATGTCCGGAGGGCATGCCCGTGACGCTCTCACTATGTTGGAGCAATTAGGTGCGTCTTCCTCTTCCATGTCGTTGGAGGAAGCTAAGGAGGCTCTCCCCGAAATTGCCGAGGGCATTTTGGGTGCAGCTCCCGACGTAATGGTTCCTAAGTACGTCCACAAGCTGTTGGACGGGACGATAGTCCCGATGGTTTACCTCCGAAAGGTGGAGAACCCAGAGTACTTCTTGTCTCTAATTCTGAAATTCTTGAAGGAGCTGACGATCTACTTCATCGAACCTAAGATGGTAGACAACAGTGCCCTTGCTAGTTTTGCCAAAGGAACTCAGTTCAAGAAGAAGGTCACTCCCGACGTTTTAACCTCAATCTTCGAGATCCATCTAGACGCCCAGGAACGAGTGAAGACGCGGTCTACCGATCCGTTGGATGCTCTAGACTTGGCTATCTTGAAATCGGTGAAGGTTCTAGGGGGCTGACGTGCCGATTCATCTCCCAGTACTTCAGACGCTGGCGTCTCCTAAGACGATGTACCGTACAAAAGAGGAGGCCGCTACGGATTGCAGTTATTGTCGCTCTCCGTGCTGTCAGCTTTTGGTGGAACTGCGACCAGATGAAGTTGAGCGTTTTGAGCACGAGGACTATTCGTTTGCTGAGGGTGTGAAGAAAATCCTAAAGCGACGCCCTGAAGACGGGTACTGCGTCTATTACGTACACGGAAAAGGGTGCTCCACATACGAAGACAAGCCTTTTGTCTGCGACTTTTACTCCTGCAGGACAGACACTAGAATTACCCCTTCATTGAAGTATGGAAAAGTCCGCAAGACGTTGAGATGAAAACCAGGTTCAAGCGCTTGAGAGTGAAAAATGCCTTGAGCTTCGCAGCGGCTGATATGCCGCTCGACGATCAAGGACTTGTCCTTATCCGAGGAGAAAACCTGGACGAAGGAGACTCGAACGGAGCGGGCAAGTCGACTTTGTTCGAACTCATGGCTCATTTGCTGTACGGGAAGATTACGAAGACGGATCGAAGGGTCAAGAAGGCAGACCTCCAGAACGTCTACCGACCTAAGGATTTCCTGGTACGCCTCGACTTTAGTTCAGAAGGCGAAGATTACCAGGCAGATGAATTCCGCGCTCACTCAAAGCGAGGAACGGGTCTTTCCATTTCTAGGGCAGGAGTAAACATTACGCCAGACGACCCCCGAGAAGTTCGGAAAGAGTTGTCACGCCTCGTTGGGTTGAGTTGGAACGAGTATCTAGGCCGAGTTTATCTTAGTCAGCGCCACCTTCACATGATGATTGACGGTACTCCGGCACAAAAACGAGACTACTTAAGTCGTTGTTTTGGGTGGGGTACGCTAGACGTGATGGTGAAGGAAACAACAAAACGGCTGAACGGCATTCCCCTGCCTGATGAAACTCAGCTTCGAGGCCTTTTGGATGGGGTTGAACAAGATCTGGAGGCGTTAGGGGACGAGTCCGCCTTGGAGTCGGAATTCGATTCATTGACGACTAGTCAATCCGCCTTGCAGCAAAAACTAGTTGACCTTAAGGTGGAGCTTTCTCAGCAGGAGGCGGCCCGAGGAGCAGATGCGGAGCGACGGCGATGGGCCAGGATGCTGGAATCAAAGCTTGGATTGGAATTCGAGCTGGATCAGGTTAAGGATGCGCTTCGGAAGAAGCGAAAGACTGTTTCATCTCTTCGAGAGAATCTAAGCGCTGCCCAGAAGCGTGCGAGTCTAGAAGCCAAACTTTCTGCCGAGGGCGAGCTTCCAGAGCTGCCAGAGGACTTGGACACGCTTTTGGAGACCTTGTCTCGTAAGCTTTCTCGTCTTGAGCGGGAATTGCCTGGAGTAGAGCGGAGAGAGAAGCTATCCAAGCAATTGCAGTCTCTTGACGAAGAGCACGAAGTCCTAGAAGTCCTGGAAGCTCGGACTGAAAAGTGGAAAGGAAAACTAGATGAAGTCCGAAATCGTCTTTCGGCCGTCAGGTCGGAGGTCAAAAAGCTCAGAAGTGTAGGAGACGTCTGTTATACCTGCCTTCGACCCATCGCTTCTCATGAGAAAGAAGAGATGCTCTCTGAACGTGAGGAGGCGATGGAACGTCTCCGAGGCATGCTAGAGAAGGCTCAGGAGGCTCTAGACCATTATTCTCAACGCTTGCAGATTTTGCAGAAGCGCACGGATATCCTGTCTCAAATGGAACTCCTCCCGGAGGGATCTCCCACAGAACTCCAGGAAAATATTGACTCAGTGCGCCGAGAGCAGCTTCGGGTGCAGAAGTTGAGCGCACAGGTAGGACGTGTTCAGGCGATTCGTGAGCAGTTAGCGGAGATTCCGGAGCCTCCAGGTTTGGCAGAAGACCTTGAGGAGTTGTTGGAACGCCAAGAGTCCAAGCTCGAAATTCTAGAGGAGGCTTATCAATGGATGCTGCAGCACGGCGACCTTCAGTTTGACCCACACGCGTTACAGCGTGTACAAGGAAGCGTCACTCTGTTTTCAACTCAGCTCGAAGAACTAAACCAAAAGCTTCTCTCTGCGCAAGAAAAGCTTACGCGATTTCGAGCCTTGAAGAAGCAGAAATCTGACCTTTCTGCAACACTCAACTCGACTTCTTTGGAGAAGCAGCGGCATCGCGTCCTTCGCTATCTGACAGTAACTTTGGAAGAGCTGAAGAAGATGTCTCTCAGAGAATCCACGCAGCTCTTGAGTAATGTATTGCCTCTGTACCTCGATCAATTATTCCCAGATGGGTCGATTAAGCTCTCAGCGACCGATGATTTGGATGGCTTTGACTTGATGTTCAACAAGGGTGGGAAGTCGATACCGCTAACGTTGATTAGCGGCGGGCAGGCCAAGAGAGTAGGAATCGCCATCGTTTTTTCGTTTGCTAAGATGGGTCGCAACACGACAAATCTTTTGATCTGCGATGAGCCTTTCAGAGACTTGGATCGGAAAGGCCGCGAGGCTTGTTTTGAACTATTGCGGGACTTTGACATGGGGACGATCTTGGTCACCTCTCACGACCAGGACATGAACGCGCCCAAGAAGTACGATCAAGTTTGGACTGTGCGGATGCTAAATCATACGAGCCGCCTTTACCTCGATGGTTGATAGAAATATGACTAATCTCGTTGGCTTGGCGTTTACTTCGCCTCCTATCGCTGTGATGGTAATCGATCGCACTAGATTTAGAGTGCATTTCTACCAAAACAAGCCATCTGAACTTCATGCCTTTCTGCAGGAGGCAGACGAGCGTCTGCCTGTTGTACTCGTAGACTCGGCTGCAGACTTGATGCGAATCTCGGATGTAGAGGGAGTGCATTCATTTATTCTCTCTGAAGATCCTCGGGTTCTATCCGAAATCAACGGGGTCAATCTATTGGATGCCGAACCGGACCCTAAGTATGCTGGCTTTCGAAAGGTGATGATTCGCCCGGAAACGTTGAATGCCGCTCTCCTTAAGAGGGGCTCGTTTTCCTTCACTCCACAGGCGCTTGAAGCGATGGCATCTCTTAGGGATGACGTGACGCTAAGGGAGTTAGTTCAGACGGTTGTGGCTGATAGAGATCTCTCTGACGAGGATTTTGTTTCCAACATCTGTCTGTACGCAGTAGGGGCGTTACAAAAACGTTCGTGGGTCTCTAGGGTGCAAAAGCCCGCACTCAACGCTGGAATTAGCGTCGAGCGAATGGCGGAGTTGGAGAAATTCATCGAGACCTCACCTTCCGCAGAAATGCTGTGGAGAGCGTACTTTGAGCACGCTGAAGGGGGCGTTCCCCTGAAAGACGCCGCCGCCCAGTTTGAAGCGGACGAACAAGACCTAGGGTTCCTTGTCTCGCACATTGGAGCCAAAAAGGGACTAAAGTATGTTAGGGACCCACGAGAGAAGCCACTGGTCTTCAAAAAGAAGCGTAAAGTCCGCAGGCTCAAGAAGATGGTTCCTCAGGGTAGTTCGATGACTATCTCTGGGATTGCGGGAGAAGAGTTGGAGAAAGAAATGGCTAAGCTAGACGATTCGGGATTCGACCTAGACGGTGTCTTATCCAAGATTGATAAGAGCACAGGCTCAACCGACTTTTCTCGAATTGCGTGTGCGTACCTGTGTGGCTTGGTAGATGGTAAGGTTTTTGGTGGGGCACGCCGTCAGTCTGTAAACCAAGGAGCAGTGAAGAAGGATGTGGTGGCTGTAAGCCGCTTCATCCGAGAAGACCCAACGAGTCAGGCTATTTGGAAGGCGTTTTGTTACTACTCCTACTATGTCGGAGTAACACCTGCTGAAGCAGCAGCGAAGTTCGATGCGTCCCTTCCACAACTTCAGACTGTGTTGAAGTACAAGCCGATGGCTTTTGTGTTTGACTACGCAAAATGGCCTGAAGAGTTGGAATGAAGAAGGAAGGTCGGTATGAGTATCCTCGACACTCGCGCTGAAAGTTGGTTTACGCTGGCAAGCGGACGAAGGTTTCGACCATTTGCTCCACGCGTTGAGGACATTCATATCGAAGATATCGCATTGTCTCTGTCTAACCTGTGTCGGTTTAGCGGACACTGCCACAAGTTCTACTCTGTGGCAGAGCACTCGGTACACTGTTCTGAGGTAGTTCCTGAGGAGTTTGCGTTCGCTGCCCTAATGCACGATGCCACTGAAGCATACGTAGGGGATGTCATTACGCCAATCAAAAAGTACCTTCGGGATTTTGAGAGCCTGGAGGAAGAGGTATGGCGTACCATATGCGATAAGTTTGAACTGGAATTCGAGCTGCCGTCTTCTGTTAGGTGGGCTGACTTAGCTGTTCTTAAGGCTGAAGCTCGTGATCTCCTGGCTCCATTTGGAGAGCCCAAATTTGAGCAGATCAATGTCGAGCCTCCTGAGGGCCTCCACATTTGGAATAGTGAACTAGGTATTGAGCCGTGGACGCCTGAAGTGGCGAGGTATAGATTTCTACGTAGGTTTTACGAGTTGACCTTGCCTTTTGACGGACAATAACGGACCGCTGAACCCTAACGATAGTGATGCACTCCAAACTTGGAGGCTTACCATGTCTGAGCACAAGGTCGAAGTAGTTCGCCTTACGATCGAGGAACACCCTAATGCTGATGCATTAGAACTTGCACGGATCGGCGACTATCTCTCAATCGTTCGCAAGGGTCAATACAAGACTGGCGATCTCGCTGCTTACATTCCAGAGCAGTCCATACTTCCGATCGATTTGATTCGGGAGATGGGTTTGGAGGGACGGCTCGCGGGGTCAAATCATGACCGTGTAAAGGCAGTCCGCCTGCGTGGAATTCTGTCTCAGGGGCTTTGCTATCCTTGTCGTCCACATTGGACGGAAGGCCAAAATGTTGTTGAGGAACTCGGAGTCATCAAGTACGTTCCTCCCGTACCCGCTCACCTCTCAGGTGAGGTGTACGCAGCGGGGCAGGATAAGTGCTTGAAATACGATATCGAGAACTTCAAGCGATACCCAGAGATTATCCGAGAAGGTGAGCCCGTTGTTTTCACTGAGAAAATTCACGGTACTTGGTGCATGATAGGTGTTTTGCCGTCCACGATGGCTCATGAAAAGTACGGAGATATTCTCATCTCCTCAAAAGGCATGAGTTCCCAGGGGCTCGCACTTAAGCCTAATGAGAAGAACGAGAAAAATCTGTACATGCGGGCTGCTCGGGCAAACCGTGTTATTGAGAAACTTCGTGAGCATTGCAGCGGCGCAGGCTATCTTCTTGACGGCTACCCCGTGTACGTTCTTGGAGAGGTTTTCGGTAGAGGAGTTCAAGATTTGGCCTACGGTGCAAGCAGTGGTCAGGATAACACCTTAGGGTTTCGCGTGTTCGATGTCTTTGTAGGACGGCCCGGCTCTCCTGAGGCCCGGTATTTGGACGATGATGAGCTGGACGCTTTCTTGAACCTTCTTGATCTTCCCAGAGTTCCTGTCCTATATCGAGGGCCATTTAGCAAGGAAATCTTGGCACAGTGGACGGACGGTAAGGAATCGGTCTCTGGTAAGCAGATGCACATTCGTGAGGGAGTAATTGTTCGGCCTTTGAAGGAGCGCCGGTCCAACGAGATCGGACGTGTTCAGCTCAAATCCGTCAGTGCGGATTATTTGCTGCGTAAGGACGGTACGGAGTATAATTAGGGCATGTCAACTCGGAAGAAGCTCCTTGGGAGCGAAACGCGGGTATTCGTGAGTCGGTCATTACTGAAAATGTCGGCAGTGACCGACTCACGAGGACGCCCAGTATTTAGGGGATCTTTTACTCCGGACTCCGACGACCCTGGGATTCTGGTCTTTCTCGACATGTTTCCAGAGGAACCTTTTCCTCACTTGTGTCGCTATACGTTTGTCCGGGTGACGGGTAAAACTGAAATAGTGGACGCGACACATGGTCCGGCGCTGGACTTAACTCTCGAAGTAGTGTACAGTTGATTCCTTCGGCCCCATCGTCTAGCGGCCCAGGACGCCGGCCTTTCACGCCGAGAACACGGGTTCAAATCCCGTTGGGGTCATCCGCTTGACAAAGAGCGGGGTATAGCTCAGTTTGGTAGAGCGTTCGGTTCGGGACCGAGAGGTCCGCAGGTTCAAATCCTGCTACCCCGATTAATTGAAAACACAACGGTGTGTAGCGCAGCCTGGTTAGCGCACCAGACTGGGGGTCTGGGGGTCGTGGGTTCGAATCCCGCCACACCGATTTCAGCGTGTAGCACAGTCTGGTAGTGCACGAGCTTTGGGTGCTCGATGTCGGGGGTTCAAATCCCTCCACGCTGACTACGTTATGTATAGGGGTGCTTGATTCCAACCAGAGAGAACTTTTGCGCAGAATCTCTCTTTCTACTGGAGAGTTGGCTATTCGATTTCTCTCTGGAATTGAGAGGGGATCTATCATCACACTGTCAATGACGATAGACGCTCTTTTGACGTCAGAGGCTGATTCTGTTACTTTCTTGGCGGTCAGGGATAAGTTTGACGACCTTCCGACGCCTGAAGCTGAATTAGCCACGCTATACGAAGCGCTCATGAGCGTGTGCGATCTTGCAGTAGTATACGATGAGAGCAAGGTCGAGGCGGTTTGCGCATCCTTGCTTGCTTTGTCTTGCGGTACAGTTCAAATGAACTGAATCGACTGTAAACAACGTTCTTAGGGAGAATTACATGTCCAAGGTCGTCACATCATTAGCTGAACTTGAAGCACAGCTTCGCAAAGACGGGTACAAAGGAACGCATCGTGCAATGCGTCTGATTAAGACACTCCGCAGTTCTTTGGAGGCCTCTGGCTACTCCTTTGCGGTCACAGCCGCTAGTCCTGTAAAGGCTCGTTCCAGGGACAAAGGCAGCGAAGAGACCTTCAGTGAGGCTCTCGATAACCTAGTCTGAACAAGGAGACCAGAAGCTTATGGCTTTTTCTAAGACCGAGCAGAAGATGTTGGTGCAGCATCTTCTAGACATTCTTGTGCGTAGGTCCGGCGAGGTAATCGTTAAGGGATCTGGCGTTTCTGACGATGTCATTCGCGGGATGATCATTGCGCTTGAGATGGACAGCGCTGACGCTGTTACTATTAGTTGGAATCCGGGGTGCGAGCCTACGAAGGCGGAGCCCACCCCGACAACAACGTCGTCAACGACCGCTCCTGTGAAGCGTGGGCCAGGGCGACCGAGAAAGAATCCAGTTCCTGTTCCTCCCCCCGAATCGGAAGAGTCTGGTAACGGCGATGAGGATGACGACGAGGAGGCAACGATGCCCCCTCCCAAAACTGCTGCGCCTAAGAAAGCACCTCCTCCGCCGCCCGACGATGACGACGACGAGGATGACGAGGATGACGAGGACGAGGCACCCACGCCAAAGAAGCCTGCGCTTTCTAAAAAGCCTACTCCTCCGCCTGACGATGATGACGACGATGATGACGACGAGGAGGATGAGGACGAGGATGATCTTCCTCCCCCTCCCAAGAAAAAGGCACCCACCAAACCCGCCAAGAAGCCCGTCCCGCCGTCCGACGACGATGATGACGACGAGGATGAGGACGAGGAGGACGAGGATGATCTTCCTCCCCCTCCCAAGAAAAAGGTCGCTGTTTCGCCGGCCAAGAAGCCAGCTCCTCCGCCTGAGGACGACGATGAAGATGACGACTCGTTCGATGATTGGGATGACGAGGACGACTGACGGTCGTTGACTCCAGAAGCAAAGCCTCCACATTGTTGGAGGCTTTTTGCTTTTGCTTTTGGAGACGGCGAACCCTGCCGATAGTAAAATGCTGACCCTAAAGGAGGACCCTTGTTCGACCTCAGTGATCTAACTTTGCCGGTTTCGAACGTAGAGCAGCGCCATCATTGGTTGTGTAGCCAATGCTGTAAGGTTTCTTTGGCGTGTACTGCGTGCATTTGTGGGAACGTCCAATTTGTTCCTTATATCGATCGTAGGCCTCTTTTGTTGAGCAAAGAAGTCAAGAATCGAATTGTTGACCTCATTGATGAGGCTGCTGACAAAGTTCCGGAGCTTGCAGAAATCGAAGACCAGCTATACCTCACAGGTGAGTATATGCCTTTCTTGTCTCGTCTTTTGGACGATGCTGAGCTTGCTGAGCGGCGACGAGACGAGACCGGTCGCGGATACCGACGAACTGACTTGAGTGTTTCGGAGCTGGTCTCTCTGTTTCGAGAGATGAGGTTGCCTCCAACGTCGGAGGCAAAATGAGTACGTGTTGCCGTGGTGGTCCTGTTGGAGAAGACTTGAAGTTTTTCGAGTCTCTTTCCAATGTACTTTCACAGTTGGAGAATCGCAGCTCCGACAAGTTGTTGATGGACATGAGCGTAGCTACTAAGAAGTCTGTTTTGGACCGATTGGTGGCTCAAGCAGAGCGCATTTCTGGCCTTACGAGGTGACGAACATGACTTACCAAACTGCTACTGAAAAGCATTTCGAACGCCTTCGTCGTCTGATGTTGAAGCAAGGCTATGACAGGAGCCATGCAGCCCTGCAAAAGCTTGCTCGCCTTCGTAAGGCGTTGCGGGCGAATGGATACACTTTCAGGCCCGTTGAACAGATGGAGTCGAGCAATGGCTGAGAATGCAAATGACGTAGAGCGTCACTTTCGAGACTTAGAGAATCAGCTTCAGGAAGATGGCTTCCCGTCTGACTCTCAGGTTATGAAGACGGCACGGCGCCTGTTGAAGGCACTCAAAAATGATGGATTCACGTTTGGGACTACGGATCGTTCTCAGAAGAACGACCCCGACCAGGACGAGGTTTCCACCAAGGCTGCAGACACTGCGACCGATCATTCTTCTGATGCACCCATCGTGCGGGCTTTCAGGACACGAAACGAATTCGATTCTACTGTCATCACGTCTGTCTTTTCTAAGATCGATGGGTGGAAGACGAAGATTGTTGCCCACAAGGGAAGCCATTTTGTTGTGGCTACAAATGCCAAGAGGTTGACGGACAATCGTGTTCGACAAGCGATCATCGAATACGTTCAGGAACTGAAGCAGGCACAGCCGGCTAAGTAAAGCGCTGCCGAGCCGCCATTAGGATTGAGGGACAGCAATGACTGCGGAGGATAGGCCTTTTGGCAACCTAACGTTTTCTAGCTACACGATGGAGACGGATGCAGAACGTTGTCTGCTCGCGATCCAGGCGGCTCTCCGCGTTCACGGGTATAGTTCTTCACATCCGACGATGAAAAAGGTATTACGGCTCAAGCGTTCCATGACCCGTAATAAGGTTCGTCGGTATACCTTCACGCTAATTCCTACGTCGCCCGACGTACCCCAGACGCGCAGCCCGGCTCCAGTCCCAGAGGATGACAAGAGTAGGTTGATTGCTCCCATACTAGAAGAAGTTACTGGGCTCGTCTTTCACTCTAAAGAGTCGAAGGTTGCCTCCAGTGGTCACTTTTTGGTGAAGTTCGTCTTGGTGGGTAGGATTCATACTGCTCGAATTTCTCCTGGAGCAGGGACTGTTACGGCCGACAAGGCACGAGAGGAAGTTGCAGCACGTGTGGTACGTGACCTAAAGGATGAGCTTTCGTCCTTTTCTGTACAGCCTTTCCGGATTCGAGCCGATATGGCGAAGAATGTCATCGGTCTTTCGGTTCAATGCATTTATCGGGGCGTTGATGCGTCGAAGGCGTAAGAGACTGGAGAGGCCGCCGCAGGCATTAGCGGGAAAACATTGGGATCCCTCTATTCGTCAGGGGGATTTTGTCTGTCTTGTCACTGACGGAGATCGTCCTCACATCTACGAGATTCGAGAGTTTCACTCCAGGATCTTGATGGACCATGAGTTGTTCAACAATCCCTCTTTGTTGGCCCGAGGCTTCAAGCCTGGAGACGAGTTACCTCCGCTTTTGGTAATTCGGCGTGTAAGGGACGCTCCGCTGTTTAGCGAGACTCCTATCCGGCACACGATTGAAAGGACTGTGGATGCTGACAAGGTCGTGAAGATCACTGTGGCCGAGGTTCAGGCTGTGATTCAAAACCTCACCTCTCTAATTGTTCAGCTCGAAGCCCAAGCAGAGAAAGAAGAACTCAAGGATGATTCGCTACGTGAAGGGTGACGCTACTTATCCTCGGGGTAAGGGACATAAGATCATCGTGCACTGTTGCAACGACCTCGGCGCCTGGGGCGCCGGATTCGTTTTGGCTCTGTCGCGACGGTGGCCCGAGCCCGAGGCGGCTTACGTTGACTCTCTTACACGGGGTCAGCTTAAGTTAGGGGACGTTCAATTCGTTTCGGTTGAATCCGAGCACGATGAACAGATCACTGTAGCCAATCTAATTGGCCAGAAGGGTCTTCTAGGCCCGGCTAATCCCAGCCCCATCCGCTACTCTGCAATCGAGACTGGGCTGCGGTCGGTTGCTAAGTACGCCAAGAGGTTGGACGCTACGATTCACATGCCTCGGATGGGTTGTGGGTTAGCTGGTGGTTCGTGGGACCGCATGGAGCCAATCGTTTTGAACACCTTGAAGGGGCTTGATGTGACTGTCTACGATTTCTGAGGCTTACATGCAATTCAACATCAAAGAGCACACGATCTACCTAACCGTACACGGCAGCCGTGCGTATGGCACTAGCACGCCCACTTCGGATACCGACTACAAAGGTGTGGCTATTCCCCCGAAGCAGTATTTCCTGGGGTACGCCTTTAACTTTGAGCAGTCCGAAGAGCTGGTGTCCAACGGCCACCCTCATGACAAGGTCGTGTTCGACATTCGAAAGTTCATCAAGCTGGCGGCCGACTGCAACCCTAATATCATCGAGGTGCTGCACACTCATGAGTCTGACCATGTTTTCGTGAATAAGCTTGGTGAGAGGCTGTTGGAGGCCAAGGATCTCTTTCTTTCAAAGAAAGCGAAATTCACGTTTTCCGGTTACGCCCATGCCCAGCTCAAGAGGATTCGGACACACCGGAGTTGGTTGCTAAACCCTCCAAGGGAAAAGCCGAGTCGGGCGGACTTTGGGCTTCCGGATGAGGGTAACAAAGTAGTCAGCGGCTCCATCATGGGAGCTTTTGACGAGCTTTCGGCGTCTGGGTACTCCTTTGGTGGAGAAGTCATGACCGCCATTCAGCGAGAAAAGCAATATGCTGCAGCCCTCCAGCATTGGAAGCAGTACAAGAATTGGGAGGCGACCCGGAATAAGGACCGTGCTGCGTTGGAGGCGAAGTATGGTTACGATACCAAGCACGGCATGCACTTAATGCGTCTAATGCGCATGTGCGTTGAAATCCTTGAAGGAAAGGGTGTCCTGGTCAAGCGCCCCGATGCTGACGAGCTTTTGGCAATTCGGAACGGGGCTTGGACGTATGAGCGACTCTTGGAAGAAGCAGACAAGCTAGAAAAGCAGGCTGACACTCTCTACGCGACTTCTACTCTTCGTCATACACCTCCTGTCCACAAGCTAGACGAGCTTTGTGTGTCGATTGTTGAGGAATACTTGAGGGCTGTATGAAAAGCCTTGAAAGTAGACTTGCAGTTTTGGAGTGCTGCATCGCCGGGCTGGAAGCTAGGATGCAAGAGGAGTACGAGAAATGCGTCGAGACCTGCAATGTTGTGTACTCAATGTACTCTCGTCGCGAGGGCCGTTATCGGGACGATCAGACAGCCCGATCTTGGCTTCGAATCGTGAATGAGCACTATGGCAAAGCTCAGGTGCTCTACTACATCCAGCATGGATTTCTTCCTGCAGATGGCGTTTTGCCAGGGATTACGTATGTACCTGGGCCTCAGTCGTACAAGGGAAAGGCCTCGTGAACAGCCTTCTTTCGGAAAGAGACATCTACGTTTCTTTGAACGGGGTGGACTTACAGCAAGGCGACGATTACTACTGGTTGACGGAAGGAAGACGGGGTATGAGACTCGTACTACGCCGTCCTAGGCCATATACGCAGCCCCTCACGTTTTGTGAGAAAATTCGGCTGTTTCTTCGGTTTCGTTGGGCTGAGCTGCGGATTCCCCGTATTTCTTACCCGGACTTAGTTGTGATCGAACACTGGAGCGCTGGGATTAGGGATACCTTTCTTCTGGGGACTCCTGAATTTGACGAGTACGTCTGTTATCACGAGGACGTTGAGGGGTGAACAATGTCAATCCACAGACTTCTTACCCGAGATGAATTCCGAGAGGCTGTATTTTCTCGGGATTCGTACAAGTGCGTCGTCTGTGGGGCTCCTGCGGTCGATGCTCATCACATCATTGAACGGCGCCTTTGGCCAGATGGTGGTTACTATCTTGACAACGGGGCTTCGGTATGCGAGCCGTGTCACTACAAGGCTGAGCAGACGCTAGTTTCATGTGAGGAGCTTCGGCGTCTCTGCAAAATCGAGAAGATTCTACTTCCTCCCCATCTTGATTCTTCTGGTCGTTATGACAAGTGGGGCAACCCATACCTGGACGAAAAATCGTCTCGAAGGACTCCAGGGGAGCTGTTTCATGAGGAGTCTGTTCAGTCGATTCTCGCTCCTGTATTGATGGACTTCACACATATTGTGAAGTACCCGAGAACCTTTCATCTCCCTTGGTCCCCCGGAGCTACTAGCGACGACAAGATTATGTCGTCTACGAGAGGTTTTGAGGGGCGCCGGGTAATTGCAACCGTCAAGATGGACGGAGAGAACACATCATTGTACCGCGACTTCATCCATGCTCGGGCTTTGAGCTACACGACCCATGAGTCTAGGGGGATGATGAAGGCGTTTTGGCAGCAGTTTTCGCACGAGATTCCTGAGCGCTGGAGGATTTGCGGCGAGAATCTATCGGCGGTACATTCGATTCGCTACAAGAATCTCCCTCACTTCTTTCAGGTCTTTAGCATCTGGAACGAGTGGAATGTGTGTCTGTCTTGGGACGACACAGTCAGTTACTGCGATATGCTTGGTCTAAAAACCGTTCCTGTACTCTATGATGGAGAATGGGATGAGACCCAGATTCGCAGCTTGTATGAAGCTGAATTCCAAGGAAACCAGTGCGAAGGCCACGTAGTTAGGGTGGCCGACTCGTTTCGTTATAGTGAGTTTCGGCACGTCGTAGGCAAATACGTGCGGAGTCATCACGTGCAGACAGACGAACACTGGATGACGAAGAAGGTCGAGTTCAACGAGTGGGACAGGTAAACAAGCCCTGACGTCCCTGTTTGGGGACGCCAGGGCTTGAACCCTGCCGATACTATGTCACCGTTGACGGAGCTGCCCCGTTTCCAGGGCATAGATCGCGTCGGCGATGAGTTCGCGCTCCTTCTCGATGAGGAACGGGGGTGCGTCTAGCTCGATTAGGCGTGCGAGCCGTGCTCGCCGGTTCTCCAGTCGCTTGCGAGCATCCTCCGGGCTGATCTTCTCCACTCGAACCTCCTTGTTGGTCCCTAGCCAATACAGTGTTTTGGCTTGCGATCGATAAGTGAGGAACCTCACAACCCAAAATATCAAGGGTAGTTCTTGACTTTCCTTGGTGGTTCTCTATCTTAGAACAGTGATGGTGGGCTACGTGCCCACAGAATACATATGCCCGTAGCTCAATGGTTAGAGCCTCCGGCTCATAACCGGGACGTTGTCGGTTCGAGTCCGACCGGGCATATTGGAAGAAAGGTTTGGACCATTGGCTGAGCAGGTTTCGCGCACTTGTAAGTGCTGCAATATTTCCTTCGAAACTTCGGACGAGGACCTAGAGTTTTGCTCTTCGACTTGCGTCGACGCGTACTTTAAGGCTCTGCATGATGAGTTGCTTGCAGCCAAGCGCACCCAGATTTCTGCTCTTCAGGGGCTAGCCCGATGCTGCGTTGTTTGTGGGAATGCCATTCAAGCGATGACAAAGCGAAACACGCCCAAGGACTATTGTAGTCCGAGTTGTGTTTTGAAGGCTGTGCCGCGAACAGCTAAGGTCGTACGCCCCTGCGTTCATTGTGACGTCGATGTTTTGGTCTTAGTAAATACGAGGCCAGATTATGTGCGCTGCCCCAAACACCGTAGCCTTTGGCCCAAGGTTCGGTTGGAGTCGGCGCAGAATGTGAAGCGGACGAGGGCGGCAGAGCCTCCCTTCGACCAGTACCTTCTTCGTGGTCCGTGGTGGGACCATAAGAAAAGGGCTTGGACTGTTCTACTCATGCATTCTGGAGCCTCCTCTAAGAGGGAGATGGAATACGCTCGTTACCTTCTTTCTGTAAAGGAGGGAAGTCGGTTGAGCGACTCCACCCCGATCGTCTACGTGGACGGGGACCGGACCAACGTAGAGGTTTCCAACCTAGCTTTGGGCTAGAGGAAGGCAAAAGAAAGATGACTGACGCAAATTACACCCACATTACTGTTCTTCTGGACGAATCCGGTTCGATGGGTTCCTTGGCAGAAGACACGAGGGGCGGATTCAACTCGTTCCTAGAGGAGCAGCAAGCCATCGACGGCAAAGCCACGATGACCGTATGCAAATTCTCCAGTTCTCATGGACGGTATCCAGGGTACCAGATTCTTTGTTCGATGCTGGATATCAGCTCTGTGGAGCCTCTCACCTCTATCTCATACCGTCCTGGAGGTGGAACGGCTCTTTTGGACGCAATGGGGAAGTGTATCACGGATCTCAAAAACGATCTTCAGCGGCTCCCCGAGGACAAGAGACCTGGGAAGGTTTTGTTCCTCGTGATCACGGATGGGGAGGAGAACTCCTCGCGAGAGTGGAGCAAGGCAAAGATCGCCGAAATGATCAAGCATCAGGAGGAGGTCTATAAGTGGAACTTCCTCTACTTGGGTGCAAATGTTGACGCGTTTGCCGAGTCTTCGGCTATCGGAATCCGTTCGTCGAACGCCATCGGCTACACTGCTTCGTCGAAGGGGATCGGCGCGGCGTATAACGTGGTGAGTCGTGGGCTTGGTGCTGTACGTGGTCTGGATGCTCAGGATGCGTCCTATGACTTCTTCTGCTCTGCACATGTCGACGATCTAAAGGATGTTGACTTTGCGGAGCGTCTGAAGTCGTCCGTGACACCTAATACAGATAATCAGACGTCTTCCGACACTCCTTCGAAGAGCTGAACCCATTAAACGAAAAGGGCCGAGCGGTGAGGCTCGGCCCTTTTCGTTTAATGGGTATGACACGGCTTCGAATTAGGATTTGGCCCGATCCCGAGCTGCGCGTCGTTGCCAGCCCAGTGAGTGAGTTTGGGGCTGATTTTCAGCGTATCGTGGACGACATGGCTGAGACCATGTACGCTCATCGCGGAGCTGGGCTGGCAGCCACTCAGGTGGGAATACCTCTTCGTGTATTCGTAATGGACACATCTTCAGACCAGTCGAAACTGGAAGTCCTGGTTAACCACGAAGTTCTTCAAACTCCTGAGAAGTTGGTCTTGATGCGCGACGAGGGGTGTTTGTCGTTTCCGGGAATCGTGGAGTCTATTCCACGGTATGAATGGGTGACCGGGAAGGCTTTAGACCGAAACGGGAATGCCTTCAACTTTCACTACACAGGACTTGCATCTCAATGCGTTCAGCATGAAGGAGAGCACCTGGACGGTAAGTTGATGATAGACCACCTTAGTCGGCATAAGCGGCGCTTTATTGAGAAAGTGCTTCGAAAGCGTAAGAAGTGAACCCTGTCGATAGTGGGGACCACCATGGCGGGACGGCGTTCGTGGACTGTTGAAGTTAGTTGGAAGTGTTCATCTTGCGGCAAGGAAAATCGCGGACGCGACATGAAGTGCGTCGAATGCGGTAATCCTAAAGACAATAGCGAGAAGTACGACATGTCGCGCGCAACTAGCGCGGCGGCAGTAACGGATCCTGGTCTGCTGGCCCAAGCCAAAGCAGGTCCTAATTGGGAGTGCGACTACTGTGCGTATCACAATCGCGAAGTTTTTGCTTCGTGTAAACAGTGTGGTGCAAGCAATCCCGATGCGTTGGAGGACGGTCCTCCACGTTGTGCGACGTGTGGCTTGACTACCTGTCCGGCTGCGACTGACTTGCTTCATGGGTGTGTATTTTTCCCTGAAAATACACCTGAGTCCCAAATCGAACGGGAGTTCACTGGAGGAGATTATCGGAATGCTCCCCAGGTAAAAGAGACTGTTCGTCCTCCCCCTCCGAAGCCCAGGGCGGAATCGTGGGAAGACCTTCAGGGGGAGGTGTACGTACAGCGTTCGTGGACAAAGACACTCACGATTTCGTTGGTTGTTCTTCTTGTGTTGGGTGCTGTCGGAGTCCTTATTTGGGTTTTCATGCCTCATGAACACGAGGCACGAGTATCTTCAATTCGCTGGCAGTACACGAGAACCCTCGAACAACGCTTTACTCGAAGCGGAAGTGGGTGGGGAGCGCCCCCTGGTGCGTTTAACACTCATTGTGAGTCAAGACAACGGGGGACGAGAAATTGTAACCCTCATGATTGTAACCCTCATCAAGTTTCTTACGATTGTCGGCCGCATGATTGTCGGTGCCGAACGTCCTGCAGGAATCTCAACAATGGGTACGCATCTTGTTCTGAAACTTGCGATACCTGTTACGAAACCTGTTACCGTACCGAATACGACACCTGCTACGATACGTGTCCGGTTTACGACAATTGGTGCACGTACAACTACCATGAGTGGGAAAGAAGAGACCGCGAGGTTACCTCAGGAAATGACCACTCTGTGCGATGGGGTACGCGTTTGCGCGCAGATAGATCTATTCCCCAGCGAATCGTGACGTCAGAGGACTATACTGTAGTGTTCTCGCAGGACGGCGAGACCTGGAGTTATCGGCCCGATACTCTACGGACATTCAATCAATACAACGTTGGAGACGTTTGGTTGGTCGAGACAAATCTGGCTGGAATGGTCCGGCCTCTCCACCCCGAACCCTCTCGATAGTGTTGACTTGCCTTAGTGCAAGTTGCTTGTTCGAGCGAAAGGAAAATCCCAAACATGAACAGCCCTGTTACTCAGCTTTCGACTCTTGCGGGGGATGTCATGCCTATGACGAACCGCCTACCCGATGTCATCGCCGCGCTCATGAAGGCGGCGAATGACAGCCGTGATCTCGACGGTCGTTTCGAGTATACGGTCGACGTCGATCGCGAATTCGCTGAGATGCTTCTCGGGCATCGAGACGCTCAGCAGCGTCGGATTTCCGCAAGCCGTGTTGCGGAGATCCGTGCTGACATCGAGGCCGGTAAGTGGCTCAACACCGGCGACCCCATTCGCCTGACCCAGGTCGGAACGCTGGTCGATGGGCAGCATCGGTTGACTGCTTACGTCACTTCGACCACGGCGAAGACGTTCGTACTTCGCGATATGACCATCGTTGTTCTGAAGGATCGCGCTGCGCTGGACGTGGTCGACACCGGCAAGAGCCGCACGGTGAATGACCTGCGCAAGATGACGGGACGTCGTCAGGTGCCTGCGAAGGCGATCGGAGGAATTCTCTACGAGTTCCGTGACTTCGATGCGAAGGCCAATATCTCGAAGCTGCAGCGTAACGAGATCGTCGACAATCACCCGTTCCTCGATGAGGTGATCGAGCTTTCGCAGCCGCGTCGTGGCGTCAAGATCGCCTCGACGCCTGTCATTGCGGCGGCTATTCGCTGCATGCGCGTGCCGAACGCTCGCCCCGATGCGTTCGGGTTCTTCAACGCGGTTCTTCAGAACCGCTACGACATCAACAGCCAGATCGTTCCGCAGCTCAAGCTCTTGGCGGACTGGCTGATCAACAACCACCACAACGGTGGAGGCCACGCGATTCGTCGTGAGACCGTCGTGCGCTGCATTCACGCCTGGAACGCGTACCGTGAGGGCCGTGACATCAAGCACATCCGCTACTACAAGCGTGGAGATGTCCCTAAGGCCATCTGATAGGCTGTAGGATCGTAAGAAGGGCGCCCTTCTGTAAAAGAGGGGTGCCCTTCTTAGTTTAAGGGTGGAGGCAGTGAGTCTTGCAGTAAAACATCTCGTGCGTGACGCTCTTAAACCAACGAAGCACAAGCTAAGAGAAGCGGCTGAGGAAATGGCTTCACAGATTTCGCTTCTGGAGAACTATGGCTTGGACGAAGAGCTTTATGACCTCAGCGAAGCCAAAGCACATTTGGACCTAGCTATTACTGCTCTTGCCCGTTCGAGGAGGATTTGAACATGAAGCGTACGACTGTTGCGTATGTCGATTCGACACGTGATCGGACAAAGCGTCACATCGTCATCCGTAGAGGAAGTCGGTTTGAGTGCACTTGTCTTGATTTCTTTTTCAAGGACAATCGCGACGAGCCATGCAGGCACATCAAGAAGGTCTTCAAGACGAAGTTCGTAAAGCCCGTGGACGCAACCGGTGGTGGTGTGCAGCTTGTAAAGCCTGCCTCCGTGGAACTAACTCCCAAAGGAGTTGAAATCTTGCGCGACCGCCAGGCTCGGCAGGAGCGCGAAAAGGCCGCCGCACTTAGAGCCTCTTCCGCAGCTACCTGACCCCGTATTTTCGTTCGACCCACAAATACGAAAGTAGAAAGGCCACTTATCTACTTTGTGTCCCACTCGAAGGAGTGAGCGTGGGTAAAACGAGAGCTGATCGGAAGCGTCAGGTATATGACAAAAAGCAACAAATCTTCTCCTACCTCTGCGAGCGAGAATGCGCGATATGCGGAGAAGACGATCCCCTGGTTCTCGAATTCGACCACCTTCACAGCAAACGGGCTGACATCTCAAAGCTGATCCAATCAAACTGCACGTGGGAGCAGCTCAGCTTAGAACTTGACAAGTGCCAAGTTCTATGCTCTAACTGTCACAAGCGTAAGACTCACCGAGAATCGAACTCCTACCGCTACCAGTTACTTATGCTGGCACAGGTAGGATGAAGATGGACCAAGATGAGACTCAAACCCAAACGTTGAATTGGCAGCAGTACTCCTACGACGAGCTTCTGGATAATCCAGAGCTTCAGGCAGAGTACGATGCAATGTTGGCGTCTCGTCCTATTTGGCCTTCGCGAATCTTTGTGGCTTCGGCAATCCTTGCCTTCTTAGTCCTGCTGTTGTGTGTAACACAATGCGGGGCTTGAAGCCGGGTCGTTAGCTCAGCGGTAGAGCAGCGGGCTTTTAACCCGACGGTCGCAGGTTCGATCCCTGCACGACCCATCTGTGGCAATTTTGTACCTGTTTGTAACGTATTGATATCGTTACGTTTTGTGCGACCTTGGCCGGGTCAAATTCTGGCATAGACCGCCTTATCTGAGATACGGAGGAGGTTGTCGAATGCGGAAGCCCAGGGAACCCAAAACGCGCAAAACGAACCTCCTGAAGAGGTTTGACAAGATAAATCTAGAGTACTTCGGCGGGCTTGTTTGCGGCGGAATTGGCTGGCGGACATTTCCTTTGAGCAAGAAAGAGATAGACGCTTCGTATCAGCCCCTTCAAGCTGTGTGCGTCTTTGATGAGCGACTGATTAAGGTAAGCTCGATAATGGATGACTCCAGGGTTCCTTTGTGGTATTTGGATTTCGTGGTCTATCATGAAATGCTCCATCTCCAGCATGGGCCACAGCAGTTCAGCGAAGATGGTTATGGGCATCCTCATAGCATCCGTTTCATGTGCATGGAGCAGAAGCACCCCGATTACAGACGAGCCATCGAATTCGAACAAAAGAGACTCTGGAAGATTTTCCGTAGCTGGCAACGCTGGGCAGAATGGAAGAAGTCTTCCAAGAAGAAAAAGTCGAATTCGCTTCGACTTGCGGCCAAACGTCGCTAGATTAGTTGAGTGCTTCCGCCTTTTCCCGGTTCTCTTCCTTCAGGAGTTGTACGAATTCCTGCACACCGCCTAACTGTAGGCGATATCGTATTCCTGGAGTCTGCTGCGTCTGGAGAGCCAGTTCGTTCCTTAATTTTGGAGGTTCGGGGTCGCTGGTTCAAGGTGATGAATCGGCTCAACCCCGATCCCTACGAGATTCTACTTCCTGAAGCGAAAATGGTGTGGGCCCTAAAGATTAGGCCCTTTACTCCAAGACGATCGCCTTGTACTGACGAGGAAAGTGAGAGAGAACCGTCGTTCCGACGTCCGAATCCGTCTCAGAGCTTTCGAAGCCCCTTTGTTGAATTTGAGGAGTCTCCGGAGGACTTTAGTTCCTACTGGAACTGGGACCCGTTGGACTCTCGTCGCGGACGGGATTTCTACTCAATAGAAGAACAAGATTGGCAGCGTCTTAAGAAATGGTGGGAAGCCAAAAAGAGGGAGAAGAAGTCGGAACGCCGAAAGGCCGCCCGCAAATCGCGAATTGACCCTAATACCATAGAGTGGTATAAGGTTTTGAACGTTCGGGCTGGAGTGACGATTAGGGAGCTGAAGGCCGCGTACAGAAGAGCGGCTTTTCGGTACCACCCCGATCGCTGTAAAGAATTAGATGCAGCAGAAAAGTTCAAGCAAATCTCCGCTGCATATAGAGGTTTGCTAGCGTTGTTAGAGCGCAAGCAAAGTTGAAAACGGAATAGGAACGTTTCTTCGGCGGGTAGCTCAGGGGTAGAGCGCCGGTTTTACACACCGGTGGTCGCAGGTTCAAATCCTGTCCCGCCGACTTATCTGATGGACGTATGTCCAGGACAGAAGCTCTAGTTCAAGTACTTTGCGCACGTTATCCACTCTTGCGGCGAGAGATGATTGCTGACGGCGTTAACCAGCTTCTCCGCGTTCTCAGGAGCGGTAAAAACGTAGACTTCAATGGAGAGCCCCTTCGATTGTTTGCTAGTCCTGTGGATTATTTCTTCCACGTCCTAGACTTTCACCATGCGGGTCGTAAGAACTACGAATATCTCTTTGGGGACCGTGCCCTTGTCGAAAAGGCTCTCCAGGCGGAGCCTCCAAGAGAAGCCAAGCACGATCCCTCTAGGAATGAGTATCAGCGTAAGTACCAGAAGAACCGGTACCACGAACGCAAAAAGCAAGCGATCAAGATGCTCGGGGGCAAGTGTGTGACTTGCGGCTCTACCGAGAACTTGGAATTGGACCATAAGAACCCGAGTGATAAGAGCTTCACAATCACGAAACTCTGGTCCGTGCCCGAGGCGGAATTCAAACGAGAAGTCAAGAAGTGCCGGCTACTTTGCAGGAAACACCACTTGAAAAATACTGGGAAGCAACGAGAAAACGGAGAAGTCAAGTCCGAACCAGGTAAGTCCCAGTATGGGGATGACAACAAGAAAAAGGCTTCATCACGCCTAGAGATTCTAGCAAAGAATCTCGTGTTTAATGACGTGGCGCGCATCGGGGCGCAGATTGCGAACCAAGTGGCTAGCACTTATCAAGATGAGGGCGTTCAAGTCATGTTAGCCTCTGCTTTTCAGAAGCACCAACGCATGGACCGTCCCGTTCTTACGTGGAACGTCTTTGACCGACAGGACGGGGGCTTTCAGGTTCTCTTTAGGGTGTACGGTAGAGAAAAAGACGGTGGTGTCATGCAGTCTATTCTCGACTCTGTAAAGGATGCTCTGGGCCCTGCTGGCGCTGTCTTTGAGTATGAAGACGATCTTAGTGAGCCGGGCCTTTTGGTGAAAACGGTTTCTGGACTATGTCAGTGAACCGTATAAAGCTTTGCGAGAGATACTTTTCTCTCGCTCTTCGTCACTGGCTCAGTGATAGCTGGCTTAGCTTTGTACCTTTCTGTTGGTATGTGTTTCTCTACACATACCATCAGTTAGCTGCCGAAAGGCAGCGTCCGGGCCCGAAAGGCTTCGACTCGGACGAACCGACCTGATTCTGCGTGTCGAGGTGGGCTGGCCTCGTTAAAAGCCCATGAAGAACTGCGAACAACGTAGTTTCCCTCTTCGGCAATGTCGTTGCTAACGACAATGGCACCGCCGAGCCTCTGCCCCTCGCGGCGTGAGGTGTCGCAGGGGAGGACACCCGATAGTCCTCTGCGGCTCATCGACTCGGGTTGCACCTCGGTTTCTGACCCGACCGAGCTAAGTCTAAAGGGTTAGTGGTGGAGGGCCGTTGTGCCCCTCGCGGTGCTTGTCTCGGCTTCCTGCAGCGCGTAATCTGCGGGTAAATGAGACTACACACGTAGCGGAGTCAGTTAGGCGTTCGAGGACCTGGTTTCGATACCAGCGGGTCCATTACCCACCATATGACTGATACTGATTTATCTTGGTTGGCAGGCCTTCTTGAGGGAGAAGGTTCATTTTTGAGGGGGCCTCCTTCCGATCCGTCTTCTCCACGCATTTCTGTTCAAATGACGGATGAAGATGTGGTACAAAAGGTACGGCTGATTGTTGGGCACGGGACCGTAGGGTCCTACCAGGACAAGAAGAACCCAAGATGGAAACGTGTGTTTTTCTTCACTGTCAAGGGTTTTCCTGCCGTTGATCTAATGCAGCGATTGTACCCTCTTATGGGAATGAGACGGCAACGTCAGATAGACAAGGCCTTGTCATCCTCTCGGCCTAGTAGAAGAAGATTGCTTCTCGCATCTGAGGTTAGGAAAATTAGGGCGTTACTATCTCGCGGTCTCTCTGATCGCGAAGTTGCGCGGCAGACTGGACACGCACATAGTTGCGTTGGTAGAATTAGGCGTGGTCAGTCCTACGCTGAAGTGTTGTAGGTAAAAGGAGAATATCATGAATTTTCGTCCGTTAGGCGATCGAGTCCTTGTTCTACTCAGCGAAGTTCAGGAAAGGACAGAGAGCGGTCTAATCATCCCGCAGATGGCACAGGAAAAGTCGAATCGTGGCACTGTGGTTGCTGTAGGACCAGGTCGGGTGACCGAACATGGCAGACTCATCGAACCTCACGTTAAGAGAGGCGATGTAGTACTTCTGCCAAAGTATGCAGGGACGGAAATTGAGCTTGGAGGCAAGAAGCATCTTGTCCTCGCTGAGGAAGAGATCATCGGAGTTGTTGACAACTCCTGAGTTCTTACTAAACTAGCTTTCTTCCTTGTCTTCTTAGAACCCGACAGAAGGTGGTCGTCTGTCAAAAACGGTCGCAGGACCGTGCCAGAGATGGGTTTCTGGTGTGGGGTAGGGGCTCGATCGCAATTCCCCTGCCCGGCGTTGCCCGCGTAGCTCAACGGATAGAGCACTGGTCTACGGAACCAGGGATGGGAGTTCGATCCTCTCCGCGGGTGCTTGTAGAAATTCCTACCCACTTTGGGTAGAAATTTGCCCAAATTGGGCACTAAGCCCACTCACGTGTTCGAGTGGCCACTTGCTTCTTTTGCTAAAGTTCCAGGAGACTGAAAATGAAACTCAACCAGATCCTTGCAATTGAGAAGGGCGTGAAGGCATCTTCGAACCGGTCTCTAACCGACCTCCACAAGAAGTCTCAGGTACCTTCTCTGTATGAAGGACGCGAGCGTACTTACTCGCCAACCAACGAGGATGGCGAACGCTTTCCTCCCGAGTCGCAGAAGATTCAGCTACGTGCAAAGAACGTTCTGAATGACGTGCAGACGTGTTTGGCCGAGATGTTTGACATCACCTTCACGAAGGACAAGGCAAACCTCAAGGCTACTGCGAACGTCGTTGTAGACGGAAAAGTCCTTGTGTCCGACGTTCCGGTAACCTACTTGCTCTTTCTAGAGAAGCAGCTCGTAGACTTGCACACTTTCGTGTCGAAGCTTCCCGTTCTTGACCCTTCACAAACGTGGGATTGGGATCCGGGGCAGTCTGCTTACCGCACTCAGCCCTCTGAGTCGGCGAAGACAAAGAAGACCATCAAGCCGGTTGTTCTCTATGAGGCAACTAAGGAGCATCCCGCTCAGGTGAAGGAGGTCTCGGAAGATGTGGTCGTTGGATACTGGAAAACGATTCACTATTCCGCCGCCCTCACGCAGGATCGCAAGGACGACCTTTTGGCCCGCATTGCGAAGCTTCAAAACGCAGTTAAGTTTGCGCGAGAAGAGGCGAACTCGTACGAGATTCGTCGCGAGCAGATTGCTGATAGCCTTTTTGGCTACGTGTTTGCTGAGAGCAACCAGTAAGAGCTAACGCCTACTATTGAGGGCAGCGAACCCTGTCGATAGTAGGTTACAGTTCCCCGGGGTTCCGACTTGTACTCGGGTTTCCCTTGGGATTTCCGTAGGGACCAAACTCAGAATCAAACTGATCTGAAGACGCTACAGTGGAGGTTCGAATCCTTCCTTCCCCGCTGAGTATGGGGAGGTAGCCCAACTGGAAGAGGCAGCGCTACTTCGGACTTAGACGTAAAGCTGAGGCTATTCCCTAAGTTTGGAGGTCTTGTCCGATCACCATCTCGAATTCTCGTGATGACATGTCTGAAATGCTGGTGCGAATCCAGCCCTTTCCGCACGTAGCTCAATCTTGACCCCTCCCCTAATCCCCTCCTGGATTGAGCTACGTGCGGAGAGGTGGTCTAACAGAATGACGCAGACACTCAGATCTAATACACGAGATTAAACGCCGTTGGTGTGATAGAATGGACAGGATGCCGTATTCATAGAATACAGCAAAACTCGGCGGGGCCGGCAAGGCTATGCTGGCCTCGCCTCTTTTTAAAGAGGACGTCATGCTGTCTTGGATTACTCCTAGAGTTCTCAAGCTTCTCATGTTTGTGGTGCGGAGCCCGCGAGTCGACTTTAGCTCTCGTAGCTTCGTAACTCGTGCGTTGGCTGGAGAGTTCGAGGGTCAAGATTTGGACGAAGTGCTTGATACGGCCATCGACGCTTGGCACAACTCAAATAGTACAAAGCCATTGCACGAATTCCTTGGGTTTTCCTGGAATGAGTACGTCTCGTGGGTAGAAGGATGGTGCGTCGTTGAGGAGTTGTTGGAGTCGAAGGAATCGAGTCGTTCATGACTGATCGTAAGAACATTTTGGTTGTATACCACGGTGACTGCGCTGACGGATGGACTGCCGCGTGGGCAGCATGGCGCAAGTTCGGAGGCGCTGCGGAATATGTCCCTGCGAACTATTGGCCTACAGATGTCTTCGACGTGGATGGACGAGAAGTCTACATCATAGACTATTGTCCAACTCGCAACGAGTTGGTTGATTACGCGGCCAGGGCTCGAAAGCTCACCGTCATCGATCACCATAAGACAAATGAGGCTAGATGCCACGGTCTGGACTTCTGTCTCTTTGACATGAATCGTAGTGGCGCTGGTATGGCGTGGGATTTCTTTCATCCAGGCCAGAAGAGACCTTTGCTCGTTGACTATGTTGAAGATCGGGACATTTGGCGTTGGACCATGCCAAATTCCCACATCGTCAGCGCTGCCATCTTTAGTTATCCTCTTGGGGATTTTCAGACGTGGTCATGGCTGGCTTCTCAGATCGAGAACAACATGACATCGGTACTTACGGTTGGTGAGGCAGTTTTGCGGGCAGAGCGCATTGCAATCACAGACTGCAAGAAGAATGTGAGGCTTGCTAAGTTTGCGGGCTACCATGACGTCCCTGTAGTGAATGCCTCTGGGATCAATATCAGCTCACTTTTGAATGAACTAGCCCCGGCGAATTACTTTGCTGTGGGCTGGTTTCAGCGCTCGAACGGGACGTTCAAGTACTCTGTACGATCCAACGGAAACTTCGACGCTGCCAAACTTGCAGAGATGTTCGGTGGGGGTGGTCACCAAGGGGCCTCAGCGTTCGTCTCGCCCCACCCTCCGTGGGAGCTGGTAGAGCGCCCAGAGAAAAGTGCTTGACGTCCTTGTGGCACGTGCTACGCTACGGTCTCTCATGCGACTCCTGCCTGCCAGCATTAGCGATACCGTCCTCGGGAATGGATATAATTGCCATTCCCGCGAGGGCGCCTGCTCGCTGATGGAGCGGCAGGGGACGCTGGGCTGACCCCGACCCAGTTGTCGAACCCTCCCGATACTAGGGGTGGTTGATTGACAACTGAATACGGAAAGCCAAATTCGTGACGAATGCTGTCACGGGACTACATACAAGTGCATGCGGGTTCGAATCCCGTCAGCAGCCACTTGGCTGCTGTGGTGGAAATTGGTAGACACAACTGTAGTGATACGGTCGCACCTCAAAAGCGTCCCTGACAAATCCTGTCGTCACTTTGTGGGTTCTGTGGGAGTTCCCTCCAACAATACTCCCTCCGCCAGCGTGCGGGCGTAATAACGTACGTACCATCTAGTGGTTGCTAGGGGCTGGTTGGGTAGATGGCCGTGGTATCCCAGCAGTCCACAAATTTAAGAACTACGTCCATTCACAGACACCCGTGCGCGGGTGTGACGCAGAATGACTTGCGCTGCCTGTGTCTATTTTAAAGACGAGTCCCAAGGTGTGCCGGACGCCTGATTTCGGTCGAAGGGAAAGGACGCTACCCAGCGCTCCTGCCCACCGGCAACTTTCGCGGCGAATGCCATTCGGGAGTACATCCGCAAACTGTAACCTCTCGATGTAAACCTGTCGCCGCACTTTTCCGAGGTAGCGGTTATCAACAGTCGATAACCGCAGCTTACCTATCTTACATGTCGAGCACATGTAAGAATTGTGGTAGAAGATATGAATACGATCGCGCGAAGGGCCACCGCAGAACAGTGTGCAGTGGATGTAATATCATTCTCTTTCGAAGAAGGCGTAAGGAACGAGCAGTTTCCTACAAAGGAGGCAAATGTCAACTGTGTGGGTATTCTCGTTGTTACGGCGCCTTAGTATTCCATCACTTGGACCCAGAGGAGAAGGACTTTGGCGTTTCTGCCGTTGGTGCGTGCAGAGCTTGGAGTAAGGTGAAGGATGAACTAGACAAATGCGTATTACTCTGCTCAAATTGTCATGCAGAAGTTCATGCAGGTTTAGTAGGTGTTGTTCCGACTTAGCTCAGCGGTCAGAGCGGCGAGCTGTTAACTCGCGGGTCCCTGGTTCGAATCCAGGAGTCGGAGTGTAAAGAGCAAACAGGATGAGTAAAATCGGTGCTAAGATTTTGGTTGTTGTTGAGGACGAACTAAGCTTACGCAAGTGGGATTCAGTTCCTATCTGTTTCAGTCGTGTACCTTGTGTGGGTGAGTTTGTCGTTCTCCCCAACTCTGGGGCTGCAACACATCCCCAGCGGGATGAACCTAAGAAGTTCTGTGTGACCGCTGTTACCCACTATCACGTAATAGATGGTGACGCCGACGCTGAAATACATGTTAGGAAAGGTTGAGATCTGGTTTCAGTCTTATAGGTAACTATGTTTTAGGCGGCCCTTGTGAGGGAGCGGCACCATGTCTAGCGCGCTGGACTCGTGTTTACGGGCAACCGTGAAAGCCAAGGGCAAATCGTGAAAGCTCCCCGCATAAAGCAGCAGTTACCTATAAGACTGAGATCATATCTCGCGGTGAATGCAGACTGCGGTCTACACTAACGGCCCTAAGACAGCGATGTTCCTCCCTTTCTTCGGAAAGGTGGACTAGCCAGGGTGCGTAGGTAACAAAACACCCATGCTCACTGCTGTTAACCTACGATGTTTTAGGCACAGTAAGAGAGGCCACATAAGACTCGGTCGAAAACCTGTCACCGCTTCGTTTTGAACTCTACACTATCCGGCCGGTAGAATGTAGAGACGTTCCATAGCTGGCACTCAAATAGAAGGGCTGGATTCGCAATCCAGCATGCGGCCTTTTGTTTGAGCTGGTGAGGATGGTAAAGCTCCATGGTAGGGGAGCTGTGGTCGGTAGCGTGTGTGGGGCTAACCGACTAATCCAACTACACGAGGAGCGACGCTCATCCTAGGCAGCGGGCTTCTACTCCTCGGTTCTGGGGGCGCGGTCCAGCCTGGAGTGGACACCGGCCTGTCACGCCGGAGATCGTGGGTTCAAATCCCATCGCCCTCGTTTTCAGTCCTTCAAAATTCAGACTCAGAAGAAGGCTAGGTTCAATGCTTCAGAACTTGAAAGATCCGAGCACGGTCCACATTCGTCCCACCGATTTTTACGCTCTTGCAGACCTGATGCAAGGCTTGTTGACGAACGGTGAACTCGGCCCTCAGCTTGAGGACATTAGCATCGTTCTCAATAAGACCGTCGATGATTTCGACGATGACGTACACACCCTCAAGCAGTTGGGGAGGGCTCTTACTGAAGAGTTGCATAACTCGCAGCGCAGGCGGAATCCATTCGCATCGACACAGGAGTTCGATAGCGATCCGTTTTCGGAATTGTCGGCGGTGACTGGTAACAACTTCATTCGCCTTGTGATTTCAATCATGGGCGGCATGCAGGACGGCATTCATCGTATTCGTGAGGCTGTGGAACGGCTGACTCCCGGCGAGCTTCTCTTGTGTCCCAAGAAGGACCGTAATCGGGACTTGTTCGATCCCGATAATCTCCAGCGTGCAATGGTGGAGATTCAGTTCAACGCTGAAGCAGTGAGTCGGTTCGTGGGCGCTGTTTTGGAGTTGGAGGCACTTCCTCAGAATCTGACGAATCTGGCGTACCTGGTTACTGACGCTCTGGATAGCTACTACAACACACTCGTGAAGCGTCATTCGGTGGATGGGTATGAGATTCACGTGACGCCGATTGTAACGGACCTCGCCCTTTCGATCTATCAGAACGTAGACGCGCATGGGGAAATCGCAGACGGGAAGGCGCCAGACGAGGTGAGTGCGTACTCAATTCGGAAGGCCGAATTGATGATTAGGACTATGCAAGAGGGCATTATTCAGGGCTTCATTCAGAAGCCACAGGCTCTCATCGAATTCGTGAAATCCCGGTTTCAGGCGCTTTGGGAGCTTTCGAAGCAAATCCGGGCTTTTGTAGATCCGCTTCGTGGTCCTGTCTACGCGGTTCTGCGGAAGGTAACTCCTAAGAATTCTCCGACTTTGTTCGATTTCGAGCGAGCACTTGATTTCATTTCGGATTTGGATCCAAATCGTGTCTCGTACAAAGAGAAGGAAGGGATTCTTACTGCAGAGGAGCGGTTCGCCATCGCATTCAAAAATGAGACCATCGCTACTGTAGCAGGTCTACTTACGGCAGGCGCAACGGCTAAGGAAGTAGTTCAGTACGTTTTGAGCCGTAAGTCAGAACTGCGGAACTACTACGAAGGCGAAAACACTTTCTTCACCTGTCATATTGGCAGCGGGAACAGCTTTTTGGGTGATGCTCCTGGAGGTCTTCAGATCGTTCCAGGCGAACGCCCGGTGGTCAACCTGGAGGAAATCGTAGGTTCCGGGTTCAACGAAGTGAAGGATTTCATCAACCAGATTGAGTCTTCTGCCGCCTTCCATGACTTGTTCATGGCGACTTCACCGTCTAGGTCGGCTGACAAGAGCAATGTCCTGCTCATCGGTCCTCAGGGATGTGGAAAGAGTGAAATTCTTCGAGCGGTTGGTGGCGATAAGAAGTCTGTGGGCGTGTTCGCGCAAGGGTCTGATTTCTTGACGTGTTGGTTGGGCGAGGCGGAGAAGAATCCGAAGCGTCTGTTCGAGGGTGCCCTCAAGATTCAGAAGTCGTCTAAGAAGCACGTGCACATTCTCATCGACGAGATTGATGCGGTCCTCAAGAAGGATGAAGGCTACCGATCATTCGGTGGCGTGAACCTTACGACTGAATTCCAGATCTTGATGGACGGTATTGTTCGCTATCCCCAACTGTCTGTTTGGGGTGCCACGAACCATCCTGGTCGAATTCCGATGCCGATGATTCGGCGGTTCAACAAGGTGTTGATTGTCGGAGAGTTGACCCAAGCAGACCGTGTTAAGCTACTGAAGCACTTCTCCTCGTTTCTTCCGGTTGTGGTGAATTCGGACTCCGATTTCGATCTTCCAGCCAGGAGGCTCGAAGGCGCTACGGGTGATGTCATTCGAAAGGTGGTCGATCACGTGTGGCGTGAGAAAATGACCACTTTCGTTCGAAAGCAGCCGGACGAAGCGAAGAAGCTAGTTGAGGAGCTGAACCGGGATGAAAACGGAGACCGTTTGGTCTTTAGCATCGAGAAATTCGACGCAAAGAGGCGTACCTATCTCCACAACAGACTTCAGTCTTACGGTGTTCAGGTAACCCCCGAAGACCTTAATCGTTCTGTGGAGTACCATCTCTGTAACATTGCAATTCAGCACGAGATTTCGACGGCTGTTGCAACCTATCAGGAAGCAAAGAAGCTTGTCGTGAGTTTGGAAGCAGCAGAAGCTGCTGAGTGAAATGCGGGCCCATATGGGCCCTTCGGGCAAGCGCCGCGCGTTGGAGAGCCGGGCCTGACTGTAAATCAGGTGGCCTTTGTGCCTGAGTGGGTTCGAATCCCACCTTGCCCATCAAAGAGGTGAGGAAGTGAGACTCTTTTGTGTCGATGACGGCGGAGCCACTTATTGGGTGCTCAGCGAAACGGGCGAGCCATCCGATCTGCAGATAGCTATCGAGGAGGCCGAGGGTTTCACGTTTGCGTCCGAGAAGATCGATCCAATTACCGCCGACGATGTGCGAGAGGTTTTTGAGGCCGAGGCGCGTGCGACCATTTGCCGTGGTGACTGCGAGCCTAATGTGGACATGTGGACAGCATCGCTAGAACACCAGCGTACAGGCTACGGACGTGTTGTCGCGTGTTCGGAGTGGCCATGACGGCGAAGCAAATGAGGCCGTATACACGGGAACAGGATCTAGCGATTCGTGTCGTTAATCTAAGAGAGGGATTGAAAGTTGCAAACAGACTTCTGGCAGAAGTCAGCATGCTTCAAGTACACGTAGATGAACTAGAGTCCCCCTCATTTCGAAGAGGCCGTTCCTTCTGGGCTCAAGTACGTCGCTTGTGTAGACGTGAGATACGGTGAGCGCTCAGTAGCGTAGGTGATCTGGGAGCTGGGCTCGAACTGCTTCGATGTCTTCTTGTCGAAGGAATTGTTGTTCGGGACTCCAGGTGTACGGATACATCAACGAGTGCTTGTCCTCGTCGTCATGACGCAGCCCTAGCGTATGTCCTATTTCGTGCATAGCAACATGGACTAGTGTCTTGTGATGAGTCATTCCGCTGTCTAGCCTGATCCTAGCGCTACGTACTGTACCTTGTGGTCTCACGTTACTTCTGGCGTCGCCTAGCAGGCGAACCCCAGAGACTTTGTTAGACCCAAGGTCTTCAGAATACACAATTATAGTACCAGTTGTAGGTACTCTGTCATACGTTGTGCCTAAGAGAAGGAACTCTACACCTAGTGCGCTATTCCACCCGTCGACAGCCTGTTCTATAGCCCTCAAGTACTGGTCCGGCAATTCATCGTTCACCCTGACATCGAGGGGGAAAGAGTACGATGGCCAGTGTTGGGGAATGCCGTCGATGTTTTGCATTAGTTGGGCTGCGCATCGTTGGTCGATCCCTGTTGTTACATAGTGGGTAGGTGTGCACGCTGCGAATAGCAGCAGTAGGAATCCACCTACCCTCCTATGTTTCATGTTCTAATAGTACTTCAGATTTATAAGGTGTGCAAATACCTCACATGGCGGCCGTAGCTCAAATGGTTAGAGCGCAGGATTGTGGCTCCTGAGGTTGCGGGTTCGAATCCCGTCGGTCGCCCTCTCTGTAAAGCCTGGTTCATCAAGGAGGAGCTTTGATGGACTTGGTCGTAATTGAATCGCCGTACGCAGGTGACATTGAGGAAAATGTCGCGTACGCGAAAGCTTGTGTGCGTGATTGTCTACAGCGCGGAGAATCTCCGTACGCCAGTCATCTGTTTTTCACTCAGGAAGGCATCCTTGACGATACCATCCCAGAGGAGAGAAGGCTAGGGATTGAAGCAGGTTTGGCATGGGGAGCCGCTGCAAAGAGAAGCGTCGTCTATCTCGACCGTGGTATTAGTCGCGGCATGGTCTACGGTGTCCAGAGAGCTGTGGACGCAGGAAGAGAAATCGTTGTTCGTAAGCTCTACGGAGAGGTCACACAGGCCGATTACGATGCGATTGACAAGATCAAGCTGGATAATTGGCCCGCTAAGTCCAAAGAAGGTGGCGAGCGCAACTCTGTAGACAAGGTCCTAGAAGAAGCCAAGACTGAGCTTCTACGTGCAGAGGCTAAGTTCGCCCGCTTCAATTCAAGACACGAAGCCTACGCTGTCTTGCAAGAAGAGGTAGATGAGATGTGGGATGAGGTTAAGAACAATGACCATCCCAAGGCACGCAAAGAGGCCGTCCAGGTAGCTGCGATGGCTCTTCGTTACCTGAGAGATTTCTAAGATCGTTGGCCGTTCTAGCGTCTACAAACGGTCTGGGTTAGGACAAGCCCATATAAACTCGGAAGGTCCACCGAGAGAAGTTGCACAGGACCAAAACCCCTGCAGTCCAATAGTACCATGGATGACAAGGCAACTTGGTGGTTCGAATCCACACTGCGGGTCTAAATGCACTGAATGCCGGAGATGACTACATCTAACCAGTAGGTCGCGGGTTCGAGTCCCGCCCAGTCATCCTGGATGACTGGTAGCTCAGGGGTAGAGCAATTGGCTCCAAATGTCACTCCAATTCCTGTCAGTGCTTCTTTTTGTGTCGAATGCTCGTGAGGACTACAAGCCTACCACGCCGGTAACCTAGGTTCGAATCCTAGACTCCCCTGTTTGTGGGGAGTTCGTCTAGAGGTCCAGGACACCGTAAAGTCGTCTTCACACTTCCTGTCGACACGCTAATTCAGGTCTTCGATGGAAACTACAAAGCAAGTCAGCAAGGAAACTTGTGCTACTTCATGTACCTCCGAGGAGGACCGACTATGCGTAGGAAACATGGATTCGTGTGCTAATCCTCAGCATAGAAAGGCTTTGGTCATGAAATGGTGGGGAGAGATGGCCAAGCTAGAGGCCGAGCTAGTTAAACCTTGTCGCCATTGCGGTAGGGTAATGCTCGCTGGCCGTTGTTGTAGTTTGGCTGGGACGTAAACAAGAAAGGTAGTTTAATAGATGAATAGCAACAATATCCAAACCATAGAGCCATACATTTCTTGGGACGTGATCGAGGAGCTTTCCACTAGAGATCATACTCCGTACAACGGATGGTCTCTTAGAGGGAGAGACTGGACAGAGGCAGGAAAAGCTGATTGGTTGGACTCTAATTTTGCGATTCTTCTCCTAGAGAGAGAATCAGACGGTGCCTGGTTTCGTGTCACTATAAATGGTGCACGTAAAGAGGTATTGGGTGTACTGTTCATAGATGACTAACACTTGTTAGCTTGTCGGGGTGGCGGAATGGCAGACGCATAGCACTAAGGATGCTACGCCCTTATGGGCATGAGGGTTCGACTCCCTCCCTCGACAGTAAAATAGAGATGCGAGCGTACACAAAATACACCAGAGAGCTTCTGGAGCCTCTCGTAAAAGATAGTATCTCAGTTGCCGAAGTACTCAGAAAATTGGGTAAGCGCCAGACTGGTAGTATATCTACACACTTATCGAGGACCATCAAACGTTTTGGATTAGACACAACTCACTTTCTGGGCAAGGCGTCTAATTCAGGATCTCACCATCGTGGTGGTCCGCAGAAGAAATCTTGGCAAGAACGACTCGTTAAATCTGCTGCTGATAAAAGGCAAAAGTCGCGTATACTTCGTCGTGCTTTGATTGAGTCAGGACGAAAGTATGAATGTGAGAAGTGTTTGCTGGTTGAATGGAACAGGCAACCGTTGATTCTTGAGATCGATCATAAGAACGGCGATTGGGCCGACAATCGTCCGAATAACTTACGATTTCTATGCCCAAATTGCCACTCTCAAACACGAGGGTACGCCAATAGAGGGAACACACAAAGTTTTGTCCACATAGCTCAAGGGCAGAGCGTCGGAAAAACGGAGCCGATGGCCGTAAAAGGCACTGAGAACACCTGCTACTCGAAGATTGCAAAGTAGGGGTGTGGGGCGCCTTCAAAGGTTGCGGATGCACGGAATGGCACGGAGGACCCGGGTCGCTACGGAAGCGCGTTTCCTAACAAGAAGGCTTGGTTCAAGTGGTGCGGGTTCGAATCCCGCTGTGGACGTTTGTAAAACAGTGCGTTGTGCCACGTCATCAGCAAACGAAGACATGGGGCAACAAGAAGGGGACGTAGCCCAACGGCAGGAGGCAACAGACTTAGGATCTGTGCAGTGTGGGTTCGAATCCCACCGTCCCTATGGCATAAGGAAAAATAGTAATGAAAAGCATCACTGCTCAAGAAATAGGCGTGTTATCCTTAGATGAAGCTGTTGACACACTTAGCAAATACATACAAAGTACCTGTGCCTCATATCAGGGAAATTAGAGATTGTGAAAGAGCAATTAGCGATGGCGGCTTCTTTCAACAAAAAAGTCCGTATCGGAGACGAAATTAGGCTAGGAAACCTGTTGGCAAAAACCCGTTCTGAGGCTTTCGTAACTCCAGGAGGAGACGCTTGTGCCTTCTTAGACGGACACACTAAGGACGAGGCACCGAGGTCCAGGCCCCCGTCAGGCGGATCCGGGCCGCAGACCGTAGTCGAAGGAGAGAACCGTGAACGGCCACGTGAAGCCCGACGAGATCCGGATGATGCGCCGGATGCTGGAGATGGAGCGCGACTTCCGCGGCGGCAGCGTCGTGGAACAGGACTGCCTCTCCGAAGCGGAGTGGGCAGAGCTGTCGTCGCGCTGGGCCTACGTCCTGGACAAGTGGACCCGCAAGGGCTGGTGGGAGTACGGCGTGTCGTTGCGGACCGGCTGGCTCACCGATGCGGGCTACGAAGCGCTGCCGCGCATGATCGCGGAGACCGAGCGCCGCTACAAGCTGCTGGACGAGCAGCTCCTAGTCGGGGTTATTCGAAAGCACGTATAATTCGCGAACTAGAAAAATGTGAGTTGGTGTGTGTCAACTGCCATCGACTAAGAACAGCGCGGCGTAGGACGGGTGTCCAAGACGGTCTGCAAAATCGTCCCTAGGTTGGTTCGAGTCCAACACGCTGCTACATGGATCGAGATTTGATCATAGCTCTCTCAGGCTACACGAACGACGTGCTCGATAAACTATCGCGCTTGTCCAACGAAGATATAATTTTGTTGTGGAATTCTTGCCCTGATTTCCGTTCTGGTCTTAGGGGGCTCTTTGTTATCTTAGGGGGCTCTTTGTTACGGCTTATGGGATTAGCGAGGTGCAGGCTGATATGCTGATACGAGATACCTTATCTAGATGAACCAGTGCGGGTGTAACTCAGTGGTAGAGTGTCTGCCTTCCAAGCAGAATGTCGTGGGTTCGAATCCCATCGCCCGCTTTCGCCAGGTAAGACGGCTGGATTGATGAATGACATCAGAGAAGCAAAGCGAATCCTCTCCGAAGGCAGTTTTGTGTACCGTCTTGACTGCGGCTGTAGCTCAGGGGTAGAGCACTTGCTTGCCATGCAAGATGTCGCGGGTTCGAATCCCGCCAGCCGCTTTAGACGAATGCCGTAGAGACTACATCTACAAAGAAACCGCGGCCCACGTGGCGTCCCGGTTCGAGTCCGGGTGCAGCTCCTAGGAGCTGTATGGCGAAATTGGCAGACGTAGCGGTAAATGTCTCTGCACCACCTGTCGTCTAATTCTTTTCAGCGGGGCTTAGAAATGGCATTTAGATTTGAGCGCATTTGGTACGAAAACGATGAAGGCGAGTATATCCCAGCCACCACAGAACCGTGGCAGGGTGCGCCGAGCGGGGCGACCATTCAGGTCAGTCGTTTTCCACGAGAAGTTCACACCAAGTGGTTGCGCTTGAAAGATGATGGTGGCTGTGAGCTTATAGCTTCAGCTACATCGTCGTACAGTTCTGATCTCGTGCTCGCAATGTGCCGGCCTACCCTAAGGGACCGCACAATTCAGTTTCTGAGATATGGGTCATTTGCGAAGACGTACGACTTTGAAATGGCTGTCCTGCTTGCAGCAGAGACGTGCGAGCGATGCATGAATTCATTAGCTCATCGGCACGGCCTGAGTTGGGGCTACCGCGAATTTTCGGACGAATGGCATCTGGCTGGCACTACATGCCATCGCTGCGAGCATCATGGTAGGGGCCGCTTTTGGGTGTGCGGCGAGAATGGTTTCTGGGCAACGACTGCGGAGGGCAAACTTTTTGCCCAGAAGCAGTACGAAGCCTTTCAGAATCGAAAGAATCGATCACTTCACTAAGAAGAATTCGAGTCCCCTCTGTTGGGGAAGAAAGAAGGCAACATGCATCTAGGCAATTGTAGAACCGTTGGAACTTGCTCAATCTGCGGTGGCCCAGTTCAGGTTCCGCAGTTTTGGTGGGGAGTCGTTGCTCCAACACCAACATGTGCGTCCTGCGGGGCGACTCCGAGGCAGTCACACGGTCCAGTGATTGACATGCAACCGGCTCCGAAGACCGTTACGACTACAGTGATAACTGTAGGTGATGGGGGTCAGGAGAGACGTCGGCGCCGCTATCAAAAGCAGTGGCGTGACTTAATCAGGGACCTCTGCTAATCTGTTTCTTCGGCGAATGCAACGGGGACTACCTCCTGTCGCCGATTTGGTCCCATCGTCTAATGGCTCAGGACACCAGCCTCTCACGCTGGTAATGGCGGGTTCAAATCCCCCTGGGATCACTCGACGGACCGTAGCTCAGCGGTTAGAGCGCACGACTGATAATCGTGAGGTCGGTGGTTCGATTCCACCCGGTCCGATTTTACTCCGAAGCTTGTTCAGTCTCAGATTCTTGCCCTGAAACGGTGGTGTTTACAGCACCATTCACCGTGACATTTGCGTCAGGAATCTCATTCCCAACAGTAAGTGGTTTGGCAACGGCTAGACTGCGCTCAATCGAGCACGTGCAATTTGAACACGTGCCGCCATCTGCCACATTCCACGTGCACGCGACGTATACAACTGGAGTCGTTGTCGGAATCTGTGGTCCGGAGGAACAGCCAGTTAGTAAAAGTGTTGTCAGGAGTAGGTAACGCATACTTCTAGATAACCGAAAGGGTAAACCGTAATGAAGCTGGTCTACGCTTTGGAGCCAATTCCATATTCCATGAAAATGGTATTCTTGGCTGGTCCCACGCCACGTTCTAACGATGTGAAGTCGTGGAGACCAGAGATGGTGGACATCCTTACCCAGTATTTCATGGTTACCCACCTCAACGGGAAAGAGCCTGCTCTCGTTATTCCCGAAGATCGCACAGGAAAATATCACGGTAACTACGATCATCAGACAGAGTGGGAGTACCTAGCCATCAGTTCTTGCGACGTTCTCCTTTTCTGGATTCCTCGTGATGTCGCGGGAGGAATGCCTGGGTTCACTTCGAACATTGAACTGGGATACTGGCTTCGAGAAAAGCACATTATTCTCGGCTATCCAGAGACCGCCGAGAAAATGTCATACCCTTCTTGGCTCTACCAAAAGGTTACACGACGTACTCCAAAGCATACAATGCGAGAAGCTGCATTGGAGGTCGTACACGCTATTCGGCAATGTAGCTCAGGTGGCTAGAGCGATCCCCTCATAAGGGATAGGTCGTCGGTTCGAGTCCGACCATTGCTATAGGAGTATCAGGTGGATCTTGGAGAAAAGCGAACTGCTTTGCTGGAGAGACTGCGTGAATTTGAACCTCGTGACAGGGCGCTAGTGATCGGAGCCTTTCAGGAGGCCGACCGAGAGTGGCAACTGAGTCGTCTTGTTACTCGAACACTGTGGTTTTGTTTTGGGCTGGCTGTCGGTGTTGTGTCCACTCTGGTCGGTGTTGTGTCCACTCTGGCGGTGCTCAAATGACAAAGACCAAAGAGCAGTGGCAAGAAGAGCTTCGAGAGCAGCAGCGTAAGATGCATGAATTCCATGAGGCCCTCTTACGGCGGCTAAAGGACCATCTCCCTAAGCTCAAGGATGAGCAGAGAAATGCAGACCGTGAGTTCGGGGCCCCAGATCTCTTCTACCGGTTCTACCATCAAAGCTTCAAATTCTACCGCATTCAAGGATTTACCGTCGACTGGACGGAGATGTTTAGGGAGCTTGGTGGATGCCCTCTAAACAAATGGTATGAACAGATCGTCTCTGAGGGTACTCACAAGGTCTTCGACCTAAGTCATAACGAGAATTGGCTGATGCACACCAGGCCTATTTTGGAGGCATACTTTCATGCCCGCATGTTTTTAGACCAAATGGTCTGGTGTGCAGAGAACATGGAAGAAGCAGCTCATGTTTTGCCCTCACCGTGGGCAGCAGTGCTTTACCTGTATGAGAAAAGATAGCCGTGAACGTAGACCTCATCCTTGCAGGTACCGGACATCGACCAAGTCGATTAGCGAAGGGCTATTCATCCGACGGCTTTCAGTTATTGGTAGACCTCGCCTCGGAATGTTTGGCCTACTACCTAACTAAAGTCGATACACTATTAGTAGTTAGCGGTATGGCCCAGGGTTGGGATCAAGCATTAGCATCGGCGGCTGTGTCCGCTGGTATTCCTTGGATCGCAGCAGTCCCGTTCGAGGGACAGGAAGCTAAATGGCCGAAGGCTGCACAGAAAGAATACCATGCTCTTCTGAAGATGGCGTCCCAGACGACTGTGGTTAGTCCTGGAGGCTATGCGGCGTGGAAGCTTCATCGCCGAAATGAGTGGATGGTAGACCGTGTTTCGGATGCAGTTTTGTCTAAGGAAGCCCAAAGAGGGCGGCTTTTAGCCCTGTGGGACGGCAGTACTTCTGGAGGCACCTTTAGTTGCATCCAATATGCCCAGAAAAAGCGTGTAGAGATCAAGAACGCCTGGGGCAGATACCAGAAATTATGTCTCAAAAATGGATGGACTCTTACCTAGTGCCTGCTATCTTTCAAGACGACCTGGGGCTGTAGCTCAGTTGGGAGAGCGCATGACTGGCAGTCATGAGGTCAGGGGTTCGATCCCCCTCAGCTCCATTTCTTTAGGCCGCTCGTAGCCATCCAAGTACGAGACGTCATTCCGTAACCCCTTACCCTAGAGTACGTTGTATGTCATCCCCCGAATCCATTGATATTGTTTTCTCCTTTGACACCACCGGCAGCATGTATCCTTGCCTTTCCCAAGTGAGGGCCACAGTAGCCTCTACTGTGAAGCAGCTCTTCAAGGACGTGCCGGGAATTCGCATTGGTATCATCGCCCATGGCGATTACTGCGATGCCCCTCCACGCGGTAAGTACGTCATCAAGATGCTCGACCTCACAACTAATGAGGACGAGATCGTGAAGTTCGTCCAAAAAGTCGAACCGACTGGGGGAGGCGACGCTCCAGAGTGCTATGAATTGGTACTTCATGAGGCTCGCCGTCTAACGTGGTCTGCAGGCAAGCAGAAAGTACTCGTAATGATTGGTGATGCAACCCCGCATCCTCCTACGTATCCAGACAATGTGAAGCGCCTCGATTGGAGAAATGAGATCGCACTCCTCCGCGAGGCTGGCATTCATGTATACGGAGTACAAGCATTGAACCGGTACGAGTCTACTTCGTTCTATCGAGAGATTGCGAAGGGCTCTGGCGGCCTACACCTCAACCTGAATCAGTTTCGTCAGGTTGTCGACCTGATTATGGCCATTTGCTACAAGCAGGCGGGCGAAGAACGCCTGATTCGATTCCGCGACCATGTGCAAGACGCAGGTCGTATGAATCGCGACATGGCTCAGATCTTCGGAGTTCTAACTGGGAAGGAAGTAAAGGTTGACTTCGGGTCACCAAAGGACTTGAAGCCTGTCCCGCCTGGTCGGTTCCAGATTTTCAAAGTGGACAGAGACACTCCGATTAAGGAATTCGCCGAATCGATGGGAGCCACCTTCGCAAAGGGACGAGGCTTCTACGAATTCACGAAGTCGGTCCTTGTTCAGGAGAACAAGGAAGTCATTTTGGAGCACAAGGCTTCGGGTGATTTGTTCTCTGGGGTACAGGCTAGGGCCATGATTGGTCTCCCATTCGGGACTCGTGGAAATGTGAATCCGAGGGATTCAAAGCTTGAGGACTACAACGTGTTCATTCAGTCGACTTCGTCGAATCGTAAGTTGATTGCCGGGACTCGATTCCTCTACGAAGTTGAGGACTGGTCTGCGGCTGTTGCAGCATGAGTGCCTATCGCGTTCCGGAATACCCCCAGGAACGAAAATGTCGCCATGATTGGCGCTGGCGGAACGACAGTCCGTATGATGATACGACACTGTGGTACTGCCGGCGCTGTGGAATCTCAGCGCCTTTTCTAGTCACATTGTTGCTGGATATGGGTTTAGACCCCTAGGAGGTATTTGTGTCGGACGATCGCACGTGGATTCACACTGAGACAGTGTACGCAGGGGACACAGAGGATGATGGATGGCCTAAGAGGAATCTTTCTGCTTCCATCAATCCACTGTTGGATTGGGTAGAGATCCGTTCTTCTCTTCGACATGAAGGTATCATTCAACGAATTCCCAAGGCGGAATTTGCAAAATGGCTCCAGGACTGCCAAGATACGCTGGCTAGACAGTCCAGTCCTTCTGATAGTTCCTCCGGAAACGGGAAGTAGTCGTGAGTAGTCATGTAAATCATCGTCGCGGTCACGGTCATATTCAAGACCACGGTCCAACGTGGGAAGGAGGGCCCCTTGCTCCGGTAGTAATAGTACACACGTTGCCCGGAGCCGAAAGAAATGGAAGAGGCGGGCGGCGCGCGCGGAGCGTCGGACGGGTAGGAATTGGAAAAAGTTCCGAGGCTCCAGATTCATCATTCCGCCTCTGTAAACGTGTTCTTTGGAGGGATGGCCGAGTGGTCGATGGCGCAGCACTGGAAATGCTGTGTACCCGCAAGGGTACCGTGGGTTCGAATCCCACTCCCTCCGCTTTGTCTGCCTCTAGCCTTGTAAAGCTTTGGTTCGGTTAAATTCAGCAGACTAGCTGAACACCAAACTGGAGAAAGTAAAATGGCTAGAAACAAAGAAGAGTTGTGCCTCTCGTCTAGGTACATCCATACTGGCAACAGTGGAGTAACATTTAGCATCACAAGGGACGTGAGACGAGTAGACCGTGCTGTAGTGTTTGTGCAAAACGGTGCTTTTGGCGCGTTTTCGACAAACATGGAGATTCGCGGAAATGACTACAAAGGCCTGACAGCTCGCCAATTGCGAGATTTAGCACTCATGTTTTTGGACGCGGCGGCCTACTTAGAACAGGGTGAGTTGCCTTTGACGCGCGACACTCCTGCTCTTGTTCCAGATTCGACCCACAACTTTCGACGTGCCCAACCACCTTCGATCCAAGATCTTCTATCGGATGATTCAGATCTAAGTCCTCTCAGACAGGCGGTATCAGAGCTTCTTACGGAATTTCCTGATATGAGGCACGCCTATGTCTTGTTTGCGCGCAGATCGTCGAATTCTAACGAAGCTAGTACAGATTCGAGTGCCAGCAAATCTAAGACCACTACAAAACGCATTCACGAGGAGCTTAGAGACGAGAGACTTATGGACGCTGGATTGGACCTTATCCGCGCGTGGTGGTCCAATAGGCTGACCAGGTCTGCCTTGTACGATGCTGAGGCTAGATTTGACGAGGCTCTCTATGCCCGAAGCTCGGAGAGCAACCCAACTACCAATGAGGAACTCGAAAAAGATCCCCACTCATTCAAATGAGTGTGCTACACTTGAAGGAAATTGGGACCTCACTTCGCAGTTTGATGTGAGGTTGCGGCATTCGTGAGGATGCCGTTGGCAGAACAACTCTCGATCGTCTACGAGAGCTGTCACAGATAGTAGACGGGTACGGTGAGCGACAGCGTACTTACAACTGTCGCACTTATGGGCCGGTAGCTCAACGGTAGAGCATTCGCCTCTTAAGCGAAATGTTGAGGGTTCGATTCCCTCCCGGCCCAAAGAGGAGAGGTGGCCGAGTGGTCTAAGGCAGCGACTTGCTAAGTCGCCGTACCTTTAGGTACCGTGGGTTCGAATCCCACCCTCTCCGTATGCGATGGTTCGAAAAGTTCATGATTCGATTAGGCAGGGCTACTAATTGGGCGCCGCAAACAATTGCTCAATCGGTATCTGTTCTACTCGGGTCTGTTTGGCTGCGATACAAGCGTCGCCGTTCTAGACGGTAAATAGTTCTGTGTGCTCTCTAACCACTAGGAATGCTTAGAATGGACAACCTCAAGAAGGCCCTCGATCGATTCCGCGCTGCTCACGAGACTTTCCTGGAGCAAGACTCCGGATACTCTTTGGGGTACGGGTACGATCCTGAACGTCGAGGCGCACCTGGAATCATTGTATACGCGATGAACGACGACGAGGAGTCCCGCACCTCCCTTTTGATCAAGGCAAAGAAGGAACTCCCAGATTCATGGGAGGGTCATCCCGTCTACTTAAAGGGAATGTCCGTCCCGCGCGCTCTTTCGAGTTCTAGGTGACTCCGTCATACGACCCTGAAACCGGCACCTACGTAGTGTACTTGGGTTTCACCGGGCGCTCGGCAGGCCTCACGGAGGCACAGAGGCATACGTTGTTGGAGCTACTCAATGCACACGACCGTGAGTCTTGTATTGCTCTCCATAACGACGGGCAAGGCTCCGACCAAGAATTCGCTACGTTAGCACGAGAGCTAGGGTTTCGAGTTCGCACTACTCGGGCTGATTTGAGTCCGATGCCTCGAAACCGAGAGCTTGCTAGTGTTTGCCACAAGTTGTTCGCTGCTCCTCCTACGGATTACCTTTTGAAAAAGGGCAGTGGATCGTGGGAGACAGTGAAATACGCTTGGAAGCGCAATAAGCAAACCTTCATCATTCTCAGTGACGGAAGAGTTGTAACCGAGAAGTCCAAACTTCTTGTTGGGGATGGACGGTGATGTGGGAGGGCGGCAAGCTCCTAACCAGGAGGGTTGGCCGAGTGGTCGATGGCACCTGTTTCGAAAACAGGCGTGCTCGAAAGGGCACCGGGGGTTCGAATCCCTCACCCTCCGTGAGACTATTGGTGGATCTTCGTGCAGATGAGGTCACGACGCAAGAAGAAGCCATGACACTGGAAGAGATTCGTGATTTGGCCGAAGAGCGTGGCGTTCCTGGTCCTGATTTAGAGGAGCACGAGGAAGGCTACGATGAAGAATGTTACTGCAGACTGTGTCTTAGTTACCTCTAATTCACATTGTTGCTTGACAAGTGCTTCCGCCTTGCTACCATGGTTGGTTGACGGAGGAGAGAATGCTTTCCGTGTTCCCCAACAGCCCAAACAACCGTTATCGTCATTGCTATGATGCTTGGCGATTTACGGGCTGGGCTGACGTCAACCGCCTTTGGTGACGCTCGCCTAAGATCACTGCGCTGAATGCAGTGAGGACTACATTGTAAATCTTTGTGTCGTTGGTTCGAGTCCAACCCCCTCCGTTGTGTGGAGGGGTAGCTCAGTTGGTAGAGCAAAAGAAGCTGGTCCTCACACCTCCTGTCAGCGCTCCAACTTAAAGCGTTAGTTTGGAGTTCAAGCATCGTCGACATGAGATGTCGACGATGCTTGAACGACAGACCCGACTCTATGTTCTCATGGCGGAACAGAAAGAAGGGCCGGCGACAGAGTTACTGTAAGCTCTGCATGAAGTCTATGAACGCTTCCCACTACCAGCGAAATAGTGGTCGTTATAGAGCTAATAATATCAAGATAATGGATGAAAACAAGAAGAGGCTGTTATCTTTCCTTCTCCGTAACCCCTGTGTTGATTGTGGAGAAGAAGACCCCGTTGTTCTGGAGTTCGATCACGTTGACCCAGACAACAAGCGTGCCGCTATATCAGCCATGATTCAGAATAGTTATTCGTGGGAGACGATCGTCTCTGAAATAGAGAAATGTGTAGTTCGCTGCGCAAACTGTCATAGACGCCGTACCACCAGCCAGTTTGGCTGATGGAAGAGTATAGGCTAGTGGTGTAATTGGTAACACGACGGATTCCAAATCCGTTACTCCAGGTTCAAGTCCTGGCTAGCCTGTGAAATTTGTGAAAATTAAGGCGGAGTAGCTCAGTTGGTAGAGCACTTGGTTGAAGCCCAAGGTGTCGTCGGTTCGATCCCGGCCTCCGCCATATCATTCCTACCCACACCTGAGGGACCATGAAAGTCTACGAGGTTGGTGTTTTCTCGAAAGGCGATCCCTGCGCGGTAGATTTCCCAGACGGGCAACCGTCTTGGTTGTGTCGAATTGCGGGTAGCCTCGCTGCTCATAGCGACGTACCAGAACTCAAATCCATGTACGAGTGCATCACTCCTCATGGGTCGGTTTTAGTAGCCGGAGCAGTCTGGGTAAGGCAAATGACGGATGAGGAATTAGACTCCCTGAGGAAGGTTGAAGAATCGGCCGTCCAAAGCGGAGTTTTGTTGTACCGGGGTCGCATCCAGTTGTAGAAACAGAAAAGGGGTGCCGGAAAATTCCGGCACCCCTTTTCTGTTTCTCGCCTTTGGCTACTAGGCGGCGGCCGATGCCTTGTTGGCTTCATCCAGGATGCAGATGAATGGCTTCCCGTCTCTGACCCTGATCTGGTACTTCTGGCCGTCGATCGCGAACGTAGGTCCGCCGACGACTCGGCGGAGGACACGCAGAGCGATGAGCCACTGCTTGTCTGCTCTGTTCCGTCGCTCCTGTGCCAGCTGAACCGCCTGGAACGCCTTGCGGATCGCCAGGTTCCTGTTCTCCTTGGTCAGGGACGTCAGTTCGGTGATGAGCCGGTGGATGACGTCCTCGCGCTCGGGGGCGACGGTGGTCGTGTCGTTGTTTCTCTGTTCCATGAAGTTTCTCCTGAGACTGTACTAGGGCTGCTACTGTCGAGGTAGCGGGTGCTTCCCCGTCGTAGCCGCCACCTCACTACCGGCAAGTAGTGCAAGTAACGAGTACCACGGACTCCCAGGCCAGACTATCAGGCATGTCCCTACATGGTGGCATGAGGCACCGTGACAACATGTCTCGTCCGGGACTACATGCACCAGGTAATGTTGTCCTACGCCACACGGTGCTGCACAGGCGACTCGGGTCACGACAGGGAGTCTCAGGATAGGTACACTGCCGTCGGTCCCTCGGCAAGGTCTGTCTGTACAACACAGAAGAGACTACTTGCTGGAGGTGCTTGTCGTGGACACACGCTTACTTGACTACATCCGGACCCTGACCAAGACCGACAAGAAGACACTGAGCCAGAAGACGCTGAAGCTTGCTGAGGAGGTAGGCGAGCTGGCTAAGGTCATCCTACCCTTCGAGAATGCGTTCGCAACGACGCACCGCTTCGTCGACAGGGCCAAGATCCTGGAAGAGCTAGCCGACTGCTATCTTGTGCACCGTTCGATCCTTGAGGACCTCAACTTCTCGGACGAGGAGTTCGAGCAGATGGTAGGTCACAAGATGAAGTACTGGGCAGATCTTCAGGCCCGCGAGGGTCGCGCCAAGTACCCTGTGCCTTTCGAAATTCATGTCACTGTTGATGCGGGTTCCGGAATCGAAGACTTCAAGGTTGCTTGCACTGAGGCGCGTGTGAAGCCAATTCTACTTGATCTGCATCTTAGGGGTGGGGGCGCAATGCAAGACCTGATGACAAGCTCTGTGTTCATGGGGAACAATCGAGAGGCATTCGAGGAGATGCGCCGAATTTCTACGTTCCTGTCCACCCGAGGGTTCAAGGTGCTGCGGGAAAAGATCGAGACCATTCCGTGGCACCCTGCAGCACCGTCTAGGACACATCATAATCCTCATATGCCTCCGAATTGCTATTTCGAGTGCCATTTCAACGTCCTATGTACCGAGTCTAGGGAGGCTGACTTGGACGCCATCGCAAAGAGGCACAACGCCCACAAGAGCCGTAACGCGTGGAAGCGCTATGAAGACGGCACCTATACCATTATGGTCACTTATCGCGATTACAAGATGCTGTACGAGGAATTCAGGGCTGCTATTGACGCGCTCAAGGCGACTCTTGTAGGCGAAGGATTTCAGGTCGAGAAGGAAATCGTAGAATTCTCTGTGTATGATACCAGAGTGAGTCACGACGCGGCCTGGCTTCTGGCAGACGCAGCGACTCGTTGACGTTTCGGGGAGGAATGCTATCTTCCTCCCATGCGCCCACGTAACTCAGGGGCAGAGTACCTCCTTGGTAAGGAGGAAGTCGCGAGTTCGAATCTCGCCGTGGGCTTGTAAAACAGTCAACATGACAAGACTTGCTGTCTTTCATTTAACTTTCCCGAACCGCTACCTGATGGTTAGCTGACAGTAAGTGGGTGAATGGGCAAATTCACACCATCCCAATGTCAACCAAACTTAGACGGATGAGGTATGAATGACGGATGCCTGTGAACTCTGTGGTCGTGAAGGTCTGGATCTGACGTTCCACCACTTGATTCCAAGGACACTTCATTCTAGGAAGTGGTTCAAGAAGAACTTCACGGCAGAGCAACTCAGTAGTGGATCTGAGTTATGTAAAGACTGCCATGATGCCATTCATCGTTTCATCCCAGAGAAGGTTCTGGGAACCGAGTACAACACCCTAGATAGGCTCCGTGCTCACGATAAAGTCGCAGGGTTTGTTGCTTGGGTTTCGAAGCGGGCTGGTCGTCATAAGACGGACCAGCCAGTATGGCACAAACGTGGTTGACAACATTGAACCCAGATTTAGGATAGTTTGATGCTGTAGGTCCATAGCGGATTCACGTAGCTCCACCTCCCTAGGGGTCCTCCTCTCTAGTCGCACCGGTCGCACCGGAGTCGATCGACTACACATTTGACTGGAGAGATGAAAATGGACTATCTAACGAAGAGATCTGTGGAGCGTCATTTGAAGGGTCTAAACGAGGAAATTCGCTGGGCCCGAAGAGAAATACGTCGGTCCAAGACCGACATTTCCAAGCAGGCAGACCTACAGAGGTACAGGCATGTATTGTCTGCCTTGGCGCGTTTGTGTCACCTGACGTTAGCGTTCCACAATGGGACTCCGTATGCGTGCGCAGAACGCGTCTCTAAGAGTGCTCCTAACTTTCCTACGAAGCCTGACCTTCAGGCATGGGCCACTCGTGAGAAGTTAGAGAGTGGTGATGGTGTCACCTAGTATTCCTACTCCGTGGCGTCGACGTAGGGGTTCGTCGCTGTTGTCTGGGCGCGCTTGAAGCGATCTTTTTGCTTCCGCTGACTTAGAAAGCGGCTGAACCCTAGCGATACTAGGCACCAGAACTTGGTGCCGTTTGCCTGCGTAGTTCAGTGGTAGAACGTGGGATTCTAAATCCCTATGTCGTGGGTTCGATCCCCACCGCAGGCGTGCGAGGGCTTGGTAATGCTAAAGACACATAAGGAAATCGAGACGAATGAAGTCATCATCATTGATGATATCATCTGCAATAAGTGCGGCAAGTCCATTTCAACAGTACCGCAGAATCATTATGGGCTTTCCTTTATGGGCAGTCCAGACATTGGCTCAATGGAGTGCGTCACTGTTGACAAGTGCTGGGGATTCTATTCCAAGAAGGATCTTACACGTCAGCAGATAGACATTTGTGAGCCATGTTGGGATGAGTTCTGTGAGACGTTGGTCATTCCTCCGCGGGAGACTGACTATAGCGGTCTCGACTTTGAACAAGAAGACGATCCTCAACTCATGCTTTTCACGGATGAGGAGTTGAGCGGGGATCCCGAGCTAATGAAAACATGAAGCAGTACCCCTCGATTTCCAGGACCGTCCAGTACGGCGGTCCCTACTATGTCTTCGACAAGATTGACGGCTCGAATATCCGAGCGGAGTGGAGTAAGAAGCAGGGCTTCTACAAGTTCGGCAGCAGGAAGGTGCTGTTGGGCCAGCGAGGCGAGACAGACCAGCAGACGCTACTCGCAGAGTCTATTGATTTGGTTAAGCAGCTCGAAGAAGCCCTGGCCAAAGCCTTTCAAAGCGAGCGGTGGCAGCAGGTTGTTTGCTTTTTCGAGTTTTGGGGACCGAATTCGTTCGCTGGCCTACATCAGGTAGAACCGCATAAGGTGACCCTGATCGACGTGCATGTGCACAAGCAGGGCCTGCTCGACACGCGCGAGTTTTTGCGCTTGTTCGATGGCGTCGTAGACATCCCAGCGTTGCTGCACCGTGGCAATTTCAACAAGGAACTAGAGGAGCAAATTCGCAACGGCTCCTTGGAAGGGATGACGTTCGAGGGTGTCGTGGCTAAGGCCCCACTCAGTAAAAAGTGGGAGGCACCCACGATGTTCAAGGTGAAGAATCAGGCGTGGATTGATCGCGTCAAGGCACTTCACGGTGATAAGGCCGAACAGTATCTATGAGATAATCCCACACTCCCGAGGGGGACTCCACAACGCACTGGACCGGGCCGCGAGCCTTAGGACCGTTGTTACGAAACTGTGGAGGTCAGGTTCGACTCCTGGGTGTGGGTTTAGAGTTTTCGATGGCAGACGCAGCATCTTACCTCAAAAGTCTCAACGAGAAAATCTGGAAGTCTCATTCATATAGCCAGATGCATGGTCGGCACAGCCGACGTGTTGAGGGCCATATTTTGGCGCGTCCACTAACTCCTTGGGAGTGGCGTAAGGTAAAATCCCTCGTACGGAAAGAGGGATTTGCTGCCAGAATGGGGACTTCCCATTTTGGCTTCGCTTTAGGGATGAGCGTCATTCGGCCTCCGACGTATCCAGGACTTCCATACGAGACCTTGCTTTCGTTGGAGCGGGACCATCTCCCTAATAGTTTTCGTCGAGAGGACCGACAAAAGGATTGGAATTCTGTGTGGGATGCTTTTTCTGCTCTTACGCATGAAGAGCGGAACTTAGAAATCCTTAAGTTCTGCGGAATTGAAATGCGTCTCGACAAGGGCTATTACGAGTACTGAGATGGAATGCCCTGCCTGCAAGTCCGAAGACGCATACATCGGCCTCTCAAATGTCGATTGTATCAACCCTGACTGTGTCCACTTCAAGCAAAGCTATCTTGAGGAGAAGCTAAAAGAAGCGGAACAAGACCTGGACAATATTGTTGAGGACTTGGGTTTGGGGGACGAACTTCACACTATTCTTGGCGAGATGTGGCTTCGAGAATACGATCGAGTATTTTCTGAGTGGTTTCGTAGGATGCACAACAGCGATGGGTACCCTCACGAATAATCAGCAGAAGCTGGCCAAAGAGATCCGTCGTTTGTGCGTCAAGACACACGGTAAAGAGCACGTACTCGGCTGGGAGATCGTTCTCTTTCGGGCCTGCCTAGGGCAGGCGAAGTTGTCCACGGTAGACTTCAGTGACATGGCAAACCTACTTTGTTTGTCTAGAGTGTGTGGTGGGTGGGTTCTATCGTCACCAGACGGGGACAAGTTTGTACCCTACGAAGAATGGACCCGAGTCATGCGGACACTCGAATCAAAGTGACTGGACATCGCTTGCCAATCTGGTAGGCTTGTTGTCTTTCGGGGCTGTAGCTCAGTTGGGAGAGCACCTGCTTTGCACGCAGGGGGTCAGGGGTTCGAACCCCCTCAGCTCCACTAAGGAGAAGTCTTATGCGCGAGGCCGAGAAGTATGAAATCAAACCGATGTATGTAGTGGTCCAATTTGGTGAGATCCAATCTTGGTCCTACTCAGAAGAAGCTGCGCTATCGTCAGCAGCCGAATGCGTCGATCAGCAGATCGCAGACCACTGGCGTCATAAACTCCCTGTTCAGGTGACGCCAGAGATGGCACGAGACCTAGACATTCGCATGTATCGGCTGGATGCGCAATCGCAAGTAGAACTTCCATTTCAGAAGTGGTTTGATCAGTACTATCAAGAGCGACAAGAGAGCGCGCGAGACGAAGAAGAGAGGGAGTACAAGAGATTCTTGGAGCTTCGTAAGAAGTACGAGGATCGTTTCTTACAGGAACAGTCCTCAAACCAAGGCTCTCTTCGTAACTGTCTCTAAGTATGACTACATACGATTCTGATTCGAGAGAGGCACCTCAACTTGACCTCGACGAAGAAGACATTCGTCTTCTCCTTCTTTGGTCATGGCGTCATGCAAAAACCAGAGATAGTTTTGCTTCTCGACATGTGAAGGAACTTGCGGAGAGACACAAGTCTCTCCTAAACTCACGAGATGTGAAGGAAATCCTCGAAGGGGTAACCCTTCAAGCGAGTGACCTATGCGACCCGAGTTCATTCCTGGGTATGAGCCCCAGGATCTTTTTGAAGAGCTTCGTCAAAACGTTCCGTGGACAAACCGCTCGTCTCCTCGTGACGAATGCTTCATGGCTCTTGACACGAGCTTATCGTACAGTTACGGGAACAATAATTCTCTGAGGGAGGCCCTCCATACGTATCACGCAGTGCCGATGCATCCTGCTGTCTTGCGCATCCTAGAGCGCCTGAACGCTGAATTCGGATGCCAGTACAATGTCTGTGTGTTGAACTACTACCAGGGGCAGCATCAGCACCTTGGTTGGCACGCAGATGACAGCCCAGAACAGGATCTCAGCCATCCCATTGCGGTGGTGTCGTTTGGTGCGGAGAGGTATATCTATGTAAAGGAGAAGTCTTTTAAGGGCAACATTCCCGAAGAAGACAAGTTCCTTCTTACCAAGGGATCCGTTTTCATCATGCCTGGTGGGTATCAGGATAATCATTTCCACAAGATCCCCAAGCACTCAGAACCTTGCGGCGGACGTATCTCCCTAACGTTTAGAAAGCTAGATAGATGACTACTAATCCCAGCGACACATTCTTGCACGCCGGTCTCAATGGATTTCTGTCGAATGACTTGGGTCTTCGGGACAGACAGCTTGAAATCAGGCGACTAGCACGTAAGGCCAGTTCAGTTCATGTGTTGTGGGGACAGAGGGCTGGAAAGACGCATCTTGCGCCCATCATCTGTCTAGATTTTCTGGGTCTAGACCCATGGAAGACACACCAGATTGCTGTAGTAGGCGCGGCGACCCAGGTAAATGCATGTTTCTTCACTCCCCTCAAACTACATGTGGCACCACTTTCTTTGTCGGACTTGCCCGCTTGCTTTCATACGTACTCAGTACGGAAGTTTCTAGAAGATGACACGTCTATCAGATTCGATGCTGTTTTCATTGATGAGATTGACTGGCTCACACCAGAGGCAGATCGACTAATTAAGAAGGCCGAGAGCCTGTCACGATTCGTTTTTACTTGTTCTTCTCCTAGCCAAAGAAATAGCTCATACGTGCAGCTAGTTACGGCGCTTAAGAAGAAGCCGGTTCGGGGGGTCGTAGTTGACCATTCAACTACATTTGAGGCTAATCCTGAGCTTTCTCGTGATGATTTCGCTGCAGACGAAAGAATCGACCCAGAGCGGTTTGCCAGAGACTTTTTAGCGTACAAAGATTGTTAGGCTTCCGTAGCTCAGTGGATTAGAGCGTTGGTCTCCGGAACCAAAGGCCGCAGGTTCGAGTCCTGCCGGAAGCGATGTTCTCGTAGCTCAGTCGGATAGAGCAGCAGTTTCCTAAACTGCAGGTCGCAGGTTCGAGTCCTGCCGGGGACGTATGTCAGACGAAGAGAACAAGTTCACCCCCAAGAAGGGATTCAAGGACGACATAATCGAACGACTTCTCCGTGCCGAATGGTGGAAGAAAGCTCCCCCTGGAGAGGTGGTAAGAAGGTTTAGATCCACGGTAGATGATGCACTAACTCTACTGACGTCCGAAGACGTATCAGACGTTCGAGATGAAGATATCAAACTATGGATCGAGCCTGTGTCTACGTGGGACAGAGTTCGAAGGCAGCGATGAAGGCAGTCAAGGATGCAGCTCAGGGAGGCGCCAAGCGCCAACTTACTGAAGACGAACTTCATTACGGGTATGAGGTCGGCAAATTGGCCCTTCAGTTCCCAACTAAGGAGAAGCAGCAGGCTTACCTAGTTGAGCGTGAGCTGGCGTATCAGAACATAGTGGCCTCGTGCCTGCGGGCTGGATTCACTCCGCCCTCAAGGCTTGTTTTGAGCGGTGAGGAATAAACGTGAGTACATGTCCTTACTGTAATTCTGATGGGGCATACAATAGCGGTTTTTCGGTTGAATGCTCTAACCCTGACTGTCGCTGCTTTTCGCTGACGCAGTGCCGACAGTGGATGCAGGATTTTATACGAGAGCACCTTAAAAGGTATGTCAGTTCTCAGCCCGGGGAGTTGAGTCCTATCGTATTGCCTACCCCATTTGAGGTGGTTTCACTGGATGTGTTTGGACTTGGTGTGAGCTGGCCACAGCGTAACAACACTTACGAATACGTTCTCAAGATTGAGTTTTAGGAGAGACTAAGTGGAACTTGACACGCTTTTCCATCGCGGATCGTCTGGTGCCATTTATTCGTGGCGAGTTTGGACCGAAGGACCGGACATCGTTACCGAGTACGGCCAGGTTGACGGGAAGAAGCAGCTTGCCAGGAAAACGGCTGAGGCCAAGAACACTGGTAAGTCTAACGAGACCACCCCTGAGCAACAGGCTGACCTAGAAGCCAAGTCGATGTGGACTCACCGAATCGAGAGGAAGTATCGGAAGTCACTCGACGAAGCTCAGAATGATGAGATCTTTCTTCCCATGCTGGCTGGGGAATTCGAAAAGCGTAGGGGACGAAAGAAAGAGGGCCATACGTATCCATGCGATGTCCAGCCAAAATTGGACGGGGTGCGGTGCATGGCTTACTGGGACGGGGAAGAACTCAAGCTACTATCCCGTGGTGGCAAGGACTACAACATTCCGCACGTTATCGAGGCCCTCAAGCCAGTATTGCCCCCAAACCTGGTACTAGACGGAGAGCTGTACGTCCACGGGCAGAGTCTCCAGACGATCACTAGTTGGGTTAAAAGACTTCAGGCAAACACTTCACAAATCACGTACAACTGCTACGACTGTGTTGTGTTGGACAATCTGGAGGCAGAGTGGCCAACTAGGTATGAAGCTCTTCACCAATTCTTGACTAATCACGCTGACGCTCTCGGTGACTCTGTTCGGCTAGTAGATACCTATGAGGCAACCACCGAAGAAGAGATCCTCCGAATCTATGGAAAGGTAGTTGAGGAGGGGTATGAGGGTGCCATCGTTAGAATGTACGACGGCTCCAGGTACCGGTTTGCCTACCGGTCTAATCGACTGCTGAAGGTGAAATCATTCGTTGACGGAGAGTTTAGGACGATTGGCTACAAGACTGGTGTTGGGAGATTCAAAGAGTGCCCGATCTGGATCTGTCATATGCCAGATAATGAGAGCCTAACGTTCGACGTTGTCATCAAGGGCTCAATGGAAGAGCGTCGACAAATGTTGAAAGAGGCTGACTCATACGTAGGACAAATGCTCAAGGTTAAGTACTTCAAGCTCACAGATGAAGGTAAGCCGCAATTCCCTGTTGGCATCGCCTTCCGGCTTCCGGAGGACATGTGAGTAAAGATCACGAGTCGGCGTCTCAACCCTGTTCGCTTACTCCGTACGAGCCTCCTGTATTCTACGGCCGTGTAAGCCTGGAGAAGGTATTTCCCTTCTACACATTGGGAGCTGCCTATTCCATAGGTGACGGATGGCAGGCTAACGTGTACGTCCGCGGGAAACACCTGGCCTACTTGAGAGCCGAGGAAGGCACCGTTCCTAAGGTTCTCAGCCCTCTTGAAGCAGACGAGGGTGAGGGATGAAGCCGCCTCCCCTAATTCCTGGGCGCCGGCTATCTATAGACCAACGACGTAGTGTTTGGCTGGTTGTTGAAGATTTGGCGAAAAACGGCGCGGTAGAGCCGCGTGATAGAAATCCCGAACTCTACCCTTTGTCGGCCTATGACGTAGCCGCTGAGCTTGGCTGGGCCAAAATAGATCCTAACGCAACGTATTTGCGTTACGAAATCACTGAGAACGGCAGACGTGCGCTAGCAGACTCGTGCTAGCCCATACAACGAGGTAACAATGTACAAGGACGATAAGCAGTAGGTATCTCTAGTTTCTGAGATGCAATCGTGCGAACAGACTCCTGGTCAGACCATTCTGCAACACGGCCTGTCTGTTTGGTCTCACCTGAACGAGTTATTGCTATTCTTAGACGGACAGCCGCTAGACCAAACCCGGTGGAAGGTGCCTCTATGGCTGTCTGAGCATAGGGAGCTACTCCGCTCACTGGTACTTCCGGAAAGTATTCTGCAGGAGTATGCTACGTTCCACGACTGCGGGAAGCCACGCTGTAAAGAGGTGGACAGTCAGGGTAGGGTCCACTTTCCTAATCACGCTGAAGTAAGTTGCCGTACGTGGCTTGAAGTCAGTGATGACCTAGACGTTGCGTTCTTGATCCGGAATGACATGAAGATGCACACCATGAACTACGATGAGTGTGCTGACTTCCTGTGCGAGACCAACCCTAGATTTGCTGTGTCACTGCTTTTGTCGGCCCTCGCTGAGGTTCATAGCAATGCGGCTATGTTTGGTGGGGTGAACTCCACCTCATTCAAAATCAAAGCGAAGAAGTTAGACAAGCGCGGGAAACAGGTGTGCGCCTTTCTGAAGGCGCTGAACCCTGCTGATACTGAGACGGACTGATGCTTAGCGACAACCCAAATCGTGACTTCTTTAAGCAGTTGGTTTTGGCGTCTGTTCCAGCATTGATTGGCATCATTCCTGAAACGCTGCGCCTTGTTCTTGGTGAGGATGAGCAAGACAAGAAGCCAGAGACTGGAGCGGCTGGCGGGAACAGAGAATCGTTCGCTAGCTACGTTGCGAGCAGGAAGAAAGCTGAACGTCGTTGACAGCCCTAGTCCCTCTGCTACTCTAGACTTATACCGGCCGGTAGCTCAGGGGTAGAGCGCTACCTTGACACGGTAGAGGTCGGCGGTTCGAAGCCGCCCCGGCCGACTCTGTAAAGACAGAGTAGCTGTCAAAAAGTTCTTGACAGCCACATTGGTTCTGCTAGTTTCGCTAGCCTTCGTTCTCTGAAAAACTACAGTTCTGCGACAAATGCCCCGGAGGGTGTACATCCATTGGGAGGACGAGGACCAGGTTCGAGTCCTGGCCCCTGGAATGTATCCGGGGGAAGTGTAAGGGTTGCACGCGAAAAACTCACTCTCCAATTCCTGTTGTCGCACTTTTCTGAGTTCCTCCGCAACAGCTACCTCGGTAGCTTAGCAAGCTAGCTACCAAAGCTGGTGTAACTGGGACTCTACGTCTTTGAAGGTCAGGTATCCTGACCGTATGGCTCTGAAAAAGACGGAGGCGCCCTATTAGAGCCTAACGGGCGCCGATTTTCTGGGCGAATGCTCGAAGGGACTACATCTTTTTTGCCTGATAAGCAAGAGGTCTAGGTTCGAATCCTAGCGTCCCCACATGCGGGGACGTGGTGTAACGGCAGCATAAAACCATGGATGTCTCTTCATCTCCTGTCGCCCAACTATCGCGGGGTGAATGCTCGTAGGGATTACATTTTCTTTTGGTGAAAAACACGTCATCTCTACACTCCCTATCACTGCACTAATTCTTCCGGAATCTGGTGTTCCTGCCGACCTTGACCAGCAAATCCCAAGGAGGCTCCAATTTGCATCGTTAGTGGGGGTAGATGGATGCACCTCTACTTGGTAGGCTAATCCAGCCGGGTTCGAATCCCAGCGATGCTCATCGCAGCGAATGCTCAAAGGGACTACATCGGATAAAGCAAGAGACCAAAATTCTCTCAATGTGGGTTCAAGTCCCACCGGCCCAAAAGGCTAGTAGCTAAACAAAACAAGTCTCTTTACTTCCTGTCGCTGCACTATTCTTGAGCGTTGGTCGTTGCTAACGCTCTGTGTCTTTAAACCCTACTCCAATTTGGAGGTGTCCCATGGCGAATAAGCAATTGTTTGGTTCTGCTCCGCGTGGAAAGAAGCCGCGTCCTGTTACCACCGATGCGAGTGGTGCACCCACCCGCAACGAGGCAGGAGGCCTGGCTTACGATCTCGGACATCGCGGCGCACTTGCGCAGTATGCCTGCACAGGTACGCTGAGCGGCACGTTCTACGCGTCGGCGGAGGACCAGCTCAAGAAGACCCTCGATATGGCGTCGAAGGTAGATAGCGGCTTCCTCGCGAAGTTGGCAATCTACTCACGAAAGAACGCCTTTATGAAGGACATGCCGGCTCTCTTGACGGCTATCCTGTTTGCTCGTGCAGCGGACGGGAATCCCGAGAACCGTCGTCTCTTCAAGACGGTCTTCCCCATCGCGATCGACAATGCGAAGATGCTTCGCAACTTCGTACAGATCGTGAGATCTGGAGTCACTGGTCGTAAGTCTTTTGGGACCGCAGGTAAGGCCGTCATCGCGGACTGGTTCAACCGAAGGACTGCAGAGCAGATCTTCCGTGACAGCGTCGGCAATTCCCCGTCTCTTGTGGACGTGATCCACCTGGCACGCCCCAAGAGCGGCTCTGACGCAGAGAAGCACGCTACCTTCAATTACCTACTCGGTAAGGAAGGTGCGACTAACTCCGACAATCTACCGCGCTTGATTCGGTCCTTCGAGGAATTCAAGTCGTCTCCCAAGACGGCCGAGGTTCCGAAGGTTCCGTTCGAAATGCTCACTGCGCTAAGCTTGGGCACCAAGCAGTGGACAGAGATCGCTCTCAACGGTCGTTGGCACTTTGTGCGGATGAACCTGAACACCTTCGCACGCCACGGTGTGTTAAAGGATGCTTCGGTCGTCAAGAAGCTTGCAGACAAGCTTCGAGATGAGAACGAAATCAGGAAGGCACGGGTATTCCCGTATCAGCTCCTGATGGCGTTCAAGTCTACGGAGAAAAACAGTGACATCCCGATGGAGCTGAAGCTAGCTCTTCAGGATGCCATGGAGATCGCCACCAAGAACGTTCCGGCGTTCGACGGCGAAGTCTGGGTTTGCCCCGACGTGTCCGGATCGATGTCTTCGCCCGTTACGGGACACCGTAAGGGCGCTACGACTTCTGTCCGCGTAATCGATGTCGCTGCGCTAGTTGCGGCATCTGTTCTACGCACTTCTCCGAATGCAAAGGTTCTTCCGTTCGAGCAGCAGGTTATCACCAGATTGTCCCTCAACCCGAGGGATTCGGTGATGACCAACGCAAACAAACTCGCCTCGATTGGAGGCGGCGGCACGAACGTAAGCTCGTGCTTCCAGCATATCCTTGGGCAGAGGAGCAAGCCTTCTCTGATCATCATTGTCTCTGACAATGAGTCGTGGATGGACCGGCAGAGGTACTCGTACTGGTACGGCGCCTCGGCCACTGCGAGCGAGACGATCTGGCAGCAGATCAAGGCTAAGAACCCCGACTGCAAGCTGGTATGCATCGATGTTCAACCGAATGGGACCACTCAGGTGCCAAACGAGAGAAATTCGGTGCTAAACATCGGAGGCTTCTCCGACCAAGTGTTTGAGGTCATCTCCGCCTTCAGCCAGGGTTCAGACTCGCGGTTCTGGGTGGAGAAGATCGAGAGCATGCAGCTCGACTGAACATGAGGCTAGAGAGCCCCGCCGTGGCGGGGCTTTCGCCGTTTGGGGCCTTGGCGGAATGGCAGACGCGGCGGATTCAAAATCCGTTGGGGTAACTCCCGTGAGGGTTCGACTCCCTCAGGCCCCATACAGAATTAGGAGGACTTATGGGCGTTGATCCTGATATGATTGGCTTTACGCTTCGTCGTATAGTCGGTGTAGTGGTGGCAGTGATAATCCTTGCGTTTGCCGTAGGAGCTGGGCTGGTAGGCTTCATTTGGTATTTAGCAAGCTAGCCCAAAAAACGTTCCTTGCTTATCTATGCAGGGAACGATGTCTACAATATCTATCTCTCCCTACACGGTTAGTCGAGTAGACGGGCGCGTTGACATTTACGTTGACGCGGCTGTTGGTTCCGACACGAATACAGGGGATGCAACTTCTCCTCTCGCAACAATCGTTGAGGCTGAGAGGAGAATTCCCTTCGTTGTTACGCACCCTGTGCTCATTCACGTTAAGGCCCACCCAGGCGCTGGGTATGACCCTCCGTTTTTTCATGCGCGCTGCTGCCACGAGAATATCTATGTGATTGGCGAAGACTATGTTGAGCTTCTCACTGGTACGATGTCCTCGTCTAATAACCTAAACCAGACTGTGAACGAGGCTACTGGAGCAGATGACGTACTTCGGGGCAAGACATTAGAAATTCTTGACGGTGCTATGGCCACGGAGAGGCGCACTCTTCGTACGAACACAGGCAACTCGTTGATACCTCTAGTTGGATTCAGCGCAGCAGTCCCCGCTGGAAGCGCGTATCGAGTTACTGAGTCGGCTGTCGTTATTCGATGTGCTACAGATACGTGGATGCTTTCTGAAGGTTGTGGGTATCCCGTTTCCGGCGCTCAAAATTTGGGGTTAAGACATTCTGCTAAGGGCCTCGTTCTGGTTAACCTCAAAGTGGACGCACAGGCAGCTTCGCTGCAGATTTCCTTCACTGGATCTCTTTGTCTACATGGCATTGAGATCGTGGGTGCAGCCACTAACGTTTGGATCGCTGGAACACCAAGCGGTTCCTCTCTTCAGGTTGGGAGCGACACAGGCATTCAGCTCGACGGTATTGCTTCTCGTGCTGGGCAGGAGTTGGGTGCAGCGTCGGCCACTTCCTGGGCCGCGTGGGGCCTAGTTCAGGTCGCAAACAATCTCCACTTTACTGGTATTAGTGCATATTTGCTGGGCTTAAATGCTCATCGAACAGTTTGGTGGGGCTGCCCCCGTGCACAGGTATTTGCATTCAGGATTACTGATGGGATCCGCGTGTTGGGGAACGGAGAATCCGGAGCGTGTAGCGTCTACTTTTCACGTCACGTGCTTTACCTTGGAGATGCGGGGGCAAGTGATGTGGAGGCCGCAGCGAGCCCCGTAATTCAGGCTACGTATACTGGGGCTTGTTTGCGTATTGACGCTAGTATTCGGTCCACCTCTGACGGCGTTGGCGTACTCGCACAGCGTGGTGCTGATATCCAACTTACTGGAGGTCAGACAGTTGACGTTGGAACAGGAACAGCCGTAAAGGCCACGAGCGGTGGGACTGTTCATATTATTACGGCTCCAACGATTGTTGCGGGAACAGCGTACGAATGTGGTACACTTGTACCGGTCACCGAAATCGCTTCCAACATGATAACCGCAGGTTCATACCTCGTTCATGCTGACGGGTCCGCAATTCGACGGACATGATCCGGGCCCGTAAAAGGAACCTACCAGGAGGTTCCTATGCAGTCCGTCCGACAGCTTTCGTATACTTGCATCGCTCGTGTTTGGGATAGTGGGGACATGACCACATGTGGGTCGTCTCCGACTTTGGGGCAGAGCGAACTTTGTGAGTCCTGTTGGCTCGCACGTGTCAAAAAGCTGAGTACTGAAGTCGAAGAACTGAGCCAAAAGCTCGGGGACAAAGCGGATGAACTCCAGCGTCTTCGAGAGTTGGGGTGGGCTGAACCCTGACGATAGTACGTATTGAAGGGACTGTGAATGGCACAAGAAAAGAAGCGCCCTCCGGAATTTCCGGCAGAGACATACAAGACGTGGAAGAGGCAGCGCTGGGGTTCTCTTGACGTGTCCTTTTATGCCGAGGGAACCGTACAGGAGATCAAGAAGCAAACCTCCAAACTCTCTGCTTGGGAGTCGGTAAAGCCGCTCATCGAAGAGCTGAAAAAGGAAGCGAAGGCCCAAAAGGTGGAGGGTCTTACGTTTCAAGTGACTGATTACCCTATTGATTACGGGGAAGAGACCCAAGTACAAGTCACCGCGATTGGCTACCGGCGAAAGACCGAAAAGGAAATGATTGCAGGCGAAATCGCTCGTGAACGAAACCTGCAGCGAAAGAAGTCTGAGGCACAGAAGAAAGCCGAGTCTGAGAAGAAGCAGCTTCACGAACTGCTCAAAAAGTACCCAAGTGAGGCGGACCGCTTGATGTATTCACGGGACGCAATTGATAGCTGAAGGGAGACATCATGGCGAGTCCTCGTTTTATTGAAGCTTGTCGCTTCGCTGCACTTAAGCATGCCCACATGCGACGCAAGGCAGCGAACCGTACGGTGATTCCGTACGTGACGCATACTCTGGAGGCCGCACAAATACTGGCGGAATGTGGTGTGGCTGACGAGGATGTCCTTATCGCAGCCGTCCTTCACGACTCGTTGGAGGACACTGACGCGAAAGAAGAGGATCTCCGGTTCAAGTATGGCGACAGGGTGCTTTCGATCGTTAAGGAAGTAACTGACGATCCGAGCATGCCACGAGATGCCCAGAAGCGAGCGCAGGTGTCGAGTGCGCCAGCGAAGAGCTACGCCGCAAAGCTGGTCAAGGCTGCGGACAAGACGAGTAACATGCGAGACCTTGTCCGCTGCCCTCCCGGATGGTCTGCGGATAGGATTCGAGAATACGCGCTTCACGGACGTGAAGTCGTTGCGGCCTTGAATTCGAAGGGCGAGCTTCCGCCCCAACTAGCTGCCTTGTTCTGGCAGGCATCCCAGGATGTTCTAGATTGGGTAGCGGAACAGGAATTTCGGGCTTCTCAGTCGGTGCCACAATGACAATCATTGGCCCTGATGGAATAACAATCCTTTCGGGAGAGTATCCGGAATGCACGCACCAAAAATGCGTTCCACACTATGACTCTTCTGCAGCGCACAACATGTCCTCAGACGAGGTACGAAAACACTTCCCCAGATTCTTCGGAAAGTGTCCTGATTGCGGCCAAAACGTCATCGTTTACGCAAGCGCTGAGCACTATATTCAGGGAGACTGGTAGTGACAAGGATTCTAGTAAAGGCTAGGGATGACCGTACAGCGGATATCTCTGGTGACCTGAAGGATACCGTTCAGAAAGCGCTCTGGAGCCTTAGCTCTGAGCAGCTTGACCGGTATTACCGAGCCAACAAGGTTTGGTACAACACCAAGACGAAGACGTTCGAGTTCGAGGATCGACAAGTATGAACATTTTCCACAACGACGCCTACCAACTTTCGATGCTTTACGCGCATTGGAAGAATGGACGTGCCTCGACTCTGGCAACTGCGGAGGCTTTCTTCCGTAGGTACCCACATACTCGCTATCCCGGGGGTACTGAAGACATCGATACTGTCATCATGGCTGGAGCCTACCGTCTCAATGAGATGCTGAACTCATCAGAGTTCAGGGACCCGTTCTCGTATGACGATATGGCTTATATTCAGAACCACGTTCTGAGGGTCTCTGATGATGAGTTTGAACCGTTCGAGACCTATCTGCGTGAGACCTTTCCTCAAGAATTGGCAAGTCTTGAGGTCTCGTATGTCCGGGACGGCGAAATTCTTTACTGGGATTTCCCGACCGTCCAAGTCACGGGTCCTATCGGTGCAGTTCACATGCTGGAGACTCCAATCCTGAGCATTCTGAATTCTTCGGTACGAGCGGCTACGCTGGCTCGAAAAATTCGAAATGTGGCTGGCGAGATGAAGCTGATCGATTTTTCTACTCGCCGTCAGGATGAGGCGGCGGCCGTACACACCGCAGTGGCGGCTGTGATTGGGGGCTTTGATGCTACCTCGAATCTAGAGGCAGGACGTGTCTATCACGTGCCGGTCAGTGGAACGATGGCGCATGCGTACGTTCTGTCTTACGGAATGCAGGGCGAGCTGCGTGCTTTCAAGGAGTTCATTCGAACTTACCCTGAAACGCATGTTCTTCTCGTCGACACGTTCGACATCATGGCCGGTGTCGCTAACGCTATGCGTGCCTCGTTTGAGACTCAAATTCCTCTGAAGGCAGTTCGCTTGGATTCTGGGGTTTGGACAGAGACCCTCCCTGCGGTGCGTCGACTGCTCGACATGATGGGGTTTACTGAGACGAAGATCATTGTCTCTGGCGACTTTGCGGAACCGTTGATCAGGGAGCTGCGGATTGCTGGGGTGCTACCGCTAGTCGACGGAATTGGTATTGGAAGTCGGCTTGCGTCCCCTGATTTCAGCATGGGATTTGTATACAAGCTCGTGGAAGTCGACGGTTGTCCGGTCATGAAGATGTCTGGAGCAAAGTCTTCTCTCCCAGGCCGCAAAATGTGGTTGAAGAACTCTGATCCTCCCATCGGGAATCTTCTTGTCCTGCACGGCGGCCCCTGGACTCCTCCATCGTCCAACTCAGATCATAACACGGGGATACTGGACGAGAGGGCAGAGAGGGTCCTTCAAGCAGACGAAGGTTTGGTTCCGGTTGGAGTCGACTACGTGCGGAAAGCGAGAGCGCTTACTTCGCTTCGAATGTCTCAGAACGAAGGCTGCTTTTGGGACAAATCTGAGGTAGAACGTGCGGCGGACAGCCTTCGGGCTGGCCTTCGAGAGAAGGACCTACCCTACCGCGACGACGTTGTTCTTCTCACGACGAACACGTCTTCCGAAACCATGGACCGCATTAAGCGCGAGACGGCTGAGTTGAGTAAGGCGGCTGTCCGTCAAGCGTTGGGCAAGCCGAACGTCTGATTTCCTCGTCGCTGTAAAGGATCTCCGGAGTAATGGAGGTCCTAATGGATATCGATTTCAGCGACGAGGATATGATGCCCTTCAGTTGGGAAAAGTGCCCAGTATGTGGGTGGGCCCATAATCCTGACAAGACGTGTTCCCCATATAGCCCCGACGAAGAGGAAGAAGATGACAGCGAACACTGACTGGGCCAAGAAAGCCAATGCTGCTTTAGCCACCATGAAAACAAAGCCACGTAAGAGACCGCCCAAAAAGCAGAACCCCACGGAGGGTGAAAATATCAATCCTGAGGACGTGGAGACTCGGTTCGGTTCTCTGGTTCCTTGGGGAGGTGCTATGCTTGGCGGGGCCTCTATTCGATTTGAGGACGAAGGTGAGGAAGAATGAGCACGGAAATGCAGGTCGAAGGGCCGAAGGCTCAACTGGGCCCCTGGATGTTCGAAGCACATGTGGAGACGCGTGTTCCCTCCGCAGAGGTGAAGACGTCTGAGCTTTTCAAAGGCGACGTTTGGTTTCGTATCGTTCTGACGATCGACTACTTGGACGACGATGGTGAGAATGGTGTGGCGGGTGAGCTTGCTTCACCGTGGCTCTACTCCTTAGAGGCAGCAGCGAAGCAGGCCAAGCTCCTGAAAGGCATGTTCTTCGCTTGGGTTGCATACGACGATGAAGCAGACGAATACCTGCCACACGAGGGCACTGCCAAGTTCTTCGAAATCATCGATGCAGCCGTAGCGCGATTCGCAATTACGCTGCCTGGCGTAGATTGAGGATAGGAGATATACTTACTCCACCCTAAAAGGGGGCGTGGCGGAATGGCAGACGCTATGGACTTAAAATCCAAAGAGCCGCAAGGCTCATGAGGGTTCGACTCCCTCCGCCCCTATTGGAGACTTAGATGTTTTCTTCTGTTCATGAAGTTGTAATTGGTTTGCTGCGAGAACTTCCTGCTAATAGGCGAGTTTGGACAACGGTCGAACGAACATATACGGCCGGAGATATGGTTCGTCTCATCGAAGAGAATACAGCAGAGGGGAGACAGTATGTGCTTGACACATTGCGCCTCTGCCGTGATATCATAGCTCACTCTGGGCGTTCCACCGACCCTACCGACATCGAAATTAATGATCTGGTCGAATGCGATGACGGCAACGGGAGGAAGGCTCTTGGTCGTGTGAGAGACAAGAGACGAGTCACTCGCGAAATGCTGGATAACTACGCCAACGGCATTGCTTGTATGGGCGTTACTGAGAACGCTTGGCTTTACGACGTTGAACACGATGATGGTTCTTATCGGTGCAACGTCAAGCCTATGCACATTCGATTCATCGCCGGAAGCTCTGACTGAACATTTCCTTGTGGCGCTCCTTATCTAGGTTAGAGTAGTGGTGATGAGCCTAGCTAGTGCTACCTTCGGGGAAGGCTATTCCCCATGAAACCTCAGGCGTCGGTCCCGGCTTGTCCTGTGTGTGGTTTCAGTTCAATCTATACCGACGGCGATGGCCCGTGCTCAGTTCGCTGCGCTCTTAAACTGGCACGAGATCATCATCACGTTCACAAGGTTCCGCTTCGGCGCGCTCTTCATGTAGCAAGAGAAGAGGCCGAGGCACGTGGATTACCGCAAGAGCCTCACGTTAGAGACGTGCGAGAGGCTAGATATCGGTATGTTCTTGTTCATGAACGACGGCTATCTAGGTATTGGCAGATTGACCGAGCACTGCTCGAAGCAGGGCTGAATGTTGAATACATGTGGGCGAGTTGTGGGTGCAGCCCTGTGGCCAGAGTCTACAGATTCGCACCTTCGTTGTTGACGCGTCTGCCGGAGGCGATGCTGGATTACAAGTTGCAGAATCTTTCGGCGATCGAGCTGCGATACCTATGCGCTGACCGCGAAAGCTCACCGTACTGGCATTTTCTTCCGGCTGTTTGATCTCCTCCGCTAATCCATGTTATCTTTTAGACATGGATGCGCTCCTTCTCAAGCCCTCGCGTGTCCGACGGCTACGCGAGATTGACAATCTACTTCGAGAAGCAAAGGAGGTCTACAGTGAATTCGAACAACATCGCAGACAACGCATCCGGTTGGCGAGGAAAGCTAGACAACTTGCAAACAAAGTTCGGAAGCGTTGTCCGAACATGCGGCTCGTAGACGAGCCCCTGGGGATGACGCTACACGAACACGTGGAGGATTTAGCTCAGGCGCTTTACATCCCGAATAATCCACAGAAGGATGACCCCATCAACAACATTGGCAGTCGTTTTGACGGTCTTTTTCGCTTCCTTCGCCGTCTTAGCGATGTGCCGTGGCTGAACCCGTTGGGAGGTACTATTGACGAGTAATGACCCCAAGGAGTTGTTTGTGAGCATGGACCCCGAGAGCTTTGCGCGATCGACGGGTCCGTCGCCGGAGGCGTTCAGGCAAGCACTGCTAAAGGCTGATGCGGACTTGCAGAAGTCTCGGCCTTACATACCTGTTCGCCGCCGCTGAGCCCTAGTCCTGTAAAGCACTTTCCGCCCCTACTCTGGATGGGTAGGGGCGTTTGCTTTGGAGGGTATAGGCGATGCTTTCAGGACTCTACATTGGACTTGCACTGACAGTGTTTGCTCTTTCTTTTATGTGGTACAGCCGACGTAAGAAGAAGGCAGCTACTCCGTGCCTCGACGAATTATTGGACCGCATTCCCAGGGATTGGGAGCGTGAACACTTTGTTCTTTCTGGGTCGGCAGCACTAGCTTTCCGCGGCATTCGTGATGTTCGTGACCTTGACATTGTGGTCAGCCCATCCTTGGCCTCCAAACTGAGCAGTAAGTTTCCACGAGAAGGCAACAGGTTGTCTGTGAGCATCGATGGAATCGACGTATTCTATTCGGTTCCTCGCGTGTGGAGCTTGACGTGGGAAGACCTCGTTGGCGAGGCGGACGAATTTGATGGCTACAAAGTTCAGAGTCTACGTCACGTGCTTGCTATGAAGTGTCTCATTCCGAACATCCGGGAGAAGGATCGGCCGGATATGGTGATGCTTGCGAACCTCATTTCTGAGGAGCCTGGACGCTCCAAGCGTTCCCCGAAAATCGACGAAGCAAAGGTGACAGGGTATTGAGGCCGTGATTCCTGAAGGGTATGAGCAGTGGGTTTGCGACCACTGTACAGCCACTTGCACGTTCGAGGCAATGGAATGGTGTGCACAACGCGCCGACCCTAAATCGGAGTGCGGGTACGAAAGTGACCAGCCGTTAGCGCTCCGTCCCGACGGAATCCCGTCCAAGGATGGTTGCTTTGAATTTGTCCAACTAAAGAGGAGGGTTCGATTCGAAGGTGCATTCCGACCTCGGTAGCTGACCATTATCAGCACCTCAACGACACAATGAAGACGACGGAATCGTAGCAATGGCCCCTAGAGGAACCCCATACAGCCAACTCTCTGAAAGAGAGAAGGAAGTCTCTAGAGGAACTGTTCGGCGTTATGCTGCTAAGAACCGAGCTAAGCTGAATGAGCGGGCTAGAACCTACAGAAAAGAAGCGCCTGAAGCAGTAGCAGCCTCTAAGAGAAACGCTCGGGCTAGACTAAAGGCAACCAATCCAGCTAAGCTGATTTGGGCTGAGACTAAGAAGAGGGCAAAGAAAAGAGGGATACCATTTGACCTGCAAGTGTCAGATATAGTTATCCCGGACTTGTGCCCAATCCTTGGAATTCCTCTGGAATTCGGTGTCGGAAGAGTTCATGATGGATCTCCTAGTCTGGATAGACTGATTCCCTCTAGGGGCTACGTCTCAGGAAATGTCTGCATCATTTCATCCAAAGCAAACAGGATGAAACAAGACAACACGCTGGAAGACCTTCTCAAGCTTGTTAATTACCTGAAAGAGAGAATCAAATGACGGTGGCGGTGTATCCTGGCACGTTCGATCCCTTTACTCGGGGACACTTCAGCGTAGTTCTTCAAGGCTGTCGTCTCTTCTCTCACGTTCGAATCCTTGTGGCGGATAATCCAGACAAGAAGCCCATGTTCTCTTCTAGAGAGCGGGTAAAGCTGATTCAAAGCTACATCGATAATATGCCTCATGTGTCTGTTGACGCGACGACCGGGTATGTCGTGAAATACGCAGACAGAATTGGAGCTTCTGCGCTTATTCGCGGAGTACGAAACGAAACCGACGCGAAGACAGAGCTAGAATTGGCACTAGAAAACATGAAGCTATGCCCTCATGTTCAGACTGTGCTCTTGCCTTCTGACCCAGCGCTTTCTGCGGTTAGTAGTACGCTCATTAAGGAGCAAATTCAGTCTTCGACGGACTATGAAGACATGAAAGACCTCCTGACAGTCGAGGCGTACTTCGAGTTGCGTAGGTATCAGGAGCGTATTCTTGAGATGAAGAAAAACGGGCACGCATGAGCCGGTATAGGCTACGCTGGTTGATACAGACGATTCAACTTGAGCCAGGCTATGCCCAATGCGTGACCCTGCCTAATGGCAGGGTACACAATTATGGATTCAGATCTTAGCTCAAGATCACCTTACAAGAGGTCACCGATGAAGGTGCTCGAATTTGAGAAACATCACTTCAGCGATCCCGAGGCTCAGCTAAAGATTTTCGTTCGGGCTGACGCGATCGTAGACATGGAAGAGTTCGGTGAGGGCAAGATCCGTATTGGAGTAATCGTAAACGGCATCGGGCACATTGAACACCGCCACGTAGTTGGGGACATCCAGAAGCTCAAGCAGGAATGGCAAGAAGCCATTAAGGATTTGTAACAATGCGCGCTGTGTTGTGTGACAAGTGCGGTCGTCGATGCGACCGAGATACCTGGATCGTATCAGTTAAGCACCCAAAGATGTCAACGAAGGACGGTGGTCTGATCGACGTTGACATGTGTGCAGTTTGCGTCTTCGCGCTGTCTGGATTTCTTCCCTCCTCAGTGCGCACCGTTCTGCCCTCAAAGGATCGTGTCGCGATGGTTGAGCGTACAGATCCTACAAAACCACCGACCGTCTGACGCTGAGGGATCTGTAAACTTCGGTACATGACCTTTTCAATCAATTTCAATCAAGGCGCCGAAGAGCAGTACCTCGATCTCCTTCGTAACATTCTTCAGTACGGAAACGATAAGCCAGACCGAACAGGGGCAGGCATTCGGGATCTGTTTGGATATCAGCTTAGAATTGACTTACGCAAAGGATTCCCTCTACTCACAACAAAGAAAATGTTCCACCGAGGATTGGTGGAAGAGCTTCTTTGGATGCTTAGAGGCCAGACCCACGTCAAGTTTCTTCAAGAGAAGAACGTTCACATCTGGGATGAGTGGGCGACTGCCGAACAATGCAATCGTTTTGGGTACCCAGAAGGAGAACTGGGACCGGTATACGGTCATCAATGGCGGAACTTTGGCGCTGATGCTAATGATGATTACGAGAACGACGAGAAGCTATACAAGAGAAACGGTTTTGACCAAATCGCTGAGGCTCTCAATACCTTACGTACAAACCCGTTCTCCCGTCGAATCATCGTAACGGGTTGGAACCCCTTCGAGGCAGACATGGTAGCTCTACCTCCATGTCATACACTCTTCCAATTCAGTGTCCGAAAGGACCCGCTGGTCATAGGAGAGCGGTACTTCCTAGACTGTCAGCTCTACCAGAGATCCGCTGATGTGTTCCTTGGAGTGCCTTTTAACATCGCGAGTTACGCCGCACTGACGCACATCATGGCAGGGCTCGCAGGCATGACTCCGGGGACGTTCATTCACACGTTTGGTTCGGTGCATATCTATTCGAACCATGGGACGCAAGTCGAAGAGCAGCTAAGCAGGAAGCCTTTTAACCTTCCTACTCTTCGCATCAAGACTTTCGAATACCGAGTTCCCTATAGTAACAACCTGGAGAATCCCAGCGCAGCAGGTGTCATGTACAGGTCTCCGGGAGAGCACCAGTCTGCTCTTACAGAGGCTACAGATCCTAGGAATTGGTCCATCGATGACTTCCTTAGGTTGTGTCGCGGTGCTGAGGATTTCGAATTCGATGGTTATCAGTGTCATCCTGCAATCAAAGCAGAGGTAGCCGTATGACTCTTCTTCCTGAGTACAAAGAGCCATTACTCGACGTCGATTACCTGAGGGCTCATTGTACAAAGATTCATTTCTTTGGCCTGGGTTTCGTTCAGATGAAGATGGATGACGACACCCGGTATCACTTCTACCATCCTTTTTGGTCCAAAAGCCTTTGGGGGATAAAGGCGGTCGCTGAAAATCCCCACGATCATCGGTATCACTTTACCTCCCATGTCCTACGTGGAACGCTGCGAACGCATGTTTGGAAGATTGTTCCTAACGTTATACCAGATTCTAGAGAAGGCGCTCTGCCTGCTGTACTGCGATACGACTCATGCACACCTGGCGTGGCCGCTCCGGACGAAAAACGTTACGTAATGGCGTTGAAGGTATCGACTTTTGATGTGTCGGCAGGATCCAGTTACTACCTGGACGAAAACACATATCATCAGGTAGAAGTGTGTGGCGATGAGCCTTGTGTTACGCATTTAGTGCGAGGACCAAAAGTCAAGCCCTTTGCTTCTATCCTCGCTTTGCCGGGCAAAGAGGACCAGTGCCCCTTTTCCTGTAATCAGGAAGAGTACGAACTTTGGGATGTAGTCGACGCCTGTTGTGCTCTGTAAATCATAGTCCCCTTACTTGAGGAGAAATCAACGATGCCGAAGCTCAAGCCTGCTCACGACGAAGACGAGGATCTTCTTGAAGACATCGATGACCTTGACGAAGATTATGAGGACGAGGACGAGCCAACACCAACGTCACATCAGAAGGTTCGAGTCGCAACGAATGAGGACGAAGACGACATCGACGATGAAGACGAAGAGGATGACGAAGAAACTGTCGCACCTGTGGCTCGTCGTCCTATGCCTGTTGCCAAACCAGCCAAGCCAGTCGTTGTTTCTCCGCCTCCTGAGGACGAGGATATCACTGATGACGAATTCGATCGGGAGGCGAAGAAGCGCAAGCAACAGCAAATGGTTGACGGCTTTCTCGAACGAAAGCGTAGTGAAGAGACTGTTTCCGTTGACGAGATTACAGAATTGATGCTTGACGGTGATTCGGACAAGATTCTTCGTGAGCTGGTGCAGTATTGTGCAGACAATTCCGGGATTAAGAAGGCGAAGCAGCTTCTCCGTGAGGCTCGTGATCGGGCCAAGGCTCGCGTCACTCGAATTGCTGGCGTGGTTAGTGTCATGCTGGACGAGTTGAAGGAAGAAGACGAAAGCCGCGCGGACTAGCAGGGATGAACAAGATCAAAATACTGCGTCCGCCAGAACGAGGCAATACCTCAAGAGTCGGGGAACTGGCTGATGGCCAAGTGCTTGGGGTGCTATACGGCTCTTCTGACAAGAAGTATCATATAGCTCTGTATATCCCCTGGGCTCTTCCGCCGCGTGATACGCTCTGCAGAAAGTATGTAGGGCACCTAACGGCCACTGGGGTTACAGACACAGACAAACTGTGTGAAATATGTGAGGCAGAAGCGCTAAAGATGCTTTCTGAAGATTCGTCTGACGCTCGAAAGGGCGGCGAGCGGGTACTGCCCATGAGTCCGATGCGAAGATCGCACGAGGAGCCTTCATGACTAAGGCAATGTGTCCTCGTTTTGCGGATGCTCCTGAACTGGCACGTGCCGAATACGAAAACGAGGCACCGACGTGCCTCGGGCGCTGGCTACGTGGTTCTGGTGGGCACCGCGTCCACTCACTTGACTGCGGACGCGAGGCGACTTGGTGGCATCCGCTTGACATGCATGCGTATTGCGATGAACACGTACCGCCTAAGGACCGCGAGTGGTTTGGTATGTCGTGGGAATTGTATCCCACTGGCGATATCGCGTCGTGCACGTTGAAAGATGAGGAGCACCCATGACTGTCAAAATGATTGTTGCATTCAATCCTCAGGGAGTGATTGGGAAGGACAATAAGATTCCCTGGTTCTATAAGGGAGACTTGAAGTTCTTTAAGGACCAGACGAGTGGCCATGCGGTTATCATGGGACGCAAGACCTGGGAGTCTCTTCTGCCTAAGATGCGACCCCTACCGAATCGGGTGAACATCGTCATCACATCCAAAACACCCGTTGAAATTGGGATGGAGAACATCAATCCCAACTCCATGATCGCAAGAGACATGGAAGACGCGCTTAGGTGTGCTGCTGAGTTTGCTCCTGGAAAAGACATTTGGCTCATGGGTGGTGAGCAGGTCTATCGTGAAGGCCTAAAGCATGCTTCAGAGTGTCTTATCACGCATGTCCCAGACGAGCTGGACGATCTTAATGGCACCGTTCTATGGCCGGGATTCACAGACGGATGGGGATTGGCGCGCACAGAGGTACACCCCGAGTGTCCCGAACTATTCGTAGCAACGTGGGTCCAATCTTCTTGAGGTAGCTATGTCAAAGTGGTTGTTTGAGCGTCCGTGGGTTTTGTTGCTGGTTCTGTTTGCTGGATGTGCAGGTACAGCGCGTAGCTGCTCGTCGTGCAGTGCTGATAATTTCGGAGCGGACTGGGTCGTGGTTCAGTATGATTTTCAAGGGCGCCCATTTAGGTGCTGGGCCCTACAAAATCAATCCATCACAAACGAGCCACAATCAGACGGTATCTACTGGCTGTCTGATCATGGCAACCTAGTTCATATTAGCGGGCTATACAATCGCGTGCAGGTTGAGAACTCGCGATGGGACGAAGCGTTCGCTGAAGTCGGGTTGACTCAGGATACCTGCGAGCAGCTACAACATCGCCGTTTTGACCTGGAAAGGGGTTCTTATGGCGGACAAGAGAACTGACTTCCAGCGACTAGTTAACGCTGCGCGCGATTGGAGAAAATGGGCCTCCAAAAATGGTGGATGTCCTCACCATTTTCAGGAGCCATTTTCCTATTGCGAAGAGTGTCAGTATGACGAGCAGGTCGGTGAGGAGATGTGGGATGCAACGTCATTTCTTGCAGATCACACGGACGACTGCGCTCTCCTAACAAACCCGATGCGTGGCGAGTGCGACTGTCAATCCGCTGAACCCTGACGATAATAAACGTCATGGCGAAATTTGACATCTGTTCCTTCGTATCGAACTACGCCGGTCCGAAGCTTAGGCTTCTGCTGACCGGCGTAGGTTCTTACGCTACTGGGATTTTGGGGATTCCTGGATCGTCGGCGGTTATCGATAGCATCTACGTACCGTATTCACGAGAAAGCGTAGCAGCGCTTATCGAAAGACTGCACCCAAATGCGGCTGACGTTTTGGGTAATGCCGGCTCGGTCTCACAAGAGATGGTTGTCGCTCTTCATTTGTGCAACTCGCATGATTTGAGGGAAGCGCTTCCTATCACTGTAACTGGAGCGATCACGACTACCAGGTATCGCCGTGGTGACAATCATGCATTCATTGCGTTTGGACACCCCTCTTCCGTAGACGTTTATCACCTCCAGCTAGACAAGCTTGATGAGGCTGACCACAGCGACACGTATAAGGTGTCCCGTAAGCGCTACATTCAGGATCGGATGATCAGTGAGTGTGCACTTGCGCTGGCAACAGGAACTTCGTCAGACTTGGTCGACGAGCTGCAAACCGGTGGATTCTTGGTCCGTGTTTAGGTTTCTGATAGCTGCCGTCTTTTTGCTGGACGCTTGTGGCAGCCCGCCGTCGGATGAAGAATGTGCGAGACGGTGTGCTCATGCCCAAGAATTAGAGCAACATTGTGCGGTGGGTACTGACCCGTTCACGTGTGCCGGAGCTGCAGCGTTCCGGGCGAGATGTCGTTGTGAGTAATTTCGATGTTTGACTCAAACTACGTTGGTGTATTCCGTGGCCTCGGCAGGGCACGTGGCCTGGAGCCGTTCAGCCCAAAGATGAAGGTGGGAGAGCTACATGTGCTGTGTGGGTCTTTTGATCCCCTTCATGACGGCCACCGGTGGATGTTCGAATCGATCGATGAGGATGCCATGGTGGTCCAGCGTTATGGATCAGCAGGATACGCCGTTGCAGCCACGACTTCCGCGAAGTATTTCGAAATCTCCACAAGTCGAGTAGGGAAGGCTGACCTCACGAAAGACGAGCTAATGAAGCGGCTTCGCCAGTTTACCGGCTATGCCGATGTTCTCGTAACGGCTCAGCCGCTTTTTGTGGACAAGTACGAAGTTCTTCGCTCTTATGCGGAAGAGGTGATCTTCCACATTGGCTACGACAATTACGTTCGACTTGTTGAGATCAACGGAAGGGCGGCAGTTAGCAAAATGGGCTGCAGCTTTTGTGTCTGGCCTAGAAATGGAATGCGCTTAGCATCAGGCCCGAAGAATTGCTTTGACTCAGGAGTGGAGCTGCCCCTTCACCTAGCAGGCATCTCTAGCACGCAGATTAGGAATTCCCGTGGCACGTGACACTGTATTCGTGTGCTCGTTCTCGGCTGGGCTAGATGATATTCCACGCAACAAGCGTGGAAACCGAAAGGTAATCCTCACCGTTTTGAACAAGGCGAAGAGGTTTTCGGTTTTCGAGGCAACGTTTTCTCCTGCCATCGCGAAAACGTTGGACGCCCTGTTCAAGGAGGGGTATCTCGAATCTCTTGGCGGCGACTTTCCTTGGACTAGTGTGCGTCTCACCAAAAAGGGACTCGACTTTCTTCGGGAAGGTGCCGCGCTCTGTGCGGCGTGCGACCCGGATTTCTCCCATTTTGGTGGATGCGAAAGCCAAGACTGTGAGTGTCCTGAGGCGCAGTGCATTTCTGAGCGACGTGGGCTACCACAGGTACTTTCTGAGAGATGAGAGCCACAAGAGACAAAACCGCGCTAGGCGCCGAACTTCGGTCGCGACTCATCCAAGTTTCGCAACTTCTGTTTGCTTACCCGAAACATGGGATAGAGTTAACTAGGGACGACTCTAGCATTCCATTGGAGCTTCGTGATTGCATCGCAGAGGTATTTTCTGTGCTGCAGCCCGCTGATGCCATCGAGCACATGAGTGAGTCAAAATCGCCGTTGATTCGCGAGGCGGGTGGAGTCCTTGGTTGGGTGTGGAGGTACAGTTCCCGCGCCCATATCCAATAGGGGCTGAACCCTGCCGATAATAAGGGGCAAGGAGGTCGCTATGTTGCGACAGGTAGGTTTTCTCTTGGCTCTTCTGGTGTGCGTCCCTGGGACGGTACACGCTCAGTCTAGGGCTTCCCAGGAGCAAATTCAGCAAGCACAGGAACATTTCAGCCGGGCAGAGCTAGCATTTCGTCAGGGCCGTTGGCTTGATTGTGCTACGCATTTCGAACAGTCGTTCACGACTGTTTTTGCGCCAGAGCTGCTCTACAACATCGGGCTTTGTTACGAGCGAGCTGCGGATACCGTCGGAGATGCGGATTCGATTCCGTACATGCAGCGTGCTGTGGACGCTTATTCTCGCTACTTGCGAGAACTTCCACAAGCCGAGGATGCAGCGGCTATTCGAGTTCGAATCGCCGACCTGCGGCTATTACTGGACCGAGCCAGGATGGCGGCTGCCGACGAGGCTGCAGAGGAAGTGGAGATCTCCGCGGTCGAGGAGGCGGAGGAGGCTCCGCGCGACGAAACCACGGACGAGGATGGGGCTATTACGATCCCCGAGGTCGTTGTTTCTGCCCCAGTAGACCGAGGATTCGGATTCGGGTGGACGCTGACGGGAGGAGCGTTTACGCTTGCGTCGTTCGTGACTGCGGTAGGGCTCGGTGTGGCAGCTCAGCTACAGTTCGAGGAGCTTTCGTCAACGTGTGGCCAAACTGCCACCGGCTGTTCGCCTCTGGACGTTGAGCATATCGTGACGCTCGCAACTAGTGCGAACGTTATGTTCGTTGTTTCTGGAGTTCTGTTAGCAGCAACGGGCGTGGCATTTGGCTTGGAATTCCATCTTTGGAGCACTCCCGCCGAAACTCACGTCAACATCGGCTACTCGCAGGCTTTTTAGTCTGTTTCGGCAGGGGCCTCTGCGTTGAATACATCCACGTACGCTGGATACCCAGAAAGCCGAATCCCCCACGCGAGATGACGGTCGCACACTTTAAACGTGCGACCGTTTTCTTCGCTCTTCAGCTTCCACATGACCTTTTCTTCGCAGGGCGAACCGTCGTCTTGCTTGTGATAGCAGAGGTCTACCGTTTTCTTTTTGGGGCGGTCGTGCATTACTGCTCCTCTTTCAAGATAACACGTTCGCCGAGGAAAATCCATGGCTCTCCGTCACATGAAGAACTCGTTCAGGGGGTTCACGTTCTACGAGTCGACGTTCGATACTGAGACAGGTGTCCTCGTTCGCAGCGTAGAGGTTCCTGAGGATGAAGACCGCTCTTGGTACACCCAAAAGGGCACGCTGGTAGAGTCGGTTGCTGCTTACCTGGGTATTGAGTCTGGGGCTCGATATCACCGTACAGCGGAATTCCAAGCCATCAAAAAGGCGTGGGGCCGCAAGTTCGAAACGACTCGCCGTTACACTTACACGAAGGCTGATGGTACGAAGGTTCGTAGGTCATCGACTTATGTTCCGACTTGGCGAGAAGAGAAGGCGTTTTCGCCCGTTCCTGAGACCATCGACGTGAAGATCACCGACTGGTGCAATTTCGGGTGTTCGTACTGCTACATGGATTCTACCGTGAAGGGAGACCACGCACCGCGTGAGCTTCTCGCTGAAATCTTCAGCGGCCTCGATCAGGCGCCGTATCAGATCGCCTTCGGGGGTGGGGAGCCTACCGCTCATCCCGATTTTCCGTGGTTCTTGGAGTACACACGAGCACAGGGCACCGTTCCGAACTACACAACGGCTGGGCATATCCTTCGGGATGAGGTGTTTAACGCCACCAACAAGTATTGTGGTGGGGTCGCCTTGACGTACCACGCGTTCAAGGGGCCGGAATACTTCAAGCAGACGTACGATACGTGGCGTTCTCGACTTGATAGCCGGGTTCAGCTCAATGTCCACGTCATTTTTGACAACGATGTTGCTGATAATTTGCTGGACCTGCAAGAAGTCGGGCTGCGAAATCTCAACGTGGTGCTATTGGCGTATTACCCCTCTGTGGGACGTGCGAGTTGGGAAGGCACCCCTTCGAAGGGCGTGTACGAGGTAACTCTACCGCGGGCACTTACGCAAGTGCAATCGAGCGGGTTTCGAATTGCCTTCTCGGAAGGGCTGCTCCCCTACTTCTTGAGCCACCAGCTCCCCGAAGTGGACACTCGCTTCGCGGGGCAGCAGGAGGGGCTATTTTCGTGCTATGTAGACGATAAGGGACGAGTGAGCCACAGTTCGTTCGACCCGGAGACTGACGACGCACGCGAGGTCAGTATCTACAGGACTAAGTTCCAGCGAATCTGGAACAAGCTTGCTGGGGCGAGAAGCTCGTGGTTCGATGCGTGTTACGAGTGTGACTACAGTCCACAGTGCCACGTGCCTGACGACGCACACTTCCTTCTTTGCAAATTCGCTGAACACAACCGGTCGATGCCGAAGCGCATTCCTGACAGAAAGCGTCGACTCAAAGTGTTGGCCGGTTGAACCCTGCCGATATTAGATGGGAGGCCTGCCATGACCCACTCCATTCATTCGTTCGCAAGCCTCGACGAGATGCTTGCTGCCATCGAAAACGACCGCATCGAAGCAGATCACGCCGTTAAAGACTGGCAAAGCCAGTTGGCTCCGGGGGATTTCTTCATTCGCATTGGTCCTGGTAGCGTGGCCATTTTCTGCGAGGTTTTGGATCCCGCACTGCCTGGGTCTCCTGGGCCTCACAGCCAGGAGTACCTGGACGAGTTGAAGGAGGCGGCATCCTGGTACGCCGAGCCTCACATGAAGAATTTCCGATTCTGTCGTGCGTTCTCCGTGTACTGTGAGCACGGAGAAATGGGCGACGTTCACATCAGCACTGCAGCCCTCAAGATCTCGAAGGAGAATTTCGAGATGGCTAGGGCCCGTGGATGGAGGACTGGGTTTCACGGCCGTGAAGATACGTTTCGATAAAGCCGACCGTCATAAGTATGCGGTCTTGGCTATCTCAGAGGAGATTCACAGCGCAATCTGTGGGTCTGGGGATTCTGTCAGCGACGAGCGCCTCCAAGACATTTGCCTATGGCTCTGGTGGAGAGTCACCGTTGGCTGGGAACCGTCTGTCAACGCCCAATTTGAGCGGTACGATAGGCTGCGCCGCAGAAAGCGAAGACCGCCGCCGCTGGAACTGAAGCTAGGAAATCAGGAGAAGTTCGATGGGATGTGACATCCATTTTTACGTTGAGAAGAAGATCGATGGCGTCTGGACATTGGTGTACCCAGAGACGCTCGTTGAGATCCGAGACGAAGCGGCAGAGATCGTAGAGTACTACAAGAACGACCCCGAGAAGCAAGCAAAAAGGCAAGCCCTTTACAACTCGTTCCCTGGCAAGTGGGTAGACTCCTACGAAGAGTGGGACGAAATCTACAAGCAGAAGCGAAGCAGTGCGATGTACGTAGGTCGCAACTACAACCTGTTTGCGATCCTGGCTGACGTTCGGAACGGTCGTGGCTTTGCTGGAGTGAAAACCGGCGAGGGATTCAATCCAATTGCAGATCCCAAGGGCATTCCGGAGGACGCCTCTGTCGGATACCGTTGGGAGGCAGATCGGTGGGAGGCGGATGGACACAGCCACTCGTGGTTCACGGTCCAGGAGCTTCTCGATTACGACTGGAACCAGACGACGCGGCTTCAGGGATGGGTCGGGCCTTCCAGCTACATCACGTTCAAGGAGAAGGGGTCTCCTGATGGGTGGTGCGGTGCTATCATGGGCCCCGGTATTTCACACGTTTCCAACGAAGAGATGGAGAAGTACATTTCTTCGAATCCTCCGAAATCCGATCCATATGACAGGGTCGCCAACGTGTACACTCTTGTTTCGTGGGAAAAGTCCTACGCAGAGTGTGCTGAATCGTTCCTGACGGAGACGCTGCCCGCTCTGCAGCAGCTAGGCGATCCGAATGAGGTTCGGATTTGCTTCTTCTTCGACAACTAATATGATCGTTTCCAGCGAAGACGGCAGGACGCTTCGGAGTCACAAGTCCCTCACTGGACAGTCGATAACTCTATCGGACTCGACTGGCTACACGATGGTATGCGTTCTGCCCGTTTCTCCGGTGCTCGTAGCTGCCATGGAATTGGAGGCAGACAGGTTCTACTGGATCAGCGTTCTGCGGTGGCTCCTCGGTCCCAAACTCACGAAGAATACGCTGCCCCGAAGAGAACCAATTAGTTCAACCGTGCGTTGAAAAGGAGACGAGGGTGGACCAACTTCTGGAGAATCCTGTCGTAGGTATTCTTCTCGCTTTCGGTGTCGTCGTTTTCTTAACCAAGGTTGGCGATGGAATTCGAGAATGGTTTCGAGATCGTCGATTACGATACAAAGCCTCGCTGAACCAAACACAACACGAGCGGCGTCTGCGCGAGATCGAAAAGCTCGATGAGGTTTTGTCCATCATGGTTGCAGACGCGGCGTTAGCGGACACGTTATCGGACCGCATCGAGGCAGCCAGAGCACGAGTACGTGTCGACGTCGAGGACCTCGATGTGGAGCCCGATAGAAAGCGTTCGCGAAGCCGTAAGAACAGAAAGAAGAGCGCCCATGGGTGAAAAGCAGTTGTTGTCTCCTGAGGAAGCGGTTCTCCGCACGATCTCTTTGATTCGCGAATTCAATCTCGAATCTTATGAGAACAAGAAGCACATCTGGAGGACCCTGTCCAGGGACGGGAGTACTGACCCCGAAAAGGTCTTCGACAGGGCTGTCGAACTCAAGGACAAGCTCCTACAAAACGAGCTGGACCGCCTTGAGAAGAACGTGCACCTAGTTCTTGGCGAGGCAGGCGAAGAGGCCTTGTCGAAGTTTATCCGCGAAGAAAGAGCAGCGGTGCTGTTCATGGTCAACAACATGCTCATGGAGTATGTGGACACGCTGACCAAGGCGGTTTCTCTTTCTTCCGAAATCGGATGGGACATGCTGTCCCAAAAGGGAATGATTTCTGCGTTCCACTGGACAGGGAAGCTCCTAGTCGATCTGGCCCGCGAGCTGGCTCCTGACATGAAGGTCGGTACCATCACGATGGATGAGTACAAGAAGAAAATGGATGACCTGGGTAAGACCCTTGGTCAGCAAGAAAAGAAGTAGAGGAGAGTCTGTACATGCCGCTGAAGATTGATCTCGTCATCATCGACCCGCAGAATGATTTCTGCAATCCGAACGGGAGCCTTTTCGTCCCCGGCGCCGAAGAGGATGTGAAGCGCCTCGCCAAGCTCGTCCACCGCCTGAAGGACAAGCTCAACGACATTCACATCACGCTCGATAGCCATCGCAAGGTGGACATCAGCCATCCCATGTGGTGGAAGAATTCGTCCGGGGCACACCCGGCACCCTTCACGATGATCACCACGAAGGATGTCGAGTCCGGAACGTGGACCACCAGCCAGCCGAGTGCCTACAAGCGCTCTCTGAAGTATCTTCGTGACCTGGAGGCCGGCAAGCGATACCCGCATGTGATTTGGCCCTACCACTGCCTCATCGGCGATGAGGGCCACAATGTGGTCCCCGAGCTGGCGGCGGCGGTTCACGACTGGGAAGATCGCTATGCGATGTGCGACTTCGTGACGAAGGGCTCGAATCCGTGGACCGAGCATTTCTCGGCGGTCATGGCCGAGGTGCCGGATCCGGAGGACCCGAGCACGCAGATCAACGCTGGATTCATCCAGACGCTGGAGAACGCCGACGTGATTCTTGTGGCAGGCGAGGCCCTCTCGCACTGTCTTGCGAACACGGTTCGAGACATCGCGACTCACTTCTCGGACCCGAAGTACGTCGAGAAGATCCACCTGCTCACGGATGCGTCGTCGAACGTGCCGAGCTTCGAGAAGTACGGCGACGACTTCGTTCGCGACCTCCAGTCGAAGGGCATGAAGGTCACGACCACGACGGACTTTCTGGCGTGAGTGGTCGTGAGAACGGAGGGAGTCCGAACACCCTCCGTTCTCACGGGCAGAGTGGAAGGTAGCTGGTTCAATTCCAGCGTGGGGTGGTCCCCGGCCAGGTTCGACTCCTGGGTGATCCTTGGAGGCCAATAGGACGACGGTCCGCCTAGGAGGGTTCAACTCCCTCCCTGCCCATTGAGGGGATGATGAAGCTGACTCCTGAAGAAAAGGCCGCAGCCGAAGAAGCGGCCCGCTGGTTCGTAGGAGAGTTGGCCAGCTTCGGTAGCGAGGCCACTCGAAATGCTGCATTTTACGCCGCCACTCGTGTCGCTATCGACCAGATGCGAACGCCGCTTCGAAACAGGTTGTTGGCGGCATTTAGTGGCGGCGGCAAGGAAAGATTCCAGCAGTACGCAGAATACACTAGCGACCTCATCAATAAGCTCATTAAGAACAACCGACAGGCAGGGCTTGCTGCGGGAGATCTTCCTGTAGAAAATCCAGGCGAAGCTACGCTACGCAACTATCTATACCTGCTTGAGTCTCTGCTTGATGCGTCGAGAGGTAACGTACGCGCTAGAAAGGACGATGGGTCTGGAAAGGCCATTCGTTCTTTGGACGGGTCTGACCTTGAACAGGGTGTGCAACTCGCCAGGCAGCTGTGGGCGGTGGCTAAGAATGCTCGCATCTTCGATTTTCGCCCAGAAGATTGGCTCAAGGCGAACAGGGCTGCAGACGTCTACACAACGACGAAGATAGCGAAACTTGATTGGATAGCTCCTACGGCAGGGTCTACAGCGTCTAATCCCAATTACAATCGCACCCCGTCAGAAGAGGAGCAGGCCCAATTCATCGAGACTATCAGGGAGGCAGGTTCCAGGGTTCCGTTTCCAGACCCCCTGCCTTTCGGTGCGACCTACCTAGGATTCGGGGCAGGTGTCGCGCTTACCCAGGATCAGTTCCTTGCTAGGGCGGCTTTGCCGACCAGGCCAATCATGGGTGCTGCCCTGCTGGGTTATGTGATTTGGGATTCCGAGGGAGGCTGGGTTACTGAGATTCTCCAGGTGGTGGAGCCGGAGGACAACTTCTTGCTACCTAACGTGGTATGCATGAATGGTATTTGGTTTGATCCTGTCCTTACGCTAGCTCCGTGGATTACTACGTACCTAGTAGGAGTCATCCACGACCACCGTAAGTTGATCATCGAATCACGCCCAACTACAAAGCAGCGACGAACGTGGCAGAAGAGGAGGGAACGCCTAAAGGTCCCTGCTCTAATTCCAAAGCCGTACTACATTGTTCGTCTGCGTAAAGAGCTTATCGAGGAGACGGAGCGACGCAGCAACTCTAGGCTTTCGAAGATTTCTAGGGAGCTGAGTTACCGTCACGATCGTAGAGGGCATGAGCGCTGTTACATCCGCCGTGGCAAGCTTCCGCTTGAGCCAAAAGACGCGAAGAAGCTCACTGACGGAGGGTACAAGATCTGGACTCTAGACGAGCCAGATTCTAATGCCTATCGGCAGCTGATGGAAAGGGGACAGCCTCCTAAGTCTCCCGACGAGTGGATTGCTATTCTGACTAGGTGGATTGACCCCACTGTTGTTGGTCCTGATGACAAGCCGTATGTTCCTGCAATACGGATGCGTGCTTTCGACGACAGGGAGACTTGAATGAGCGATAAGCCTAAGAGACTGGTGATGGTCCGTTCTCCTTACTACGGACAGGTGGAACTCGAAGTCAGTGAAGAGCAATTCCAGAAGATCACTTCCGGATCCGACTTGGTCATTTCGATGTCTTCCTCATCTCCTCAAGCGTCCATTTCTGTAGATTGGCTACGAGAGAAGATGGACTATGCCGGTTCCTAGACCCGGAAGACAAGGCCGAACAGAGGGCTTTTTGCGACGGGTACTCCGAAGCAATTAGAGCGGTAGCCAAGCATCTCGGAGTGGAAAAACAACTCTTCGAAAAGAGGGGATGATGGAAGTCATCACTGAGATACAGGTCTACGGCGACAAAAAGGACGGCGAGTGGCTAGTAATCAAGTCTGGCCCAGAGATGACCAAGATAGAGGTTCGCAGGTCCTGGATCGGTGACCGGGGAGGCGATGTAAAAAACCACTTACAGTGGAGTACTGAAGTACCCACTAAAGCTCTGAAGAAAGCTCTGAAGCCCGCCGCGAAAAAGCCCCCGGCGAAGAAGAAAAAGAAGAAGCCCGCGCCTAGAATGGCGTGAAGGCCACTCCCAGGAAACCGCAGGTAAAGTGTTGTGACCGAAAGTCATTCGGTTGCTTTTAACGTTCAATCTCAGGAGAAAAAGAATGCCGCTTCTCGGTGACGACAACGATCTCGAAAACCACTCGATCAAGGGTTCGAACTACGGATTCTCGGCGACTCGCGTCGAGGATTTGGGTGCTTCGGAGTACACTCTCGTCGGCATTGCCGTCGATGCGTCGTCTTCGGTGCAGACGTTCGAATCTGAGATCAACAAGACGATCCAGGAGATCGTCAAGGCCTGCCGGCACTCGCCAAGGGCTGACAACCTGATGATGCGCCTCTTGGCGTTCCACAGCGATCTCTCGGAGGTGCACGGCTTCAAGCCGCTCACCGAGTGCAATGTGGATGACTACGCGAGGGCTGTGCATCCGATGGGCATGACTGCCCTCTACGATGCCTCGTGCAATCTGGCGCAGTCGATCTCTCAGTACGGTCGAAGCCTCTCGGAGAATGATTTCTCCGTCAACGCAATCCTGTTCGTGATCACGGACGGGATGGATAACCGGTCTACGTTCACCCCGCATTCGGTGGCTCAGGCTCTGAAGGATGCCGTTCAGAGTGAGTCGCTGGAGAGCATCGTCTCCATTCTCATCGGTGTGAACATCAACGACCCGACGATCAGCAGCTACCTGAAGGCCTTCGAGAGTGAGGCCGGTTTTACTCAGTACATCGAACTCGACCGGGCTGATGCGAAGACGCTAGCCAAGCTCGCTGAGTTCGTTTCGAAGAGCATCAGCGCTCAGTCGCAGGCCCTCGGGACCGGCGGTCCCTCGCAGAGCCTCAGCTTCTGAACGCTGAACCCTGGCGATAGTAAAACGGGCAGAGGAAACCCTCTGCCCGTTTTACGTTTAAGGTTTATGCACCCCACAATTTGGATTGCCTATCGCAACCCATGGATTCCCGTCAACATTTGTTGGTGGGCTCCAGAAGACTTTCTCCGGGCTTATCCACCCCATCGTCGGGCGCCGTCGGTTCCCACGGACAAGTGGGCGTTAGATTGGGGGCATGACGCTCGTGGCCGCTGGATTCGCATTCTTGGCCTTGAGATTGACCAAGGCCGGTAGTGGTGTAAAAATCCAGTCATGGAATCTGCTCCAGTAGACGATGACGAACTACGTCGAATTGGATTAATGATTCGAGCGCAAGAAGCAAGAAGCGATAGCAGAGGCTCGGGTTCGTTTTCATCAACAGCTTGCCGCCGTGCTCCGTGGTGACGCCGACAGAGCCAAACAGCTTGCGGAAGAAGCGGCTCACTTCACCAAGGAAGCTTTGCAGTATACCAAACAGATGCTTTTTGGAGCGTAAATGACTCAAGAGAAGAATCAGCCGGACATCGCCGAGCTTGCTCGCGCTCTATCTCAGGTGATTGAGGCACTTCAGCCCAAAAACATCGACCAGAAAGCATACGCAGCATTGTTTGAGGGAGATGGGCCAACGGCAGAAAAGCTCCATGCTGCATTTCCTAAGCTATCTCAGGCGACAAGCGATGACGCAAAGAAGAGCGCGTAGAGCTTGTGAAGTAAGCCTACAGGCTAATGATTGTGAAGCACCTGCGGGATTCGGCATTACAGGAGGCGGATGGGCGGAAGGCGAGGGCTCCACGAGAACGACCTGTTATTCGTGCGGGAAACCTGGTTATTCGTGCGGGAAACCTGCATGCCGAAAGTGTTCGAAGATTGGCCGCTGGTGGAAAGGTCCGCGTGTCGTTAGGGCGCGAATCTGTAACGACTGCGTTGGTAGGTATCAAGACCAACCAATCTCGTGAGGAGTTATGAGCAATCCGGTTGAAAATCCTAAAATGACTGCTGACGAAGCATTCATGGACCTACTGCAGAACGTCATGGACTGGCGAAAGCAGGTCCGTCAAGGACAGGACACGGGTCGTCTGCCCGACAAGCAGGACAGAGCCGAGTGGGTAAAGCACTTCCATGCCTGGTTTGAGGCAAGAGAGAACGGATGAAATACTACTTCGTTTTGCTGGAGAATGCCTCCAACCGCAGCGACGGTCAGCCTGTTTTTGTTGCTAGTCGCACTCGGCGATTGGCCGTTAAGAAGGCCAAAGAAGAATGCGTTCGTGTAAATGGCGGACGTTGGGTGACTGCATTCTTTCACAGGATTGGATTGTCAGAATTTCCAGCCAACAGTAACAAACATGAGTTTATCTCTAGTTGACTGCAAGAAGGGTCGCCTCTACCGAGTCCGAGCGCGGAACTTCAACGTTGCTGTCTTTAATGGCACCAGCGGATTCATTGGTATCCAGTATGAGTGGGGATACAAGACCCTGTTCACTGAGTATCATTGGGATAAGGGTCCACCTCACGGAACAGTGAGAGCTGTAGAGGACACAGGAGTCGACTGCCCCTCAGGGATTCAGCTCGTGGAGCGTCTGGGGGTCGTCGATCGTAAGACCGGACGTCCTGTAAAGTTCGACACGCCAGTGGCCAACGGTGGGAAGGGCTGGTACTTCGAGGATACAGGAGAATCCAGCCAGGAAATCCAAGCTGTTGGCGTCCCCAACAACGCTTTGCTTACTTGGCTGGAGCAGCACGAGAACGCTGGCTCCTGACCTTCAGGAAAGCGGTATATCGATGAGTATCGAGATTAGAGTTCTTCCTCGCCAGTCGATTACGTGGGAGGAGTTTGTTCTCCTAACTCCTCAACGCTCTATTGCGCTGGACGGGGTTGTTCGCGGCGGGCCTGCTTGGGACGAAAAGACCCTTCACGTCAATTTTGATCATCATGAGGGCGTCGTTCGTGAAGCGACAATGTCCACTGCTATGCAGGTGATGTTCGCTATCAAAGGCGGGCTCATGGATAGGATGGGCAATCGTTGCTTCATTTATGTCAACGACGCCGATCAAGATACCGCCCTTGCTGTTTGGTTGCTGATGCACCACAAACAGTTTTCGGGAGTACAGAGCCACCCTGTTATTAGTCGCCTGTTGGCCCTAAACGATCGTTGGGACATTACAGGTGGGGCGTATCCAATGAGTCTTGACGACTCACTCGTCCGCCAGCATTGTTGGATCTTCAGCCCGTATACTGACCTTCGAAAGTCAGGTGCACTTGCCCGCGCCGACGAGACGGTTATTCGAAACTGCATTCAGGCAGTTATGGAGAACCTGAATGCGGCTCTGCTTGGGCAGGCAGGAGAGAAGTCCCTCGATTCTCGATACGAGATCCTGCATGCTTCGCCTCGGTTCAAGATCGTAAACGAGATTGGGGGTAACGAGGCTCGGTACACCCTGTTTTCTCAGGGGCTACTCGACGGCTACATTAGTGTCGTAGCTCAGCGTCCAGACGGTCGCTACGTATACACGATAGGAAGGCGTTCTAGGTACATCGATTTTCCTGTGCCAGAACTCTATCGTGAGTTGTCCAAGGCAGAGCCTCCTGCTTTCATAGAGGACGACACTCGTCGTCTTGTCGAGCGGGAGGTCAGTTGGAATGGGTCCGACATCATTGGTGGTTCGGATCGTGAATTCGGCAGTGGCTTGGACTGGATGCGAGTCCGAGATGTGGTGGAAGCATACTTGGGAGCTGGTAAGTGACAGACAAAGATCTGTATGAGCATACCATGACGGTTGCTCAGCTCATTGAGCAACTGAAAACATGTGACCCCGATGCCATCGTCGTTATGGCAAAGGACGGCGAGGGGAACGACTACACACCACTTGCTGGATTTTGGTCTGGGGTCTATCGAGCCGAAACGACTTGGTACGGCGAGGTCGGGTATTCTGAACTAACTCCAGAGTTGGAGGAAGAGGGATACGACGAGGAAGACCTCATCGAGGATGGACGCAAAGCGATCATCTTGTCTCCAACGTATTAGTTGTTCTGTGGTGATATGGGCAAGAGACTTACAAGAACCGGCTTCAGGCTGAAGCTCAACCGAGAGATTGATGAGAGTGCAGGCTCGGAGCTTCAAGCTATCGGGACCCTCATCAGGTTGATGGGGGACCAAGATCTGAGGATTCCGTTTTCGGAACTGAATAGATTTCATCCTGAGACGCCGGTTCTCAAAAGAATTCTCCACTGCGTTGTTGAGATCTTCAACCAACGGGACGCCTCTCGGATGGATGAACTATCCAGTTCCGAACTAAACGTCCCCGTGGAGCTTGGAATTGATATCGATGGTAACGACATTCTCTTGGCACTTGGGGATCTTCCAGAGCAGGGAACGTTGTCCACCGTCTATTGGGAGGGCTAAATGCCTCGCCAGGATAGTCTTACGGACCAGATCCGCGATCTCGTGAAACTGGCGAATGAACACGGGATGTATGATGCTGCGGATTGGATTACCGCCCGCCTCCGGGAAACCGACCCCCACGTCGAGGCCTACGCAAAGAAACGCTTAGAGCTATTCGCTGAAGCAATCAAGCGCGAAGACAGGGGTGTATAATGTCTTGGGATGTGGCACGAATTTGGACGTCTTTGGACAAGACGTTCGATGAAATCAAGTGGGTTTTCGAATCCTCGGTACACCCGGTTGGACAGCCATACAGAGCTGTCCAAAAGTTTGTTCAGCCTGAACGAGTCGACCCAGATGTAGAAATGGACGGGTCGCCTGTGTCGAATACAGCTCTTCTCAAGCACCTTGTTTGGATGTTCGAGGAGACGAAGAAGCTCGCTGCGGACGGTCAGTTGGATAAGGCACAGCGGTGGCTCGGCTTCATTCAGGGTGTTGCTTGGGCAAAGGGAATGACCACGCTATCTGCTCTTAAGGAAGCCAACCGAGACGCGACAGAGCGGCGTGATTACTTCGTAGATGACCTAGTTGTCTGCGTCGGCGAAGGGGAGGAGGTCTTTCGGGTCGGAAAGGTCTCTCACGGCGGAGAACCCTCAACGGGCAGCGCTCTCCTTCTTCGGAAGAAGAAAGATGACGATGATTGGGTAGTGCACGGTTGGGAGGATTTCCGCAAACTCCGCATCGTTGCGCCCGCTGAAAGGTGACCTGATGGGTCTGCACGATCAAACAACCACTTGTCCCTACTGTGGCGAAGTATGTTACGCAGACTGGGCAGACGTTGGGGTGGGTTTTGTCCAGTGCGGGCCATTTTACTGCGAGAATTGTCGGGCCTCAGAAATAGGCCCGTTTGACGATGAGAGGGAGCTTACGCCCGAGGAGAAGAAGTTTGGGTGGTACAAACCAGGCTCCCCTGTAGGAAGCTCTGCCAACTCTATCGAAGGCATTCCCATCGACTACAAAACGGCGATGCGCGTCCGTAGATGGGAAGGCATACTTGGAATTGACATTTTGGACTCCAGCAAACGATCCACGAATCAAGAGGAAGACTGACGATGACGACATGGAAGACACGCTATATCCGTGACCCGAAGAACGAAGACCGCGTCGTGACCCTGGTCACGAAGGTGGACGGCAACCAGCTTACCTTTGCGTACGCGGTGAATGCCACGCCTCCTGTCCGTCTTCGCCGTCTTCCGAGGATGGGGGATCGATTCCAGCGTAAGCTCGGAGCCACGATCGCTCATGGTCGCGTGGAGAGCGGCAAGGGAAAGAACGTGGAATTTGTTCCTGAGAAGGACCACCCGTTCGTCGCGGCCTTGACGTTTCTCGCCCTTGAGAAGAACTCTGTGGCGCGCATCGCTTTCAGTGAGCTGAAGAAGCTTGCAGACAGCCCCAGTTCGGTGGCAGAGCTTGCTCGCAACGCAGTCGGAGAAATCAGGCAGATCCAGAAGGCAAAGCGGAAGGCCAAGCGGGCGGCTCGTCGAGAAATGAAGGCAAAGCAGATTGCCGGCCTGCGAAAGGCCTCTGTGGCAGCGTGACTCGCTGGTACGGCGCTGAAGAATATCGCCGGATTAGTAAGGCTCCTGGAAGGGTTGAAGGACTCCGATGTGCCGAGGACGGCTGCATCGGAGTCCTTCAGCTTAGATGGTCTCAGAAGGTCCAGCGATTTTTCTATAGCTGTTCTAGGTTTCCTGTCTGTGAAGGATCGCTTCCTGCTAAGGACGACGGCTCGCCCAGAGGAGAGCCGCGCAAAAAGACCTTGCAGCGTGCCAGAAACGCCGCACACGAAGCGTTCGATGTTATCTGGAAAAAGAAACACTGCTCCCGGAAGAATGCCTATCGTTGGTTGAGCCACGTCATGGGTCTTCCCGGCGAGAAGACGCACATGTTCTTGATGACCGAGGAACAGTGTGCGCAGGTATTGCTTCTCGTAAAGCAAAAGGGACCCGGAACTGAATTCTGGGAGGAATGGGTGTCTGGCTGTGCCCGCAAAAAAGAAGACCACGAAGAAGACAAGCGCTCGGAAGAAGAGGCCAAATAAGCCTGAGCCTCCTCCCAAGGACACGATTTCTGTTCACGTGCTTTACTCGCAAGTAACTACGGGCGGAGAGGCCCTCTCGAACGAGCCGTACGCTAGCCGTGCCCCTGAACATACCACGACTACCTTCAAGGGAGCGGTGGTAGGTGGAGATCCGTGGAGCCCATGGAACTACGATACCTTTGAGGTTCCTAGAGACGCTTTCTCGGTCCCCAGGTCACATATCTATGCAGTCGTTGGGTACTACAGCGATGGAGACTCGTTCCACAGCTCCTACGGCAACATGCATATCGTTGATGTATATGGCAATCCCGAGAAAGCTCATGCTGTAGCAGTAGCCCTGCAAAAGGAAGACAAGAAGGCCCATCAGTCCATCTTTGGGTCTGCTTTTCACGTGCCATGGGGAGGGTACTTCTCTAGGTTGGAGAGTATCCAAATAGAAGTGCTTCCTGTATTAGGCATAGCGGCCATTGGCTCAGACAACCGTGACCCCAAAGACATTCCCTCGTGGTGAACATGCATAGCGACAGCTACTTTTGTATCGGAGCGAGCCATCACGTTTGCCAGGACTATGCTCTGTCGGGCGTGACTGAAGATGGCCGTGCGTACGCGATCGTTTCCGACGGATGTTCCGGAAGTCCTGACACAGACTTCGGGGCTCGCTTTATGGCAAAGGCCACACAATGGGCTTTGAATCAGTCGAAGGAGCGAAATCCATTCGTAAAGGCTGCTGCGTTGGGTCAGCAAATGGCGTCATCGTGCAATATGCCCTACGAATGTCTTGACGCTACTGTCATTGCTGCGGTAGAAGGAGAGCTAGAAGGGAAGCGTGGGGTCCACGTAGAAATGGCCGGAGACGGTGTTCTCGTCGGTCGAAGGCGCGGAGCATCATACTTCGACACGTACGCCCTCGATTTCCCACTGGGCTATCCTGCCTACGCCAGCTACATGATTGATTTGCCGCGAATGCTGCAGTACGTTGAACATACGCAAGGTGGTGCAGCATCTATTCGGATCGAGTATGGTGAATTTGGAACTCTGTTACGGTCTTCGCACCAGTTTTACTCTACGGAGGGAGACTGGTTTCGTCCCTATCACATGTTCTTCGACTCTAAAAAGTACGACTTGGTGATGCTTCTATCGGATGGGGTGTTGTCCTTTCAGGGAATCGAGGCGAGTGAGACCAGCAAAAGGGCCACACCAGTAGCGCTTGATGCGATTCTCAACGAGCTGACCCAATTCAAGAACATGAAGGGCGAATTCGTTGTTCGTAGAGTCCGAAAGTTCCTGACGAAGACCTGTCAGGAAAAGGGGTGGGTTCACTACGACGATCTCTCTGTAGCCGCCATTGCAATGGACGACGCATGAAGCGCCTTCCGTCAGAGGCCATTGACCACATCACGAAGACCAGAGCACGTCATTGGCCGGTCGATGCATATTGTCCGTGCGATGGGGGACCCTGTTCACGGTACTTGAGCGACAACGGGCGTACGTGCAAAACGTACGTGTGCCTACGCTGTCGCAAGCGCTACCCTTATTGCTTTGGCGCCGACGACGTGCATTCTCCCCTCTGCGATACCTGTGCTAATGAGATTCGAGGGACCGAGGAAGCCCTGAATCCAAGGTGGCTTCGGCCGGAGATAGTGGTCTGAACCCAGCCGATAATAGTCATGGCAAGACCCATTGCGAATGTGAAAAAGCTGGCTCGCATCGTCGAGCAGCATAGCAAGCACACTTCGCTAGACCCGTTCGTCTTTACGATGGACGAATCTCTGCGCATCCGTCAGCTCATCGGAGAGAGCCTTGTCATTTTCTTTGCCAAGTTGAACGGCTTGCCAGTGCCTGGGCCACAGGGCATCCCGAAGGGTATGCCAGGCACAGAAAAGCGCGCCAAGAAAAGACGGTGGAAATACCGATGAAGGTACATTGGCAGCATAAGAATATCACGAGCAGAAGTTTTGCGATCATAAGAATATCACGAGCAGAAGTTTTGCGATGGCAGAGGCCATCCGGTCCGAAACCGGTCTGCAGACGCGGGACGTGCTACTCCTTCACTGGATCCAACGTCGGAGCAAGCCTGTTTTTTGTGCTGAAGTTGCTCGGGATTACTACGGCGCTCGCGATTTCATTCGAGATAATTTCAGGTTCAGGGAAGCAAAAGATCAAATGGAATCTTTGGCCCTGAATGGCTATCTTCGTAGGGGGCGTTCTCGCGGGAAGTCGTCCCAAGACGGGACCAAATTTGCCGTAACAAACTACCGCCTCACCCAGAGAGCTACTAACTACCTACGTCATCATGGACCTCAAAGCGGCGAGACAACTTCTGTATGAGGACGCTCTTCTTCAGCAGCGCGAGTTGATGAGTGCTGCAGAATGGGAAGAGCGTGTTCGAGAGGAAAAACTCCTTCGCGAGGCGGCTGAAATCGTAGGACAGGTTGCAGTTGACGCCATCTCTAAAATGCTCTGGAGGTGGGACAGGCCAACCCGAAAAATGAAGCGAGTACAGCGATGAGAGAATGCCCCTTTTGTGGGGCTATCGAACCAGCCCTTCAGATAGCCCTCATTCGAGTCGTGTGTTTGGGTTGCGGAGCATCGGGCCCGATGGCTCAGGATGCGGAAGCGGCGTGGGACGTACGCTACTCTGATTTCGAGGAAGCGGAAAAGGCGGCTGAAGAGACGGAATTCATGGGCCAATTAGCCTCTGCCTTCCACAAGTCGCGGGTTACGACTCCAATCATGAGCGGTTTTTCTGTTCTCAGGCTAGACGGCAGCGCTGAATCCGTGCGCTCAGCACTCCACGAGATATTCGGGCGAGATACATGAAGGTCTACGTCAAAGGCAGCTCCACTGCCGTGAATCTGTCGAAGAATGACTTCCTTGCTTCCGGTGGGGAAGGCTCAGTGTACGTAAAGGGCCAGGTAGCCTACAAGTTGTACACTGACCCGAAAAAGATGATCCCCGAGGGGAAGATATCGGAGCTTTCTGGAATCTCCGACCCGAACGTGATTCGTCCCAAGGACATCATCTGTGATGAGCGGGGGAGGTCGCTTGGGTATACGATGCGATTCATTTCGGATACCCTCGCCTTATGCCAGCTTTTCCCTCGCTCCTTCCGGGAGCGTGAGGGACTGGACCACCAGAAGGTTCTTTCGCTCGTTCAAACGATGCAGAAGAACGTGGTCGAAATTCACAAGGCAGGGGTGCTTGTTGTAGACCTGAACGAGATGAACGTCCTCGTATCGAAGGATTTTGGCCAAGCGTTTTGGATCGACGTCGACAGCTACCAGACGAAGCATTATCCGGCCACGGCGATTATGCCGTCCGTCCGCGATCCTCTCACGCTTCATGGTGATTTCACCGAGCTAAGCGACTGGTTCAGCTTTGGGATTCTGGCGTTCCAGCTCTTCATTGGGATTCATCCGTACAAAGGAAAGCACCCGTCTATCAAGGCGCTCGAAGACCGCATGAAGGCGTGCGCCTCCGTATTTGATCCGGCTGTTTCGGTGCCTCGGGTCTGTTACCCATTGGATGTCATTCCTGAAGCATACCGTTCTTGGTTCAAGGCGGTCTTTCAGGACAAGAAGCGCTTGCCGCCCCCGACAGATTTGCAGGCTGTTGCGTGGGCTGTTCAGCAGATCCGGACGATCGTTTCATCGGGCCACCTGGACATCAAGAAGCTCCAGGAGTACCCGCACACAATTAGGCGATTCTTTTACTTCGGAAACGCGAGTACAGGAATTACTCAAACCCAAGACGGGTCTGTTTGGGTTGGGCCTCGAACTGCCTTCTATTCCCCCGACCCTATCGAGGTAGGATTTACCCCGGTTGGACAGTATCCCGTAGTGGCTCGTATCGACCAGAGTACGTCGCAGGTGATGCTGTGCGGTGTCAGTGGTGACGCGATTCCCTTCGTGTCACGTGCTGACGAGCTGGCGTCGTACGACGGGCGCCTGTACATTCGGAACCGAGACCGTGTCTTGGAGGTGGTGCTCACCGAGACTCAGCACGCCGACGGGCGGCCGAAGATCATCGCGTCCACGCGAGAGCTGGCCACGGTCATGGAGAGGGCGAGCCGACTCTTTCAGGGCGGCGTGCTTCAGGACATGCTAGGCTCAACCTTCGTCTCGCTGTTCCCTCGGTCCAAGGCGAGCTATCAGATTCGAATTCCGGAGCTAGATCCGGTCAAGGTCGTAGACATCAAGTTCGACGGGGGCGTCTTGATGGCTATCACGACGAAAAACGGCAAGTACAATCGATTTATCTTCAGATTTACGGACGACTTCACGTCGTACGATGTACGCGAGGTGGAAGATATCACACCTACTGGCTTAAATTTCGTTGTACTGGACACCGGGGTTTGCGCCTGCTTGACTGAAGATGAAAATCTCGAACTCTTCAGCTCCAAGAAGGGCTCGTCGTCAGTGAAGGTAGTCGAGGACAAAGCACTGGGAGGCGATATGCACCTCGTAAAGAGAGGCGGTCGTCTTGGCTTCACCCGCGGTGAGACGCTTTTTGAGATGAGGATGAAGTGAAGGAACCGCTCAAGTTTTGGCAGCCCGAGCCCGGAGAAGAGGTCATTCTTCGAATGACCGTTTCGAATGGTATTACGACGAAGTACTGGAACAAGAAGGAGCACGGTGCTCATTTGGTCTGTACGTCGGACGGGACGTTCGACACCTCCCTCCAGTGCTTCGGGTGCGCAGCTAAAACTGGCATTTTCCTCGCTGCTTTGTTGACCCTGTTCCTAGTGGGGCCTGAGGCAGCGTCGGCATACTATCGAGATTCCAATCGGAGTTGACATCATGACATCCGGCGACATGACACCGAGGCTCGTACTGTTTGCTTCCAAAGAGGAGTATGACACCCTGTGTACGGAAGCCCGGAAGACGTGCCAGGATGTGTTCACTCTGGGCGCCGCTCATAGATTAGGGGTGCCGTACAATTGTGTCACCCCAGAGCAACGTTCATGCATGAAGGTCACTTTCATGTACGTGCTCACCAGCCTGGCAGCATAGGTTGCGGTCGTTTTAGTCTTCGAAAAGCCTGGTAACAGGAGGATTTATGACACGACGTGTCACAGTGAACGTTGGTTTCATCACCAATTCTAGTTCGTGCGTCTACTACTTCCCCAAGGAGGTTCTGGACGACCCACAGGTCAAAGCTTTCATCGAAGCTCACGAACTGGGTGACGGTTATTTGGGTTCTCACCTCTGGAGCCGGGAATCGTGCTCTTCGTTCCTTGTGACCAAGGAGCAGAAGGCTGAAGCCAAATCCATTCTCCGAAACCCTTACGATGACGACGACAAGTATTCGGACTACTGCTCCGAAGCATCGAAGGTTATCGATCCAAAGGACGATGGGGTATACGTCATCTACGGGGATGAGTACAGCGATACCACGCATGTTCTCTGCCGTATTCTCTCGAATGCACTCGGGCGTCTTAATGGGGTCAAAGAGGGGGATTACCATCGGTCGGGTTATCTGACCGACTTCAACTGAGGGGATGACATGGACGCTCCGAAGTTTTGCGTTCATGTTGTCCAGCAGTATGTTCCAGCCCTGCAAAAGAGGATACCCTCTTACGGAGTCAGCTTCGGTCGAAGCATGAAACTCGTCATCTCCGTAACTGATACTGCTCCTGTAGAGGTTCTTCCTCTTTTGCAAGCTGAACTGACCGCGAAGATGGTGGGGGTGATACCGCCATCGCCCCAGGCTGCAGCGCAGTATGCTGAAAGGCTGACACACGATTACCTCACAGCCCAGGTCCTCGCAGGAAACCTTCGCTTCGACAAGGGCGCATCCGTCTGGAGATGGATGGGTCCTCGCGAACCCAGCCGATAGTAGCAGTGTAAAGAGACGCCATGAAGGCGTTCTCTTACCGCAACCTTCACAAGAAATGCTACTCTGTGAGGGATGAGTCTACGGGTCGTGTGGCTGTTCGGAACACGTGTGTCTGCATTCAGGACGCACGACTAGTTGTTGGAGCGAGGGGTAGAGCGCGAGTACTCGCTACGAAGCAGAAGAACGTCCATGCAGGGGTCCGAGGAACCCTACACTCCGTTGGATTTAGCGCACTCTGCGAGTACAACAACCGTAAAGGTTGGACCGAAATCTACTACAACCCGTATAGCACCGAGACCTTTGTTGTAAAAGAAAGCCTGGTTCCGGTGTACAGCGCCAAGATGGTATTCTTGGGTCCGCAGGGTGCATTCGCTTTGTTGGAGTAGGGAACATGGATACGAACGCTGTTTTCGACAAGCTCTTCGCAGACTTTCCCCAGGCTAGGGAGTCGAAGAGTCTTAACAACAGGTACCCGAAGGACGATCTCAAGTGGCGTCGACGTAGCAAGCGACAGTACTATTCGGTCGGACCGCGTGGAGGCACGTTGTTTCTCTCCTACAACGAGAGAAGCAACAAGATCACCATCAAGTACGGAAAGCTGAACCTGCTGTCCGGTCGGAGCGCTTGAGATGCACTTCGGGAACGACAAGTATCCTAAGTGGACTGAGAAGGAGGAGATGACTCTTATCTTCCTCGCTGCAGTCAACTTCCCGCAGTGGACGGCCACCGATGTTCGTGCTGAAATCAATGCTCTCTTTGGCAATGATCGAACGATCCCTTCCGTAACAGAGCGTTTGTCAAAGAATTCCCGTGCGATAGACGCACTGGCAGATTTGCTCACAGCAAATCCAGTGATGGTGGCCAAGTTTTGGAAGCGTAAAGGCGTTGTTGACGATCTTCCAGAAGCGGGTCCGGTCTCGGCTGACCCTAATGGGTTCCAAGAAGGCTTCAGTGGCGGGTGGCCTTCTGGAGCAGTCAATACGTTTTCCGCTCCTGCCCTTCGAGACAAGCTATTGGACATTCTTCCGGAACTTGACTCAGGTGCATCGGACGAAGACTTACTTGCTGCCGTTCGCAAGCTGCAAGCGAAGACATTCGATCTTCCAATTCGTGTCACTCGGGTGACTCCTGAAGGTGTGGATGTAGACGACAAGCTATCTGCGTCACAGATCAGGATTTTGTTGGAGTCGGTTCGAGATTTTCTCTGACAGCAGGGGACTCTTCGACCAACGGCCCGGATCTTCCGGGCCTTCTCTGTTTAAGCGCCGCTGAGAAGAAGTCATGATTGAAATTCGAGCCAGAGTGAGCTGCTCTACGCCGGGTTGCCAGTCTACCGAAGAATACTGGGCTGAGATCAGTGTCGATATGGTGGACGACTCGGATACATTCGGCACCCGTTCTACCCCAGAACTCTCAATCTCAATTCCAGACAACTGGGGGCAAGATAAGCACAGCTACACGATGACAGCATACTGTCCTGATTGTGTAAGCAATATGACTCCTGTCATGCAGCGGCGTCTAACGTTTAGGTGAGGGAATTCAAGAATGAGTGACAAGACTACTCTTGGCGATCGAATGAAGGCATATGAGAAGGCTGCTGATGGCATTCTCGTACCGCGCATGCCGATCATCCTCCGTATCGACGGAAAGGCGTTCCATACTTACACCAAGGGGCTCAGGCGGCCGTGGGACGAGCGCCTCAACGATGTCATGGATATCACTGCGCAAGCGCTCTGTGAACAGATTCAGGGTGCTCAAATTGCCTATGTGCAAAGTGACGAGATTTCCATTCTCGTCCATGGGTACAAAACCCTGACGTCACAAGCGTACTTCGATGGGCGCCTGCAGAAGATCTGTTCGGTTCCGGCTGCAATTGCCGCTGCTACGTTTACTGCGTGGTCTTGGAAGATCTTTGATCAGCCAGACGTGCTGAACAAGGCGAGCTTGATTCGTCCTGCCGTGTTCGATTGCAGGGCGTACAATGTCCCTGAGGCCGACGTCTGCAACTACTTCTTGTGGAGACAGCAGGACGCTAGCCGAAATAGCATTCAGATGCTGGCTCGCTCGATGTACTCCCACAAAGAGTGCCACAATAAGAACACGAAGCTGCTACAGGAAATGTGCTTTCAGAAGGGGCAGAATTGGAACGATCTGCCCACGAGGCACAAGCGTGGCCGCTGCGTTGTTCGGGTTACGTATACAGCGCCGGCCGCTATCGCTGTTGGGGATATTGTGACGGTAAATCGATCCCGATGGGATGTGGACAACGAGATCCCTATCTTCTCTCAGGACCGCGAATACATCAACAAGTACCTCGCCACAGAGGAAAAGAGTGACAGAACAATCGAAGCTGATTGAGGATCTCTCAAAGCCTCTTGAAACCATCCGAAAGGATTTGGTCTCTCTTGTTGAGACGATGACCAAGCTACGTAGGGTTGTGAAATACCCTCGTCGCGAAGACATTCTTCCTGATGCCTCTCACTCCGAGGGGATGCCCGTCGAGAGTGTCATGAACGAAATGGCGGAGTTGGAGATGGCCAGGCAGGACTTTGAGGAGCACGTCTCGAACCTTCTCGCCAGTCTCCACGAATGCCGAGCCCACACGGCCCTAGCCGGTAAAAGCCTGGCTAAAATCATCGAACTGTCACAGCCTAACATTCCTAAGGAAAAGCTGTCGTGAGATCGAAGCCCAAGCAGGAAGAACGAAGACGTTGCTGTCACGCAGTCGGGGCAGTCTGGACTTCTTGGGACGAAGGTTCTGACCTGAAACGGGTCGAGATTCACGGGCCTCTAGGGAAGTCTCACCAGACAAACTACGTTCGCGTTGAGGACACTGGAGACGAGCTGGATGCGACTATCCAGTGGAACGCAGGCGATAAGGCTGTGGCGAAGCAGATTGACGCAAACAATCTTCGAGACTTCGCCTACGAGATACTTGCGATAGCAGACCGTATTGACAAAAGAGCGGGTCGGCCTGTCCCCGAAGGTCCAAGAGAGGACCTACTCGCGAAGGAATTCTTCAAGACTTTTGACCGGAGGGAGGACTAATGGGATGGTGGTCTGAAACAGTGATGGGTGGTGATCCGCCTCTAGATTGGCGATATGACTTCGCTAAGCTTCTTGGGGTGTACCACGCAGAAGCTGAGACGAACGACGAGGCGCACGCCTTTACGCGTGACGTTGTAGAGCAAAACCTTGACAAGATGGTCAAATACATCCGAGAGGTGCATGATCGTAGGCCCGACAACACCCAGTACATAAATGTTGGGTGGCAGGTCTTCGCGTATATCGTTCTGAAGTGCGGCGCAGAGATTCCTGAATCGCTCAGGGAGCGCATGATCAGGGCTGCCCAGGACGACGAGAGCGATAGCTGGATTGATTCAGGTCTTCGTCGCGCGTACATGAAGGACCTGATCGACAAGCTTAGGGCTCACACGCCAGGCGTCTGCGTAGAATTGGCAGAAGAGGGACTCATCGAAAAGGTGGCAGAGCTTTTCGAACAGGAGGCTGATACAAGAGACATCGTTGACAGACTCGTATCTCTTGCTGCCTTCCACGGATGGGATTTGGATGGTGAGCGCCTTCCGGCGCTTCTTCGTCGTCCGAAGCCGGAGCAACATTGAAACCTACGCTTTACGTAGAGCGAAGTTGAGTAAGCTATGTTTAAGCCTGGAGATACGGCCCTTGTAGTGGGGACCGGGAAGCAGACCACGGTCGTGGCAGTGCCTCGTGGATCACGAGGATCCACGCAGTGGCCCGTGGAAACCGAAGACGGCATCTATGACGAATCGGAGCTACGTCAGGCCCATCCTTCTGTATTGTCCACTGCCAACGCAGAGAGTCATCTTCACGAATTCTTCAAGGATTCGGATGACCCTGATGAGAAGAGCCTGCCTAAGATAAATCGCGACCTTCATTTGAAGGTCTCGGTCTTGCTCAAGAGCGCATCTCTCGACGTAGATGTAAGGGGGCACTGGAAGAGTGGTGCTGCCATATACGATTTCGCTGGCTTCAAGAAGCGCATTCTGTCTGAGTTGTGGCTGTTCGGATTTAAGTCCGACGAAGACGCTACAGACCTGCAGGAAGCTATTAGGGCCAAGAAGGCGTTGAACCGCTGGATCCCTCTCGGTTCCGGCGGAGGAGTCCTTGGTCATGACGGCTGCTCTTACTGTGGCGCTAAGCGATTGTCGCTAGAAACTGACGGTCTGGTAATCAGGATTGCCGGCGAGCCTTGTGCGTTGCCTAACGGGTTCGAGCCCAATGAGTGGGAGCTAAACGTTCCCAGCGGTAAGATTGTCGTCGCGAACGACCTCCGCGAGTGGTTCCCTCTTCCGGAGGGCGATGGCGAGATCGAAAGCGTGAACACTGTTCTAGGCTGTCGACAGACTGCCCAGGCGTATGCCGCTGTTGGAATGGCTCACGCCTTCGTGGGGAACACTTGCCCCGGAGTCTTCAAGATTTCCGACGAGAAGTTCAAGATCGCGAGTGAACCGGCAGAGGAGTATTGGGACGGTACGGATTGGGTCGCTCGTGAAGAAGACCCTAATTTCGAAGGCGAGCGTGTCGCCGGGATCTGTACTGATTTGTGGTGGTACTCGTTGTGCGACTTCGACGAGTTCCATCGAAGAGCCAAGAAGTTCGGTGGGTCGCTGGAAACTGCGCGCGCTGAAGTCATTGACGTAACGCCCGGAGTCTACAAGTTCAAACATCACGACGACGTAGATAGAGACTTGGACGACGGGACGGTATACGCTGAATTTGAATGGGTGCGTGAGCCTGACCCCGTGAAGGATCTTCTGAAGTCTTGGGATGAGGTGGAGGTGAATGCCCACGCCTTTGTTCAAGCTCAGGTGAGGAGGTGGCCCACCCTGTTCGGTGTCGTGAGGAACGCCTATCGTGACAACGAAAAGGTGATTCCTTGGTCAGAAATGACCGAGGACCAGCGAAATTCATCGTGGCAGCGAGTAGCCGACCACACGCTCTGCAGTATTGGAAACGGGGTAAAATGGCACGAAAAGGGATTTCCGCAGTCCTGCGTAGACCCTTCTGTACCTGACATCGATCCTCCTACTTTTCGTCGCCAGTGTGGCTGGCGCCCGTTCTCGGAGAACTACAGCGGATTGTTTAGGTCTGAGCCTCTCGCTCCCTCGTTCGCGAAGCTGGCCCTCCGTGTGTTGGAGTCCGTTATTTCGTTCGGGACCAATGTTCACGACGATTCGCGTTGTAGGGGTGTCCACCACGTTCGAGATCGCATGATGTTGGCTGTCAAGCGGTATCGAGAGTTGGCAAAGGTCTATGCAGACTTTGCAGATCCTGATTACGTGTGGTGGCTAGAACAGCCCGGTCGTGCCGAAGCCTGGGTGGAGCGATTTGACCTCGGTCCGACCTTTACCGAAAAGCACAAGAAGCACATTGAGGCCCAGCGTTGGGTTCCTGAGGACGCCTATGCGATTGAATTCGACGCCAGAAAGTTGACCGACGGTCATTTTGCTTGGGCCAAGGGGTACTGGGCGAAGAAAGAAGACGCTGAGCGATATGCCATCAATCATTGGCAGGATAATGGGCAGCCTCCAGAGCATAACTGTTTCTGGACATGTCACGCTGGGGATACCGTGATCCCTCTTTACTCCGTAGCTAGAGTGGTGAAGGTCGGGGAGGTTTCTCACATGGGCGAAACACTCGTGGAGTTGGCCTTCGACTACGGCACTGAATGGATGACAGATCCAACGAAGCGCAAGGCAGTGCGTGAAAGAACAGAAAAGGATGGAATTCGAGTACTCACCAAGGAAGAGTACGAGAAATTACTTCCTAGGGCAGAACTGTTCTTCAAGGTGGCCAATAAGAAATCCGCTAAGAGGACCGCCAAGAAGGCCCCTAAGAAAAGGGCGAAAAAGACAGCGGCGAAGAAGAGCGGTAAGAAGAGCACCAGGAAGAAGTAGTCATGTCTTACTGCCGATGGAGTGACGGGGATTGTTACGTCTACAGAGACGTGTCCAGAATGCAAGCGCCGAATGAAGACCGGCCAAATCAAAATGTACGTCCCTTCGTCCAATCTCTTCCGAAAGAAGCGTACCCAGACTTCGAAGAAATCGAAGACGAAATGATTCTGACGGAAGCAGAATTGATCCTCTTTCAGGACTCGAACCCTGCCGATACTGTAGTATACGAGGTGACCCATGTACGATTTTAGTTCCATGACCCCAGAACAGTTCATCACAGAAGCTAAGCGCCTGAGACAGGCGTATTTGGATTCTGAAAAGGCGTGGTACAATTTCTTGGCAAGTGCTGAGGAGCACACCCATCTCTGGCAGGGATCCGGACAGGATTTTCTGAAGTTTTGCGAAACTCAGGGTCTTCTTCGCGATCGACAAGACGTGTCTCGGTTTTCATCTTATCGCCGTGCCGTGAAGACACTGCCGCCTGAAGTGGTTGAAAAGGCACCTGTCAAGATTTTGGCCCACGTTGGACGTCTTAGGGGCGCTCCCGAAATGAAGGAAGCCATCGATAGAGCCCTAATTGCGCAAAAAAGCAATGGGCATCTAACTGATTCGCAGGCGCAGCGCATTGTCAAGGAGCAGCAGACAGTGCGTGCTGCACAGAAGTCTGGGAATAAATCGTACTCGGTCCTCGTAAAGGAAAACGAAAAGCTCCGAGAAGAGAACGAAAGACTCCGTCAACAGGTTGCGTTGTTGAAGGAAGAAGTCAAAAAGTTTCGAGCTGAAAAGAAGTTGGCAAAGAAGAGCAAGACTAAGCATGGCAACGCTCATCGCAACACTGCGGCTTGAGGTCGTTAAGCCGTTAGACTGTGACTGGGATACCTTGGGATCCCAGCTCAGAACTATTCAGCTTCCTCTTCACCGCGTACTGAATTCGGTCATCACCGACCTAGAGGTGAATGACCGAGCAGGAAAGTACAAGAAGGGAAACGGCCTGGGCCCTGGAGGCAAAGATCTACATCCACGCACCGATTCCTATCGTTTAACTAGAGACTCCTGGGAGAATGAACGTCGGCAGGCAGCCGACAGAGTGGCCCGTAAGAAGAGTTATGCAGGAGACGACCAACTCAGTCAGCTTCAGCCATCAAGCTCCCCTGTTCTTGGACTTTCTAACGCGGCATTCGCTCGTTGGCAGAAATGGAAGAAGGAAGCGTGGAAAGGGACGATGTCGCTTCCCTCGTTCAAGTCGCCGTCACCCATTTACGTCGTTGGACAAGGCGTTAAGCTGACCTCTGAGAACGGCAGCGCCGTTCTCAGCGTACAGCTTCTGAAGGGCCCGTGGACGCGTATTGTTGTTCGGCCCTACCACACCAGTGGATTTGCTGCCATTAAGAGGATCCTTCAGAATCCAGATTCTATGGGGGACCTTCGATTGGTGCGTGAGACTCACGATGGAAAGCAAAAGTGGCAGGCTTTTGTTGCCTATTCCTTTGAGGTAGAAGAGGTTTCGAAGGGCCGCACGATGGCACTTCATCGTGGAGTCCGAAACTTCCTGTCTGTTGCTATTTCTAGGGAAGGGTCACAGGAAGCTTACACTACGATCCTTGAAACGGGAGAAGACATCCGTCGGTACAAGGATGTGTACAAAGCCAGACTACGATCTTTGAGTAGTCATCGCCGGCAGCTAGGCACAGGAGCCAAAGGCCACGGTCACGCACGCCATTACGAACGTGTCACCAAGCTCAAAGGTGCAGAAGAACGATGGGTTCGAACCAAATGCCAGGAAGTCGCAGCTCACGCCATTCGTTTGGGTGAACGCCGCGGTGTGACCAGAATCCTCATCGAGGATTGGACTAACCCGGCAAAAGATGGTGCTCCCGAACTAGGAAAACACGTCGAACAGATCGTTCGTAGTTTTCCATTGGCGCAGCTTAGGGAAGCCATTTTGTGGGCCGCAAAGAAGAAGGGGTGGGAGGTAGAAGTAGTCCCTTCTGACTACAATTCGAGAACTTGCCCTAATTGCGGTACTGTAAACGAAGACGTAAATGGTACCACATTCAGGTGTTCTAAGTGTCTTCTCGAACGTTCTGTAGACGTGATCTACGTCTGGAACATGCTTCTCCGTGACGGGAAGCCGTCTGCACTACCCGATGCCAAAACCAGCGCTAAGCGTTCGGCGGGCAGACTTCGAGGTAAGTCTTCTCAGACGTAACGTCTGTGATAAAGGGCCTCCCGCTTAGGCCCGAGCGCGAGGGGTCCAGTGATCGCTAGACACTGGGCACCGCTCGCGAAGGTACTCAGACCCTTGAAAATCAAGGGGAATTCCATCCGAGAACGTAGGCTGAGTAGGCGTCTCGGTATCGTTTCAGTCTCCATCCCGGGTCGCGAAAATAAGGACGTTGCAAGACCCTCTCGCAAAGCAGTCTGTAGGTCCTTGAAAATACAGCAGAGTTGAGGGACCCGTCGTAACCCGCGATGGATGCTGAATCGGTAGCGGGCCGTAACTCCATGGGGGACAAGGTTCTTCAGTTGGTCGTCGTAACCCGCGATGGATGCTGAATCGGTAGCGGGGGCTGGGCCTCATGCGATGTAGGTAACGCTCGCCCAAGGTCGTAACCCGCGATGGATGCTGAATCGGTAGCGGGGTTGCTCGAAACGAGCCCAGCGAGGGCCGATCGCTGGGAAGTCGTAACCCGCGATGGATGCTGAATCGGTAGCGGGATAGTGGGCGTGCCAGCGAGACGCTCGGGCGAGCACGGTCGTAACCCGCGATGGATGCTGAATCGGTAGCGGGGGAATAGTAGAACTCGCCTCGACAGAGGCCCTGCGGTTTGACCAAAAGTAACTTGCTGCTATGTCTGTGATGCGACTTTTCTTTTTGTGGAACGTGATGGATACTGAATCGTAGCGGGTACATATCGTGTCCTCCGCGATTCTAAAGGGAGAAGTTGTTATGTAGAAGGAAAGCGAAGGGAGGCGACCATGTTGGTAACGCTCTACACCGACGGCTCGTACAACCACCACAATCAGTCTGGTGGATGGGCTGTGTACATTGAGAGCGACAAAGGCCGCCTCGTCCACTACGGTTCCTGCCCCAGCGATCTTGTGACTTGCTCCAACCACGCCGAGCTGTTCGCCATTCACATGGGTCTATCCTTGGCCGTTCGTGAATGGGGAGAGGAGATTCACGCCTTTCGAATACGCTCGGACTCTGAGTGTGCTCTCCGTCACGCACGGAAGGGGCCGCTCAGGTCCAGAGTTCGTGATCGAGAGATGATTCGGATTCGTGGTTGGATCCAAGACTTGTATCAAAAGTGCGGCGTCCAAGTGCTCACCGAGCATGTAAAGGGTCACCAAGACCCGTCTCTCGGCTACGCATTTGCTATGAACAACAGGGTCGATAAGATGGCCACTCGTGGTCGGAAGTCGATGACAGGTTCTGGGTATTTGCGAGTTCGAGAGGCACTGGAAATCGCAACAGAATGAGCAGCAAGAAAGCCAAGAAGCACTCCAACCCCGTCTGGTCTCTTCAAAGAGAGACTCAGTACCGCTGGACTCACGAGGGACCGGACGGAGGTTGGGATTCGTACGAGTTCTCTATTGAGGGAACTCCCTCGTCTGTGTACAGAGGCAGAAAAGAGTGGTCTTTGTGTGTAACCAGGCACAACAGGACTCTCACATTTGACATTTTCTGGTCTGCACGTTCTGCAAAGCAGTACGCGAAAGATCACCTCCAAGAGATTATCACCGCCTTTAGATCCATGGAACGGGCCGAACAGCGTTGCATGAAGCGGTTTTTCGAACTCGAACACGAAACAGGAATTCACGTGGAGATCCGGTGACAGTCGTTTACCTCCCCAAGGACGACGCAGGCGAATGGATTAATGAGAATGCCTACCTTGCGTTCAAGGGATTCTACAATCGTGGATACGAAGTTCGTCCGTACACCGCTGAACAGTTGCACGGTCAGACTCTCAGCTTGACAGCAGAGACTATCGTACACGGAAGCATTAATGACGTAAGGGCTGCCCTGAAGCAAATTGGAGTAGCTCCGCCGCGTTACGAGACGTATCCACACGTCCTTCGGAAGTTCATGGACAGGCCTCCGGTTGAGGTTTCACTATCGAAAGTCAAAGAGGCGGTTCAATCGCCTGGCTTCAAGCCGTGCTTCATTAAGCCGAGTCAAGAACATAAGGCGTTCACTGGGCTCGTCGTCTCAAAGTTCTCCGACTTGATTAGTATTGCTCATGTTCCGGATAACTTCCGCGTGTGGAAGCTCCACGTGATTGAATGGCTCTCTGAATACAGGGCTTTCATCCATCATGGAGAGATGGTTGGGCTGAGGCACTATAAAGGCGACCCGCTCGTGTTTCCAGACGCCGCAGTGGTTCGGAAAATACTTAGAACTGCAAAAGCAATCCCGCAGATCGCTTTTTCTATTGATATAGGGGTTGCTAACTTTCCAGAACGCCCTGAGCTAATTCGCACTCCAACACTGATGGTGGAGGCAAACGATGCCCACTCGTTGGGGGCATACGGATTACCGTCTCACCTCTATTCTCAGATGATCGAGGATCGCTGGAAGCAGATGGTGGGAATAGGAGCCTGAGAACATGCAGATGTCGCAGCAGAATATTCGAGACTCCTGGGGATTCGATTACCGAGGCAAGACCGTTGTGGTGGCCACCCATATGGTAGTCGAGCATATTGAACAGGTCAGAGAGGACCTCAGAGATCACGCAGTCGAAGTAGCGGAGAACCGTTTCAAGGTGAGTGGATTTGTTCTTGGGACTGTTGTGGATGTGAGTATCCACAACATGTATTGGGTGAGTTTCCGTTGGTTGGAGCACCCTATACAGGTCAGGACGGAGCACGTGATTCGGGTTTTGTTGGACGACGAGGCAGAGCCAGATCTAGTTCATGGCCTACCTAGGCTAGTGTGAATTAGCCCTGACGTACGATTGCACTACCATTTGTAGCGTTGAATCTAGCATCCCCTGCAGCAGCCAATGAAGCTGCTGTCCCAAAGGTGCTACCTGCATCGACTGTTAAGTCATTACCAGCATTGCCCAAAATGCCACATGCTCCGTGGATAAACACACGTGCACCGTAGCTTGCGTCAATACCTATAGTGCCGGTCCCTGTGGTTGCATCGTCGATGTTAACTTGACCCCCACCGCGAACTTGTACTACTCGACCTCCTGTTGAGGTTAGCGTAGCCTTTTGAATTAGTGCAAAGGATTTACCTCCGCCTGCTAGGCTTCCAACGTCAATACGAAGAGCAGGACCGGCGGCTAGGTTCGTGATTAGTGGAGTAATTCCTACTAAGGCTGAGAAGGTCCCTATCTGAATTGATTGTTCATTTCCACTGTTAATGTCCACTGCTGCTGTTGTAGCATGACTGTGCTCAACGGCTCCACTCACTAAGAATACTCTACAGCGATCTGGTACGGACAAATTCCCTCCGACACATACAGCATATCCTGTGAAGGAATCTCGTGGCTGAAATCCGCCAGCAGAGTGTACGTATGAACCCCAACCTGCCCAAGACGATTTAGTGAGTCCAGACAAAGTTGCGCCAATCTCCGACTCTGAGAAGACGTTGGAATCTCCGCCACTGAATATTGACTCACCTACAGTTCTGAACGGCAGGGCTCCGCCGTCAACGGTAAGCTCGCAACCAAACAGCTGTACATGTGATCTAGTGAAATAGTTGTTAGTTAGCGAATTAGAGTTCTGGACGAACTTGAAGTTAGCAAAAACTAGTGCGGGAGGAATCCCAGAATCCCCCGCTCTGAATTGATTGACGTTGTATGTGCCTCCAAGGCCATCACAGACATAGGCGCTAGGAGGCAAGTTGATTGTTACAGCCGGCTCAACAATTCGGTATAGATCTCCATCCGCTACTGCGGCTGTGAATCTCCTAACAGGAGTGATATCTGTCGCTGTATTGTCTCTAATTGTTCGTCGGTCGCCGGCTGCAGCCCCAGTTAGAATGTCTTTTAACACCTGAGGTTCACGTGTCTTACAGGGATGCAGCACCGCCTGATGTCGGCAATTCTACTAAATCGAGGACTTACAGGGTCCTGTTTAGACTATTGTCACTGCCGTTCAGGTTATTGACAACTGCTTTACTAGTAGGCCTCTGTCCGGTTTGGCTTCCTGTCGCCGTCCTATACAGTTGGACTATCAATGACCGGACACAGGACTGGATTGAATGGCTTATAGCCACCTTTGATAGAATTTGGGAGTAATAATATGAAAAATCCCATGACCCGCGAAGCCAGACGCCGACTAATTGCCGAACTGGAGGATGACGAGGACCAGAAGGCGGATCGCTCAAGAGAGCAGCTAATGGTAGACGCTGCGAAGGCCATTTCGGAGGCGGTGGTAAAGGCCCGTAAGCCTATGACCCTCAAGCAGGTCAAGGAAAAGTTTCTTCCTCGTTCTAGTTGGGAGTACTTCGCTAAGCTGATGCTGTTGGGTCACAAGAAGGGCGCAATTGTGCTCAGCCGCACCGACCTCAATCAGCTGCCTGGCCGTAAGCCAGAGGAAACTGGTGAAATAGATTTTGGTGGTAGCCGATTCAACTACGTCAATCCGGTAGCGCAGCCTTCGTGGAAAGGACCGCCGGTATTTGACTGAGTGTTACTTAGGCTCTAACGGTTTCAGATAGGGAATAGGGTCTACCTTGCCTGCCCTGTTTGAATCTACTCCGGCCTTGCGTGCACTTCTTTTTGCTTCTTTCGTAAGTGCAGTTAGGGCAAGGTGAAGATGTGGGCAGCCACGTCCGTTAGCAGACATTGCATTACCCGTCTTTCCTACATAGCCAAGTAAGTCTCCGGCCTTCACCTTATCGCCAGGGGCGAACAAGCATGGCTCCATCATATGGCTGCCGTACCACGCCCAATGGCCATCCTCAGAAACTAGGATGAAGTAGTGTCCTGCTTTCTTTCCTTCGCCTGAGCCTGGGTGTTTCTTGTTGACACCGTCGAGCTTCATTCGGTAGGATTCTGGGATCTCTCCATCGCATGGGGCAAGGATAGGAGTGCCCTCGGCTGCCATAATATCGACAGCCGCGTGGTCGTACTTTCCACGCTTATCCCTAAAGCCGCCTCCCCATTTGGGGGCGTAGGGAGGCTCCTGGCACGGGCAGGGTTTCCCGTCCCAGCGAATTGAATCGGTTGCTGCTGGTTTAAAGCTCGCTGTTACCTGCACCGGAAATACGGTGGCGGGGTTCAGTTCTTTTTCTGTCATGCCAGGATATAACCACAGTTTCGAATGCAGCGAACCCTGGCGATAATAGAGGACGAGGGGCAAAACAAAGCCCAGAAAGGAAATCCATGGGAAATCATGTTGCTCCTGCCGGGCAGGTCTTCGTATGCGCAGCATGCGGTAAGCGCAGTAAGGATAAGTACGGCGAACAGAAGATCGACAGAGGATGGGATGCGAGCTGCATGATGAACAGCTTCCTCGTCCACGAGGAGTCGATCATGATGGAAGGCGGTCGAGTCAAGGCGGCCACTGCGGTCGAGGGGCAGCGATGATCCCTGGATACAGCAAGTGGAAGACGGCGACGATGGCTCTTGACCGCATGACGGCGGTGGTCGGCGGCGCTGAGCAACTGCATCAGGTCACGTGCCAGGACGAAACCTCGACGAAGCTCCTGGCGGCGGTGAAGCGAGTGCGCGAGCACTACGTGCGCCTCCAGACCGAGGCCCGTGCAGAGGTCATCAAGTTCGCTGAGACGCAGATCCCTTCGAAGCTGCGTGAGGCCGGAGAGAAGATCACGAGCCTCATCAAGGAGAGGCTCGTAGATCCCAGCACCATCGTGTGCTTCGCATGGGCGTCGCCTGGGTGGGAATCGCAAGAGGTTCCTGCCTACTCCTACATCATCCGAATCAAGGATGACCAGGACGAAAGGATTCGCTGCGACATTCAGATGGGCCGCGATGGTCAACTCACGGCCTACTCTCTGTTCAGCAGCGCTCCGAAGGGAGAAGACTTCGCCACGTATCTCGCTCAACAGGTCATCAGCCGGTTGAGCGGGTGGTCTGGCCTTCGAGGGGAATCCGACAAGAACGCCGAGCGCAGCAAGCTGCTCAACAAGATCTCCCCGATTCTCCTGAGCGTGTGCCGGCAATTCGCCTGGTCCAGAAGTGAAGTGGACCCTGTCGAAGTGCAGACCATGAATGTCTCCTGCGGCTTTCGTGCAAACCGACTCGAAAGCTTATCTGAGCGAGATCGAGACGGGGAGTGCGACGTCATGCGAGACAAGGTGAGGGCCTCCCTCAAGGCAGATCTCGGAGCCCTTGCTGAGAGCGTAGCTCGCATCGATTGCGACTACGGAGAGAAGGGCTGGTATTCGGTCAACGTGGTCATCAAGTAAACCACAGAAAGGATTGATGAAATGAGTACCCGTGGAGCGGTTGCCTGGGGCAACCTGGAGCACTGGAAGGGCATCTACAACCACTTCGATTCGTACCCCGGCGGTCTGGGCAAGGACGTCTGGGATAGGATCAAGGAAGTCGGTGCAGCTCAGCTCGTCAAGGTGCTGACCAAGTCTCGGTCCTGGGAGGACAGTCTTCGTGGAGGCCGCTGCCCCTACTGCGGGCAGAAGGCAACTCCCGGAGGGGCCAATCTCCTCGTCACTCCCTTCGACCACATCTTCGACTTCCAGAAGAAGGGCATCGAGGGAATCCCGGAGTACCAGCGAGAGAGCTTCATTCGGCACACGAATGAGGACGTGTGGCTCGCTCACCAGAAGAAGATCCGTGGGGATCTCTGGGACAAGACCATCAAGAAGATGGGCGCCTACGGCGAGTACGACTCGGGCTACAAGCACGAGACCGACGCCGGCCTGGAGGTAATCGCGGCCTTCAAGAAGACCGGCTACCCCGATCCCGAGATGAAGCACCACTCGCACGTCGAGAGTCCGGTGAAGGATTCCTTCATGACCGAGAAGACGAGCGACAAGCTCTTCATCGAGTGGGTATACATCATCGACATCGAAGCAGGCTTGCTACACGTTCTGGCCAATGCGCGGGTTGGAGAGCAGCGCGAAGATCTTCGCCAGGTGGGTCCTGCGCAAGAACTTGAGTCCCGTCCGGAATCTGGGGTTTGCTACGCACACTATCACATGGCCTCGGTACCACTGTCGAACGACGAATTCCCTGACATTCCTCTACCGTATGACGTAGAAGAGGATGATTGATGGCAGAAGTCACCAAGGACGCCTTGCAGGCCCTTGTACGGGGCCTCTGCACGAGATCCTCTGAGGACATCGAGAAGGTACTGCTTCATATCCTCGACACGTCGAGGAACCGGTGGAACAAGAAGGCGAATGAGTACCTTCGCCAACTGAAGGATAAGGACCTCGATCCGGAAGCGCTTCAGCAGCTCCAGGAAAACTACAAGCACGCGCTCGAACAGGCGCACCGAATTTCTCGGATGCGCTATGGCATCGCCAAGCCCAAGAGACCTCTTGGCGGAATCGTAGGAAAGAAGGAAGCGTAATCAAATGGGTTGTGAAATCAAGCGAGTTCCTCTCGACTTCGATTGGCCTCTCGGCCATCCCTGGGAAGGCTACGTGCCTCCGCCGGATGGATGCGTCGAATGCCATTCCTGCCGTGGATTGGAAGGACGTCCTACAGGGTACAGCCGATTGGGAAACGCAATCTATGCGTCGGCTGAGTTCAATGCGAAGAAGGGCCTTCTGCCTTCAGAGGCAGAGGACCTGACTCCTGAAGAGCTTCGCTTCTTGATTGCCCTTCAGAGAAGTGTGGCCCCTGAATACCGGCGTCACAACAAGATTCCGTACACGTACGGAGGATCGACAGTCACGGATCCTCGCATGGTTGCATATGACATCATGCGCCATCTAGCTAAGACCCTTCGTGTTTCTCTGACGAAGACATTCATGTGCCCTGTCTGTAAGGGGGAGTGCCGTGTCGTGGCAGACGAGACGCAGCACCAGGCACGAAGGCGCTGGCGAAGGAAGGCCCCGCCGAAGGGAAAGGGCTGGCAGGTCTGGGAGACTGTTTCGGGCGGCTCTCCGATTACGCCGGTCTTTGCTACTCCGGAGGAGCTGATTGAGTACCTCTGTACGACGGGAACAACCTGGGATCAGGAATCGATTGCCAGGGGGTGGAAGGATCGTCTTCCGACCCGTGAGGAGGCTACGGCCTTTGTGAAGGGGTCGGGGTGGGTTCCCTCCGCTGTGCTCTCCGGGGGCACGATGTACAGAGATATCGAGTCCGCTCCGCTTCAGGCCGCTGAATGACCGCGTCTGTCGAGGTCCTGTAAAGGGGTCCTATGTCAGAAGAGGTGATTAAGGCCATCGCCAAGAAGGATGCCGACTTCTTGGAAAAGTTGGTCCGCAAGGTTCTAAGTCTTGCAACGGCCCATTGGGCAAAGAAGACCAACGACGCGTACAAACGTGGCCTTGCTGGGGAGCAAGAATACTACGCGCACTTCGATGAATGGCATAGGCTCCGGCTTCATGAGCTTGCTGTAGAGGACGAAATAGCAGCTAAGCGAGACCGAAATCAGGATCCAGAAGAAGCCCTGTAAACCCGCTGGGGACCTTGCGTCCCCAGCGGGTGTCCCCGTTTAGGGCTGAACCCTGCCGATACTAGTCGTTGTCGCCAGTACGGCGAATTGCAGGGAGCTATTCATGGTTGCAATTCTTGCAGAAAGCTCGGCGAATAAAAAGATCGCGGGCAAGGGTCAGATTTCAGCCACGTATGTGGCCACCAGTGTTTCGTGTCCTACTTCGTGCGCCCTTCGTGGCGAAGGCTGTTACGCAGAATACGGACGCGTGGGTCTTCACGTTCAGCGCCTTAATAAGCAGGCTACGCCAGGAATGCGACCTGAAGCCGCAGCCCGCGCAGAGCGACGTGCAATTCGTGCAGCATTTCGTGGAGGTCCTATTCCCCAGGATGGGGCTCGTGGGGGTCGCGATTTGCGGATGCACGTGTCTGGCGACGCTCGTACTCGACGAGCTGCCCAGATTTTGGCAGATGCTGCGCGAGAATGGAAGGCCCGAGGCGGCGGAGAAGTATGGACGTACACTCACGGCTGGGAGACCGTACCGGCACGTGACTGGGGTCCTATTTCTGTTCTCGCCTCTATGGAAGATCCGAAGTTGGCGAAGAAGGCGCGCAGGCGGGGATACGCCCCCGCGGTTGTCGTGCCGAAGCATACCTCCGATAAGGCCTACAGGCTTCCTGGGTCGGACGTGGAATGGCTCCCCTGTCCGCAGCAGACGCGAGGAATTCCGTGTTCGGATTGTCGACTTTGTATGAAGTCGAAGTGGCTGCGCAAGACGAATAGGGGGATCGCGTTCGAAGCACACGGAGCGGCGGAGAGGGTAAAGAAGCACCTCGCGGTGGTTGCATGAGTTTTCGAGACCAAAAAGAACACCTTCAGCACAAGGCTATGTTGCTGGAGCGCCAGCTTGAAGAAGAACGACAGCGGGCCTCCGAGGAACGTCGTGCACGTCGGAAGAAGTTTTGGGCTACGTTCTGGAGGAGGACAAAGTCTGTTCTTGAAGCCCTCTTCATAACTACTGCGGTAGCAGGTGCCATTTTTGGGGCCTACCGGAGTTGGCTCTTACTGGATGAACAGAAAGTTCAAGAGCAGCAGGCTCGGCGCGATGCGCACCGCCATCTACTTCAAACGATGCGCCAGAATATTCCTTCTGACGTCCCAGAGCGGACGTGGCTCTGGTGTGTTGACCACTGTGCGCGGTTTGGTCGCCACGGATCGAGTCACCCATATTCGGAAGGAGTGGTCATTGACACGTTCTTAGATTACCGACAAGATCCTCCTGCACAACTCGTGACCATTTCTGGTCCTTGGTTGGACGCTCAAGCTAAGAGTCGCGTGAGCCATAGTTTAGAAGCCGCCGACGTCGATCCGCCTGGTGCTCGGTTCGCTGTGGGTGACGTTGTGCGAATTACTGAAATTCGTGGCAAGTACACCGACTATACGTTTAGGCGGCTGCATCCGGAGGGGTTGTGAAACTAGTAGTTCTGCACTGGACCTGGAGTGATGGGTATACCTTCTCAGCCATGACTTTCTTGGGGGTATTCGAGACGGAGGAGGATGCGCGCGCCGCCGCAGAGTTTCATTTCAATGATGAGCAAAATAGGTATAACCGTCCTGACTCGCTAGACGGATATGAAACTTCAGAAATAGAAGTAGGGGCTCTAGTTGATTTGGGGTGAAGTAACATGCCTTCATTGCCCAAAGGATCAGTGAAGATTAGCTCGGATAACAAGAAGTATCCGGATGGTAGGTGGCATCCCACAGTCACAGTGGATGGGGTGGAGGGTTGCGGCCACTCTTGGTGCACTGGAGATTGTGGCCTTCCCGCGCTAGTAGCGGTCGATGGACAGAAAGTCTACGGTTCCATGGTGGCGGTGGGGAAGGTATTGCAACCTTTTCGCGTGGAATGGTCGGGGAGCATCCACGCTCTCACAACTGAGCAGAGTCACGACCTAGACAAGCGCTGGTGGTGGTAAGTGGACGAACAAGTCATTCGACTACTGTAAAATACCGTCATGCTGCTTCCTTACAAGGACCGAAAAAGGGCAATGCTGTGGCTCCAGGAGGCTTTCCTCCGGGCCAAGGATGAAAGCATTCTGACCCCAGAACTACTCGAACATATTCGTTCGATTTTGGTGTTGGAGTGGAGTGATAGAATGAGTAGGACAGTAGGTCTTGCTCTCTACTCCAAGAAGACAAGCACTGCCATTATTAGGCTTTCAACGGTGCTGTGGAAGGTGGCGCCCGAGACAGAAAAGCGAGAGACTGTCTTCCATGAATTAGCGCATATCATGGTGGACGCCATGCGAGCCCATGACCCTGTGCGTGCTAAGTTCCGTGGAAGGCGTAATGCTCATCATGGACCGGAATGGGTTCGAGTAATGACCGCTCTTGGCTACCCTAATCCTCGACGGTGCCACGATCTCTTCAATGAAGAGTACGAAAGAGCCCAAGGTAACGTTCCGCTCTATTGCCAGTGCAAGTCAGAGCCTGTGGTCTGGACAACTCCCGCACGTGCCGAACGGGCTAGGGGTCATAGATGTAGAAAATGCTTAGCTCTATTGCAGACAACACCCACCACCCCGGCCGGGCAGGCAGCGATCGACAGTCTCAATGAGATCTTTGAGCTTCTTCTCGGGGACCGCATCGACCCCCGTGCATATACGACGTACACGCAAAAGAAAAAGTGAGGTCGACATGAAGGTTCGATTCTTCGGATTCTCAAGTCCCATCAACGGGGATCCCGTTGAGTGGGACTATGTCGAGTCGTTTGAGACTGAGGAAGAAGCGGCCGAGGCCGTTGAGAGCTATATCTGCCAGTATGATTCGCCGGAATCGAGTCTGGCTTTCTATGAAATCCAGGAGCTGTGAAGTTTAGGCAGCGACTCCGTGAAGAACGGAGGAGGCTCTTTGGAGCAAAGCCGACTAAGGCTCAAATCATTCTGGCTTGTCAACAACTTCTAGAGAATATTGGAGAATACCATCGAGGATTCACAGAGGAAGACCTCGAAAAGCGCTCAGCCGAAGAGCTTCTGGATGTAGCAGAAGACCTCGTTCATGAGATGGCCCATCACGTTGCACTCACTGGTAACGTGGAGTTCGAATCGGAACGGGCCTTGAGCATATCCAGAGCTATTGAGGCGCTGCTCCCGGCCCAGCGAGCGGGGAATGAAATCGATGCCATTGCGATTGAAGCGGATGCTCTTTGGTGGCTTTACATCCCGCTGACGCGTAAGGGCCTTTCTCGAATCCTCCCCTCTAATTTCGATCTCGATTTAGCTCCTCGTTCTATCGTTCGGTTGGTACAGGCTCTTCGTGAAGCAGCCGAACCAACCGAGCTGGCCAAGGGGCTAGCGTTCGTAATCTACGAAGAGATCGAACTCCAGAAAAGGGAGGCAAGGCAATGGGAACCAGCGTCGAACTTACAGACGAACAGCTCGTCTATCTAGACGCGCGAGATGATTTAAGCGAAAAGCTGCGGCACGAGGTAAAGCTAGCCAAAGCCCGTCTCGCAGCAATACAGAGACTTTCAGAACTAGCTCCTGAGGGTGCCGCATTTGTTGCTGACGTAATCTCAGAAGCGCAACGAAACGGCGAGCTGATATTCCTGAGAACGAGTATGAGTTCCTCTTGTCGGGTCTGCGGCAAGAAGGCTGAGCCCATACGGTATCGTTCCGGTCGCAATCGCGGGATGATCAAGGCCTGGGGCACGATAGCGGCTGTGGAATTCCGAGAATCTTTTGTGCGCGTGCAAAATCACGTGTCCATCGGTGCGTGTCGTGAATGTGTCACGCAACTACTGCCCGCACTGCGCGCAGAACTTGCCACGGTACGAGCGGAAGTTCCTAGAATACTTGCGGAACCTGGTCGTCCACTGTGGAAAAAGTGGGACTTGAAACGCTGCAAGTCTTGTGGGTGGGAGGGACACGAAGGCAAGCTCGGACACGTAGCTGCCTTTATATCAGGGTATTTTCGAGGGAAATGCCCGAAGTGCGGTGTTGAGCAAAAGCCCCTCGGGATGGGCATGTTTGACCAGCCCAAGGGATTCAAAGTGGTCAAGGCAAAAGGCGGCGTGTGCTTTGTATGCGACCAGCCACTTCGCGAATGGAGTGCCCAAGAACGATCGCACCGAGTGTTCGCTGATAGGTTTTACTGCGCTCGTCACGAACCAAAGAACCCGGAAACGTAATATGCAACTCCACGAAATTGTGTACCTTCCGAAGAAGGGGGAGGAGTCCGCTGAGGTCGTAGAGCACTTTCCTCTTCCCGACCGCTTCCCTTCGTTGGCTCTTCGTGCTATCCATCCGAGGCACAAGGTCTTTTCGGTGCGCCCGTTTGGGCAGCCCCTGATTGACAGGGGCCAGTACCTCTACTGGCACCTGAGCTTCAGCTACGCGCCGGGCCCCTATATCGGCAACCTCGGCGACGACGAAGCGAGCCGTCAGGCAAGTGCTGCCGTGAGTGAGGCAGGGATGATCGTCGAGTGTGCGCTTATGAAGCTGGGTGTGGAACATTGCCACGCTTATTCATGGCCAGACGGTTCTTTGTACTTCGTGATTCGCCGGACGCAGGATGACCTCTCAGCGTTGATTCCTCGTATCAACGCCGAAATGAGAGCAATTTACGACGAGCCGGTAACACTTCGTTGGTCTTACACGAGAGACAAAAAGACGAAAAAGCGAGAGTACCTGAAGAGCACGTATGGTACTCGTCTGGTCAGTGTCAGTGGGGCTATTCCAATCGAAGACCCATGGGAAAGCGACCCCCACAAAATGGGGTGCTTGAATTGGGTCGATTATTTCGAGCGGGATCTCTCTTGGCGGCGAGAGCGAAAGTCTGGAGAAGACGTCGAGAATCCCCAACATCAAGCATTTCGAGCAGGAATGGAGGAGGCTTTCGGTCATCAGAGACTTTTCCATTATCGCGTTCGGCCTAGCGAGTACGCGCTTAAGAAAGGACGAGAGCCCGCAACAAACGAAGAGTGCGCGGCCTACGTTGCTGCATATGTGCTCGGTAAGGTGCTTCTCGCGCTACGCCTTCCGGCGGGAGTAAGCCAAAAGCCATGGCGGTTGCTCCTCGACGAAGATGAGGCACGCCATTTTGTTTGACTACCGTCACATTCCACTTCTAGAATGGGCTGAACCCTGCCGATAGTAAGTAGGGCGAGGACGGGGCTCCTCAGCTCCAGAAAGGCTACTAACAAAAATGCGTCTACCTTCTCAGGGCGCGGCTGTCCAGATGGACGGCGATTTCGGGCCCAGTGATTTCTCCATCGAGATTAGCGCTCATGCGTTCAGCGTTCTCTCGAAGGGCCTCTATTCGGATCCGTTCCGTGCGATCGTTCGTGAGCTGTGCTGCAACGCGTGGGATGCCCATGTCGAAGCCGGCACGACCGACCGTCCGTTCGAGTTGTACCTCCCGAATTCATTGGCTCCGGTCTTCAAGATTCGGGACTACGGAGTTGGCCTGTCGGAGATGGGTATTCGACAGGTTTACACCACGTACTTCAAGAGCACGAAGCAGCACTCGGACGCGATGACGGGGTGCTTTGGTCTTGGTTCCAAGAGCCCGTACGCTTACACCCGTAAGTTCACGGTGATTTCTTATTACAACGGGATCAAGTACCACTACAACGCCATCATCAACGAACATGGCTTCCCGCAGATCCTCAAGATGGCGGAGCAGCCGACCGACGAGCCGAATGGCTTGGAGGTTTCGTTCTCGGTGGATGAGAATGACTTCTACGACTTCAAGAGGGCGGCGAAGATTGCGCTTCGGCCCTTCGTCGTCAAGCCCATCGTGAAGGGAGTCGCAGGCTTCGAGCCGGATTCGTACCCCGAAGACCCGGTCTTGGAGGGAGATGGCTGGAAGCTTTTCCAGCGTCTTGAAGGTGGCAACATCTGCACGATGGGAAATGTCGAGTATCCTATCGAGGCCACCCGTAGCGGGTTTAGCTCGAACGCCAAGAAGGTTCTGGGGCTGTCCATCGTCGTGGATTTCCCCCTCGGCTCGTTCGAGATGACTCCCAGCCGCGAATCGATTCAGTGGACGGAGTTCTCTGTCCAGAACATCAACGATCGACTGGAACAGATTTACGATGAAATCGTGGAGCTGGCGTCCAGGAAGATCGAAGAGTCGCACACGTTCTGGGAAGCGACGGTCAGTGCGTTCAAGTTCCTCGACGGGACCGGGCTCAAGAAGCTCAACATTCAGCCGAAGTGGAGGGGAAGGATCGTCAAGAATACGATCGACATCCCGTCCGACAAGGGAATCTCCGTCCTGAAGTTCACGGCTGTCGAGCCCCGTGGTGGTCGGTCGTCCGCTCCTAACAGCGCTTCGATTAACAAGACGACGCGTATTGACCCCGTCGAGACGACGTTTTACCTCGCCGATTTCGGCGGTGCCGAGTATCGGCTAGGCAACTACGTCAGGGATCATTTTGACCGAGGTCAACACACGTACCTCGTGTCGGTGGTCAACAAGGCGGCTCTCAAGGCATTCTGCAACACGGTCGGCGTTCCTGAAAAGAGCCTGGTCCTCACCTCCACCGTTCCGAAGCGCGCTCGAACTGGCGGTGGTGGGGTCGGTGGGCGTCGTAGTCGCCTTGCTGGCTCGAAGGCCAGAGCTTTCCAGTTCGATATGGATGGCGCCGGATACAGCGATTGCTTCTGGAAGGAGGCTGAAATCGATCTCGACGAGCCGGACCTGGGTGTCTACGTTGAGATCACTCGTTGGAATCCAGACGGCTGCACGCTCGCATCGAAGCCGGTTCAGCTTCGGGCCGCCCTGCAGAACCTTAAGGCCCTTGGAATCGATGTGCCTGACGGAGGTCTGGTGGGGGTTCGAACGGCGTACAAGTCCAAGTTTGAGAATCAGGAAAACTGGATGACGCTAGACGCCTATGTTCGGGCGAAGCTCACCGAATTCTGGTTGTCCAATTCGGATTTCCGCTACGCTTACGAGTTCTTCTCTCACGTGGAGTCGAGAGAACGGAACAGGATCGAACGCACTCGGAAGCTTGCGGCGACTCTGCAAGAGAAGTCGCTCATCGCTGATGATAGCTACATCGTTCGCTTTTCGAAGACGTTCGATCGAATCTATACGTGGGAGAGAAAGGTCCCTCCGTTTGTTCGGCTTCAGCCAGCCCTGGAGAGCCCGGACCATACGGATGGGGCGTTGGGTCTGGTGCTCCCTCATGGAAGCAAGGCAGAAAAGGTGGTGTACTCCCAGAGGCTCCTGGTTCGTTACCCTCTCTTCAACGTGATTCTCCGGCACATCGATCACGGTTACGGCTATGGGTACGACGACTATGGGACGAACAAGAATGCTACGTACGTGGCAGTGGCAGAGTACATCTCCATGATGGATGAAAAGCGTCGTGCAAGTCCCGTCGCAACGACGGGCGCTCCTACGGACGACGTGAAGGAAGTCGAAGACGAAGAAGATGATGACGAGAACGAGTGAGAGACTCGTACCTAGTCAGGTTGTTAAGGGAGGCTGATGATGGCTAAGCGAATTGGTTCTTTGTTCCTAGACAAGCAGCTCACGCTGGTCCTCGACGGGCATCCGTACGAGGTCGATCCGGGTCACCCCAACTACAAGGAAATCGTCTCGCGGATCACGCGTCCGGAAGGCGAGACCCCTGAGGAAGAGGGAGCACGCTGCGAGACTCTGCTCCGTCTCATTCGTCAGGATCGCCTCGATCTTCGCCAGGAACTCCTGGCTGTCGGCGTCAATGACGTTGAGGTCGAGCACGGAGTGGTTACCGTGAAGGGAAAGCCGCTCCACAATTCGCTCACGAAGCGAATCCTGGAGCTGAAGGAGGCGGGCCTTCCGTACACGTCGTTCGTCCGATTCCTCGTGAATCTGGAGCAGAACCCCCGACAGGAGAGCCGCGAGGCGCTCTTCGATTTCCTGGAGCAGGGCAAGTTCCCGCTCACCGAGGATGGGTGTTTCCTCGGGTACAAGGGAGTCACGACCGGCAAGCTTCGAAATCCGGATACCGGGGAGTACTACGAGACGCTCGTCGATTGCCATTCCAGGTCCTTCGACATGTCCCCAGGCAAGGTGCACGAGATGCCGTGGGACAGGGTGGATGACAATCGCGGCGTAGCTTGCGGTGCCGGATTCCACGTCGGAACGCTTTCCTACGCTCGTGGGTATGGAAACACCATGATCGTGGTGAAGGTGAACCCGAAGGACTGCGTGAGCGTCCCGCTGTACGAGACCCAGAAGCTTCGCTGCTGCCGGTATGAAGTCGTCAACGTCTACCAGGACAAGGACACGGCTCGTGAACTGATCAAGCCTGTCTATTCCGACGACGAGATCGAGAACGAGGATTTCGAGGAGTCGGAGGAGCAGGAATATCAGCTTCGCGAGCCCTCCGAAGAGGAGCGCCGAGCGAGCTTCGCGGCGATGGGCCGTGACGATATCTGTCGTGAGGCGGCCCGTCAGGGTATCTTCGCTTCGACCAACGAGGCTCGCTGGCTCGGAAAGGACCTCGTCGTCGAAGCGATGATGGTCGGAGACGTGCCTTTCGACAAGATGACCCGCAACCAGATCGCGGAGCTGGCCGTTCGGCGCCACCTCTACAGCTCGGTGCGTACCGCCTTGAAGGCGGGCCGCGACACCCTGGTGAACGATATCCGTCAGGACAATTCGGTCCGCAAGGCGGAGTTGCTCGGCCAGGAGCCTAACAGCGATAGCTGATCCTTTTCGCTCGACTCATTAGCCTCCTCCCGAAATGCCTCCGTTAGGAATGGTCCTAACGGAGGCATTTCCCTTTAAGTGTCAAGGCTAATCGTAAACCGACGGCCCAAACCGTAAAGCAGAACCGTAAAGGAAAGCAATGATGTTTCGCGATCCACACATTGCTTCTCAAGAAAAGGAACTTGCCCGGCTTCGAGAGGAGCTTCGTCGCGTCAAGAGCGACGATGAGGAGAAGTTGCGGAAGCTCCAAGAGGCGGAGGCTCGCCTTGCCAAGGAGAAGGCCCAGAAGAAAAGGCGCTTCAAGTGGCGACTGCCTACGGACCTACACATGCTACACGTGATAGGCTTCGTTCTTGCCCTGTGCATGATCGTCTGGGGTGTGTACCACTACTTCCACGATATCCAGGAAGGCGTTGTCACAAGCAAGGAGCACCATCCAGCACGAACTATTTGTAACGATGACGGTTGCACCCACATTCCAGAAAACTGGACAGTGGACATCGCTTATCGTGGGCAGACGGCAACGTGGAGCGTCTCGGAGGACGAATACAGGAGACTTCGTCGGGGACAGTGGTTTTGCTTTTCGGATTTCCTGCATCCGAGAAGCAACTGTCACGGACCCGACGACACCGATTAGAGGCGGTTTAGGTTCTTACGCGCCTTCCATAGACGACAGAGCCTGGCGTACCATTCTGGGTCGACATCTTTAGCTTTGAGAATCACCTTGAGACGAAAGTCGTTGTAGTCAACGTCGTCGTCATGAATGAACGGTCGGACCTTAGACTTGTACCCACTCTTCAGCAATTCCTTCTTAATTCTCTTGCGAAGAGCGTTGCTCTCCTCGTCTGTCAGGGGTTCCACTCGTTCGCGCGTATAGGGATAGTTCGCTCCCACGTGTAAAAGAGGACCGCCCTTCGCAGGTGTGATACGGGCGCTGTAGAGCTGAAGCCCCGCCCTTTCTACAACCCACTCCACGGTGGCTGGAATCATCCCGCCGAACATCTTTCAGAGATTTACAGTGAACCTCGACCGCTACATTTCCCAACAAATTCGTCAGTGGCCTCTCTTGTTCCGGGACGTTGATTATGAGAAGAGTCGGACGAAGGTGCTGGACCATCTTTTCCTCACGATCGGGAACGGTTACGAGTGGGCTGAGGATGGTACAATGGTTGCGCACTACGAGGAATCGGACCCGGCGTCGGACCTCCTAGAGTTCGAGGAGGACTTTTTCACACGACCTATGCTACAGCCCCACGAGTGGGGTGGCGTCACAACCGAGATTGACCAGAGGTCAGATCACCCCTGGGTCCCGTATTCGATCTGTAAGTTCTCGAAGATCGTTACGATTCCGAACAACGTGCGACCGGACTGGCTGGCCGCAGCTAGGGAAATCTACAGCAAGACCGTAGAGTTCTGGAGTCAACCGACTGAGGTTCTTCTAGAGGTGCTTTCAGAACACCGGCTGGAGATTAGGGAAGACGTCGAACGATTCCTTGACCGTGAAATCGCGCAACAGAAGGAATGGCTGGAGAAAATTGCAGCTCGCCTTCAGGAGCTAGGATGAACAACGCTCGAATTGAAAAGCTAGAACGGGCGCTCTACGATTTAGGAATGTCGCACTCCGTTGCTGGAACCGTGTTTTCGCGAGTCCTTATCGAAGAGAAGCTAGCAAGGCTGCACGACATCAAACTTCCTCGTGGTAGGAAAGAGGTTCTCGCGTGGTGTCTTGGCATTGGTGGGCTGACGACCGCAAAGACCTTCTTCTACGGCAATAGTATGATGGATGCCCTGAAGAAGGCGGAAAAATTCGTGGAGCAGCGGCTCCAGAAGGAAAAGATCGACCAGACGAAGGACAAGAGATTTGGTGGTCGACCGATGACTGCGCTCCCGAAGGAGAAGGCCCAATGAGAATCTATCTTGTGCGGCACGGCCAATCCGTGGCGAATATCGATCCGACTGTCCACCGCGAGACGCCAGACCACGCCATTGGACTCAGCCCCGAAGGTGTCGAGCAGGCTCGGAAGGCGGGTGAATTCCTTCGCATGCGGCGCATGGAACGGCTTGGACTCACTCCATACGAAATGAACAAGCAGTGCGCAAATGTTCGGCTCTGGATGAGCCCGTACCTTCGCGCGCGTGAAACCGCTCATGAGATAGTGAACCGAAACCGATACATCGGAACCGTTCGAGAGCACGTACTTCTCTGCGAGCAGCAATTCGGACTGTTTGACGGAGTTCCGGACGAAGAGCTTCCTCGACTCTACCCAGCAGAGCACGCGCATTACGCTAAGTGCGAAGCATTCGAGGGTCGCTTCTGGGCTAGGATGCCGCTCGGGGAATCTCGATTCGATGTTGCGCAGCGTGTTCACCAGGCCTTCGGTACGTTCCATCGAGACGCAGAGCGACATGGAATTGATGACCTTATCATCGTTGCTCACGGGGTCACCATTCGTGCATTCGTGATGATGTGGTGTCATAAGAGCGTCGACTGGTTCGAGTCTGAACCAAATCCCGCTAACTGCTCGATTCGAATGATCGTGGACGGGGAAGACCACGGGTACATTTTCGAGGGATTTAGATGAGCCTCACGCGTAAATACGCTGTCTATTTCGTGTCAGGGTTTGCTACCCTTATCGCCCTCGTAGGGGTATTGGTCGCTGCGTCTCACGACATGACAGTCGTAACGTGGTTATTCATCCTAGCTCACTGTGTCAGCTTTGGTGTTATGATGCACGTGGGCGCAGATATCTACTTTTCACGGAAAAGATGACATGAAAAGCGGATGGCATTTGATCAAGGGCCTCGGTAGGTATACCAATGCCACCGCAAGGTTCGGCGATGGCGTTAAGTTGGTTCTAACGCGAGAGCGTTTCCGTGCTATCCAGAAAGACAAGACTGGAGAGCTAGAACTTTGCACGATTCAGGAAATCAAGAAGCATTTTCCTCGTGCGCAACAGGGAGAGCAATTCGTCGAGGTGTGGGGTTTTGATCAACAGGAGCCGTGGTATCTCCTGGGCACAGCCGCATACATGCGTTACCTGAAAACCGAGGAGCAAAATGTCGCCTGAAATGGAAGACGGCATCTGTATCGCGGAACTAATGGATCAAATCGATAAGGCTCGTCTGCTACTCGGGTTGCCCAAAAAGCGGACAAGTAGTCACAAGGAACGAGTCGACAGCGCGAAAGAGGTCGTTGAGACCATCATCGAAGCGACCGATGCAATTCAATCGCTCAGAGAGACCATCCAAATGGTCGCTAAGTCGAATGCCGAAGTCCACGCTGGACTTCGTGCTGCAATTAAGCGCAGGCAGGAGCTAAACAGGAAGCTTGCAGCAGCATTCGGAATCTCTCTGGACGACTGAACCCTGCTGATACTAGCAGAGGCGGCATGAAGCACTGGACAGAGATGAGCCTGGAGGAGATTCTCTGGACGCTCTACACCACAGATAAGAAGGTGTGCGAATGGTGTGGAGGTCTAGGATACAGGGATATAGTGCGAACCGTTTGGAACCCGTCTCGTCAGAGTCCTGAGGTTGTAGTGGATCAGTACGCCTGTGACGCTTGTCGGGCAACGGGCACTGCGGAATCAGCCCTCAGGCTTCGAGATTGATTATCAGCAATATCAATTGATATTCGTTTATAACGAGCGGTTTGGACCGTTTCTACCAGCCGATATAAGTGAATATCAATTGATACGGAGGGAAGGCGGATATGCCACGCAGGAAGACGCAAGCCGAGCAGATCGCAGAGCGCGAGATCAAGCTCGCAAAAGCGGAGCTTGGAGCGGGATGGAATCATATCAGCGCCAGCCTTCGACAGGGGCTTGTAATGCGAAATATCTTGCTCGTAGTTCTGGGGCAAGACGAATCAATTCCGGCAGACCGAGTTTTGGAGTATGCGAGGGAGTTGACACAGGCCGCGCAGCGAATCTTGGATGAAGAGGAAAATCGGTAATTAGCGTCTAACTTGGTGTTATCCTTCGATAGAAGGAGACGAGGTAGATGCTTCCTGCTCACATCATCACTGAAATACGTGAACGTGAAGCCAGGCGCCAGAAAGAACAGCGCCCACACCAACTGTTGAACTACCTCAACCCCCGCTATCTGAATTTCCGCGTCCTGAGCCCGCCCCAGAACGTGGAATAGTGATCATCGACTTGTAAAAGGGACCACATGTCTGATGACGATTTCGACGCCGATGACTTCCTCGCAGGGTTTCTCGTTGCGTCAGCAGGAGACTCGCCCCGATCGAAGAAGGACAAGCTTGGCTGCGTGATCTTCTTTCTGGTCGACGCCGCTATCCTTGCGGCAATTCTGTGGTACTTTTCACAGGCGTCGTAGGAGGCAACGTGGAAAAGACCTGGACCGGCGGCCTTTGAGCCACTAACATTCAACCACTAACGGAGAAGAAAATGATCTTCAGCACGGAAAGGATTGTTCGCGTTTCAGAACTTTAGGTTACCCCAACCGAAAGGAATGAAATGCGTAACGATATCGCTAAGAAGCTCGTGGAAAGGCCCCGCTTCGGCGGAGACGGTAAGGCGAACCTTCGTTCCGACCGACGTAAGGGCAAGAACCCGGAGAAGTGGGACGATCTCCCGAAGAAGGAGTCGATGAAGTTCCCCAACATCCGGTACTACAGCGGAAAGTATCTCAACGAGTATTTTCCGCCCTTGAAGGGTTTCCTTCGAAAGAATGTGGGGCGGCCCTGGAACAAGGTGAATTCGGAAATCCGGGAGCACCTTCGCCCGAGCAGCACCACCCAGAAGCACGTCCTTGACCACCTGTATCGGGATTTTGTGGAGCTGACGCCCATGTGGATCGATGGGGTTCCCCATCGCTCCGACCTCGGTTACGGTGGCGAATTCATGCCGCTCTCGCCCGGCGAATTCTACGTGGATCCGCACGGTCTGTTGAAGGCGTTCAAGCCGAAGAAGGGTTATCGAGGTAGGAGGTTCCGGCGTCGTCCCTCCGCTCATGATCCCCGAAAGGTCATCAACGACTTCGAGGAATACCGCCAGATCCTGGGTGTTTGGTTCTGGGTCCGTTACACCCATCTTCGTTTTGGCCACAGCGGCTACGACGTGGTTCTCCGGAAGGAGTTCAAGGTGGGCCCCTACGGATGCATGGAGCTTTCCGGAGCCCACGGTAACGCCACTCACGCCGGAGAGATCGTTCCCGGCTGTGTTCGTCTCGCCGTCGAGAAGAGGCAGCTCTCGAAGAAGACCATCCGAGACGAAGGTCTCGACAAGCTCTGAAACAACAAAACCAAACGGCGGAGGGTGCCAATCAGGTATCCTCCGCCGTTTGGTTTTGAGTACGGAGACAGACACATGGAATTCGGGGAATATGCCTACCTATACACGGTCGACGATGAATGGGTGGCAACTCACCGCTCCGTAAACAAACTCGTGAAGCTCACGCCCGAAATGTGCGAATAGGAAACGAAACCATGACTCTTTTCTCTGCGTTCGCTCGCATAGTCGCCGCCTCTTTCCAGGACATCGTGAAGAACAACGCCGTCTTCGTCGCAGATTTGGACGGTGACGCCCTCTGGTCGACATACCTGGCGTCCTTCCCGGAGGGGACCGACCCCATTTTCAAGGTGCGCACCGAGCATGACTGCTCGTGCTGTCGAAATTTCATCCGCCGTGCCGGCTGTGTGGTTACCCTCTCGAATGGAAAGGTGCGTACTATCTGGGATCACGCAGCAGAGCGTGCCCCTGAGCACTATGCCACAGTCGCTGCGGCGCTTCGGAACGCCGTAAATTCGGTGGGCATTCGCGACATCTTCCGTGTCGGGAAGAATGAGACGCAGTTCGGCGCGCAGCAGTCGCACTCGCTCGACAAGGAGTCGCATAAGGCCCTGACCTGGGAGCACTTCTATACGGAGGTGATCCCGCATGGCTTCCGTTCCGCTACTCCGGACGCCGATCGCGGAAATTACCGGACCACGGTCCATGTCTTCGAGCGTGGTCTTCTCGAACTCACGCCCGATGCCGTCAGCACCGTCCTCTCTCTTATCGAGAGCAACAGCTTGTATCGCGGCGAGGAACACAAGCGTGCCGTTGTCGAATTCCAGAAGATGCAGCGCGATTTCCTATCGAAGAAGGCTGCAGAGCGTTTGCTCTTCACGTGGGCGAATGCTGGCAGTCCTGCTGCCAGGTTTCGTAATACTGTCATCGGCACTCTAGTTCAGGATCTCTCTGATGGTCAGGAGCTTGAACGTGCGGTGCGTAGCTTCGAGACGAAGGTCGCTCCACAGAATTATAAGCGGACGACGGCCCTCATCACGCCTGGAATGGTTAAGAAGGCGATGGAAACCATCGAAGCACTAGGCCTTGAACAGGCTCTGGAGCGTCGGTTCGCTGTCATCGGCGATGTGTCGGTGAACGACGTGAAATGGGTCGATGGTGCTGCTCGCCCCCTGATGAAGGGCGGCATCGGCGACGTGCTCATGAAGCACGCCAGGGCAACGGCCCAAAGCCACACAAAGGACGAAGAGCGCGCAGAGGACATCTCGCTCGAAGACTTCATGACCAGCGTGCTTCCCAAGACGCAGGCCATGGAAGTCTTCTTCACCGGGAAGCACCTCGGGAACCTGATGGCCCTGACGGCGCCAGTGTATCCGGAACCGAAGCAGCTCTTCCGCTGGACCAACGACTTCGCGTGGTCCTATGGTGGCAACGTCGCCGACTCGATCAAGGAGCGCGTGAAGAAGGCCGGCGGCAAGGTGGATGGTGCGATCCTCCGGGTCTCGCTGTCGTGGTTCAACTACGATGATCTCGACCTCCACATCCACGAGCCCTCGGGGCGCGGAATGCGGGGCCTGAGTGACCACATCTACTTCGGGAACAAGCGTGGCTGGACAGGCGGCACCCTCGACGTCGACATGAACGCCGGCCGCGGCACGACGCGCGAGCCCGTCGAGAACGTGGTATGGGCGACCCAGCCGCCGGATGGGCCGTACCGAGTCGTCGTGAATAACTACACCTTCCGCGAGAGCAGCAACCCCGGGTTCGTCATCGAGGTGGAGAGCGAGGGCAAGCTCACGCACTACTCGTACAACAAGCCGGTCCGCAACCATCAGAATGTCACGGTGGTGACGCTGCACATGAGGAACGGCGTCATCGAGCGCATCGAGCCGGGCGACTCCGGCATCACGGCCTCGAACATCTCTCAGGAGAAGTGGGGCCTGACGACCGAGCAGTACGTCAAGGTTAACATGGTGATGCTCAGCCCGAACTACTGGGGTGACAACGCCGTGGGGAACAAGCACACCTTCTTTGTCCTGGAGGGCGCGAAGAGCGACGAGGACATGCGCGGGTTCTACAACGAGTTCCTCCACCCGCGTCTTGAAGAGCACCGGAAGGTGTTCGAGGTCATCGGCGACAAGACCAAGTGCCGCCCCACGGATGGGCACCTGGCTGGTCTTGGCTTTTCTTCCACTAAGAAGGACACGTTCCTCGTCCGCGCCCAGCAGGGCAAGAAGCAGCGCATCTTTAACATCCACGTCGGTATCTGAACCACAACAGACAGGAGATAGAGAACATGAACAGCAACGATCTCTTCGAGTACGCCACCCGCAACAAGCTCCGCTTCACGTCTACGCGTGGTGAGCTGTCAGTTGAGGCGCTCTGGGATGTCCCGCTGCGCTCGACCGACGGCTTCAACCTCGACGCCATTGCTCGTGCTGTCAACAAGGCATTCAAGGACGCGACCGAGGAGAGCTTCGTGTCGACTGCCAAGACCCCGGCTCACACCCGGCTGGAGATGACGCTCGAAGTCGTCAAGCGCGTTATCGCGGTCAAGCTCGCCGACGAGGAGAACGCAAAGCGTCGCGCAGAGAACAAGAAGGAGAGGGAGAAGCTGCTCCAGATTCTCGCCGAGAAGCAGGACGGCAAGCTTTCCGCACTCTCGGAGAAGGAACTTCAGAAGCGGATCGCCGCTCTCGAATCCTGAGCGGAGCGCTCCTTGCCGCATCTGCATAGGCTGACAACAGAGGCATTGGTCAGGAAGGTTCAAACCTTCCTGACCGATGACCTGCGTCAACCCCCATACAGAGGAAACCCCAACCCGCTAGCTGGGCACTGTTATGTTGCGAGTGAGGTGTTATTCCACCTCCTCGGAGACGAATGGAAACCGTGCTTCATATGGCATGAAGGGGAGCCTCACTGGTTCTTGAAACACCGCCGTACCGATAGAGTTCTCGACGCGACGGCAGGCCAATTCAAGACTCCAGTGCCGTACGAAAACGGCCGAGGCAAAGGATTCTTGACTCCGAGTACCGGCGCGACGGCCGGCCCATCGGCGCCGAGGACCCGGAGGCCGGGATGAGCGTTGCGAGGTGAGCATGTCCTTCAGCCAGTTCGACGACGACATCGAGGCCCACGACACCCGGCGGTTCGGGATGTACGTCGGCTACGTCACCCACCGGAAGGACCCCGAGGGCCTCGGCCGCGTGCGCGTGTGCATCCCGGGCGTGCTCGAACCGCACAGCGCGTGGGCCTGGCCGCTCGGGTACGCTCGAACGTCGTCACGCGGACGGTCCCGCCGGCGTGCGGCTCCGAGGTGATGCCGCCGCCGAGATCTGGAAGCCCTTTGAGGGCGCGCGGCGGCCGGACCGCCACGAACTCGCTCCCCTGGAAGGTCAGCGGACGCACGTGGCTGCGAGTGAGGACGGTGAAGCGGTGCCACACCGAGTACGTCTTGCCCCGGAACTGCAGCGCGGCGTGGTAGGCGACGGCCGCATCGGGGGCGAGCTTGGTCGCCAGCAGGAACGGATCCACCTGGAACGTGTCCGGCGTCGCGCCGGCCGGTACGGACGCGTACAGCCCCCGGCGGACGCGTAGGATCCTTCCGGCGGCGGCATGGCGGGTGAGCAGGCTGTCGGCCGTCCGAGGGCTCCGGTCCCCACGCCCTCCGCGTGCCGCGAGGTACTCCTCGTGCGTGAACACGGGGTGGGTGGCGAAGAACTCGGCGGATCGCATGGTTGCCATCTCGAAGCGGTACGCGGATCAAAGGTACGCGTAACGACCGCGATTGGCAAGTCGAGATGCGAGCCCACTTGCCAGAATGATGCGAAAGGCGGACATTAAGTCCGCGCTTCGCTGTCGAACGGCAAGTAGCCGACATCACCATTGCTGCAAAAAGCAATCGGACGATACGCCAAACTATCGCTGGTGAAGAAGCGCCAAGATAATGGTGCAGTCGAAGTTCGTGAGGCCCTTCACCGGAAGCGGCACGGTAACATCGTTACTGTCTGCGGCATCAATCTAGATGCTTGCGTGATGGATACTGTTACTGGTCTTGTCTGTGCTGGTTTCAAGTGCAGAGTGATCCGAGAAGCCACTGCGAACACTTGGGACAACGTGTACATCGCAGACGCAAGATTTCCCGCACGTGTAGCTCAAAACTCTGCGTACTTCACGTCCACGGGGGCCCGTGCGAGGGGTGGGGGCAACGAAGGGCTCAAGGGCATAGGCCGAAACGTGCGAATCGTTAGCCTAAAGAACGCCTGAGGGATCTACATGAAGTTTCGATGTCGAATGGTGAAGCCGAACCAAACTGCGTGGTTTGAAGTGGAAGCCGAGACCTGGGAAGACGCAGTCCAGGACCTTCATTTCTACTCTTTCGACCGAGCTGGCATTTCGGTGGTAGTATACCCTGAACAGAATCCGTTCGGTGACCACCGGCTAGACGTAAACCTTGCGCTGATGGAAGCGGAAGGACACGGACAAGTAGTCACTCGGGTATTCCACTCCGGAATCTATCGCAAGGGCGGGGTGAGACCGCATTACAAGCCTCTAAATGCAAAGCTCAAAGAGGTGGCAGATGTATTGGGCTGGGAACATGAGCCGCTGAATCTCATTGAACCGAACTGGGATCTAGAGAGCGACAGCAGGGATGGGTGGGAGGCCCGGTCCAACCGCAAGTACTACCCTAAGGCGGACTCCGAACCCGATCAGTTTGATCCTGAAGGCGGGTGAGCGTCAAAGCCTTTTAACATCGGAGCCTCCATGGCCAAAAAGCTCAAGGAAGTTGACTACAAGTCTGTTCCGATACGTGGTGTAGAGGGAAAGACCATTCGTCGAGTCTACAAATCAGACTCAGGGTGGAAAAGCACGGCTTGTCGCACCAAAATTCCTCCGCTTTCGAAGCTCACGAATTTCAACTTGAAATTCGGAGATCAGACGCTTCTTGTCCTCGATCCGTACGGAAACGAGCTTCTGACAGAAGAAGTTAGCACAAGAATCTTTGGTGGCATTTCGTACAGATCTCCCGGGTGGACTATTGCGATCTGCCGAAAGAGCGGACAAATCTACCAGATCGGCTACGGAACAGAACGAACCGATCGCGGCTCCAAAAGAAAGCTCGTTGCTGTCTACTGGGATTTTTATTCTGACGGTGGGGAGGAAATACGAGTCCCTTCGCAGTATCTTGACCGACTCGACGAGTTGAAATCTTCGAAGCGCCCATTTTGCGTAACATTCGCAGAGCACGCGCTACTCAACTTCATGACCCAAGAATACGGGTACAACGACATGAGGGACAACCTTGTTGTTCGTCTGAACTTTAGGGATATTTCCCTAGAGATTGAAGGGCACTACTACCGTGAAGTGGGCCGCTGGGAAGTTAGTCAGACGGAGGAAGCAGTATGAAACGCTCGATGCATACCACTGACCGAGCCGTGCATTCGTCACTGCGCAGCCTCCTGAAGCTATTCGGCGGGGCTTGGCTCGCCTGGATGCTGTTGTGCTGTGTGCTGAGCGGTGCTATGATTTCTGGTATCGGCTACGCTATCTACTGGGGACTCTCCCTAGCAGAACGCGCAGTTGAGGTACAGGAAAGTGGCCGAGGTTCAGTGGAAAGCCAGCCTGAAGCACCTGCAAGTCGCCCTTGAGCGGGTGATTCACAATTTCTCCGAGCATACTGGGATCGGAAAGAAAGTTGCTGCGGCTCACGTGGAACGGATAGCTAAAGATATCCGCGAACGTGAGGAAAAGAAACGATGATCGTCTTCTTCAAAGCCCGCACAGAATTCACCGATCGCATAACTCGTGACTTCTGGAGGAAGCTCCGGAAGAACATCGATCCCTTTCTTAAGCTTACCGCAGTGGGTGGAGCCAAGCAGGGCCATTTCTCTGGTACACTACCCATCGAGCTTGAAAATCCTTCGGACGAAGAGCTGGCTTATGAAATCACTTCGGCTCTTGTTCAGAAGGTCGAGCTGCTTTCTGCGGTCGGGGTAACGAACATCGAATTCGACGAAATCACAGTGGGAGTCCTTTCATGACGGAACACGTTTTGGGAAATACGTTTGTGAAGGAGCACATTGCTGACCAACTGGACGATTTCCTCCACATGCACCGGAGGCGAGCAGTCCATTTCAACGTGGCACCGCGCTACACCCCGGGGAGTCCTGCCCCTGTGGACATGGACACTGCCTTGCGTGTAGCCTCCGACGAGGAAGGCGGGTATCAGCATGCCCACGTCGGTCGCTATGGTGCTAAGTACCAGGAAATCGCCCAGAAGTTGGGAACGCTTGGGATCGTCGAGGTGAGGGCGGAGACCCGGAAGGGCTGGGACGTCCTCGACTTACTGACTGGCGAAAGATTCACGCGGCCGTTTCGCTCATGAGCGACTTATTCGCCTGTGTGGCATGTGGGTGCACCGTCTATTGTGACGGAGACGGGCGGTGGCGACACTGTCTCGAAGACGGAACGACCACCGAAGAAACCGAAGCTCAGGATCAAGATCACGTAGCAGAGCCCGACGAAGACTGAACCCTGCCGATATTAAAGCCTTGACCGCCGGAGTCCCGGCAGAAAGGCGAAAATTCAATGCTAATCCAGCGTTTTCGACGCGAGGAGCACGAAGACTATGGGGAGGATGGCTGGCTCCTTGTAGGAGCACCGTCGACGTACGTCCCGCTCTGGGGGATGGGCGTCGCGCACGATCTTCTCGAACATCGACGGAATGACACAGGCACCGTCGAGGAAGAGCTGCTGGCTTTCGGGGCCGCCCTCTACGTCCGTGGAGAGGGCGGCTATTGGAATCGTAAGGCAAGTGGCCTCTGCCCCGGTACTCACGTCGGTGAGGAGATCGGACGCGATCTGGGTCTGAAGTATGGGGGCATCGAGAATGGAATCGATGACCCCGGACGGACCACCCGACTGGACGGTCATGTCGAAGAATGGATCGAGACGGCAGTCCGAGAAGCGCGAAAGGCAATCCGAGAGGATTGCGAGGACTGCGAAGACTGCAAGGACACGTCTTCACAAGACGCGGGGCGATGGGGCCATGTCGTAGAGCTTTTTCTTCGTCGGGTCGTTGGGTGGTTGCGTCGTGGGTATCGACTTGCGGCCCGGCGCTACTACGGAATCAGCCCATACAGGCTTGCGACCATGTTCGCCGAGATCGAGCAAAAGGCAGACAAACTACTTCGAGACGACATGTCGTCTTACTGCGAGATGGTAATTCGTCTCGATGTTCGAAAGGGACGGGTCAGCGTGTACCTGGATGAGTCAGGCCTTGACGAATGGGCAGCATGATGACCGTACGAAGAGTTGACGATGACGTGCTTCGAAGCTTGCGGGAGGAGGCCGAGGCGCAGTTGGCTGAGCCAGACCACGAAGACCCGGTCATCGCGAACTACGACTACCCAGCACAAGTTTCGCCTCGGGACCTCATTGCTGTACTAGACGAGTTGAAGGAGCTTCGTACGAGACTTTCGGCCGCAAACCGAAAGTATCTTGGTCGATTGCTCGATGAGTACTGGTGCGCTGCTCGCGAGTCTGAGAGGCAAGAGTCTGTCGCTTTCCACGCGAATACTCGGCCCATCAGCGATGAATACAGGAAGCGCTTGGTGGTCGAAGTAGACCTTGCCAGAGAGAAGGCTGCTAAGACCCGAGCACAAATCGACCAAGAGCTAAACGCATTGTTCATCGGTAAGGAGGAGTGTTAGAAAATGGGCTATCACATCAGCATGATGGATTCGAAGTTTAGAATTCCTGCCTCTGTGAAAGAACAGGCGCTTGCTGCCATGAAGCGAATGAATCCTTCCAAGAAGGGATCCGGCTACTGGCAGGACAAGCCACAGTGGGCCTGGGTCGACCAGGAAATCGTCAACAAGGCGCCCACTCTCGAAGATGCCATGACTGAATGGCGCTACGTTCCCGAGATGGATGACGAGGGCAACATCGTCGATATCTCCTTCGAGGGCGAGAAGATCGGTGACGAGATGGAGATGTTCAAGACCATCGCACCATTCGTCGAAGAGGGAAGTTACATCGAGATGCAGGGCGAAGACGGCGCCTTCTGGCGCTGGGTTTTCAAGAACGGCCAGGTCAAGGAAGTCACCCCCAGGGTTGAATGGGACGACTGAGTGCCTGACAAATTCGACATGGAAAAAGCGCTTGCTCGGCTCGAAGAGGCCGAGCGGCGCTTTCGCGCTGGTAAACCCCTAGCCCGCACTGTGCTTGACGTTCAGCTTAGCACGGCGGCAGCGGAGGCTGAAATCAAGGGAGGAGGTGCCCTTGATTATCCGAGTCCTGTCGAGATGCTACAGGCTGAAGGTCCTCACGCTATCGAACGAGAAATCGGAATCCGTAGCGGTGTCGTCACCGTTATCATGCGATGGATTGCTCGTAAGATTCTCGCAGTCTCTTCGAGCCCCAACATCTTCGAGGTTTCCGAACCGCTAGCACTTCGACTCGCTGCTACAGATCTTCGTGGTCTTACAGTCGAAGACCTTCATCTGCCGTTCGAAGCTTTCGTCGTTACCATTCCTCGTGGTATCATCGAGATTTGGAGCGACGACACCGGATGGCATGACTGTACGATGATCCTCGTGGCACGCGGCGTCTGGGAAAAGCAATTCCCACGTCTTGCTATGGCGGTGTATGGCGAACCGAACCGAGCCAGCAAAACGGCGTCCGATGACGCTGCGCTAACATTCTCTCTTCCGCTTGTCCCTGGGCTCGACCTCGCAGAAGCGGCGCTGCTTAACCGTTACCCGTCCAAGGTTCAAGCACGTAGGCCGGACGGGACTGAGTTGACGTGGACGGAAACGTCGCTGTTTTTTGCTCAGTTCGTGGCAAATCTTTGCCTCTATCTATCCAGCCCGGACCCTGATGTTATCCAGCCTGCGATTCTTCAGATCAACAAGCTGAAGGGAAAGAAGGGCAGGAAGGCACAGGAGAGGCGTCGTAAGCTACAAGCCACTCGTTTGCACGTCGTTGGTAGCCGCCAAAAGATGAGCCGCGAAGAGCGAGAAGCTCTGCGGACCGGAGACACTCGTTCGGTTGCCTATAAGAGCCTGGTGCGTGGACATTGGCGACGGCAAGCCTACGGACCTGGGCGCGAGTTACGGAAAATCATTTGGATTGCGCCTCATGTGAGGCACAAGGATCTCGATACGGCGCTTCACGGTCACACGTATGTCCTTTCGAAGGATCGGGAGGAATAACCGTGGATTTCAGCGAGGCGCTGCAGAACATGCGGGAAGGTAAGCGAGTGCGCCGGCCCGAGCATGCACCATCGTACCTGGTGATGCACGAGTTCCGAACACCAATGGGTCGGCCGTTTACTCAGATTGTAGTTAGCGATCCCACGGACAAGTGGCCGGATGTGGAATGGCGGCCCAGTCAGTGTCAGATTCTTGCGACTGACTGGGAAGTTGTGGAGGATGAGCATGGTGGACCCCAAGGATCTATCTGACGAAGAGCTTTACGCCGAACTAAACCGGCGTGAACAGGCCCGGAAGGCGCAAGCAGAAGCCGAACGTCTAGAGCGCGAACGGCGCGAACGGGAGGCAAAGGAAGCCATGTTTGCCGTCATCCGGGAGCGATCTGACGCTTTCCTGGCCATCACTCCGCATACGAGAACATCTTGTTCGGATGAGAATCCGAACAACTCCCGACGGGGCTGCACCCGCTGCGTCCTTCTAGAGTTCCTGAAAGAAAGCTGGGCCAGCACTGAAGACTGGGACATCGAGTTCGATCTAAAACGCATGTACTGATGATTGTTGTCAAGATCGAATTGTGGCCTTTGGGGTCCGAGGAACGCCGTCGTGAGATCGGGCGAATGTACATCGCTAACGACGGATCAGGAACACAAGTCAGAGGCAACTACAAGGCTGTAGTTTGTCGGCGGGGGACGACTGAGAATCCACTACGTGGTCGTGTGAGGGCTGTTCGAGAAGGTCACGTCGAGAACTATCCACGCAAATCAGCAAACGTCTGGAAGCTCATCATGAGGTGTCTTCGTTCTGCCTTTCCAGAGGAAAAGTGATGGATTACTCCTACCCTCCTACCCATGTTCCATGCCGGCCTATCGAGCCAGACATTCGCCTGGCTGGTGACGGTCGTGTCACTTTTGAATTCGAGGGAAGAGACTACGAAACGTTCATTCCCTATACGTGGAAACTGCGAGGCAAAGACTATCGATTTGTCGAGATCATCCTTTCGGCCGAACGGACGATCATCGCCGAACTTTCGGAGGACTGACATGAGCGTCACACCTAAGCGAGAAAAGTCAAGCCTTGAAGGCTGGGCGGAGGCCATCGAACAGTCGGGCCGACAGTACCAGGAGAAGAGAGCGAAGCAACGACAGGAGCGATGCGAGTTCCTACGGAACTATTTCCGTGAGAATCCCTCCAGAATTCAGCGCTTTGACGAGGATCGCGTACTCCTCTGGAAGGACGACGAAAAGAATCGAGAAGTCATCCTCAACGAGAAATTCGCAGACGATATTCTAGCCAACGAGAAGGTTCTTGAGGCCCTCTGGGAAGAAATCGCCCGGCGTGCAAGCTTCGACGAATACCTTCTCGACATGTTGGAGGCCGAATGCCGAAATTCTACTGCAAGGTCGTAGTCGACGGTCGACCTATATGGGGATACCGGAACGCGAAGACTGATGAATTGGCCCTGGCCTGCTTTCTCCAAGACCATGGCCTCTCAGAAGAGCACGCTAAGAGAGGTTTTGCCGACACGGTAGACCTCCTTAAGATGGCCCGTCTACTGGAATTCATTCCTGAGGACCTCGACCCATGGGGATGTGATACGCCCTTCACTCTTCAGGACGTAGAAGAAGTGGACGAGGACCACATCGAAGACCTTCGAGCCTACGAATCACACGACCTGGCAACGTCGCGAGTCACTGATCGTTTTTGGCACGCTGCCCGCATTCTTTGGCTCATCAAGAACCCCGAGTCTCTTGAAGATCCCATTTCGGTCGACAACCACTGTCATTACGGAAACGTCTATCCTCTTCCAGAGATCATGGATGGATGGCATCGTTTCTTTGCTCACCGCTTTCTCGGGAACGAGACGATTCCTGCACTGTACTCTGGTCGCGTAGACCTGCTTCGCTACCTTCAGGGCAAAACGGATAAGCTACCGGAGTAAAAATGGCCTCGCAATTCCAGCTAAAGGATAGAGTCCGAAACCACCAACATCAGGAGGAAGGAATCGTCATTGAAACGGCCGTCCGAATTGGTGTTGGAAACGTATACCGGGTCAACTGGAAGGGCCTCCCAGAGGAGAAGAATTACACCTGGCATACCGAAGACGAGCTAATCCACGCCAGTGTCGTTCAGGACGTCCTTCAAAGCTTTGCGCCGAACGATCCAGAAGTCCAGTCGAGACTGAGTCAGTGGGCGCAAATCGCAACACGGAAGAAAGATGGAAACTGTGGTAATCGAGGGCCAGACGGTTCGACGTGAAGGTGGGCGGGTTCATCTCCTCGAAGCACGTCTAGATTCTCTGCCTGCATACCGAACGTTCCGCGGGTGGGCAGACCACTGGGATGACCCTGGTACGATCTTGGTCGCGGAGACCACAGTCAATTTTGATTTCGAAGTGTTCTTCGCAATCTCAGTTGACGAAGTTTATCCCGACTGGGTAAAGCCTTTGTGGCGAGCAACGCTACATGCTGTCGCTCCTGATGCTCCGGATCCCGCTGTTCTGGAGGCAGCATTGGATCTTGCGGTGCTGGACCCTGACCAACTGCCCGTCAAAGACCGCAATGCGGCAAAGATTGAGGCAATGATTTGGTATGGGGCTACGGCCACGCTGGCAGAATTCTTCTCCAAAAATCCACGATCCGCTGTGCTAGCTGCGATGGCCGAGAGCACCGGGGCGATGGCAAATCTACCGGTGTATCTTGACGACCAGGTAAACCAGCTCGGACATACTGGATGGGATTTCTTGAAGGGCCTAATCCCTCGCCAAGAGAAATCCAAGGCTGAAATAGCGTAACAATTGGCTCTAGTCCAGAGAAGCTCGAACCCTGCCGATAATAAGAGCAAAAGGAGGCCCGGATGGGTTTGGTCGGTAATCCCAGCTCGGTTCTTCTGACTACCGGCGAAATGAGTGCGGAACAGTTCGCTGAGTTCAAGAAGGGCTGGATTCGATACGAAGCCATCAAGCTTCAACGTGACGGCATTTCCGAGGCTATTGCTCATAGGACAGCCGAGGATGAATTTGCTTTCATGGAGAAGACTGGTTTCGAGGCCGTGAACGACGTCACGCTCCGTAACCGCGCAATTCGTCGTAGCCTGCGCTCAGAATAGTCAACGTCGGCAAGGGAGGTTCTCATGTGGTTGGTGTTCATGATGTACCCGGAGGTCAACACGGTCCAGGGTCACAGGAAGGGAGCAACCCTGATGGCACAGGGACTCCTGCGCGTGGCAGAGATGCAAGTCGGCCACGCACGATCTGAGGAAGAGGCGAAGCGGCTGTGCGTGAAGCTCGCACTTCAAACCCTCAAGGATCGTAAGCTGGATTCGACCGTCATCGGGTACGGCATCCGGAATTACCACGCGAAGAAGGGCGCGAAGCTGGTCTGGAAGGTTTCGATTCCCCAGATGATTCGGGTTCTTAAGGCACGCAAGGCGCGACGTGATGCCGCAGTCAAGCTCCTTAGGACCGCCGGCACCAAGAAGAGGAAGGAAAAGGCCGCATGACGTTGAGAAGCACGAACCTCATTCAGCGGCTGAAGGGTCCGCGACCGTACGCCAACGAGGAAGGCATCAAGCCGCACCACGTATTCGGAGGAGGCCTGCTGGGGTTATCTAAGGATGCGTGGAGCGTCCTCGACCCCATCTGTACTATCGACTACATGGGGGCCGCCGAATACGAATTCGGCACGCTCCCTCAGTGTCTCAATACACTGGCGCAATATGCGCAAGAACAGAAGTTGCGATCCTTCGCATTCGTGGTTGGACCGCATGAACGCGAACTGAATTGGAGTCGGAAGTACCCTAAGAAGGGGCAGGCGTTTCCTCCCGCCAAGTACGTAGGAATCTACGGCATCGCCGTCGACTACATGCTCGAAGAAGTCCAAGACAGAGTTCGTCTTCTTCTTTCCGACTCCAACTCATTCCATGTCAAGCGCGGAACCGATTTCACTCGTGCTCTTGACCCGTTGTCGGAGTATGAGGCTCGCGAGCCTACGCTCGGATGGTTCGAGCTGAACAACCACTTCCTCATCTTCCAGGACCGGACGATGTGGGAAAACTTCTGCGCCCTATTCGAGGTCCAGAAGTGTGATCTTCCAGCCGTTCCGGTTACGGTGGACTACACCAAGATGGACAAGAAGGCATTGGTGGCTACCGCTGTAAGCCTCGGAATGTTCAGGAACAAGACGCATGCTGGAAAGGTGCGTAAGGGAGACCTGATCAAGGCTCTTCTCGATGCACAGGCAGAATCCAACGCCAGTCTGTCAGGAGCAGCATGACTCTGAAGAGGAAGCTAAAGCGGAAAAAGCAAAAGCTTCAGAAGGCCAGGGATACCTATCAAGGCGCGTTGCGCCTCTCCTCTTCTGACGAATGGTTCTTCGTGCCCAGGCCTACCCCAGAACCGCCGCCTCCTAGAGAGATGGAGCCAGAACGAGATGAACAAGAGGTAAAGATCGCCTGCGAATTGGTTCTGCTCTTTGCTCTCATGCACCGCAAGCGTAACAATGCATGGTGGGGCTGGTGCCAGGAGATGGCGTTCTCCCGGCCTTCGGGCAGTTACTCTGAGGTTTTCTTCTGGTCGATGCGAACCCTCGGAGGGACCGACGATACTCTAAACGACTTCAGAGAGTACCTTGCCTGGAAGTGGGAGGAATTCGAATCTGGTCGGCTGCGGCGAGAAGGACCGCGGTGGGCCTAGGAGACTGAGATGTTCTTCATCGTGATTCGCAGTAAGAAGAGCGGCCAAGAGATTCGACACTTCTTTACCGGTACGAAGGAATCGGTGATCAACGAAGCCAAGACGATTCGTCGAGAGAGCCGAGACCCTGTAGAAGTCTACTCGACCAGGCAGACAGCCTGGGGCGAGTTCATATGCGATTATCGGATCGCATCGTTCGGAAAGAAGTAATCAGGAGGGCCACGACATGACACAGGAAACCAAGGAAGACTGCTCCTGCTCGAAGAACAAGTCGGATAGCGGAAGCTCGGACGGATCGTGCTTTCTGTTCGGGATTTCCATCGATGGTGAGCACTACGACGTAGGGTGCTCGTGCGACGGCATCGAAGTAACACCTTCTCGGTGAATTATGGCTTTTGAACTCACAGCCAGCGATGCCTTCTTCCTAGGTAAAGTCTACCACTGCCATCAAAAGACTGGCGGTGGTAGTCTTGATTTCTATCCGGACCAAAATCCGGAAGACTACATGATGGCCGTCCGTCTGCAACAGCAGGGTCTTGTTCACGTGGAACTATTTCCACGCCAAGCCCTGCTATTTCCACGCCAAGCCCTGATGGTGGGTGAAAAACAAATCCTTCCACGCACGGCAGCAGTAATATTGACTCCGGCTGGGGACGCCGTGTGTGAATCATTGAAAATGGTGAAGACATGATGAAATGGAAGTTGTGGCTGGACGATCTGCGTAACCCTTCTGTCGAGTGTCCGGAAATCACCGACTTCATTTGGTGTCGCGATTGCGACCAAGCCATGTATTACGTGAAGATGTGGGGTCCTCCGTTCTTCATGGCACTGGATCACGATCTAGGCGTGCCGGTACCCAGGTATGCAATCTCTGGCCCTGGGGCAGCACCCGAAACGGTCATGAAGTTCCTTCGCTGGCTGGAAAGAAACTATCCGGACTCGTGCCCTGACTACCGAATCCATTCCGCAAACCCTGTTGGACAGGAAAACATCCAGTCCTTCATGGAGTCATGGAAGGCTGTTGTTTTTGGTGGGAAGCGATGAACATCAAAGACAAAATCAACCAAGTGAGTCAACGTCTTACTAGTATGTCGGTGTCATCGGAGAACACCGATGCAATCATCGACTCTGGCAATTCACTTGGAGAAGCACGAGAAGCTCTAGAGTCTGGAGACATCAAGAGGGCTAGCGAGCTAGTTAAGCTCGCAGACGAGCAACTGGATTGCGGAGAGCCGTAAGTCTACGCTCACGAGGGAGGTCATAATGAAAATAGATCCTACGCTAATCCCTGAGCCTGTCCGTCAGGTCGCGGCAACGCTCCGCAGCGCAGGCTTTCAGGCCTGGATTGTAGGTGGTTGCGTTCGTGACCTTCTTCGAGGCGCAGGAAATCAAATAGCAGATTGGGATTTGACGACCGAGGCTCTCCCCGGAGACGTCCAGTCGCTATTTCCCCACACGATCCCAACTGGAATCCAGCACGGGACCGTAACGGTGATGATTGGCCGTGAAGGATATGAGGTCACCACTCTTCGTGGTGAAGGTGCATATTCGGACGGTAGGCGACCTGACGAAGTTTTCTTCGTGAAGTCAGTCGAAGAAGACTTGGCACGTCGGGATTTCACCGTCAACGCCATCGCAGCCGATCCTGTTTCAGGGGAAATCACAGACCCATGGGGCGGAAGAAAGGACCTCCAAGCCAAAGTCATTCGGGCGGTCGGCAACCCGATGGAAAGGTTCAAGGAGGACGGCCTTCGAGTTCTGAGGGCTGCTCGATTCTGTGCGGCACTCCAGTGTGAATTGGAGCGCTCCACGGAAGAGGCAATTCGTCCGAACTTAGAGACTTTCTCTAAGGTGGCGTCGGAACGGATTCTAGCCGAGTGGGTGAAGGCAGTAGAAAAGGCACGCTGGCCCTCTACCGCTTTCTACATCATGAAGCGAACCGGGATTCTAGACTCAATCGGAGGCCCCCTGGCTGAGTTAGAGGCAGCCAGATTCTCTAGGGCGATGACTCGGCTAGATTCGGCACCCAGGAACTTTCCTTTGGCAATGGCTGCTGTTCTTCTGGAGGCCAGGGCCAGTGAACGAGCCATTGAAATCTGGCTTAGAGCAATGAAGACGTCCAACGCGGACCGAGAGCTTATCAAGCGGGTAGCTCTTGGACTTCGTGAGGCACCTTCAGTGTCAGAGATGCTAGCCTGGGAAGATTCCGCAATTCGAAGGTGGGCCAGCAATATCGGTGTTCGTTACCTACGCGACGCTGAGCTGGTGTACCTGTCGAACCCCTACGGCAGCTCGGAGAGCGATCGAATCGCCCTCCGGGAGCGTCTCAGGAAGGTTCTGGACCCAGGCGTGCCGCTGGAGTTAAAAGGCCTTGCCGTTTCCGGCGATGAACTGCAAGAGCACCTAGGCATCCCTCCCTCGCGCAAGCTAGGAGAGTTGCTTAAGCAGCTCCTGGAGTTCGTGCTCGACGACCCGGCACGAAACGAGAAGCAGATTCTTCTCACCAAAGCTCGTACTCTTCTCTAAAATGGGGGTCGCTTCGGCGGCCCCCATTTTCTTTTTGGAGGAACTAAATGACGCTAGCTTTCATCGTTCTCGGCCTGTTTTGCTTTTTCGCAGTTGTTCGATGGGCCATGACCAGTCAGGACGCAAATCATTTTCGACGCCTTACAGCCGATCTCGAAAGCGAAGTCGCACATCTTCAAAGAAGGATCCGTCATTTTGAAATGCCGGAACATGAACCGGACGACGAGGAGATGGCACTTCTGAAAGTTGGAAGTCCGGTCGAAATCGTAGTCGGTGGCTTTAGAATCCGTGGTAAGATGGAATCTATTGCATCTCCTAGTCCTCACCAAGATTCGTGTCTCGGTTTTTGTTTTCGTGCTGACGGGGACCCTAACACGATGTGGATCGACCCCGATTATGGCCAAGTATATGTGTTGGACGACTCGGATACCGAGCACCATAACGAACATGTTGTAGCTCAGCTTGAAAAGGTGCGAGAGCGTTTGTCGGAAGAGGAGGAAATAGAATGGAACTACGGAACCTTGCTGAATTTGCAGACATCTTCTTGGCGGTCCTAGTCTTGGGAACGTTCGTCATGACGACCGCCATGCTTTGGACAGGCCCAGGATTCAGCTCAGACGACGACGGCGACGAACCGTGGCCGTAACGTGGATCTGGGGCTACTATACTTGGCTGGGTGGGTAGCTTTAGGCTACGTGCTTTTGCAGTTTCTGTGGCCAGACGAGAAGGAGTAGCCAGTGGAAGCCTACATCACAAAAGGTACCAGAGTCCACGTTGAGAGACTCCATGTCACGGGGCCGGCGGCACTCGCAGGGGCCCAAATGAAGTTCGGAGCAGAACTTCACAGCTTCGAAGGAACTGTTCGTCACGTTCGAGGCGACGATCCAGTCAATCCCACCAAGATTGGTTTATGGGTCGAACCGGACGAAGGCGCTGAAAAATACGACGGCAAGATGTGTCCTAAGTGCGGCGTCCTTGAAGTAGGGCCTATTGCGCTAGAGAACATTCGTCCCATTGCGTAGGAGGAGACCAATGTCTGACAATGAAGGAAGCTCTGATGGATACGCAAGTTGCGGTGGGTGCCTTGTGGTATTCCTCGTCGTCTGGGTATTTTTGTTTGGGGTCTCCTTCGGTGGAGCCCATTACGATGTCGGCTGCTCAGCATCGCAGGGCATCGAGATCAACGAAGACCGATGAGCGAGCCACGTAATACACCGTCCTATTCGGCCACCAATGCTGTTGGTGGCCGAATCATTTTGCAGTTCTGCGAATGGCGTAACGGTCAGGCCTACATGGTTACGGACGGGTGCGCGGCTTACTTAGTAGATCCTCAAACGGGAATCTGCGAGGGGATCGAAAGCGTTCGTGGGGTGGTGCTCACTCTTGTTCCGAACGCCTTACGACGGCTGCGGCGTGCATACGAAGAGCGCTGAACCCTGCCGATAATAAAGCCCGTGATCGCCGCTTGTCAGCGGCAGGGAGGAAATGATCATGGGTCACTACATGAAGGTCAGCGAACTTCCGCCCTCCATCCAGAAGGGGCTGGGGATGGCCGGCTATTGCCGAAAGGACGTCGAGGTGTGCGTCCAAGAGACTTTCTTCACGCGACCGCCCAGCGGACGAGGCCGTCGCGGGTACGTCGTGGCATGTCGTCTCGACGATACCGAAGAGTGTAAGATCACGTGGGGCTCCTTCGGGGGCTCGAACATGTTCACGAAGACGATCGATGACTCTGACGAGAGTGTCGAGATTCCGCGCGATATCGCCTTCATCTCTGGGATGGGGAGTGGGGGCACGGGATATCCGGCTTCGGCGACCATCTACATCAGTCCGAAGAATATGAATCCCCAGCTCCTTCCGCCGACGACGAACGTCAGCGAAAAGGAAGCAAAGATTCTCGGCGTCTTCAAGGGAATCAAGAGCAGCTACAGGAAAGAATACCTGGAGCGACTGGGGGCGACTGCATCGGAAATCGATTCGCTGGTGGCACGAGGTTTCTTGAGCCGCAACAAAGCAGGCGCGACGAGCATCACCACGGAAGGGCGGAACGCCGCCGAAAAGAGCTACTACTAATGGCCAGGCATATCCTCTGCGCACTCATTCTCTGTGGGTGCTCGTTCGACCTGAGCGCCCTCGGTCCTCGGGACGGAGGCCCCCGCGATTCAATGGCCGACGCTCAAATCGATGCTCAAATCCTAGTCGATGCAAGCGACGCTGAAATCGACGCCACGACAGAAATCGATTCAGGCAGCGATTCGGGTTCGGACGTTGGAACAGACGCAGCGGTGTTCGATTCTGGTTCTGACGCGAGCATGTTTGCTGACGCCGGGCCGGACTCCGGACCTCCGCTAACCTGCACCGATGTACCAGATATTTCTGGTAGTTACCGAATCACCCATCGACTGATGGGGTGCACAGAGACGGATTACGGATACGTTCCGTTGACTCGTCTTAGTGCATGCGAGTATGAATTCGATGATGGCACGGTTACGAATCCCATCTTTGATGGTCCTTGTGACGTCATCCTCCTGGGGTCGTTGTACACCTATGAATGCGATATCAGGCATGGTGTATGGCGATATCGTTGCACTCTGGTGCCCGTATCTGGTGGTCTAAATGTGGACTGCCGATTTGTGTCGGGAACGTCGCCACTCACCACTGATCCGTGTTCATTCTTCGCCCCGTCTGCCTGAACATGAGCCACGCATTTCTCAGAATGATGGAAGCGTTCCACGCTTTCATGAGCGGACCTCGCTGTCGAATATGCGACAGCCGGATATGCACCAGACCAGGATGCTGTGACGATCACGCTCAAATCGATCGAGCGATTGTGACCTGTGCCAACGTCTGTTCGTATGTCTCGTTGGAGGACTGCCTGACGTCCGATTCGTTTCGGGGGATGGACGCAGGACAAGTATTCCTCGCGTACAAGGCCGGCGAGTTGCTCGCCAGAAAGCGATAGTGATGTCGTACGATAAGAATCTTCGTGAACAGAAGGTAAGGGAGTACCTTCGTCACCTGGCTGCGGTGATCGTCGATACCGAATTCAGCGAAGACGAAACCCTGGATCACAGTTCTCCGGAGGCTAAGAAGGCCCGGGAGATCGCAGCGGAAGCACTTCTGGGGATGGCCGAGGGGGCATTCGTTCAATCAACACCCCAAGAGCTTGCTCTGAATCTACTTGCCTTTTACCAAAGGCAAGCTTCACTCATGCGAAATCCCCACGATGATGGAGCAATCGAGGCGCTCACGCGACTGACCCAGCAGATTGGAGCTAAGCGATGACGACCATTGATTCGTTCTTCACGCTCAAGAACGTTTGGTTGGGTAGGGGAGAGGAAACTCCTCAATTCGAGGCCATCTTGGTAATCAAGGGGCGTGACGTCGCGTACGTCAAGAATCGAGGAACCGGTGGTTCGAATTCCTATCAGTGGATCGAGCCCTTCTCACATCAGTGGGCTGAGAAGAAACTGCTTCCCGTCGCGGTGAAGGTTGCCTCGGCAAAAGAGCCCGAGTTCGCCGATCTGTACTCCCGAAGTGCCAGTACCGCTCTGGACTCGTTGGTCTTCGACGCCGTCGAAACTTACCGGTTTACGCGAGGCAAGGACAAGATCCCGACTTCCGCTCCGCAAGGCCTTAAGAGAGGCGCGACCGTGGAGTTTGGTCGGGAAAACGGGGAAAAGACGAGGGGCCGAGTTCTCAAGATCAACAAGAAGAGCGTGCTCGTGGAAACATTGGAAGACCGCGGATCGAGGCACGTGAAAGGAGCCAAGTTCCGAGTACATCCTTCTCTAGTCACCGTCGTCTCTTGACTAACGGATGACAAGGAATATTGTACCGATTCATACAGAATCGGAGGAACCAGAAAAACTTCTCACCCTGTCCGACGCCCGAGCCATTGCATCGGACAGGGTGAAAATCGAGAACATCCCGTTCGTTATATGGTGGGTGATGAACCGGGGTTATGTCATCCTGCCCCAAGGGACACGCCCAAAATGGTTCTTCGCTTCTGAGGAGGAGATTATTCTCCCACCGGGTGACTAAATGGATATGGATTGGCGCAACCCTCTTGACGAATTCACTCTCAGGTTCCTGATGTCGCAGCTCACGAACGACCGTGAGGCGTACCTCAGGATGGCCCGAGAGGTCAAGAGTCTGGACGAGACCGCCGGAGAGGCGTTCATGATCCGCGCCGAAGAGTGCGGACGCATCATCCAGCAGCTTCGTCGGCAGCTCGAAAGGGCGGCATCGTTGCCTCCTCCCGAGCCTCCTGCCGCACCGCGTCATCCATTCGATCCCATGGACCCACCGCGCAAGAAGTGGTGAGCTAACACCAAGCCACCAGAAATCGTCGCAATCCGCGCCCAATAGACTTGACTGCACGTTGCCGTCGGCCTATTGGTTGGATGTGATGTTGGACTGGTTTTGTCGTATGGAGTATGCGACGGGATTGAGAATCTACTTCAGCATCCAGACTACCATGAGGTCCTAATGGGACCGCGAAAGTTCACGGTGTTCCTGACCGAAGTACGGAAAGGTCATAATGGTGGGTGGAGGTGGCACAAGTGGGGCCCCTACATCGGACACCAAGAGCGTAGCGGATGTGAATACCTCGACGAAGAACCCAACATCGAAAGCGTGTTCCTATTCAACATCGTCGAGCATCGAATTCCGCCCGAGGAACTCGCGACTACTCCATAAATCCCACGCACTATCGGTGGGGACATGAACCCTGCCGATAATAGATAGCGTCTGGCGGCAGTTCGCCGCCGAGAGTTCTACAACAACGGTACCTGTTCCTAAGGAGATACATACATCATGGCAAAGACCAAGCCTCAGACCCGCACCCACACCCCGAAGCCGATTCCCGCGATGCTGGAGGGTGCGTTCAGCACCGTCATCGAGAACCGCGTCGCGGAGCTGAACAACCAGCTCGCCCGAGAGGGCCGTCTGACCAACGACCCGCTCGCGGTTTCGCTCCGCAACCTGCGCATCGCCCTGAAGGAGCAGGGCTTCAGCTTCGAGCGCATCCCGGTCGGGGCGGCTCCGGTCGCCGCCGCTCCCGCGGCTCCGGCCCCCGCGAAGGCCAGGCAGGCGCCCGCGAAGACGAAGACCACGCCCCCGGCGGCGGGGCCCACCAAGAAGGTTCGTACGATCAAGGAGGAGCAGATCGAGGCTCTTCAGGTTCCGGGTTCGGTTTCGGAGACCGCGCCGTACGGAACGGACGCCGATGGTCGGCCGCTGGCGCCCTACGGTGTGAAGCAGGACGGCACGCCGATGAAGCGTCGTGGTCGTCGGAAGGAGACGCCCGCCGCCGCTCCGGCGAAGGCGGCCCCCTCGAAGCCGGCCGCTCAGGCGGTGGCCTCGGAGGAGACCGAGGAGGAAGAGACCGAGGAGGCCTCGGAGGACGAGGACGAGGTCGCGGCGGCGGTCGCAGCGCTCACCTCGGACGAGGAGGAGACGGAGGAGGCTTCGGAGGAGAACGGGTCCGAGGACCTTTCTTCGGAAGACCTCGACGGGCTCCTGGACAGCCTGGACATCTGATCCTCTTCCTCTAGGACAGGACCGATAAACCGATAAAACGGGCCCCGAGCAATGTGCTCGGGGCCCGTTTTCGTTTAATCACGGGCGCGCTCGATATTATCTCGTCATTATGACAAAGCCCGAATTTGTAGCGTACGCATACTTCTCACGTGGCGGACGTTTCAAATTCGTGGCAAATAGTTATGACGACGCAATGGCTCGGGCGCAATTTTGGTACGACCTCTTCATGACAGAGTGGGGCGGCCGTTCTGTAGAAGGAGAGGAAGTAACTTCGATTTGCGTCGTCAAGCCCTGTGGGACTGAAGTCGAATTGTTGAGGTGAAAGGGGTTCGACGACATTGTGGTGGTTGTACCCGAGAACCCTCCGAGCGAATCCTACGCGCAGGAAACGAGCTTCAACAATGCTTGCGGTGTCCTCACCGTGAACCTCATCCTACGCCAAATGTCAGCGATACGGAAGAAGTAGCTATGTCACAAACCACAGTTGCAACGGGTCAGCGATGGCAGGGAAAGCCCATCGGATTCGATCTATGCTCATGGGAGGTGACAGCGATCGGCGAAGATGGTACAGTAGCACTCGCTGGACCAGGGCGCGGTCGTCCAGTAATCTATGTCTCCGTGGACGAGTTAGAACAGGATTTTCGTTTGGTGCCGGCACATTGGGACGAGGATCCGGAAGGTGCGTCAGAAGACTTCTAGTAGAGCGAACCCTCCCGATAGTAAGCCGTAGCCGCCTACATCGGGCAGCGGGAGGTCAATTGTGACTGATAAAGATGACAAGAAAGAGCCTTCCGAACACGTGGGAATCATTCTGGGCGAATGTGAAACCCACGAAGGTCAACACGTTCTCTTCGAACGCGATGGCGCGGTAGCGCTAGGAACCCTCCGCCCCTTCGAGGAAGGGAAGCCTCTCGATCCCAACGTGGAACTGGTGGAAATCCAGCAGGCCGGTCCTTTCACTCTCCTTCGAAACCACGGCCGTGTGGGAAGGGCCACGTCTCAGGGACCCGCGATGGTCAACAGCAAGGCATTCAAGACCGGCTGGGACCAAATCTTCGGTGCGAAGAACACCGCACAGAAGATGGTGAACTGAATGACGGACGAGGAGATTCTTCGGAGTCTATTCAAAGTCCTACAAGAAGCTGCACACCGAGAGATCCCTCTCAAGACGATCGTTGAACACGTGAAGACGAAACAGCGATCTTGGGACGTGTGGCAGAAAAACAAGGTTCATCTGGTGACCTTCTTCACGATGGAGTGGAAGAGGGCCCGGGAACAAGACCGCAAGGTCGCCTGACTGAAGAGCCTGCTAATGCAGGCTTTTCGTCATTTAAGCCGGAGGCTCTGTCATGTCGCAGGAGATCTATCTGGTAGTCGACGGCGATGAACGTCGAGTTTCACCGTGAACTCTCTCGTCGAGAAAAGCGTTGAGAACTATGACGTCGCGGCGCAAGTCAAAAGAGAAGTACGACAAGTATCAAGCAGACCGTGCACAACTGGAAAAGGCTGTAGCTGACGCCGAAAAGAAGCTCTCCGCTGCCAAGAAACGCCTTGCGCGTTTCGACTCCGAGCGTCTAAATCCCCATCTTGCTTGCGGCTGGTGTAGTGCATGTCTGGTGGGTGAAGAACGACTGTGCGACGGGGCGCCGGTCTAGGTAGACCGAACCCTGCCGATACTAGCCAGGGCAGTCGACCACCGACCGCAGAAAGGAAAATGAATAATGGACCGTCGAGACAGGATGGCAATGTATGGGTCCGACCTCAAGTCGCTTCCCGAGGTCGAGATCGACCTGGATGCCATGACCGCGACTTTCTACGTCGAGCCCGATCTTCCCGCGGCTCCTCTGCGGGAGAAGTCGGAGTTGGAGCTTCGAGGGGAGCAACTCGACGAGAGTATCTCGAAGTTCATCGATGAGGTGATCGATCGTCTCGTCGATAGCAAGAAGATCGAGCCCAAGTACATGGGAAGCTGCTACGGGTGGAGCATCCATTTCCCCGAGCGACCCGAGGGATACATGGACTTCCTTCCGGAGTCCCGGCGTACCTGGTTTCAGGGCACGCTTCGAGAGATGTTGGTGGACGCCCTTCGTACGAAGAGCTTCTACAACTTCTTCAAGGGATACCTCTCAGTGGATCTTGCGAGCCGCTGGCAAAGCCAATGGGACACCGAAAGGCCCAAGGCTCCGCATACGATCGTTCTGTCTCTGCAATTCGGTCCCCGCGATTGGATTCAGCTAGATAAGGACGACTCGCAAAATCGTACTCGTCCGAGCATTCGCCTGTGGTTCAAGAAGAACGGACGTAAGGTTTTCTCGCTTCGAGAGATCCAGCAAGACAACCTGCCATACTACATGACGCAGGGCTCCGGACCAAGGATTCCGTTCCACTTCGGAATCGGTGCCATGGAATGGATCATTCGTGACCAGGAGGACGAGCAAGGCCTGAACTTCTTCCAGAAGTGCAAGCTCCGTGCGTCGAAGGGCTGGGACATGTTCTCGACTGGAAGCATTTCGTTCGGTAGCCTTGGCCGGGCGCTGAATAGGATGGTCCACGGAGAGACCACGAAGGAGCAGTACGAGGAGACGCTCCGGTCCTGGCTCGGTCTCCAGGACTACGACATGGAGCAGTGGCCTAACGCTTCGATGGAACTCGTTCAGAAGGCGCGAGAGGAACTCGGAGATTGGGTTCTTCGATTCCTGGAACCCGGCATGGTCGAGCACGTGCTGCACCTCAAGTGGGAGGTCTGCGGGACCTGCGACGGAAAGGGCGAGCACGTGAACCCCAGCATCGACGCTCACGGAATCACGGCGGACGAATTCAGCGAGGACCCTGATTTCGCTGAGGAGTACTTCCGTGGATCGTACAACGTCAACTGCTACGAGTGTGGGGGCCGTACGACGTCACTCGTGATCAATCGCGAGCGAACCAGCGAGGTTGCCCTAAAGGCGGCTGACGAGATCATCAACGACCACTACGACTACATCCGTGAGTCCGAGGCCGAACGAAGGATGGGCGCATGACCGAAGCTGACCGTGAAGACGCCGAAGAAGAAAAGTGTGTGGTCTTCAATAAGTTCACTGGTGCATACCTGATCGTCTTCAATCGGCCAGTCCCGCAGGGCAGCGAACCATCAGAGATGCATATCGACACTCTGGACCCTAGTGAGGCAACGGTGTTCCCCTCACATGAGAAGGCCCAGGAGTACGTCGATTTCGAGAACAAGGAAGAACCGGGAGAGCCGTGGATGATTGGCATTCCTGGTGTTCTCGATCCCGAGAGCGTTCGAGACTTCGTCGCCAGGTCAACAACTTGCAGCCCAAGAGATCATAAATCTTCGGGCCCGTCTTCGTTGAAGGGATGAAAATGAACGACCGAAAGCGTCTCCTTCTGATGAAGGATGTATACACCGCAGTCCTGGTCAGCACCGAGACTTTCCGCGGTAGAGTCGGAGCGGATCTCGCCTACTTACTTGGTGCAATTGCCTCCGTAGGCGATGACAAAAAGAAGTGTGCCTTCTCACCTCGGTCTCGAATCGTCAAGATTCTGAAGGCACACTTCTCGGAGGACCACACGGTTTGGTCCTTCATCGACCTCACGTCCTAGTATAAAGCACGCTCCTGCGTGCAATGAGTGCGGTTTTCTCTGGCACCAGCCACACCCACAACATAGCGCTTCCGCGCCCTCAGATTGCTCTTTTAGGGAAAATCGCTCTCGTTGCACGCAGGAGCCGAAAATAAGGAAGGAGAATGATGATGTCCAATGGTAAGAACGACGAGGTTTCAAAGTTCGAGGTTGACTGCGGCCCACCGGACGGGTTCAAGGTTCAGATCGACGTTTCTGCCCGAGATGTTGCCAGTCTGATCTGCTCTGGCTTCGAGGGCGGAGTCAGTTACTGGTGTCGCATCATGGACTACCGAGAGCCGAAGGTTGTCCGCCCCGTCATTGACGAAGACGAGGTATTCAAGCACAACGATTACCCGCTTCTGGATGGCGGTGCGGTGATCTGTCGCGTCTTCGACGAGGGCACGGACAAGAAGTACGCTCCTCTCGTACTCGACCGCGATGCGGTACAGCGAGGACTGACTCTCATGGCAGAGAAGTACCCGCGCCATTGGGGAGATTTCCTCAGCACGAACTACGACGCGTGTACCGGAGATGTTTTCCTTCAGCTCTGCCTTCTGGGCGAGGTCGTGTACGGATGACCATCGACGAAATGATCGCTGAGCTGAAGCGAGTTAGGGAAGAATCCCCTCTGAAAGGGGACACCGTGGTCGTCGTGTGCCTAGAAGGAAGTGGGATTTCCGACAGCCAACCTACTTCGGTACTACTCGACACCGATCCCCACATGAAGGATTGGGACAACAGGTACGTTCCGAATGGAGTCGCTCAGGTCTTTGTGCCTGAAAGCAACCACGAGGTGAGGGAGTAATGATCAAGAAGCTGGAGTCTTTCATCTGGGCTCTTCCGATCTCGTTCACAGTCCGTGGCATTCTGGCGGACAGTGAAGCCCGTGAGGCATTCAAGATCGGAGTCATCGACGGCCTCGTCGCAGAGCGCGAACAGGATGAGAGTTATATCGGGATGACGTGGGACGACAACCAGAACGCGAACGAGTGCTACGACGCCGGAGCCAATTTCGGCCAACGCATCGGTCGTGTCCTGATGGCGGCCACGGATTTTCCCTTCCGTGAGGTCGTGAGATGAGTACTCCGGATATCCTGGAGAGGGTCCGTTCGGCAATCGACGAAGTCTTCGGTCGATACATTTCGGCGGACCCGGCTCGTCGTCGCAAGATCATCGAGGAAGCAACCTTTCTCGGTGAAGACGATCCAGGGGAATGGGCGCCGAACGCCGATGTCGTGATTCACTGTGAGTCGGGAATCCCGAGTGGCTCATGGAACCCCAAGGAACTGGAAATGTGGTTCGAAGTGAGCGACAAGCTCAAGACCCATTTCTGTGAACACGTCAACTCGGCCGTCATCGGAGTCTATCCGGGTTAATGATATGGCAAAGATCGTTGAAGGTCCGAAGCCGAAACGCGTAACCTGCCGGGACTGTGAAGCAGTCATAGAATACCTTCCAGAAGAGGTCGAACGTTACTCCGGGAGGGATTACAGCGGAGGTCCTGACGGATACGAACGGGTCAAGTGCCCTCGTACCGGCTGCCCCGGTTACGGCTACGTTCGGTCCTGGTAATCAGAGTTCGGGGGCTAACTACCTCCAACCAATTTCCCCACCTGTCAATTCGAAAAGGAACCTGTCAATCATGAGTATCCCTGCACGTCGAATCCATGAGTTCGTCCCTCCGTCGGCTCCTCCTTCGGCCACGGCGCAGCCGGTAGGGGAGGCACCGAAGTTCGTCGGTCATCTTCTGGAGATGCCTCTCACGAACGGAGAGAGCGCGATGATCGATCCCGACGAGGTCATCAGTGTCTCGGCCCATCGTCAGGAAGCAAACGTGACTGTCCTGCGACAGCGAGACGACAAGTTCACCTACTTCATCAATCGACCTTATGGTCTGGTGAAGCAGTGGATCGAACAGGCGCTAGACGATTGATGACACCCGGCTCTGTGAAGTGGGCGTTGCTCAACGCGAAGGATCAGGCCAGTCGAGGCCGAAAGGATTCCGCTCTCCGTTGGCTACGTGACGCGAAGAACCGAGCAATTCTCTCCGGAGAAGAGATTCGCCTCTCTCCTGAGGAGATGGCAGATCTCGTCGATACGGTCGACGCCCTCATTGGGAATCCCCCGCTCGACTAGTAAAGGACGTCAACCCTGCCGATACTAAACGGTGTCGGCAGGGTTGACCCTGCTAGTCCCAACAACCCGTGAAGCACAAGAAAGTGTGGAGGTAAATCATGTCGAATCGTGCACGTTTCGAGACCACGGACGGAGAGCACCTGCGCATCAGCCGTGGGACGCTCATGATCTTCAAGGGCGAGACCGGAGAGTACATCGAGTTTTCGCTGTCCGGTGAGATGAGCTACGATCCCAAGAAGAAGAAGCTCGTCGTCCCGATCTACGTGAAGTCGAGCGAGAAGCTCATCACCACCACGTTCGAGTACAACATCACGAAGGGCCCCGAGCAGTTCCGGAAGGAAATGCTGGAGACGTTCATCGCGACCGAGAAGAGCCGTCTCGTGAACAAGGTCAAGTCCCTTCCCGAGACGGTGGACGCGGATCCTTCGGGAACCGGTGGTTCACCGAACCCGGAGTTCGAGAAGGCGAGGAGCGCGCTCAGCGACTTCTGCGTCCGATACGGACTCGACTTCTACGAGGAGATGGGCTGGACGCGGCCGAAGTCCGAGAAGTCCAAGAAGAAGGCGAAGGCCTGATTCCAATGGAGAGGCCCGAGGAGGAAGAGGACTGGACCGGTCTGTACGACTGGCACACGGCGACGTGCGCTGAGGTCCCGCACGTTGCTGTCTTCCGACATGAAGGCGGATTGGACGAGACGCGCATCGCCGATTTCTATATCATCGATGGAGATTGGCAGACTGCGGAAAATCTGGCCATCGAACTCGTGGATCTCTTGAACGAGAGAGCAAAAAGCTCGAAGGACTGAAAGAAAGGGCCGGAACACCGGCCCTTTCTTTCGTTTAACGTCCAAGCTCAGAGGGACATATGCCCACGTGGTACGAAGTAGATGAGTATACCGAAAGCGATGAACTGGATACTCACGACAAGGAAATGTTTGATACTCTAGAAGAGG